AATAGATGTATCTACTAGAAACCACCAAAACCTTTCTCAGCGCATTCCGGTCCTAGACCAGTCTCGATGCTCTCAGGCACCGTCAGCTTACGTCCGCAGCGACCGCAGGTGCCAGAGTGAAATATTTCGACGCCGAAGTTGGTCGCTGCTTCGTTCAGCTTGCGGAGTGTCCACATGAAAGCAACTACCGAAGGCGTCGTGACAGTAAAGCCGGTCGGTTTGCGAAGACCTGAATTACGATCCTTGTACGTGAAGGCGACATTGAAGACACCATTGCGAATCATGCCCATGTAGCGATAGTCGGCCTCATTGTTGGGACCAGTCAACAGATTCACGAACCAAGTGTCCGGTTGCTTCGGCTTGAGCGGATCTTTGCTGGGTTTTGCCTTTTGGATCTTGAACGTGTAACGAGTGCCGGTTCTGACGCTTCGTAAAGTAACCGTGGCATTGCCTGCCAACATGAAAGCCAATGACCGGGCTTCAGTGAGTTTTACGTCTTCGTTCTGTAGTTGTTCGCTCATGAATACATCTTACCAACTTTCAAATTGGAAGTCAATAGATGTATCTACTTTTTCTCAAGGGCGAAGAATGCTTCAATTCCGGTCATGTCGAATGATTCCGATTTGAAATGATCGCCAAAATTGTGGTATTTTGGGGTGTACGAGACAGTGTAGGTTCCTGGCTCCAGGTTAAGAATGTCCGTGTCGTGATCGGCGATGTACTTTGCAGCGATTTCCACGCCGACCATGCGCTCCAGTTGCTTGCGGTCGATCATCGTGACCCACCACAAATCGGTGCAGACTGACATTTCCTGACCATTCTCGATGTCAACGTCACAATCCGCAGAGCGACCAACGATGACGGTATTGCCACGCTTCCAGACGTTCGGACAGGAATTACCGACGAAGACCGAAACAAACCCAAGCGCCGCATAGTGGTTGACCGCTTCCCGAATGCCACGGTCGTTGTTGATGCTGGCGTCATTCTTAGTTTTGCTGGTGAATTCGTCGATGCGGAACCAGTCGGCAACCAAAACTTCGCCGGATTCAAACTTCACTTCGACAGTATCGATGGGATTCACCGGAGCCAATTGAGTAGCTGGAACATGTTCAGTTCCTTTGCCGTATTGGTAGAACATCGGCACCCAATTCTTGATCTCTAATTGAAAATTTTCGCCAGTGATGTTGTCTTCGTTGTCTGACGATGTAAACGGAATGTTGCCTGCGTCCATTTGGCTGATGAAGAGATCATAGCCCTTTTTCAGGCCATTTTCTTCTTTCTCGAAAAGCATACCACTCATGAACATCGGATGATGCAGAATTTTCCAGGCGATGTCATGGATCGAATGTTCGTAATACTCGTCCTTTGTGACTGCCCGATTCCAATATGCAATCAGACGGATTTCCCGGCCCAATGTGTCCGCAGGAACGATCCGGCCAGCTTCGACTAGTTCAAAAAAGAACGTACCAAAAGCCGGAATGAGCAAGTCGGCGAAGAGCTTTTGATATTCGGACGGCTCCAATCCTCGTTTGGTCAGAATGCTGTAGGATTCAAAGCTAAAAGACTCGCTGAACGATTTCATGAATCAAGAATATCATCTTCGATGTATCAAAGTCAAGATGCATTTACTTTTATGGGCCGCATGAAGTAGTTACAGTATGGGCAATGGATTTTTTCCATTGTTTTGAACGAGTTGAAAGGCTCTTGCTTCTTTTTCGTCCTCAAGTCGTGCATCTTCGGCCTGTAGCGTCTCTATAAGAGCCTGTTGTGCAGCGTAAGCGTGGATACCCTCTCCGACCGTCTCAAGAGCGTAGGCGTCGTCTAATGCGAAATAAAGGGGTGTCTGGCAGCACACCGGGGGAGAGAGCCAACATGTGACAGTACCATCGGACATTACTTCTCGCCAGCCGTGCTGAATCAAGAACAGAGATTTTATGTCTTGAAGCATACTAACGATCCAGTTTCTTAGTGGCATCGGTTAACTCTTTCATTGAACTGATTCCTTGTTCCTTGGCCTTTTTTTCGAGAAAGGCATATAACTCTTCATGGTCTGCTGTGCCATAGCCGGTTAATCGCACGAGTTCTTTATGCTGCTGTAAGAATGGATTAGCATCCCAAGGCACAGATACTCCATGTTGTTTTGCTGCCATCCGAAGCGCAACTAACCAAATACCAATCTCTTTGATCGTGAGTCGAAAATCCATTTCATGATGGTTGAGTGTCATTTGGAAGATCCTTAAACTTCTCTTTCAGTCTTTTGAAGTCGGCCAAATCTTTTTGTTCCTTCTTTCGTACTTCGGCGGCTTCATCTCGTTTCTTTTTTGCTGCTGCATCACGTTCGGCCTTTGCCAGTCGTTCGGCGTGTGCTTCAGTCTCTATCTCTGCGTAATTCTCAGTCCAGAGATATGATACGGGAAAGCCGACATAATGTTCTTCGTTCGAGCAACAACTACAGCATGATTCTGAAAAGTGTGCTGTTACTTCTTCGGCTTCGATCTGATAATCTTCGTAGCAACTTTCCGCCTGATGCTTGTACATTGCTTTGCGGATGTCTGCAACAACACACCCAACTTTTCTGATCCTGTTCGACAACCAATGATAGCCATCGATGTAACCGTAAACTGTTTCTTGTGTGGGTAAGGTCATACTATATCATGATTCGCCCAGATGTAATGGCGAATGTACTCCAGAGATTCAATGAGACTGAGTTGTAGATCGTGTTCGTCCGGGCGATCAACACCGATTATGCCGTGATCCAAATTAAATTCGGAGATCCACCAAAATTTCATGAACGCTGGATCATTGCAATCGGCTATGTTTCGATCATGAGTAAGGCCAGTGACCATTCCGGTATTGGCACACTCAATGGTAGCATAGTGGCCTTTATTGAATTCACTTTCCCAAACGATGCCGATGCCGACTTCAGAACTTGCAACCACTCGATTGGCTTCAAGATTGTCTTTCATGAATTCAATCACAAATCGAGCATTGATGATTGCGATTTCATTGGGTGTGTCAATTGTCAACAATGAATCGAGTTGTGCAACCAGTTCAGGATAGGTCATGCATTAACATCCAAGTCTGCCGTCATTCTCGCCATACCCTCACGAAGTTCTTTGAGAGCCTGGACTTCATTTGGATCGTTGTCGTTGATGGTGATTTGTTCGCCAGCTTGCATCTGATCGACGATTCGTAGACGAGCGGCAAAAACGAGATCCGTCTTGGCACGTTCGTCTGCTATCTTGCGGAATTTTTCCATCTCGAAATGACGATTGAGTGGTTCCATGATTTTCTTCTTGGCGTCCCGGCGTCCCTGTTCGATGCAAATTTGGGCCATGCAGCACAGGATTACTTCAAGAGCATCTCGGCCTTGATCGTATTTGTCGTAGTCCATTTGCTCGACTACGAAACGATGCTCTGGTGAAAAGGAACAGGCACGTTCGTCACGACCAAGAGGCAGGCCATGATACGGAATGTCTTTCGTCTGGTTGCGTCGGCGCATTGAATAGGCAAACTTGAGAGCCTTCTTGAATGGTTCGATGCAGAGATCAATATCAGCCGGTGATTCATCCAGCGGCCACGGAACGATTCCCTGTTTCGGCATCTTACGGGTTGCATCAAATGTCGGAGTCGGATTGCGCTCGAACTTATGATTCGGAAATTGCTCTTTCATGCGTTTCAGCGCTTGGTCAGCGATGTTGAAGACACGATGTCGAGTTTCAATGACACTTTTCCGTGCCTTTTTTAGAGCTTCCGCAGGAGTGTTTTTCTCACGACCGATGACTTTGTATCCATCTTTGTCGAAGATCGGCATGTCAAGGAACTGGTAGCTGGTCGATTTGGCTTCTTTCTCCAAGTTGATGTCGAGTGGAGTAAGAATGATCAGGTTAGCGCATTCCCAAGCGGCGTTAAGCCAATCTGCCGGAATGTTATCAGGCAATTTTTCAAGAGAATTGTAACCTACCGACATCGGATACCAATGATCATAGTTCACTCGGTCCAGACGCTCTTCGATGTCAGCCGGAACAGTGATAGAAAGAAAGTGACGACGAAGTTCTTTCGGTATTTCTTCCATGTCATCAATCGGCTTTTTGTGTTTGCCTGCACCGACCCAATGTTCGATGGCAACGAGTTCGTTTAAAGTACTTCCACTGCTGCCACCACGTTCGACCATTTCTCCGGTCTCGTCAAATTCATAACCATTGCCGTTGACGCAGAATAGATGATCCAGGACGGCGGCTCGATTTGGATAACTAAAAACGGCGAGTTTGTACTTGAGTGTATCGTTGAAGGTCATTCTTTCCCTTTCAATGCAGTATGAGTATTCAACCATGTGCCGGTTGGTAGGTCATCAGTGAAAGACACCACTGCGCCCCAGATCATGTTGCCGTCGTTTTTTGTAGCCTGAAATGTCACCGATCCCCGGAAGCCGACAATCGCCAATGCCTTGACCGACGTATTGGCGTGCTCTGTCAACGAAATATCGCTAATCGTCGATGTAGCAAGAAGCTCCGGTGGCTTCTCGTTTACAGCCATCGTCAAAGTTGCCCGGATCGGCGGCGCATGATGACTAGTCATTGTCTTTTTGTCCGAAGAGTTCCATCAAGTAGATAAGCAGATTGGCAATGTCCAGGAAGATGCTGATGCCGCAGTCCATAGCATTATCGACTGTCTTCTCGACGTATTGAGCACGGTTAAAATCGAAGACGATGTAGGCACTAAAGAGCAGAACACCACACCAGTCCAGAAATGTGTGTGCTTGATACGTAGGCAGAAAGAGAACACACACCAATTGACCGATGATTAATGCTGTCAGAAGCGTAAGCAATGTACTTCCCCAGTTGGCAAGGCTTCGGGGGATAAGAGTTCCGATTGCACCTAATATCGTTGTAATAGCGGCGACCATTACGATGACATTCAGAATGGAACCTTTAGTGAATTGGTGATAAAACGATCCCGATAGCGTACCGAGACCACCTGCGATCAAGCTCAATCCGACGAGTTTCGCAGGTGTAAAATCCATCGCTGCAAAAAAACAGCCGCCAAAAGTTCCAATCAGGATTAAGATCGAAGTCCAGAAGCCGAATTTCGTGGTCGAGAAAGTATCCGCCAGAACACCGTAAAGGGCTAACCCAAACATCACGGTGAATGTAATAACCAGATTGAAGACGTTTGTCGAGATGTCGTCGCCGATGTTATTGTACCGGCCCATACGATTCCAAATATCTGTTTTGAAAGTTGCCATATTTCTCCTATAGTAGACGTACCTACTTTAACACCGCTGTGCTTTGGATGTCAAGAGCGATGTGAGGCTAACGTTTTTTCGTGTCGAATCGCCGCCAACGTACATTGATCCATGTGCAAAATCACTTCAATGTTTTTACCGGCCCAAAAATCGTCACGTTGGCGCATCGAAATCAGGAGATCCTTATTATCTTCGACGTATGCATGATAGGATTCTGGTTTTGCATCTTCATTGATTGGGCCGCACTGTTTGTGAACCATGTTGCCGCACGCCTGAGCGATGACTGGATCGTATGGCATTCCGGTGGTTTTTGAAAAAAGAATTTGATATTCCAAGTGATAATGTTCTTGGAGATTGCCGTTCAATTTTTCAAAAACTTTTCCATGCTGCCAGACGACAATGGGGAGTCGTTGTTTCGGTCCAACTTTTCCAGAGAGAATATCTTTGCTTGCTTCGTAGGCTCCGGTGACCGTGTTTTGCCGTAGTGCAAGTTCTTCGTTGTCGAGACGAATCTGAACGGTCTGAAGTTTTCCTTTGTCTGCAATGAACGGAAGTAGAATTGGGGTTTCAATCCGCATGAACTGAAATGCCGGATTGATTTTCTTCAACTCCCTCGAAAGATAACGTGTAAAATACTCGGTTAAGGAGTCCCGAGTTTCTAATTGATGTTGATGCCATTTCATTAGCGGTACGTTTTACCTTTTCCAGAACAGAACGGTTATTATAACACAAATGATCGGAAATGCAAAAGATAATGCGGCTAGAACTATGTGGTCGGATACCCAGACCATAAAACGTTCCCAGCCGACAATTGGACGCAAAATGATTTGGCTATTATCGACAATTTTGGAAATTGCGAACATTTTTTTCCTTCCATTTGCGTCCACCAATTCGACGTTCATTCCTTCGTACATGTTGTGTGCGTCGAGCACAACAGTCGTCCCTAAGTCTACAAGCTGCATTTAAGTTTCCGGGTATGTGATTCGTTCCAACAGGCACATGTTGTGCATGATGTCTCGGTACGAAGCCGATGGTAATTGCCGCATAAGTTGATACATTTCTGGTAGACGATCAGGAATGTAACCGAGCTTTACGTCCTGATAATATTTTTTGACGAGATTGCCGTCTTCGATTCCATCTTTGAACGAACCATAAAATTCCTTGCCGACAGTTTCCGGGGAAGCGCCGCCAAATTTTTCTGGTGGGCCATCTAATGCCGCTGAAGGCAACGACATTAACCAGCAGAATGCCATCATCGGAGAACGATGTTTTCCAGCCGTGCATCCGACGAACATTAATGGTTCACCAAGATCCAGGCAATGAAAATCAAGAATTCGTTTGGCTGCATAAAACGGTAAGTAGCCCCAGCTTTGGGAGACTTCATTGACAGGAATCCAGTGGTAATTTGGAAATTGAGCAATCGCCGTTTCGTAATAATCCGTGACCGAAAGAATACACGTCGGGTTGTGATTGAGCGCTTGGCTGACAGGCCCAATCTGAATGTTGAAACGAGGAACGCCTCTGGTGATCCGAATTACCTTCATGTCACCATCATAGCATACTATTGGCGTATGTCTGGAATCGAAAATTTTCTTCAGCGATTGGATGACCCAGCACATGTTCCATCTACTGGTTGATTCACATTTCAATTAGATGCATCTTGACATTGAGAACTGGTGTGTGTTATTCTGGTTTTCGACATGAGATTCTACGCATTCAACAACATGTACTGGGCTGGTATCCACAATGGAATTCAGGCCGATCACGCCAAGGATGAGATCTGGGCAAGCGTGACCAAAAACACGGCAAGTGCTCAATTTGCTACGATGGTGGATTTCGTTCGGAACCACAAGACGACCATCATCCTTCATGCCGGTGATCACAAGGCTTTGTCGGATGCATTTGCGACGTTGTTTTTGGACGAGAACAATCCCTATCCGTGTGCATTGTTCCGTGAGCCGGGTATGAACTATGCGGTATCGAGCATCGGCATCGTCATCCCTGAGCGCCTGTACGACGACATAGCTAATACTGCTGGTCGTGTATTACAAACTCCTGAGGTTCTCTGGTCCACAACCGATAGAACTTTGGTTTCGTTATACACTCCGTGGGAGCAGGCGTTTCTGAAGTTCAAATCGCCGTGTCCATTAGCACGATGAAATGAAAAATTATGATCGACATTTTTGTTTCAATGATTGGAACTTCGATGGATGCCAACCAATGGCACGAACGTTGGGAATGGATCACGTTTAGCCTCGGAGAGCTACGGCGTGAATGCGCCATCAGTCAAACTGTTCACGGATACCATACTTTGGTTTTGGAATTTTCCTATGAGCCATCATCTTACTGGACGTTGGCAAAAGTGAGTGTGGCTATGAAGGAATATTCTCGTTCAGTCTCGAAGGTTTAACTGAGCGTAAGCAAGTTCGACGATGGCACGTTTGAAGTTCATGTCCTTATCGGTTTCAAAAACGAATTCGACCGCTTCGTTTGTGCATTTTACTTCGGTTGCATTTATGAGATAGTTCATCATTGCTGCTTGTTTTGCAGGAATGATTTTCATTATTCGGACTGAATTTCCGGCGACAACGATTTCTTCCTGCACACCGAGCGCACTTCCAGTGACCGGCTTGACTGTCGAGTCCGTCGCCGGGGTTCGAGCGAGAATGATCTTCGGTTTGATTGTGTACGAAGGCATCTCACGATCTACGATTTTCATTGGATTCGAGCCGTAGCCTTTTTCATTGATCCAACGGAGAATGTCGGCTGGTCCCTTTGCACGATAACGATCAATCGCATCGCCTTCTTTATTCTTGATGGCGACCGAATAGTCATTCATTCCAATTTCTACGGACAGACCTTTCTTCTGAACCGGCGTCTGTTTGATCTGCACAGGTTCATGTGAAGGAAATGCTGGTTGATCTCCAGGTGCAGGGCTGCTGTCGGCAGAGACACCATTGTCGCTGTCCTGTGGCTTCGTATGAACGTCACCAGACTGGAATGCGTTGCTTTGCTCTGGTGGTTGCTGTCCTGGCGGCGTCTGTGCATCTTGGCCCGGTTGCGGCGTAGCTTGTGGCTGCTGATTTTGTCCAGGCTGTTGTGTTTCACCTTCCCGGCCTGTTCCTTGGACTGTGTTTTGAAATGCTGATTGAACACCAACTTTTTTGATTTGAAAAAAACTACGATAATGATGTTTTTGTGTCTGTTCTAACTGGTATTCTGGATTCGATGCGGCGACATCCATTGCGACGGAACGAAGGACCATCTTCATTTTTCCATTTGAAAGATCGTCTAAAATCACATTCGCTGGTTTTGCTTTACGGACGAAATCAATAATGCCGTGTGTAATCGTAATCCAAGTAATGAGTGAATCTTCGTGTGACAAGCTCGTGTCCCACTTCATAAAAAACTCTGGAGATCGATTTGAGAAGAATGTTACGTAATATGTTGCATCTTCAGTTGCATCTGTATTTGGTTGGCCCGGTGGTGCAAAGTCAGTAGGGTCCGAAGACGGCGGCATTCCCATCGCTGCTGCGGAAGATGCGGCCTGCTGTTTCTGCTGTTCTTTTTGTTGGTCGAGAGCTTCTACATTATCACCAACTTGATGGAAGGTAACTCGTACTTCTGCACCATCAGGAGCGATAAAACCAAACTTCCAAATTGAATTGGCTTTCGCATCCGGTGTTTCGTGTCGCTGTACAATCCAAGTCCATTGAAGTGGCTGGAGTGGTTGCTGCGGTGCCGGATCTGGTAGGCGATTGATATCCATGTACGTATTTAGCTCAAACTATTCGATTACTGCGACTTGCGGAAGCATAGGAGCGAAAAATTTGACTCTTGCAATTTTCTTGCCGCCTTTTTGCTCTTTGACCAGACAAATACCGACAAGACCGACCGATTCAGAATCCCAATCGCTTTCCGATGGTGCTGCATCCGGGAGAGGACAACCAGTTTTGATGGATTTGAGCGCCGACCATTCGTAAGGATGACTATGGATGTCGCCGACCACTTCCAGGCCCATAGTTTTTGCTTCTTTTTTTGCTGCCTTCACCCAACTTTTTTGGACAAAAACTGCTTTGGCAGTGCAATGCTCATCGACATCTGGTGGGAAATAAAGGCTTTCGATGGTCAAATTCTTACCACGAATGGTGCCGAGCATGTACGCAAGAGTTTCTTTGGGAAATGCTTCTTTTGCGGCCTTTTTGAAAGCCTTTACAACTTTTCCTTTAACTCGAACTTTTAATTGTTCCAGAATCATTGGCCCCTCCGCACTCTTTGAGGGAGTATTTAGAGGGACCACGAAACCCACTGCAAACTACTGAGTGTAAAGGAACTATTGTGATATCCAATTGCTTTAATGCAAATGTAAGGGAACGTTGTAGCCAATCAGTTTGAGCAAATAGATGACAAAAGCAATCACAATGACAACTCGAAAAATTGTCTTGAACGGTTCAGCCATCGGAACAAATCGTTCAATCAAGTAGACGGCTACTCCACAAATGACCAACGTAAGTAATACTGTAATTAAATCCATGCCACTACTTAGCTATTCACTTTTGTCACTGTGGACTTTGGCGTATTTGGTATTGGCCCATTCGTTTCCACTTTGGCCGAGCACTTCCCAAATGTCTTCCAATGCCTGTTTCATTTGAAAGAACGTGTACCCTTGGCCTCGTGCATCGTCCAGGGCATTGTGAGTGTGTTTCAATTTGGGATCGAACCAGGAGCGTGGAAACCGTGCCTTTGACGAATCGTGGAAGCGCTTCTGGATGATCGTCATTGCCATCGTCTTCATGTCCAGCGCCGAGAAACCGACGACCGATTTTCCCATGTACTTGCAGAGATAGTAATAGAGCCAAGTGAAATCGTAGCCAGCCGGGTATGCGACTACCAGTGGAGCACAATTTAAAACCACCATGTACTTCCTGACTAAGCTGTCAAACATAGCCATTGCATATTTCGGCGTGACCAAATTCTCTCGCATGGACGCCCAGAGACCAGGATTTTTAACTTCCTGTTCGGCCCACCATTTCATTGTGTCAGGATCTTCGATGCCGCCTTCGATCTCGTGAATATTGGCGCAATACTCTTCCAGCACCACACCGTTCGGGTCGTAGAAGACTGCTCCAAATTGCAACATCGAATGCACGCCAGGACACGGCCCGTTCGCTTCGATGTCGATACTAATATAAAACTCGTGTGTACGCTTACCCATGCTTCAGTTTATCACGTTTATCACACCAACTTCAACTTGTTCTCCAATCTGGACCGGCATTGGTGTTTTGCATGGACCCCCATATACGAGTGCTGGAATCTGTCAACTTCTTGAGTGTGTACCAAATTTGGTTATCTTCCAGTTTGATATTGATGATTTGGTATGTTAGATTCATTTGATCAGTCCTGGAAACGCTTCGTTGACGATCTCTTTGGTGAGACCATACTTGCTGAGGTCTTTGTTGATCACTTCAATGAGACATGGTGCATCAGAAACATCAATGGATTCGAGGATCTGTGCTAACAAAGTGCTCTTCCGTCCAGGAGCGATCTTCTTGTACGCCTCCATGAAAATATAGAGCCGACGATACTCTACGTACAAGCTGTTTGACGAGTAGCCATCGGTTTCCGTGTTTTCACGATACTCTGGAACCACTACATCAAATTTTACTGCCGGATCGAAGGTCGCCAAAAGAAGTTGACGCACCATTGGATTGTCGTTCTGCTGAAGCACGAGTGATTTGTCGTCTTCGTGTGCCTCTTGAACTTCTGTAAGGATTTGAGAAAATAATTTTCTTGCCATGATAAGTATATATCTCAGTTATTGATTAGCGCCGCCGCCTTTTCCGCACTTCTTACACCACCACATCAGGTTGTCCTCGACGATCTCGCCGCCACATTTTGAGCATCTCATAGTCCTCTCCAAAAACTCTCTTTGAATTTCTTCCCATAAGATAGCTATCATTTCTATTCTACTTTTCTCACAAGCATCTTCATAATTTTGCTCCGCTTGAAACCAATCAGAAACCGCATCACCAGGGATACCATTTGCAATACGATTCAGGTAGACGTAATAGGCCCACTCTGCGAGCACTGCATCTTTCGTGCGCCAATCGGTTTTTAGTCTCAAAATTCTCTGATCAACTCCAATAAATTTCTCATCCGATGCTTGATCAGATAGCTATAAATTTTGTTGGTATTTCCGATGATGGGCAGCGCAAACTCTTTGAGGATCGCTTCCTGGACATCAGCCGGAATTTCTTTCAAGTCCACCAGCTTCCTATTGCGCTCATAATTCTTGATCGTGGTTTCGTCACAAAATTCCGATGGTTGCTGATGAACCCAGACATCGACCTTGGTAGTGATCATGGGTTTCTGTCTGCCGCCCGTAACAAAGACATCATCGGGACTCAAGTAATTCGGAACACCGTCACCGACATCACCACGCAAAATGTGTTCACGAAGGAAAAGCTCTGGCTCGTTGGTCTTCATGAATTCGTTCTTGGTGGGGCTGTATTGTTCGACGTTCGGATAGACCTGTAATTGCATGAAATCTTTGTCGCCTGAAAGAATGAGGATCTTCTCTTGCTGATGAAAATGCTTGGTGACGACACCGATCACATCGTCAGCTTCGGCGAGCGGAACATTCATGACCTTGTATGGGAATGTTTCCTTGATCTCGTCACGTAGCTGGTACAAAATTTCAAAGAAGAGCTTCCAATCGATGTCAGAAGAGTCACGAGTCTTCTTCCTGTTGGCTTTGTAATGTTTGAAGACTCCCTTGCGCCAATAGGACTGATTATCGGTGCAAATGACGATCTGGCCGTACTTGGCACCAAATTCTCGATTGACCCGGCGAATCGAATTGAGAATCATGTGCCGAAGCAAATCTGGTTTGATAATGCCACCAGGATCTTCGATGTCTTCAGTGTTTGTAGTAGGAATCCCGAAGCTGTTGTACCGTTCGTAATGCGCTGGACCCCGACTCTTGCCGCCCTTCAATTGTTGGTGCAGGTTGCTGACGGCGATCTGGGAATAATCTATGAGAATCATGCTGTAAAACATGATCCCACGGATTTCAAATTTGTCTAGTCAGTACATTAAAATCCAAACTCACGCCATCCAAGTGTCTTGTTCCATTCTTTGAGAGTAGTTTGGACGAAGGATTCATCTTTTTCACCAAAGTTCCCAGTCAACAGGTCATCGATGTTGAGGTCCCGGTCGAACAGTGCTTGGCGTTGCACAGGTGACAAAAGATGGGTGCGAATTGCTCTAATTAGATATTTTTCGTCTTCCTCAACACCGAGTTCTTTCCATTCTTGTTTGGTCATTTTTCAATCTCTCGGATGGTGATCTCGTACAACTTTACTTCGTTGGGCGGATAATTGCCTCGCTCTCCGTTGGAACATTCAAGAGCGATCTGTCGGAGTGTTGCTAACTCTTGGCCGGTGAATTCTACAAAACCGTTTACACCAACGCCGTAAAACGTAGGTTCGCCGGAAAACGTGAAACTTTCCATTCGCATAATTTCTCCGTTCACTTTCTTGTCTTTTCTGACGATCTCATTCATCTTGTTGAGAACGTTCAGTGTGACGAAAACTTCTTTTCCGTTGGCTGCTCTAATGATGAAACCAGTTTGATCGACGTAAAGTATTTTGATGCCGTCGTCGAGCACTTCATCTTCTGGAAGCATATTCTTCCTTTTCGATTTTCTCTCTCAACTTGAAGTAACCCTTCGTAAACACTGGATCTTTGACATCGATCCCAATGTTGTTAATCGAGCAGACGTGGAAGGTACAGAGAGGACGAGTCCAGGGAGGCGCAGTACAGCCGGTCGGTCCCATCAGAGGCAAACGGTCATGCGTCGTCACCTGGAGCGTCACACCGTGTTCTGTGGCGATTTCTATAGCCATCGCACAATATTCAGCGCTACAGCAAGACTGCGGCACCCGACACTGACGACACTTTGGTTCAGTCAAGTCGGCCATCTCCTGATACAACTGAATGAGCTTCGGTTTCACTTTTTGCCTCTGGGTTTCAATTCAAGATCGGAGCAGATGCAGATGTAAAGACCGCCGAAGCCATTTTCATCTTCGTATTCGGCATCGTAATCATCGAAGTATTCCTGCACCGACCGATGGTAGCCATGCAGTTCATCAAATAAATTTTGATTTTCTTTGATGTGAGCGATTTGCTGTTTCGTCGTAATGGTGACTAACGGCTTCATTCTTCACCGTCCAACAAAATGATTTTGTATTTTCTCATTGGATGTTGCGTCACTCGAATATGAGTCACTTCCAATTCTTGCCACTCTGAATCGTATAGATGAATTGGAGTGTCGTCGGAGCAGTCCATCATTTGCAGCGCACGCATCAATGTGCCTTTGGTATACGGAATGATTGGCTTCGACGGAAACATTAACTCCGGTGCGCCAGGACCTTTTTTCTTAACGGGCATTGGACACCAACGTTGCGTGTGCGCCTCGAACCTCTGGTTGGATGGTGCGCTCAGTCGGCATGACGAAAGGGACTTGCGTGTAGACGCCAGCCGGAACTTTGGATTGATCGGCCCAGGCAACAGCAAATTTTCGACCGCAATAACACGTCGAATATAGGTCGCCATGACTGTACATGGGAGGACGATGAAACGCCAAACAAAACCAGAGACCGGCTTGTTCGTAAAGCGTTTTGAAATCTCTCCAGAATTTTGATTCAAGAGGTTTCGGCGGCAGAGGCTCCAGTTGATTATCGTAATTTTCGATGTGATGGGCGAGCATCATCTCGTCCTTCAGCTTTTTATCGTACAGAAACGCTTGGATTGTGGCCCAATTGCTTCGGACCTTCCACGCTGGAGTCTCACGGAGAACTAGATGCGAATCGGGCGTAGAATCATTCTCCCATCGCTCTTCGTGAGCGTACACCAATTCGTCCATTGCAAATACCATGAAGTAAGTGTACCTACTTTAGAATTGCTTGTCAAGACGCAACTTTGAGGATCAGAGTTTCACGATTGAGCCGGGGAGAAATTTCTTGTGGCACGGCTTTGATGCTATCCCAAAATTTCAGACCGCCCGAAATAAATTTCCAAAGCTGTTCTTTCGGCTTACGGAGCGTTTTAACGGTGCTCTTGTCTGGGTGGTAGTTGAGGATGGTCGTGCCCTTGGCGGTGAGTCCTGCGTCGTTCTTGGCGTAGTAGCAGCCAAGTTTACGGGTCTTGGTGTTGTAGACCCACATTTGTTGAGCACCGACGAGAGCTTCTGGCTTGATACCTTGAACGCCGGTCTCTGGATCTTTTTCCATGTACAGAACTTTCTTGACGACGAGAGTAGGCGCTTTTTCTTTTTTCTTACGAACGGTTGCCTTACGAAGTTTGCTACTGGAGTCATCGTGCTTGAGGGATTTGATTTGTTTCAAATGTTCGACGGCGATTTTGAGTTGTGGCTTAGTGAAATGATTGTAGGCTTCGAGACAAAAAGCATCTCCACCGATTGCTTCTTTCATTGCAGCAAAGGTGGATTCATACTGCCGATTCAGAGATTTGATTTCTACCGTGGTCAAAGACTTCAATTGAGTAATGCTGGCTGCGTCAAATTCTTTGATCTTGTTGAGACGAATCTTGTCCAGTATCGCATCAACGTAAGAGATTGCAACAGAGACCGGGCCGTCTTCGGATATGAACGGCCAGGGTGTCTGTTTGGATCGACTTGATGTAACTGTCGTCTTTTTTGTAGGCGATGCTTTTCGGCGTCTCGTCATTCGGCAATGTTCATCATACCGAGATTTAGAGATTCGTCAAGCTGAAGGAAAAGTTACAGGTGTATTTTCAATCTGTTTCATCACTCGTAAAGCCACGCCTGTATAGTGTTTGTACGTATTATAGACCTTGAGTTTTTGCAGCAAGGTTTTGTTTCTATACGGACCACTTTGCAAAGCATGACCGACGTATCGGATGCCTTCTTCGACGGAGTGGAACTTCTTTCTACCTGAGTCCCAACCGAAAATGTTGTTGTTGTTTTTGTATCTGCCGCCGCCTGTTTCAATGAAAGACAACATGGGCAGCAACTTCCAATCCAGGTCATTGTCATCTGCAACCTGAATGAAAAGCTCTGCGTACTTAGCGGCTGGCGATCTGTGTTTCTCTAAGAACTGGCGAACCTGTTCTATTCGTGGGTCGGTCCCAGCAGCGAATGTTAGCTTGTTGCCTATCTTCGCCGGGATAAGTTCGAGTATGCGTGGTCTGATGATGTAGTCAGTGGCTTTGCTAGTGTCACTGGTAACCAAAATAACCAAGCCTGTATCGGCCTCATAATAGATTCTGTTTGCATCAAGAAAGTGCTCTGAGTTAATCCCCTCCAAGGATCGTTCACACTCTGCACTACCTTCATAATCTTTACGAGCACCAGCGGTGGCAATGTCGCACAATCCAATCAATAAAGACAAGAATAGTACGACACGTATCATCGTTCGTGTCATAGTAGTATTTAGTAGTCTGAAATGGCCCTTCCTGAAAGATTTTTTATCTCATTTTGATGCGAAATATAGCTCCCGCACCAATGCATCTACTTCCTTCAACTTGGCAATAATGACTTGCAACGCTTCCGAGTCGTATCCTCGACGAATACCCTCATTTGAATAGTTTACCGCATCTATGAGTTCCATGTCAATCTCTTCTAAAGGATTGTTAAGAAAGACCGGACCATGCTCTGCTCTTCCAATTTGAAATTTTTGGTCGCAAGCATCGTCAAAGGATCGGTCGATCAATTTCCCGACCAAAATTGGTTGGACTATCTCATGAAAACAGACAGAACACTGCCAGATATTCAATTGGTGCAGTCCTGGGACGGTGCGCCAACAGTCTTGTGTCTCTCGTTTTAAATTGCAATTGGTGCAAAAGAGTTTCATTTCAAGAATCCAGGACAGCCAAGTTGCTTGCGTTCCCACTTATCCTTCGCCTTGCCCTCTTCAATCGTCTGCCACTGCATATTTGAGGGATCGTCATCGCCGCCACAATCGAGTGGTTTGATGTGGTCTATCACGTATCCTGGACATGGGCCATGATCGTTACCATTCGCAGGGCAGGGATGTGCTTTCTTGAAATGTGCAATCGCTGTATGTGAGCGACGTTTGAAACCACTGATATGATCATCTGTCGGTGGCGAAGATGTGCAGCCGACAAGAAGGGCAATGAGAATGACGATTAATTTTTTCACAGCACTTCAATTATACTATCGATGTGGAAAGAACGCCAGCCGTTCATGTCCAAGTCATATACTGTGATGAGATCGCTGGGCCGGTTGGTTTTGTCTAGTGCTTCAGCAATCGTCGATGGTAGGAGGTCAGCTTTCAGCGTACAACGCATTGTTCGCAGATCACCGTTGAGCTTTCGGAACTTGATATTCGCTTCTCGTGCGTTCAAAATCTCTAAAAGAGTTGTATGGTTGAATCCTTTCTGTTGTGTAGAAGTCATAGAACCATTTTCCCACGACTTCAGGATTCGTCAACCTATCAAAAACACGAACAAACGATGATATAGGTGCCAGATCACAACGACAACAAAAATCGACAGCAAGAGTTTGGCTCCCATGACTGGTGTTGGTGATCCGTCATCGAAGAAATCCATAATTTCTTCATCATTAGCACTGATAACCCAGAACAGGAGAATTCCAAAAACAATGTTTGAGATCCACATTCTAATCGAACAAGGCTTCTTTGCTGAAGACCTTTCCCTTGCTTTCGTCGTTGGAGGTATCAATGCTACCCTTACCCGGTACAGTTTTGCCTGCGATCAGTTCGATATTGCGGAAAATAGTATGCTTCTCGCCGGTCTTTTCGTCAGGTACATGTCGAGAGGGCGTGGCGTGCATGGCGAAACAATCAGTCAAGAAGATTTTGTTGACGAATCGTTCGGCTCTGTCGATGAAAAACCCAATGTTACCGCTACGATCAATGACTTTGAAGAGCGTACCCTTTGTAGGGTATTCTGGGCCGACGAACACTAGCTTGACGAAGAAACGATCAGCCTTGTTGAGCGTGCCCATGAATTCACCTGGATCGATAATCTTAGCGACGGTGCTATTTGGATTCAGCTTTGGAGCCTTCGAGAGCTTTGGTTTCAGCTTGGAATAAAGATGCGGAATCAAGACGGCGTACATGAACGTGAGATGATTGATTTCGTCATCTTTCACCGCATCAATGCACGTCTGAAATTCCGGGCCATCTGCTCTCGCCATGATCGACTTGTATTCTGGGTTTTTTGGTAGCGTGCGAAAGAAATCGATCACTTCGTCGGCAAGATTCCAATACGTAATATCGACCAAGGAATTCTTTTTCAGCGAAGCCAAAACTTCTGTCTGCGTATTGCGTTCTTTGTTCTTCGTAGGCGAAACGTAACCGCCATTGGTATGGATGGTCTGGAAACCGTGCGCTATTACATTACGTAGTGGATGGTTCGTCATTTAGATGCTCTCAATTTGAAGTGTACCGTCATCAAAGACTAGTATCACATGTTTTAAATGGGTGTCAAGGCAGTAGTTGGCGCTGACGATTACTCCCTCATCGTTGCGGAGCATTTTCGTCCGAACGTGGTCTCCTGGTGTATGGCCGACGATCTGGTTCAATCCTTCGATGGGCATAAATTCAGTTTTCCAGTCGAGCCAGACAATGCCGCCGACACGAGCACGAGAACTGCTTTCCCGGCCTGGACCAATCGTAAGTGCAGACGTAACCTGTTTTTCGTATCGCACTTTGTACATCGTTTCTTCGGTCATTTCATTCAACCAATTCTTGCCGAAACCATGAATCGGATGCAATAGGTATGGGTGAAGACCGGCGTGCGTCAACAAAAATTCTATGTTGGGAAACTCGATCCATTTGTGTAATTTGAATTTTTTCCAACCATCGTCCGTATCGCCGATGTGATTACGAATGATTTCTAATTTGTTCCGGTTCCAGCCACTACAACAAAGATCGTTGAGGGGGAAAGCATAGTGAAGATCATGGTTGCCCCACAAAAAAGTGTAGAGAGGATTCGTGATGTTGTCCCGCAACCATTTGGCAACCAGCATCGTATTGATCGTCGGTGCGCCATGATTCGCAAATGTGTCGAACCAATCGCCGAGGAAGACTGCCCACAACGTAGGATACTTCGCCAAGATTTTGATCAGACGCTCAAAATTTTCATGCACGTCGGGCACGATCATCCCAACCAATTTTCTTTCCATCATACAATTATACCATCATCATTGACAATTGGCAAATTTGTGTTAATGTATCTATTGGATGAAGAAGAAAGACGACTACGTAACCATTGCGGAGTATCTGAACTACCTGTATCCTTCTCAGTACGATTGTGTCGGCAACGAGTTCGGCATTGTTGTGCGCCCACTTATGCAATGTAGTCTACCACATGTTGCTCTGTTTCTTGAAGAGCTTGCTGTCATCAAGAAGAACAAATTGATCGTCACCGCAATCCACGAAGACGGTTTAGTTTGTATTCGTTAGATTAACAAATTTTTTCTTGACGCTCTCGAATGATGTGCTACAGTGTGATTGTACAAGCCGGTTAACGGCAGAGGAAACACTATGAAAATCGCATTTTTGACAGCAGCATTTGCAGCATTTGCAGCATTGACGTTCGCTCAGGCTCCGACCACAGCACCGACAACGAAGAGCACGACAGCAACAACCAAGAAGGCAGCAAAGAAGACCACGGCTCCTTCAAAGACGACCGCTACCACCAAGTAGCTCGTTTCCGATCCACAAAAGACGGGGACGGGTTTATTACTGCTCGTCCCTCATTTCACCTGCGCTGTTTTCTTTCCCCGTTTATCCATTACTTCAGCTTCAGTCTTCGGTTCGGCTCCCGGTTCCAATTTTGCAACACGAGGTTTGAAAATTTTCTGATCGCCCTTTGTTGTATCGGCGACTGGTTGACCATGTTCATCTGTGCTGAATCCTTTGATCTCAACAGCACGATTTTTGAATTTGCCAACTTTGAGAATGTCGCCCACTTCAAGATCGGGCAATTCAAGTTCATTTACGTTTTTTGCACATGAATTGCAAACCATCTTTTTATCCTTTAGTTTCCATGATGTTGGTTTGCCAAGATTGATATTGTCTCGATTGCATTCTGGACAGGTTGCATAGCGTTTCTTGAGCTTTAATTGTTCAAGTAGTTTTGTGGTTTTTTTCGGATTTGAAAGAACCTTTTTCAAATTTTCAGCAATTCCGGCTTTCTTAATGAGTTGGGTTTCGACCATGAGCTTGCCTGCTTTCTGCTTGTAATGTTCCGCAGCCAGCGTTACCAGTGTGCTCAGAGATTCCATCTTTTTTGGATCATTGAGCACCTTACCATCTTCAAGACGAGCCTCAACCATATTCAAGACCAAAGGTCCGTGTACATTGCGTTGATCGTAAATTGTCTTTGCGATATGCTCTAACATCATGCCGATACGTGCGCCGGAAACTGACTGAATGAGAATATTTTCGCCTTTTTCGGTGTGAAGTTCGTATTTAAAACCTAGGTTCTTGCTCATGTTCTGTATTTATGCTATAATCAAATCGATTCCTGTGATGAGTCGGTTCGACGACATTTTAGCCACGAGGAAGGATCAGCAATCGAACTAGCTGGCGTGTACGAGCATATTTGTAGGGCAAGCCGGGTGTCCTACCGAGCTACGCTGCGTACACCGTCAATCCCCGGCTTTCTCCACTCCATATTTGCAAATATAGTAACTGTCTACAATGTCACCGGCTGGACTTCCGACGTTCATTGATTTAGGTTGGTAAATTGTCATCAAGTCAAATCCGGTCTCGATGACGAAGGACTGATGCATCAAGGTTTTGTCGGCGTTTCCCTTGCCTGTAGCGAATTTCTTGATGACGGTTGGTGGGATGGGGTGGATGGAATGGCCGAGACGCCACAGCTTGTGCTTTACGAGTCCAGCATTTTCAGCAATATGAAACGTCTTACCTTTGGACCCGAACGAATAGTCTTCAATAAAAATTGTTGCTGATCGAGGAATACAACCAACGGCCCATTCAGAAATCAAATCAAATCGCTGCTCATTGTTGGTGTATTCACTGAGCCGAGTGCCGTGAACATTTGGGAGACTGTTGTTCGGAACTTTTTCTGAGAGGTAGTGGATAACACAGTTTCCAAAATTGAATTCTTGGTCTGTATTGAAAATAGTAATTGCAGGGCATGACATAGAATAATCAACACCCACTACCCACTGAACTGCTTGCTTCTTCATGCCCCTATTTAGGGTTAACTGAAGTCTTCTGTTTCGTCCCTTTCTTCGTCTATGTAATCGAGATCGCCATCATCATCTTCGTCATCAACATCATCGGAATCGTCAAAAGCCTCGCCGCAGAAACAACAAAAGGTCGGTGTGTTTACGTCTTCTGGGAACTTGATGTGGAACGCCGCCCCGCAGTAATCGCACTCAACACCCTTTCTCAAATCGGCCATTATGGTTCTCCTGTGTATGGTTCTCTTTTTGTCACAGCCAAGTCGTGTTTTGCCTGACCTATTCTAATTTATTTCAATCTTGATTTTCAGACTGATGACAACAAAAAAGGCAGGCCATTTCAGTGACCTGCCCCACTTATAAAGCTGATTTAGCTATCTTAGTTTTTTGATCCAGTGTTGAAATCTACTGGACATGCACCATTGTCGCAGCCTACGTGTTCACGACCAATATCTTCCTTCAAATCGGCCACATCCTTAATGGTGGCAACTAGCTTCTTAAACTCTCTGGTCGAGATTGGTTGCTCTGGTTGATATTCATAAGAAGAAGCATCGTCCTGAGGCATTACAGAAGCACAGCGTACTTGTGACTGATACTTGAGGATCATCTTTTTGAAGTGATCGAAGTCTGTCACATCTGGTCTGTACTTGAGTGTATAACTGATCTGATTGCCGTAAGCATCAGCAACAGGCTCGCCCTTTTCGTCAGTGCCACAAATCCAATATTTTTCTCCGAGCATCAACCATTTGAACTGATCTTCAGGAGAAGCATCGGCGGCGGTCACGAGTTTATCATCCATACCTAATGTTGTAATCGTCGGTGCAGTAGGGAATCCAACAATCGTAGTGCCGGTATACTGTTTTAGGTCTTCACGTATCGGATATCCAGCGTTCTTGTACACTTTGACGAGCGGATCATCATGACGGAACTGTACCCAACGCAAAAATTCCTTCATGGTCGGTAGGTGCCATCCTTCGGTCAGCAAGAACAGCTTAGAAGTCGTTCCGGCAGGCTTAATAGTGGTCTCTGTATGAGGCACAGGAACACTCATCTCCGCTGCAAATGTACCAGCCTCTTCATGAACTGCACGATTGAAGCGAGCCATTGTCAACCAGAAATCTTTTGACTTCTCTTCGTCGATCAGTTCCTTGAAACCAAGACCGAAAAACTTGTACGCAAACTCATGAACACCAGTCATTCCGACGCCGATACGATTGGTTCGTTTGACTTCTTTGTTATAAATCGAATCCATCGTATTGACACGCATGAGCGCACGAGTAGTAACCCTGAAGCACTCTTCCGCTTCATCTAATGTGTCGCAATGAAATGGAACAACGTCGGCGATGACACAAAATCCACCAAGGACGTTCAAGGCGATTTCGCCACAAGGATTGGTGATCGTATGATATTTCTTTTTCTTTGCACGCTTCGCCAGACGAGACATCAAAATTTGTGTATCGTCATTTAACTGATACTTTGCCGATCCGACGTAATCACCACGATTCAAATCTGTCCAGCCATCATCTTTCTGGACCAACATGTGGCTGTTGATGAAACCGGGTTCGCCAGTGCCGTCTGCATATGCTGCTTCACAGACAGTGCGGAAAACTTTTTTGGCGTGTTTGGCACGAGGCGATTTGTCTTTTGCACGAACCAATTCCCAAAATTCTTCATCTACAGTGATCGAATTGTTCGAGGACCAGAGAAATCCTTTCCCCTGCCAATATTTTGGATCATCAGCACGGAGAGCAAGAATTTCATCTACACGCTTGCCACGGAATTCGATGGGACGTTTGATGGTCACGAAATCCAGGACAGTCTCATCGGACCAGTGCTTTGTAGACATGCGTGCTGCTCTTCTAGCGCCGCCTACGAGGACGCATTCGGCAAAGTAGTGGTCCAGGTACATCGCCTGCTTCCAAGGCGCTAAACCGGCTCCCTTAAGGCTTGCTGCCTTATTGAACGCATCCATGAGAGCGACCGGACCTGAAGCTGGCCGATTTTGCATACCACCAATGGGAGATCCCTTTGGACGAACCTTTGAAAAGTCGAGAATGAGCATCTTGTTTGCATGGATTTTTTCCCAGGCTGCATTTTCCCAAAGTTCGAGTGCTTTAGCCCATCCTTCCCGGCTGTCAGGAACTTCGTACCACATAACATTGCTGTCGGTCTTACTAATGCAATCGAGATATTTGTGTTTGGCATCACGAGAAGATTCGTGTGCAGAATAGTTGAAATCTGGATGAGAAGTATCGAGTACGCAACGAAGATTTGGTGCATGATCCCAATTCACCAGGATCATATCATCATCGTAGCAGCGACCGACACCGGAGCCGTTCAAAAGAAGGTAAAAGAGCAGGAAGGAAGTAGAAGAGGTTGCACAATTAGTAAAGACTTCCATGTTCCGTGTGGATTGCATGGCGTCTCCGTGTTGAAGGTGACGACCGGACATGAGAGTATTGCCGTTCGCAATGTGTTTGCGTAACAAATTGTATTCGGATTCACTCGAATGGATCGGGCCGTCAAAAAGACTGCTATTACCTTTTGCAACTCGTTCGGCGACATCTCCCCAATTTTCGTAATCACCGGATTCTTTTTTTCTGAGGATGGTTCTTTCTGCTACAGCTTGGCCCATTCCTGCGGCGATGGGTCTGAAAGGAAACTTTGTAGCGGTTGACTGAGACATGAAATTTTTTGTTCTCCAACAAATGAAAATGCTCAGTGTAGCGACGGCCACACTGAGCGAGGCGTACCTATTTAGAAGTGGGTGAGGTTCTGTGAGTGAGAGGCGTTTGGCTTAAAGAAATCAACGAATTCCGTGTATTCACGCTTCGACATTCCATAGTGTTTTGCGTCTGCTACGAAGGTGCCAGAAAGCATATCTACGATAGCCAGCAGATCCATGCGAGATAGCGTCTTTGCGTGGAACTGATAGTCCTCGAAGGCTTCACACGACAGTGGAAAACACTCTTTGACCAAAGCATAAACTGCGTCGGCATAGTCACGAATTTCTCGCTGTGCATGACTGTCCATTCTTAGGGCAAGGAAGTGAAATAAATTGTGTAAATCTATTTTCCAGTAACATTCGGTGTAATTGGCGACTGGAACAGGAATTCGTGCAAGCTCTCGGGAGATGCCGTCGAAATCATCACTGAAACGATCTTCTTCGAGCTTACCCAACAGAACTTCATAATCATGATAGCTGGCCTCAATGGAGTTCTTCATGATGTCGGCTGCGATCATCTTGTCATTGTGCGACAATTCACCACCACGTCCTTGATTGTTGGTCGTAGACTGTGGAGCGATGTAATCAGGAGCCGGGACGTAAAATTCGTTTGACAGTTCTGAATATCGGGCGCTGTACTCATTCAAATTTGCGGTGCGGTGTCTGACCCACTGCCTCATGACAAAGATCGGCATTTTTAGATGTAACTTTACTTCGGCCATCTCGAACGGTGAAGTGTGCTTATGCCGCTTCAAGTATCGAATGAGGTTTCTGTCATCGGAGACTGATTTGGTTCCGGTGCCATAGCTCACTCGGGCAGCTTGGCAAATTGCTTCGTCACTACCCATAGTTTCGATTAGGCCGACGAAGCCATGTTCGTACAGCGGAGTGTATCTTGTGTCGTTAACTACTAATTCTTGTGATGTCATTGTCCTTTCTATATTGCAGCGTCAGCGCATTCCTCGAAGTCGAATAATCCTTGAATCATGTTTGTGTTTGCTACTCTTTGTACATTCATTGTGTCTTTTGCCTCTTTCAAAAAGGAAATCCAGTTTTTTGCCGGTATACCAAGCAGAGGTTCTGATAACATGTCTCGCACATAAGAGTCCATGATTCCAGTTCGTGCAATTCGTCCAAAGTTGTTTCCCTTGTCTCTGAGGGCGTTATCGGAGCATTCTGTTTTCATATCTGGATAAATTCCCACCCCTGCCGGTACTCGGATGTCATCGTGCGTTTTTACCCAATGATTATTACGAACCTCAGCAACAAACTTAGCCGATTCAATGTACGGCGTTAGCGTCAAGGGAGCGCCAGAGATTACCTCAGATAGGTGCCAAGGAATGACGACCAACAAATCCAAATCGTTGCAAGCCGCTGCCGTGATCTTGTATCTAAAACTGGGTTCTTCCTCTTTGGAAAGGACATACCATGATTTGAGTTCCACACCCATCACAATAGAACTGGTATCAATTTGATTCGTGTTGGGAATTCTGCGTGCGAAGATGACATCCGGGAAAACTTGCGATTGGCGAATGAAAGAATGAAAGGGATAAAGTTTGTGGCTCCCCCATTCTGGCTTTAGTTTGTTGAGTGTGTTTACAACTTCGGTTTCAACAGAAACACTGAGTAGAGAGTTTAGAGCAAAAAGATCCGGTGCTTGAATGCCTGAGATGTTGATGTTGGTTTTGAAAATTGCCGGTAGGGTCATCAAAGCAGCATTAACATCACTCCATAGTTGGTATCCAGAGTGTGTGTTCTTAATTGGTTGTAATGTCATTGTCCTTTCGCTTGTGTGTAATTCAGTATCTCATCAATTATAAATTCGTCAATATCTATAGAGACACAAAGAGCCTCCGTTTCCAGAGGCTCTAGTCTCAAACCAAATACTAAGCAGCTTGCAGCCGACGATACGCACGCTCTGCTGCCGGGGAGTAACGAAGCTCTAAGTTCGAGCTACGATTATCGAACTTATTTCCGTTCTTGTGAATTACGGAAACGCCCTTGCGGAGAGCCTCAGGACCATAGGTGACATAAGCAATCACTTTGTTCACTCTGGCATTGAATTTCTTACCGTCAAGATGAACCGTAACTCGTGGCTCATAAGTCCGTCCACCAACTTCGACGCCATTACGATTGTAGATACGACCAGTCTTCGGATCTACTCGGTAGTTCCGAACGATTTTTTGTACGGCGGTGAAGTGTGTGCTCCGAGGCCGTCCAGTTCTTGTGATTCGATTTAACGTTGTATTGTTCATATTTTCTAGACCATTTTCCCATCTTCAATGTCCCGATAGGATGTATTTTTGACATAGGCTTCAACCTTCGCCAAGGCTTCTAATTCTGTCTCTCCCGAAGCGTGCAATGTCTTGTAGCTTGGAAGACCATTAGGAAGTATAGTAAGGATTAACGATGCGGGATCGACCGTTGATCCTTCCTTTGCCAGATGCTCCATTTCTTCTTCCGTTTGATAGGCAATGCGAAATGAATAAGCGACTCTTTTAGCCATGTGTCTTGTACCTTTTACAGCGTATCATTGTTCTTAATTTTGTCAAATGTCCCGCACATCAATGACTCTGGAGTGTCCCACGGATACCCCACCCACTGACAGACAATGTACCGATGAAACTTATTGCTGGCTTCTTCTTCAGAGGCAGCATAAGTGTACAATCTTTTTTCTTCGGTATTATGTCTGATGATGACTTCGTACAGGTCTACGTTTGCTACTTCTTTTTTGACAGACGTAGACGAAACTTCTGTCTGGTTCCGGTCGGCGGCGTCTTCTTGAAATAGATCGCCGAGGAATAGCAGGACCGAATTCCATGTCAAGATCGAACTGTAGTTCTTGAATTTTGAGATCAAGGAGGTCACGTCTTTCTTCCAGAGTATAGAGAAGCTCATCCCGTTGTTCTTCGGTGAGCTTCTCCAATGCGGCCAAATTAACAATTTCTTCTGTTCCTTCGTCTTCCAATTTATGCTCCTAGTTCAAGCTCTCCGACACTTGCTTTCAGGATGTTCATCAATGTGACACCTTGCTGACGGGCATCATCCAATGCGTTATGAGTGTACGAAGTATTTTCTTTCCATTCTTGCGGCAACAACTTCCGTTCTGCTTCTGAATACGGTACTGCCAACAAACACGAAACAAACGACCGAATGTCCAAGGCACGATACCGCTCGAACAACCGATTTACGATGTTTCCCCCGACAAACTTTTCCAGGTAGAAGAACAAGAATGCAGTGTCGAAACTTGCAGGCCATGCAGCTAATGTGCGTGGTGCTGGAAGAGTATCAACCCATGCTGCAAACTCTTGCATTACTTCTTGGGGATCTCGGGATTCTTTTCTAATCCGATCCCATTCCGCCCGGTTACGCTGCCAAAAGAGCATCGTATCTACATCTCTTTCTGAACCATCCCATTCCTTAAGACAGCCATAAAAATGACTGACTTCTTTTCCATCTCGATAGGCTACGGCTCCGAGCGCAATCATAGAATGAATTCCGCCGACAAGACCTGTAGTCTCAATGTCAAAACTGATGATTGTGTCTTTCGTTATTAACTTGTGTTGTGCCATCCTTTCTGTTTCCCTTGGGGTTTGACCAATGTTGTAGTTTCAATCGTGCTTCCAGTCCGGTGTACGAATTGGAATCAACAATCTGCTGAATCATGGACTCTTTATAGCCGTTCATGATCATTAGATTGATATCTTTGTAGTGAAGGTTATCCGGCCAAATGCAGACCCGATAGTTACGGTCTATGGCCTTGCGAATTTTTTCGACGGTCTCTGGCTTGCGTGGTTCGTTATCGTAGATGATCAAAGTCTTTTCCGGTGGATACTCTGCCGGGATGTCGCTGCCTGCCATCGCAATACAATTTGGAAGGAAAAGACTGTCGAATGGACCTTCTACGACGTAAATGCGCTTGTACGATTTGGACAGACGATTCAGTCCATAGATCCGAGGAGCATTTTCATGAGCCTTGATGGTGATGTATCGTACCAATGCCTCTGGATCAAGCGACCTTCCCTGAATCGCCAGGAGGTTATGATCCCGGTCGAAAAATGGAATGACAATGCGACCCTCTTTTTTCAAATCTGTCTTCGTCGGATCAATCTTTTGGACCAGCGCCGGAAAATCGTCTGTCCAATAAAGTTCATCGTAATATTTTTGTGGGATCTGCCTGGATTCGAGGTAGCTGCGTGCCGGATGAGTGGAATCAAGTGTTGCAATCGATGGACACCCAGCAAACACGGTCGGCTTGGCTGGCTTGTATTCTTTCTTCTTGAAAACCGGCTTCGCTTTTTTTACAATAGGTGTAGGTGCCTCTCCCTTTTCTAGGTACGTTTCATAGACGTACTTTTTGTAGACCAGCGGATCTAAACTTTTGAGAAGATCACTGAACGAAAGGGCGACCGAACATTTGTGGCACTTGTAGACCAGATTGTCTTTGGCACGAAAGATGTAACCACGAGCCTTGAGCCGGTTCTTTTCACTATCACCACAAATTGGGCATGAAAAGTTCCACAGATAATTTTTCTTCTTGTGGAAGTTCCGTAATTGGTGCGAAATGTTGTTGACGAACTTCTCGTCTACAAAGAGTGACATGATATTGCTTTTGTATCTCTACCATTTCAGCACGGAACGGCGATCTGTCAACTTTGGTAGATACATCATTTACGTGTGGCTTCTTCATGGCGACTTCATAGAGTTTCTGGTTCAGGAGTTTTGATTTGATTACCCTTTTCGTCATACCAAGGATTTTTGTCCGGTGTTGTGTCTACATTTGGAGCCGCAAAGCCAGGACCAAATACCGAAGATGTCACATCAAGAGAATCTCGGGTTCCACAACCAGCACAACCAGAACACAGAGCATTATTGAACACACCGCTGCCACCACATGCTTCACATGGATTAGTTTTTAGCTTTATGAAATCTCTGAAAGAGAGCATTACATCTGTGGTGGTTTACGCCCAAAAATTTTTGCCTGGAACATACGAGGATCGACAGCAGGACCATTCATCAGCTTCAGTTGTTTGCGGAGCTTCTGATAAACTGGATCGACGCCGGGTTCTCCTTGCGGACCTACACCGATACCGGCAATGTTTCCAGAGCCAGCATTATTGGTCGGTGCTTCTTCGTTGTATTCAATTTTATCCTTCTTTTTCTTTTTGTAAAGGTCGCCCGAAGGATCGCCATAGAAACCAGTCGCAACACCGTGGATTGGGCAGGACTCAGATGCCGTCGTTGTGCCGGTGCAAGTGCATTCTGCGCCACTTGCTGCCCCATTCCCTGCTCCAGCCCCACCAGAACCGCCTGCGCCACCACCAGCAGCCCCTCCACCAGCGCCACCATCTTCATTCATCCAGGATGGTTTACGATGTGCTGCTTTAGATTGTTTCGGCCATACTGTATCCGGCGTCTCACCCTGTTGATGCATCTGTTTTATGCGTTCGTCGGTGTATTCATGTCCAAATCGGTCAGTATGTGCTCCACCCTTTTTGGTGAAATGTGTGGCATAGAATTTTTGATAGCCATCTTCTGATTCGTCAAAGCCACTCTGAAGTGCTTCGTCCGGTTCCTGGATCTCTCGAACAGGAACGACACCAGGACCACGATTTCCGCAGTCCACACAAGTCATTCCAAATTTCTCGACCTCAAACAAGTTGGGAGAACCACAAGATTCACAGATACGAATAGAACCATCGGCGATACCTTCCTCATATGCAGCTATTGCTTCCGCACGAGTGATTAATGCTTCGTTCAATTGAGCGTCGGATCTAAATTTCTGAAATGTCTTCATGACTTACCACCACCGTTTTTCCTGTGGATGTCTTTAGAGCATAAACATCGATTCCGAGCACCTTGGCTGTCGGCTTTTGGTTGCTGTGGGAAATGACAATGGTTCCTTTTTGGACAAGATTGCCATGTACATCCATCATGGTATTTAGGACCCGATAGTTGCCTTGAGGTAGTGTCTCTTCTGGCTTGAACTGCTCTGCGAGATAATCGCCTTCAAGGGCGTCGTTCTCCTTGAGATATGACATGAAACTTCTTTCTAGCACGATTCTTCCCTCTTCATCACCCATCTGCTCTTTGAACAAATACATCGCCGCAGCATAGGTTCCAATTTTTGATTTTCCGCCTGGGATCTTTTCGATCAGACGTTTGATGTTGTAAACCAATCGATCAAACAACGTGTATGCATCCGATTGTTTGTCAGTCATCTTGTCGGTATCAATCAAGAGCTTCCCATTTCCGTCAATGACACCTTCTCTAAAAGCATCAGTCTCATCCCACGGAGTAGTAAGCAGCCGAACAAAACGATAGACAATGTAAGTATCAACCAATCCCATTTAAATCTTCCTCAATTTGTCAATCAACTGCAAGTCTAGAGTGATATCCGATGAAATGATGTCTTTTCCATCTATCCCATGAATACGATCTGGCATGAAGTTTAAAAACACCAAAAACGTCTTTAAGATAGGCCATAGATCAGATTCAAGGCGAAAGAACAATATCCTCGTCGCCGCTTCCGGTCCAAACACATTATAGACAATGATAATGTGGTTCAATATAAGCCGCTCCTTTAGAACTGTCTTGAGTTGATACCTCTTGAACAATCGTTTGACGTATTTGATTCGGTCAAAGTCTTCGGCGAATTCATGGATGCCTTGAGCAGCAGGATTATCATAGTGCTTCATAGCAAACATCAAAATATTTTCATTCGTAAGTTGTGGAAAATTCATGTCCAGAAACTATGTAGACCTAGTAAATCCCGAAAGCTGTATCAATCATAGAATTCGGTGAAGATGAAGGTAATGTTCTTGACTCTTCATCGTCTTCAATCTCTTTCAACTTTACTGGCAGACCTAAATGTTTCGATGCCCATGCATAAGCAGCTTTGAGTGTCTTTTCCTGAGAGTGCTTATCAGTGTGCTTGTCCGCATAATGAGTGTACAGGCGCACGTAAAATGGTCCTTGTGGGGTTTCTGCTGTGATCTTGACGGATGAGTGATTACCAGGATGGCGGATCTCCTGATGGAAGTATCCGCCCGGTTTGTTCTGAGGGGAAAGATGAGCTACTTCAGCGGTTACTTTTTTTTTAAAGGCTGATCTGCTTCGGCCATGAATCCAGGTTCAGCGTACTTGTGTTTTGCGCTTAGATTGTTAGTACCCTTATTGAAGTGGAAGGCATGATCATGAACCCATTCTTTATCTGTAGCATGAGTCGGTTTATATGCTTGTCCATTTTGCATTGGCTTCTTTGCCCATGCTGGTTTGTGTTCTCCGGTATGACGGTGGACGTAAGCAGACAACACTTTTTTATGTTGTTCAGGGTTCAACTTTTTTCCATGAATAAGTTCTTCATTGACTGACTCACCGAACCCCATAGCCGTCGAGCCGTGTTCGATGTGAGCATTCAAAGAATACACACCGCCAGTCTTAGCCCAGGAAACGATCAAGGACAACCCGCCAGGAATTCCGGTGCCATCGTCATGGGAGACGTATTCAGGGCCTCCTAACGTGCCGTAGCGCCCACCAAACCGATTCAGAGGAACTGTCGTGCTTCCCATCGGACCAGTCAACATGACCGACTTCAAATTGAAGTTGATGCCGACCATACTGAGCTTCTTCCAGAGTGCGTTCAGAGGATAATATGGATTGATGTACTGATGATTTGCAATCTCGCCACAGTATGCGTTGAGCTTGTCCAAAATTTCCGGTTGATCGACAGCGAAGGCGGCAGAGTCTACGTCATCGACTGCTTGAGTAGAAGCGATTGGTGCCACTTCTGGAGTGTCGAAGCCAACAAACTCGTTCAATTGTTTGCTGCCGTCAGAATTTACCCACTCTTTCAGGTCGCTATAAGTTTTGCTTTTCATAGTATTCTCCGGTTCAAAATGCTGTACTGTCAACTTTGGAACTGTCTTCTGATGCCCACCGTTGTTATAGGACGGCACGAAATTGTCTTTTCGCATGACCGTCTTTGCAACCATCTTCAATTCTCTTTGTTTGCGGTTCCATTCCAGCGCAAACGGCAAATTTATCTTCGTACTTAGATCCGTCAAAACAGCTTCAAATTCGCCATCACTTTCTGGCTTAACTTTGAGACTGATGTTCTTTCCATGCTGCTTGTACGTCTGAAGGAACAGTTTCGATAGTTCGGCTAGAGTGATCTGTTTCTTATTCCGAGGATCATTCACTCTTTCCATGAAGTGATTCGTAAAAGAAACATCGATGCCGAGTTTCTCCCACAATTGATCCAAAAAGTCTCGAAGTTGAGCTATTTCGGTCCATGTAATTGGACGATCACCATTGTTTGGTGGTGGTTGTACAAATTCTACGATGTCCACATAACTCTTCATCTTAAACGATATTTAGACAAAAAGAAAGGGCATCCCGAATGAACGAGATGCCCAATGTCTTGCTTATCACTGTGTTCGTTAGTTGACAGTGATGGTTGATGTTGCTGGGACGATGAAGTCCTCAGGGAAGTGATTTGAAGAACCGTCTACGATAGAGCCGCCATTGAATAGGATCTGGTCTCCGGTAGAGAAGGTCTTTGCTACTGCCGAGTCGGTCGAAAGAGCCGTGTACTTGAATACCAAGGCTGTTGTTCCCGAACCTGAAGTGTAGATTGCAAAACGTGTTGCGTTTCCGATGTACAATTCGATATAAGGCGTACCGTTTGCTGTGCTGACGGTTGCATTTTCGCTTGCTGTAAGCGTCAATGTGATGTTGTTTCCAGTGATGTAAGCAGTGCCAGAGTTGAAACCACTCATAGCCGAGCTTGCCCATGCTGCAATCGAACCAGAATTGACCGTATCTTCCGAAGTGTCAGGTGCCGTAAAGAATGCTGGGAAGTTGACTGCCGAAGCATTTTGAATCGTGCCGCCTGCCAAGAAGATTTGTGAACCAATCGAGAATGCTCTTGGTGTAGCTACGTCGCCCGAACCCACTGTATAAGTGAAGACCAAGCTCGTTGTGCCTGTACCAGAAGCATAGGTAGCGTGCTGGACACTGCTTCCGATGTACAATTCGATATAAGGCGTACCGTTTGTCGTTACTACTGTTGCGTTGACATTCGCCGTCAAAGTGATCGTCACCGTGCCGGATGTCGTGTATGCAGGACCACCAGTTACCGCTGCTGCTGTGAAGCTAGGAACCAGCGGACTGTTGACAACAACTGCCGTGACAGTAGGTGCCGTAAAGGTCAAGACCAAAGCATTGCCCTGGAAGTCTGTCATCGTTCCACTGTTGAGAACAACTGGGGAAGTGATGGTAAATTCCGTTGCCGTGCAGAAGTCACTTGCTTGAACTTCGTACTGGAAGATCAAAGTAGTTGTACCGCTGCCATTTACATACGAAGCCGTTTCTGGGTTGCTATTGATTTCAAGCGTGATGTACGGAGAACCAGTTACGTAAACCGGGACGCTTGTCGTAAGAGTCAAGGTCACAATGTTGTTTGTAACGAAGGTTGTTCCGGTTTGGTAACCAGAGATTGCTGCTGCTGTGATTGTCGGTGCGACACCATTTACAGTGTATCCGGCTGCGGAAGGTGTTCCGTTGAAAGTTGGATTGGTCACTGCCGATGATGGCTCTGTGAATGCAACCGTAGGAGCACCAGTATAACCTGTTCCTGGGTTGGTCATCGTCACACTTGTTACTTTGCCGTGGCTGACTACTGCGGTGCCTGCTGCACCAGTTCCAGAGCCACCACTGAAGGCGACTGTAGGAACATTCCAGTATCCAGAGCCACCGTTTGTGATAGTGACCGATTCAACTGCGCCTGCGGTCGTTGCCGTTGCCGTTGCGCCACTACCTGCCAAACCACCAGTGAAGATCAAAGCGTCACCGTTTGTGTATCCAGTACCAGTTCCACTGAAAGTTACGCTGGTTACAACACCACCCGTCAAAACTGCTGTGAAGGTGACACCAGAACCACCGCTTGTCGTAGTGACTGAAGGGGCTGTAGTATAAAGTGTTCCACCATTTGTGATGGTTACGCCGGTTACATTGCCAGAACCTTCAGTTCCACCAAGTACCGAGATTGTTGCTGCTGCGCCACCGCCCTGAGGAGTGAACGAAACGGTTGGTGTGCCCGTATAGCCTACACCAGGGTTCGTGACAGTTACAGCAAGTACATCAGTCAATGTTGCCATTGTAGCCGTTGCTGTTGCGCCGCTTCCAGAACCACCAGTGAAACCAATGGTCGGAGCCGAAGTGTATCCGCTTCCTGGGGTGCCAACTGTGACTGATGCGACTACCTTGCCAATGACTGGAGCATAAACCGGCGAGCCAGCCTGACCCGTTACCGAGACAGTAGGTGCCGAAGTGTATCCAGAACCACCAGCAGTTATGGTGATCACTGTGACAACACCGCCTGCGATTGTTGCTGTTGCTGTTGCTCCAGTGCCGCCGCCACCAGTGATCGAAACTGCTACACCAGTGCCGTTTGTTCCGCCTGTACCACCGTTTGTGATCGTGATCGATTTGATTGAACCACTCGATGCAAGAACTGCTGTTGCGACTGAGCTAGATCCACCGCCACCTGTAAAGGTAACCGTGGGTGCGCTGGTGTATCCAGAACCACCTGCGGTAACTGCGATAGAACCAACACTTTGATCAAGAACTGCTACTGCTGTTGCTGGTGTCGTTGGAGTGCCGCCAGTAAAGCTAACTTTCGGTGCCGATGTATAACCAGAACCACCAGCGCTTACTGTTACGGAAGTTACTCCAGTTCCAATAACGGCTGTGCCTGCTGCCGAAGCTCCAAGAGCATCCTCAGTGGTATCGAAGACACCAGTGATGCTAGATGGGAAAATAATCTGTGCCGAGGTTGCGGTTTCGTTAGATGCAACTGTATATCCGAAGAGCCAACGATTCGTTCCAGGGCCGTTTGCAAGTGAACCGAGTTTTGCTACGATAGTTGCTCCCGTTCCAGTTCCGCCGCCGACTGTCGGAGCCGAAGTGTATCCAGAACCACCAGCAAGCAATGTGATGCCTGTGATTGCGCCGCTTGAAACTGTTGCTACAACTGCTTCTGCGCTCGAACCACCACCGCCAGTGAAGGTCAATTTATCACCGACCAAGTATCCAGAACCACCAGCACTGATCGTGAAACCAGTTACTTTGTCCTTGGTTTTTGCATCAAAATTGGTCGGATCAGTGAATTGGGTAAAGGTCCGAGAGTTACCGTTGATGTTGATTGCCATCGTCGGTGTGCCGCCAGTCTTTGTGACAGGCTCCAAGAAAATTGCTTCGACAACAATTACGTCGCCAGCAGCAAAGATTTTCTTGTGGACGATAGGATCTGCGCCCTGAGCTTTTGCGCCCAAGATTCGAGCATTGACAAGCTGTGTGCCTGCGCCTTCATTCTTATATGTGGACAGACCTGTGACACAGACGAGCAATTCACCAGTTACGGGATGTGCCCAACCTGCGTTCGTTGCTACAGCATCCGGGTACAGAACCGGAGGGGTTTGATTATTCCAAAGTGACATGTTTTTGTGTTCTCCCTATTTCAAATTAGTAAGGACGCCGTGGCGTGAAGGTTTTGTACTCGGGGTTGATGACGATTTCTTCCTTCTCACCTGACAATTGATCAGTCGGTGCGTCCTCATCCGGCACGTCCAGTGCTGTAAGGTTATCCTCTTTCAAGTTATCGGTATGAATGCAAGATCCTAAAACCGCTCCGCAGTCTTTGCAAGACTCAAGAACATCTTGTGTTTCGACGAGGGTTTGAGCAGCTTGAAGCAGCGATAGCGGCAGTGAATTGATCATATGGTTCTCTGAGCAAGTATTTAGACTTCGCCAGAAATACCGTATGTTGTTAAGCCGCTGTGAGTTTGTAGGAGGTTTGGTGATAATTGCCAGCGATGGCGAGTAGATCCTTGATTGGGAGATTTACACGATATGCTTCAATTGTCTGATGAGGATCACGATTCAAAATTGCAAGCCAACGATGATGACCATCTAAAATATAGAGATCTTTGGAGACAATAACCGCCTTTCGCATGGCGGCATCTGGCATCTTATCTGCAAGATGCTGAACCTTTTTCATGTCGATAGTATTCTGGACCGACCGAAGAAGTGCCACAGGAATATCTAAAAATTGTACTGTAATTCCTTGCTCTTCTAGCCAATCGACGAAGCCCATTTTGTGGTGATCGGCGATTTGTGGCATCTCTTCTCGGGGAATGTTCAGATTGTTTTGTGGAACGTAGATCCCCGGCCTGTCTGAAATAATGTCACCTGTATATTCACGAAGATTGTTTGCCGCCGCCCAGCCATCGATTAAAGGTCGCATCTGCTCTTCATTAAAGACCAAAAATGATGGTGGTGGCTTTAGATCATGATAGTCGTAATCGAGAGGAACATTGTACGAAAGACTGATGTGGGGAGTGAGTTTTGGATATCGACTCTTTGCACCCATGTTCATTGCTCGTTGCCATTGCTCTTCCAGAGCATCACTTTTGAATTTAATGACCAGAGCTTCGTTCATCATATCGAGTTTAAAAGTTGCTGGACTAATTTGCAGTGGCATCGGATCGGGTGTATAACCCAGGACATCGTTTTCAGAACAGACTACCGTAACATGCAGCTTATCCATTGGAATTGGATTAGGAATGCCATGTTCCTGCATCCATCCATAGAGGAATTCTGCACTTTGGGCGTTAAGATTACGAAAAGCGTAGAAACCGCTGGACGTATCTTCAGTCATGAATTGGGCAAAGGTCTTCATTTACGAGTCTGTTTCTATTTAGTGGAATGGACTAGATGTAATGTAAGAAGGTCGTGATGACGTAGCTATCGCCGGTCAGACAAGGCTCGACCGCATGAGGGTACATCCACATTGCCGGATAGACCACCAGTCTGCCCTTCTTTGGTTGGACTCTAATGTTGGGATGAGGAAAATAAACTTCGGCACCCTTTTCGACATCGTTCAGGAACCAGCACAGACCAAGGAATCGTCGAGCGCTGGCGTAGTTAGAAACATCGACATGATATTGAAATCGATCATCGGTCTCATTACGAAACTTCTGGACACGAAATGTCTCACAACCAATTTCTTTCGGAAAAGTTCGAGTCGGAATTTCAGACTGATACTTCAATGCCGCCAGTTCGGTCAGCTTCATCAAGACAGCCTGAATGTCCAGAAAGTCCTTGTGATCTTTGGTAATTGACAATTCCAAATAGGAACGCACCGGCTTCTCGTTGCCTTCTTGTTGGTCTAACTCAATCTTCTTGTCTGGAGACGCTTCAAAACGACGAACAAGCTCATCAGCGATGTCCGGTGGAATTGCACTCTCGTAAATTTTGATGTAGTCGGTGATGAACATTATTTTCCCAATTTCCTGTAGTATTTTTCGTAAATTTCTTGTCTTTGAGCGTCGATTAGAATTTGGTCGTCACGCAGTGTCTCCAAATCATGAAAATGCTTGAAACATGACGGCTCACAAAATTCTATGATCACTGCACCACCGACCAAAGGAATTTCCCTTTTGCTTTCCAAATAAAAAGACAAGTCATCTGTCATAGGATGATTCTTGAAATCTTCGGAGGATCGGGGAACCACATCAATGATGTCCCCGATGCCAAACCGAAGAGGATGTTCGTTTCCCTTCGGATCACGATACTTAGTCGTACATGGTGCTTGAAATTGATACTTCATAGTTTGATGTTATGTTTCTTTCCGGCAGCGAAGGCACTAGGAGTGGCCGTCTTTGGGCTGTACGGCGCAGCAGGAGCTATCGTTGCGTTTCTACGACGCTCTGCATCCTCTTCAGACTCTCGGAACTTTCTGTCGTTCGCTGGTAGATCGATGTCAAACGTCGGTTCGGTCACACCTTCATCTACGACCGTCCACGGAGCATCACTTTCATCTACACCGATGTCCAGTTCTTTTCTCGGCGGCATTTTCGGTTTCGGAGCACCACCAGTCGGATCGTCATCAGATAAATCCTGCGCCGCATCGCTGACATTATAGAGTTTCTGTTTGCTCTTGTCTACGCCGACGACAAACTTATTCATAATCTTGCCGGTTTCTTTGTTTCTGAAGTTGACATCGCCGTAACGATTCTTCAAAATTTTCACGAGCAACTGATTCATGTTCTTAAGTTCGTCACTGTTAACCAAAGCAAACATGAAGTCAGCCGTTGCCGGGAGACCAAACGATTCAGACGTGTTGGTCAAGTCTGGGTCCTGATTGTTGAAGCCAGCACGGTTCATCTGTGTTGCACTCCAGATCGGGACATTGAATTCGACAGCGAGACCACGCAATTCTTCTGCGATCCCTTTGACCATTTCGTACATGCCGCTGCTGGCCTTGACTCTGCTTGATGCACAGATGTTCAGATAATCGATCATGATGGCATCTGGCTTGAAAGACTTCTTCAGCCAAAGCTCATTCAACAAATGCCGGAAGTGACCTACGTGCGCCTGGGCTGTCGGATATTCCTTGATGATCAGATGGCCTTTGGTCTGACTGTTAATGCGTTCGATCTTTTTATGAAACGATTCCTTGCTGATGAAACTTAATTCATCGACCGGAATGTCCAGTAAATTGGCATCGATACGCTCTGCGACACGCTCTTCCGCCATTTCCAATGTGATGTAAAGGACGTTCTTGCCCTTCATCAAATAATTAGCCGACAGATCGCACATGAACAGCGACTTGCCGACGTTGGTTCCGGCGAGACAAATGTTCAATGTCTTATTCGGAATTCCATTCTTAGTGATCATGTTGAAATAATCAAGATGGAATGGTATGCGACTATCGACCTTCTTGTAAAAGTCATGTCGAGCGCCAGCGTCTTCGTACCAATCATGGCCTACATGAGGATCAAATGATTTGGCAAGAGCATCCTGGAGTAACTTCGGGATCATGCCTCTGTCTACGTGTTTGTTCTTGCCATCTAGAATGTTGATAACTTCGAGAACAGCATTGTGAATGGCCTTTTCTTGGCACCAGGATTCGGTACGCTCGACCAACCAGTCTACATGAGGCTTCTCTTCTTTTTCGGCATCAAGAATACTGAGATAACTATCAACTTCTTCGATGGTGTCGGTCTCAGCGCCGGATGTGTTCAGGTCGATGATCAACGATTCCTTAGTCGGTGGAACGTTGTACGTATCGATGTAATTTTTGAGCTTGGAAAAAATAAGTCGTTCAGTCTTGTCGAGAAAATATTCGTCTTCCAAGAAAGGAAGTACCCGGCGCACATACAAATCGTCGTAGATGAGTGAGCGGAGGATGACTGATTCGATTCTATCCATTTAGTTTGAACCTTCTGACATGTTTTGGCTGGAACGAAGAAATTGGAACGAAGACTAATAACTTCGGCCTGTTTTTCTGCCAGCCGGTTCGACGCTTATCTTGGGTACATTTGATTTGCACTCCCGGATAAGACTCACTTTCAAAAGTCCACTGCCGGAATTCTCTGAACAATTCAAAATTTGGTTCCCAATCAACCTTGTTTCCAACTCGATGAAGTGTTGTGACCCATTCACTCAATCGTCTGTCAATCTGCTTACGGTTTTCTGATTCTTCCCATTCAGCCAAGACAGTTTTAATGATATCTTTGTGAGCAGCGCCGCTTACTAAGACCATTTCTTCCTTGATGCGGCAGGTGTACCATTTGTAAGCACTGAATTCATCACGGCCTATTTTGGTATCAGGATGTCCCAAACCACAATAAGGTTCGTAGACATCGGATAGGAGATCGACATAAATGTTTGCCTTGTCTGGATTCCTATCTCTGCCCTTGATTTGAATGGCCTCTCGTGTGCCATTTTTCAAAACCAAAAAACAGTCGATCTTCTCGTTTATATCTTCCGATTTGGTTGCGGATTCAATCACAAAACCGTTAGCTCTGAGTGTTCGTATCTGCTGTGCTTCATCGGTCTGTCCAATTTCAATAGACTGGTCATTCGTTAATTTTGCTTGTTCCATTCTTTCTCTTGAGGGAGGCTCCTAAAAGAACCTCCCGACTTACATCAACTATTTCTTTCCTTTCTTTTTTGGCTGCTCTTCGACTTCGGCATCGCCAGCTTCGTCCACTGCTTCAAAGGCTTCCTGCATTGCTGCGACGGCTGCATCGATATCGATCTCACCGTCTGCCTCGTCTTCATCACTAATCGGACGATCCTGACCTTCACCGAATTGGAACGTCTTGGCACACTGCTCTTCAAACGCCGCAAAGTTAATGTCGGTGTCGAAGTACATGGATGGGTTCGCTTCGATTTCCTTTCGGTCGGCAATCTGACCATCAGGGAACTTGTAGCTATTCGCCTTGATTCCATTCTTTTTGCCAGACTTGTCGTTTTTCTCTGCGACACCTGTTCCCTTAATGAGGATTCCGGTCTCAAGGCCAAATTCAAACAGGCCCCAATATTTGTCTAGACCGGCTGCGTGCGTCAGGAGTAGGTCTGCTTTCAATCCTGGAGGAGTGAAACGGCTCTTGTCGAGGGTTGCCGTCAGAATCGATCCAATCACGTCCTTGTCTGCATCACGCAATTTCTTCTTGGTCAAATAAATGATCGTCGAAGCTGCGTACCGAAGACCGCCGCCGCCACTCATCGTAGTTGCAGCGCCATACGGATTCATCGTCTGATAGGTGTGATTGGTGATGAGCAACGGAACATTCGCCTCGCCCAACTTGATCGTCAACACACGGAACAAACCACGAATCAAAGATGTACGAGTCATATCCCTGACATCTTCGCCCTTCTTGTTCAAGGCACCCTTCGCTGTATCATGAAGTTCCTTGAGGGTCGAAAGGTTTCCAAGCGAATCCAGCACCATGAACATCGGCTGGCGCTTTTCGACCGGCTGTTCCAGGTAACCATCAATGATGTTGATCATCAGTTGACGGAATTCCTGAATAGTCTTGACGAACTTTACGTGGACACGGCTTGTATCGATGCCACGCTTTTTCATCACAGCTTCAGTCTTCGACGGATCATCTTCTGAATCGAAAATGAAAACGTGGCCGGTGGGTTGTTCGTCCAAGAAGTGTTTGATGCACTGCAAGGCGATGAATGTCTTTCCGGTTGCTTCCTCGCCTGCCAGAGCGGTGATCTTATTGCCTGCCAGACCACCATTCATCGAGCTTGAGACCAGTGCATTCAACATCAACGATCCAGTGCTGAAAAAGGTCGTTTTGTGAATGTCATTGACTTCTGTAGCGACCGGAATATCCAGTCCTACTTTCTTGAGTAAGTCGTCAAAAAAACTACCTTCTGATTTTTTTGCTCCTTTCTTATCTTTCTTTGCCATTAGTTATTTCCTGCCCTGAAACGGGCGTCGTAAATCATTACACCACGGAACCGGAATCTGTCAATCGGTGCTTAAGTATCTGCACCTGGGTCTTTAGATCGGCCAGTTGTTGATCGAATTTTGGATCTTCAATATCACCAGCTTTTGACTTAACTCGTTCCATATCGTACAAAGCGAGTTCCAGTTCGGCAAGTTCAATTTTCTGGTCAAAATCCGACTCACTTTCTTCGTCAGATTCGTCACGGCATGTTTCTTCGTACTGTGCCCGATCAGCTTTTTCGTCGTTGGTCTCTTCTTCGTCGTCATCCCAAATAAACAGAGCATCCAGATTGGCCCGTCGTTGAGTGTCCCATTTGATTGCATTGAGAATCAATTTGAGAGGCTCGATGAAACTTTTTTCCCACTGTGTATCCCAATCAATAAATTCCGCCATGTTAAACTCTACCGGAAATTTCGTAAGGAAAGCCATTGCATTGACACCGAGTGGATTGGGTTCTTTCAGATAGAAGAACTTCATCTTTTCGCCATCTTTGATCTTGGGATACTTATTTGACATTCCCTTGAGATCGAGCATGTGATTGTACATCAGAGCACCCTTGGTATGGAACGGCGTACCCTTGATATAGATCGTCTCGTGATGACCGTACTTAGCAAGGCCATTCACGCTGCGGGGAAAGCTCACATTTTCAATTGGCTGTGCCTTGAATTTTGCTTCGGTGTCGGCAACGAACTTGAACAGAGTTTCCTGGTCTTGTTCCATCACAATAGTTACAGCTTCTTTCATTGCATCCCGGCAGAACTTAGGAACCGATGACTTGGCGATCTCTACACCCATGTACTTGAGTTCGGCCTTTTCTTTACGAATGCCTTCCTTGTCCCGCACATTGATAAGGTAACGTTTCTTGGCCGTCCAGATACCTTTGTCACCGATGACTTCACGGTTCATCAGCAAGTATTCGCCGACACCGTTCAAATATCGTTCAGTCAGATATCGGAACAGACGATTGATTTGCGGCTGGATTGCATCCTTACAAATACGATCTACGAAGCCAACCTTTTCCATCGTCGTACCATGAGGATGATGCTTGTTGACGACGGTTTCTAATGTGACATAGATGGAGTCCGTGTCACTATAGACAATGAATTGTTTGTTCTCAGTCTTCATCATCTTGTTCAGGTAGGCGTTGATACCACGAGCGATGTACTGAATGATGAACTGTCCTGTCGTCGTTACCGCTTCGGCATTGGCTACGTCGAAAAAGCGGAAGTATTGGTTGCCCATAGCGCCGTACAAACTGTTGAGCATGATCTTTGTAGCGTGCTGCTTGAGATCGTAAATGGAAGCGATGTCTTCAAGCTCTGCTTTTCTGGTGGAATCAGTGCAAGTTGAAAGTTCAAGTTTTGCAGCCTTCAACTTCTTTTTATATTCCAGCCGGTTGTCAAACAACTCTTCGATCATTACCGAATAGAATGACTTTGGATCACGACGATAGAAGACACCATTTGCGCCGACCGAGACATCCTGCTCCCGCAAGTGTTCCATCAACTCTTCAGTCATGCCGTCGATGATTGCATCAGGATTTACTACCCGGCTTCCATCGGTGAGTGTCTGCATCAAATTTTCGCCGATGTACTTTTGATACTGTTTCATCATCGGCGTCAGGTCTTTGTACGAGAGCTTTGTTTCCATACCCATGTTAAGGGTACGCATGATCATCGGATACAGAGATTGAACGTCGAACGAAGCGATCCAGTGATACATGCCAGGAATTGGCTGCATGACAAATGCGCCTGCGAATTGAGTGTCTTTTGCGGTGTCTGTCCTCTGCGGAACGACAATTCTTTCCTTCAGAAGGTGGTTGCAAATATTGGTGTCCCACATGCGGACTTGGGAGAGGACATCGACGAAGTTAATTTTGGCATGATAAGCCACTACGACCTGTAGTTCTATCAACTTACGTTTTATCTCGATCCGGTCAACCAAGCGGACATCATGAATGTTATATTCGATGAATTTCTTGAAGTTTCGCTCGTACAAATCTTGGAGATCGTTGTACTCGCCGTAGTCTACTTTACGTTCACCAAGTTCAACTTCTGCGATGTAATCGAGCCGGTAAGATTCACGAGGCTCCAGAACATTCTTTCGGTAAATGAGCAAGTAGTCAAGGATGCTCAGACCAGCGACATCATAGACCACTTCGGGGTTGCCAAAAATGTTGACTGTGTTTTCTTTGATCATGCCCCACGGAGACAGACGATTTGCGTCATCGGTTGACATGATGCGGGAGATTCGATTGACGAGATAAGGAATATCGTACAGCCTGATGTTCCAGCCGGTCACAATGTCCGGTTCGATTCTTTCCCACAGATCGAGGAATTTGTAAAACAGATCCATTTCGTCTTCGCACTGGTGATAGGCGATGATGGTATCCTGATGTTCAAAATTGTATTGCTTGTCATCGAAAGGTTGGCAGGCAAAGACGTGATAGATGCCGTCGCCAGAACTTTTCATGGTGATGGCAGTGACTTCGTTGGCGGCGTCCCGAGCTTCAGAGTATCCATCGGCTGTCTTTGCGACTTCGATGTCAAGGTTGCATATGACCATCTCACTTATTTTGTAATTGAGTAGGCCGGGATATTCTTCGTTAATGAAGGTGTATTCGTAGGCTGTATTTCCGAAGATTTGGAAATTACCTACATCTTTATATTTCTGGAGGAACTGGTAACAGTCGCCCATCGTACCTGGATTGAGAGGTTCGACAGGAGTACCGTCTGGTGAATGAAGAGCAGCTTTTCCCTTGGTCGGGACGTACAAAGTAGGTTTGTATTCTGTCTTAAAATTGCGTCTTTTTCCGTCTCTAATTTCTCTGACAAAAAGTCGGTTGCCAGTCCTGTAGACGTTCGTATAATACTTGTTCATAGGGTTTTTCATCGACCACGAAATTGCTGTGGCAAAACAAATTTAGCACCCTTTGAAATTTCGTCAACAGTAGACAGATTCTAAAGACATGGTAGGATGAAGCAATGAAAGTCTACTGTGACATGGACCAAGTTCTTGTCAATTTTCTTGGCGGCGCACGCAGGGCACTTGGCCGAGAATTCAACGATCCATGTCTCGGAACCGACAAAGAAAAATGGGCACTAATTCAGGCAATCACTGGATTTTGGATAAATTTAGAATGGATGCCGGGTGCTATGCAACTGTGGGAACGAATCAAAATATACAATCCATACATTCTTTCAGCATCCCCACACCCAGATGATGCACCTTCTTGCCCGGAAGAGAAACGAATATGGTGCTTTCAGGAATTAGGAATTGCAGATGAGTACATTCACATCGTGTGTCGTAGTGAGAAGAAAGATTTTGCTGTGATTGATGGAGTTGTGAATTTATTAATCGACGACCATCCTCGTAACGTTGCCGAATGGCGTGAGGCCGGTGGAATAGCAATTCATCACACTACGATTCCAGAGACACTAGACGAATTGAACAATTTCGACCTTTCAAATCTCTATTCATGGATGGCTCAACAATGATTGCACAATTCTGCGGAACTTTTGTTGCGATTTTGATTATCGGTGGATATGTCGGTTGGATGACATGGCTGATTTTTCCATCTATAAACCGAATCTCCAAGGCGGTCACTAAATACATTTATGGCGACCGAATTATCCTTACTGATCCCGGAGTTTCGCAAGAAACTGATTGAAGCAATTGAAGCGACGAAAAAGCATCGTTTCTTGCTTGAACCTCTCGTTACACTTGTCTCTCCCCTCGAACAAGCAGCCATGTGGAGACAAGGCCGCAGTGCAACAGATGCAGAATTGAAAGTCATGGCACTGACACATGCTGGTGCGCCGTACTTAGCCGACTGCATGGCAAAAGGGAAACCTAAAGAAACAAATCTCATGACCGACGATCTTCCTGGTTGCTCCTGGCACAACTGGGGTGAGGCAGCTACGGTCGTCTGGGTAGATGGCAATCGCAAGCTGAATTATTCACCCAATTTTAAAGAACGTCCTACCAACCAAAACGGCTATCAATTGTTCGCCGAAGAGTGTGCCAAAGTTGGTCTTCACATGGGACATTTCAATCGTCCTCAATTCAGAGCAGCAAAGGAACCGACAGATTTATTTGATCTTCCTACCATTGACAAAGAGATGTTCAAACGGTTCGGAAGATGAAAAAATTTTCTCTGGCAAGCGGAATTCTTCCAATTGCCGCAAACACCAAAAATTTATGTCTTTCCTGGAGAGCACCCGGCATCCGTCAAGGCGATGTCTGGGGCATCGTCGGTGGAATGGTCGAGGATGGCTCTTCCGTGGCCTCTAGCGCTCTCCGAGAGATGGGTGAGGAGGTTGGCTACTACGGCCCCATTGAACTTCACCAAGCGCACATAAGCAGCAGAAAGGGTTTCCAATATCACAGTTTCATCGGAATCGTTCCTGAGGAGTTTGAATTCAAGGCAGAGCCAGAATATCTATTTGAGACTAGCTTCATTGCTTGGTTGCCGTACAGCATAGTTATTCAGATTGCAATGGAAAAACCACACCAATTTCATCCTGGATTGCTAGAGTTGTTACGAGAATCTGATGCCTTGATACGGAGATTCGTCCAATGAAAAAACGAACTCACTATAGGGCGGTCTTCATCTCGGATCTTCATCTTGGTTTTGGGGGAGCACAGGCTAAGTCGGTCCTTTCTTTTTTGAAATCGATTGAATGTGAGACATTGTACCTCGTAGGCGATATCATCGATTTTTGGGAAATGAAAAAGGGCATTCAGTGGGACCTAGCGTCGAGCGAAGTTCTGCGCCGCCTGTTGAAGATGGTCAAAAGTGGAACCAAGATCGTTTATCTTCCTGGCAACCACGACGATCAAATTCGTAACTTCATTCCATTTGGCCTCGGATCAAACATTGAATTTGTAGATACGACGAAGCATGTGACTTCTTCAGGACTGCAATTTTCAATCTTGCATGGCGACCAATATGATGTAGTGGTCGGCAACATGAAATGGCTGGCAGTTCTTGGTCATCATCTTTACGACTTATTGTTAAAGTCGAACGGAATTTTGCATTTCATCCGAACAAGACTTGGCTATCATGAATATTGGTCGTTGGCTGGTTATCTCAAATCGAAAGCAAAGAAGGCAGTCTCATTTGTTCAAGATTTTGAAAAGGCAGTCTTGATGCACGCTGGAAACGAAGGTAGCTGTGGAGTCATCTGCGGCCACATTCATACACCCAAAATTTATATCGCAGAAAATGGTCTGATCTATGCCAACTGTGGAGATTGGGTCGAATCACTGACCGCAGTCGTAGAGAATGATCAAGGAAATTTGGAATTGATTCGCTGGCACGATCTCAAACAAGATGGAATTGAAGAGATGGCGTTGGTAGATTGTCCAATTCTCGAAGTCCCTTGGTCATTCGATCCGGCTCTGAGAGAATCTTTGCCTTCTGAGCACAATAAATAATTTGGTAGTCACTACAGTTGCCGACAAGGTTCGTTGCAATGACTCGGATGCCAGTGATGTACACCGATCTGGAATATATCATATTGGCATTTTACCCCAAGCCATCTTTTCACGCAAGACCTGAAAATAAGAACCATCGGGATCGACTGTCGCAATTTTGGCCGAATTGTACTTCACTGAGATCGCCGTCATGTCCAACGCTCGCTCGATCTGGCCGTCAATGGTCATGAATAAGCCAAGCTCCATCGGTTTCACACGAAGACTCAGATACGAAGGCAGAACGATGGGCCGGTACGTTAATCCCTGCGGACAAATCGGTGTCACTACGAACGACTGGCAACTTGGGTGAATGATCGGGCCACCTGCTGAGATGTTGTACGCCGTCGATCCTGTGGGCGTAGCGACGATCAGACCATCTGCCCGGTACTCAGACACCAAATCCTCGACGCCTTCGCTATTGACGACGTAGACGCCCAGGCGAATGAGTTTGGAATGGGCGCTAGACTTGATGACGACATCATTCAAAGCGTTGAGTGGCTCATCCATGTTCGACTCTTGCATTACGTCGAGCATGTGTCGTTCTGTCGTTGTGAACTTGCCGTCGTATGCCGCCTGAATTTTCTCTTTGAAAAGTTCTTTGGTCGAAGTGAGAAAACCCATATGGCCGGTGTTGACAATCAGCATCGGACTTTTAATTCCGGCTCGTGCGGCTCCGAGAACTGTGCCGTCGCCTCCGAGAACAATACTGATAACGGCTTCTTCGTAATTGAAAGTCTGTTCTGCACCGATCTCTTTCAGGAATTTAACGATCTCCTGATAGACTGGATCACGAGCAATGCCGAGTAAGTTCGAGAAGATGAAAAATTTCACTGAATCTCCTGTTGTAATGCGTGTTTCCACTGTTGGTCAGCGGCTTCCCATTTCAGTTCGTCGTAAATCAAGAAGCCATAGAGTAACATAGAAAAAACAATTCCTAAAACGATCATACCGTTCAAAAATAACATGATCCATTTCATAGGTCACTCTACCGAAAATTGTAACGGCCACAGAAAGACAACCATTGCAAATACCAGCGGTCCCCCTGCCAATCTCTTGATGTCATCCCAGGCAGGAAGTGCTATGGAAATACCAACCGAAAGATAAATCCCAAAAATCCAGAGCAAGAAAATCACAATCATACGGTGCGCCAGCAAAACTTGTCGTAATTTTCGACGCCGAGTCGCTGAAGTTCCTTTCGGATCTGACGTTCTCGTTGACGTTGAACATTGAAGTCGCTGGGAGACGCCGACAATGTAATATTACCAAATTTCTGGGTGCGACGGGCGCAAATCTTGACCCGAGTGTGCCGGTTATGAATGTGATTGATGACCTGGACATTGACGACATCCAAGGCTTTTGAAAGAGAACTAACCAGACGATCCGGGGTCATTTGCTCTTCGCTTTCTTGTTACACTCAGGACAAGGAATGCTGCCGATGTCACGATTCTGAGGTCCTGTGCCGGGTCCGACAACGCCGAGAATGTACTTGTTTCCGCCGCAGCGAGGGCAACGTTTCTTGACCGAGAAAATCAGTACATCGGGAGTTTTGCCAAATCGAAACTCATCGTATCCCTTTGCTGCTGCTTTCATGCCAGCCTTCACCAGCGCTGCCGCAACGTTTGTACTGTCACGGTACTCGATCTTGATTCTCATCGTGTCCCCCAGGCCGGATTCTTCAAGGTCGGATCGAAAACCAAAAGTGCCTTCCAACCGCACGATTCACAGGCGTATGCAGTACGGACACCGGAATCGATAAGCACAACCACATCACCGACACTAAGAGAATGTGCTTTATAATCAGCCGGTTGGTCGATGTTAAACTTCTCGAAAAGGCGCTCAAGTGCAGCATCGTGAGCATCAGGATTGGAAGCGATCAGATTGGAATAAGCCAGCTTCATGTGAGCGCCGGGACGATACCCGTCAAACCCAAAATATTCCCTGGCCGGATCGTTCGTCTCGTTGGTCCAGATTTCGTATCTCATAGATGTATCTTAACATTGGAACGACGCCAATGTCAAGTAGCTACATCAACTTTTTTGGGTCCATTTTCGGGCACTGAGATTGAGTTTCAGGACGTGGGGTAACTTCTTCCAGGACTCGCTGGCATAGCAACGAGGTTGACCGATGACCGCCAACATTTCAAGACGAATCTGCTGATCCATTCCGCCTTGCTTCCATTTTTCTTCCGCCGTAATCGATACGGTCTTTTGCATCTCCATAACAGGAATCATAGCTCAACTTTACTACATCTATTTTTCAATGTCAATAGATGTGTCAATATCCTTCGTCGGCTTCGTCCTCCTCATCATCTTCATAGGGACCAAAGAAACGTTCGGATTCTGAGTTGTCGTTGGGATCTTCTAGCAATTTTTGAGAGTCGTCAGCGAATGGTGGTTCAAGAAAATCGGCGCACTCCATCAGACGAAATGCAAATGTTCGAGCGCCTGCCGGGTTCAGGGTGAGCATCTGATTTAGGTCCAGGAAATGAATGGCGACTTCACGTTGATCGTTGCCCCAATCAATGACCTTGACCTCGATTCCACTTTTCTGTTCTGACACATGAACTATGTATCGCTACGCTGCCTTTGGAAAAATGATGTTATTGAGCAGGTAACAGGTCGTGTTAAGCGGTTGAAACCTGGATTTTTGTCTCTTCTGAAAACGATGAAATGTTTTTTCTGAAAACATAGTGACAACAGCCAAATGCGACCCATTCCACTTTCCGATTACAATGCCGCCTTTTAGACGTAACAGTTCTAGATTTAGATCGTGATAGGTGTCCTGCATCGTCAGCAGGCGCACGTAAGATCCAATGGTTGGGAAAGTAAAATCATCTGGCATCCGTTCACGCATTCGCAAGACGGCATGTTCAGTCATGATTACGTTCAAAGCAGGTGTGCCTTTAGGTTGCAACTTTGGTTTCATGACTTAGCCCATTTTTTACTACCGATCTCATTTTCCAATTATGCGTCGTCTGGACGTGACCTTTGCGGACCCATTTTGCAATCGATTTTCGGAAAGAACCATAAGCAAAGGCATCAGTCACACGAACGGTATAACCTTCCTGCTTTTTAGTATCAATGCTATCCGAAAAAGACTTTACCAGACGTTCATCCCAAATTCCTCGATAGATCACCGGAACCATTTGCAGGCCGAGCACTGCTGCATACTCTACTGTATCATCCCACGACTGGCAGATGTTATTTTGATCCCAAATTGAAAAAACTAAGAAATAAGAAAGAAGGTTTTGATATCCTACAGAATGAAGCGCATACAAATTTTCACCACAGATGCGCCAGCCCTCAGGAATGTTCCAACAGATTTCGGCATGAAGTTTTTTCACCCATCCCCGACTTTCATGATGCTCTTCTTCAAGAGACCGAGCGTGCATGTAGTCACGATAGAGCGTCGTATTCTCGCCGTCCATCTTCTCAGTAACGACAACTTCACGACCTTCAAATATTTTGGTCGAGGGCAACATTCGATCATCGTCAGTCAGACCGGGTGACCAAGGAAGATGATATGTCCGAGGATATTTAACATATGCTCGAAATTGATCAAGGACGCCGCCAGCTTTTAGAACCTTCTGGACCGATTCGTCGTTGAACAGTTCGCCTTTGGTGCGACTGCCGTCCGGGTTGAGAATATTGCCCCATTTATCGTAATTATAGTCGTTGTACAGATGGTCAGGAATGATTACTCGTTTGATGTTTGCGGCAGTGCGGATCTGGTCACAAGTAAGAACTGTTTCCTCCGCACGCATGTGATGAGCAAGACCCTCATCGCAGAGCGTAGCGCCATTGTCCAGATAATAGCCACCATCATCCCATAGGCGTCTTTCGATGATGTGGTGAGCGTCTAAACGCACGCCAGAGGCACCACAGATTACACACTTGTACCCGTCACGCAGAAACACCCCATTACGAAATGAATCCCGATCCAGAAGACCCGTTTTGTCGTTTTCGACGGACATACGAGTATCATAGCACAGTGTTCAAATATGGCAATCGTAAAACAATGCCCTATGGTCTCGATATTTGTCTAGTGTTTCGTTATAGCAGGCTTCCCATTCTCTAGGATCTTTTTCTTCGGCGACAACAGCGAAACAAAGCAATTTACCAGCTTCGAGCCACTGTCCGTCAGGAGTAATGATCGCAAAGGTGCGGAACGGTTGATCGTCTTCACCTTTGGCTTCTAGAAATTTGGAAACAGGTTCACCTTGAAAAACCGCAAGCAGGTCCCACCAACGACCACCAAGTTCGTACCAATCCCATTTTGACCGAGGATTGTACGTTGTCGTCTCGATGCCGGTGCCTTTGCATTCATCGCAAGTCGGATCTGCTGCATCACGATCAGGCCGAGCAGCAAGCAATTCCTTTTCTCGAAGTTCAAAAGGTTTGTCAAATCGCTCGTCCCATAACCTATCTACTTCTTCAGAAAATCCATAATTTCCGGCCTTTTTGGATTCTTCGATCAGATTGCAGACATCTTCTCGGGCCAAGAATTCATCTCTGGCCTTTTCAATGGGCATTTCGAGGGTGACAGCTTCTCGAACTGATTTCCTAGCATTGATGCCGACACACCAACACTGAGTCTGGTAAGGTTCTACTTCGGTGTGTTCACAGTATGGAGCAAGCAGAGCTTCGGCTTCCTGCTCCGTACCGTTGGGAGTAATAACGAGTACGGTAAAATGGCTCATAAATTAAAAGTCTTCAGATTCTTCTTCGGCTACATCTTCTAAAATTGAAACTACTTCTTCCTGGCATTCATCCCAACATTCTGGGTCCAATCCCAACTCTCGAAGCAATTCATCAGGAACATGAATCATCATACGAAAAGGCCACTCACCGAATCGTTATTATGGACAGCTTGGATTGCCTTGGCGAACAACGGAGCAACTGAGAGAACCTTCAGCTTCTTCGTGGTTCTAATTGCGTCACCCTGATTGTTGCGTAAGATGCGACCCAGGTTTTCTTCTTGTGGAATTGTGTCCGTCACCGTGACAGTTCGGATGACCGAATTTTCAATTTTGTCGAGGGCAGAGATGTCTTCTTTTTTGTCGTAGGAAAGGATACCATGAGTTGCTATTGCATCGACACTGCGAGCGCCACCCATATTCATTAGAGCTTTTGCACCCTTGACCAACGTGCCTGCCGTGTCGATCATGTCATCAATCATGAGACAATTTCGACCTTTGACATCGCCAATGATGTTCATAACTTCGGCAACATTGGCAGCTTCACGAAACTTATCCAAGATCGCCAGCGGCAGGCCGAGCTTCATTGCCAACATCCGTGCTCTCGTCGTACCACCAGCATCCGGTGAGACGATGGTCAAATTACTCAGTTCAAAATTTTGTTTGATGTAGTCGATGAAGACTGGTAGAGCATACAAGTGATCAACAGGAATGTCAAAGAATCCTTGGATTGGTGCGCTATGCAAATCCATCGTTAGTACACGCTTGATGCGTTGCGAACCAAGCATGGATGCCACCACTTTGGCCGACAGTGGCGTTCTGGGGCGATCCTTGCGATCCTGACGGGCATAACCGAAGTATGGCAGCACCACCTGGACTCGCTTCGCTGATGCCAACTTTGCAGCATTGATCATCAGCATCAATTCCATCAAATTGTCGTTCACCGGAGCACAGGTCGGCTGGACAATGAAGACATCAGAACCACGAATGTTGTCCGTGTATTGCATCCAGATTTCTCCATCTGCAAATTGTTTGATCTCTCGCTGACCGTTCTTGTGCTCCATCGCAATGCAGATGTCATTCGTCAATTTGGGGTTTGCACGCCCACCAAAAATCTGTAGTCCGTTAGGCATGTTAGATCTCGTCGATGAATTTTTCTAGTTCTGCCTCTGTTGGCACCTTCCAGTTTAAAATCTTCCCACTGTCAATGTCAATAGCAAGATTGACATAATCGCCGCCTTTGTTGGGCATCAGAGAAGGCACATAACCCTCTCCATTTTTCAATACGTTACCGTTGACAGACAATGCGTAGCTGCACATGTCCGAACATTTGGCATCGATGATTAGAAGTCGTAATGGCATCACTTTTCCTTGAGATGAATTTCGGTTGTTGCTTCGTAGACTTGAACGTGAATTCCCCGGACTGTTCTGTATTGACCTTTGCTACGGAGACGAGCCTTCAATTCTGTCTCAAATTCCGTTTTGTCGGTAAAGGCTTCATAAGTGATGTACCGTTCCGTGCTCTCGGGATAACCGTGGCCGGGATGCGTTCGGGAGCGTTCGTCACCAGGGATCGTGAACGATGATCCTTCGATAATAGCCCAATGTTCGCCGGGAGGCAATTCATCGGCACTGTGTACGTACTTGCTGCGAGTCATCAGGCACATCCTTTCCGCTTATGGTATTCTTCGTGAGTTTCACCGTTCAGACCAAACAAAATGAATGTACATGGTTCCCATCGACATAAGTTGGTCGTCTGTGGAGGCTCTGAGTGTTTGTACGTCGGATGCTCCGTTTCGTTGACAACAGAATCCAACAACGATGAGTTTTCTTCTGTACTCATATGTGACAATCCACAATTGTCAACAGCGTATCGTCGGGCAATGCGTTTAGAGCTTCGTGAAAGCGATCTACCCAAACTTTGTATTCGTCTTTCTCGTCGAGGGAGACGCCGAACCAACCCATGCGTCCACGAGCAATCCACTGGTCACCGATGACAAGGGCGTAAGTCATGATAGATTGTTTTGCGCTGAGGTCGATGTACTCTTGACGAGTCATCATGAAATCTTCCAAATCCCACCAGCGAACATCGTCGTCTTTGTGATTACGAAGCGCCTGAACCATCGGTTGGGCACCGTATTCGTCTCGGGCCACACTGTAGTTGTATGTAGGTTCACCCTTGGCATCGACGCCGGTCTTGTGTTTTTCCAACATCAAGGGCCATGTAAGCGCCAACGGAAGAGCTTTGGTGATCGACGTAAACAGATCGTACTTCTGTGCTGCTCGTGTCGCTGATTCAAATTTCATTCCGTCGAAATCAATGTCACCTTTACGTGCGATGTCGGCTCGATTTGAAGCAGGTGGTTTATAGTTTTCGCTGATTGACTGCAAGCCGGGTTCACCGATGATGCCAATTTTGTTTTCCTTCAGCTTGAAGAAACCGTTCCAGCGTCCACCGATTTGATAGCCGTCCCACTTCTTGTTGGGATTGGTGCGGTCAATGACTTTAATGACCTCACCATCTTCATTTACGACCGCATAGCCGTACTTGTGTTGCCGCTTCAAATTTGGTTCCCGGCCTTCAGGCACCGTCTTGCGCCCGTACCAATACTCGATAAATTCGGCGAACGTCATCACTTCAGAACAAGGCACTTCGACTTCTTCGTAGCCTTCGGGAACGATGATGATCTTTGCACGATAACCTAACCCATCACCCCAATCTTTTGAATAATAACTGAGGCCATTGCTCAAGGAGCCGCTGCCACCAAAGCGTCCAATTTGAGCCAATTCTTCTGGTGTAGGTTCACGGACGAACATCTTTTTGTATTCGCCTTCTTTCGTAAACTTCTTGACCAACTTACCAGAAGCCAGATGACGAACAACCGTTTCTTTGTGGTCGGCGTATTCTTGTCGAGCTTCTTCGGTCTGGTCGATGTCTTGGACGTACTGATTATCTTCCCCAGTACATTCAAATTCATGGTAGGGTGCGAGAAGGACATCGACATCTTCTCCCGCAACCATTACAGTAAAATGGCTCATTGGTTTTCCTTAAGCTGCTTTGGATTTCGGCATCCACTCATCCGCACGAGCACGAGCCGTTTCAAATTTGTCATGGACGGCGAGGTAACCGTTGCGAGAAATCATCCGCATCAGATTGCCATTCGGAATCGAACCATTCTGAGTCAGACGACTGGTCACCATACGACGTACACCAGCATTCTCTTCGTATGTCACAGCGAAGCGACCATACTTGGAACCCTTGCCAGGATCGGTGATCGGATCTTTGAAGATATCTTCCCAGACGCCATTACGAGTCTGCGAAGAGAGCTTGACGGCCATCTTCTGAGTATCACGAGTGCTGGCCTGCAACAGTGCGCCACCCATGCCGAAGGCTGCAATGTTATCCGCCGACCACTGAGCGCCCTTGAAGGCACGGAGCATGTTATAGACAGCATCGTAGTCGTTCTTGTCGCCCTGAAGCACCTTGATCTTGCCCAGACCCTTGCCTGTGCCGAGATTGTAGTAGCCCTTGTCATTGACCGTCTTGCCGAATTTTTCGCCGAGTTCCCACATCACTTTCATCATCGTCGGAATCGGTTCACCGCTGTCCGGGCGAATCACAACAATACCTTCACGCTCGATCACTTCGGTGTGGAATTCAGTTCCGATGATCTTGCTGGAGAAGTCGAAGATGTTGTAGCTATCGCCGACCATTGCGATGATCCCATTCGGGCACTTTTGAAGGATACGCTTAACGATGGCCGACTCACCATTGCGGCCATTCTGCGTCATGATGCTGTGCTCTGTGGCACGGACGCTGAAGGCAGGCATGTAGGTAGGGTCACCATCTTCGTCGAACACACCATCCGAGTAAAATTCGTTGATGTGATCGATAGCCGGAATGGTGTCGCTGCCCCAGAAATTCAGAAGGTGTGCGGCCCCAGCAAATTCAGCGGACTCTTCGCTCGAAACACCACGGTAACCGAAGTCATGCAGCTTCCAAATGATGTCTTCGGGCGTGCCGGTCTCGACGAGGAACTGATAGATGATTTTCTTGATGTGCTGTGACAACGACGCCACGGTGATTGTATTCCACACCTTGAACGTCAGCGGCTCGACGTAGCCAGACAGATGGGCGTGCTTCGGATCGGTGTTGACGTAGGCCATCATCGGCGTCTGAACTGGAATGCCGCTCATGCCTTCAGGCAGCGCCCAGAATTCTAGAGGCAAGCGACCTTCGAGACGAGTCGCAATGTCCATCCACGCTTCGTAGTTGAACACGCCGTCCATGCCGTAATAACTCTTATAAAATTTGCGAGCACGTCGAACTTGTTCCGGGGTTACGACACATCCCAAGAAGTACTTCATGACGATGGACTGTGCTCCAAACATCGTCAGGTCTTGAAACATACCGCCACGGCTGGTGAGGTAGTCATAACACTCGGTCACGCCGTCTTCCTCGAACATCCAGTGCGAAGGTTTGTAGCCGTCCGTGCGCTTCGGCATCATGCGCTCACTCGAACCACGAGGATACTTGAAGCCATCAAGTCCGTTTTGCATTCTCCATGCTGTGTTAGCTGGCATTTTGTCTTCTCTCCATTCTATTCTGAATTCTTTTCTGTCTGAACATTTCTTTTCTCAACTTATGCTTCAGCAAAACCATTTGCCGATTTGTTGCCTTAACTTTTAACCGACAGGCTTTCCATTCCTTTCGGTAGACGTACATCAAAGCCTTTAGCTCATTCATGCCCTTCTGACGTGCGGCGACGGATCTCTGAAGAAGAGATATTTGAGTACTGACGTGGCTCAGTATTCGTAACAACAATCTGTCGAAACGAAGTCGGAAATTCACTAACATCAGCTTTATAGACTCCATTCAGTTCACGTCCGAACACCAGGAAATCAACGTCATTTTTTTTGAACACTTCCATTACTTCTTCGATGTTTCCGGCATACTTTGGGTCGCAAATACGTTTTGCTGTGTCATAGCCAACAATGAACGTTGCGCCCGGAAACATGTCGGCTTTCTGGACAAAAGTGGGAGCATTGGTCACCCACACTCTGAAGTAAACTGGCAATGGTGGCGTTCTTTCTTGGCAGAATTGCTTCAGCGTCTCTTCGAGAGAAATCAAATCCAATGTGGGTTTTTCGACATTGCCAATGGAGATTTCAAATTCGACGAAACCAAATTGTTCGCAGGCGAGAGCGCACATCTCCCAATGATCAGCATGGATCGGATTGAATCGACCTGGGAAAATGTTTCGGTAACTAGTCGAACTGAATGTGGCGGTTTCAATTTTTTTGGTGTCTTTGCCCAAGTCGAACGAAACTGGATGACCACTCATGATTTTGTTGATCGAAATTCCGGTCAAGGTCGATTCACGCCGGGTCAGATCGTCTTCGACACCATAACCAAGAGTAATTCGTTCTTCCAGTCCACAACCTTCGGCAATCAAATTCAGAATCAAATTGGCTGTGATCATTTCTTCCATGATTCGCAATCCTACACCATGATCCGGTGGAATTGGTCCGGTGTCTTTTGGTTCTGCAATACCATCATGTAGGTCCAGAACACAGGAAACCGTCTTAGTGTCGGTCTGGAGTGCAGCATAGACAAAATGCTTTCGACCTTCACGCTCATACGGCGTCTTCTGAAGCACTGCCGACGCCGCCACGCCTATGACTGGGTATTCGCCTTTTGAGAGCTTCAGAGCACGCTGGAAGGCCACCATTGCCATCTCTCGTGTAGTTTTCTCACTGACCAGTTTTTCTGGGACTCCACCAAGCAATTCGATGGTCTCTTGAGTGTCATACGGAATCAGCCCGGACAGGAGCGTAGCCGAGCCGCCGCCACGATGAGTCAAGGTTTGGAAAATTTCCAGACCACCACCTGTTACGAAAAGAACTACTTTCGTTGGTGTCTTGTGGATTTTGTCAACCAATTTGGGATTTTGTAGATTCATTTAGTTAGATCCTATCAGGAAGATGTGTCTATTGTCAAGTCAATCTTCGTCTTCAGCGCCATCTTCCAGCAATCCAAAAAAATCAATAAAGATCGCTGCTACTCGTTTGCCCCAGGTGCCCTCTTCTTGAATGAGAGCGTACACTGGATAGGTGCCGTCACCAAAGCCGGTCGATACACAGACCCCAAGACCTTCATGGCCTGCCTCGTAGTTGAAGCTCTTCAACGTCGGATAAGAACCATCGAGTAGATTGCAGAATGCACTCCAGTCTTTTCCGAGTGTCTCTGGTAATGGTGTTGGTACGTCTTTTCCGTCTTTCATTTCGGAAGTATGAAGGACGTAACATGGATCTCCAATCCAACAGAGACCAGCGTCAACTCCGAAGTGACCGACAAGGGTCCAGTCGGCTTTATTTGCCAGTGGATTTTTCATGTGTCATTCCTTCATGCACTAGAAGCATGTTGTACAGATTCAAATGTTCGCCTTCGAGAATAGGAGGATCAATTCTGGTCAACTCAAACCACTCGGCTTCTGCAAGATCGTCCCCAGCTTTGATGTCGTCGTCTTCGCCAATAAACGTGACCTGATAGAACAGCGTGTTGATGCCGTCGATCTCACCTTTGTAGCGCCAGTCATCAACGTTCTTGCTGCCTATGTATTCCGGGAACATCAATGTATTGACTGGATTGACGCCGGGTTTAAGAATTTCTTCACTGGCTTCACGAATAACAGCAATCTCGAAGCTCATGTCGCCACGATCTTTAAATCCACCAGGAAAGCGCCAACCATTCTCTCCTGGTTTCTTACCGAGTAGAATAAAAGTTTTACCGTTGATCACTCGCTTGATGCAAATATCGACGGTGGTCCATGAGATTGGAAATTGGTCGTTCAGACCTTTAATGAGGCCGATCCGGTAGGCGTGCTGAACATCGGCCAATTTGAAATCCTGTGCCATTCCGATATTGAATTGAACTCGTTTTCGATTCGCCGCTTCCTGTACGAAAACATCCTGAGCCAGATCCGCACATTGCCATTTCCCACCATGCGCCCGATACAGGTTTGCAAAATTGACATCGGTGTACAAATCGCACTTCCCACGCATTTCTGAAAATGGAGCAGCGACCGCAGTTTCAAGCGCCTTAACTTTGTTCTGGGGATATTTGGTATCTACCACCGGGACAATAATAGCATTCTGAAATTGTTGTTGGATCATCTGTTGGCGAGTCACAAAATCCAACGGAGAATCTTTTGATGGTGAGATCCGGCGAACAGGAAGTGCAATGACAATTCTGTTGTGAGTTTGTGCTGCGTCCTTTAAGATGCTTGAGTGACAAGCAAGAAGGTTACTACATTGAAAAGGGAAATAGACGACTGCAAATTCTGTTTTCGATGTCGGAAGCGTCATGATGTCTACTGTATCATGGTGTTCTCAAAAAACGCAAGAGGTATTACGCTACCTCTTGCGACGCCACGGTCAGAATGTCATCTACGCTGGGTCCAGGGAGGATCTTACCGCACGCTGGACGGCTGAAGAAACCGAATTTTTGATCACCGTCAGAAACTTCTACGGTGGCAGAGAACGTAACAAAATCGCCAACCTTAGCATCTTCGAGCGATGCCGGGAGCGTGCCATAGACACACCAGCCAGAAACATGCTTCACGGTAATCTTGAAAGCCGGGTACATGATGTCGCTCTTGTACTGGCGAGAGACGATCTTTCCTTCGATGACGAAACGGCCAGTCGGAACCGGAGCCGCCAACGCCTTTTCTTCGGCACGTTTCTTGGCGATGACGACACGACCATCGATCTGAGTTAAAAGACGACCGATGAAGTTCATCTGCTTGTCTGAAATGTTCCCGTATCTGACCAGCTTGCCGACGATATCGCAGATGGTGTTCTCTTCGTATTTGTAATCCTTCCAATTTTTCTCACGAGTCTCAAAGAGATCCCAGGCATCACCATAGCCCTTCTCCATGAGCGTGTTCATTGCTTTGTTCTTTCCAGCCACGGCTCTGCGCCAGCCATTCACGGTGTCCTTAAAGCGGTTGAACGCCGAATTGTCGAAGGCCATTTCAACCTTCCGAGCGCAAATATCACCCATGCGAACGTAGGTGTTGGATTTTTCGTGATAGAAAAGAACGGTGTAGATGGCAAGAACATTACCGCAGACCATGCAGTTACCGCCGTGATCATGTCCGCTATAGTTGCCGCCCGTCCGGGCCATATGGTTACGAATGATCTCTCGCTGAACGGCAAGATACTGCCATGCTCCACCAGGAAGAAATTCGTAAGCGACAAATTGATATTCGCTAGGATTGATCGCCGAAGGACGATGGATGTCGGTACGCTTTAGAGGCTTAAATTCAAACGTTTCTGCCTCGAAGATGTTCTGTTCAAGTACGTTTTCCATAAACCAATCTTAGCATTTAGATACATCTAATGTCAAGGGCAGAAATGAAAAAGGCCAAGGATTTCTCCCTGGCCCTTATATGCTTGACGGTCAATGATTTAGCTGACTGCGTTGGCCGTAACAGTGGTCGGAATGCCGCCACCACCACCGCCGCCGACCTGTGAAGCAGAAATGCCACCGGGACGGCTATGATAGGTCTTCCAGATTGCCTCACGGAAGTTGTGAGTCGTCTTGACCGACTTCAGCGCAGCCTTGAGTGCTGCCTTGCGTGCTGCCTCATGCGAATGCTCGTCACGATGGAACCTATGAACCTTTGCCGTTGCGAGAATGTTGCTGTCGTCTGCTGTTGCCTTTGTGTCCGTCTCACGCTCACCAGTGCGAATAGTTGCAATTGTGAAGTCCTGAGCGGTTGGACCGTGACCTGGAATTTCGTTTGTTTCCTGGCCGTGCTTGAAGCCGATCCTGTATACCTTACCACGATATGTGAGTCTCATAAGAAGAGTTCTCCTAAGGACTAAGGTAACATTTCTCTTGACTTCTGTCAACTAGAAACTTCAGAAGTGTTCGCCGTAGCAACAGCAGCATTTGGTTTTCGACGGGCCGATGGTTTGCGTTTGTTCGCCGGATTGCCGATGGTGTACTTCGGAATCAATTCCCATTTTTTCTTTTCATTGTGCGGGATGATCGTAAAATCGTCGCTCGATTCATTCCTGGGAAGTGACGGCTCCATCACCTTTACTTCAGGATCGGCCAACGTAAAAAATTTGCGATCCTGGAGATAATTAATAATGCTGTTCCGGCGAGCCACATCGGTCACTGTCAAATTGGAAGGACGCCCATCGAGCATGAAAAGCTCTTTGAAGTGGACGATAAAATATTTCTTTTTCTTACAAAGAATGTGGCACGTCTGATATAACTTGTTGCCTTCTTTGTTTGAGACACCAATTCTGGTCAACGTCTCTTTCAGGATCAAAAAATTGTCAGGTTTCGTGAGGACGATTTCTACCAAATCCTCAAGGTGATTATTTTTCACGGACGAGTCCACCTTCAGACAGATGCTCCTTCATTCGAGCAAAGTCATCAGGAGTATGTAGACCAACGACCTCAAGTGCTTTCTCATCAGAGTACTTGTAGTATTCTTTTATAAGTTCGACCGAATCTGGGTTTTGAACTTTGTGAGTAGTGGCGTATCGATTCTTCTTTGGAACCGAATGAAGCAAAAATTCATATTGCATTTGGTTGTCAAGATGAGGTAACAAATTCATCTCATTCGCCAACAAAACGGTGTCCATGTGATAACTCATCAGACGCCGGATCATGAATGCGGGATATCCTGTAATTACCTGAGGCTCTGCATTCGGGTCCCGCATTACATTGACTTTCGACCTGTTGATGCTCGTGAGGTAGTCGCCGAGTTTGGATGCTGCCATTAGTCCTCAATAGTCTTGTTTTGACGTGCTGGTGCGCCGTGGGTTTCCATGCAACGGACACAAAGAGCAGCCACTTGCCGAATGAGAGCCAAAGTTTCATCATAACCAGCAGTCTTATAGAAAATTGCCGGTATGAGCGAAGAGAAATATTGAATCATCATGGCTTCTTCAGCAATGCTGTACTGATGACCCACAAGTAGCGACATTGGATCACTTGAGGCTTCTTCGCAGGCGAGTGTAAGAGAATCCAGATAGATCCGCTCACCATCGATCAATTTGTAGACATCTTCCCTGGTCATTTGAACTCTCTTGGAATTGCGCCCCACTCTTCCATGCAACGAATAGCCAGCGCCGCAATCTTTCTCATGTCATTCAGAGGATCTTCGATTCCGGCTCGTGTGGTCCAGGAGTCTTGAGCATGACGCACGTAGTGATCAAGCATCGTCAGGTACTCGCTGACCGCACGAATACGCTTTGGATTCTCGCTACGGTTGCCGGGAAGGTTCTCTTGATACTCTCGTTCCCCGTCGATGACCTTGTAGACATCTTCCCGAGGAATACGATCAGTATTTGACCATTCGTTAGTCCTTACCATTTTTTCTGTGTACATATTAGATCCCAAACTTCTTTGCCAGTTCATCGTCTTTTGAAACGACTTCGACTTCTTCGTCTAACTGGCGCTCTAGAACGAACTTGACTCCGAATGGTGTCTGGAGTGCGTGTGCGAACCTCCAGCCATTCTGTCCCTCTGCTTTCAATTCTGCTTCGACATCAGTGTTAGCACCAACGCTGATCATCTTTACATCCCACTTTTTCATTTTGCTTGTCCTCTTGCTTTTTCTTCCTTTGATGATTCACATTCGCCGGAACAAGAATAAGGCCAACTCGGACACAATTTTCCTTGTTTGACGAGATGTGCAACCAACCGGAGCTTTTTGTCGCCGGTTACCTGAAATGGAGTGCAGCCGACCGTTCCATCTTCTACCAGCGGATTAATCTTTGATGCCTTGGTTCTTAGAACGACATCTTCTTTCAGGTAAGAGACTTCATATTTTCCACCTTCAAATTCGACAAGAACTCTCTCTGTACCCTGAACCTCAGTCACCTTGGCAATTTGGCCCTGCCTTTTGCCCTTCAAAATTTCTACACGATCACCTTGTCTGAATTCCATTGCTATGCTTCCTGGATTGCATCTCCGTACATTAACTCTGTAAGAAAGGCCACGAGATGCAATTCATGGTCGTTCACAAAAGCAGCCTGATACTGATACCTACCCATCAGAATTACTACATCTGGTATCGAATTTTTGTTGAAGACCTCGTACAGCACTTCGTACAATTTCCTAATGATCTTTACTGAATCTGAATCGTGATGGACTGCACACCACTTCCGCATCGACTGAAAATCTTTATCCTTAAGCGCCTTGATCAATTCCGACAAAGGAACATCACGAACTTGAGCCAAAATCCCTTCGTCAATCTTCCCAGACAAAGAGTAGCGCTGTAGTTCATTAATGGTGCGCCGGAAATCAGGCCAGAACTTGACCACAAGCGCCTTGACGACATTCGGATCAAATTCAACATTCTCGGTATCCAGAATAAATTTCAGACGCTTGTAAAACTGACCCTGCAATGTAGCCTTTTCACCATTCGGAATATTGTATTCGATGACCGATGTTCTTGAATGCAACGGCTGAATGATCTTACCCAACGAATTGCAAGTGAAAATGAAACTGACATTCGAGGCAAACTCTTCAATAAAGCTACGAAGTGCCGGTTGTGTCGAGTTAGGATTGAGATGGTCTGCTTCGTCGAGGATGACTACTTTGCGCTTTACACTACTATTGTCATCAGCGTCCAAATCTCGTAAAAAACTTTCGGTCGATGCAAACTCTCGAATCTCATTGCGAAGAGTGTCGATGTTACCGTTCTCGGATGCATTGATCAAGATGCTTTCGACATTAAGCTCGTCGCAAATAGCCCTAGCTGCTGTGGTCTTGCCGCCGCCTGCCTTGCCGGTCAGGATCAAATTTGGAATGAGACCTTGCTTAACTATTTGTGCAAAGGTTTCCTTGATGTTTTCCGGGAGGACACAATCCGAGATTTTATGTGGGCGGTACTTCTCTACCCAAATTACGTGTTCAGCCATTAATCGTCCCAATCCTCATTGCACTCATCTTTCTTCGTCTTCTTCGACATTACGCAGCCAGTTGGACATGTTATTTCCAATGATCAACAACCAGACGCCACCGCAGATTGCCCAATTACCACTATGGACCAACATGTACGTTCCACCCAGCAACATTGCAAGACAGATACCATGAAATAGGTACAGTACAGATTTGTTCGCCAATAATTCTGGTGTCATTTATTTTCCAAAGGTGCTGTTCGGTTCGACTCCTACGTAGTAAGTCAAGTCATAGCCACTGGTGTTCTTGAGCATGATGTAAGTCGGCGTAATCCAGCCTTTATATGATCCTTTCATCATGATCAGGTGTTCCTTGGCGACCCACATGTTGCATTTCAATTTGTTCGGCTCTGCATCGAACACCATCGAAAATGAATTGCTGTTTTCGTTCTTGTGGTTGCCGGTGCCAATTTTGACAACCTTTCCGTCTGACGTAACTTTCATTTCCGGCTTCTCCATGTACGAGACAGCCTTCTGAAGTTTTACCAACTGTTCTTCAGGCAGAGTGAACTCAATCACTTCCTCCGGTAAGGGATGCATCTTCTTTGGAAACTTGAGTAGGCCGAGAGATCCTTGTCCTGCGTAGCCATAGCGCCCTTCATGCGTGCCGTTCGCCGAAGTAATGATCAAACTTGTCTCACCAAATTCAATGTCTGGCTCATCGAACAGAGAGAGAACATTGAGCAAATTGCTGATGTCATAGACGCCAAATTCAGAGCGATTGACTGACTTAGGATCAGGAAACTCTTCGGCTACTTTAGCTTCGACGAACACTGAGCCAGTACGAGTGCGGAGCGTATGCCCAGGATTGAATTCCATTTTCTTTTCGATGGAAGCGAAATTTTTTAGTATAACCAAAGTTTCATTAGAAATCTGCATGATATTTTGAATCCTATATAGAGTATGAACAAAAAGTATTTTGATATGCCGCCACGTAGCCATCCTGATTACTTGCGGCTTTGGCGACAGACAAAACAGAGTAAAGAAAAACGAGCACAATATTTGAAACAGTGGTACGAAGCCAACAAAGAATATGTTTCAATCGAAAGTAAGAAACAACGAACCAACAATCCCAAAAGATATCGAGAGCGAGTGTGGCAACGTCATGGCATTGTCGAATTTTCCTACGAAGATTACCTTGTGCTCTTAAAGGCTCAAAACAACCAATGTAAGATTTGTTTAAATGAAACGTCTCTTGATGTGGATCATGACCATCGAACTGGCGTTGTTCGTGGGCTACTCTGCAAAGCCTGTAATAAGGCACTCGGATTCTTTCAAGACGATCATGGATTACTCGAAAAGGCGATTGAATATTTAAAATCATCGTCCGTCACGACCAAACAACTGTCCCTTAATAAAGTTCAATTGAGACAAGAGTGACTTGTAAATTTCTTCAAAGGTGGGGTCCTGTGGATTTTCCAGGCGATACTGCATCGTGTATGCAGTTGCATCTAGAAATTCTTGATAGAGATCGACAAGGGCATCTCTACCATTAAATGGCTGGAGAGGAACTTTGTATTTCTCCCGGCCCCAGGCATCACGATCTCTCATGTCTTTGAGAAGACCTTCACGGATGGCCTTGACTTTTTGTCCGCTGATATTTAAGTTGTCAGGGGTGCCAAAGAGATTAGCGTTTTCAGGACGTTCTTCAAATCTATTGTGATCGACATCGGCAATGATCAATTCCCACACCGCAGGGCGATCATTGAATATTGGATCAGGTTGTTCTGTAGCTGAAAGTTGGTTTCTTGGTTCGCTCATTCTAGTTCATGTAGCACGACCTTTCTGGGTCTTGCGGGGTACATGACTAGCTTACCGCTGAACTGAAATCTGTCAACTTTTGCGGGGTGGAAAGAGCCATTCCCGGAATGTCTCGGGAACTTTGCCGTTAGGACAGGCATCCTTGAATGCTACAAAATCGTTGAACCAATCCAAAAAGCAAAAAAATGGGATCATAGAAATGAACAGACCGAAACCTACTATGTTGAGAATCCATTGGGGTGTCTTGGTAGGATCGACCCACACTAAGACACCCATGAATCCTGAATAATACAGTAGTCCTAACAGGAGAGTTACCCCTAATCGGACGTGCTTATTCTTCGGCTTGATTTGTTCCCACTTCATTTAGAAGCTCGTTTCAGGGTCCTCGCCGGTCTGCAATGCTGCGGCAATTCGCTGCTCTTCTTTTTCCTTGGTATCCAAATTTTCGTCGATAGCCTTGTAGTAATCCATAAAAGCAGCTTTGGTAGTCACATTAAAGCGAGCAATGCAACGTTCAATGGCCTTCTTACGATCTTTACCGAACATCTTGTAGCTGCGAACAATGTGGACTAGTCGCCGAGTCGTAATCACTTCATCGACAGCTTCTTCTTTTCTAGCTACACGAACTTTTTCGGCCCACTTCAACAGTCGATCTACAAACTGTTCTTCTTTTCCCGACCGCATTTTGTAAGAGTCCAGCAGCTTGTACATGATCTGCTTTTCTACGTCTGCACCAGGGTAGTCCTGCTCAAACACCGTAATGTATCGGTCAAGCATCGCTTCATTCATGATGTTCGTACCGATGTATTTGCCGTCATTGCTGCCCTGACCCTTTGTATTGGCCGTAGCGCAAATGTTGAACCCTGGTTTAGGCACAATGACCTTTCCCAGTCTCTTGATGAGGAAGGGACGATTCTGAAGCGGCGTCTGCAAACACATCAGCTTTTCGTCACCAAGATCAGTTTCATCCAGGAGCACAGTACAGCCGATCAGAGCAGCCAGGGTAACTGGACCCCAGAAGGGCACAGTGCTGCCGTCTACGATGCGTAAACCACCAAGCAACGAATCCTCGTCGGCCTCACGAGTGATCGGAACGTTGACCAGCTTCTTTTTCAGGCGTGCGTGGGACTGCTCAATGGAAAGAGTTTTGCCGTTGCCAGAGTGACCATAAATCCAGTAAGGAAAGAAGTCGCCACTCTCGGTAATCGTTTCGACATCAAAATAGTTGCCGAACGGAACGTACAACGGATCTTCCCACGGAATGAACGCCGCATAGTTGCTGTCAATTTTGATGTCGTCAGTGTTAATGTTTGTTGTACCGAGATCTTCGACACCATCCATCGTCACGAGGTTTGTTGCCGCCATTGCTTTTTGTGCCTTCACGTAGTCTAATATCTCCCCTGGTATCCGGTAGACGCCACCGCCCACACGATATTCTTTTCCTCGCCAGAGCCACAAAGGATCAGGCGCTCCTGCTGCAACCAAATCTTGAATCTGTTTTCGTGTGACGGTCTCTGCATTACCATGAGCCGCATAAAAGGCTTTCACAAAAACGAGTTGTTCTCGATTAAATTGTGGCACAACTCATCGTACCACCAATGTTGCATCTAATCAAGCGATCATCTTCACAAACCGATCCAACATCACACGCTGCTTGACTATCGATTTCTGTTGATCGATAAAATTCTTGCTCAGGGCTTCTTCGTACTTGTCGGTGCCCTTCTGAATCTTTTGTGGACGGAGCTTCTTTTCTCTTACTTTCCATTGTTCCCCAGCATGAGTAATGTACAGTTCATTGTATCCCCATGCCGTAGCGATTACGAATCCGTCATCTTTGAATTTCTTGGCGACTTCTTTACGTCCCTTATCGTCAAGATCATGAAAAAATCCTTCCCACGATCCACCAATGTAAAATCCAACCACATTGATGTTCTGACGATCCCGAAGAATCTTGAGCATCGTCGGTGTCATTTCATGCTGGACGAAATCATAGACCTTGTGCGTCTGACGGTCGTCGATCAGATACCGTGTCTGATGATCCATTGGTAAGTTTCTGCCTTGAGCATTCAGGTATCCACTGACCGTATTGGCATCACCATCTGTCATGAAAATCGCATTGACGATCTGAGCTTGGGTTCGATTACGGAACTCTTTCATGATTTCAATTGTCGTAATGATGGCTTCGTCCAACGGTGTACAGCCAATCAGATTGTCGGCGGTCGGTCCACCAGAGAAAGATCCATTTGGCATCAAGGCAAACAGATTGATACAGGCAGCATGAAATTGTCCTGTGGTCATTCGGGATGACAGGTAACAACGCATTCTGAAATTGTCAGCATAGACCAAGTTTCCCGGCTCTCGACTGAATGCTCCTCTGCTTCCTGTGGTCAGAGCATAGACCTCGAATGGGATGTTTGCCTTCCGACAGAACAGACACAGCATGATCATTTGTTCAATGGTTCCAGCCATCGAACTTCTCATGGAAGCCGACCAATCAACAACGAAAATCAGACCGTGATTCTTGGCATCTGTGACGACAGCGATGGATTTGAAAAGATCCTCTTCAGTTCGGAACGCCCAAAGACGCAACGGATCGACTGAACCCGTCTTGTGTTGTCGAGTGCGCTTGTAGCGGTCGGCCTGTTTCTTCATTTCAAATTGCTGGAAGACATAATCGATCTTCGGCTTGTTCAAATCACGGAATTCACTGAACGCTTTTTCGGCCTTGGCAAAATGCTCTTCGTTACTTATGGCAGCAGGTGATGAATCCCAATAATTACGACTGGAAATTGTCCAATTGTGACTGCGAATACCGGCGTGAACCTTTTCAAAATCGACCAAAATGTTTTTCAAATTTGGTTTAGGGACGGTTACGTATTCAACTGGTAATGCATTTTTGTCGTTGTATTCTAGCAACTTTTCATCGAAGGCACGTTGAGTGGTCGGCTCCGGTGGTGGACCTGGATCAACCGGCTTTAGAGCTTCTTTGCCGGTTCCTGGTTTCTTGCCTTGACCAGCTTTGCCTTTGTCTAGTTTGCCTTGTTGTCCTTCGCCGTCTTCTCCCAAGCCAGACGATTTCTGTCCTTTTGCTTTTCCAGGAGTACCCTTATCCGCATCTTTTCCTGAATCTTTCTGATCGTCGTCTCCGTTACCTTCGCCATCTTTGTCGCCTTCACCTTTTTCTTTGTCGGCGTTTTGATCTTTGATAGGTTTCTGACCCTTGCCTTTTCCGTTTTTGTCTTTTTTCGCCTTATCAAACGGCTCTACGTTAAGATCGTCCTTCGATTCGCCCTCGCCATCTTCACTAAAAATCGGAACGTTCTGCTGCTGACCAAATCCATCGTCGTCTTCGTCTTCATTATCGTTATCGTCGCTTTCGCCCTGGCCTTGTTGCTTCTGCGCCTGCTGCTTCATTTTCTCGATCATCTTTTCGAGATCGCTCATTGGCGGCGGCTGGAGTTGTTGATTCTTGGCGAACTGGTAAAGTTCTTTTGCTACTTCGACGACATCATCCGCCGTGATCGTTTTTGAAATTTTGTCGAGGAAAACTTCTTCTTGTTGATCGAAGACCAGAACAAGATGATTGCCAACTTTGAAATGAAGATTGATCCGATCCGCAAATGAAAAGGAATCGAGGCGGCGACCAGCAGTGCCGAAGAAATTTTTGTCGAACAATTCTTTGTACGCTTCGACGAAAGTGCGGACCAATCCTGGATACAACTCCTTGATCATGCGTTCAATACGAGCATCTTCGACGATGTTCCAATACATGGCGGCAAGATATGGATTTTGTGGATCGATTCGTTTTCCGATGTCCAGGACGTTCGATTTTTCAGACCACAATGCATGACCGACTTCATGTCCTGCCAAAAGCGTGTACAACGAATCGCTCATCGCCTTCCAAATTGGAAATGTAAGCACTCGGTTGACAAGATCAAAGCTGGCGGTAGGGACCTTGCGATGTTGAATCCAAATATTTTCAGACGCCAAGAGGCGAGCCAATTGGTTTTTAGCCTCAATATTGACTTTCGGTGTGGCAGATGGCGTCATCTTTCAGATCATAACATCGAAATGACCGGGCGTCAATCATGTGCTAGACTGGATCGATGGCAAAATACGAAAGAGGTTTCCGGCTCCCTACACCGGGCGATCCAGATTTCTTGGACCATCTCTTCAACGTCGTCAGCAGCGAATGTCCATTTCTTTGCCCATTTTGCGGAGGCATGTACAATCCAGATGATGCCGAATACGAAGGCGGTCAGCAGGTCTCTCCAAATTATTGTGATCTCTGTGGCGCTTCAGAACTTGGCAGCTACAAAATGAACCCGGAAAAACAGGTCTACTTGAATGGATGGGTGCGTGAACGTCGGCCTGAAGACGGCGATAAATATCCGATACCAAAATGGGTGGTTGAAGATCCTGTAGAAATTGATGATTGGCTCAATAATCCAGATCATCAATATGAACCTTCGTATGGACCGGGTTGCAATCTATGTGGCGACGTTATCGAAGATCACAAACTGGACGCTGAAGGAAAACCTAATCCAAAGTATCGCAATAAAAAGAAGAAACCTGCAATCAAGGATGATGACGAGGACGATTATTTCACACAATTAGCTAACGCAGAAAATGAAGAAGACGACGTATTCCCGATCAAGAAACCAGCCAAGAAAAAAGCACCGAGCAGATGACCATCATTCCTTACAGCAACGGTTACGTAGTCACAAACGGAATCTCTTTCGCTCGTACTTTTTTAGAATGGGATTACGACAGTCGTGAGGCTTGCCGACTAGCCGCATTTGCATTTGCCTATCAAGTTGAGTTATACTACCCGCAGATCCGTGTGCTCTTCAGCCGGATGTTGGAGGGGAAATTTGAATTGGCATCTTGTAACTCTTCAGAATGAAGATCATCATTACATGCGTTTTGGTGCGATTTTCGATAATGTTCATACCGCAATCAATGCCCTTTGTAAAATCCGAAAACTGATGCCGGAACGAAAATTTGCACTCCTGGTCGAGGGTGATGATCAACTGACTGACATCATGCCAATCGAAGAAGAAATTTATCTGATCGCCGAAAGGGAACTAAAATCATGACAATCAAAGGGACGTTTGAACTTTCGCTGAATGGTGGTAAACACGCCACTTTTAAATTCAATCTACCTCCAGACCTTCCACAAGAATTCAAGGACTGGTTCCATTTCACCTATTGCAACGACCTTCTCTGGCGGCATCACGCAGGAAATGTCGGGGCATCCAACGGAACCGAATATTTCTCGATGGTCCAAATGGATTTGTACCAAAAATTCCTTTCCAAAGTTGGTGATAAGTACCTCATCAAAGAAGAGGTCGAACGATGACTGCTGAAGAACCACAAGAAGAAGGCTACGACGCTGGAGACAAGTGCGGTCGATGCGGATGTAAACGTCGAGAGCATACTCCTGCCTGCACCGGCTGTCAACGCAAGTGCAAAGGCTTTTCTGAGCCAAAAGATCATCGTCCAAAACGAAAGCGCTAAATGCATTTATGAAGAAAATCACCGTTCTCGGAGGCGGTCTTGTCGGTCGGACCATCGCCTCTGATATTCAACAATCAATTGCAGATGTAAAGGTCTTGGATTCTCGGGAACTGCATTTAGGCGTTCCCAGTTTCGTCGTCGATCTTTCACAAGATTTCACCGAACACATTCAAGACGCTGATCTCGTGGTCAATGCACTACCAGGATTCCTTGGATATTCGGCCCTCCAGACGATCATCCGTGCCAAAAAGCATTGTGTGGACATTTCATTTTTTGAAGAAGATCCCTTTACACTGGACGCTCTGGCAAAAGAAAACGGTGTGATCGTTGCCGTCGATTGTGGAGTCGCACCAGGAATGTGCAATATGATCTTGGGATACGAATCGACGAGATTTAAAGTGTCAGATTACGTCTGCACAGTCGGCGGTCTCCCAGTAAAACGCACGCTGCCATTTCAGTACAAAGCTCCCTATTCACCATCTGATGTCATCGAATTTTACATGAGACCAGCAAGAATCAAGGTCAACGGAAAGACGATGATCGTTCCAGCATTGTCGGATATTTTCCTTGAAGAAACTGCTGTTGGTACGCTTCAGTCTTTCAATACCGATGGCCTTCGCACGTTGCTGACGACGATGCCCTGATCCAAAAAAACTGCAAAAATTTTACGACGAGATGCAGGAAGAAGCCATCCGGCGCTTTGGTGTCGATGAAGACAATGATGCATGTGTCCTCGTGCGGCTGGTAGATAATTCACGCCAGGAATCCAACGTGCTGAATTTTGAACCGATTCCTCGTGATATTGAAGAATCTCCTTACCATCCTTACGGCAAGAAGAAGTGGACAGAAGGACGACGTGATCCAGTCACCAAAAAATGGATCACTCCGACGCACACACCAGCAGAAGAAGAAACCCGGCTCAAAGTCCTACTTGAAAATAAGTGGTGGATTCAACGCATGATCTATATGAACTGGGAGATGGCATCAGAGCGGCTCAAACAACTTCAACGTGAGACCGATCATAACATGCGTGATGAAATCGAGCGCCCTGAAAAACAACGAGTGGCTCGAATCAAGACGCTCAACGCCTTAAAGGAAATGCACGCTGACATTTGTGCCCACTACGAAAAACGAGGCTGCTACGATATCGACCGTGAAGCCAAGACGTATTGGTATAAAGATGAAGCTCGAAGCGATGAAGATCGTCGAATCCAACCAATTGCAAAGCGATACAAGATGGAAGAAAAACCGTCCGACTTCAATGAATTAATGGTCGAACTCGCCGCCCTACTCAAATACAAACCAGCAAAGGAAATCGAATTCTAATGGGCATTCCAACTTCAGTATGTATGGGCTACATTGGTGGCTGGGTGATGGCTTGGGCGCATTCAACATCCCTGGAGACGATGAAGAAACTGCCACCGCCGAACGTACAGTTTCCTTCAAACCCACGATACAGCATTGGTCTACGGCGAAGAGGATGAAACAAGTCGTCATGAACAAACGCTGGCTCAATAACGCAGAGAATCTTTCCGACCCGGCGAACAAAGGTGTCGGCAGTCGTAGTGAATGGGTAGAACTGACTTCAGAAAATCATCCTGGAAATGAAGCCTTACGCCGGAAAGATTATGAAGGAAAAGTGATGTACGAACACGGAATCCCTATTAAGATTCTTGTGCGACGGAAGTCTCTTCCTGCTCGCTGATCGGTTCATGATTGTGATCCAACAAAATCCCGTTTGGATCGTGAGAATGTGCATGACCAGCAAGATGCATTGCTTCATGCTCTAGACGTTCTTGTTCCAATTCATCTGCACGCTGCTTTTCCAAGATTTCGGGAGTGAGACGACGATTTACAGTCATGGAGAATCGTGGCTCTGCAAGGCCGGTCCCAAAGACCCAGGTATGTTCGCCCATTTTCCGCACGCCGTAGCTTCCTAGCTCGATTCCGTTGCAGCAAATGTCAAATCCTTCAGATGTTTGAACCGCATCCAATGTGTCAGCATGAGAAATTTCAAAAAAGCACGAAAGAGCATCGTTCAAAACTTTATCGTATGCTACTTTCAATTCGACATCCGGCATGTACCAAATCAATTCTGTCTTCAAAAAATTCAACCGTGAAAATTCGGAAATAGGTTCTTCATCACGGAAACAAGGCGTCGTAGTCTGATACTTTCCGGGTTTCAAAGTACCATCCATCATCATCTGAATAAAGCTCTGCTCGCCGGAACCAACCAGACATCCGAAATTGCTTTGAAATATCTTCTTGCCAGCCGGTAGTGTGGCTACAATCGCCTGCGGACTGACCAACCAAGGTAAGTCGAGGTTAATGTATCCCAACGCCTTATAGAACGTCTGAGCCTGTCCTACCAAGCCATAATCGATCATGCAGTGTTTCATCATTTTGTGCTTGTTCCTTCGACACCACGAGCAATACGATCTCTGGTTCGTGCCTGTAAGTGATTCAGGGCATCTTCACACTTTTCAAGAGCAATGGCATTGTGTTCCCCGGCGAACGGTCCTGCCTGAAAACAACGCAGCCGGTCGATGACGATTGCCAACAACGCTTCTTGAGTGATGCCATTCACACCAAATTCCTTAATCGGACCATTTTGAAATCTGACGCTGCACAAAAAATCTAGGCCATTCCTAATAGCGTACAAATGATTTGCGCCGCCTTGTCCGGGTTCATCCAAGACTTCAATGATTAATTGTCGAGCAGTATCGCCCTGTACTACGTGATCGTTAATTGTTCTACTCATCTCCCCTCTTTGTGCTCTTGTGTAAGCAATGCCATATGATGCAAATCGTTAATGCCCCAATCTGGAAAATTTACTCTGAGATAGTGGTCAATGGCTCCTACCAAATCCGCCAGTTCACACAACATCAAAAGACGAACATGCTGCCCTTCAGCGTCTTGTAGTTCGTCAAGCTCTTCCTGGATTTTACTGATCTCTCCAAGAACGCCTCTTTTAATCTCTACTTTGTGGTATCCCATATTCCTTCGTCGATCTGCCTCTTGAAAGTCAAAAACCCAGATGGACCTTGGCGAGTTTCTACAATTTCCCATCCATCTTGACCTTCCTTGTTTAAAAGGTCAAGCCACTGCTCTCGATACATCCAATTAGACGGAACTGTTTTATATTCAAACTTCAAGTGAGGACACCTTGATGACATGCTCTACGAAGTCCGCATAATCTTCATACGCTGCCATCCCAAAATTTAATCTCATCTGGACCGGACCTTTATCATGAATTGCTAGATGCCGATAAGTTCCACAGCAAATTTGATGCGCTCGACTGCTTTTATGGAGAGCCTTGTCAATTTCCTCAACTATTTCTGTAAGAAAGGCTCCAAATTCCTCTTGGTAGCGATCATCATCCCATTCGTAGCTACCACGGCCTTCTACAATCCATGATCGGGACAGTGCAAGTTTCCTGACGGCCAGCAAAGCATCAGCAAGGCCGGTCTGATCACGATGGAGCGCCTCAAGCACTTCGACAAAATGAGCTTCAGAAAGTTCTATCACACATTTACTTCCAAATCCATAATGCTGGGTGGAATATATGCTCTTCTTATGTCGGAGCGGTAAAGCTCATCCTGCATCGTATCCACCGTGTCCTCGTAAAAGATGGTCAGAATGACGTAAGTACCATAGTCTCCTGCTTGTGTCTGCAAGACCCTCGTAATTTTAGGTTTTGTTGCAGCAATCCAATCATTGACCTGTTTTTCCAGAAAATCACAATGACTAAAAATCTTCACCTTTTCCATGACAACTAGATTCGCACGATTTTGGGATCTGTCAAGTTTCTAACAATTCTACGGCATTGATCCAAAAATCTTCTCTTTTTTTCATATCCGAACAATTTTAGGATCATTCAATCCTTTCAAAGCGTTCCTGGTATCGACAATCAGTTTGCAGTGCTCGACCACATCTTTGTAATCCATGTAGCTGTGATCGGTGGTAATGACGATGCAATCTGCGTTATCTACGGCATCGTCAATTTGATCAACTCTAAGGCTTTCCAGATGATATCCATTCACCCTAGCTTTAGGAATGTACATGTCGAAATATTGAAGCTCTGCGCCCTTGTCCAATAGTAAATGAGCAACGTCAAGCGCCGGGGATTCACGCACGTCGTCAATGTCACGTTTGTACGCCATTCCTAGGATCAGAATCTTGGACCCATTGATAGCCTTCTTCTCTTTGTTCAATGCGTCCTGGACCTTCTGGACGACATAGTGAGGCATCTGAGCGTTGGCGTAGCCTGCTGTCTCAATGAAGCGTGGTTCACATCCATATTGCTTGGCCTTCCAGGAAAAATAAAACGGATCAATAGGAATACAATGACCACCAAGACCTGGACCTGGATAGAAAGGCATGAACCCGAATGGCTTGGTCTTTGCGGCATCGATCACTTCCCAGATGTTGATGTTCATCTTGTCGCACATGATCGCCAGTTCGTTGACCAATCCGATATTGACCATGCGGAATGTGTTCTCAAGCAGCTTCACCATCTCTGCCGTGCGTGTGCCTTGGACCGGAATGATCGTCTGAATGGCAGTTTCATACAACAGTTGGCCCAGTCTAGTGCATTCTGGAGTGATACCGCCGATGACCTTGGGAATGTTTTTGGTATGAAAATCTTTGTTGCCCGGATCGACTCTTTCCGGCGAGAAGCACAAGAAGAAATCCTTGCCGACTTCAAATCCTTCTCGTTGGAACATCGGCAACATCAATTCATCCGTGGTCCCAGGATAGGTCGAGGATTCAAGAGAAATCAGCATCGGCGAATGAAGATGTCGTGCAATCGATTCACAGGCCGCAACAATGTATTGAATATCGGGATCTTTTGTCTTTTTGAGCGGAGTAGGAACACAAATAATCACTGCGTCCATGTCAGCTAAAGGAGTAAAGACTGAAGATGCCGTCAAACTTCCGCCCAGTTGTGGTCTTTGATTGACGTTTTCAAAATGTGCATCACACAGCTTACGAAGTTCGTCTGGATCGACATCAGGAATATAATTAAATCCAGTCTTGATGTTGGTAACCTTTTCCTCGTCAAGATCAAATCCATGTACATGAAATCCGGCCTTTCCAAATTCGACGGCGAGAGGCAAGCCGACATACCCAAGACCAATGATTCCGATCCGAGCAGTCCTGGTTTCAATTTTCTCTTGTAGGGTCATATCCGTACTTATAACTTCGATGCCGCTTCTAAAATTTCTTTTGGAACTTCAGATTCTTCAATACGAATCATGGTGGTATGATTTTCTGCCTTACCTCGTCCACCAAAAATACCGTGCCTATAAGTCCTGATCCAAAAGGCCCAGCCACCCTTTTTCGGATTTGGTTGAGGATCTTCTTCAAGACGAGAATAGACAAGCCATGCGCTGGTTGACCCATAGCTGACGGCCCGAATCACCCAATCGCCTTTCTTCAGTGGCTTATCTCGAAAATCAAGGCATTCATTCACTTTCTTCGTCTTCCTCTGGTGCATCGTCATCTTCGACCTGACCTTCCCCGTCACATTCAAAACAGTCTTGGTATCCGTCGCCGTAGCAATCGGGACACTGACCATCATTACAGTGCTGACAGGTTCCGCTGCCATCACACAATTCACAAGGCTCTGTCTTCTCACCTTCACATGTCGGACATTCTTTCATTTTCATAGATTCACCGCCAACTGACTGAAATTTTTCACCTTTTCAAAACGCAAAACATCTTTAAACTTATCTAGCGACGAGTCTTGTTTGTGCGAAATCACGAATACATTAGAACCAGTTCCAAGCTCATTGATCAATTTGATGAAAAAATCGGTTCCATTGTGATCCATTGAACCGTCTATTACTTCGTCTAAAATTAGCAAATTACAAGCACAGGAATTTTTCATCCTGGCAATGTCTCTCCAACAAAACAGCAACGCTAAGTCGATACGGAGTTTCTCACCTTCAGAAAATGAATAATACTGAAGCGTGTCCCGATGCCGACTCTTGAATGTCTCGTCGAAATTTTCGTCCAGGGCAAACAGCAAATAAAAGTCAAGCTCGACCAGATACTTATTGACCAGCTTATTGATCATCGGCAAATACTGCTTGATGATCGCTGCCTTGATGCCGGAATCTTTCAACAGGACGGCGGCGATCTCATAAAAATGCCGGGTCTCGATTGCATCTGCCTTGGTCGATTCTAGCTTATCGGCCTTTTCTACAATTTCGTCACGTTTCTTGTACTGTTCGTCGATGTTCTTGGATGACTCCGCTGCCTTCTTGTCGGCCTCCATCTTCTTTACGAGTTGACGTGCGCCACTAAGGGTTGCAGAGTGTGTGCTATGTTTGGCATTGAGAAATTTGAGATCAGCCTGTAACTCTGCCGTCATCTCCGCAATGTTCGCCGTATTCTCATGCATCATCTTACGGACAGTGACTTGATGTGCCGATTGAGCCTTACTAATTTGCTCTTCTAACTTACGATTGCTTTCGTTCAGTTCGGTAAGACGTGCTTGTTGCTTTTCTACTTCTTTGTCCAACTTGGCGAGACCGACTTCGTACTCTTCAATCTGTTTTTGCTTTTGCTCAATGATGTTCGACCGAAACTGTTGTTCAATACCTTGCTTACAGGTCTTGCAGGAGTCATTGTCTTCGTAAAATAAAATAGACGCCTTGGTATTCTTGATGTTGTTCAGAATGCCGGTACGCAGTGGAGACATAGTACGAAGCCGGTTCTCAATGGCAGACGTATCGACGATCTTTTCCCGAAGCGCATCCAGACTATCTTCCATCTGATCGGTAAGTGCATCAATTTCTTTCACCGAAGCAGCGTTCAATTCCTTTGTCTTCGATTGCAACTGTTCATGCAACGCCGTGATTTCTTTTTGTAGATTATCAGCGACCGGCTCCAATTCGTCGATGATGGCATTCTGTTCGGCCATCTGAGCGATGATATTTTTATTGGCCTTCTTTCGATCTGCTTCCAACTTGTCGATGAAGCCCTTGACCAGAGTGAGCTTTTCTTTTTGAAGATCAATGTCTTTGTTGAGCGTTGCCAAAGAAGTTGTGACCGTGGTCTGCTTCTTCTTCAGAATTTCGTTCATGCTACTGAAGACACCGATGTCTAGAATGTGCTCGATGAATTCTCTCCGTTGTGCTGCCTTCAACTGCATGAAAGGCGTGTAGGCAGCATTACCGAGAATGACGACCTGAGTAAACGATTCGTAGTTGACCTTCAGAATGTCTTCTTCCAAGAATGCCTGATCGTCCTTGGCTCCTGCGGCCTTCTTACGTGGTTCTCCATCCGGCATGATGATCTCAAAGAAGTCAGGCTTGATTCCCCGGCGCACAGTATAGTCATGGGTGCCAATAGAGAAATCAATCCTGACTTCACAATCACTGCCGTTGATAGTGTTGACGATCTGATCTTTCTTGATCTTGCGGAATGGCTTCTTGAACAGTGCGTAACAAATTGCATCAAGAAAAGTTGATTTGCCAGAACCGTTATATCCAAGAATAAGTGTGGTTGGTGATGTATTGAGCCGGATTACTGTTGGCACATTACCAGTGCTCAAAAAATTTCGCCAAGACAGTTCTTTAAATACAATCATGTTTCTCCAAATATCGAATCGCTGCCGCTAGAATTTCACGATTGTCTTGTGCCAACCCTATCATGATATTGCATCGGCGACACAATAAATCTCGTATTTTCCCAGTCTTGTGATCATGATCTACATGAACCTTTCCTGTACCTTCTTCTAACGATAATTTACATATAGGACAAATACCCGATTGAAATTCAAACATCTTCCAAAAAGTATCTTTATCGATTCCCATCCTACGTTTTCTTTGCTCAAATCTGCGTTTCGATTTAAACTCCGGGGTGTCTTTGACTGTCTTTCTATAAGCCACTCCTCTCGCTGCATAACATGGTTTACAGTAGGTATGTACTCTACTCGTTCCAGTTCTCTTATAAAAGTTATCCAACGTATCTTCTTTATCCTGTTTACATGCAGGGCATCGGCGCATTGTCATTGTTGTTGAAGTTGTTGGATGATGTGAAACGGAACCGAAACTACAAAATTACGATTTATTGGTGTGAACTTCCAGCCATAGCCAGCTATAAATTGAGAGTCACCATCATCAAATTGTAATGTGTCACCATCGTTAATAGGCAGGTGCTTCCATAAATCATACGTACAGTCTTTGCGATCTCCCCGCACTCGGAATGTTCTCATGCGTTGATGGATACGCTCTTGTACTGGTCGATGTACCGCTTGCAGACGCTACAGATGTCACAGCAAGGGATCATGTGGAGGACGGCTGGTTCGCCGGTCTCAGTCGTCGCATGACACGGACAGTCGCAAATGTGTTCGTCGGTGTGTTTACATTCCATATTAATTTCCTACCTGGACTTTTGGGATCTCTTTCATCAAAAACTTTCCAGCCGATTCAAATTCCATCGTCATTGCCATTGGGATGAGCCACTGCAAATTTGGAATAGTATCAAGCTGAGGCAAGTAGCCGGTGGCATAGACGTTCACCACTTCTTCCGTAGTCGTCTGGACTAGGAAAGGATCACCGATGGCGTAAAAGAATTCGACAGCAAATTCATCACCCGAAAGTTGAATGTATTGGTTCCATTCTTGAATGTCAACTCCGGTCTCTTCCCTGAACTCTCGGCGCATGGCATCAATAGAAGTTTCACCCGGCTCAATCTTTCCGCCGATACCATTCAACTTTCCCTTCTGCCATGCTGGTTTCTCTTTTTTGATCAGGGCGACGTGCTCATAGGTGCTGTCGAAGAGGAACCCGGCGACGTATGTTTGATGACTCATATTATTTTCCTGGACACATGCACAAGTACTTCGGCAACCAACACTGAACACACTCATGACTGTAGTATGGGTCGGCGACAGGCACATATGGATAATTCACTTGCGTAACCTGCTTGATCGGCTCTCGGTACACAATATCCGTGATTTGACTGCCTCGTGCAACCTGTGGAGTAGCTGCCATCCAGTCCAGAATTTCGTTCGCTTCGGCTTCTGTCAAAGACCACAAAAATTCCCGGAGCACGTCAGGCATCTTACTCATAGACCTATTACACCACGGAGCAGGTTTTTGTCAACTTACAGACGCCGTAGCCTCGACCAACAATTCTCTCAGCACACCCTTAAGCCGGTCTTTATTCACATCGGTTTCTAGAGCATCAATGTACTTGTCCAGGATCTCAGCGGTGCCGCCATGAACGACCTGACCACCTTCAACCTTGAATTCCTCGAACATCATCTCTTCGATTTCGCCATCCACTTCAAGAGACAGTTGTTCCTTGATGGACCACTCAGATGGATTGTTCTGAATCAGCTTGTCGATCCACTGCTCGTACAGGACCGGATTGTTCTTGTATGGCACAATGATCCGAACCATCTTGCCTTCAAACTCACTGAAGTCCATTCCCAGCAACTTCTCGGCGGCATCTTCTTCCCGGTCGTCATAGATCACTCGATAGAACATTCGCTCTGGATTCTGAATGAACTCAAGCTCTAAAGTATCGGTGTCAAAGATGTAGAAGCCTTTGGGATCGTTCAGATCTGCAAAGGTGTATTCGTAGGGCGCACCAAGATAACGGATCGGACCTTCTTCTGAGGCATGATGGAAGTGACCGGAAAACACCTTCTTGAATTTGCCGAAAATGTTCTTGTCCATTCCATGCTCACACACCTGAGTCTGATCAAATTTGAACCCAGCAATTTCTAAATGACCCATCAAAACCGATGCAGTGCTACGTTCGATCATGCTGAGACCAGTGTCCATGTTCGTAGGATTGAGCCACGGCATAAGCAGGATTTTTAGACCATCAATGACAAGCTCCTGTGGCTCTTCGTAGATGTGAATCTTAGAATAGCGTCCATAGACAAGCTCTCTTAAGGCATTTGTCTCATTGGAGTCCCTAAAATAAACGTCATGATTCCCACAAAGGAAATGGGTATCGTAGTCGGCCAATTTTTCCAAGAAATCAACTCTCGTTCGCTGAAGAATATGAAAATTGACATACTTACGGCGGTCAAATACGTCCCCCACATGGATAATGGTTGAGATACTACGCTTTTCCAATTCAGGAAAAAACACCTGATCGTAAAAGCGCTTGAAGTAGTCCTGAAACAGAAGGCTATCGTTCTTATGCCCTGCGTGTGTGTCTCCGATCAATGCTATTTCCAAGGATGTCTCCAGCCATTCTTATGGGCCGCACACCAAGCATGGATTGTCCTAACGACTACTCCAAACTCTACGGCGGCTTCTTTGGCGCTGTTGTAAATTTTATCGTTGTGTTGTACTGGCTTGCACTTAAATGGAAGCGGCCAGATGTTTTTTGAACCTTTGGGTCGGCCTGGACGACGTGCCTTCAGTTGAGCTTCAGTAGGATTTGCCCAACGAACCTTCATCCGATTAGATTGAATACGTCTATTTCGTATTTGGAGACGCCTTCGTTTTGCTTGACCTTCTTCTGATGCCCAATATGCTTTCGTTCTAGCAGCTATTTTTTGACGACGCACTTCAGAATAGACTTTAGTGGAAGGAGCCGACGTTTCTCCACCAATGGACATGTTATATCCTTGGTCGAAAGTATTATAAGTCTTGATCCAACCCCGTTCACGGAACCTTACTCTATCAAGACTTCTAGATAAGGACAGTAATTCAATCTTGAATGACTCCCGGCCATACTTCCGCATCGCTGCATGAAGTGTCGAGGGGCTACCAGTCTTAGCTTTAGAAAAGTGTGCCGTTAGACGAGTGATGAGTGAATACTTGGTGTACCCGACGTATTGCTTGCGATTCACTGTATTCGTGATGAGATAACAACGATAGGTCATATAATTCTACCCATCCCTTTGCTAGTCAAATATCGCCTAGTGTTTTCACTCCATGTTCCTGGATATTTTTCTGTCAATCCCAAAAGAGTATTACAGCGTCGATGCAAAAATCCACGAACACATTTTCCACAAGTATGATTTCCTGGACAACAATTGTGATCATGATCTACACACAACTGCTCACTTCCGGTTACACCCTCATACAAGGGTTCCCGACAAATTGGACATACATGTTCTTGAATTGCTAACCACATCTCAAAATTTTGTCGATCAATACCGTATTTTGCTTTTCTGTGATAATGGCGTTTCTTCTCTCTACTGTCGGCGGTTTGTTCTCTTGCCCGTTTTCTTTCACGACGTTCTAATGATTTCTCTAGGATTTTGAAATAGACTTGGCCGTGTTCAGTTCGTCGGAATCGACGTTGGGCCTCACTTCTTCGTTTACGAGCTTTCTCAGTGGAGTTTCGTTGTTTTTCATCCTTTTGCCTGCATGGGATACAACGATCCCGCTTCCCAATACTTTTGAGTGTGTGTCCGTATTTACAAGGGTTGCCCTCGTAACAGTGCTCTCCTTTTTCAACAGCCTTCACTCTGTTCATGTGGTAATTCATAACACAAGTAAAGCAATCAACTGTCTGATGCCTCTCATGCCAAATTTTGTGTATTGATCAGTGAAGAATTTCTTGCTAAATCGGGCGTGTTGAGAGAGTAATTCGTAAGCCTCTCGCAGTTCTTCGGCTCTTGATGATGACGTAGACATAGTTCTCCTATGTTGCAGATGTCATCATTACCGTTACTACGCCATCGGGTGGGCTTCCTGCTCAAAACCAGCTTATCATCGATTTCTATAAGGTCAAGCGGAGCGTAAATTTCGTCCTTAATTGCCATCAGTTCTTCATGACATTTTCTGTATAACTCAGAGCGTGCTGCCACATACTTCTCATGTGCTGCCTTTATCAACTTCCTTCTCAGTTCTCTTGTCATGACTTCCCTTTCTCAGCTTCCTTATCCTGTTGTATTTTCTTGCGGCGTTCTGCTAACTTCGCCTCAGCTTCTTGAATGGCTCCGGTGGTTCGACCAGTCTTCAAATTTTCAAGTGTGACAATCTGACCAACCTTGAACGGGTTGCGGCCCTTTGGGAATTGCCAGTTACGATATGACTGTGTACCGACAATTCGTGTCTCTATTGTGTCTGTCTTGCAGGTGCAGCCGATGCCGGGAGAGCCTTCGACGTTCGTCATGTCAAAGATGAACTTCGAGAAGCATCGTCTATGATCACTGACTGCTGTTACTTCGTATTGGTCGTTATCGGAAGTCATTCGTATTCGGGACAAAAATCATTCGGCCAATCTAGACCGTTGTCATATTCAGAACCATCAGATTCGCTGTCAAACGATCCGGTGACTTCATCAAATCCAACACCCTTTTCGGTCAGAACAAAATTGAGTTGAATGTATTCCATCGCCTTGGTCGGCGTAATGTAGACATCGACCACCAATTCGGTCGTGTCATATACTCCATCGGTGTTGTTTCGTGTGTCACAGACTACCGAATAGCTTTCTATTGATTCCTTTTCTTGAAGATGATCAAGATAAAGACCGATCATACGAGTTACAAACGGCGGAATATCTTCTGGATATTCAAACAATGACTCTATTAAAGCGTGTCGAACAAACTCTGTGATCGAGTTGATTAGTCGCCGATGATTTATCCTGTCGTAAGCACTCGGTACTTGTTCTATCTCTTTGATGATTGCCAGTACTTTTTCTTCTTCTTCAGATACTTCGTTTTCAGAAGGAAATAAAGCCAACGGATCGGCCTTTGGTGCATTAAGAAGAGTGAAACTGTCGGCAGTCTCTTTTGCCGCCTTCTTCGCTGCTGCAATAAACTCAGGAGTAAATTCCATGTTCGCATTCTTCCCTTAGGACAGTCTCACCATTGTCGCTTACAACTTCATGCCCGTCGAACAAATTCAATTGGTTTTCGTCAGTGGGTGCATCTGGTGGAATGTCGCCGGGGAATGCAATGTTAATGGTCATCTCGTCGCCTTCCTTCAGATCTCCCGCTTGTTCTTCTGGGATCGGCCCGAACGGACGTGTCAACCACAACAAAACCTTTCCGTCCTGCCTTTCAATATCGCTGATGATGTAATCAATTGTGATCATTTCTTTGCCTTTGCTACCTTCGCTTTTTTCTTTTTCGGTGTAACTGTCACGACAACCGCTGCATCTGGCTCTTCTTCGACAAACAATCCAGCCAGCAGCTTTGCCTCTTTCTTCTTTGCATTTGCCTTGGTCTTCTTCGACTCTTTCCAACTTTCAAATTTGGAAATCACGTCGCCCTTATTTTCCTGTAGATAAGTCACATAAGAGTTGTTGTACTGTGTCGAGTCTCCTTCCTGCCTTTCATACGAACCTACGAAGTCAGCATCGTCTACAATACGCATTTTGACGTAAAGCTGCTTCTGTTCTTTCTGGATTCTCCTAATAAATGCATTATGAATAATTTGCGTAATGTAAGCAAAGGCGTTGTTACTTTTTGCAGGATTGAAATTGTGAATATAACGTAGACATGATTCGAGGGCATCGCCTACCATGTCTTCTCGATACGTATAGTTCACGAATCCGGCCTTCTGAGAAAGTCGATTCGCCATCTTCATCATGCACTCGGCGACGTATTCGGGAAGTTGCGGCTTCGGTTCTTTCTTCCGGTGCGCTCGCTTTAAATCCTTCTGCCATTCGACTAGTGCAGCAAATAATTTCTTGTTGTCAACGTAGTGAGTCGTAGCCTTTTTGGGTGGCGTAATTTCTAGTTCTTTGGTATCTGTCATCCTTTCTGTGGTTCTCCAAATTTAACGGCCTGGAACCACGCTTTTGCTGAAACTGGTGCTGTGCCGTCATGTGTCTATTTCACCATGCTTTCTGGATCTGTCAACTTGACATCTACATCTAAACATGGTACTGTGTGCTCGTATGCCTTTTTTCTTTCTTTTGATACTAATTGCGGTGATCTATCTTGCCGCCAAAGGCGCAGTTGGCATCACCAAATTCGTCTGGTTTATGGTCAAAGTCCTTGTGGCGATCCTGATCATCAAGTTGATTTTGATTTTCTTCGGGATCGTGCTTTTTGGTTCGTTGGCGGCTCCGTTTCTTCATCCGCATCCATACTGGTAGATCGCTGATGTTTGCAAAGCCGACGTTCTTTTAGCACTCTCTGCGGTTCTTCTGTTTCTTCTTCTCCTCCATTCACAAATACATCGACCCGCTCCAGGTACGCTTGCGCCATATCTTCATGCACTTCCGTAAGCAGCATGATGGTGGTTTTATTTAGTTGCAATGTCTGATCGACAGCGAACGGAATCCAGGGCGTCATCAGATAGATGCTTTCATTGGTCGAAAGGTCCGTCGTACTGATCTCGGTCACCTGCATTGGACAGAAAATCGTCAGCAGCGATCCTTCACATTCCGGCGCTCGACAGATGATGCTTTCGCCGCTTACCAACTTTATCAATCGGATTGAGATTTCCTCTTTATGTTCCTGATAGTCCTTGAACTTCATTCGGCTCCAACCAACATTTGTACAGCTTGTAATCGAACTGCTCGGTGTTGTAAAAATTGATCCTTTCCGTAAAGTGCTGGAGCGAATAGTTATCATGAACCATCGTTCCACTTTTGTTCCAAATAGACAGATCGTCGGCCAAATCGTACAGGGTCACCATCGTCTTCCTCCGGGACAGGCGTAAGCCACGACCAATCGACTGGAGTACCCGGACTTTTGCCTTGGTCGGTGAAGCAAAAATGATGCTATTAATGTTGCGAATATTTACGCCTTCGGCAAACGTTCCATAAGAGGCAACGATAATGGCGTCCTTTTCCCCTTCTGTGATTTTCCGAACCTGATTGCGATCTTCGGTCGGCGTTTTTCCATAGACAAAAAACAGTTTTCTTCCCGGCGCAATGTTGTCCTTGATCATGTCGAACAAAATTTTGCCGTGTTTGTCGATCTTTTCAAACAGGACCAATGTATTCCCGTCCAGCGACAAAGCGAGATCTCTGACGAACCGATTACGATGTTGATGTGACTGAAGAAATTCCATCTCTTCGGGATAGGATTTTTTCTTCATCATCTTCCGCTCTGCATCTGAATACTGAAATTGTAGACACTTGATGTAAAGCTCTGCGGCCTTCTTCTGGTCGATCAATTCTCTGGTGGTGACAACCTTGTAGACCTTGCCGAAAATACCTTCGAGAACCATGTGATGAATTTTGGCGTCCCTGAGTGTTCCTGTCGTCCCGATCCGATAACGGGCATTGATCAGTTTCGACATGATTTCTTCTAGCTCACCGCCGCCACCTGGATCTTGCGAAGAAAATTTGTGGCATTCGTCGCCGAAGACCACTTTGAACTCGTGAAAGAACTCTTCTTCCAAAATGTACGGAGCTTGCTTGTTCCACTTCTTGACGATGGCCTTGACCTGTGCCGGTGTCTTTTCAGCCTTCAGTTCGTCCAGGATCTCTTTAGGGAGGCGCTCCTTCACTGCTAACGCCTGCCACGTAGAAATCGTCACACGTTTGTCTGTACGCTTCTCGCCGCCATCGTAGACCTTGTGACAGTTGGCTTCGACATTGAAATCTACGTAATGGGCATAGTCGATAAAATCATCGTAAAGTTGACTTACCAAAGCAGTGGTCGGAACAATGATCAAAATTTTTCCTTTGGTCCTGGCGAGGTAATAGCGCAGCAGAACGTAAATCATGAAAGACTTGCCGCTGGCGGTTGCGCTCAAGAGAAGGGATCGATTGGCTTGGATCGCATGAATGATGCCACGTTCCTGGAAATCATGTGGAACGATCATCTCCCGGACGCCTTCGATTTCGGTAGAAGGCTTGAGAGCTTCGATCATGCGCCGGAACTCTTCGACAGAGAAGGGATTTTCTACGTCAATAGGGTCCTCATAGGAAACTTCGTATCCCATCTGATCGCAGTATTCTTTGACTAGGAGATGAAGACCGAGAGGGAGCTTGCCAGATCGTAAATCGAGGAGACGAACTTTGCCATCCCAGCGCTTTTCTCTGAACGCAGGAATGAATGCAGCATTAGGATGTGGATAGGAAAAATGATCCCAAAGCTCCATCAAAATATGACGGTCGGCTTTGAGACGAATATAGGTCTCGTTGGCCTTCGAGATGTGAAGAATATCTGACACTAATACTATGTAGAGGCACTATTTTTGGCCTTTCTTGATTAACTGTTTCACCATCTTTTCTACGTCGTCATCCGTCACTTCTGGTATGCGATCTGTTCCATAGCTGGCACACTCCATTCGATGCTTGAACAGTTCTTCGGTAATGAAATACACAGGTTCACGATTGAGAGTTGGAATGATTCTCTCTTCAGCGCAAACTCGAAATACATCTTCTGGATCGATCATTCTAATGTCCAGGTTCCATCGGCGTGTAGATTGAGAGAATACATCGAGTCAGTATGATTTAGATAAAATGTGACAGTTTGTTGTTGATTGTTCAGAGCAACATCAAATCCTTCTTCAATCAGTTGCGCCACCAATATGTCGAACTTAGCTTGCTTTTCTTTATTCAATTTGACAGGTATTTTCATTTGACTCCTAATAAACTCGTATGAATCAGCATTCCGGTTGGATACTTCTTTTTGCCATAACGAGAATTGGCGGAACAGTTATAGCTGACGTAATTTTTGTCGGCTCCAATGGTCGAATATTTCCCATCGAGAGGACCGCCGACACACCGATACTTTTTGTTACTTGATGTGGACTTGTAGCTGTACGCATACTTCCACGGTTCAATAGCTCGCTTTTGTTCTCCTTTGGAACCTTTGCCTATGTTAGAACGAAAGAAAATATCATGGGTGCTGATCTCCACAATTTTATCTGCCGTTTCTTTATGCTCTACCACGGCATCACGATGATGATGTGTTTCCCATAATCTTTCCCATTCATTTTTAGAATTGTATTTGCCGTCATTCTTTAAAAAATCAGGCTCGCTGAAGACTCGCTTTTCGACATCTGGGAACTCTTGAGCACAGACGGCAAATATTTCTTCGACATCAATCATAGGGCTAGTCATCTTTCGTAATCAGGATCGCTCATGTCAATCACTTGGCCCAAATTTTCCAGACCATGTTTAAACCGTTGCGAATTCAAAATTGTACTTAAACTGAAGGATCTCTTTCTGATGTCGTCAAGAGTGTCTTTGATAAGCTCTACTTTTTCCGCCTGCTGAGAAACGAGGTCTCGGGCGGCGATGACATCTGGATCACAGTCTACCCAGAAACTTAGTTCGTCTTTGATGACACGCTTGGATGCCGTCGTCTCTTCTGTAGTGATTTTGAGTTTGGTGTCAGGCTTCAGAGGCGAGGGCTTTTCACTCTTGCCGCTGTAATAGTCACGCTTGAGTTTACGTAGCGGATCAATCGCCGCTTTCATTCGATCCAGTTCGACTTTTTCGTAATAGAGAATCTTGCGATACTTTTGATGTAACGCCTGGGTCCTACTGGATTCCCATTCGACATGATCACGGCGCAATGGAACACCGACATCAGCGTCAATCATCGCCATGAGATCGTCAATGTGCATGATCCCATTACATCATGGAATCAGATTTTGTCTAGTAGAGAACAGGTTTCGCAACGCTTCGCACTGGTATTTCTGACGGGGCCTGCCGCTAACTTACTTTCCATTCCGACCAGTTGAATGATAGCCTGTTCGTTTAGTTGTTGTGGACTACGGTCTCACCACGATAATCCTGGAAACGATTCTGCATTTGTTGGACCTTTTCAGCCGGAACGCCATGAACATTGCGCTTGGCGGCAATCTTAGGATCAACCACCAAACGAACGACATCGACTTTGTATCCACGGCTCTTTGCAAATTCGACGTAACGTAAAAACTCTCGCAAAGTGGTGTTCGTATTATCGACGACAATGCTCGGTTTCCCGGAGTTGCAGGCCGTCATGAACAACTGGAAACATTGATCGTGCGCTTTGCCGAGTTTGCTACCGTCGAACTTGTAGTCGGCACCATGACCAAAATAATGATCAGCACTGCATATGACAGCATCAGGAAAATGCTTCGCCGTGTACGTGCTCTTGCCTGCACCTGAGATTCCACGTAAGATGGTGACGGTTTTTTCGACAGACGCTTCGGTCAGAGGTTCTACGGCTTCAGCTATGATTTCAGCGCACATTTCTTTGAACGATCTCATACGCCTAAAAGTCTACCACAAAATCTCGCAAATGGCTACTGGACGAAATCACCAAGCGTCACGGTCGAAGATCCAGCGTTCACATCGTCCAGCGACCAGTACGCATATTTGAATGTTGCCGAGACCATTGGAATGATCGTATCGGAGACCGTCGTCGTAAACTGAATTTGCGAAAGATAGGTAGGGAAAGCACCAATAAATTTGACGGTATGCGCCACATTGTTGTCCGAATCTAAAATCAAGAGCCAGATATCCGAATAGATGCCATCATAAGAAGATTTGAGGTCTGCATACTGTCCAAACTCTTGAGGGAATCCAAGGCCGACCATCCAATCTCCGATTTCTCGATAGTTCATCATGTCCTGATCGACTGGAAACGACATCGTAAAATCTTCGTACCGAATCTTGTCGCCGGGACGTGGCACATCGACGAACGGTGTCGGCTGTACGGCGTTGCCCATTCCCATAGCAGGCAGGTTGCATTCCTGAACCCAATAGACGACATTAGGACAGCGCCGCAGAATCACACGAAAGCGGTGCGTGTTTAAAAAGTTGATATCGGTCGGCTGGTTCTGGTATGCTCCGATTACGGGATTGAATGGCATCTGTGTTGGTCACCTGAGAAAGTATTTAGAGTGGTGCTAAATCTTTCAAAAGAAAACCCGGACCACGAAAATTGGCCGGTCAGCGGAAATTGTGTGACCTGCTATAAAGAGTACTTCCAGTTGAATGGAAAGAAATTTTCGAGAAAATATTATACGAACAATCGGATCAAAATCCGGCAATCACAAAAACGTTATTGGGATGATCCTAAGAATAAACACGTTATTCATGCAGCACTCGTAGCAGAGCGAAATAAGCGGAGGTTGCGTGAAGAACAAAATGGCGGCAGCTTCACAGCAAAGGAATGGCGAGAACTTAAAATTCAATACGACCATCGATGTTTATGTTGTGGACGACATGAATCAGAGCTAGATGAGGCTCTTGAGGCCGACCACGTTATTCCTATCATCAAAGGTGGGACCGGGTTTATCAGCAACATTCAGCCACTTTGCAAACCTTGTAATGGTTCCGGTGGAAAAGGTGCAAATACCACGGATTACAGGGTTGCTTGACATCGCTGAGAAAATCGCTACAATATCAAGTGAAGCGAAAGAAAATCTTTAAGTTTCTGTAGTACACTAAGAGAGTATTCTTGAGGCGGTCACCCTCCAAAACGTCTTCGGACGAATCCCAGACCCCTCATATCGCCAATTGTTTTCCGCCTTCCAAGGTGTGTATCCAGGCCCTCCGGGGACCATCGGATCAGCTAACCAAGGACGGCATGAAGACAAAGTTTACTAGTTCAATTGAAGATTTCATCACGAATCCCCGTAATAATACAATTTTTAAAATGTGGGGTGCTCAGACACCTGTTTCAATGGGTGATGGTGTTCGTTTTCGAGTTACGAAGTCACCGAAGGTGGATTACGTATACATTAGATACTTAAGCGGTTACGAGAGTTATGAAGTCGAATTTGGCGCTCTCGTCGGCACAGAATATGATCTCATTGATAGAATTTCTCCTGTTGCCCTTGAAAAGCTTATGCCAATAATCAGTCAAAAATTGTTTTTCGACGAACATAGAAATTAGTTACATCTATTGACAATGAATTTAGGTTCTGGTAATATGGTACTATGAAACCTGATACGTGAAATCATTCGTGAATACTGGCTTTCTCCAGAGCCACATGACCAAGAAACACTTCTTGCTGTTAAAAATGCAGTCGAAACTTTCATTGCCGAAACGCCAATTCCAGTTCATTTTTGGCGTTTCTAAAAAAAGATACATCTTCTCTTGACATGACACCATCCATTTGATAGAATCTTCTTATGAACTACATGAATGAAAACGAAATCGATAGTGCTGTTCGTAAATATCGTCCAGACACACCCACTTATCAAGCGGCTAAATTCCTCTCCGATTTTCGTGATCAAGTCAATCTTTGCAGTGATGGTTGGGCGTATTGGAATGCTCCCATTCGATCTGCGAAAAAGCTGATGCATTTCATTCAGAACGGTGACGGTACTGAAAAGTCCTTTAAAACGGCAATGATCCCTATCAAGTCATTTTATACTCGGCATGGCTTTGCTGCCGGAATGGAAATGCCCACCATCGAGATCGGAGCATAATCATGATGACTGAGAACGAGATTCTAGATCTGAAGATCGAATTGGACAATTGGAAAAATCTCGCCGTTTATCTTGCTGATATTCATGCTGCGAATGCCGTCGAAGTTCTCAGCAAGAAATCGTCTTCCCAATCGGCCAAGCGTCGGCATGTCAGCATCGTCGAAACCTGTCTGCTCGGCATCAAACATGGTGCGCTCATCGGAAAACATGCCTCTAAAGAGGAAGCGGTGATTGAACGCTTAGAGAAGGCCCTGAAAGCAGAGGCGTGATGCCACGGACCAAGACTTTGAAGACCATTGAAATGACGAACGGTGAGTTTGGTCAACTTCAGGGGATTTATCATTTTCTCGCCTTCATGCAAAAAAGGAATTGAAGATTCCTGATGTGAATAATGCCAAGGCGGTTGACGGAGTGTTCGTCCAGTATTTACAGCAGCTTCGTGGTGAAAAACCGCTGCCGGATTCGTTGCTGAAGAAATGGATCAAGGGATGACTTTCATGATCGATTTTACGTCAATGTCCGATCTGGATAATTTCCTCGAAGAGGGTCCTGAACAGATTGCTACCGTCTCGATGCGATTTTCGTCTTGTGGTTCATTGTCGTTCCGTAAGTACGCTACGGCAATTCAAATTTTTAATAACGAGGAAAATTAGGATGTTACATGCAGTTTCGGCACATGTGAAAAACCAGATGGCTGATATTCTTCGGTTGGCAGGTGACATCATTTTCAACACGACTAAAGACGATAAACCGTGGATAGAAAATCTGGACCGGGAAGAGCCGGGTATATCGTTAGCATCCAAAATGCAATATCTGGTGATGGATCTTGAAAGTGGGAAACGGTTGAATGGGTATCGCCTGTTGATGACTGATGTCGAGCTTAGAACTGTAGCATCGGCTCTTGCTTTGGTTGAGTGGATGTATCCAGAAATCACTCAACGACAAGATTTGGTTGAGTGGATGTATCAACAGAAATACGCTCATTGATTTACTCACCAATGCATTAGAGGTTGGCGAAGAGGCTGGCGTCTTGCAAACACAATTCGCAATGAGAAAGGCTTTAGGATTACAATGAGCGAACCACATAAAGTTTCGGTACATCGCTGGTATCACGATCTCTGGTGGGTTATTCGTGGGGTCTCAGGAAAGCATTGGAGAACGAAATGTGCTCGGTGTGGTCATGCTGGTATGGCTCATTTTGCATGGCGTCATTGTTGGCGATTCAAGCCACAGCGAATCTCCATGACATCTACCCAGAATTGACAACGATGTATCTACTGTGATAGCGTAAAAATCATGAACCGTAAAGAATTTTTCAATACGATGGCTGAGTATTTGAATGCTGATGAACTGTCGTATGTCCAGCGCATGTATTGGTTGGTCAAGGAAGCGCATCGTAAGCAGAGCCGCCGTCTGACTGGTGAACGGTATTTTGAGCACGTTCGCCGTGTTGCATTCGACGTTGCGATGACTTATGGTTACGCCGACGCTATGCATGTAGCGTTGGGACTTGGGCATGATATCGTCGAAGATTGTTATGTTCCAACTTCGGTAATAGTGAATCTGTTCGGGCAAGAAATGTACGAAGATATTATCGTATTGTCCAAAGAATTGCCGTCGTTCAATCCAATTACAGGCGAATTGGTAGCTCGTGCAAAACGGCCCGACGATGAATATTATATGACGTTGACACACGCCGATGCTCGTCCTCGCCGCATCAAAGGTTGTGACCGGATTGACAACGTGACCGATTTGAGCAAGTGGGAAGAAGCTCGCCGGAACAAGTACAAACTTGAAACACAGAATTGGGTGTTGCCGATTGTGCGAATTACTGATCTTCGTATGGCGGCAGAAATCGAACGAAAGCTGGTATTATGAGCGCCGGTCTGAAAGAATACGATCCGTTGTTGTTGATCCCGGCCAAAAAAGGAACAATCCAAGAATCTGTTTTGGTGTTGGAGCGAACCAAAAATGCGCTCTTATCCATCAAAGATGATTTCACGACCGAGACCATCAAGAAAACTTTGATGGATTTGGCAACGGAACTTGGGGTTGACAAAAGACGTTTCTTTGTTCCTGTCCGAGTGGCGATTACTTTTCGTCTGGACTCGCCGCCGCTATTTGAGAGCATGGAAATTATCGGTGCCGAACATTGTTGGTTCCGAGTGGCGATGGCCTGGGCAGTTTTGGATGATATTTTAAATCCAAAACCGGAAGACTATTGTTATGATCATCGTGGGGTGGGTTGTTGTTGATAGTTGACAACGATTTCTATGCTGCTAAATAGCAGCATGAGCAACAAACTCTCTCCACTCGGCAAGAAATATGGCTGGAAGCCGTCTCTTCCTGACCATCGCAAAAGAATCTTCGCAGCACGGATTGCACCTGAAAAGATCGCTACTTTCGTAGACATGCGTTCAGGATGTCCTGCCTGTTACAACCAGCAGCAACTCGGATCATGCACTGCAAATGCTATCGCAGGCGCAATTGAATACGATCAGATTAAATTGAAACTTCCGATTTTCATGCCATCTCGCCTGTTCATTTATTACAATGAGCGTGTCGAAGAAGGCACTGTATCTTCGGATTCCGGCGCAACTCTTAGCGATGGCATCAAAGCCGTAGCAACCTGGGGAGTCCCACCGGAAGCAACATGGCCTTATAACACTTCAAAGTTCACTGAGAAGCCACCGGCCTCTTGCTATACGACTGCTTTGAAGAGCAAGGCCATTCAATACGCAAGTGTTCCACAAGAATTGAACGCAATGCAGTCCTGCCTCGCATCGGGTTTCCCGTTCGTGATCGGATTCAGCGTCTATGATTCTTTTGAAAGCGCACAAGTAGCAGCAACCGGAATTGTTCCGATGCCTGCTGCTTCTGAAAATCTATTGGGTGGACATGCTGTATTGGTTGTCGGCTACAATGCAACCAACACGACAGTCAATGGCGCACCGCCTCGTACTTTCATCGTCCGTAATTCCTGGGGTCCTTTCTGGGGCGCAAAGGGTTACTTCTACATGCCGTTCGAGTACTTGCTTGATGGAAATCTTGCAGACGATTTCTGGCAGATCACTCAGGTCGCCTAAAATAGTTTTTGTTCAGTCTTATGTCTAGAAAGGGAGTGGGTCTTAGGATCTGCTCCTTTTTTTATTGTCTAAATGCAGTTATGAGAGAAGTGATACTTGTTCGTTTTAGTGACTATGGAATCAAAGATGGTGTCCAGGAATTCGTCGCCAATGTTGCCCTACCAGGAAAATTTCAGAAAGAAATTTTCGGTGCCAGCAGAGAAGAGTTGAACAAAGGCATCCAGAAAATTTTTGACGAACTTTTTACGACACTTGATATCCCCGAAAAAGTTGTACGGCAGCTTCCCGTCTTTACCGATTCTGAAGGCCGACCGCAACCAATGAGTCCTTTCGCCGGAACTGCCAAAGTCACGTTCAATGCACAAGTGATCCGAGGCGGTAAAGTGGTTGACGATTAATTTTCATATGCTAAACTAGTTGGGTGCAACAATCACTCAAATCCGGGTTTACGCAACTCCTCGACGAAAAGGAGTTTGATGCTCTTATTGCGTCAGGTCATCCGTTACGTGTGAAAGCCGGATTCGATCCCACAGCACCAGACCTACATCTTGGTCATGCTGTGCTGTTGAAAAAGATGCGTGAATTTCAGGATGCTGGGCACACCATTGTGATGATCGTCGGCAACACCACAGCATCGATTGGTGATCCGACCGGGCGCAATCAGCTTCGGCCTGCGCTTTCTGACGATGAAATCAATACGAACGCCTGGAGCTATATGACACAGGCTTTCAAAATTTTGGATCGAACCAAAACCGTCGTCAAAAAGAATGCCGAATGGTTTGACGAGATGAAGATGCAAGATGTAATTCGTCTCATGTCCCATTTCACCCTCAGTCAAATCGGTGGCCGTGACGATTTTAAAGAACGCAAGGTAACAAACACTCCGGTCTTTATGCATGAGATGTTATACCCCATGCTTCAGGCATATGACTCTTTCAGAGAAGGTGTAGATATTGAACTTGGCGGCAACGATCAATTTTACAACATGCTGATGGGCCGGATGTACATGCATGATCGTGGTGAGAAACCTCAGGTTATTGCGACGGTTCCTTTGTTGTTTGGTACGGACGGTCGAAAGATGTCCAAGTCGTTCGGTAATCACATTGGTTTGCTGGATGAACCATTTGAAATGTTCAGCAAAGTTATGTCGATTGCTGATGATGTAATGCGCCAATGGCAAGAGGTTCTGTTTCCAAATAAATGTGGCTGGCATCCTCAACCATTTCAATCTAAGAAATATTTGGCATGGCGAATTGTTCATTGGTTACATGACGAACCAAAAGCAGACACCGCTGAAATTGAATGGACAAAGAGATTTTCAGATCGTGAAGCGCCGGTCGATATTCCAGTTGTAAGAATTCCGGTTTTTCATTCGGTCAATACACGCCTGGATCGAGTCTTGGTGCTGATGGGTTTGGCATCTTCGGTCTCAGAGGGCAGTCGTCTGGTGAAGAGCGGAGCCGTAAATGTAAATGGTAGTGTAGTTATCGATCCAAGACTCAAAGAACCGTTGCCAGAAATGTCAGTGATTCGGGTAGGAAGAAAATGGCTGAAGATTACGCAGAGCTAGAACCGGAAGACTTTGACGAAGAGCCGACTGAAGATAATGATGAACCACCCATTTTAGGTGTCTGGGTGAACTCTGGATTTGGTAATAGGTCATATGCCTGTGTCATACAACCGAACGGAATGATGACACTGCCAGATGGATTAGTTCGTGAATTGAACATAGAAGTTGGCGATGATCTTGAATGGAATCTTGACGAAGAAGAAGGTGTAATCTACGTCAGAGTTATTCACCGAACCTGGGAAGCTCCCGATTGGCTAGATATTAACGACGAGGAATAATGGATTTCCTAACACCAAAAATTCGGGGCGGAAAGCCTGTCAGTCACAATAGGTATAAAATTATGGACGTTTCACAATATGTCGGGATGAGAATCGACGAAGCACAAAGCAAAGCACAGCAGGCAGGTTTCATCGTAAAAGTTGAACATTCAGGGCTTCAACCACTCAACAATGACCACAACGCTTTTCGGATAAATTTTAAAGTTGTCAACGGAAATGTGGTATCGGCTCACATTGGATGATCAAGCTGTTGATGGGTGTAAATAGTCTCCAGTGGTAAGCGGACTTGTCAAATCCAAAATCGATGCTACGCTAACTACTGACAGAGAGAAAAATTCATCCTTTGACGGTATCCAATGCAACCTAATGTTCATCTAGTTCTCTGCTACAAAAACTTTGCGGCCTTTGCGGGAATTTCCCACATAGGGCTTGGTGTAGCAGCCCTCAACATCGCCAAGATTTTAAACAAGCACGGAATCAAATGCACTGTGCTCCCAATCTTGAACTCCGCAGCCCTTGATGCATTTCTTGACAAGAATCCTACAGTGACGCACGTCGAAATCGCTGCGCCCTGGATTCCTACGAGAGAGTTACAGGCGATTACCTATAAGTATCACAATGTTCAGTTTGCTGTAAATTGTCACAGCAATGTCGGATTCTTACAGGCCGACACAAATGGCGTAAAATTGATGCGTGAGTACATCGACCTGGAATTGGGTTCGTTGAACTTTAACATCGCAGGAAATTCTTCCAAGTTTATTCTGTGGGTCCGTCAGGCGTATCAAGCTCCCTGCACCTACCTACCGAACATGTACTATCTCGACTATACTGTGTCACCGAACAAGCCTGTCTATGGCGGTGGCGTTCTGAAGATCGGTGCATTTGGTGCAACTCGTCCACAAAAGAACTTGATGAGCGCAGCCGGTGCAGCACTAGAACTTCACGAAGAACTCAAAGTTGATACCGAATTTTGGGTCAGTGGTGGAAGGACCGAAGGCGGCGGAAACACAATTTTGAATTCTGTTCGTGCGATGACTCAGGGCATTCCTGGTTTCACACTGAAAGAACTTGGATGGGCAACATGGCCGCAGTTTAGGGATGTCGTCAGAAAGATGCACCTGTTGATTCAGGGCAGTTACACCGAATCGTTCAATATGGTCACTGCTGATGGAATTGCCGAAGGTGTACCATCTGTTGTAAGTGATGCACTCGACTGGTGTCCTGAATACTGGAAGGCTTACTCTGACAATGTGCCGGATATGGCTCGTGTCGGGCGTCAGCTTCTATTCGATCCGAGAGCACCGCAAGACGGACTCATTGCACTCGATACCCACAATGCTGGTTCTTTCGAGGCATGGTGCAACTGGTTGGGAATCAATAAAGAATTTCCGTACCGTGCAATAGTCAATCAACGTCACTTGCAACGCTAAATTTCTTTTACGAATGATGAATGCGTGAAAGAGGGCCGGATGTTTCTGAGCAAAGTTCATTCGGCCAAATTTTTTATGATTTCCTACGATAACACTGTTTTCATTGGATCAAACTCTAGGTCTAATATGACAAGACTCATTGGCGACAAGGATCTATTCAAAGCACTGAATGGTGAACTTGGTCCCGGCGATTTTTGTTATGTCCCTGAGGGATGCGTTCCTCCAAGAATTTCCATGTACATTGATTAATCATTATGAATGCTACCGCAGCAGCAACACAGACAGCTAGACAGCATCTAGAACAGCAGATTGCAAGTATTCGACAAGAAGCAGAACAAGCTAAAGCAAACCCAGAACTTTTTGAACAAGCCTTTCTGTTGTATGATAAGGCAGAACAACTTCAGGCGCTCCTTGATGACGCCATAGAAATTTATAAGATGTAGTGAGGAAGGTTATTATTATGAAGCAGTTTTTGATGTTGGTCTTTATGGCCGTGATGAGTTTCTCGCAGAACTCGATTGCAGGTCTCGTAAGTGGGACTGGATATGGTCTGGCGGCTCCTGGCGGGGCAGCAACGATTTACGGAACCTTTCCTGGTGTGCCGACCACTGTAGCACCAGCAACTCTTCCAAAGACACTTGGTGGCATTCAAGTTTTAGTGAATGGCCTTGCAGCGCCTCTTTATTACGTCTCGTCTACTCAGATTAATCTTCAGATTCCGTGGGAGACCAATACTTCTTCTCCGAATGCACTTATCACCGTAGGCAACAATTCTGCTCTCTTTCCAATTGCATCTACCGCAGCTTCGATTTTTGAAACTAATACAGTGACCCAGCAAGGCGCAATTCTTGATGTGAATTACAAATTGGTTGATTATACGAACCCAGTAACTCTTGGGCAAGTGATACAAATTTATTGTACAGGTCTGGGGCCGGTTACAGTCACACAGACAGATGGTGTACCTGCGTCGGCTACTCAGTTGGCCTATACAGTGGACATACCGACCGTCACGATTGCTGGCGAACCTGCTAAAGTTTTGTTTTCAGGATTATCGCCGGATTTCGTGGGTCTCTATCAGATCAATGCCGTTGTTCCACCGAATGCGATTCCAGCAGCAGTTGCCTTGGCTGCAATTTCTAAGATCACTTTTGTTCAAATTTCTATCAACGGTGTGACCTACAACGCTGTCGAAATGGGATACGCTCCAATCAAGTGATCTAAATGGGTTCATGACCTATGGACCCTGCGATTTATGTAAAGGCTCGGGACGCATTCGAGGAACTGATACTTGTCCCGTTTGCGATGGCTTCGGTATTTGGGGGTTTGTCGCTGAAGACAATGAAGCCGCTGTTAAATTCTTGAACGATCCCACGGTTGAAGTTTCAGAACATGCAAAATTTATTTGTGGCGAGCGCATCCATTCTCTCCCACCTGATCAATGCGAAAATATGTTGGTTATTTTGGATCGGCCTGTTGAGGATCTCAATGCCCTCCACCTTGCCGGTGCCGAAAAATGGGGTTGGGCCTGGGTCCATGCAAATCGATTCGCTATAGCGCTCTGTAGGCTCAATGGTGGCGATCCTACGAACCATGTCTACGGTCTTACCAAGATGGCGTGGTTTTGGTTGGAACGAGAAAAACAGGTCAAAATCGAGGTTCCCTGGATCGTCGAAAATAATTCAAAAAAAGATGATGTAGCTATTGACATGGAAGCGTAGGTTTGTTATCCTGGGTTTGTTGAGAGGGCAGCGCAGAGCAGCCAGAGCGGACAGCGACCATAAAGGATTACAAAGACTGGAAGTCGCAGTTTTGTTTGGTGCTTAACAGGCCGGGATAGAAACCGGAAGAACATGGGATAGGGTGAAGGGCGATCCCGAAGTCGAGACAAGATGAGTCGCCGCCAAGCCTGGAAATGGCATGGTCCAGTTTTTCGCCAAATGTAGATTTTTTGGTAGCAAGGTTGGACGAGCACTCTGTAAAATCCTTCAAGGCACGAAGGGTTACCTGCTACCAATTTGTTTTGTGATGGTCCTTGAGACGAGAGAGCCTGCGATCTAGAGAAGACGTGAAAAGGACTGGCGTAGAAGGGCCATCACATTTAAGTTTTCTTGGAGTGTTAGGACCGAAAGGCTGATACCGACGTGCGACGGCAGACATGGAAACCAACTCGAAAGAGCACTGGTAAACCCATAGGTGAAGCACTCACGTAGCTTCCTCCAAGATGCGGAGAAGGTGCAAATGGGGTTCGACTCCTCTGAAAATCGTCTAATGGCAGGACGGCACCGATAGTGGAAATGGGGGTTCGAGTCCCTCTCGGAACGTAACGTTCCGGTCGTCTAATGGCAGGACACTACGGATTTTGAACGTAGAGCGCAGTATGCTCCGTTCGTCGATTAGGCTGGATTGTGACTAAACACCATGTGAAGTGTAATAGCGCACAATCTTGCGGCGTAAGAGCCGACGTGATGGTGGTAAGCTACCATCATCTAGTTGAACAGGAAATAGCGAACCGGCCTCGTTCAGCGCAGTCCAGCCGGAATTTTTAGTGGTCGCTGCATGTCGGTAAGGGTATAAAGGGCACCTGGAAAGTGCTACCTCAAATCGCAGAGATGTCGAATGTGATGAGGGTTCCATAGGCAAGCAGTGACCGTGGATTTTTGGAAGAGAGAAGACACGTAGTTGCTCACTTAGTGTAACGGAAGCACAGCCCCGTTGAGGGGCGAGAGCGGTTCGACTCCGCAGAGTTAGACGAATTCTAGATAGTCAACTACGGAAGCTGGAAAGTCAGCTTGGCTTCGATGTTGCAACGTCGGAGTGTTGGAACAACTATAAGTGAAGTCCTCTCTTCCAATTAGTTTGAACGTCGAGCGCAGTGTGCTCCGTTCTTCGATACGGGGAAGATCCTGGCACTCCAGGTCGGTCATGAACGATAGCTTAACGAAAGCGCCCCGGATTTCTCGTCGGCCCTGAAAAGGATAGGTCCCACCGGATAAGCGGACTGGATTTAGCAAGTGAAAAATCCCTCCCGCCGACAAGTAGGTTTTGGTGAGTTTCTGGTAGTCGGGCTTACGGACCAGAAGGAAGTCGAGAATACAGGCCAAGGGAGTAACGTCCTGCAACCGTTCAATGCTCTCGATGCGGCATACTCCGTCCCCGCTTGGGTTTCGATCCAAGAAGTATAAGATGCACCACCGTGTATAAAGTTTGTCCGAAAGTAGCTGAAACGGATCGTGGGCATGTCCGCACCGTAGAATAGCATCCAACTTCGGAGTATGCAGGTTAAATTCCTGTCTCGGACATCGATAAAAATAGAGCGCACTCGCTTGACGAGAGGGCGTAACTGACCACTGCGGACCTACACCGAAGTGGAAGCGTTTGGAGCGGGAATCTCTGGACGTGTTTAAGGCGCAAGCCAAACTCCTTTGGGGATCGTCGCCCCGGCACTTTAATCGGTGCGTCTGTGGTAGCACAAGGAGAAAACGTCGAGAAGAGGCGCAATGGTCATTCCCGGACCCTGCGCTTTTTCTTTTTCATCCCACCTTTTTGTCTAAAATCTCCTGTCTATATAAAACAGAAGTGCGGGTAATGCAGTACGTCACTTTGCAATTCAATACAGGAGGCCACTACAGAATGGCTAAGACAATTAAGCAGAAGTTTATCCTTGACGAATCCGGCTCGATGCTCAATCAGCAACAAGTCGTAATCGATGGATTCAATGAACAGTTACAAATGATGGCGAAAGAAGAGAAGGCAGGTGAAGTTACCTACCTTGTATCTCTCACCAAGTTCTCAGAAAAAGTGGAAAAGGTATTCACCGATGTTCCACTCGCACAAGTTCAAAAACTTAACAAAAACACATATTCCCCAGACGGCGGGACAGCATTGTTCGATGCCATTGGTGCAACTATTTCTACGGCTACCAGGGGTGAGACTGATGTCATGGTTACAATCATGACAGACGGACGTGAAAATGCTTCTAGAGAATGGAAGCGTGCAGCAATCCAGACGTTGATCAAAATTCGTCAGGATGAAAACAAATGGGGCTTCGTCTACTTCGGTGCCAATCAAGATGCATGGGCGGCGGCGAAGGATATTGGCGTATCGAATGCCGTCAACTATACCGTAGCCAACACTGGAATGGCGATGAATGCAATGAGCGCTGTCCGTAGCACCTATACGTCATCGGCTCTCAGTGGAAACTATATGACCAGCAACTTAGCCTGTGATGTCAATGAAGCAGAATTGAATAAGTAAGGAACTTGACAGGAGATCAACATGACGTTAAACTTAAATGGAATAGAAATTGAAATCCCTGGCGAGGCGCAGGTAAAAGTATCAGAAGACGGCAAAAAGGTGACGATCACGGTCCCGGAGCCAAAAGAAACAATTCGAGTTGTCGAAGTAGAATCGGACAAGGAAACCATCAGGTTCATTCCTGGGCCGGAAACGATTCGCTACATCGAAAACCCTTGCACGAAGAATCATTACCCAAACTACTATCCGTATTATCCATATACGTCACCTAACACATGGCCGTATGGAACTCAGATTACGTACACAGGAACGACGACGGCGACTGACAACGGTAGTTATACCATCGGTGGCAGTTGTCTGAGCGTCAATGAAAATTTGAACGGTGGTTCGACGTTTGTAAGTAATTTGGCGACATGTAGTAGTTCGACAAATTTCAGTAGCAGTATCACATAGGAGCTATTTTTAGCATGGCATGTATCGTTCGTATTTGCGACGAAAACACTCGGGGCAAAGCATTATTGTGCCCGAAGCATTGGCAGATGATTCCTGAGACCCTTCGGGAAGAAATTCGTAAGGGCACCGAGAAGGGAACTCATACGTTGAGAGCCACGCCGACTCGGGAATGGGTTCAGGCGGTTTCAAAATATGTTGGGGACGTAAAGAATCTCAACATCTACGTTGATTCTACCAGCAAGGTAAAGCGGAAATTTGAAAAGAAATCTGAAGAACCTGCTACACTGAATCGGTAGTTGAGCAAGCAGCCGTCATACGGACGTATCTGGAAAAAGGTAGAGCTACGCAGCTAATTACTGATCGCTTGAGAATATTCTGGGATTAGGAGACGGTCACTAGGTGCAGGGAAAAGGCTAGTCGGGAGAAAGACCCGAACACGTAGAAACGTCTAACGTGCATGTGACGATACCACCGGAACACGCAATGCACCAGAAGCGCAGGGTTTAATAGACCTTGCGCTTTTCTATTTTTGGTGTAGAATGAGGGTGTATGGACATCACCAAAATTGTCATTAGCGACCTCGTAAACGAATTGCATCAATGGCATCTTCGTAATTATCCAACCGGCACCGATGCTCATGATCTTCTTGCCATCGGAGAAGAATTTGGCGAACTTCAACGTGTAGAAGTGAAGCAATCCGGGAATATTCGGGGAACCTGGGAGTACTGGCAGGCCGAAAAGAAAAAAGAAATTGGTGACGTGCTCATCGGTCTTGCAGAATTCTGTGCTCGGGTTGGTCGGATCGCCACATTCACAGAAATTTTTCGGGATTTAAAAGCACTCCCTGCGTATCGTCTTCCTACTAACGTTCCAGGCAATCCATCAAAATCTGAACTCATCCTTCTGTTGCTTGGCAAACATTTGGGAAGTTTGTCGGATCAATTTCTTTACGCTGCAAACATTCATCCAGGTGTTATTGATACCATCGTTATTTTGTGCCGTGATTATTGCGTCGAAAATACGTTGGATATCGAAACATGTTTTGTAGACCGCTGGACCACGATTTCACAGCGGGACTTCATTACCAATCCAGAGACAGGTGGCCGGGAAAAGGAAGACATTCAAATTGCGGATTTGCCACCCCGTACTCATTTCATCTCTGCAATCCTGACCGGCGAGAGCGATGCCAAAGTATGAAGACCGTAAAGTACACATCGGAAGTGCTGAAGCAAGCGGGGTATCTTCTTTTTCATTCTGATGATCTGCAACGAGAAGTGACGATCCTCGAATGGATGAAAGAATTGTTGATCCAACTGATGATCAAAGAAGAAGGCTTCTCTGGGAAACGTCCGTTCGGAAACAGCGGATGGAAATCTGATCCTGAGGCGGCTCTGATCAAAGCTGGTATCCTCAAAGGAAAATTGGACGATGACGGATACATTGTCGAGTGTGAAGACAGCTTGCCATTGTTCCTCGAACTCATAGGAAGTTTAGAATGAACGAAAAATATTATAGGCACAAGCCACTCAAACGTCCATATCTTTGCGAGGTCAACGCCCTTCCTGAAGGCTTTGACTATCCTTTCAAGAATGGCGACACTGTACTCATGCTTGGCGAGATCGAACAGATGCCGGGTCACGTAGCCATTGCTTTAAAAGATGGTCGAGTGCTCTTCGGTTATCATGAAGAAAATTTTCGCAAGCTCACTGAAGAGGAGGCATGATGTATCCCCAAAAGAACCCCATTACAATCCAGTCAGAAATTCGTCTGTCACAAGAACAATTGATTGATGCGCTCCAAGAATACCTGCGGCGCAATAACATCAATGTTGATAAAATCATTTCGGTCGGCTATGTCAGCGGCCACGTGATCAACCGGAAGGCGTGAAGTTGAATGTCGAATTGGGCGGCATTCGGCCTGTTGTCACCTATCGAGATAAAAATGAATTCTGAAATTGACCTTCACATTATTGAGAGTGTTCGTGACGAAAAGAAATTTCGTGTGATTGTCTCGAAAGCTCCATCCGGTGCTCGTTGGCAATGGGCCGTAGGCTTTGGTGTGAATGTTGATAATATTCTTGGTCAGACGATGCCGGTCAATCAGTTGAACCAGCTTCTTTACGATCTAGTGGAGTTAGGTGAATGATCAGTTTTCTTGATTGTCCACATAATCGAATTCAGCAGTACACAGAAACATGTCTGGATTGTGGCTACAACACCTATACGACCGACGAAGAGTATCTCGAAGACTTGAGAAACCAAGCTAAAGAAACGGAAACCCGAAAAGAAATTCGTAGGCTAGAAAAGAAACTGAAAAGAAAATGATCGAAACACGAACGACTGGTAACCTCTTCGACTGCGGCGCACAAGCTATCGTCAACACTGTGAATTGTGTCGGCGTGATGGGCAAAGGTATCGCACTCCAGTTCAAGCAGCGTTATCCTGACATGTACGTCGAATACAGGAAATTGTGCGCTCGCAAGTACATTCAGACTGGTAAGGTTTGGGTTTGGCATGAAATCCCTGACTGTCTTTGTGAATGTGATTTTGACGCCCATGATCAGGGGTTGTGGTGTGCCTGCGGATGTGAACACTATCAAACATCTCAGATCAACGAATTCATTATCAATTTTCCGACGAAAGACGATTGGAGAAATGGATCAAAACTAGAATGGATCGCCGCTGGCCTCGATGATTTGAAGGACCGGCTGAAGTCAGGTTTACTCATCAAGTCTCTTGCGATGCCTGCGTTAGGTTGTGCGAATGGTGGTCTGAATTTTGTTGACGTAAAGGCATTGGTTTATGATAGACTACAGGAGCTTGATAACATACACGTCATTCTCTTCGAGCCGCAATGAAAATTTTTTACTATGTCCTGGCTGTGTTTGGTTATGCAGCCGTGGGTTTTTTATGGGGGTTCATCAGGTGGAAGCTGTACGTCGATGATGAGATTGGATTCTATGAGGCAGAACGAGCACGATTCTTGTTGTTTCATAGGATTCGGGGTGAAAATATCCCAGAGTTTCTCATCTATGAATGGCGGAATTATGTAAAAAACAACATACGTCTAAAAGCTGTACCACCGAAAGCAATTGATTTTCGTGGGGAAATTGCTTATGATGTCATTTGCTGGCCGTTAGCGATGTTTTTTTTGATCGTGCAGATATCGTTCAGGACGATTATGAAACGCATCATGTCCGAGTACAATCGAGTTACCAATAACAAGATTGACAAGATTCGTAAGGATCTGAATTTGAAGTAGAGAAAGGGAAAATAAAATGATAGAACTTTTGACTTTGGGAGGCGTGGTTGCTTTTGGCAGTCTAGCCTTCGTCGGTGTATGGCTCGGAATTTTCGTCGCCATCTGTGTCGTTGTTGCTTTAGCTGAAGGCGAGAATTACGGATGGGCCTCTGCGCTCTTCGCCGTGTTTTTTGTCACGCTCGGCTTCATACGGGCGGCTTGACGGTCGCCCCTTCAAAAAGGAACAATAAAAACCATCATGTCAATGCTTACTCCAATCGTAATCGAATCGGATCACAAGGGTGAACGTGCGTATGATATTTACTCACGTCTGTTGAAAGACAATATCATTTTCTTGGGAACACCGATTGATGACTATGTTGCGAACGCTGTCGTCGCACAGTTACTTTATCTCTCGACCGAAAATCCTGAGAAAGACATTCAGATTTACATCAATTCGCCGGGTGGATCGATCTCCGCAGGCATGGCAATCATTGATACCATGAACCTCGTCGGTGTCGATATCAAGACTACCTGTGTCGGTCGTGCAGCTTCGATGGGTGCATCAATCTTGATGTGTGGCACCAAGGGCAAGCGGTTTGCTCTTCCTGGTGCTGAGGTCATGATTCACCAGCCGTCGATGTACGGTCTTGGTGGACAGGCTACAGACATTGCGATCTACGCCGAACATATTTTAAAGACCAAGAAGCGTCTGGTCAACATGATGGTTGATTTGACAAGTCAGCCGATTGAGCGCATCGAGAAGGATCTTGAGCGTGACTACATCATGGATGCCGAAGAAGCACTGGCATACGGCATCATCGACAAGATCGTCAAGCCTCGTCCGAGAGAAGAGTAGTAATGTTCTGGTCTTTCAATAGAAAATCGAACACGGTGATCCCTTCGGTCACCGTTCAGATTCCTACGCCTGTGGCTCCGCAAGATGAGGATGGGTATTTAAAAGAATATCCATCCTTTACGGCTAAAGTAATCGACCAAATCGACAAAGGTAAAGGCTGTTGGTCTTATCAGAAGATCGGGGTCTTTCAACAGGACGCACAAGGACAAGATCCTTATCTGATCGGTGAGTACATACGCAACTATCATGCTTTCTCTGAAACCTTTGCGGTCACTCGGAAAGGCGACAAGTATTATGCTCTCTACTCTCCACACTATACCGGCACTCGTGTCTTAGAAATCACTCCTGGTGTCGGCATCAAAGACATCGGCGGGGAAGAAAAAGACAGTGATGGGTTTTGTCCAGTCGAGTTGTACATTCCTACGATTCGGCAGCATGTTAGCGAAGACGATTATTCGGAGAATGATTGGAAGAACTTACTCGAAAAATTTCCTCCAGGTGCTCGTATCGGTGACATTAGTTCAAAAATGTCTGGTCGGAAAATCATCTATTACGAAGACGGAACCAGAGTCCGGGCGTACACCGGCAAAATAAACGACGCTGGAACTTCATACGAACGTGATGAATATCGATGGGTCTGGGGACCAAAAAAAGACTATGCTTATGGGAGTGTAATTCTTCCTCCGAAGCACGCATTTGTCGCTGGTTGTTATTGGGGCGACGATACAAGCTGGAAAATCCAGTATTTCAATATTAGTCGAATTGACGAAGGCATCATTGTTCGTGAAGAACGGTTTGGATACATTTCTCTTCCGACACACTTATCTCTAAAAGATGCTATCGACACAGAATACCTTGATGACACCGATGGTCGCTTCAAAATTGCAATTGAAGTAAGTTTTGACATCAACGGCGGTGGCCTGATTGACTGGGATGGTCTTTCGGAACAAATCAAAAAGGGCAATCCGTTTCTTAAAAAACAAAAATTAGCGATTGACGACTGGCGTAATAAGTCCAAAGATGTTGACGAAGACCTGAAGCGCCGTTGGGCCGGTCCTGAGGGCGATGCAATTCGTAAACTGGTTGCAGAGATTGGTGGGGAAATCAGATGAGAGATTGGGGCGAGTACGTCTACCAAAGCGATCTGACAGAAGAATTGTACGAGATCACAACTACGGCATATGAAATGGTAGACGCAATGATGCAAAAGGGTTACACGAAAGTTGACCTAGACACCATTCGGCCTCAACTGGACAAGCTCATAGAACTGATAGCACCGGACATTAAGAGGCAAACTCATGAGAATTGATGGTGTTAGCCGATAGTGTGAGTATTTCATGATCCTCGACCAAATGAAACCCGGCGTCAAGATCCTCTATCATGGCGGCTGGGATGGAACCAAAACCGAACGTTGTCCTGGCTGTAATTTTCAGTGTGCCTATATAATCGCAGGCGTGGTAACTGAGCGGTATAAAATTTGGAATCCAACTTCCGAATCATACGTACTTCATCCTGATCACTGGACGGCTCAACTTGAAACGGGCAGCTATGTGACCGGGGACCTCGAACAATTTGAATTGGTAGTTTGACAAAGACACATCTACATGTTATGGTGGGTGTGTGAATAGCACCAAAAAATCGATGTGGGAGATTCTCGTTCCGACAATGCGGAATGACGGTCGTCCGATCAGAACCAGATTCCACAAAATCTGGGATGAAAAGGTGCGTACAATTTCTGGTGGTTTGACGATCATGCCGGTTGCGAAAGGACAGTGGATTTTTAAAGAGACGCTGTTTGAGGAACGAATGATTCCGGTTCGTATCATCGCAACACGTAGTCAGATCGACGAAATCATCGATATGACCATGAAGTATTACGAACAGCTTGCAGTCTTGGCGTACATGATCGCTGAAGAAGTGATCTTACGTCACAAAGATGGAGCAGGTGATATTGGATAATACATGCTTGACAACAATCAGGCATGTGTTATTCTGGTGAAGTCGAAAAAATTAGGTATCATAGGAGATAATGATATGGCAAAGGCAGGATCAGCAAAGAGCAATTACGCAACGGTATTAAGCGGCAAGAAGACATCACAGTCGCAGGCAATTCCGGGCCGGGAAGCAGAGATGAAGCAGAACAACGCTGGTGGATACACCTTCACCATCACTCCCTTCCAGATGCTCGAACGATTTTTGATTCTCGGTAGCGATGCGCCGACGTACTATGCATCTGCCAAGAAGATGACTGTAGACAACGCAGCGAACGTTCGTGCGTGCTTGCAGTTGGATGGAAAGCGCACGGTCGATATGATCGTCAACATTTCGCAAGCAGGCCGTGCTCCGAAGAACGATCCGGCATTGTTTGCCCTGGCAGTTGCCGCAACACCGAATTTTGGTTCGGCTGAAACTGCTGCTTATGCTCTGTCGCAATTGAGCAAGGTTGCACGTATCGGTACTCACATGTTCCACTTCAACGAGTACCTCGATTCCATGCGTGGATACGGTCGTGGTGTAAAGACTGCAATCGGCAACTGGTACACCGAACGCACGGAAGATTCGCTGGCTTATCAGTTGGCGAAGTATCAACAGCGTGATGGCTGGTCCACTCGTGATCTCGTCAGCCTCGCACACGTCAAGGCGACTGATCCGATGAAGAGTGCTTTGCTGGCTTGGGGTCGTTTCGGTGGTCTCGATGCCTTGAACGAAGCTGCTCAGAACTGGACTCGTTCTGTCAAGAAGTGGCAGGGCAACAGCCATCGCACGACTGATCTGACTTCTGCGGAAATTCAGAATCAGCGTGCTCGCTATCAGAACGCTTATGATTTGTTGACCGGATCGAACGCACCGAAGTTGATCACCGCCTATGAAACCGCAAAGAAGGCGACGGATACGAGCACTATCGTAAAGTGCATCATCGACGGTGGATTGACTCACGAAATGATTCCGACGCAGTTTAAGACGCAACCGGAAGTCTGGGAAGCTCTGCTTCAGAAGATGCCGGTAACTGCAATGGTTCGTAATCTTGGAACCATGTCGAAGATTGGTCTCTTGAAGCCGCTGTCGGCAGCATCGAAGCTCGTCGTGTCTCGTTTGAACGATGAAGCCTACGTCAAGAAGAGCAAGATTCACCCGCTCCAGGTATTGTTGGCACAAGGCACCTACGGCCAAGGCCACGGTCAGCGCAGCGATGCGACCTGGACCGTTGTACCGACCATTGTGGACGCTTTAGAGAACACGTTCTACTTGGCATTCGCAAACGCAATTCCGACTGGTAAGGCTACGTACATTGGCATGGACGTTTCTGGTTCTATGTCGTGGGCGTCCAGCATCATCCAAGGCACCGGAATCACGGCAGCACAAGCAGGCGCAGCAATGGCGATGGTTGTGGCTCGCACGGAACCGAATTACGCTATCTATGCATTTTCTACGGGAATGCAGGAAATTGGCATCACCGCAAAGGACACTCTGAAGACTGCGTTGGCAAAGACCTCTCGCATGTCGGCTGGTGGAACCGATTGTGCTGCACCGATGCTTCACGCTCAAAAGGCTGGCATCGACGCAGACGCTTTCATGGTGATCACGGATAATGAGACTTGGGCTGGACAAATGCAACCGTCGCAGGCTCTCAAGCAGTATCGTAAGCATCGTGGGCAGGATGATGTGCGCCTGATCGTGATGGGAATGGTTTCTACGCAATTTACCATCGCAGATCCGAAGGACCCGTATTCTTTGGACATCGTTGGGTTCGACTCGAATGTTCCAGCATTGGTTACGGATTTTATTCGTGGTTCAAGTGCTGGGATCGCAGAAGAGACCGAAGAGTAGTTTTTGGTTGATTCTGTAAAACTGGCGGCGGATTATTGGGCCTCCACTAATGATTCGCCGCTAGTATAACTACTTCTGAGTATGTTGGCCCATAGCTCAATTGGTAGAGCGCAGAACTGATAATTCTGAGGTTGATGGTTCGATTCCATCTGGGCCAACCAAAAATTATGAATACAGGAAAGAAAGGAAACAAAGTTTTATTAGAGAAGTTTGGATTAGTTGTTGACGGTCCAGCAGAAAAGAACCACGAACCAACGACAATTCAATCTTCTTCGGATGCAAATTTGCAATTGGCTAGGATGTTGGCTCGTCGCTTAAAAACGGTGTTAGATGTTCTTCAATACACCGGAGAAGACGATGACTCAAAAGCTGATTCTGATCCGACCGGCGTCCATGCTACACTGGATCGCACCGGCTCAGAATTGTCAGAAGCCGCTCGTCTGTTGTACAATATTGAAAGTGTTATCGGAATTTCAGCCGTAGCAGTTGGTAGATAAACATGCTTCTTTGTAACGTAGACATCATGACGCCATCCGGCAAACCGCTTGCTGCAATACGCAATGTCGAAATTCAGAAGGCGTGTGATCAGGCATTTGTCGAGACGCCGCCCGATGAAGTATCTGGATGGCTCCAGCAAGGTTTATCAGTGAATATCAAAGTCGAAGGCAATCCGTCTCCTCTGGTGTTGACTGAGAAAGAAGCTGCTGCTCGTCGCAAAAAAGACGAAGATGAAATTATTATGTTCGTGGCACTTGACATCCCATACTAAGGATGTTAGACTGAAAGAGTCAAAGGCGCTATTGAAAGCAAACTGTAGCGTGTATAGATAAAGAATACGATCTTTGACCTAACGCACTGTTTCGCATCGTTGAGCACTGTTTCGTTCTGTTTCGTTCTGTTTCGTTCTGTTTCGACATAGCACGAGCCGCTGGTTGGAAGGTTACCTAACCATGACAAAGTTCACCGGCAGTATTTGGTGGGCACAAAGCAGTTCGTTGTACGTGTAGTAAAAGACGCCCGTAACTTTGAGGAGGGGAGTTTGAAGCGTATCTGATCGGTATCCAATCCGAGGGTGCGTTAAATGCAGTCTCCTATCAGTCTTCTACCGCTATTTGTTCGTGCTATTTAAATGTGGGTTGCGGAAATGCTTGGGGTGTTTGCCTCGCTTGCACCGAGGATAACAGCAGGGTTCAAATCCCTGGCGATCCACCAAAAGTTTTGTAGTGCTTCGAGCCGGATTTAGAGGGTTATCTTTCCTAATGACAAGCCCTCTGATACTTATTTGTTCGAGGTACAAAGTTATGGGTCACTAGCTCAATTGGGAGAGCAACTCGCTTGCACCGAGAAGGTTATGGGTTCAATTCCCATGTGTATCCACCAATTCCGACGTAGAGCGCACTATGCTCCGTCATTCGTCTAGCTGAGAAATCCGGGTTCGAGTCCCGGTCGGAGTCCAATCTGCTCTCATGGCGTAAAGCGTCGGCAGATCCGGTCGTCTAATGGTAGGACAAGCAGCCGTATTTCGTGATGTGAGCCGGAAGATGAGGGTTATCTTTCAAATGGTGAAATGGTCCTTCGGGGCTATAATCCCTTGTCAATTATTAGTTCACATTCAAAGTCTTCCCGGCTTCCACCGGGGAGTGTGGATCATAGTTCTGATTTCCGGTCAGAGTTATGGGTCTAAGTCGTTTCGTTGTTGGACGTAAAAGAACAACGTGGTGGAGGGCATCTACTCGTAGTGCCCCTTTTAGCGACATGGCTGGTCGCATGTAGAAGTCTCGACCAGTGGCGGTAGGTGTGGGGCGGCGAAAGTCGTTCTAGCTCTCCCTGTGATCAGTACACAGTAAAAAAGCTGGTGGGGTGTCGTGGCCGCAAGGCTGTCGCCCTTGAGATGACCAGGATGTTGAAACACACGGAAGTGTGAGGCGATGATAGGGCCAGCGGGAGACGAAAGTCATTAGAACCGCAGGTGAGTGTGTCGAACTGGATAGCGCACTCGACGGTGAGCCAACGTACAAGACAATGGCTCGTTGGATAAAACTTGTCATTGACGCTTGTATGCGAACGTGGGATCTGCGCTCACTGCTGAGGGTCCTCTGGTCATTTTGAGTTTTTATGATTTTTGCTTCTCATCGAAAAGAAGCAGAACGTTGCAGAGTCGGAATCTGTCGTTGCCGAATCGAATACCGGAATGGAGCCGATCACTAAAAAGTCGGGGTAGCTGAGTCACCATACCATCAGGAGTAGCTGAAGTAACTCTGACTCTCAGGGAAGCCGTGTCGCCTACAACGGAGCTTTCTCAAGGATAAGTTCTTAAACATCCTGGTTCTTAGCAGGTATTGATCAGTAACAAAATCTTGCGGCCTGCTCGGTGTGCCTTAACACCGACACACATTTATGGAATTCGTCAACAAGTCATCGACCGAACAGAAAATTAGGTACGAGATTTGGCCGAAGACGGAAACGAAGTATGATTTGGTTGAAGTAGGTTCTGGCGACGGTGGAGCACATGTCACACCGTATGGAACCTTTCACACTCTAGCTCAAGCACAGCGCATGGTTGACCTTATGAATGGAAGTGTCCCGCCTGAGAAGCTAATGCCAGAACGAGTGATAGGCGAAATCATTCACGAATAGTAGACCCTGTTACCATGTGTACCAAGGGATCTTGGCTACTTCCGAGTGGCCTTGTTATTTTGTCGTGAGCCGGGGAATCAGGTGGGATTATCACTGCCTATGATACCGCTCCCATCCGAGGAACCATTTGTTCACGACACAGAATTTCATTGTTGACAGACAGCAATGATCGTGGTATAAATAGAATTACGATGACACGCACTTTTACATATTGGCGATTTACCACCGGGGCGCAACGACTGCTGTTGAAACCAGCAGTCGTTGCGCCTCTCTCAAAGCACAACACCGCTGGTAAGCTAATCTAGTGAAAGCGTCTGTCTGAAGAACAGAAGAGTCCAGAGCGTAACTGGAACCAGCGGCCATAATCTTCCTCATCACAGGAGTGTGGTGTAACGGTAGCACAAGGGCCTCCAAAACCTTTAGCGTGGGTTCAACTCCTACCACTCCTGCCAAAACCTTAATTTCATTGGCTTAGAAGTGCTATATACTTCTTGCTATGATTTACAAATTAGATCCAAATTTCAGTTTCGATCCAAACACAAAGTTTACCGGCATTGAAACTATCTGCACGCCCGACAATCCAAATCAAGAAGCTCATCTACATCAAGGCGCAAAACTTGACTTCCCTGGTGATCGGTGCGAACATTGTGGATATGAAGTGGCCCAATATCACCGTACCTCGACCAAGTGAACTCTTCTTTGCCGCTGTTTATTTTGGCGGTCTCGCTGTTTGTCTTGGAAAAGCCTTCTTTGCAAACTTGTCATTCGATACTCCTACGATAGGATGCGGCACATTCTTTCTCACTGCTGGTGAATGGACAATTATCTACGCCGTGGTATGCTATCTGTTTGGGTGGTGGAGGACAAACACTAAGACATGGTAGAAACTATAGAAGAACAAATTCAACGTCTGCAAAACGAAGCTCGATCTGCACGCCAAGCAATTCGTCATGCACTTCAATTTTTGCAAGATCCAACTCACAAAGGCGACGGTCATCTTGACGAATGTATTGCCAACTGTAACCTCGTTCTAGGATATGAGCCAAAGACCGCTCAACATGCATATGGTTGGCACAAACCGACCAAGTAGGTGAAATATGACACCCTGTCTTGCTCCGATGCAGTACAAAAAGAAAGAAACTTATCTTTCGCTTCTTGCCTTGTCGGTAGGCGATGCAGCAGGCGAAAATCAGATGAAGATTCTTCCGGCTGAATATTACAAGGCTGGGAATGTCGCCACTGAACGAGGGATCACAAAAATTGACATTCTCTATCCCTGGACAGACGACACACATGTCGGTATTGGTGTCGTTAGAACTTTGTACCGATTCAATACGATCAATCAACTCGAACTCGCTCAGGAATTAGCTCGTAATTTTCATGTTGATCCTCAGCGTGGTTATGGGCGTGGCACTCGTGGTTTGTTGACGACCTATAGCTATGACTCCGACAATTGGCTTGAGCATAGCAAGAATTGGTGGGGACCGGGCATCGGCTCAAAAGGCAACGGATCGGCAATGCGTGATGCTGTCATTGGCGCACACTTTGGACCTGACTATGGCCTTGTAGCGCAAGAAGCACGTCTATCTGCCGAAGTGACCCATTATCACGTCGATGCTATTGCCGGTTCGATAGCGGTCGCCATAGCCGCAGCAAACGTAACTTATGGAAGACCTGAGGAAGACTTCTGGTTAAACATCATCAAATACACACCATCAGGGGAACTTCGTGATCGCATCGAATGGGTCGCCAGTGAGGGTGCATTTAACGAAACCAATTGGGGAATAATTGGCAAGGTTGGAAACGGCAAAGAAGTAACGGCAGTCGATACAGTTCCTTTTGCATTATGGCAGGCACATCAGGCTTTGGAAAAAGGTCTTTCGTTCGCATCCTGCATCAACAGCTTCATTGAGGTCGGTGGCGACACAGATACGGTCGGAGCAATCTTCGGTGGAATCGTCGGCAATGTGATCAAACCGACCGCAGAAGAGATTGCACGGACTGAACGCTTGCCCAAAGATTTGGTGGTGTAACATGTTCGATTATGTGAAGATCAACTGGAAGAATTGCTGGCGGCTGGCATTCATTTTGCTTTTTCTTGCGGGGTTCTTTGAGATGATAATGGACATGGAGCAAACTGCCAGAGTGTTATTTTGCATCGGCGGTCCTCTGTTCATCATTTTGTTTGTAATTCGTATTGATGACGTTAGAGAATTCATGGATCGGTATGACGAATGATCGGAGTCAATGTAAAATAAAAGGTTGACAGTTTCAAAACACCGTGGTATAAATAGAATTGTGATGACTTACACAACCTACAATACGTAGGTCACGCTTTAAAACGGCGTGACCCTAACCAAAGAAGCAACCTCATTCCGGGGTAGCTCAATGGTAGAGCGCCGCTCTGTTAAAGCGGATGTTACAGGTTCGAGTCCTGTCCCCGGAGCCATTTTTCTTCTTCCAAATTTCTGAGCATAACTTTCGTCGTACCGTTTTGCATTAATGGGAATGATGGTTATACCATCATGTACTTCTCCGTGACAACGATTGCAAATCAGAACGCATTTTCGTAGTTCTTCGCTGATCTTCTCCCAAGATTTTGGGTTGGCACGAAGACCTCCGAAACCAAAATGTTTCTTGCTCGGATCGAGATGATGAAATCCTAATGAGGCTGAACAACGAGTGTAGCCACAGACTACACACGATCCACCCATTGCATCAATCATTCGTTGTTTGGTTCTTTTGCGCCATTCTTTTACTTTCTGTGAATTTGCCATACATCCATTTATATTGGAGGGTCGCCTAACGGTAAGGCAGCACACTGTTAATGTGTCGTAGCGAAAGCTCATATGCAGGTTCGAGTCCTGCTCCTCCAGCCATTAAAATTATTGACACACCTATAGCCATCATGTTACTCTCGACACATGGCAAACTCCAAACCAATTGATCGTGAAAACGTTTTGAAGACCGCAGCGACAGAAGTAGCAACGCTCGGCAGAACATACAAAGATCCCATTTCAGGACTTAAAGGTGTCGCTGTCTCTCGCACAACTTTCCTGTATGCGTGCGTCCGAGTGGCAATTCAGCCTCCGGGTCTCAAGGCTGACGGTGGGCCGATGGACGGATTCTACATTGACGAACAGCTTCTCCAAGAACAACCTGGGGCCGCAGTGATTTCATATGAAGAAGAGCCGGATATGATCGTACTCGGCGACACGTACAAAGACAGCATTTCAGATTTTGAAGGTGTTGCGATTTCATTGTCCAAATTTTTTACGTCGTCACAGCGAGTCGGTCTGCAATCATCAAAACTGCATGAAGGCATTTTGACTGACGTTCAATACTTCGATGCACATCAATTGTCGCCGGTCAAAAAGCCGAAGAAAGTTCCCAACAAAAAAGTGACCAAGGACAATGGTGGACCCGGTGATTGTGCGAAGCCGCCAGCGTGTCCGAGACGTTTCTAACGATTCTGCCAAGTTGGTTTGAAAATAGGAACGGTGGATGGTTCGATGTCACCGTTCCCATAATGGTGGTTCGTGCGATAAGCCTTGTCACCATGTCCAATTGCGTTTTTTGGTTTGGCAAACGGCGAGGGTTTTGCATCGTTTTTCTTTTTGAATAGACCAAGCAGTTCGTTCATTTCTTCTTCCGACATTTGACCTGCTTGACGCCGACGTAAGATTTCAGCAAAATTTGGATGGGTGCCAACTTTGTTGATGCTATCTTCACGCTGCTTCTTAATGGCAGCAAAATTGGGATGAACACCTACCTTGGCTAAACCATTGTCCCGTTGGTGTTTCATTACGCCAGCAACGCCCGGTAACATGGCATTCTCGGTCAAGATAAATTCGAGGAAGGTTTTCATGGAGAGTATTTATCAACGGACGTAAGTCGTTGAAAATGGGACTCTCTTTGACAGTACCAGCATAGCGCACCAGCCGTCAATATGTCAAGAGGTAGATAAAATATTCCTTCCAGAAAAAGATGCATCTACTGTTGACATGGTAGGGTAGGTTTGCTATTCTAGTTTCATGAAGAGCGTAGATCAATACCCGCTGTTGAACGCCGCCTGCCAAGCGAATCAATCGTCTTGGGGCAAGAAAGCCCTCCAGACGGTCGTCAATGCTCTGAACACCTACACCGATTCGATCCCCAATCCTGAATTCAAGAGCGCCAAAGAAGCACTCAATACCGTCGTCAGTATCGCAGAGGACAGCCATCGTGGACTGTACAGCGAAGCCTTTAGCGCTGCCTATCATTTTCCCAAGGTCGAGAACTATACCTTCGATCTGACTTTCATGTACGGCAATCAAGTCGCCGGAAAAGTGAAGCTCGCCAAAAAGAAGAAGTTTGACAATGCTCAATGGTTCGCCGTCTGCGCTGAGATCGTTGACCTGTATGATGCGCTGATGCTCCTGAAGGACAAAATTGTGAAGCGTGTCGGGCGCAGCGAAGAAGAGAAGGCCGACGATTACGTTCCGCCGATGCCGACCACCGAAGCGGCAATCCTCGTCACGAAAGTTCTGAAGGACATGACAGACGGTCTGACCCTCCAGTACGAAGACATCCTGTTCAACAATTTCGTCTCTTCGGTTCAATATCGCATGGACCATCCTCGCACACGCAACGAACGATATACGCCGACCTCTGCCGATTTCTTGTTACAGACTGTAGGCGAAGGATGGGATTCGCACACCGGCAACTATACTCGCCTCGTTCCAAATTTCAAGGATCTGCTCCGCAAGATCGCTCAGAAGGACGCCGATTATGCCCAGCGTATGTTCCTCTACAAAAACGTCACCAAGCTGGCCGTCGTTCTTGAAGCGAAAGACAATCAGATGATCATGAGCGGTTTCGGTTCCGGTGTCATTCCCGAAATCATCGAGGGTCATGTGAATGGCGCAGGCTTTCAGGGCGAGATTGTGTTTCACTTCGCCGATGGATCGAGCTTCACTGTTCGCAACAAAGTGATCTGCAACTACAGTGTCCACGGAAAAGGCTTCAATCAGTATCCGACGACGTTCCACAATGTGCGGCTGGTAAAGGGTGTGAAGCCTTCGTCGGCGAATCCGCTGGCCGGTCAGCCTTCCCAGCAAGCAATGATCGAACAATTTGCAGGGGTGAAATAATGATGAAGTGGCTTACAACAGAAGAGTGCCGAGAACTTGAATTCCGGTACGTTCCGAATGGTGAGAAGTATTTGCTGTGGAGCTTCTCACATTCCCGTATTGGCACGGTGCTCACCAGAGGCCGCACCGCTGAAGAAGCTCTAGAATACATTCACATGACGTATTCAAAGTGTGATGGTTGGGTGGAATCAACAAGCATTTCGGTTGCCGCTGCCAAGTATTATGAGTCCTCTTTGCGCCAGGATGAATGTCCATTTGCCAATGATCTTGCATGGTTGGATCATCCGCCTGTCTGGATTTTGAAAAAGATTTTCGGAGTGAAAGCATGAAACCAAAACAGATGCGCCTGTATCTTCGTGATGGGCTGCATGACGAAGTTCGTACCGTCGAGCTAGACCATATCCCGATGATCATTGTGATGGGTGACAGAGCATTTCACATGATCTCTACTGGTACGGATGAAGATGGGCAATTGTTTGGTATGTACCGATACGGTTACACTGTATTCTTAGAGGAGAAAAAGGCATGAAAGGGTTTCCGAATTATCTGGTGTCTGTCAATCACTTCGGCACTAATGATCCACTCGATATCAATACGTTTCGGGGTAAAAACTGGACCAAAGGCATGATCGCTCTGTTGGGTGCGCCGGTCAAACGTAATGATGCCTCGGGCATAGTATTCTTTCCGCAGAGTGCTATCGCTACTGCAAAGCAATCTCCTGAGTTTGTTGTCGAGCTTCGTAAGGTGGCGGAACGAGAACTTGAGGCGCTCGGTGGGATGCTTTTTGAAGATGTCGTCGCTGCCGGGTGTGAGGCGTGCTACGATCTGAACAAGCACATCAAGGCGAAAAAATTCACGGCGGCAACGAACAATAAAGCCTACGACCTAAAAACCAATTTCATTTGGTATCTGTACGATAATGGGTTCGTCTCCAATCTTGTCTTTGAGACAGATACCCTGTGCTACCGTTTCGTCGTCGAGATTGCGGGAAAGACCTACGTCTGGCATCAACCAATTAATCGTTGCAAAACATTTGTTCCGACGACAAATGTGCCCCAGGTGGTCAGTGACAAAATTGAACTCGATCCTGCGCCTGCTACCGATTCCAACGAAGCCTTACGAAATCTCGAACGTGTAGTCTTGTCTTTGTTCCTGAAAGGATGGGACGTGAAATGAGCACATGGTTGCAATTTCAAATTTACAAGGCTGCTCGACGTATCGAACTCCACTCCCTTTTGTGTAAACTTCAGACCAATCGTGAAAAGTTGTTGGCGCTAGTTCAACGCCGAAGCAACAAACGTCAGTACAAGGCCATCTTCGATTGGATCAACCGTAGTATTGTAGACGTGAAGGCTGAAGCAGAAATCTGGAAGACTGCCAAGAACTTCGATCATCTACATGAACTCGACATTGTGCGTGCGACCAAAAAAATGGACCAGAGTATCGCCGAAGTCAGTAAGCTCATGGGTCGGAAAATTACCATTGGAGAGTCGCCGGAACTCGATGAACAGTTCATGAAAGTGCTGAAAATCTGGGAAGAGCGTATCGAGAACTGAAATGCCTTCTAACAAACCACCAAAAATTACGACTCAGGACATGTACATTGCTTTTTGTGAGACGCCTCCGAAGCCTGCGCCGGTTGGTCCAATGTACGACAAAGTACGAAGTTGCATGAACAAGATTGACTTTCTTACGATGGAAGCAGCACAGAAATGCGCCGACCAACAGAAGGACCCATTCGATGCTTACAAGTGCCGGTGGTGCTCGTTCTATCATATCGGCCACAGAAAATAGGAGACTACGATGCCTGCTGGAAGACGAACCACCAAGACGAAGCGACAACGCATTCAAGATTTTCAAATAGCGTGTAATCGCTCAGGCTTCACCGGCCTTGAGCTTCTGCAAATCATGGTCGATTGGCAAGGATGGAGAAGCATTGTCATTCGAGTGACAGATAACGTAACACAGAGCATTGTCAACTCTGAGTACGACGAAAACGACCAGACAAATTGATGTGGTAAGATAATCCTATGCAATACACCGAATGGGAAGTTTGGAAAGGATTGACGCAGGAACTCGATCTTCGGGCTGCGTATCCAGGCCACAAGTTGAGCAAGCTGCTGCCGAAGATCGATCAGTCGTTGAATGGCAGTTGGATGGGCACTTGGTTGCCTAATTAAAACAGAAAAGGAAGGACCCTTTATGTCATTGTGGAAAACGATCAAGAGTTTGTTGTACGAAGACGCTCCGAAAGAGAAGCGATATCCGACTGGTAGTTTATCGTTGAAGGATACGCTCCCTCATCGTGACCGTGAAGTACAGCCAACTACACCGTGGCCTCGTGATTCTGTAAACCCAACTCCGTGGCCGAGTGTGCGAACAACGCCTCGCCCGATCAACAATACGCCTAATCAGATTGGCAACAACATTCCCCGGCAAATTCGCAACACGCCTCGCTCAATCAATTTGGTGCCTCGGACTCATTCGACAACCGTCTATAACGCCGATGACACCACCAATTACGTGGACCCGTTTGTAGCTGCTCAGGTTTTTGAAGAAATCGTCGAAGATGTTGTTCAGGTAGCAACAACGCCAACTGTTGTGGTCGAGCGTGAAGATCCTGCACCGGCTGTGTCATCAAACAACAGCGGAGATGGCGATGGTGGTGACGGAGGAGACGGTGGAGATGGAGGAGACGGCGGCGAATGAACACTCCGGTCGATAAGATACGAAGTTCTGTCTTCAAAATTCTTTTGTTCACGCTGTTGATGCAGTCGTTCACACCAGAACCGTGGGCGACTGTCTGGGAATACATCATGATCCTGCATGTCTGGATCTATGGTTACTTGGTCTTCAAGGTGCCGTATTGATGCGAATGAGTCGAAAGTTGCTTTGTCATTTGGCGAAGTTCAAGGGCATCGATACAACACTGTTTGAGCATGATGTAGAATGGCAGTTACTTGATAGTGTGCTTAGTTTCTCTCTTACCGAAGCAGACATTGTTGAGCTTGAGAAGATTGCCAGCACTATAGCAGCTTGACAGCACTCAAGAATAGTGCTAGTATACATATTGAAGTGACTGGGTGCCGGAATGAAGTTGTTACCCGGACGAGTCACAGATCAAATTTTATGACTCTCTATTATTATACTTTGGGCGTGAACGGCGGCGTGCTTCAGTAGCACTCTGTTAAGCCTTTAGTATAACCGTTCCTGCCCTATCATTCAAACTTGGGATGGTAGTCTCGTAGGGAGCGAGAGCCGCCTGTAAAGCGGATGTTCCTTGGAACCCTGTGTGTTCGACTCACACCCGTCCCACCAAAATTTTTTTCCTTGCATATGGAATTGTACCCCAATTGCCGAAGGCATCCTCTTTGACTGCCAACCGCACCGCAGGGACCAAATATACCCAAGCTGAGTTCGACTCCACAACGGCTCATTTTACTTTCCTCAAAAATCTGCTACAATATTTTTCATGACCGAACTACAATCTGTGTTCAAGCACTTTTTGATTGCTGTAGCGCTGTTCTTGGCCCTCATCATTTGGAAGGCTCCTGGACGCAATCAGACGTTCAAGACGGTGATGTATTGGATCGTCGCTGTCTGTGCAGTGGGCACGTTTGTAGACATCATAGGAACGATAGGAGGGCTGTGGAAATGAAACTCGTATGTCCAGATTGTGGGCCGGTGGACGCTTGTCTGTTGGATGGATACCAGTTCGGTGATAGAATACTCGAAGGCGTAAACTTCAGAATCACCACTGACAGCAAGAAGCTGATCGCCGAGACGTTGCCCGAAGATGAAGACTACATGTCCGGGCTGAACAAGGCGAAGTGGCTCCGAGAAGCTGCGACCAGTGCATTCACCGCCGATAACATGACTTGCGAGAAGTGTGGCGAAGACGGATGTTACATGGAAGCTGGTGGCCCTTCTGCGGCTGCGATTTGGGGTGCTCCTTTAGAGTAATCTTTCAGAATAGCACATTTTTTGGGAGAAGTCAATAGAAAAATAACCTTAAATTTCTCTTGACTCCTTCTAAGAGGTTTGTTAGTATTGGTTTGTGAGCAAGAGGTTACAGACGATGCGACCGGGACAAAGCGAACCCAGTCTAAGTCTGGACGGTTCAAAGCCAACTCAAGTTTGCCAGGGTTGACACGCACTTTGCACGACAGTGTAGAGATTTCGTATCATTAGAAAAATGGTGAGCGACGTGTACATCCTGCTAACGAGATAGTGTGTGATGCAGAGATCAGCTAACGGCACCGCAACCGGGCTGAATCTTGTAGGGTTTAAAAACCGTCGATATCAGATGTATGGCCTTGCGCCTACGAACATCCCAATCGACGCTTGCAAGGACTCTACCGACTCGTTCAGAGAACTGGGCCGATGGATACTCTACTTAAGAGAGTGTCTGTCGGCCTTTTTCATTTCAGATCAACACTCGAACCATGTCCAGGAGTACGTACTTGTCAGCTAGGATCGACCAGTACATCCAATTCGTATCGATGCTTCTGACGACGGCATAGCCCTTCTCTTCGGCTTGCCAAGAGATGAAGTCAAAGATGTCTGCCGACAGAACATCCATCGTCTTTACCTTCTCTGGAAGCATCAATTGAACCTTATCTACCACACGAGCCGGGAATAAATTTGGTTCCTGTCGAGTGTCTAACCAAGCGAACAAATCGAACTTTGGATTGATCAGCGGTCTCCGTGGTTCGGTGTAAAGCACGAGTGAGGCATACATGATCTTATTTATCGTGGTGATCCTATCTAAATAGAAGCATGTTGAGTTTCTCCCAATTTGCCGCTATGCAAAACCAGATGTACAACCGTACAATGTCTGGTCCTTCTGGCAATGTCAATCCTTACGACAACGTTGTGATGGGTCGTCGCCATGAAGGTGGTCGTGGAACTCCTGACACTGTTTATGGACAAGCGATCAGCAAAATGCCCGGTGCTGTCGGACACACTCACGAAATTCACATTACAAGTGGCAATTGGGCTGGCGACGAATGGGCCGATCCTTCTTCAGAAAACGAACAGCCGGGTCGAGTCGTCACGTTTGATTATTGCTACGCTGCACAACCAAAAATGAATCCCGATGGCAATGGAAATTTCATGACCCGTCCGCATCAAAAGAACATCATGACGATGCCGGATTAAGGGGCCTTGACATTAGATACATCTTCATGCTATTCTTTATTCATGAACAACGGATTGACCATCAAAACTGCTGCTGAATACGTCGCCGCCGCCGAGATTAAGCACGCTGAGGAAGTTGAGACCGAGGTCACCAATTTTATCAATAATGTCGTTGCACCAAAGATCGAGGACATGATTGACAATCCGGTCAAGTACACGTCGAGCGGCGCTGCTTCGTTTCGGGTTGATTATTACCCGGCATCAAAATTTGTCGCAAAAGTAGCTTCAATGCTGACACCGCTTGGATATGGTGTTCGGGAGTCGCACGATGGCGGTGGAATGTACGCAACCGTAGTGATTCACTGGGAGCACAAAAAATGATTGGATCGGCTAAGTGATGTTTGCTTTGAATCAGTACGGCATCAATAACGTAATGATCATCGGCTTTGTCCTGGTGGTCTACGGATTGGTCGGTAAGCTGGTTCAACGATGGTCAAGAGATCGACAGGAAAAACAAAATCACAATCTCTGGATGTTCATATTAAAGGACTAAATATACGGTGCTCTCATTTACACAATTCGCCCTCCTTCGGGAGTCCACCTATGGCACGCTTGACGACGCCAAAGACGTAATCACTACGCTTCGCAGACACGGCTTTGTCGGCTATCTCGCTGGCGGTTGTGTTCGTGATTTTTTGACCGGCCACAAGCCAAAAGATTTTGACGTAGCAACTGACGCCACACCTGAAGAAGTTCTCAAACTTTTCCCAGGAACAAGTGTCGTAGGAAAATCATTTGGTGTCGTTGTCTGCCACGGTATCGACATTGCCACATTCCGCAAAGATGGAAAGTACACTGATGGTCGGCGTCCAGATGATGTCGAATACACTCGTGATCAACAACAAGATTCCAACCGGCGTGACTTCACCGTCAATGCAATGTACATGGACCCGTTCACTGGTGACATCATCGATTTTCATGGTGGCAAGGCCGATGCAAAAAACGGCCTCATCAAATGTGTCGGCAATCCGAACGACCGTTTTACACAGGATCATCTTCGGATGCTTCGGGCACATCGTTTTCAGGCGAAGCTCGGATTTGAGATCCACCCAGAGACACTGGCGGCAATGCAGGCGCACGCTCCGAACATTGCGAAAATGGACGTAGAGCGCATAACAGAGGAATTGACCAAGGCAATGGGTCATGACGCTCACAAGACAATCAAGGGAATGAACAACACCGGCATCTTAGAGCATGTTCTGCCGGAAGTTGCCCACATGACTCCGTATGATTACGCTCAGATGATGGCAACACTTTCGTTCATCGGCACCAACATCAATCCAGCATTGGGTTTGGCTGGTGCGTTGTACATGTTGCCTTCAGGGAGCGCAGAAAAAATTGGTAAACGTCTGAAGTTTTTTAACGACACGATCAAGCAGATTACCGGCATCATCGACCTTCAGTCCAGAATCGGTTCTGTGACGGCTGGAACGACGCTGGACGTGTTGAAACGCCTGATGCGTGAGAAGCTGTTCCCCGACGCCTTGAAGCTCTATGGATGCCGTACAGAGGCTCAGGACAAGCACGTCCATATCGCTGCTTTCCAGATGTTGTCAAAAATGTTTGCCAACATGAAGGCCGAAGACTTGAATCCGGCAAAATTTGTCAATGGGGATGATCTGAAGGCACTTGGAATGAAGCCAGGACCAGATTTCAAACGAATCCTGGACGCCGCCGAGAATGGGCAGCTTGCCGGTCACATCAAATCGAAAGAACAGGCCCTCGAACTGATCCGTTCCGGGCGTCTCTAGAAACAAAAATGGTGCTGCGGTATTTCCTTCCGCAGCACCTAAGAAGCCTCCACAGGAGAATGTAGAGACGGTTTCAATTCCTCTCAACTGTACCACGTCTGGCGATCTTGTCAAGAAACGGCAGGCGGTAACCAAATGAGAACGTCGTCCACCCATTTCGGGACCAGTTCACCATTGAGAACCTTGCACTCGAATGAAAGCGTAGCCTCCCATTTTGGCAACGAGAGGGTCATGACAATGTGGTTCGTGGTATTGTCCACGATGTGTTCACCACTAATTCTGTAACGAGGATTAGACATGCACCCAGCATAGCACTAGATGCATCTAAATGTCAAGCTGCCGCAGATTTTCGCATCTGAAGAATTTTCACTCGCACGAGAAGACGTTGAACTCGGTCGGTCAATTCGGCATCATGTTTGCGATAGCTCGGGGCCGTCGAATTGTAGTCACGAAGGACTGCCTCGCCTGCCGTAGATAATCCTACATCTGATCCTCCAAATTTGACTACGAGTCCTTTGTACATAAGGCTCCAGATTGTTCCCTGGTGGAAGGACCGCAAGCTCTCTATGCTGACGCTTCCATGAATCTTTAAATGGCGTAGTGTACTGACTTGTCGCCTGCTCAATGGTTTCATAACATCTCCTTCAAATTTTTAATGACTTCATCCAAAGCGTCTCGTTTGATTTCCAACGCATTGATCGCATCGGCCAATGAGATCTCTGATGATTTTTTGTGATATGTTTTGTGATGCGTCTTTTTAGGTGTTGATTTTGATTTGACTTGATCTGGGTGTGCCGACCGTTGATGGGCTGCGAGACCTTGAGCGTTGACACATTTTCTTGGGGGATCGCAGAAACTACAGACAAAAGTGTTATCTTTACTGGTAGCCATAGTGCAAACAGTATACTTAAGGATGACTGTAAAGTCAAGCTAAATAGGGACATGATGACAGATATCACTATTGCCGCCGTCTTTGATGCGATCCTTCAAAATAAAACGAGTGTCATTGTCCTGTGGAGTCAAAAGAGCAATGTAGCTTCCAGTGCAATTGCTCTCAATTTTAGTTTGTACGCTCCCGGCATCACTGCGCTTTCTAAAGACCCAGAGTTAACATTTCTTAGGGTTGACGTAGATACTAATGCAGACCTTGCGATGAAGTATTCTATCAGAGCCGTCCCGACAATCATGTTATTTGTCAAAGGTCAAGTAGTGGTATCTGAAGTTACACAGGAAGCCTTTCTTTCGGGTATCAAACAATGGATCGTCTAATCAAACTTGCAAAACTCTTGGCTCTTCTTTCTGTTGTTCCCGTCGCAGCTTTTCTTTGTCTCTTTCTTCATCAACTCACTGTGACCACGCTCGAAGTCCAGACTACAGCCAAAAACCTTCCTGACAAAGTACTCACTAAGATCGATACTGTCCAGGATAAATTGCTTGCCAAAATAGATACAGTCCAAGATAAGCTGACCGCCGAAGTCAATACAGTCGCCGACAAGAGTGATAATCGCCTTGCATTGGTTCAGTCAGGTCTTGTCTCGGCAGTGAACACACAACTTGCCGAAGCTAACAAAAATTTGAATACTCAACTAAGCGAGACCAACAAATCGATCAACACTTTGGTTACAGCTTATGCCAATGTGCCGACCGATGTAGCTGCTCAGTACAACAAGAATTTTGATCTATATTTTAACTGCAAACAGAACTCTCTATGTCTTCAAGGCCAAGCTAGTGACACCATGTTTGCAATTCGTGATGCGAGCCGCTCAACCAGCACCACAATGGCCGGTCTATCAGAAACTCTTCCCAAGATCGAAGCAAATATTGGAACCGTCTCGACGAATGTTGCAATGGTTTCAGGAACTTTAGCTACATCTATTCCTCCTATCACTGCAAACATCGATTCTATCACTATGAACATTGACCGGCTGACAAAACCAAAATGGTACGACCGAATCCTGACTTATGCTGTGACTGGCGCTACGATTTACCGAAGCCTCAATCCTATTGGTGTTCTGATCAACAGCGCCCACTAAACTTGACAGAATTTGATTCCATGATGAAATGGAATTGAATATGAAATTCGTACCGCAACCACTTACACTTACTGATCCGTTTAATCAGGAATTAACACAACCCGACGCTCCTCCTCTCAAGTTTTATAAGCTCACTCCGACAGCATTTGATCCACAATGGGGAACACAACATGCAGCCTGCTTTGATCTTCGAGCTTGCCTGGATCTGGGAGTACAAGTCTGGTCTTACAATGTTGACAATAAGAAGACTTTGGTCGAAGTAACTCAGACAGCAGTCACAGAACAAAATTGTATTTTTATCAAGCCGGGATCTCGTGTAATGGTTCCGACTAATTTGATCTTTGATATTCCAGTTGGCTACAGCGTCCGTCTTCACAGTCGTTCTGGCTTGGCTTTGAAGCAAGGTTTGGTCCTGGCGAATCACGAAGGTGTTGTCGATGCAGATTACGTCGATCCTACTTTTGTTGTACTCAGGAATGATTCGACTGAAATTGCTATCGTTGTTCATGGTGACCGCATTGCACAAGCAGAGATGATCCCAGACATGGCTTATGTTGTCGAAGAGACCGCTACGAAACCGACACAGAAGACAGATCGTATTGGTGGATTTGGTTCGACTGGGACAAATTAGCTGTATAAATAGCCTTGAGTAGGAACGCTCTCAACTGAGGTTCTTTATAACAAACAGTGTCTCGCTCTACATTGAGGAGACAGGAGAATAAAATGAAGTATTCAATTGGTACATCCAAAGACGACCTATTCGGTCTTTTTGAGTCAGGACGAGGCGTTGTGTCAGACTTTTGGAGTTTGATCGAGCACCCCGATTTCCCCTTTGTGACGTTAACATCCACTACCAACGGCGCAAGAAATTTCCCTCCTTATGACATTATTGAGCAAGCTGATGGCAAAGTTCGTCTTGAACTCGCTGCTGCCGGATACAGTAAGAGTCAACTTGTAGTCGAAAAAGAAGGCAATGTTCTTATCGTTCGTGGATTGAAAGCACCTGATGCCGTTCATCCATCCAAGTCTACGAATGCTCCTGGTGTAGGTGAAGTTCATCGCCACCAAGGAATTTCAAAGGCTGCTTGGGTTCGCACGTTTGACCTTCAACCAAATGCGATTGTCGAATCAGTGTCGTCTGAAAACGGCGTTCTGACGGTTGTGGTTTCAAAGCCAAAACCAACAGAAGAAAAAACTCGAACCACTTTCGAGATTAAGTAGTTGTCATATAGTTCACAAACAAGAGAGCCGGGGCCGAAAGGTTCCGGCTTTTCTTTTGGCATACAAGGATTCCCTAAATACCGATGAAGATGATACCAATGATTGAGCCATTTGAGCCGCAATATTTTGACTGTGCTTGTCACTCGTCAGAACACACGCTGCGGTTTGCTTGGGATGACGAAGATAATAGCATATACACGGAAGTGTTCCTGCAACATTATCGTAACTTTTTCCAACGGATGTGGGTGGCTGTGAAATATGTGTTTGGGTACAAGTGTCGTTATGGTCACTTCGATTGTTTCATCATGCAAGCTAAAGATGCAGATCGACTCAAACATATGTTGAACAAGTTGAATTTGTAAGTAGTAGCAGCAGTATCCAAGCGAGGCAATTAGGGAATGATGAAATCACAAGAACTGGCCGAAGCGTGGAAGAAGTTGATCGTTGGACAGGATCATGCAATCGACAAGATCATCCCGTACATTGTGCGTGCGATGGCTGGATTGAATGCTCCAGGTCGCCCGGTCGGTGTCTTCTTCTTGATGGGACCTACGGGAACAGGTAAGACCAGAACTGCTGAGACACTTTCAGAAGTTCTTCACGGTACAGACAAAAATGTACTAAGAATCGATTGTGGCGAATTTCAGATGGAACATGAAGTTGCGAAGCTGATCGGTGCTCCTCCTGGTTACTTGGGACATCGTGAAACACATCCGGTGTTTTCGCAGGCCAAGATCAATGCTGTAGCTACTGAAAAATCTCCTATTTCAATTATTCTCTTCGACGAAATTGAAAAGGGTAGTGCGTCTCTCTGGAGAGTATTACTCGGTATTCTCGATAAAGCAACCCTTCGCCTGGGAGACAATACCAGCGCAGATTTTCAGAAGACAGTTATTTTCATGTCTTCTAACCTTGGCGCAAAAGAAATGTCGGAAATGTTCACAGGCGGCTTCGGTTTCAACAAACTTCAAGGTCCGATTACTACTGATGCATTCAGCGATCATAATTTTGCTGCTATTCAGAGAATTGGTCTTGGAGCATTAGCACGCAAATTTCCACCTGAGTTTCCAAATCGTGTCGATGAAGTGGTCACATACAAACCGCTAAGTCCTGACATGTTAAAAAAGATTACAACTCTAGAACTCAACAAGATTCAGACGCAGATTATGGAACGCCTCGGAAACAAAGGCTTCTTCATGAACTATGATGAACCATCTCTTGAGTTGCTCACTAAAACCGGCACGAGCATTCAGTATGGCGCACGAGAGTTAAAGCGAGTAATCAACCGATTCCTTCTCAATCCTCTCGCAGACGACTTTATTGACGGCAAAATTTCTCCTGGATCGTATGTCTATTGCAAAGCGGTCGAAGGAAAAATTGAATGGGAAATCGAAGCGCCTGAAGAAGGTGACGAGATTCTTCTACCTGATCATGATGGAACTCAAGTCGAAGAGACGGCTCCAGTGGTTAAGCGCACGAGACGCAAGCAGGCTTAAGTTATTTCGGATCGGCAACATTTAAATCCTTTGTAAGTCTTCCCATTCGATTGAGTCTCTGACATATTTGACTGGTGGAGATTGTGCTCTCTACAAAACTTTGCCATGTTCACGATTTGTTCTTGGTGCCCATCCGGGAAGACAACGGTCCAGTGGCGGCTGTTCTTTTCTGCAATTTTTGCTTTGGATGTTTTGGTGTGTGGTAAGTGTGGATGTACTGCCCTGAGTTTTTGTTTGTGCGGCTCGGTCAGTTTGCGACCCTTCATTGGATTTGGCTTGTGGTCATAACGGTGTCTTAGTAATTCACTTTGTCTAGCTTTACGTTCTTCACTTTGTTTGGTTCCGAAGTTTGCACGTCGCAGAGCTTCAATAACATGGGGCGGTCTCTTCTTTCCTAGTTTCGAGAGAGAAATTTTGTGACGAGCTTCTTCTGACAAAACATAGTGTTCGCCACCAGCAGTTTGGTTGTATCCATATTTGGGATTTTGTGTCTGATAGAGCTTTATGAATTCCGGCTCTTTTACATTAAGAGTCTGTTCACGGTCGCTAGATTCAAAGAGAATTTCCCATGAAAAATTTTCCCAACCGTATTTGCGGATAGCATGATGAATTGCCTGAAGGCTTCCTCGTCGAGACAAGTCTTTGTGTTTATTCTTCCGAACACGAAAGTTACCAGTAAATCCTATATAACGTTTTCTGTTCAAATTGTTTGTGATGGAGTAGATACAATAGGTCACGCATCTATTTATAAGGTCTCCAAGCAAAACTTATAAACTATTGAAAAATAAAGTATTTATGGCTTTAAGGATATTGCGACAACGTAGAATCTTTGGTTAGTTCAAGGACAGTCCGATACTTGTCAATGTCGATGATGTGTCGGACACTTTGGACCAAAAAGTCACCAGCATAATATTTGTCGTTTACCTGTTGATTATTGACTGGCTGCTGCGGCGACGGAAGATTGAATGTCACTACTTCACCGACAGTCCTTTGAGAGTCGCCAGGAATCGCAATTGTGAATCTGATGTTGTGCAACTGCTGTAACTGTGAAATACGAATCGGAAGCCACTGCTCAGGCACAAAGGGATAACCATCTTGATCGGCTCCAGTTGGATAGAGTTTTAGACGACTGGCCGGTTTGTTTGTGTCCTGTGTCGCCTGAGATTCTAGCATGTTGCTGTCGTACAAGTGAGTATAGTTATCGAATGAAGAAGGATAATCGAACGTATAGCTGCGCCAAATTTTACGAGAGTGGCTGTGCGTAAGAAGTTGGTTACCGTACATTCCTGCTCGCATGTTCTCTACGATGTCACTTTGACTGTCGAGAGTATAAGAAAGTGCCGCCACGTCATTGGTCGAGAAGTCAGGAAGCAAAGCCGGTGGATCGGTACGAACGTTTGCCACTTGAAACAAATACGTCTTACTCGAATCCTGTGCCATTCGTGATTCCATCGTGACAAAGTTGAACCCGTATTTGTCCTCATAGAAAAGATAATTTGATCCACTATAGCCCGTCGAGTTTGCGTGCGTAGACAGCCAGTTGATTGCCTGAATTGGTGGAATGTTTGGGATGATAAAATGGAATTGATTTTTTGTAGTCTCAATGTTGATGTCGGAGTCTGAATCTAACCAGTTATTGAAGAGATCGTCCACCATATCAGAGATCAACATGCCTTTGTACGACTTGCTCACTCTGGTCTTCAAATTTGTGATTGCTTCGAGCGTTACAAAATGGAGAATGTATCCCAAGGCTCGTTCCTTAGTCAACGTTCTATCTGTAATTCGCATGAGCCGGAACGTCTTCGACCATAATTCTCCATTCGGCGTCTGAAATTCTAACAGCAACGTCTCATATCCAAACATCGGAATATTCATGATCAGGTTGTTTGCGTCATTGATCAGAATATCGCAAGTGGTGTTGTTGTTCCAAAGCGATTCATAAACGTTGATTTCCAGCATCACAAAGCGCAAATCAACCGTTTCGCCGGTCGTGTTCGTAAGGATGAGGCTTTTGATGGAAAAATCGCCAGTATAAGAAGGTGCAGCCATACCAATTATGTAGACCGACCTGAATAGGCGTCTAAAAAATCTTATCAGGCTATTGACATCTCGATTCAGATTGGCGTATGATTGTTTTGTCGAGACGAACTCGGCAGAAATGGATGGTTCCAAAATGGAAGCCAAGAACGTTAGCGCAACTCTCTGTACCCACCGGGGCGCAGTACGGATTTCTCGTGGCGAACTTCTGAATTTGAATACCCCGCCACGCACCCTTACCCATCGTCCCGTCGCTCACGCCGATTTCATCAACTTGATCGAAGAGCGTTTGGCCGACCACAAAATTTCCATCGACCGCTGTGAAATGGCCGTCATGAGCAACGGAATGAAGCTCTTCGGCACCCTGGTATTGAAGCGTGCAGTAGACGATTTCGCCTTTGCAATGGGTCTGCGTGCGGCCAATGACAAGTCGATGGCGGTTGGTCTGGTCGCCGGGTTCCGTGTCTTCTGCTGCGACAACATGGCTTTGTCTGGAGATGAGGAAATTCTGTGGCGGAAGCATACTGCTGGTTTAAATCCTCGCACTGCCATCTTCGGCGGCGTGGACAAGGCGATTCTCAAGTTCGATGTCCTGGGCAATCGGGTGAATTTGCTGAAGGAAACAAAGATCACCGATATCGAAGCGAAAGCGACGATTTTTGATGCGCTGGAAAGTGGCATTATCAATCAGAATCAAGTGCTGCCTGTCGCTCACGAATACTTTGAGCCTCGCCACGACGAATTCAAGGGACGCAGCATGTGGTCTCTGCATAACGCCTTCACGGAAGTTTTTCGGGATGAGATCGTGAAGCATCCGCACGTAGCCTTGGAATCGACGCAGAAACTCGGCACGCTGTTCGCCCTGTAAAACGATATGATAGTCGCCATCCTTCTCTTGACGACTTTGGGGAACGTTCCTTCACGGAGCGTTCCTCCCCCGGCTCCGGTATTTGTGAAACCCAGTCCTATCACTTTGTTGGAACGCAAAATTGAAGCCTGTAATGGGCTGCTTTCGACAATGGTTTCACTCCATCCCGAAGAAAAGCCAGCCGATCCTCGATTTTTCGATCAGTTGAAAACCTGTACCGACTTGTTTCATCAACTGATCGAGATGAAACGTCTTGAAAAAAAGTTGCCGTGACTCGTTGACATTAGATACATCTATCTGGTAAGATGGTTTCATGATCAACACTAGCCAATACGAGAATTACCTGGAGGGCGAATATGTTGGTGCATTCAGTGAGGAAAAGCCTTTTGGTCCTCATGTCCGCAAATGTGTCTGCAAGCCTTGTCACCGGGAATTTTTGGATAAGTGTGCCATTACAAAGGCCGCTTATGAAGCCGAACGTGCCTTGATTGATCCGACTGTTCTGGCTGAACGTGATCGGCAGGAAATTGATTTTGTCAACGAGGTTTTGGCAAGACTAGAATCAAACCCGACACCGAAGCCCGTACCTGCACCGGCCATCGTGAAAGTTGGTGATCGTGTGCTGATTTGCGGCAATTCGATGAACGAAGGCCGCATCGGAACCGTCGTAGAAATGCCTGGGCCGTCAAAGAAATACGGTGGTCATGACGCACAACGTATCGAAGTGCTGCTCGATGCCACCATTGACTACGAATGGGAAACCATGTGGACTGACAACAATCAATGGGGCTGGTTGGAATTAGTGAAATAATTTTGCGTTTGCTATTGACAAAGTAGATGCACCTAGTTTAGAGTAGAAAAGTCAGAGTAGTAAAAACGAAACAAAAAAGGACACCGAAACAAATGATCAAATTCTCAACCGAAACTTACGGAAAGAAGGACGCTCCCCGCTTCTTACCCGCCGATCTAAAGAAGAACTTCGCCAAGTACACCGGACGTGTCACTCGCACCGACGAACAGATTGAAGACATGGTTCAGAGTCTTCTCGCTGGTGGACAGAAGGTGCCCATTACCGTGCGTCGTGGCGATGGTGAGAAGGCCGTCCCTGTCACCGGCCACACTCGTATTCTCGCCGCCGACATCATCAACAAGAAGAAGCTGAAGGGATGGCGTCTGGATCTGGCAACCGGCACAGAGACCGAGATTGCCTACGGTCCCGACAATCCGTTTTTGCTCGATGCGATGTTCCAGCCGATGAACGAAGCCGAAGCGCTCTTCGCCAGCTTCATCGAAAACGCCACTCGCAAGGATCTGACCGACACCGATTACGTTCTGTTCCTCCAGGTGGTCGAGCCGTGCGGACTGACCGATGCTCAAATTGCCAAGAAACTCGGCAAGCCTGCGTCTTTCATCAGCAACCGTCGCAAGGTACTCGAACTCGACGTGGATTCGCAGAAAGAACTCGCTACTGGTGGCATGAAGTTCGATGCTGTTCACACTGTCGCCAAGATCGCCACCAAGGATCGTAAGGCCGTCATTGCCAAAGCGAAGGCCGATTCTCCGAATGGTCGTGCAACCGCTTCAGGTATCGCCAAGGCTGCTTCTGCAATTGGCGCTGCTGTGTCCGGGCCGATCAAGCGCACCGACGCCGACGTGAAGAAGTGGATCGACGAGACCATCGAGAATACGCCTGCGGGTCCTGCTCAGAAGTTCCTGTTCGGCCTGAAGGATTATCGTGCGGGAGTCATCGACAGCGACGAACTGAACGAACTGTTCCTCGCTGTCTACGAAGTCGAAGTCGAAGCGTAAATCAAATTGGGTGGGGCCGCAACAACGCCTCACCCTTCCAATTTGAAATGGACATCGACAACTATATGGGACCGACCCTACCCGGCAATCGTCTTCGTGACCAGGATTTTTATTTCTGGTTTCTGACCATCATCAACTACGGATCACTTGCCGTAGTATTTGTATCTTTCATTGCCATTATTCTCTCAGCGTACAATTCCCACTGGGGTCATTTGGCTGCGTGGTTCATCATCGCACTCATGGCATTCGCTGTCTGTCGCTGCGCTCCGATGGCGACTACGGTTCTTCAGCGCCAACGCAAAGCAGAACGTGACGAATGGCTCCGCAAGACAGGACGTTACCGATGATGTTTGATTTTGTTGGTCGCTCCAATCAACGCCTGCCCGATAACATTGTCTTCGACGAAGGTCTTCAGGCATGGCGTATCATCAGTAATGGCGTGCTTCTTCCCGGCACCTTCACAATGAGTGATGCAATGGAAATCATTGTGATGACTACAAAGACATCGCAGTAACATGCGAGGGTGCGGACGGTAGAGTGGTGTCCGTCGTTCGCACTCATTTTTTAAAAAGGACTAGACACATGGAAAAATTGGAAAACATGAGCACCATCGAGAGAGTGATCGCCGGTCTTACAATTTTGATGAAGTACGACCGCAACATTGCCGTAGAGCACGATGTCATCTATGCCGGTGGTGATCCGAATGAAGTTTCTTCTGAAGATGCTGCCGTTCTTGAGGCTCTAAAGTGGCACATTGATAGATCGTGTGACAGCTACGCAAAGTTTGTTTAGGGAGAAAATGGAACTTGACGATTTTTACATGTTCATGCGTGAGCACGTCCAAGCATGTCCGACCTGCAAAGAAGAATTGCCGTGTGAAGAATACGACAGACGCATGAAGCAATGTCCAATTCCAGTTTTTACGATCTACATCCCAAATGATTGACAAGTTTGGGATTCATGTTACGCTGGACCCATGCTTAAATCCGTTGTTTTCTCTGCTCCGTATGAAGAAGCCGGGGTCCGCAAGATCCTCAAAGTATTCGAGAAGTTTGCTAGTGTCAAGGTGAATCAGGTTTCTGTATATTTTGCTTCACAGCCGAACGTCCAGTTTGAATTCACTGGTGAAGGTCCCGATCAAGCCGCCATCACAAATCATTTGATCCAACAGATGAACATGACCGAAAAAAGTCTGAAGGAAGCGACCGCATAAAATGACCAAGGCCAACAAGCCTACAACTCGATTGACGTACAGCACTTTTCGAGAAGGTAGCAAGTCTCGTCAAATTGCCGTCACGATCCATCCTACATGGCTGGCGCTTCGTCTCAAGGGCCGTCGCAAGGTCTTTCAGCTTGACATCGCCGCCGCCTACGAACGTGCTGTAATGGCTGAAGTTGAGAAGATCCGAGCCGACAAAAGAGCCGCAAAAAAGGCCCGAAGAAAAAAGATGTAGCTACTTGACTTGGCGTGTCCGTTTTGCTATTATTGATTCATGGGCATAACACAGTCTCACATTGAAGCTGGTCACCGACGTTCAATACTGATTCGGCGTCGTGAACGTGAAGATAAGATTGTTCGGTTGTATCATATATTTTTACTCTGGTTGGGAGTCAACTAAATGAGCACCCTGCCTCTGAACGAAAGCAACAGCGATTACAAAGCCGCCTCAGACGTTCAGGTCGGTGATGTGATTATGTTCGACAATCACGCACGCAAGCCGGTCGCCGCCAAGATCGAGGGCCTTGCAAGCATGACAGGAAATCGTATTCGCTTCATGGCCTACGGCTGCTATTGGCGCACAGAGAAAGCAACTGCCTGGGTTCGAGTCCAGACGAAAGGACAGAACTAACATGGAATTCTCTTTCGACCGCCGCTGGTATGGTAAAGGCATTTGCTACACCTGGGCCTTTGTGATGCACGCCGGGGAATGGGTTTCTCTTGGTGATCCGTGGCCTGCTGCTCGTTGGCCGAAAAAAGAACTTGAGAAGTGGGCAATCATTGCAATTCTCGGAAAGAAGGCTGCATAATGCCAATGTTTGATGGAACGCCTGAAGAAGGCCAATTATACTTCAAAAAAGTTCTTGACTTCATCATGAAGCCAGAATTTGCAGACGCTTACGATTTGATCGGAGCCGACTCTTTGCCGCCCGAAGACCGCAAACGTCTTTACGAATTTCTCGGACCAAAGATCATGTACATGGCGCAGCCGACCGGAGCCGACATAGTAAAAGACATTCTCGAACGATTAAATTTAATGGAAGACTCTCGGATCAACGATAAGGTCGAACCAATGCTGAATGCTACCACCTATACAGTGGGCCAGATTGCAATCATGAACGTCTGGTTTGGAATCACAGTTGGTTTGTGCATGGCCGGAACAAAGATGAAAAAGAAGAAAGCGGCGATCAAGAAATGAAGCTCTACGAAATTTACGCCGCACCGCCGATGGATTTTCTTCGGATGCGCTTTGAGCAAATCATCCTGCCGACCGAAGTGGTTCTCCGTAATCTAACACCGCCGTTACCGCTGTTCGCTCGTGTCTACGATACACAGTTCTGGGCAATGAGAGAAACAAAACCTACTGCTGATAGTTTGTTGCCAGCGCCGGTCTCAAAAGTTTTGATTCATTCGAGCAAAGGTCGCCCTGGAAGGTGCCTATGTATCACACAAAATGGCGTGTGGTGCAGAAGATGGCTATAGTTCTTGTACTTGTGGAGCCGACGCTATCAATTCCAAAATCAATGCAGCAATGACTGCGTTGAAATAATTAGCAGCCGCAAGTCGGACAAGCTGCGCCGGGGCAACAGATACTTTTGACGCCCTGAGTGGTAGCTGAGGCTGTGACAAACTTCTGAACGGTGTCGGCAGTAATCGGGGTGCCTGCTGGGATTGCACCAAGGGCAGCTTCGACAGCCAAAAAGATTGGTGCCAACGGAGGATCAATTACGCCGATGATTGGTTGTGCGATCTTTAAACCATCGTCAATCCAACTGCCGACGTGACCAAGATCTTTACCGACTGATTTCAAAATGGAGAGAAATGAAGCTGTCATAGTGGAAATATTTAGTTGAAATGTGGCCTAAGGAAATCGTCGAAAAATTTGAGCAAGACCACGCTGTTGCTTTGGCATCTGGTGAAGAACGTTCTTGTGGCCAGAAGATCAAATACGACACGCCTTTAAAGGCAACGAAAGCGGCGTACAATTTGGAAGTAAAGTCGCCGGGAGAGACATTAGAACCGTACCATTGCCCTTGGTGTTCGTTCTATCATATCGGCCATCCGGTTGACAACAAATGCGAGCGTGCTAAATGTACGCATGAAGGGTTTACGTCGCTCGACAAAGACATTTGAAGCACCACCTTGTAAGAAATGCAACACTACACTGCGCTTTGAACGAAGCAGGCAATGTGTCCAATGTACCAATGACAATTACGCCAAATCTATAGCAAAATTATCCCCTGAAGAATTGAAGGAAAAAAGTGAGAAGGGTAAAGTAGCTCGTCGCCTTCTTCGATTGACTCTGGAGGGAAAGGCAAAAGATTTACTTCATAATGCCAAGACCAGAGCACGAAAGAAGAATTTGCCTGAGGTTACATTGACACCAGAATGGGTGATCGACAAGGTACAAAAAGCCATTGAATATTACGCAAAACATGATATTCAAATGGGCCTCGATGGTGACATTCATAACAAGACGAATCCATATGCTCCTTCACTCGACCAAAGTGTACCCCGCCTTAGCTATACCGAAGAGAATACCAGAGTCGTTCCATTCTGGATCAATGCTGCAAAGGGCGACTATTTTTCAGAAAAGCAACTGATGGATGCCCAAATTAAATGGGTCGGTGCATATTTCAGAGCAGCCAAGATGACACCAGAAAAAATTTTGAAATTGTTGGGTATTGAATGTGTGATTACGGCGGTCGCTTAAGACGTTGGTAGGTCAAACATTCTCGAAAGCTCTTCGACAGCAACTTCTTCTTGAGCTAGTTCTTTCAATCGTCGGACCATGTATTGATTCTGCACACTAATGATTTGTGCCTTTTCGATGTTATGACGCCCTTGTTCAATGATGTTTAAAATTTCTTTGTACGTCGGCTCGTCCAGATTGACCATTTCAATTACAAATTGATCGAATGTGTCTTGATTCATGTGGTCATGGTAGCCGAAAATCAGGATTTGTCAAAGGCTCGATTCGGCACCACAAAACAGCAACGGCCACAGTTCTGTTCCAATGACATCTTCTGCATGTTCCTGGGCGGCTTCTGCGCTACTGAACATCGGTTCGGATGTCCATAGTGCCTGAACGGTTCCCGACGTGTCCAGCGCCGCCACAAGCGCAGCAAAGACATGTCTGTTGGTCGAACCTTTCAGTGGTCCAAGGCTAAGGCAAAGAGGATCGGTTTCATACTTTCCGGCGACGGTCAAAACATCGTCAAGAGAAAGATGGGCTGGGGTTAAGGTTATTTCCGGTTCGCCCACAAGCGCCGGAACCATTCGAGTACCACTAGGGGTCATAAAGGTAGATATATTTACACGAGTATCTGTGCTAGGATCTTATCTGCTTCCGTGTCAATCTGTTCGACGTAAGAAGGATCGAGCAATGTAATTTCCCGCTTTGCTTCATTTTGCGAAACTTCCCAATCGTATACGGTGACGGCAGTTCTTTGATTTGCCGGAAGACTGGTGTACGTCTCTAAATCTATCACATTTCCGTAAGAATCAATGTAATGGTAGATGTTTTGGTAAGCGTAGATTAGGCCATCCATCTGAGGCGTCCCGTACTTTTTGCGGATGGTTGCAATCAGATTGTCGTTGCTCATCGGCCAATCATAATACGGATCTACGATGTTATTTGCCAACAAAATTATCCAATGGTAACGAGGATCACCGTACAATTTGCTGGCGAGCATTTCTGGAGTCTCGCCGTCCTTCACTGCGTATTTGTAGAAGATGAGCCAATTCTGTTTGAGAACGTCCCTAATCTTGATGCGCTCTAGGATATCAATAGCGATTTGTTTTTCACCCGAACCGTTGATGTCGTAGCCAATGGTCGGAAATTTTTCAAAGTACGGGATCATGTCGGTATTTAGTTGACATCTTTTAGGGAATATGCGAAGATGCACCTAAGGAGACTAGAAATGGTCAAACATCAGATTCATGAAGACTTCGTGTCTTTTCAGGGCGCATCGATTTCCGAACTGTCGAAAATTGTAGCCGACTACGTAGTGACGAACAAGGTAGCAGCAAAGAGCCTTTCGATTTTGTTTTTCTGCGGCCAGTTCATTGCAAGCATCGGTTATCGCAGCGATGAAGCAGCCTATCCAGTCAGTATTGAGAGCGTAGGAATTGCGCTGGCTGACGGACAAACCTTAATTCACCAGATTGACGCTCAAGTCAACGCCGGGGAAGATGCAATTTCAGGCTACACGATTTGCCATTCCCTTTATAGCGTCAATAGCGATCTTTTCGTGGCGTTCCTCGTTCACGGATAAGTTGTATGCCGGATTTGCGGGTTCAAATGCATTTCATGCTCACTATCGATGACAGAGAATTTAAAGTCATCGGTAGAGCGCTCAGTGGGAAGACCAAAGGGACAGAAGAACGTCAAGAGGCCCTACTGTGCGCCAAGCTGAACACGCTGCGTGAACGAATTTTGCGAGAACAAATTACCCAGGTCGAAAAGATCAATCGTGATGTGAATGCTGAAATCACGAGCGCAAATGAGGAACATGATGCCGTTTGACGAAGAAGAAAATCTTCGATTGATGAAAGATCATTTGATCAAAGCTGGTAATGCATTGTTGGTCGAACTCCATCGTCCAATTGTTCATTATCGGCTCATGACACTTCCGGCAGATAGGTACGATACAATACGTGAAGCCATAGGAGAACTCGAACGTGCCATCCATAAAACTACTGGGTACTGAACGTCTGGAGCCTCGGGAGTACACTCGGGACGAAATACGCCACGCTTTGATGAAGAAAATTTGGGCGATCATTCATTACTGGAAGACACACCCTGATCCACAAAGCGACCGAATGGAAGGGTGTGTCTTCAGCATTTTGGCGATGTTGGACGGCTCCAGTATGGATTTGCCAGAATTTATATTAATTGCCAATCCCTCGCCAGAAGACAAACCTTATTGCATCGAACGAGGAAGACGCTACTTTGCAATGGCACCGGCTGGCACGGAAGAAGCGAACGTAGGCGGTGGATTGCATGAAATCTTTCATCAGTACGATGAAAATGCAGAGAGCTACAATGCAACGATAGCTGAGAGTCCGAGCCTGCCGTTACAAGATGCAATCCGTTACATGTGATGGAGAGAAGACACGAATGATCACTGAAGACGAAGAAATTCAAGAATCTCTCCGAAAGGATGCTCAGTTTGAAAAACGAGTTGCCTTTGCTACATACACAGAAGATGCCCTGGTATTGTTCCACGACATTATGAACATTTCGGACGATGACTTCTTCAAAAAGTACAAGACGTTCAAACGAATTTTTATTGGAAAGATCGGCGAGCTTGTAGCGGCGATCCATGACCATGACTATCAAAAACGTAGTCAACTTTACGACTACTTTATCGAGGTATTATGATTGAAAAAAGAAGGCGAGTAACACCATTCAAAAACGAAGAACCGTGGGATTTGATCACGCCACAAAAACGGCATCATTGTGACAATGATCACTGTCCAGAGTGTGGTGAAGAATATCAACGACCTAAACCAAACAAGTGCATTTGTAGGAAGCCGCTGATGATTTGTATTCCACCGGGCCAGCACATTCATATCCATTGTCCAGTTCATGGTGACGTAAAAATCTATGGTCCACGACTGACGTACATGAATGATCCCCAATTTCTTAGTTTGTCCGTTTTTGACCGGCTATAACATAGCCTCAGCAATTCGTTTCCACAAAGCCACTCGGAATTCGTGTGTCTGCATCTTGCGAGTCCCGAATTCTGGAAGCACAATCAGAATCTCCTTCCTACCTTCTGCAACATCTCGTACCTCTTCGACTGATTTCATCTGTACCGCAGCCGCCAGATCGTAAAACAATGGTCGTTCGTGATTCAAAAATCCTGCCACTCTTCTTCCCAGATCATAAATGAAGTTTAGGTCATCTTCGACGATCTTGTTCGATGCAAGTTCGTTCTCTAAAAAATGCCGGGTCATGGTCGAAATGGCATAAGGTGGTTGTGGCAGGCTCGTGGTCTTCGACTCTGTAACTTCTTCTTTCTTCGACTGCATGATCGGCTTGATGACGCCTCGTTGTTTCATGAGTTTATATACAACACAGGCTATTGACAATCCCAAATTTGACAGATTGGCGATCCATGATACCTTGATAAAGCATGTATGATCACGACGAAGACGAGGACGAAAGTCCCGTACCATCGATAGCAAAAAGAATGTCAAAAATCAGTCAGAAAACCGACACTGATATGGACTATTCGCAATGGCAAGTCGGCACGAACGGCAAGTTTCGTGCGGCTGCAAAAACCATTCCGCATCTTCATCCAGGTGTTTACAAAATTGATCAAGACGACATGGGTCCGTACCTTCAGTTACAGACCGTCATCTCAGACAACATTGTTGAGCTTCCCGAAACTGCTAACGTAAAAGTTCTTGCTGGTATGAAGAAATTTTGGCAGAGTCAGGAACGTTACAATCAATTTGGTCTGGTCTATAAACGTGGTGTGTTGCTGTGGGGTCCTCCGGGTTCAGGAAAGAGCGTAACAATCAACCTGCTCATGAAAGAATTGATCAGCTTGAATGGTATTGTTCTCCTGTGCGGTCATCCAGATTTACTGTCTCATATGCTCCAGAGAGTACGTGGGATGGAACCAGACAGGCCGATCATTGTGGTTTTGGAAGATATCGACGAAATCATTGACAAGCATGGTGAGCACGCCATCCTTTCGATGCTGGACGGTGAAAACCAAATCGCCAATGTAGTATACTTGGCTACCACAAACTACCCCGATAAACTGGGCGCACGTATCGTCAATAGACCGTCACGTTTTGACGAACGCATTTATGTTGGAATGCCCTCGGCAGTTGCTCGCAAGGCTTACTTGAAATTTGCAACGACTACAAAGAATGAAGACGGCAGCACGACCGAAGGTCTTAACGAAGAAACTTTGGCTCGTTGGACAAAGGACACACAGGATTTCAGCATTGCCCACTTGCGTGAATTGGTTGCTGCATCTTTCTGTCTTGATCAGTCCTATCCGATTGTTCTTAAACGTCTCAGAAAGATGTCCGAGAAACCGAAGACGTTTGAAAGTGGATATGGCAAGAAGGCTTCTGGTTTTATGACCGAAGAAGCAGACGCCGAAGAAGAAGGTGCAGGACAACAGACTGGGGAGCTTCGGCCTCCTCCGTCTGACGACTAAGGAAACATGTTACACAAGGATTTGGAAGAAAAAATTTACGCTAGGGCGACCGATCCTAAGACCGGCCATACGTATGGTTGTAACTGTTTCATGTGCAACCACTAAAATATGATTGAACACACAGACGAAATTGAAATAGCGAAACAGGATCTTGACTCACTCGATGAGCATGATTTTGAGCAGCGCTACAAGGCTACCAAGCGCCAATACAAGGCAGTTCTAAAGTCAATTGAATGGCTAAACGAAGCAGTATATGTGCTTGGTATCCCTGGACCAATGGACATCGATCTCGACACGATTGATGACGCAAAATGCACCATCGAAGACTTGGGTCGCCTGCTAGAGCGTATGCACATGGCAGCGTATTGGAAAAGCGAAGAACAATGAACGAATGTTGTCGTAAACACGAAGAACAAATTATGAATATCGTCGAGCAACACATTGGTGGTTGGGCATTAAGTGACGAAATGCCTGATGAAATGCCTTTGTCTCTATTTCGTGAATTGCGAGACAATATTCAGATGGCGGTCAATAGTATTAAATGAAACATATTGAACAATATCCACATTGCGATGCGAAAGTGTTGCACGCTCCTGGTGAATGCAAATACTGTGATGTTCATCCAGATTGGCAAGAGCTTCGCAAGATGTGGGGCATCGCCTTTACCGGCCACTCTGACGAACTAGTTACCTATACAAATTTTGAAGGCAAGCGAGTCTCAAAGAGTTTGATTCCCTGTCCTTCTGAGTGGGATCGTCCGGTCAGCGTCATTAACAAGTGGGGTGGAAATGTTGCCATGACGCCGGAACGTGAAAAGCATATGGAAGACTATTTCAAAAATCTACGTGAATCATTACAGTTAACCGAAGAGGAATTGAAAGATGACGACATCGACCTCGACAACATTCCTCGCCCAAAGTGGTAACATGAGCACAGCACAAAAGAACATTGCTGCTTTCCATCAAGTACAGGCCATTAAAGAAGTCGCCAAAGCAGATCCACGAGATGTTATAATTGCTAAAGCGGACGACTGGACTGCGATGTATGTTGATGGTAGAAAGATAATCGAAAACCATGTCCTCACTGAAGATGAAATTTTTAGAGCTTTGGGAATCAGTGTGCGAGAGGTATGGGTGGACCACGAGTGGCTCTACGAAAACGGAAACAACTTCCCTCCCACCGCCACCGAACTCCCATATTAAAGGTTTCTGCGTCTGTCATACACACATCTCAAGTCGAGCCGGATGCGTTCACTGTAGACCGGATCGTTTCATAGACAGCCGGGACTACATCTGCGAGACGGAAGAGGAATTCCATGCCCGACAAAGAAGACGAAACGAAATCATTCCTTAACGAAAATCAAGACATCATTTTTATTTTGTTCTGCTTTGCCTGGATTTTGATGGTAGGGTTTTGTGTTCTACCCTTTTTCGGCATTGATACACCATTCAGCAAAGGAATCGATTTATTTCGAGACTTCAAAAAATGAACGATAATGACGACCTTGAAGGATTCTCGGGTAAAGATGCCATCTACGAGATTATTCGCCTGCGTGAAGCAATTCGCAAACATCGTGACCAGCGTCTTGATGATCGATGTTGGATGGACGATTACGAATTGTACGAAGTATTGCCTGAAGGCATCTCTCCGCAGTATGTTGATTTACGTCTCTTACCAAAAGATGTCATGATGAAAAACTGCGACCGCTTTGTCGAGTGTCGCACCACATCGTTGACGCCCGAAGAGGCAATTGAGAGGTACAAAAATGGAAGCAGTATTTGAAGCTAAAGATACCAATCAAATTCGTATCCGATGGGCGAATGATCATCTGGTGGTCCGAGTGAACGAAAGCATGGTCCATGAGTTTGCCGTTCCTCATCCATTAGATGTTCAAAATGAGTTTGGTGTGAATGGCATCACTCAAGAAGCATTATTAGTCTCAAACATCTATTCAGCAGACCTTGGACACAACCATCCGACGACAATTACAACCAACACTTCTGGTGATGTCTGGTTGGATTGGAATTTTACAGTTAACTTGAACGAAGGCGACGAGTACACTCTTTTGGATTCACCCGACCTGACACTCACGCTGTTGTATCGGGCAAGTCGGCCATCATCTGTTCCAAAGCAATTATGTCAATGGCACGTCGATTATGCTCGACAAACTCAAATGCTGGACCAGCCACATTTGGACTTTCTAACACCTGATCTATTAGATCAACTACGTTCGAGACTAGCATTACAGCATCGCCTGGGTCCTTCTCAGACAGACCCTCTCGTACATTTTTCAAGAACGTAATAACTCTGATTACGGTCTCGATCCAGTTGGGTTCCGGCACTTCGTCCAGAAGCAAGAGATATCTCTGCCTTGTCGCCGGGTCTAAATTCTGTAACTTCTCGTTGTTTATGTGAAAGATAGAATGAAAAGGTAGCAAATCCACAAGGGTATCTATAACGCTAAATATGGGTCGAGGGATAATAATGGCCGACCTAACCGAAAAAAATTACGCCAAGTTCTTTGGTAAGAACCTTTTGACCGACATCATCAAAATGGACAAAGAGCTTGCAGAAGAGTACAAAGCAAAGATCGAAACCAAAGAAGTTGTAGAATCTTTCGATACCCAAGCTGCCCTCCTGCTTGATGAAACTCTTGAACTTGACAAAGCAGAGATCGAATTTCTGTACGAACAGCCGCAAATACTCATCGAAAAGAAAGGCACCAAGAAGACTCTCCTCGACTATCCTATCGTTCATAACTTCTTGCATCACCTGTCTTCGCCCTGGATGAACATGACTCGTTCCGGCAAACCAGGAAAATCGCAGAAAAGTTCTATGACGGAAGATGCATTTCCGGTCAAAGACATTCAGGCAAAGGGTCGTGAAGCGCTGGACAAGCAAGGCGGCAATCCATTCCAGCATATGAAGGCAGGCTTCCATGCTGCATTTCCAGAAGGCGAACACCCAAAGGTCACCGAACAAAAGGCCAAAGAAGCACAAAAGCATTTCCGTCAATTCATGCACGAACGTGGTGGTCACGCAAAGAACGGTCAAGCAAATTTGATGGGTGAAAATGGCAAGACTCGTAAGAGCAGCGGTGCTGGCGTAAAGACAGTTGGTCTCGCAATGGCTCCAAGCACACACTCTGGATACAAGCACGATCTATGCCCGAAGGCGTCTGGTGAATGCCGCAAGAATTGTCTCGGCCTGACTGCTGGTGGAAATCGTCAATATCCTGAAGCAGCATTACGAGCAAAGGTTCTGCGTACACATTACGTCCATGAGCATCCTGAACATGCCGCACGTTTGTTGTCCCACGAAATTTCACGCAACGAAAAAGAAGCTGCGAACGTAAAGACTCATCATGTTGGCGAACACCAGTTTAACACCAAACAAGAAGCACAAGCCCACATTAAAGAGCATGGCGGAAAGATCGACAAAGTTACGCCAAATCCTCACCAATCCGGTGTGCGTCTAAATGTTACGTCTGACATCCCTTACGAACACTTGATGCCGAAGAAATTTTTCGAGCGTCATCATGGTTCGCAATTTTATGATTATACCAAAATTCCGGGCCGTCTTCACAATCCGAACAAACCAGAAAATTACCATTTGAGTTTGTCTCATACTGGTACAGGCCACTCCGAAAGCAACGATAAAGACGTTGTTCATGCATTGAAGAATGGTCACGTCGTCGCAATGGTTCACCACCGTGGTAAGGATACTCCTCATCCGACACACGTAGAAGATGTATCGAGCGGCCATCGTTATCCAATTGCAAACGGTGACGAAGACGATAATACATTCGACCGTCATCAACAATTGGGCATCAAGCACACCAACGGTCACGGCCATGATGAACACAGCGGAGTCGTTTCGGGTCTTCGTCTCAAAGGCGTAACCAACGATGCTGCTGGTAAATTCGCAAACAAGGTAGATCCTGACGGTATCATTCGCATTAATCATCCGAAACCGGGCGGCGAACAACCACACCACAATCCTTTCCACGTTCTGAAGTAGACATCCATACGATTCATGTTATGATGTCTTTTGAAGGCCACCACATAGTAATCGGACATGAGGTTGTGATGCAATGCGGCACCTATAGCTTAGAACGCTATTGGCTCGCTGGATGGCATTATGACCTCAAATTCGGTGCTATAGAATTGGTGTATGGTTATACCGGAAAGGAAACGATGGTGACTGTACATAAAGTTAAGCCAGTGGTCACCTTCCACGTTTCATGAATCAACAAACCCTTGTTCAACTGTATTACGGATACAGGCGTCCGAATCGCTTTTTTCACAATCTAGATCACATTGCTGACGGTTTCAAAGAACTCCGTGAGGCACTTCAGGCCGGGGTGCATGTTGACGACGAAGAAGCATTTCGATTTGCATGGTGGTTTCATGACTACATCTACGAAGGCGAATTCACTGATAACGAAGAACGGTCGGCGGATTCTGCTTATGAAGCTGCCTTGCGAGAAGGATACGACGAAGCATTCGCACAACGTGTCAAACGTTATATCCTGGTGACCAAGCATATTGATAGATTCAAACCAGAAACCAACGACGAAAAATTGATTTGCGACATTGATCTCACTTCACTGGCCGTCGATCATTTTGCTGCGAACACCGAACTGATTCGCAAAGAATATGCGTTCGTTCCAGATGCTATCTTCAAGATCGAACGCAAAAAAATTCTAGCCGCATTCAACGAACGAAAACCGATCTACCACACTCCATATTTTTACGACAAGTACGAAGTGAAGGCCCATTTAAATTTGGAAGAGGCCACTAAATAAAGCGTCATGGCATTCAGCATCGTTAACTTCGGTAAATTCAATCCAATCGAACGACCAAATCTTCGGGTACGACTGCTTCATCCTGGATTGAAAGAATGTCTTGCTGGCGCATGGGAACTTCCGGGCGAAGGTGAGTGGAAAATTCGTATTTTAGATGATGAAGATTTGACCTATCGTGATGTGATTGAACGTCTGTTAATGACGCAAGAATCCTTCAAAATTTTTGTCGAGTCCAAGGAGAAGGGAACACGTTTTGTCACCGCAACAATAAGGGAAATCGAACCGCTCACGCTTTGTTGGGACTCGAATGAAACATTCACACGGTACGACATCACTACTGTGAATGCATCGTCTGCCACTACCGAATGCGATCACGATTTTCTGCTGCGTCGTTGTACAACCTGCGGTGAACTCAATCCGGCGCACGTAGACGCACCGATGACGCTTGGGGACTATCTGAGCACTTCCAAATTTCAACGTCGCCTACACGCATACCACAAGCATCTACGGCCACAAGACGCCGACGTGCCTTGCGACATTCGGGACACGAAAAGCTGGACCCCGATGCCGCCAAATTGGTACGAAAAAACTGATACATCTAGTTGACTTTTAACCCTTGAACCTGATAGGATTGGAAGTATGAAAGCCTACACGTTGGAGCAGTTAAAGCTGGCCGATGATCTGGCGTTTCCTGAGGATCTCAAGCGCTTGTTTTTAAAGCACTTCGGAGAGATGGGATTAGTGCTGTATTTGGACGCCAAACGGGACGGCTCACTGTTGACGTACATTTTCAAACATTCCCGCCATGATCTTAATGTCAGCTACCCCAAAACCATGAATGATGCGGACGGATTCACCATTATTCATGTCGGTCTAGAAGCCATTATTGACGAACTGATTGGTGATAAAAAGTAGATACGTCTATTGACATTCGCCCTCGAACCTGTTAGGATTAGATTATGAAGATGATGACAGCAGAGATCAAGAATCGGCTCCCGAAATTGTACTCTCAAGAAAAGAACCCCAATCCCACCGTTCACGTCAAATTTTTCTCGCCGGTCGGTAGCTGGACTTGGTACGCCACCGAAGGCCAGGAAGAAGTCATCGAAGACGAAAACGGCAAGGAAATCAAGACGTGGCTGTTTTTTGGTTATGTCGTCGGCTTCGATAACGAACTCGGCTATTTCAATCTTCACGAACTCGAAAGCGTTCGTCTCCCGCTGGGCCTCAAGATCGAGCGTGATCTGTGGTTCAAACCGACGCCCCTCAGCGAAATCAAGGCACAACATGAACGATAAATTGTCGCCCGAACATTTGGCGAACGCTGTCACCAACTACAGCGAATTTTCTGACGCCGAATTACAACGTTGTGCCGATGTCGGAAACAGCATTGCAGCAGAGGTATTGGCTGCACGTCGCCGGGAACCACTTATGAGATGTACCAAGAAAGAATACTACCGTCGCCTCCAGGAGAATTAAAATGACACTTCAAGAATTGATTAACGATATGGGGCATGAAACCCGTTCTTATTCGGGTCGGGGTATGTATGGCAAAACCTGTCTCGCCGTCAAGCCTGAAGGCATAAGTGATCTTCAATTCATGCTCGAACTCGGTCGCACCATAGCCGAAAACAACATGGATGCCGACGATCATCAAATTGTCAAATATCCAAAGTCTGTCGCCAGCGATTCATTAGGTCTTAGTTCCGCTTCGAGTTCGGCATCGGAAAGAGTATGAAGTTTCGGCATTGGCATATTAGTTTTCCTCTTCAATGTACTGGACGGTCGGAAAATAGACGATGGTCCCAGATCGCCTTGAAAACTTCCTCTTCAAGGTAGTGGCTGAAGTCATCATGAGTCACCGGCATTCGGTCGTCTCTTGTGTGATCCAGAGCAGCCTGCAAGCCATCCTGGATCATCTTGATCACTTCCGAAAAATCCGGTTTGGCAAGCTGCGGAGGAGGCGTGTTCTTGATTCGTTTACGGCGTTCCATGGGCCGAACTTTTACGACTGGTACAACAAGTCTGGGATTGAACGCTAATGTGGTTCATGCATCTTACTGTGCCCGACGTGCGGATGAAGATTTGTCCGAAGACCATGCGTATCGAAGAGCGTCATAACGGCCTCTGGCGCTATTACCGGGCCGTACCATTGCCACTGAAGCCAGACCACGCCGCATTGGTCGCCGAGAAGTATGGCCTTGATGACGAAGCAATCAAGAAGCTGACCGGAGGACTATGACGCCCGAACTTGAAGAAGCATTCAGTGAACTCGAAGACGGTTTGCTTGCCAGCTATCGTTCGATGATGTTTAATCTCACCGATGAAGGCTGGAAAGAAATCGACGAGCATACCGACAAGTATCGCACCGCACTTAGCACCATTCGCAAGGCACTCGAAGCCTTCACCGAACCGTACAGCGATGGCAACAAATACATCAGCGACGATCTGATCCAACGCCTGAAGGACGCCGGATATGGAAGCCATGTTGCCCGTCACTGTTGCAATTCGCTAGTATGGTTGTGCGGCAAAGGAAAAGTCGGATACTTCACCGCAGATGAAGCTGAAACCGTTCTGAAGGAAGTCTGACACACAATGGACAAGAGCAAAGAGATCATAGCCCTGGCGCACACATTGGAATTCCTTGACTATAAGGCCGAACGGGAACCCGGCTTTGTAGAGGGTGTCCAGGCTTCAAAAATTGTCAGTCCCGAAAAGGTGTTGAAACGAGGTATCGGTGATCTGGACTTCGATCCCATGTATTTTCTCGGCACCGAAATAACGTCACCAGAAGGATGGGCAAAGAAGAAAATTTGACGCCTGTGGCGACGGTGCTATACTCAAAATGTGCCCGAACAGAATAAAGCAATTTACATCAACATCCGTTATGACGATGGCTCTCAAGACATTGCAGAAGGCGACGATGCAAGGCAAATTGTCGAATGGTACAATTCCTGCCAAACCATGAGTTACGTCCACGGCTTTCATTACAAAGGCCCACATTTCCAGTTCATTCCACCGCCTGCAACTCTCTTCACAGAAAGCTAAATAATCAAGTGCTGGTCCAAGTTGCATCAGACCGAAAGGCAAACCACGAAGAGGCTGTTTATTCACTTCGGGCGCTAGAAACTCAATCACGCAACCTTTTGTACGAATGGCTTTCGGATCAACACATTCCGAGTCCTCTTGCAAAAGAAAAGCTCCACTGTAGTGTTGTCTGTGCCTGCAATCAACTCCCTCCTGAATACATTCCAGACCGTCGCCAAATTCACATCGCCCCAGAAACTTACATTCTTGGAACCATTGGACCTGCCTTCGCTCTATTTTTTGAATGCAACGAACTGGACCGGCAATGGAATTTTGCAGTTGAGCACGGTGTAGACATGGTGTATCATAGGTTCGTTCCGCACATCTCACTGAGTTATGCCGTTGCTATGGGATGGGATTATACAGCCGTCCAGCCGCCGTCGTTCAGGCTTTCATTCACCGAAGAAATTGTAAGCGTCTTCAATCGCAGCTACAAAAACAACTAGCCGTGATTCTTGTCGCCCGGTAGAGCCTGGATTGCATCTTTCAATTCCTTCGTCCGCTCGTAGAACAGAGTCATAAACTCGTCTGTCAAATTCAGATCACTTGGAAGTTTTGATTTCAGATGACACTCGAACGCCCACTCTAGCGAATCGAGTTTGAGGATGGCATCACGTTTCTTCATTGGTGTATGTTGTGCTGACAGTGCTATGTATGCTACGATAGATACTGGTATGCTAGACATCAGAATCTTAAGCGCAAAATCGAATTACCTAAAGACCAGCTACGATGACAAAATCGAGTGGGTCGCCCTGCATCTGCACATGACAGGGCCGAAGGTTCATGTCGTCGCCTATCCTCAGGACAAACAAAAGCTCTGCAAAAAGGGTGATGTGCTGATCGACGACAACACCAAGAATTGCTCTGAGTGGATCAATGCCGGGGGAATCGCAATCATCTACAAAGACGCCGAAAGCTGCATCCGTAAATTAAAAGAAATCGACTGGTCCAAAACGACTGGTGTTGTCTATGTCGATCTTGATGGTGTCATGGCCGACTACGACACAGCTTATCGTGCGCTTGGTGGCGATCCCGACGAAAAGGGAAGCAAGAAGGCGAACCGTTTCAAGCAGGCTCCACATTTCTATCGTGATCTGGCTCTGATGTCGGGTGCAATGGAACTGTGGCATTTTTTGCACAACTATCAGCCGACCGAACTGCTGCACAAGCACATTCAAGAAGGGACACAAAATTCGGACGTGATAAAAAACGTAAGAGAAGCGTTCCAAGAGCTTGCGGCGCTTCCAGGCACTCCGAACCTTCAGGAAGCATTTGAACAGCGTAGAGAGCGTTTGTGCGTCTGCGGCGAGTATCCTATTCCAGCGGTCAACTGTGAAAATTGCAATGGATCATGAATCATGGTAAATGAAAAGTGATTCAAAACAACCACTTGCTTCAATAGCACCACTCAAATATTTACTTGGAAGATCCGTCTAAATAGGCATATGAAGACCTTTATTCTTTCACTCACACTTCTACTTTGTTCGTCATTTGTATTTGCACAACATCGTGGCGGCGGTGGTTACTCACACCCTGCGCCTGCATTTCATTCTTCGCCGGTTTATCATGGGCCAGTCTACCGTCCTCCAGTGGTTGTTCGTGGTTACTATGGTGGTTATTATGGATTCAATTTCGGCTTAGGGTATGGTTGGTATCCGTACAGCTATTGGGGCTTCCCGATCTATGCTGGCTATAATGTCGAGCCGACCAGTCCTTGCAAAAAAGAAAAATTGAAAGACTCCGAAGGCAAGAAGCATGAAGTCCTTGTATGTCGTGATCCTTCAGGTGAATTCAAAGTGGTCGCTGACGCAGACAAGAAATAAGATGTCTACAACACAAGAGGATACGAATCCGGGAACTTGCAAATGGCTACACAAGGACATCAACAAAATGAAACTGACTCATACACAAGATAAGTTTATAGAACTTTGCAACGCAGTAACGAGACATAACATGTCACCTGGAGTGGGACTACCAATAGAGGTCATCGAGGAACACGTAGCGATATCAATGGGGATGGTCTTAAAACACGTCAGGTTCGCAAACCACACATGGTGGGCATATGTTGATGCAACTACCTATTCCAGTGATAAGGAATTCAATGGTCACTATTATGATCTTTACGATCTGAAAGCCGCCGTCTCCCCGGACGGTAGTTATTTCATTTGGCCGAAGAATACTCCTACCAAAACAGGATTAAAAAATTCTTGTGGTTGGAGCATTCAGTAGTGGGCGACAAAATTTATCGCTTCGACAATGCCATCGACGGCAAAGAAGCAGATGACATTCAAATGGCCTTTCACTGTCCCGGCTGCGAATACCTGCACGGTGTACGAGTGAAAGGCCAAGAGCCTGTCTGGGGATGGAATAACGATATCGTCAGGCCGACCTTCACACCAAGCATTATGGTTTGGCGTGATGATCCTACAAAACGTTGCCATTCGTATGTAACCGATGGCAAAATTCAATTCCTATCAGACTCGTTCCACAGTCTCAAAGGACAAACTGTGGAACTTCCAGATTGGAACGACTAGTTGAGATCAGCAGCGGCTTTCAATTGAAGATAGGTCGAAGATTTCGGATCAATGTCCAGCCCCATCTGTTCTGCCACCAACCGAGCTTGTTCGTGTTGTTCTGGTGTGAACGTAGCACAGTGATCACAGTCACAACCAGGAGTCGGCAAGTCAGCGCCACCGATCATCATTGGATTGGATTCTAATGCTACACCATTGTTGTTTTCGTCCAGGGAATTAAGCAACATGATTTCCTTCATCACTTTTTCTTGGTTTTCTTTGATGAGTGAATCGACACGTTCGATATCGACCATTCCCTCAGTTTCCCAAGTCATGATTTCACCGTCTTTCATCTCGACAGTTGCTTCGGTTGGTGTGATGGTCTGAAGTATTCCCCACCTTGGGCCGTACTTCTCCAGATCCACATGACCGACATGAGCGCCCGGTGTCAATGGGGTTGTCTTTGCTTCTTGTAAAGCTATATCTACTGCTGCCATGATACAGCTTGCCATCAAATTTTCATAACTCAAATTCATATTGTAAGGGAAGCCTCTTTACGTATCCTACCACATCCGATTCTTTTGACAACCAAAATTTTTGTGGTATTCTTGGAGAAAGTTCTATGCCGACAAAAAAGAGGAAGAGCACCATACAAATTCCGTTTCACAATCAGACGGGCGATGTTCCTCATTGGGCAGATAGGCAATCAGTTTGTATCACCAAACTGGCAGAATGGAAAGCGGTTCGTGATGCAGGCTTTCAGAATCCGATGCGTTACGACGGGAAACCAACGTGGAAAGACGAAGCGGATTGGCTCAATTGGATTGGTTGGCAGATCAGACATTACGACTATCAGTGGCGTGTCCCAGCAGAGTTTGATGATACCATGAAGATTCTTGGATATGGTCGAGGTCGTTCCGCTGCCTATTTGGAATTGGAGTCGATGACCACAGGTATGAAATCTGTTATGATGATGACAGACATGACCAACATGATAATGAATGCGAACATCTATAAGGGTGTGGTCGCCGGTCGTTGGATCTTCGGAAAGCGAGGACAGAATTACGGTATTCAGTACATAGCAGGAAACAATGAAGAATCAGGAAATAATTAACATCACCGCCGAAGATTTTATCGAGTCACCAGAAGGCCAAAAGCTCGTCGTTCCAACTGTGAAATCAGATTCATTGGATAACCCGGCGTTTCGAGTTACGTTCAATGTTGATGATCACATTCAGTTCAACATCACGAATCAGATCAGGGGCACCGGAACCGTACTTGGTCTAGCACTCGATCACATCATCAAGACGTACATCGTATTACTTGATGAGCCGATCCAAGGACAAAAGGCTATCCTCTGTTCCAACACATCGATGAAGTTACTGACCCCGGCAAAGAAAGAAGAATAGGAATGCGTTGGACAGCATCGACACGTTCCTGGCCTAGGGCAAATGATCGTCGAGAGGTAACCAAGTTCTTATTTTTTCCGAAGACCATTGGTACAGAAACACGATGGTGGGAAACGGCGACCTGGATCGAAGAATGCATGAGTGGATTGCGTTAGAATGGGTGAAGGATTGGAGACGAGGATTATGAGACCAAGCACACCAATGACGGCTCACGACAAGTACTCCAAAAAGGTACGTGATTGCCGAGACGAAATTAGCGAAGCCAAGCAAGTATTGATGGAAGCATTACGAAAGCTCGCTGCAATCTATTTGGATGAAAATCGAGAAGAGTATGCAGCCGATCAAATCAAACGAATCCGAGCTTTGCGAGAATTGTAAATAGTTGTCCAGCCACATAGACCCGTAGCTCAGTAGTTAGAGCGCATCGTTGACATCGATGAGGTCGTAGGTGCGAATCCTACCGGGTCTACCAAACATCTGACATCATGAAATTTCTAATTTTGTTTTTTGCTCTTGTCGCTTCGGCGCAGACTCGTGTAGCGGTCTCGCAGGTGCCGTGGAATCAGACAGACGATTCATTCTTTCGTCAGTGCATTTTCAATGCGGACGGCAGCTATGCTCATGCTTACGCATACTTCGCTAACCCAGGACACGCTTTAACGTCGAGCGCAAAGATACCGTCTACTTACCTTCGCTATTCTCAGATCAGCAACTATGGTGTTGCTGTCTCTCAGGATCAGACATTCATTCTAATTAAAAATTGGGATTTGTCATGGAAGATAACAACAAATGTTTTAATGGCGAGAACTCTTGAAGTACGTTTTGGTATGTGGACACCGAACATAAATTTGATAGGAGATCCGACCACAGCGTACAGCAACATTTCATTTAACAGCGGCGGATGGGCAATGTCATTAAACGGAACTTTTATGGTGCAACCGTTAGTAACTGTGACAATGATGAATGGTCTCTTTGCAATCGTGCCTTCGACGACAATCTTCCACAACACATGTGAACTTTGGAACAGCGGAATATTTCTCGACATCCCACCAAATCCTTAGTCGGTTTTGATGCCTGCCGCTCGTGCTGCTGGCCGAAACCGTTCAATAAATTTCTCAAATACAGGTGAGCCAGCGCCATACCTGGGCCATTCATTACCAGAGCCGAGAACTGCTCGAACCATTTCATCTGCCAGTTGTTCTCGACATACTGTATCAAATTCACCATTAAGCATGTCAGCCCACAAGTGACGATTCTGCCTGCCATAATGAATAATCTGATCGTCCGTCAAATCGACACCGAACCAATCATGCATGTCATTGTGGATGTTTTTCAGTGTCTTGCTATTTGGCCTATCTGGAACTTCAAAGGTTTTGGACATGCTCCATCTTACCATAGACAAACCAGTTATTAAGACAGTTATGCGGGACGCTATATATATCCAAGAGAACTTTCTTTAATGGAGATCGCCGTGGACACTAACACCCCGCAACAGCTATGCCTGGATTCGTTGGAATGTCAGCGAGAATTCATTAAGTTAGAATTCGATAATCTGCGGCAAATGATTCACATCGAAACAAAAACTTACGCCGCCTCCAGTGAAATTTCTTATCTCTCTTAACTCCCAAAAACTCTCCGTTCCAGCCTCTTAAGTCCCAAAAAAACTCCCCAAAGTTGTCAAAACCACATTCCCAGGTTATAATAAACGTATGGAATTTTTGTGGGGTTTGTGGTCGATTTATTTAGGTCTATTGGCGTGGGTCGTCGATAGATTCTTTCCGAGGGGATAAAAAATGATAGTCTGGTTTGATATGGATGGCGTGTTGTGCGAATTTGATGGTGATTATACTCGTCGAACCGGCAAGGCTTGGGATCACAATATGAAGTGGTCCAATGAAGAAAAGTGGGCGATGTTGAACGATCATCCATATTTCTTTCGGGATCTTCCGTGGGTCGATGGCGCACGAGCACTGTTCAATTTTGTGCGATACAGCCGAGTCGCAACACCCGGCATTCTTTCTGCTGCGTCTTCGCACATTGAAAAGAGTGATGAGCACAAACGCATCTGGCTTGACAATGAACTTCCAGAGTTGATGTGGACACCGGATCTCGTAAAGATCGTCGCACACAAAAAAGAAAAAGCTCAGTACGCAAAGACCGGCGACATCCTCATTGACGACTTTGAAGCGAACATCAAAGCATGGCGTGAAGCTGGCGGCATTGGCATTCTTTTTAAGAGTGCAGCACAAGCAATCACAGAACTTCAAGAGTACATGAAGACTGACGAAAAGTTTTTCAAACTCGCATTGGCGTGTGCGGAGAACGATGTCACGTCGTCAGTGTATTTTGAAATGTACATGCTGGAGCAGAATGAACGACTCGCTCAAAATCGAAATTCTTAAACAACGATCCACACCGGGCGGTACAGCGATTCAATACGCTCCTGAAATGATCGTGCGATTCGATAGACGGCCCGACGTTCGTTTCAAACTCGCAATGTTGAAAGCCACGCCGATGCCACTCATTCTTGAAAGCAAACCAACGCCATTTGTTCAAGCAGAAACGAGCACAAAATACGACGCTCGTTACTACCTGAGAAAGTGGATTCAAGTTGTTGAAAAGGAAGAGAATAAAGTTCCTCTCTGTGGTTGACTTTTAGATGTATCTTTGCTATCTTAGATACATGAGCACACGGTCAACGACACACTTCATCGACAGCACATACATCGATCCAGTAACGAACAAGCCCTATCTTAGCGCCATCGTTTATCGTCACAGCGACGGCTATCCCAAGGGCGCTGGCGTCGATCTGTACAAGTTCCTTCGCCGTTGCAAGAAGCTCAAGGACAATCGTCTGGATGACGATGCTTTTCTCGCTGCCCGATACGTCGTGTTCCTCGGTGAGATGTTCGCCGTCGATTACAAATTCAAAGATGCCGCAGGCAAGCTGCACGAGCATTCGCACAATCCAAAGGACCCGAACGAAAAGCGTGAGTTCACTTCTGTTCCGAAAAAGGAACGCCTCGATTTCATTTCATGTGGCATCATGATGAAAGATCCCTGCGACATCGAGTATCGCTACGTCGTGGACACCGGCAAAATGGTCAATGGTCTGCCGATGGTCTTTTGCTTCAAGGTCAGCATCGACGATGACGGCAATGACATCTCGTGCGAGGAAGTTCATATTCCTGGTGCTCCGAAGCGCCAACCGCTTCCCGCTGTGTTGCCGAAGGTACTGATACCCCGTACCTCGACTCGCTTGGAGGACACTGCCTTCTACACCAATCGCTTCACGGTCAAATCATTCACGGACAGCACGAGCGAGTACACCATCGGTCAGCACAAGACCAATCATCGCTGGCAGTGTTCTTGCATGGCCCATCGTGTTCATGGCTCATGCAAGCATATCGCCGGTCTCGGTCTGCCGAATTATCCGGTCGAGCCTGTTTAGGTCGTCAACGCCTAAATTTCCTCCTTCTCCTCTCTACGGCCAGCCAGTTGTTTCGGCTGGCCTTTCTTTTGTGGTACACTTCGGAATGTGAAAGCAAACGATCATTGTCATTACTGCGGAACCAAGTACGCATCGAACGCCTATCCTTTTCATTGTGAGAACTGCGGTAGGAATGTCTGGTTGAATCCATTCCCCATCATCATAATTGCTGTGCCCATCGTCGATGAAAATGGCGGCGACATCGGCATCCTTGGCCTTCAACGCAACATCGATCCGGGCCGGGGAGAGTTTTGTATGCCCGGTGGTTACATCGAACGTCATGAGTCATGGCAAGAGGCCGGAATTCGTGAGACGTATGAAGAGACGGGCGTCGTGATCAAAGAGGTCACTTTCCATAGCATCGTGTCCATCGACGGCTTCTTGGCCGTTTTTGGCGTTTCTGAGGACATTCAGCAGAGCGCCGTGGACTTTACATTCAGCAACGAAGAGACGCAGGGTGTTACAATATTCACAGAACCACGACAACTTGCGTTCAAGATTCAAACAGCATTTTTGAAAGAAGCATTCAGTACGAAAGGACCCAACAATGGGAACACGAGGCGCATTCGGATTCAGAATTGACGGACTCGACAAGGTTACATACAACCATTTCGACTCCTATCCAGACGGGCTTGGATCAGACTTGATTGACGACATTATCGGATCGTCAATCGAACAGATGAAAAAGGTCGCACGAGCCATCGTCTTGATCGACAGCGATGAACCGCCGACCGCAGAACAAATCGCCGCAAACGAGAAGTGGGCCAACCTCGAAGTGAGCAAACAGAAACTTGAGGATTGGTATTGCCTGTTGCGTGAAGCTCAGGGCAGTCTCGCTCCGTGGCTCGACGAAGAGCTTGGTGTCATGATCGATTCTCACGGCTTCCTACTCGATAGTTTGTTCTGTGAGTACGCCTACATCGTGAATCTCGATGATGAGACATTCGAGTTCTATCGTGGCTTTCAAGAAGCACCTGGGAAAGGCCGCTATGGTTCACAACTTCCTGATCGTCCACCTCGTAATCCCGACAGCACTTACTACGGCGTCACGTTAGTCTCTGCTACGCCTCTTTTACAATTGATTGGAATGGATGCCGCCGCCAAAGAAGCCTTCATGCAAACGCTCGCCGACGAGCCGGAAGAAGACGAAGATGGCGAAGAAGAAACCAACGGCGTATCAGCCAACTGAAATGAAGCCGGGAGTGATTGTTTTCACTCCCGGCCAATACGACAATCCTGATAGTGCGTTCAGCCATCTTGCTCCGCAGTTGCGCCTTCACATTGTCAAAGCGTGGGAAGAGCATCTGCGGCCTGATCGTATGGAGTTTGAAGTGATCGAAGAGAAGAACCAAATGGGATTTCCATATTTCTCACTGCGCCTGATTTCGTGCGAGGGCGACGACGAGTGGCGCTTACGTTCAATTTTGAAAGTGGTCGCCACAGAACTTTGAACATGGCCAAATTAAGTTTTCATGCAACGGAAGAACAGATTCTGGATCTCCTTAATGAAGATCCCTTCCGGCAATTTCCATTTACTAGTGCTCAGGACAATACGTTTGATGCAGTGGAAATCGTCGTAACAAATTCTATCAAGATGGTGGGCATCGAAGAGCACATTAGAAATTGCGACACATGCCGAACCACTGCGATGCTAATGCAGTGGATGCATCCGGCAGTGGTGCTTGAGGTTTGTGCTCAAGAAGCCGAAGAAATAGGAATACGAGTCCAAGAGAATTGATCCTGTTTCCAAGAGCTTGAACGTATATATAGTTGCATGAGTGACTACATGCAACACGAACAACTCCTGCGCCTCGAAACGCTCAAGATGGCATTTCAAATTGAGGAAAGCAGCACACAATCAAGAATCTTCTACATCGACGTGGGCAATCTTCCCAAGGTCAAAGCAGAAGAATACATCGCCACATTGATGGAAAAATTCAGAGACACAAAGGATGGCGGCAACTATTGGTTACCTCGCCGAGAAGGTGGACGTGGGACTGAATTGGTTTGCTCGCCCGGTCGAGTCAGCCTTGAGAAGGTAATGGCAACCGCAGAAAAGCTGAATCGCTATGTAATGGTAGGAGCCGCCACAACCAATGAGTGACGAGAAGAACCTTACTAACATCACCGTCCAAGCAGTCGATCAGAAACCGGACGCACGCTTTTTGAAACTTGAAATTCTGCAACTCGCAGCGGAGCTTGAATCAACTGCTGCGAATTCCAATGGCTCAACAGTCAGGATCTCTGATGTACTGTTGACCGCCGACAAACTAGCTGACTTTGTGTTTTCGGAGGAACCTGAACACTAGTCTTCACCACATGACACTTCTTGAAACCAAAGCAAAAATTCGAGATGAGTTCCTGGGTGAAAATGGCATTCATGGTGTAGGCATCGGCGACAATGTGATTCATCTCTATTACGAAGAGATCAAATCAGGTCCAGAACGAGATCACGTTGCCACAATCAGAAATTTGATGGCGTTGGCTTCCCGGCCTGGAACGGCTGCGGAAGGCATCAATGCACGTCAGCAGGCCGAACGCCTTGCCGAGAAGCATGGAATCGATCTGGCGACGTTACAGCCCGATCCAGCGCCCATTCCACAGCCATCTCCAGGAGCAGCGGCACAACCTGCCCCGAAACCTGTCTCCGATCAGTACATGACCGTGCTTCGCAAATTTGGATGGAGAATCGAACGCCGTCCTCAAAGTTTGATGTTCGTTTCCGACCGGCCTGGAATGTACGATCATCAAATCGAAATCACACCAGATGGCTGGACTCATTACATCTCGGGTATGATTCGCTTCGCTGGTCAGACACCAAAGGATTTGCAACAGCACATGCATTTACATGTGACATAGATACCGTCATGGCATTTCAACTTTCAAACGATAAACCAAAGAAACTTTCGCCGGGTGTTTGTGTGAATGAACCGTGTCTCGGCTGCGAACACTGTGGATACGAATTTACAGGCTGCGGCCCGGTCAATATTTTCGCTACTCCAATCGAGAGTGTTAAAATGAAAGAAGACGAAACTTTGACTCAGCGTGCCTATAAAATCTTTCGTAGCCGCAGATACAGTCACAAGCGCAGTGTGTACGACCGTGTAAAGGGACGCAAAGCAGGCCGTCCTCGTAAGTTGAAGGAAGTAGGAGTCAAAGCCAGCTAAATACTGGCATGATGAAGTCCTTTACCAACTGGCTGCTCGAATTTAGCGACGAAGAAAAGAAAATCGCCAACAGCACTTCTCGTGCGGCTGGTGCAGTCGGCGCAAAGGCCCTGGTGCCTCGTCACGTCGAAGCTGTCGAAGCTAAACACAACGACAAGGCAGGTCGCCATCTTCTCGATTTCGGTGCAGGCCACGAAGCAGCGCACGCAAAGCGCCTTCGTGAAAAAGGTCACAACGTCACAGCACACGAATTTGGAAGCAACCAGAAACCCGGCGTTCACGATCCTCATGCACTAGACAAGAAGTATCATCATGTGTACGCATCTAATGTTCTGAACGTCCAGTCGAACAAAAAGATGATGGGTCACACGCTGGATCAAATTCACAAGGCGACTCACAAAGGTGGCGCATTCACCGGCAACTTCCCCGAGTCTCCACGCAAAGCTCATGACATCGATGCCGATCATGTTCATCACGAATTGGCAAAGCGTTTTCATCATGTCGAGCGTGTGAAAGGCATGGGAACAAAGAAAGCGCCGGTCTTCCACGCAACGCATCCGAAGGAAGACTATAAACCGGAAGAGTAATGCTACTGACCTTTATCCAATTCATCAACGAATCGTGGCAACCAGAAAAAGCCATGAGAGGATGGATGAGTCCGTCTGGTGAAGCACATTTGTTCAGTCATCATGGAGAACACTATGCCAATCATCATCCCGATTATATAAAAGCTGGCGGCAAACAGGGTGATTCTGTTCAAGATGCTCAAGCAAAGGGTTTCACAAGATTCGGAGCGAACGTAAGCAGCATTCACGGTTTTCATCACTTTGTCCATTATGATGCTACTCATCCAAAGGGCAAAGCGACAGCACTCAAAGCTCTACATTTCATGAAACCAGACCACAATGATGAAGTGACTGTCTCAGGTAGCGCAGGTGTCTACAAGCGCCCAAAGAACGGTGGTAAATCTTATAAGAACGCACGAGCCATGAAAGAACTCGGTCGGGAAGGTATCATGCCTGCACGAGATGCATACAAAAAATTACAGCAATGAATATTGGTCTTTGGTGGTACACATGGCGACCGAAGAACGATTTGGTGCGGCTGATTTGGTGGACACTTCATATGCCTCAAGCCTATCGACACTACAAAGAATTTTTTGTCCGTGAATCGAAATGCTTTGTGCGAGGACATCGATGGATAGCTGAGATGGGATTTCGTCATTGCTCGACGTGCCAAATATGGACAAAATAAAATTGAAATGTCTCCGTTGCGCCCACATCCTAGTGGCGTACAATTTCCGATTGGGATCGGTGAAACGACTCCCACATTATTTGTGCCCAATCTGTGACTTCAACGTGATACATAGTCAGACAAATACGTTATGAATATCGAATTGACAAAGAAGAAAGAATTAGAAGAAGCAGTATCAAAGAAACCATTGCCACTCCCGGCCTCGAACATCGCAGCAAAGCCAAAACGTTGGACCACTGAAGTAGAACTCGAATACGATCCAGCCAAAGATGAATTCTATGACAAGAACACCAAGCGGCCCATCTTCGCTTTGTTGGACAGTGAGGCTGACGAAACCTATTTTGACACCGACACTGAGATCGACTCGTTAGAATTTGAAAGTGACAATAGCGAATGGATCAAAAAGGGAGGAGGCGGAAAACTGAAGCTCGAAGAACTATTAGGTATTCAAAGTTCAAAACGCCTCCGTGTGCGAGAGAAAGCTGAAGCTCAGAATGTTGGTTCGTTTGATCCTAGAAACACCCTTAAAAACCGCTAAACGGTAGGATCACCCATTTGCTTTCTGTATTGTTTGTCGCCTAGCATTATTTCTGTATTCCTAAGAAGCGTATCGGTGGTTCGTTTGATGTGCTCTTCTCTTGAAAGATCAGATCGGCATTCAATTGGATTGCTCTTAATGCCACTCATCTGTTCAGCCCGTCGCATTTCAAGAGGAAGCGCCACCAAATCAGGATCAAATGGAATATCGACCGATGTATCAGTACCACCGTTAAGCAGTTCTTTGATCTTCTCTTCAATTTGTTCATGTGTCGGCTGGGCAAAGGCAATACGAGTGTTCTCTTTGACCTTCTCTTGGGCATTTGTGATTGCATCCTGAATACCTAACGCCAGTGTTCCAAAGAATGCATCTTCAGGCAGCATCACAATCACCTGATCTTCTTCCGGCGTATGGCGAGCTTTCAATGCCTCTGCAAGTTCGTTCAGAAATTGCGTGACATCGCCAATCTCGCTTCCGGCCAAGTCCTTTGCAATTTTGTCATAATAGATGTTGGTTTTGAATTTGTACGAATAGCTCATAAATATTTCAATGATTTACTATACCGATGGCGCTCGACACCTGATCTGCGTCCCGTACAGCATTCCAAATTTGCATACGATGGCAGACCGGCTCAACATCAAACGTTGCTGGTTTCACGGTGGCCGATTCCCTCATTATGATATTCCCAAACGCCGCATCGTTGAGATCGAAGCCGAATGTGAAAAAATCAGTCCACGCCAACTCTTGAGTTTTATTAAAGGCTGAAATATTACAGTTCAGCGTAACGGTTTGGTGGACGAATGCTCAACTTTTTGTTAGGCGTGCTGTCTTTAACGATGCCTTTCTCTTCCAGATGTTCAATGGCTTTCTCCATAAGCTCTTGTGTCTTTGCCATGACTTCGGCTGGCTCTGTAATCGGATTCTGAGCAACCACCCTAGGCAGGAGCGCCACGAAGAGGTCGAATTCTGTTTGATGTGTAATCTTCATATGGATATCTATACAGCTAAATACAGTCATGCAATCCTTCAGCGAATTTCTGATCGCCGAGTCCAAATCGAGCAAGAAAGTCCAGGCTGTGCTCCGCAATTACGGCTATCAGAAGGCGTCGAATGAGTCCGGGGTCACCAAGTATACCCATCCTCGTCTCGACCACACAGCGACCGTCTCTGACGCAGGATGGACACACTCAGCGAAGAAGAAAGGCGGCAAGACTCCCACCAATTTAGAAAAGCATTTGTCCAAGATTCATCAGGCCAGTTTGTTCGACTAAATACTGGACATGCTGGTCAATTTTAAAGACTTCATCCACAATGTAATCGTCGAAGAGCTTCATCCTGAACTCCGGTCGATTGTTACGTCTTCAAATTCGTATGCGCCAAAGCAAAGCCTGCTCGCAAAAAAGATCAAACAATTGACCAACAGCGGACAGAAGACTGGCATCGAAGGTAACATGCCCAAAGGTTCGTCCAGAGCCTATTTGAAACATGACACACCGCATCACATTGTTCTTGACGGCAAAGATGCACACATCCATTCTGGAACAAAAGTTGCCATCAGAGCCGCACTCGACAAGCATCACAAAGCCTCAGAACACGACGGAATGAGCCTGGGTGCCATGCAAAACCACGCAGAAGGTGGCGATCATTGGGTGAACGGAAACTATCGTATTCTTCGCTACGAACCGGAGAAAGGATCAAATCATTACAGTTCAAACAAAGAAAGCGGCATCTTTCCTCCATTGATTGATCATGACCACGAAAAACATGAATGGTCTCACGTCGGCCATGTGCGAGACATCAAGCCTGGAGAGTTTCAAAAGCTGACCAAGAACAAAGAGTTTCCAAAAGGTATCAATCACAAACAGTTTGTCAATACCTTGGTCCACAACCACGACCAGAACAACGGTAGACATTACTCAGGAACGTCTGAGCAAGAAGCAGAACATCATCGTCTGAATCAGCATCCACTTGTTCAGAAATTTCAGGACTATCACGGCAATACTGGGCACTCACCGAACGACTATCACCAGAAGAAAAACTTAGGCGTCTTTGAGCATCCAGACGGTTCTCAACACATTGTTGCTCGTGATCATGGATTTAGTACGGATGTAGCTAAGGCGTATCAAAAAGCCACCAGAAACAGATACGATCATCATAACCGCTATTGAATCACTAATGTCGAATTGCCTTATATTTTCCATAGGCCGTTGGTTGACTCGTGGAGGCTATTTGATAGTCCGAAAGTCTCACTATGGCTGGTGGCCGCACTTCATGTGGTCAGCCGATCTTAAAACAATTGAGGATTTTGCGCCGGAACAACCTGTGTCTCGACGTTTTCCGCCTTTGCTTTTTGTCGGCAAGATAAAGACAAGGACGATGGAAGAGGAGAACGCTCGTACAACAGGGATTTCAACGACGAAAAATTCTTAGTGACCGATGCGAGCAGTGAAGCTCTAACGTCGATCATCATTTCTTTCCAGGGAATGCTGTACATCAAAATGTAAAGGGTATCATTTTTAGGGATTTTGGTGAAACAATCAATCCAACGCTCTTGATTGCCAATCACAACTCTGACTTTAGTGATTGTTCCATAGTCGCAGGGTGCCGGGTCAAAGTCTAGTCTATCCCAATAATCGGTGTAGTCTCGGTCTTCAAATGCAAATTCTTTCGTTGCTCTAGCATGTCCATGACTGTCGAAAAGCGTAATTGAGGCTTTGAGGAGCATGTTGTTCTCTCTTTCAATAATTTTACCAAGCCAATCTTCAGGCCGAGTAATGTTGAAAATTTTAACCCAGAAATTCATTTTTTTATGATGGGTGCCTTACAAGACGCCGAACCCATTTCAGCGATTGCACATTGAAATGTTGTCGTGCCCGTCATGTACGCAAAGACAATAGTGTTGTCTTCTGTCGTGAATTTTTTGTTCGTGCCATCAGTCGTCACTAAAGTCAACTCAACGTGATCTGCACTCGTAAGATTCGCACCTATCACTTTCGCAGGTCCATTCCAGACAGTTTGTTCGTAAGACAATTTTTCGATACCGATGACGATGCCACAGATAATCAAGATCCAGACACAGACGTACATGCGAAACGGAAACACTTCTTCTTTGATAAAATTGAAAAGGTCTTTCAGAGCAGCCTTGACAAAATTGAATATGTACGGCAGCAGCGAGTTTTTCAGAACAGCTTTCATTATTATCTCTCTTTTTTTGTCGGGTCAATCACAATTTCTGGGCAGATGTCGTTGTGTCGAGCAACAATGAACTCGCCGACGACTTTGGTCCAATCTGATGGAGGCTTGGCGGATCTTTCTTTGAATCTTTTCTTGAAATATTCGTCAAGAAACTCATAGAGTAAGATGCAGCCGACGACAAAAATCACTAGTACTACAATGGTGCCGACGATCCATCCCGGCACAATCCACCAGCGCCAGCCAACTTTCGACATGGGATAAAGTGCTGCTGCTTCAAGTATTGCCCAAATCGCAGCCACCCGCATAAAGATCATGAAGGGCAAATAAATAACAATCGACCTGACCATGTAACAAAGATTGGTAGTATCGTCTGTCTCGATGTAGCTTGTCCTAGTGTGAGACCAACCGTGAAAGCCGCTCTTCATCCGTTCCGAAAACTTGTACAGGCGAATGATCCATGAATTGCTCTTGAGATGTAACATGATTTACCTTTTTGATTTCCAGTGTGGCCTTGCGAAGGATCGCCGAGACGCTCTTATCTAAGACTTGTTGATCGACCTGTTTCTGAAAATCCCATTTACGTTTGATGGCATTGTAGAACTGTTCTGCCGATTCTTTTGTTTGAAAGTGAATGAAATTGGGATCTTCATACGACCATTTCTTCCAGACCCAATTATTGTCTACTGGATCGTAAGCCAAAAACTTATTCCAAATCGAGTCTTCCTGATAAATCAGCCAGCCTGTCTTCACGGTGGGTGTGTGCCTAGTTAAGATGTACAAATCAGTACTAACGTTTTCGTCTAATACATAAAACATTCGTTCACCTACATACCAACATCATGCACCACATTTTTCATGCTGTCGCTCACGTCTTTGTTGTCGCCGCCGATCACGTCTGGGCATTCTTTGGTGACGTAGTGGCATTTTTTATCGGTCTGACTCAAATCTAACACAGCTTTGCGTAATTGCAACTTGACGGCTGGGTCGATCTTCTCTTCTTGTTGTTGGTCCCGAACCGCAGCACCATAGACCCTCAGCCAAAGCTCCTCGATTTCTTGACAAACAGAACAACCTTTCCATTGGTGTGATTCAGATGGCGTGGTTATCGAATCAACCGCATGATCCCACAACAAATCGGCGAGCTTTTCTTTCATCTCTTGACGTAGTTGCATTCTGTTCACCGTCTCAGGATCAAAATCAGCACCATCGGTAAACATCTGATCCACTTGTTTGACCAAGGCAGGCCCAATGTCGAAAGAATCCTGAATGCTTGTGATGGTTACATTGGTGCTTGTCATCACAACCATTCGATGATTAAGAGCAAATTGAATGGCCTCTAGTTCACTTAAAAACAACATATCAGGATATTTACAAATGTCTGATCGATCACGCCAACGCCACGGCACAACAGGGTCTTCACACATCACCATCACATGGGGTTGAGCGCCGACAATAGCGTCCGTAGAGAGTCCCCACAATTTTGTTATTGGTGTCTGAAACGTCTTGACTAGCAACTGCATGAGAAGAAGTTTCCTCGATTATTTTCATCGACGCTACGCCCGGTCACCTTTTCAAAGTGCTCCCAGAAATCGTCAGGAGTATATTCACCTTCAAAACGTCCACCTTCGCACCAGTAGTCGTCATTGTCTACCTTGGCGTGAGCGTGCTGAAGTAATTCGTTGTAGTCCACACCGATGCCTCTCGCATAGTTCTTAATCCATGCTTCAGATTCAGCAACGTCAGGATCGACAGACGACACAGCAGCAGCAATTTCTTTTTCGTCAGGAATTGCAGGATGCGACCAGACGTGCCGCAATGATGTAATGGTCCGAGGATAGACGAACATCCAGACCCATTCACCAGGACGAACGTCAGATTTCAGATATGGATCGATCACCCCGACAGGATTTGCTGACGGACCAACCTCTTTCGGATTGTTCATGTCACCGACAAAACCGACATGTGTGCCCGGTCGAAGCAGACAACCGGCTACAACAGGCTCTACGGCGCTGTGGACTGCATCACGCTTGTACTCTGGCCCTATGACCATTCCGAGCGTTGCATGTGCGTCGGAAGGCTTTGTCTTGTTGTTATTGATCGTCGCTGCTGCTTTGCTACTCATCTCTTCATATTCCTTTTTTGAGAAATTTCATTTGTGTATGCGTGTGTGTCATCCAGGATCGCATGGATTCACTTCATTGTCAATCGTTTGTAAGTCGAATAGACCGCTGCACTACGGAGCCGCAGTCCTTGCTTCGATACAAATCCTTCTTCTTCGGCTACAATTTTGGCTTCGATGTCATTTTCAGTCGCAGGACAGCCAGTCAGGTCGAGTGCTTTGTGCGCCGCCATGACATCGAAGGCCATTGTTTCAATCGTCTTTAGAAAGCTGTCACCGTTCTTGACCGAAATGATTTCACCGTTCGAGCAGATTTTACAACGCCAAGCGAACTTCATATCTGATCTCCAGGACCTTTCAACAATTCAACTTTCGCTCCCAATGCAGCCAAATCGTCTTTTGAAATGGTTTTGTACGACATGAAGATCGGAAATCCATTGACCGACTGTGGACCGGCTTCAGAGATATGCTCGTAAATATCGGCAACATCACCGGACACCAGCTTGTTTTCTAGCTCAGTCTTTTGTTCTTCCGTCATGAAAATCAAAGGCATGAACACACTCGGAACCATGTCGGGCGGAACATTCTGTGCGAAGACGATGTTCCCGGCCAAATGCTGGATCGCCAAGCTGTGAATCTCTTGTGGAGTCATCATGTGATAGATTGTACACCAACGCCTTTCGCAATTCAAGTTTGATTTGTGGGTCTATCTCTTCTTGTTGTTGCTGCTGCTCTTCTTCTGATGCGACCCACCGATTGAAAAAAGCCACTGCATTTTCTTCTGTGTAGAACGCCAAAAATCGTCTTGCCTCTTGCGGATTCCATTTTCTCCAGTAGAGGTATGGCAGTCCATCATACAAAAATTCGTTGTCTTCATTGTTGATGTTCTGTCTGATCATCCAACGATATTGACCATTGTCCTCTATGTCGTATGGTTTGGCGTAGATGTAATTGTTGCAGTCAGTCCATTGAAGCAGTCTGAAGCCATGCACTTTTTCTGTCATTTTTCTCTTCTCTGATTCATGAACAAGTAGTGCGGCGAATTTTGAAAATCGAAGCCGATCTTTGCCATGCGCTCGACCGCTGCTCCTCGACTTGGAATCATTTTGTCCGACATCATTGACCAGCAATATATTCCGTCTTTGGTATCGGGATGAAGAAACACATAGGCACAGGTCCATCTGTTCCAATTATGATTCATTGCAATATCATCAAATTGCCTTTGCATCGATTCTGCCTTCTCTTCGACCAATTTTTGCAACTTCGCCGCTTCTGCTCGCTGTTCGTCTGTGACGCATTCAAATAGATCGTCGTGGTGTTGCTGCTGCTGTTGGTGGTGAGATGCCGCAGCCGCCGTCAATAGAAGAGACGCAGCGGCTTTTTGTTTTTGGATGCAGAGATTCATGTTCTTTTTGATCGTCACACGGCGTGGCTGTTCTGTCAAGTGCCTTCAGATATCAGCCACCACGAACCGACCGCTCCAGCTTCGTCTAATTGGCAGCAAACCGCATCGTAACAGGCAGAGAGTTTGGCCGTGCCGTGGAATCTGACGACCGATGAATCGATGCTGAAATGTTGCAATTTATATTTTGATACTCTGAAAACGACTTGATAGCCAAATGGGGAGTGGAATGGAGCAAAGTGGTCAAACAGCGTGGTCGTGTGTACGGTAAGAGGGAAACGTGCTGGTCCTAACTGCCTGTGTGCCGGGGCAGTTCCACACCAGCCCCATTACATCGCCCAGACCAATCCCCAGCTATTTCAACAATTTACCAAGAAACAGACAACTTTTCAGCCGTCACACCTTTTTCTTTTGAAACACAAAACTGTTTGATTGCAGCCGCTCCGACTTTCCAGGGCGCACTTCTCCATTCTTTATGAAACAACTGAGGATATGCATCGAGCACAGCGAACCAAAAAGCCTTTGCCGCTGCTGACTCCAATGTTTTTCCTGTGCGAATCTTCCATAGCTGTTGGCGAGTCAGTTCATATGTCGCCTGAATATCTTTGCCGATCTGGACAAGTTTTTTGAAGACGACAATTCGATCAAGCGACTCATCGTAAGGCACCCAGTTTCTTTCTGGCCAATGCGCTCGAATGTTTCCCCGATGTGATTTGCGCTCCATATTCTCGTGCCGATTGTTCAAGCCGTCATTGTCTACGTGATGAATCTCGATTGCTCTGCCAGACTTTTTTCGGGGATCGCCCATGAGAACACGATGCAGCATTTGTGTTGTCGAGCTTCGTGTCTCCGCAGAATATTCTTTGCCGAGTACATAAAATTTTCCGGCTGGAGCTTTTGCAAGATGAGCGTACCAAGTTTTCACAGGATGATGGAGAAGCATGTCCAGGTCGGCGACATCGATCAACGTTTCTTTTTTCAATTTTGTCTTGCCGGTGGTTTCGACCGTGATGTAGACGACCGTCCCGACGATTCGATAGGCGTTCTTCATGAAACCCAGTTTATCACAACTTCTAACCAATTGCTGATAACACATCATATGGCAACTGTTTTGAGGCATTTATGAACAACTTACAAGAAACCTGTCAACTTTATATCACAAAGCGCAACCTGTAGTGGTGTGTTCGTTAGTGAACAATTTGCGAATCACGAAAGGTCCGGGAGAAAAACATCACAGGCACGTAGGCGTCCTGGTCAAAAGTCGGGCCGAATGACTTTGCAACTTCTCTGAGTTCGTCGCAGAGGTCAACGTGACAGCCGTGATGATATGCTTGCTCAGTTCCGGCCACCGAGCGAATTGTTATATCCTCGCCGTCAAAAAAGTTTCTGTCACACCGGGCGCAGTACAGCATGTTTCAAATATATAGCAGGCCCAAAACACATAAGGCGCTCCGCAGTGTTTCTCTGCAAAGCGCCTCAGGAAAGGAGTAAATTTTAAGGCTCTTAAACCCGAGCAGGGTATGTTATTCAAGTTAGCGCATATCGTCTCTCGTTCTTTCGTCGCAGTCGCACAAGCCGGATGAAAAGCTGTGCAATCCTCGTGACATCTACGGCTACTGATTCAGGGCGTCTCTCAGCACTTGTCCGCTCTTCGCCGTCGATCATCCGTCAATCAACCAATCATACACCATTGGTCGCTGGAGTGTATGACGCTGGGATTCTTTCCGACGTGTCTCGCCATATGACCCGAGCAACACGGATTAGATTTCAGCTTGGGCCGCACCAGCATCATACGGCTTGCATCAAATGCTCTTGTCGCTCTCGTTGCCGATCATTTGAAACCAGCATACTCAAGTGAGCGCCTATGTCCTCCTCATGCTTTGCAATCTCGCCGCCTTTCGTTTATTTGTCTTGAACCTCTTGACTACATGACTAGATTAGCAGATGCATCTATCCAATGTCAACAGATGTATCAATAATTTTTGAGGATTTTTTAGAGCGTGGCCTTGTCGCTCGTCGTGTTAGCAGCCACGCTCATGAGGATGGGTAGAGACGAACATCACCCTGAATATATGTAGACTCGCCGAGCCGCATCGACGCAAGTGCTTGAGAACACATGGGGTACGGGGTCGAATACACAGTGTTTTCCGGGTTAGGGTTCCCATCCGCAGGCGTTATACAACCCCACCCTACCGTTTCCGAGGACGTACCAGAAAAAAGTCCCAGCAAAATTTCCGAAAAGGGTCCCATCCCCCAAAAATCTCAAAATTTTCCCGGACCAAAAATTTGACCCTATAGAAATCCTGAAAAGGGTCCCTGCCTTTGGGACTCCGGTAGTGCTATACTCCAAGAATATGAAAACCATCGGAAAGTTCTTCATTGCCTTCTTCATTGGGTCCCTTTTGTTCGGAGCCAGCCGCAAAAACTTGACACCTAGAAAATACTAAGGTATCCTTCCCGATATGCCTACTACTAATGAAACTTTGACCCCAAAACAAGAACGTGCAATCGCCGTCGCCAAAGATGTGCTGAAGTCGATCAAAAGATATAAAGCCATCCGAACCGGGAAAGCCTTCGTCAAAATGTACTCTCCCAAAACCAAGTACAAAGACGGGAAGTACGAAGACACCGAAGTCGAAAAGATCATCGAAGCAAACAAGAAAGACTCAAAGGCTACCGCCAAGAAACTCCAGCCATATTGTGAAGTCTGTGGCCTGGGAGCCTGTCTGATGTCGGTCGTCACTCTCGAAAACAAGTTCAAGTTTTCCGGCCTGGACGGACAATACAACAACATGATCGAAACCGACGATATGGTACGCCGCCTCAAAGCTGTCTTCAGTATGCATCAAATGTACCTGATCGAAAATGCCTTTGAGCGAGGAAGAGGATATTTCCAGCCGTCCAATGTCTGGAACCTCGATCCTCATGTCAACGAAAAGCAAATCGAAATCTGGGAATCATCTCGCCAAGCCGCCATCACATTCGGAAAGAAGTATGGCGCAGCGGCAGATCGTCTCCGGGCAATCATGAAGAACATCATCGCCAATGAAGGTGTCTTCGTTCCGGCATAACACAATGGGACTCAAAGCTCTACTGGTGATATCGCTGGCGAACATGGCCCTGACAATCACAGTCACTCGGTCGGTCATGTTCGAGAAATTCCGGGAGTGGACCAAGGGAATTCGTTTGTTTTCTTGTCCCTACTGTTTCTCGCACTGGACGGCCTTTGTGCTTGTCTGGCTGACTGGACTAGGACAAGTTGACAAGTATGACTGGCGGGATTGGGTCGTGCCTGGGTTTCATTCGCAGGCTGTCTATCACTTCGATATCATCTTCTTTCAGCATCTATATGTCTTCGATCCGATCACATATTTCATTCAGTGTTTCGCAGTGATCGGCCTGACGGCATTCTTGACTTATTCCTGGATCGCAATTTCCGAGCTACCCACCCCATGAACAAAAAAGCAAACCGGCAATGCGAAGATTGTCAACTAGGACCCGACTCTCCCTTCGACGCAAAAGAGCAGAAGCGGCTGGCGACCTGTGGAACTAGGATTAACTGTCATTGGAAAGAGAAGCTCAACGACATCCCAGTGACAGAGATTCAAGATATTTTGTCACACGGCGGCGCACCTACCTGTTACGAAATTGCAAAGATCCTGGAACGTACCGGCCAGCAATTTGAACCTGTTCCCATGCATTCGTACAAGTCGATGCTGCACATGCTCAAGCCTGGGGACACCATCACAATCGCAGTATCAAGTCAATGTGCCACTGGGACGATCCGCCATACCATCACAGAACAAGACTACCAATGATCACACCACAAATTCTCGTCCAACTCGAACAACACATCAATAAGAAACTTTCTTCTGACGGGGACTCCTCTTCTTCTTTTTCTTTGCCTATTCTTCTCAAGCATGAACAAGAACAAGAATTGCCTTTGACCGAAGAAGAGATCGAGTATCTTACAAACTACTTCGATGGCTATTATGGACCTGACAATTGGGAAAAGGTAATGGTCTTTCGAGAATCTTTGATAGGCGAAAGGTTCTCCTTCTCTTACTATACGATGAAGCGGCTTGATTGGGAGGCTCCAAAAAAGCATCTGAGCGAAATACAAGATTATCTTCGCACCTATCACAATTCCAAAGCCTTAGGAAACCCTCTGTTTTTACGGAACAAAAAAATCAGTGCTGACGTTTAAAGAATTCATTGCCGAAGAAGCCAAAGCCAAGGCATACATGGACGATTTGTACGAACAAGCCGCCCAGACAACTCGCCGTGAGAAGTTTGTTCTGACAGAAGAACAGCAACAGAAGGCCGCAGCGATTCTGAAGATGTTCCCGGACATTCTGAAGCGATCCAAACCCGAGCACGTCCAACATCTGGGAAGCAAGCGAAAGCCGGGTCTGAGTCACTACGACAGTCGCCATGACAAAAAAGGAAGATGAAAAAATGAAAGCTAATTTTGTAACTTTCCACGACGACGGCTGTAAAGAACGATTGCAAGGCGGCTATTGTCCTGTCTGTCGCTTCATCCCGGACATGCAGAGTATTTCTGGAGCCTATTTCTGTCCGTCCTGCAATGTCGAACTGAATTACAAAGACATGCGTTGCCCCAGATGTTCCGTCGTATTTGAGAAGCCTTATTGATCGATGCTATATGAGTGTAGTATATGAAATATCAAACTAATCAAGCATCCAAGATTTCTGACAATGTTCTGAAGACTTTGGAAAAAGCCGCCGAGCCTCTCTGTGTTCCTGACCGAGTTCACGACATCAGTCCAGAAGGTGTTGCGAAAGCTCTCACTGACACCCTGGTCGATCCGCATGAAGCAGTCATCACTGGAGCCGCTGCTGTCATTGCAGGAGAGCCGATCAAAGAAGTGATTCCAAATTTGAATGTCGCATCTCTGGCTCCGGTCGCTCTTGATCCGGTAACCGCAGGATTTGACGCAGCAGCCGCCCTCTTCAATTTCCTGTCTACGACGCAGGGTCAGATCGTAACTGCCGACATCATTGCACTGGACGAGTTCTTTGTCAAAAAAGTTCAGGAAGTCTTTACCAAGATTCACGATCATCTGATGAAGAATTAACGAAATGGAAGCTAAAGACCTCCTCGATGGAACCAAGCTCCACTGCTCGACCTGTGGCAAATGCGTCGTTGTGGATGCAGGACAGAAACGTCCTTTGCGGAAAGACGAAACGATGTTGAACTATGGCAGCGGTGGACTGGTGAGGGGTTTGTAGGGACGACTATATGATCTACCTGCCTGCCACCGTCTGGGTCCTTTTCATGTTTGCGGTTCCGATAGGTCTGGGAATCTTGATCAACAGAAATAAGAAGCGTCCTTGGGGCGATTATAAGGAAAAGAAATGATTCTGTGGTATATGAACAACTCGAATGAAGTAAAAACGGCTGAGATTGCAGCGACACGAGAGAAAGTCAATGCCGTTATTTCTACGGTCGGTGTCTGGATTGACGACGGGATGACATGGATTCCGCCGCACAGGATTTTAAAGATCACAATCCACGAATAAGTTTGTGTTATCATGAATACGGAGAGTTCCATGAAGAACATTTTGAAAAAGGCATTGAAGCGGTTCATGAAAAAGAAGGAATCAAACAGGTCTCATCGGCCTCATGCGGTGACGATGGTCCGCTACATGGGCCGGGACGGACGGATTCACCGAGGTTGTGTCGGAGCGAACGAAAGAATCGTCTCACTGGACTGATTTATGAGAATAATACAAGTTTTTTGTTGGATTTTCTTCGCAATTCTGGTATTTCTGGGTCTCGGACAATTCTTCAGAGGCAACGGAATCAGTGGAATTATCGATTTGGGCGCTGCTGGCCTCATTTATTTGTCGATTCTCAATCCCCGGACGAATAAATGACTCCAAATTCAGAAGAACTTGAAGCACTTCGAGCGGAATTTGCTGCACTTCCGAACGTTCTTGGGGCAACAATCGAATTCATCCCAGAAAAAGTCATTCCGGCGAAGGTTCTCGTAGTCGCTTCGATTAGAACGCTGAATTATGAAGACTTTGAGCCGATCATTCAAAAGGAACTGGAGCTTTACGACCGACTTCCCGATCTCCGGTTAGATATTCAGGTCGATTTCTCTCAGACGGCTGAAGAAATAAATTAATTTTTTGATACCTATTGACAGGGAATAATCCTAGTGATATGCTATTGACACTTTCAAAGATTATATGCCAAAGGGTAGTAAAAAAGATGCCCTTTGGGAACATAGGTCAGACGGTTGGATCTCTTCCTTCTCGACAGTATGGTATACAGTGTTGGTACACAGTGTTGGTACAACTATGGAAATTGACGAAGTGTCGGGTATCATCCTCTCTGCTATCTTCTTTCTCCTTCTGTCTCTGTTTCTAGTTGGCCTGGAATTACGTCGAGGAAAAAAATGAAAATAAAACGAACGAAGACTTGTCGGGGATTTCATGTAATTGAATTCAGTGATCGTTACGGCGTTCTCTGCGAATTACAGCAGTCGAGTCTTGCCGATTTCGACCAGCCGGGTACTTCGGCAGTCTGGCTTGGTCCTCGTGATGCAAATCCTCAGATCATGGCGCACGATGCAGCGAGATTGGGCGTCAAGACTACAGAGACGACCGGCTGGATTCCCTTTCCAATTTCTGACGACGTTCTGCTTACGACTCGAATGCATCTTGATCTCGAACAGGTCAAGTGGCTGATCCAAGAATTGCAGCATTGGGTGGATCAAGGCGAATTGAAAGGCTGCGCCAAAGCGGAAAGACAAAATGAAGACGACGACAATTAGTAAAGAAACCTATCCGCTGTTGTACAAAGGCTGGTTGATGATTCAACTTGACAGCGGCGCAATCAATCGCCACGAGCCTCAGAAGCATTCATTCGAGACTGCCGAGCGCCCGGACGAACTTGCGATTGCCGAAGCCCAGCTTGCCCAACTGTCTGACGAAGAACTGGAGACGTTCTGTATCGGAGAAGAGAGTGAATCGTATGGCTTACAAGATAAATATGGTCTCGACGAAGCAAACTACATCTTCGTCGAATGGTTTGGATGAAACAATGACGACTCTCGCTGCGGCACGTTGGGAAAAAGCTCATTGGTGGTCGAACACGGAAAGACTTTACGATGGTCTCGGAAAAGAAGTTGCCAAAGTCTATTCGTATGATGGTACGTGGTGTTGTGTAGTCGAGAACCTTCCCAGAACTTTTTGGAAGACGAAAGCACAGGCGAAAGAAGAGGCCGAGCGGAGTTTGATGTTTTGAGTTTTGAATTCGACGAAATGGACGATGACGAGCGAGAAGAGCTTGCCAGACGATATTTGAAAGACATCATGGACATGTTCCGAACGGTCTATGGTAGAGTCCCTTCTGATGGTTATGATCCTGTTCCGGTAGTAATAAACGTTTTGGTCCCCGAGCACATTATTCACTATTTCAAATGTCGTATCGCATCATCATAGTAGAATTAACTCCGCAAAACGAACCGAGGCTACTGACCTTGGTCGAAGAAACCTGGACGAAAGCGCAGGCCGTCTCGGACGGGCTGCGAGCTTCGGTAAAGGAAAGGGGAGGGTCGGTCATTTTCGCTTCGCTCATCGACGCCGAAAGACCCAACAAACCCTGTTGTACAAAGTCAGGTCGATCCCTCGCTTGACAGATTGACAATTCGTGTAAATATAAGGAGATCATGTTGTGCAGGAAGTAATGCAAAATCCGAAATCATATATTGCAGATTCCTTGAAAGCCCAGCGCTGTTTCATTCTTTCATTGCAGCATATGGGTTTGAACCCGTATCAGATGCAAGCTCTGGTTCAGATTTACCAAATGAATCAGAACTTAGTCTATGCTTTGGGATTGGATGTTCCAGAACTTGACGAACTAATGAAGCAAGTCGAAGAGGTAGCCGAATTAGAGAGTCTCTTCAGCAAAACCCAAGATGAAGAAGATGCCCAGCAACAACAATAAATCGAATCCGGCAGGCTGGGAGACCCTCAAATCCGGCTCCTTCCAAAATGGAATCTGGACTGCTACGCAATATCCAACCGGCTGGTTTTTCGTAGCGGCAAACCACAATACGCTTGGCCCATACAAAACCTTTCAAGACGGTCTTGTAGTCTGGACGAAAGAATACGGCACCCCGGCAAAAACACCAAAGAAAAAGTAATGCAGTATGTTTCTTGCACCAAGTACGATCCCTGTACATGTGGACATACCCGACAGGATCACAAGCCTACCTGCAAGAATTGTTCCTGTAAGATTTTCGTTTTAAAAAAGGAAGAAAAACATGATCAGGGAGAACAGTAGTGACGAACAGCAATATCAAGATCCAACAGACGCAGCAAGAAAAACTGAAGACGAATTGCCGGTCAGTCATCCCTGGCGTCGATGGGGACAACCAAATGGCGATTTTGATTCCCTTGACGACATCTACGGAGAAGACGACCGCAGATGAAAAAGACTGGGATGTAGTTGGTGCGATAAAAGTCCTAAGAATTGCTAGAGAACAATTCGACAATAGGGCATTCTTTTTAGAAGAAACATGGGATGAATGGTACTCGTATTGGATCGAATATTTGCGACCCAAACCTCATTCCGCTTGGTTAATTTCACATTTTCAACGTTTTTATCAAAAAATTTTAGATCGGCGACTTCAAGATGACATTTGTCCTAGTTGTCATTCCGATCTCAACCTAGGTCGTCATTGGCCTAATTGTGAAGCAACAAACTACAACGTCCCCATAAACATCAGAAATTTTAACGATCTGTGCAAAGCGGAAGTTATCGTTGCAATCTGTGACGGTAAACGATACATAATCAAGAATCGACATGGAGCATCTTCACCGTACACTCCGTCAAAACCTGATTCAATCCACGGTCTTTTTAAAGATGCACCGTACTATCGTATAATTCAGTTGAGACAAAAATCATGAACACAGCACAACAAGCATATGAACACATGAGCGACGAGACGTTGCTAGACTTTCATAACTGCCGTCTGACTCTCGGAGAACAAGAAGCAGTAAAGGCACATCTGGCAGGTTGTGAATCCTGTGCGACTCGTGGGGCCGACATCCAATATTGGAACGGTTTCATGCGAGAGCACATGGAAGAACCCGGCGAGGACATTGGAGCATTATAATGAACATTATTTCAATTTGGAAAAATTTCTTCGACACAAAGAAACGCTATGAAGGTCACATTGCAATGGCTGTCATTATGGCGTGCATTATGATCGAATACGCCTTTCAATCTGGCGGTTTTGTTTTTGGTGCAATGGCAGTCTTCATGTGGACTTTCGTGATTCCTTACGTCATTTGGTTAATTGATGGACGCCCGACCTACTAAGAGGCAGTTATTCGATGAGCTACAATGGCGATGGAAAGAAGAGTTACTCCGAAGTATTTTTGGCGAGCCTCCGTTGGTCGAAGTGACAGTAGAAGTTCCGACACACATTCTGGTACAATTGAAAAATGGCAATCTACAAAGTCGAGGGACAGAAGGCAACACTGTACGTGAAGGCGGATAGTCAGGAGTTTGCCTATGAGCGCATTTGTGACGTGATCGCCGAGGTCCCACGAAACGCATTGAAATTTACCGTCGTCAAGGAAGTCCCAAAGGGTGCGGAGGCAATCTGAGCGTCATTTTTCATATCGCAAATTATGACGGATTGTGGTTTGAAAGCGAACTAGAACTTGACGAGTGGAAAGAAGACGTGGAAAGGAACGGTTTGCCTTACATCTTGTGTAGTGGTGACGATAGCTGTCCAGTCTGTCAAATTTTGAAGACGCCAAACAATGATGGGAATACCTGTTGTACAGACGTTCGTTATTGTAAGCGGTGTGCAGAGGTTCGGATGGAAAACTCATTCTGTTGCTGTCGTTGTGAGGCAGCACATGCGAAGGAGCAAAAAGTTATGAGCGAGCAGCAAAACGAAAATTTTGACGTAGGAATCGATCCCGGCAGTTTTGTCCAAGCCGAGCAACAGCAGGTTGACGAAGAAGAAAAATGTACCTGCGACTTTTGTGTCGAAATGGAAGACACCCCTATCGAAAAGGTAAAGGTCGTCATCGAAGAGGACGGCAAGGTCACTGTCAACATTCCCAATCGTGAACCAGTTTCGATCAGTGCATGGTCCACCGCAGATGATGACAATGTAGACATGATCAACACCATCAAGCAAGTTGTCAAGATGATGGAAGAGATCACCAGCAGCATCGAATGGTTTGTCATGGGCACCGATGTCGGCATCGAAACAGAAGAAGGTCACGCCGAATGGGTACTGGTCGATGTCAATGGGACTCCGATATCGAACGACAGTAAATGGACCAATGACGAATTTGGTGACGTTGCCGAAGAGATTCCAGAAGCAGCCATTGAAAAGGCCAAGGCAGAAATGAAAAAACTCGTCGCCGACAGCAAAAGAGCGACCCTAGTTTCTGATCTGGCAATTCAGACGCCTCCGGTTATCAACGTAGACGAATTGCATCAAGCGGTTGCCGAACATGACATCTCGACGTTATGACAGACACTTGGATAACGTACAACGGTGTTAACGAGTCTTGCGTAATCAATGACCGGCGTGTCTATGAGACATTCTGTGCTCATAAAGATCCAATTTGGACAGAGGACGTAAAGAGGTTGTACCTATCGGATATTACGCCGATTATTGTTGTACTGAATACGGCATCGACTACTTTGAAGATGGTACGTTCACAGCCGTCTTTTTTATTGATGGCATACGAAGAATCATTTCCAATAATAATGTCGAAACTGAATGGCTTAAGAAAAGAGAAAGCAATGAAAACAGCTTTAATGTCGGAACTGAAACACATCTCAGCGCAGAGTGTCGAGAAGTTCAAGAAGTGGGCGGGGAAGGGTCCGACGCTGCTGGTGTCAGGACGAGAGAAAACTCCTATTGGCGTCTACTTGCCCATCAAGGAATACGAACGCCTAGTGAAGCAGCATCAGCCAGCTTGGGAAGAGAGTCCTTTTGGGATAGAATGGAAGGATGGAAGGGGACAAAACAACAAGAGACTAAAGACATGTGCGTGCGGTTCAACCCACGGTGACACACATACGAATGGTTGTGATGGTATAGAACGATGAGCAAAGAGATCAAACAAGTAATCGTAATGCGGAACGACCTGAACATGCGAAAGGGCAAGATGGTCGCACAGGGAGCACACGCTTCGATTGCATTTTTGATCGATTGTGTTTTGGGTGATTCTGGTCCCCGATCCATTGAGACGAAATGGATGATTCAGGGTCAGACAAAAATCTGTGTTCGTGTCGATTCTGAAGCACAATTGCTGGAGATCGAAGCCAAGGCACGAGCAGCAAATTTGACGGCCTATGTGATCACAGACGCAGGCCATACGGAATTTGGTGGTGTCCCAACGAAGACGTGTCTGGCAATTGGGCCGGATTACGCCGACGAGGTTGACAAAATCACAGGAACCTTGAAGCTGTTGTGATCATCAGGTATTATCATGTACTTCCACAGGATTTTGATTTTTGGTTTCGTCCTTCCCTTCTGACAGAGGTTGATATCGAATCTTGGGAAGATTATGTTGCTGCACAAAAACGACCAGACTTTAATCGAGATGCGTGTTATTACAAATCAGAAGGCTGGAGACGACAAGACGAACGGGTAAGGCAGCATTTTATGAAGAAAACCTACCAGCTTATTAATCGTGTCCCGGTCGAATTTGACTTGGATTGCTTCTGGCCGTCTCGTGAAGAATGCAGGGTTGCTTTTACGAAGGTTGGTCCCTATACCGTCAGCACGGTTTTCTTGGTTCTCGATCACAACTTCGGCGACAGCAACGAGCCTATTCTTTTCGAGACGATGGTTTTTGGTGGCGAAGAAGATTATGAACCTTGTGAGCGTTGTTCGACATGGGATGAAGCGGTCGAGCAGCACAACAGGATGCTCAAAGAATGTGTCCAAAGACTTGCTGCTTCTATCGTTTCGATGCCTTATGACGAAGTAGCTCAACCTATCCTCTTCAAAGAGTCTATTCCCGCCCTTCCTTCTGCTGCCGGTCCAGTGGACATTGTGCCTGAATCATAAATTGAAGTACATGTTCGTGATGTCTTATTTTGAAGTTCGGGAGCAACGCAATGCTATACGAAACAGGGATAAAGAAATTTGACGGATCATTTCACAAATTGATTTTTGATTCGGAAACACGGAAGTTGATGAATACAGATGGGACGCTTTACCGATTTGACACTCCGCAAAAACGGTCTAAGATTGTAGTTAAGGTTCCAGACAGAATCATGACGTTAGTCGAGAGCGCATTTGCATGATCCTCCGACTTTCTCCAAAACATGGTGTGGAAGTTGAAGCTGTGGCTGGCGTCACTCTTACAGAAGACGCTGATGGAGAATACGTCTGTCGGATTTATTGGCACAGTGGGAATTGTTGGGAAATCAAAGGGCAGTACGCTACGTGCGCCTGGATAGGATGGATGAGTTTTTGGAAGAAAGAAAAGAAGGTCGAAGTCAAGGTTCCGGGTGCAATCATCGAGAAAATGCAGCGACGTGCCACTGTTCATGTCACAGAACAGGAGGAAAGCATGTGAGACCTTGCTGTCAGAAGTGTGGAGTATGTGGCAAACGAATCACAATGAGTTCCTGGAGAAATAATGGCACGAGAGCTTAACGAAACGAAGTTGGCCGAGATGAATGCGCTGGTCGATGCAGAAGTCCGTCGAGTGGCGAGTAAAAATGATCCCTTTAGTTCTCCACATGAAGGCTGGGGCATCCTGTACGAAGAAGTCGATGAGCTATGGGATGAAGTCAAGAAGAAAAAGAAAGTTCGTAATCCTCAATTGATGCGAGAAGAAGCAATGCAGATCGCCGCCGCTGCGATTCGGTTCATGCACGATTTGACATGAGTGTTACTTACGTCAATCAGCAATATCCTGTTCCGACGAGATCCGAAATAATTGCAAGATTGGATATAATCCTATCTGACATCACAGTTCAGGTTCCAAAAGAATTGCATGAGCGTGTAAATAGTCTCGATGTTGCGCTACAAGCTCCGATTGCCATCTCGCCCAGACGTTACTTTCAGCCACGCCGAAGAATACAGAACGGTAGTATTCAACGAGGGATTTGAAAATGTACGGATGTGGATTGAAGAAGAAGGGAGATGGACTGAGCTTTCCTGGCAGCAGATCCAAGCAGTGTTTGTCGATGGATTTTAAAAATGAAGACTGTTGTTCTCAAGTTTGGCTGCAACATTGCCGGTCACTTTGTTCCTAAGGGGACTGTACTTGAGACGTTGGATGCGATGGATGAACGAGTTCAGAACGTCTGGCCGGGAATTCAAAATCGGATGGCATCGAACGCAATCGCCGTCCAGTTCCCACATCTGAGCTTCCCTACACTCATCCACAAAGATCAAATCGAGGTTCCACCAGTAGAATAACGATATCCAAAAGTGTCAACCGCTTGCGCCTTCGGCGCACGGCTTCGCCGTGACCCCATTGGAAGTTATTCTAACGGGTTTCGGCGTGCGTCGGCTATACTATTTAGGAAGTCTGGAAATTTAGGCTTGAATGCTCAGTTGCCCAAAATCTTCGGCAGCGTGAATGTTCGGCTTCAATTCGCCGTCTACAATCGTCGCCGAAGGTGCCCAGCCGGATTTGATGAAATTTCGGATGGCTCGACGAGAATAACCGCTCTGGAGCAAATATCGAGTAAAATCTTCTTCGGTTGCAAAGACCGGAGAGATCGGCGAGCCTTCGGAAACCGTTTCCCATAATTGGTATCCAGGGCCGGTCGGCGGTTCGGTCGGTTCCCAGGCTTCGTATGCTGCCTTTTCCTCTGGATTATCCCAAATTGCCGCATGACCGTTGCACAAAGCACATTGGTACGGGTAACCTAGCCGCAGGCATTTGGCTTCGATGACCATGTAACAATTAAGAGCATCATGTCCGAAACCGCCAATGCTCCATTCGTTGACCGCATCTGGTGTCGGGTACTTTACTAGAGTGCCTTCTGGTGGCGTTTCTGCGCTGCTGGTGAAGTTGCGGAGGCGTCCTCCATCTACCAGGGCCTTTACGTCTTCGGCGTCCAAATGATGGCACCACCGAGTGTCGAACAGACCGGCAAGACGCTGACATTCCCGGCGTAGAGCAGAGTCACCCTTTCCATAATATTCCGGCGAATTAGTCAGTTGTCTTTGGGCGAAACGAACGACGGCAGGATGATCCGGGCCGAATGGTTTTTTCGGAAAAAATGGGACGTATCCATACCATTGCTTATGCATGAATTCGCCTTCTGGGGACAGGCCATGTTCACATTCACATTTGCGAGCCTTGTAGAGAGGATTCAAAAACCCTTCCCACGGCTCATTCAGTTCCCAGTCGAAATCCAGAGGCACTCGCTTGACAGTACGTCCCATAATTTCCTTTGTTTTGGTTACGACGCAGTTTCGGTCAACTGGCGTTCGGCTGAGAACCAATCCTCTTCAGAGGACCCTTCCGGGCAACCACGAATTTCCCACAGTTCATAGGCAAGAACTGCGATTTCTTCATGAGTTGGCGGTGTGATTGTGCGAATTTGTTTTGCAGCGGTCATGCGTCAATTTTAGCACAAATCAATTTCGGTTGTAAAGGCTGAAATTTTTGTCGATAGAGAGTCGTGACTGCTTCGTGGTATCCATCGTTCAACACGTCTGGATTTTTGTTCAAGTCGTCTGACGTTTCAGGACCCTGCGTCGAGTATGCCACGACGTTTTGAAGAGCCTCGTTGGTGAATTCTTGATTGAGCTTTGCCAGCACTTCGGCCTGTGTCGGCTTGAAGAAACCATAATAGGCCCAGGTATGATAGGTAATGATGGTATGAAACGATTCGAGGTCTTTCGCAACGTTACCGACAGACTTTCCTTCTGCCCAGGTGAAGGCTATTCCTTTAAGGTCATCGAGGCTTGTATTCGTCACATAGACCCGTTTTCCGTTGCGAACAATGAGTGGCCGGATACGAGCAAGTTCTTGTAGTCGTTCGTCCGAAATTAGTGGAATGTAATCGGTCGGAATCTTACCGGAATATAATTTTCCTTCTTCTCTTTTTTTTGTAAGTTCGTTCATGACTTATCCTTTCGTTTTGAAGATCATCCGCACGATTGCCAGTACCAAGACAACAACAGCGCAGTAGGCAAGCTGCGTCGGCCACGGAACGTTATGCATGTCAGGAATGTACATTAGAGTTCGAGAGCCTCTTTTTCTTCTGGTGTAAGTTTCGCCAATGCACGTTTACGAAGAGTCTTTTTGTTGACGCCTTCATACTCTTCAAAGGAATCGTAGACTTCGAGGCTCTGTACGTCACCATCGCCGTAGCCCATTACACCTTGGCCTTTGGCGGCACGTCGAGCATCGTTTACTTTTGAGAAGGCTGCGATGCGAACGGTCTGTCCCCGGCCTTCGGTTTGATCAGAATTTTTTGTAGCTTCATAAATGGTCTTCATGGTTTTTCTTCTTTTTCCTTTTGGGTCACACGAACAAGCATGTAACGCCTGTTGAGCATGACAGCTTCATATACCGGCTCTGTAAAACGAACCTTCTTCATTTCAAATTGGTCAAAGATGAAATCCCAGGTCGATTCCGGGAGAACCCCTTTGAGAGTACGAATCAGTTGATCAATCACGATATTTTTCCTCCAACTTTTTCAGACGTTTTGAAGCGACCACGGCTCTCGCTGCCAAGTACGAAAACCCAAGGACGATCCATCCCGCAAGCCATCCGGCGAGAAAACAAACAAAATTACTGAATCGGATCTGGATCATTTTTTGATTCCGGTCTCGATCACAATGGGCGTCGAGATTCCTTCCTTTTCCAATGCGGTCACTTCCAGGATATCATTGACGAAAAGGTTTTGCTGCATTAGGTCTTCCAACATTTTCTCAAACATGTCAAGCGTAAAAGAAGTGCCCATGTTGGTGACTATACGAGCCGCCATGACCAGATTGCGAACTTCATCCTTTGTCATACCTGCTCTGAACGCCGGGACCAATGCATCGTACAGAGCTTCTTCACGAGTCGGGACGTAGGTTCCTTTACGCTTTTGGTCTTCGATCCGGCGCTGACGCTTGCGCTCTCTGGCATCGGCCTGCTCTTGCGTATGATTCGGATTTGGTTTTCTGTACGGCAGCGGCACTGGCATTAAAGTCTCTCTTTGATGAATTTGATGTCGGTCGGCGAGAGATTGATCTTATCGATGGAGACCATGTTGTTTTTATACAACATTGCCGAACCATCCGGGAATATCTGAATGACCGAAAAGGGACTGATCATCATCACCTGATCTTCGATCCCAGCTTCGTTCATTACATATCCAAGTAGTGTCATTGACATTGGCAGTTTTCCTTTCTGAGCATTGCTTGAAATCGCAGCCGGTCCACTTCGTCTGGTACGTAAGGTTTGATCGACAAGGTTCGATAGTCACCATCCCAAACACAACGAAATGCTTTGACTCCTAAACCTCGCAAAAGCATTTCGGCATCTTCCCGAGTGACGTAGTGTGGAAGTGTAATGTCCATCATTCTTTGTCCCAAAAGTTGTTCATTGTTTGCCAGATCGCATCCAAAAAGTTTTCTATTGGAACGCCGACCACATCTGCATATTTGACAATAGGCGGCACCAATGCACAAGTGACGATCACACCATAAAGAAGATGCCACCAAGGTGCAAGATGCCACCATTTAAATGGAATGCCAATGTAGATCAAGGCACCCATACCAACCGCCGAACAAACGGTGGCGAGGTACATCAAGATGAAAATCATCCACAGGAACGTGGCGATCATTTTGTTCAAGTAGCTCATTTCTTTTTCTTACCCTTCTTCTTTTGGTTCTTCGGCACTTTCACTGTTTTCTGAATCAGGTCGGCGGCTTTCAGTTGAGCGATCTTCTTCCCGTAAAATTCGATCAGCGTCTTGTCGTCGTTCTTTACAGCGTGCGCCAGACCTTTATTCAGTCGAGCGAGGTCTGCTTCCACTTGATTGCCGTAGACTGGTTCGCCGGGTTTTTTCGTGGTCTTACTCGTGTCGTAGATCGTCATATTTTCTCGCTACCATCGTCAAATTTATGTACGTCAGGATCGCAGCCGCAGCGAAGAGATGTTTCATCGAGTGACCACTGAGCGGAAAGGCTTGATAGATTTGATGGTCGAAGTGTTCATGTACCTTTGCTATGGCGTACATCATAATCACGGCCCACAGACGTTTCCAGTCGAATATGGTCACTAACAGCAAGGCTCCAAATTGGACAATGACATACGGCAGAAGCTCGCCGGTAAAGTGCCACCACAAGACACTTCCAATTCCGAGGCAGACCAAACTACCATAAAATCTCTTCAGAGTGGCGGCAACAATTCCCATGAAGACGATAGCCATTGGAAGACGATCCCACAGCAGAGTGTTGTCATTTGGGTTCCAATGATAATAGCTGGAGCCGAGGCCAATCATCAGAGTTGCGATCAGGATGACGTATTTGTTTGTCATCTCGTTCACGTCATTGATTTTTTTGAGACGACATAGACCGTAAATCGCAACGACAATGAATGGAAGATTCGTCACGACATTCCAAAAATTAGGAATGCCGAAAAACATTCGAGTGTCGGCGAACATGTGATAAATCTGGTCCTGATGAATCATACAGCGTCTTTCGCAGGCAATTTTCCATCGATAGCCCGGTTCACTGTCGCCGACGTAGTGCGATACAGACGAGCGATGTCACCAATGCCCCACCGAGTTCCTTCTTTGCGGTGATAGAGTTCTTTCATGTGATCAATCTCTTCTTGTGTGAACTTTGGTTTTCGGCCTCTTTTCATATGCTCTCACCGGCTGCATCTTCGGCAGCTTCGGTCGCAGCTTTTTGATATCCTGAATGGAAGCCACGACGATGACCATCTTCCATCGAGAGACGAATGTACTGCTTGATTTCATCTTTGGCGGATAAAATCGAAAATGGTCCTGCTTCGATTTCCTTGCAAAACTGCTCGAAGCGATTGATGGGATTCTTGACCAGACGAGCAAGCTGGCCGCATCCACAGTGGCAAAGCGAATTGTCTTCCTTAAAAGGCATAGCTGGGTTCCTCCGGGCCGACATGCAAAACCTTGTCAGCTTGTCCTGCTTCACAAATGACTTTGTACGTGCGCTCCGCAAGGTCAACGTTACCAGTTTCCAGACCTTTGCATTGCGGACACATCGGCCCACTGTCTTCATCGACGTAGAAAGCGCCACCAAGCTCGTTGAACATTGGTGTCGTCCAGACATGACCTTTGTCGCACATCTGAGGCACTTTCCAGTCAGTTCCGCTGCGACCAGTTGTCATTCCTGGTGGATAGTTGCTCTTCATAGTTGAATCTTCCAGGTCTCTTCCATCTTGATAGCTAATTGTCGAGCCGTTTCCTGCTCTTCATAGTTGGAGTTTCCGCTTCGATCTCTTGGTGGATTCGCTGCACCATGACACAAAATTTTGTGGACTAACTTGGCTTCGGCAGTGGTCAGGCGAATCTCGATGCCTTCGACCGGCGTGCCCATTGCTCGTTCAGAAATTTTCTTTAAAATCATTCCAAACTTCCTGTCTGAGAATCAACGTTCTTCCCTGTTGCTTCAAAATTGTCGCCCAGGCTTCGTCTCGCAGCTTTTGGATGTTGAATGCCGGTCGCACTGCAAAATAGAAGGCAATGAGAGCAACAAAGAGAGACATTGGCAACATCATTTGTTGTCAAATTCTCCTGCTTCTTTCCGGCGCTTGATATCGGCCTGCTGTGCTTCAAAATTGGCCCAGGATTCGTTGTCCCGCTTGACACGATCTGTCAGATATTTCTTTCCGGCTTCGATGGCTTCGTCGTAAGTCTTGTACACTTTATCGTTGCCTTCCCATTCGATACCACCTTGTGCCAGCTTTCGATACAGCGCTGGCATGTAGCCTTTGCCGTGGAAGGACAGGACATGGTGGAGATGCATACGGTACTCGCCATACGCACCCTCTGCGGTGTATTGTGTGATGTCGGTGGCGCACTTCACGATGGTGTTGACGGTCGGATGCTCTTCTCGATATCCGAAGAATCCACTAACAAGATTTTTGACACGATCATCACGCCATTTTGCGAGACGAATTGCTTCTTCAGCACGTTCCTTTTCCATGCGACCGAAGATGCAGCCTTCTCTGGGATGAATGCCTTTGGCGATCCGGCCACAGATAGAGCACTTCTCGGTTTGGATGACCGGATAAATTTCGTCACCGTTGTAGATGATGCGAATCCAGGTGTCGATCAGAGAGGCTGAAGGGTCTCGGTTGGCGTAGACGAAACCAGTGAGCTTGCCAGTGTCACGATGGGTCACCGGCATACTCCAACCGAACGTCGTGATCAACATCTCTTTGTTTCGGACAGCCTGCAAGAAACCCTCTTGGTTGTAGTAGAGGATGTCACCCTTGGTCGGTCGGTGTGCTTGCATCCAACCTTCAACAATCTTGCCGTCTGGTGATTGAAATTGCATGACTACTTCCCTTCTTGTTTCAAAAGTTGCTTCAATTTATCTCGATAATTTTCGTACACTCGGAGAATCGGACCATCAGCTTTTCCTCGAATCGTTTCTAGGTGTGCTTCGACACGATTCAATTCGGTCTTGATGTCAAGCTCCGAAACTTCTAAGATGTGTTTCAAATTTTCAAACATGACTCACCTTTTGATGATGGGTTGGATCGACGATGAAGCCATGAGGACCATGAGCCTGATATTCGGCGTCGGGCACAAGATAATATGCCTCTTCGTGTTCTGTGATGTGATTGGTGCGACCGCCGACAGCAGCGACTACGAGAACGAAACCCGGCTTGACTACGTATTCGACAAGAGGACCGTCACCGTATGCTGGCGGGGAAAGACGAACATTTTGGCCGGAACCCCAGGCGGCGAGCACTTGCAACTTGTCGGCGTTGTACGACTGCCATGTCATTTCGTCCTTCTTCATGGACTCGCCGGGTTTGAGGACGACATCGAAAAAGCGCTCGTACATCATCGGCTTCCAATTCCGAAGTAGGGCAACAGCCTTGTCTACGTCTTCACCAAACTTGGGATTGGTCAAGAGATCGTGAGTTGCCAGAATTACGTAAGGAATGCACCAGTCGATGTCCTCTTCGTACCATCCACCCTGGTTCCGCATGTAGTCCGGGATCAGTTTGTTCAACTTGATACTGAGCTTCATGCCGCCATGACCAGCGGTGGTGACGAAGTACATGCCAGTGATGACTTCCTGAGCACTTTGCGCTTTACCCCACGGCGTTTTCATTCCTTCGTAGGCAATCTCACGTTTCATATGAGTCCATCTTAGCAAAAATGCCGACCGAAGTCAATAGATGTATCAAAAATTATTCGCTATAGAGGCGTTCGATGAAGGCTTTTCCTTGACAGTAGTTTTCTTGCATCTGCGCTTCTGCATAGATGCCATAAAGCTGGACGAGAATGCAAAAAAACGCTGTCCCGATTGCCAAAAACCAGTAAAACTTGTTTATTTTCTTCATTTTTGGAGCTTTTTGACGTTTTTCTTCCAAAAATTTTTCAAAAGTAGTGTAATTCATGGACTTCCTCTCTGCTGGCGACCCATTTTGCTTCAGAAAAATCGATTTCTTGTGCGGTATGCTCGACAAGCTCTTCAAAGGTCATGACACCATCAAGGCTGTCGCCGAACGTACCTTCAAATATTGTATCACCCTCTAATTCGATCCGTAAAAATCCCCAACGATAACGAATGTAGAGGTATTTGTCGTCGTCAGTTCTTCCACTCCACTGCGAAGGACAGGCTCCGCACGTTTCAATGATTTTCGTGACTTTTATCATGCGGATTTAGCCTAGCATATTAGATGTAACTTTGTCAACTCGTAAATATGTATGTACCAAGTTTGACAAGGATCACTCCAGGTGGTACATTAATAGTGTACTCAGCCATTAGTGACGAGCGAACGTTGAGTGCTAGACCTGAAACTCACGGTTGACCATTTCGGGGCCGGGTCGAAAGAACTAGAAATGTTCACGTCCGTCGCATCGACTTCAACGGGGACTTGGTAGTTGCCGGGTGTGCGGATGATTACCAACAGGCAATAGCACTGGTCTCATTATATACTTGATTGAATAGTTCGCAAATGCTTGTAGTCCAGGGAGCCGAGTCGCATAGACTTTGCTCCCTTTTACTTTATGGGTCATGTGTCGCCATTTAACATATGTTACCTGCGCCAATGATGTCTAATGGCCGTCACCTAGTGTCCATATGTCGTCACTGGTGGTATACAAAAATTGCAGTTTTTTCATCACAACCAAAGTTTCGTGCATCTTTTGCAGAAAATTTTGCATCCAAAAAGTGAAACAACAGCGAAGACAGAATTTCGTATGTTGAAAAAGCGTGGTTTTCGTGTGTGAGACAGGTTTGGCATCAACGTTGCTACAAGAGAAGGCAGACGAAAGGACAAACGTCAAAAATTCTCGGCGTGTTGAGCCAATCGTTTTCAATTCAGAACTAAGAAAGACTTCTATGACTACCAATCTTCAAACGATTGACGATCAACAGATCCAAACGTTGAAAGGGTCAGGCAAAGCCCTGGCACTTCTCAATAAGACGCTCGAAGCATCCAGCAAAGACAGCAAAGTGAAAGTGTTCACGGTGTGCCTAAACAAGCAGCTTGCCGAATTTTTGCTGAAGTTCAACCTTAAGGACCCCAAGGTCACGAATCGCCCGATCAACTGGTCGGTGGTCGAATCGATGGCACGGCAGATGCTTAATGGACATTTTCGCAACACTGGAGAACCTCTGTTGTTTACGGACACCGCAGACGGCATCGATTTGCAACATCGGTGCAACGCAGTGCTGAAAGCAGCAGAGATCAATCCAGAAGTGAGCTATGAAACCACAGTGCTGACCGGCATTCATGTGGATAACATCGAAGCTCTGATCGACAATCTTCTCGTCATGGGCGTTGCAAAGCGCACCAAGACCAACCTCGCCCATTTTGCAAACGTGGACACTCACAAGTGGGAGATGGTCGAATACTACATGCTCCCAGAGAACATCAAACCGGGCAGCATCAACAAGGCAATGTCTCGTCTCGAAATCAACGACGAGTACAAGACCAAGCGTGAGTATTTCGATTCGGTCTACGAAACCATCGCAACTCTGTTTCGCTCGCACGGCAGCGTGAACGACGAACTGGGCACGAAGCGCATTCCGATTTACGCCGCCGCCGCCCTGAAGATGTTCGACATCGACCGTGAAAAGGGCATGTTGTTCATGGAAGCCTTCTTCAATCCGTTGGAGAATTCGCTGCCCAAGGGCAATCCTGTTGATGCTCTGCGGTCGGAATTGGTCGAGACGTTCGCAACCGGCCAGCGTGACAAAACTCGTCCGATCTTCATTCGTCGTGCCATGTTACTCGCATTCGATGCGTTGCGTGCCGACGTGATCAAAACCAAATGGAAGCCCTTCATCGGCGCAACCGTCAAGCAAACCGTATCCAAGAAGGATCTGGCATCCACTGCGACGGCTATCGGCGAAGCTGCAATGAATGGTCATCAGGTGGTTTCGGTAGCTGCTCCCGAAGAAACGGCATCAGCGCAGTAATTATTTCACTATCGATGGAGACGTAATTCTCCCGACCTTTCCAAGGTCAGTATCCGAAGCCCCGATCTAAAAAGTCGGGGCTTCTTATTGTGTCCAGATAAATAAAGATGTGACTATTTTATCTGGACCAAATTGGTGCGAACTTTTTCCTACCTCCGTCTCTCTTGACGATTTGATCGATCCTTTCAAGACTAACTGCAAGACGTTCATCTCTGCATTACAAACTGCGGGTGCTACAGTAACTATCTCTGCGACCTATCGACCAGCAGAGCGTGCCTTTCTGATGCATTACTCCGCTATGATTGCTGCCAGCCAGATTGCGCCCAGTGCTGTTCCAGTGATGGCAGGCGTGAACATTCAGTGGGATCATGGAAACCTCTCAGCATCTATTGTTGCGGCGAAACAGATGACTGTGGGCTATGGGATTGTCTATCCACCGGCACTTACTTCTCGACATACCCAACGTCTTGCTGTAGACATGGACATTCATTATCCAGGCGCATCCATCACGTTGGCCGATGGTACACTGATCGACGGTCCTATTACTCTTCATGCAGCCGGTGCGAAATTCGGTGTCATCAAATTGTTATCCGATCCTCCTCATTGGTCGTCAGATGGTCACTAGATCCTATCTTTTGGGTAACCTAAAACATTTCTGCATGTTTATGAAAAATTAACTTGACACCTTAGTACACTTGCTTTATTCTGGGTCAAATTACGTATCGTTTACGTACTATTACGTTCGTTACAAAACACGCCGGTCGTGGTGTGATTAAGGACACTTTAATAGAGGCTTGAAAGAAGGCTTGAAAGGCTCCCCAAATGAAGCTCGATGGAAAACTGTGTACGATTCGGAATGCTTACCATACTTTGGTGATCATTCCTTCTTTGTTTATGACGCTAGAAGCGACCGAAGACGAACGAAATCAGCTTGCTTTGTATGCGCTAATGCAATGCCATCAGATGTTTTTGCGCCACACTGAGAACATCACAAGGTCTCAGAGATGATCAAAATTGCTCACAATCCTTTAAATTCTTTGAGTTACCCACAAAACTGTGAAAAACAGTTACTTTCACTTTGCTGTGTATGGATGAACAGCAAAAAGGGATGGCCGAGAACTTTTAACCCAAAGAACTACTAATCACAAAAGGGTGATTCTCAAATGAAACTTGACGGAACGTCCTGCACAGTGTTGGGAGCCTACCAAACACTCGTAATCATTCCGAGCCTCTTCATGAAGCTCGAAGCAACTCCCGACGAACGTGATCAGCTTGCCTTGTATGCTCTGATGCAGTCGCACGAGATGTTTTTGAAACATACAGAAAATCTCTTGAGACGGTAATTTACTCTCATTCAATTTTTAAGCTCTAACTTTTAGACGTGCTCCGACCGCACGTTTGGAAATCCATGTTACAAATTTGATGACTTCTGGATGGGTCAACAAATGCTCGACCGTGTTCCATTGTCGTTCCAGTTCCTTTTCTGTAAAGATGTGGTGGATCTGATTATGGCACGGTCGGCAGAGAGGAACCGTTTTGATGCGATCTTCAAATTTGGTTTCTTTTTTGGTCTTTTTGTTTTTGTGTGTCGTTCGAGGAATCAGATGGTGTCGGGTGACATCGACTTCTCTTCGTTTACAGAGGTCACATGTTCCAATCATTTGAATAAATTGTCCAATAGATCATCGACGATATCTTCGATACCAAGTCGTCTTGCATTTTCATAAACAGATTCATCTCGGATCGGACGTGCTTTTCGTTGTGGTATTTTGACAGGCACATGATCAATAGGAATCTTATCAATAGGAACCTTAACCGGCGCAGGACCAAAATGTAAGAGTATCTTTTTCTTTTTGTACTCGTCGCAACTCTTCAGCTAGTTCCGCAGCCCGGTTACCAAAATCTGGTTCTGATCCATTAAATTTTTGCAAAAGTTGTTCAACCGCAGACTGATGAAAATCCTCTTTGGCTTCCTGAGCACAGACACGAATCACTTCTTCTGGGTCGATCATGGCTTTCATTATAACAGGCAACTGGTCCACTGCATTCGGTTCCGGTTCTCGCTCATAGGCCACGTCTGGATGGAAGCTATGGTATTTGTTATAAATTGGATCGATGAAAGTGTCATAGATCACTCCGTCCAGTTTACGACTAATGTCCGAGCAGATACACGCCAAGTTGTTTGGTGGGGCGTGCCAAAATCTAGGACACCCATGATAATGCGTGATTGCTGCCATTTACTGAACCGTTTTACCCGTCCCTTCGTACCGCTTCAGAAATTCTTGTTGAGTGTACACTGCGCCTTCTGGAGTGATCTTGTTAAATGCCATTGGATCTTCTGCTGTAGAGAACATGTCTCGCTGCCAGAGGTATTCCAAATATCCTCTGCGCCGAAGGTTCTCGAAATTTACTAACAGCAAAAAATTGTTCGTAGCATCGACAAACATCTCGGTACTGGTGATCTCAATGTTTTGTTTTGACGCCAGTCGCATTATTATGGTCGTGGCGATAACTTGGATGCTTTCGCTGTCCTGACTATTTGTACACAACGCCGCCAGGATGGTCAACTTGTTATCCGACAACATTTGGACAACAGATTCAATGACCCTGCCAGAATCAGGATGATGAATCTTGAACAATAACTGACTCATTTCATCCAAAAGATTTTGTGCTATTTTTTCCCGTAGAGAGGAAAGTATACCACCCAAATAATCAGGCGGCTTCTCCGAGCTTGTAGAGTTCATAATCTTCCGTTTCCATTTCCATTTCAGCGCCGCAGACACAAATCGGAAATGCCATCTTAAGCATCTTACGACTTACGGTTACACTGTAGTCGCCGCCGTTCGTCTTTTCCGTAAGCAGACAAGATTTATCACCGTTGCGCTTTCGTGGGCAGAAAAGTTTGAATGTCTTCTTTCCTTCGGCACGTTCTTTTTTCGACTTTGGTTTGGGCTTCAATGTCGGATTCGGATAATCGCCCAATTCTTCGACGATCTTTTCGATGATGAGTTGCAGTTCTGGTCCTGGACCTGCATGAATCGCTTTGCCTTCGAGACCGATGAGCTTCATGGCGTCTTTGAATTTTGGACCATGTTTAGCATCATCCGGCAGACATGCATGAACGAGTTCGTGTGCCAATGTTCCAAGCGTACTCACAGCGTCAGGATGTTCTGGTGTGACAAAAATATGCCGGGTGCCGTCGAAGGTGCATTCACTACTCCAACATTCGCCGAGCGCCTTTTTCTTTGATGGGAGTCCACACGATACTTTGATCGGTTGGATTTCTAATTTTGCCTTGACGAAGATCGGCCTGAGCTTTTCGACCGCTGCCAATAAATACTCTTCTCGTGTGTTCATAGGTGCTGTTGCTGTTGAGGGTTCCAATGTTTCTGTCCTTGTGGAGTCATCATCGCACGAATTTAAGAGTTGTCAAATTTCCAAGTTTGACAGGTCTCAACATGCGTGTTATCTTCAGTTGTGGCCCAAGAATTCAAAGCACCAAACAGCTACCCTTCAGACGGATTTCGTATTTTTCTGGGCGGCTCCATCGAACAGAATAGAGCAAAGCCGTGGCAGAAGCATGTCGTGTCAATGTTTAAAAAGTACGATGTGATCTTGCTCAATCCACGACGTGAACAATGGAATTCTGATTGGCGGAACGTGGCATCAAGTAGGCAATTTCGTCAGCAAGTCGAATGGGAATTGGATGCTCTTGAAGCTGCCGATGCAATCATTATGTACTTTGATCCGGCGACGAAAAGTCCGATCAGCCTTCTTGAACTTGGTCTATATGCTGGTACTGACAAACTGCATGTAGTATGTCCTTCTGGCTTCTGGCGTAAAGGAAATGTCGATATTGTCTGTAACCGTTATGGCATCAAACAATTCACGTCTCTGACTAAAGCAGTGAGTCATATCAAGGAAAATTTTATTTGTAAATGATAGATGATCCCTTCGATCTCCGCAATTTGATTTTTGAACAGGTAGCAATCGAACTTGATGAGTTACCTGCTGATATGGCGATGCTGCAACAAGAAAATGTCAGGTTGTTGGACTGGATTCGTCGAGCATGTCAATTATTGCCGACCAAAGTATGGGGATCGACATCCAAGGCATTGGTAGAAGAAGCAATAGAAAATAAGTGGACTGAATGAAAAAGAAAAAAATCGATCCAGAGGACCCACTCGGTCTCAATGCAATTTTGAAAATTTCGGCACAAGAATTAGAGGCAATTCCACCGGCCCCGCCGACACCAGTAGAAAAAACAAAACGACTTGAACTGGGCTATGTCGCCATTGTCCTTAAAAATAACAAGGCGACCTCTGGAGCCTATACTGCTGGGGCGAAGGTCTACAAGTCGGAAGCAATGGCTCGCTCTGCAACCAGATTTCGATACAAACCCAATGAAATAATGTTTGCGAAAGCCTACGCTGAAATCTAAATACTCTCACTATGGACTTAGATCGCTATAATGAGACACTTGACTTCGTTGCATCTCCGAAGTACAAGGCATTGTCAGAAGAGCAACAGAAGCTCGTCATGGCAACGTTTGAAAATGCGTTTCATTCGGCAATGCATATGGGCCAGAACGTAGCGGCTGGCAAGGCTGTAAAGAATGCGGTCGAGCTAATTGAACATCTCAGTCAAGTTCGTTCAGTACCAAATCAAGTGGTGCCGCCTTCCTTATTTGCTGGTCTGGATAATTGTCAATAAAATGTTTGCAACTTGATCCATTACGTCAGTGCTCGTGTCAATCGTGAAGTCTGCCAAATCACGTTTAACATCGGCTGGCATTTGTTTTTCTATTCGTTGAAGTACTTCTGATCGGTCCAGGTTATCTCGTTGCATGATCCGAGTTATTTGAGTTTCTTCCGGGCACCATGTTGCAATCGTACAAGCCATAGGTGGATTCAGCCGAAGATCGATACAGTGCTCAAAAAGGATGGCACACTCATATACGATCAATGTGTTATCATAATCGAGTTTCTTGACGAAATCCAAAAACAACTTCTCGACCGCTGGGTGTACAATTTTCTCTAGATCGATCAGTTCACTTGGATTCAAATAGACGTGATAACCGAGTACACGCCGGTCAATCTCGCCGTCTGGTTTGATTAGTGCGGGAATGGAATCAGCAAATCGGTCAATGATGGCTTGATAAGCAGCGCCAGTCGAATGCATTGCCTGATGGCCTAAATCGTCAGCAGAGACGAGAGTTGCACCAAGGTCACGGAACATTCGTCCAACTGTTGACTTGCCGGTGCCGATGCCGCCTGTAAGTCCGACTATCATCTGTGCTCGTAACTATAATCAATCATGACTTGTTTGATTGCATGAGCGAAAGCCTTATCATCGCTAAATTCGCCACATGAAAAATACGCTCCATATTCACCAGCCTTTCGATGTTGAATTGACTCAAGCGATATCCAAGTCGAACGAGGACAGTCACAGACATTTTCACACGAACAACTTCCAAAATGTCGCTTGACTCTGAATGACATCCACAATTGTTTGTCTATGAATAGTTGAACAGTATTTTTCTCCGGGATTGTTTTTATGGACAGATCGTGTTTGTCAATCGTCACGCCATCGTATTCTTGGAGTGCCTTTTTGAATTTCTTGTACAAGGTGGCTTCTTCAGCGTCTTCTTCTCTATGGATGTGCTCCCATTTGATCCTGTCCTTTTCGGCTTCGGCCTTCTGGGTTTCAATCAATTCTACGAATGCACTCGGCGGTGACTTTTTCATGGATTCCTCGCTTCACTTAGCTTACCAGACCTTAGAAAAATGTCAAAATTTTTAGATGTATCTATTGACATGGGTATTTCAATTTGCTATTCTTAGAGCATGAAGAAGACACCCACCTGTAAGGGATGCAAAGGGACCGGAACGGTTTGCATCGACGGAGAAGGTGTCAGCCGTCCAATCGACATGACCTGCTGGGTTTGTGGTGGATCGGCCTTCAAAGGTATGGACAAGGCCCAGATTGTATGGTATCTTGATCAGTACAAAGTATTTACGTCCCTGAAAGAAAAGTCGCTGCGAGCCGGAAAACCTTTTGATCCGGCAGCTTATGCGACCGTCAAAGAGCATGTCGATATCGCTTGCAAAAAACTCGGAATCGCACAACAGCCGGTTCCTCGGGTCCGTTCAACTTTCAATGGTCAGAGTGACGACCAGCTTTTTCTTCGAGCAGAACTGAATGAATACGAGCGCCGCCTGACCGCAGTTCCGGTAGCAATGGCGCAGAAAGTAGCAGCAGCATGACAAAATTGGAGGAAATCGGATTTGATCTTGCCGATCTCGAAATGTTGTTGATAAAGCTGCAACAGCAAATGACACCAACATTGCCGACACCAACATTGCCGGAAGCCTCGACAAAGCCACTGACCAAAATTTTTCCTCATCTGTATGATAACCGCCGCCCAGCTACCAAACAACCACATCTTCCTCGCTGTTCAGAAACAAGCATATCAGGAGAAAAGTGCAAGGAAGCAGCGACTCAAGAATTTTTCGGTCACAGTTACCAAAAGTTCGATCAGTTTGGAAATCTAATTCCTTATGGCTGTTGGCATCCAACACATTCGTATATGTGTAACTGTGGTTTGCGTTACATCGGCGATTACTACGATGAGTTTCGCTTGTCCCATGCGAAGGAAATTTGTCCATTAAAGGCGAAGGCATGAAAATCCACGGCATCGAGATCACGAATCCTGAAGGCAAGACGTTCGCCTATTGTGGACGGGACGAAGGTGAGAAGACCAACGATAAAGATGCGGTGACCTGTGTGCATTGCAAGAAGCGAATCAAGCGAGAAGCCAGCACACTGTGGTACATCGAGCGCATGAGAAGAATCAAGGAGGCGAAGACCAAATGAGACTGATGCACGCCTTGTCGCTACTGGCGGCTCTTCCGAACACTGAGGGCAAAGACAACATGGTGCGAGCAGTCGGCGTCCAGAACGCAGCACTGGCTTACAAAATTGCGCCTGAGATGTTCAAGACCAAGAAGCGCAAGCCGGAACGAAAGCCTTGGGATCGCAAGCGGAGAGCATTATGAGACTGAGAGCTTTGTGGTGGTTGATTCGACGTTTGTCCCGACGCTGTTTCCAACCGACACCGCAGCAGGTAGCTGTAAGACTGCGCCGGAACCGAGAGCGAATCTTGGAAAACCTCTACAAAAAATTAGCCAAGGCACAACTTGAATTGGATTTTGCCAAAGCTCAACTTGATCACGTTCGGACTATGTTAGAATCGGAGAATGGAATCTGAATTTTGTATTTGCTCTGCGATCAGGATGCCGAATGGAGAAGTGTACTACGGTCACCGGCACAATCATTGTCTTGACGTAGTGCGTGTCATGCCTGATGTTAATCGGCTGGACATTCTCAAGGCTGAACAAGGGTTTGTGACATCGACGGGTAGGTTCGTTGGTCGAGAGGAAGCCATGCAGATTCAGAAGGCTTCCGGCAGGCCATCGTGTTATGGAAAAGATGGACAATACGTCGGCACGATTCTTTTTAGTGAAGACCTCTATTGACAGAATTCAAAATTTGTGGGAAGATAGATACTGACATGGAATACGGACGTTACATCATCAAGTCAATTCTCGCAGCCTACGTCGTTGCGATTGTTACGACCGTCGTTCTTCATCACTTCTGTTAAAAGCACACCAATCTCTTTCATGCACCTGAACCCAAAGTGGTGAGGGCACAGTCTGCAAAACTGATGAAAAGTGAGTTCGACTCTCACCGGGTGCTCCAAATTCTATATAACTACCATGTTCACTCAAAATTATTTGTTCGCTCATCTGTTCTATGCTCTCTCGAAGAGAACTGAAGATACTGTTTTCCAGGGACAACTTCCCGATGACGATAACGCTGTGGGAGAATTAAAAAATCTCATCACTGATGTCATCAATAAGCAGATCGAACCTCTTCAAACAGAAATCAAGTCTTTGCGATCAGAGATTAAAGCTATTAGGGAACACGCCTTTCGTTCTCCTCGTCGATAGTTCTACGCCGAGTTAACCAAGTGGTAAGGTATTCGCCTGCAAAGCGATCATTCGGGAGTTCGATTCTCCCACTCGGCTCCATCTTTCAAATAGTGCCTCTCGATGTGGCATGTAGCACAAACCAAATCACACTTCTTTACTTCGGCAATGAATCGAGACATCGTAGTTCTCGAAAATTCACTGATCGTAAATTCCTTTTTTGAAGGATCACGGTGATGAAATGAGAGAGCAGCCAGACATCGATTATAGCCGCAATCCATACATTTTCCTCCCAACACATCTACACCAACCTGTTTTCTTTTGTGACGGCGCATCCGGCTTATGCATGATGAACAATATCGTCTTCGACGTTCTATCATGTTGATACATCCTTCGCATTTTCGATCTGTACCTCGAAGAGAAATTTTTTGTGGGTCGCCAGTGTTGTGGACTCCGAATGGCGAGCACTTTAAACAATACTTGCGGCGCTGAAGGTTTCGGCGACGGCCTTCGATTACAATGCGAGTAGGGATACGATTTTGGCATTTCTTACAGATCATGTAAGGTTATGTAGCGCAAAGAGTGCTTCCAGAAAGAATACACTTGCACTGCGGCCTAGTACTGTGTCAAAATAATCCACATGGGCAGTCATAAGGGACTCAAAGGATTGTTGCGTGGACCAAAGTTTTCCGGTAACCACTCGACTGTCATTCCTACTGCTATCCCTGTTGTGCTTGCTGCAAAAGAATCACCACATGTTACAAAAATTGGTCTGGGGATCATCACTCCTGTTCGAGCAGGAGCACAACCACATATCAAGTTCACGTCAGTCAGCGGTGGTTTGAAAATGCAAGTTCGGGGCAATAACGCAGTTCAACTTTTTTGGCTTTATACTACGGAGCCAGACACAGTAATCAAGGACATCACAACAAAATGGGAAAATCGATGAGTGGTGCGACGAAGACAAAGAATAAAAGAAAGAAGCCGGTAACGGCACATGGGTGTGACAAGGCCATATTCATCCGATGCACTAGAGAAGGCAAGGATGCATACGAGGCAGTCTACAAGGCCACGCTGAGTGAATGGACACGCTTGACCGGCCAGACCGAAGATGAAACGTTCCTAGCGTTTGACTGCGGCCAGATCAAAGACGATAAACTCTTCGATGACATTTGCTGTCGAGAAGAACAAGATGTGCGCCTGAGTGAGCTTGAAGACATCCCATTCGTCATCATCTGTTATTGAGATGGTCGTTTAGGTGGAACTGTCCAAAAACTCGGGTTTGAAAATTTGTTCACAAAGACAGTTGTGGTTTCATTTGTCGGTTGATAAGGTGGCGACGGAAGTCCATGTGCTTTCTTCCATTCGCCGATGTCAATCACTTTGCTTCTTTCTGTTTGTTCTTGTTCTTGCGCCATGCTGGTATGTCCAATGCCTTCTCTTCAAATTGAAATTCCAACTGTTCGCCGTACTTCTCATTTTTGAGGCGTCGAAGTTCAGCGATGTACTCAACGTACATCTGATGGAGTTGTTCTTTTGTCTGCGGCATAATATCCTTTGTCTGCGGTAAAGTACTCGCAAGGACATTTAGCACACTTTTTGCAGTAGCAACATCCCCAATCGGAAGGGTCATCTTGACACTTTAGACTATGTGCATCGTGAGCCAAATACCCATGTCCACACGTACACAAAGGCCACAAATCTCCACCAAGCGAGTAAGCCATTTTAGTATCCTTGTAGAATTCTTTCCTTCGTGATGATTTCGAGTTCTTTGAATGTAAGCTGAATGTCGGTACAGACGCTAGGTGAACCTGCAAGTCCTGGTGTCGATTTGTACGGGCGATGTGCGGACCACTGACCAGCCGACGTATAGTTGACTTGCATGTCGGTCAAGGCACATGTACTGATTTTGTTTAAAAAATCATTCTCGGTGCCATTGGAATAAAACTGAATGTCAAACTCAGCCGGATAGATCCAGAATCGGCCTGCGGCTCCAGCTAAAATCTCCGGGGCTGCATAAAATTTGAACGCTCGAATGATGTTATCGATGTTCAACGCTTCGGCTTCACTTTGAGCGGTGAATCGAAAACTGAACTGGAATTGACGAAATCCGATACCATTGAAGATGACTTCCATGTGAGGGTTGATTGCAATTCGAGTTGCTGCGGATGTTGCGGCAGACAAATTCAAGTCAGTCAATTCGTTCAACATGGTTCCGGCATTTTTCAGGCCAGAAGCACCAGCCGACTTAAACAAATCTTTCAAACTCTCTGAACCTTTGATCGCTTCCATTACGTCTGCGGCCACGCCAAGATTTTCTGCTTCCCACTCAGCATGATAGTTGACTTGATGTTGAGGGATGTACAAAACGATTGTGGTTGCTACTCGTTTGATCGGTTGATAAGCCACAACTGATGAAGGATTTGATGCAGAATTGCCTTGCTGCCCCGACGTAGAGGTTCCATTTTGCGACGGAGTATTTGTTGTCGAACCCATTCCATTTGCTTGACTCTGTTGGGCGTTAGCAACAATTGTGGGCTGACCCGTAGGAGCCGCCCCGTTTACATTTGTGGTCTGATATTGTGTCGTAGAAGTTTCATTAATATGGAACACCATGTAGTGATCCTTGCCTGCGCCCGGAGCACCCAGGTCAAGCGGATAAATGAAGCTGGAATACGTATATTGACTTGTGTCGATTCCGGCAAGCGGGGCATCTTGACCGTTTGATTGGTTCGTCTGTTGAGCTTGAACCCAAGAATTGAAATTGGTTTGAGCAGGCATTTGCACTTATTTATATGGGCTAAATACGTATGTGGATCAACAGCAACCAACACCCAAACCGGAACCGAGAGCTAAAGAAATTGCTCCGTCAAAACTGAACAAACGCAGAAAGACCCACGGAACACGTAGAGGCTTCTTTACACCACTTCACCCAGAAAAATACGATGGTGATATCAATACGATCACTTATCGGTCCAAGATGGAATTGCGAATGATGAAGTATCTTGACGACCAACCTTCTGTCCTGAGATGGTCTTCCGAAGAGACTGTGATCCCATATTATTCACCCCTCGACAAAAAGATGCATCGTTACTTCGTAGACTTCAAAGTTATCACCAAAAATCGGGATGGGAAGATCACTACTCGATTGGTCGAATGTAAATGGAGTACGGCGACTGTTCCCCCAAAAGAACCAAAACGAAAAACACGTCGTTACTTCGCCGAACAGAAAAATTGGATCATCAATCAAGCGAAGTGGACCGAAGCCAAAAAATTCTGCGACCAGCATGGATGGGAATGGATGATCTTGACTGAAAAGCACCTGAGTGGTTTTTAATGCCAAAACAAATTATTAGTGAAGCAGAGATCCGAAAGATTGCGACGAAGTATGTCCGTAGTGTCTCTTTCGATCCCAACAAAGTTCCAAATATCAAGAGTTTGATATCTGACGCCTTTCATAAACTCGTACCGAATCGCCCCGTTGCGAACGAAGACATTGCCAGCGTTGTAACTCATCTCTCAAAATCCTCGCTCGTAAATGACAAAGTGATCCAGGAAGCTGCGAAGAAGGTTGTTGCTCATAGCGCAATGCAGGACTTGAAACACTTGGTCGGGCGAAACATCAAGGCTATTGGCAAGAAGGCTTCTGAAAGCGAGATTATTCAGATCATCAAACAGAACAAACTCGACCCACATAACTCTTCTATTCAATCGATTCGAGATGCAGTAAAGAGCTATTACGATCCTAGTAAGCCACCAGAGGATATTAGAGACGTTGCAAAACAATATGCGCCTGAAATAACTGCGCCGGAAGGTCCCCAACCGACACAAGTCAGTCGTGGTGGTCAACCAAGTGCTCCTCCCCCAGCGCAGAAGCCAGACATCAAACAAGGCGATTGGATTCCCCCGAAAGATCCAAGGAATCCAACGTTCTTTGAAAAGATACGTCTCAAACTTCGTCGTTATGGCATCAAGTCATTAACCAAAGGCGCACGCAACTGGCTGACCGACAATGTTAACAAGACAAAAAAGTCACCGAACCGTACCAGATTAATTTCACAAGGGCAGACAGCCGCCGAAGCATTGGTCGGAAAGATGTTCATGTATTTTTATGATGCAAAGACCAAAGACGATCTTCCATATTGGGATAAGTTTCCTTTGATCTTCGTCGTCGAACTGTACGATGACGGATGGCTGGGTCTCAATCTTCATTATCTTCCATTGTTACTTCGTGCAAAGCTCTTCGACAAACTACTTTCCTTTGCGAACGATAAATCATTAGATAAGATTACAAAATTGCAAATGTCATATGGTTTGATCAAGAACGTGGCACAGTTTCCTGAAGTTAAACCGACGATCAAACGTTACTTGGCATCACAGGTAAAGAGTGAACTACTCAACGTGGAGCCGGTTGATTGGGAGATTGCAGTGTTCTTGCCGGTCGAGCAATTCCAGAAAGAAAAGAAAGAACGAGTCTGGAGTGACAGCAAACGAATGATTCAAAAGTTAAAAAGGAGACGATAATGTTAAACATCGACGCATTCCGATCACAATTGAATAGCACAGGTTGGGCTGTTCAAAATTGTTATGACATTACCATTCCTACTCAAGCTCTGGCGCAGCGATCTACCGCAATCTACAATGCACAATCCGCTATTCTCCAGTTTAGCGACGATGCTGTAGATTGGATGGCTGACTATTTTAGTGGTGACACGTCCACGATGGCTATTGAATTACAGGCTTATTGTCAACAGTCTGAGCTTCCTAGCTATCAGTTTCAAATGGAGACCAATCGTTCCTATGGTCCATCGTACAAGATTCCTCATCGCCCGGAATATCAAGACACAACTATGACGTTCATGTGCGGTAACCAAATGAATGAGCGTTGGTTTTTTGAGGCTTGGATGTACATGGTGATGGATTTCAACACCAACAATTTCAACTACATCAGTGAATATTGCACCGACATTGCCATTGTTCAATATCCAGATTTTGCAAACTCTGGGTCTGGGTCGGTCGGCGGTGCTCAAGTAAGCCCAAATTATTATACTATCTTGATCGATGCGTATCCTATTGCCATTGCTCAACAACCTTTAGCTTACGCAAACAACAATACGTTCCAGACCATCCAAGTGACCTTTACGTACAAATATGCGAGTGCTTGGACTTACATCAATGGTGGCTCTAACAATGGTGGTCAGACAACAGCGATACGTTCTGCCACAGGTACGAACGTTCCGTTTACACAGACCGTCAATGGTCCCGGCAGCAATAATGGTCCGGGCACAAGTGGTGGACTAACATAACGTTGTTTTTGTGGTGACTACATACGATCAGTATGCCATTACCCAATCTCGAAAAGATCGTTCCCCATTTTGAAATCATCATTCCGTCCACCGGCCAGGGAATCCAGTTTCGTCCGTTCCTTGTAAAAGAGGAGAAACTGTTGCTCATTGCATTGGAAGGTGAAGATGAAAGGCAGATGCTCGATGCTATCGTCCAGGTAGTCACGTCATGTGCTCTTTCGCCAATCAAAGTAGAAGAACTGGCAAATTTCGATTTGGAATTCATCTTCTTACAATTGCGCTCACGCTCGGTAGATTCCAATGTCGAATTGAGTTATCGTTGCCACAACAAAGTGACATTGACGCCGGAAGAAGCTGAAAAACGTCGAATTTTCAAAAAGTCCAATGATGATCCTGATGCACCGATCATTGCCGATTGTGACCATGTAGTAAAAGTTAAGATCAATCTGGATGACGTAAGGATACAATTCAACGAAGATCATCAGAAGCAGATTTTCTTGACCGAAACACTTGGCGTTAACATGCGCTATCCAAATTTTAAGATGGCAAGACAGTTATTACGTGCGACTGGGGCCGTTGTAACTCCAAAGGACAATGTGAACGACGCTCTGATTACTATTGCTCTTTGTATCGAATCTGTCTTTGACGAAGAGTCAGTCTATAACAACTTTACAACCAAAGATATCCAAGAATGGGTTGAGAAGCTAACTCAGGCACAGTTTGTCAAACTTCAGAAGTTTTTTGAATCAATTCCGAAGCTGGCACATGATACTCAGTTCCATTGCTCAAAGTGTGGATATGAAGAACCTCTCCACATCGAGGGACTTCCAAGTTTTTTCGGATAGCCCTCAGCCACAATTCACTCCCGAATATGTTCATGGTGAACTTCAGTCTCATGTTTCACCATAAGTATTCGTTGACTGAGGTCGAGGGAATGATACCGTGGGAACGTGATGCCTATCTAGTTCTCATCAAAGACTACATCGATTCGGAAAACAAACGGATCGCCGACGAGAACAATAGAAAACGCTAAACTATTGATGTATCTATTGATTGGCTTGGACATAAATAGTCCCATGATCATGCCATCAATCGAACAAATTCTAACCTGGGCGAAAGACAACCAGTTAATGTTGGGTCTTTTGGCGTCGGCAACCATCGGATCAATGCCTGAAATGCTGCCCTCGTTCAAAGAGATCCCTCAATGGACCTGGACGTGGTTTCGCAGTTCGGCAAAGACATTCTTGAACTTTAGAATGAACTTGACAGAACCAACCATTCAACAGCAACGCATCAACGCCGTCCAAAAGGGTAACCAAGCAAAGCATGAACTTTTACCCGATCCGACTACTAAAGTTGATGGACCACAGCAACTAAACGGATAATGAATGCCATCCAAGAAGACAACAAAAAACGGGGTAGACCTGAATCAGATTGATGTTTCAAATCTGACGCTTGTGGACAAAGAAGATCTCTTAGATGATCTGTCCAAGAAGCTGACGACCAAAATCCATCAGGTATTTCAACAGGCCACTGAAAACGCAGCCGAAGACCTAGCAGACATGTTAAAGGATGGCAACGTGTCTTCAGGTGGCGGCGGTGGATCTGCTCCTCGTAACTCGTCTTCAGGTGGCGGTGGCAGTCGTCCAAGGTCTCCAAGAAAGTCTACTGGTGGCAACAACAATGATGACGATTTCGAGAAGATTCGTCAGGTCGAAGCATCTACCAAAAAAGTCGTCGATCAACTTACTGCGCTTCAAAAAAAGAAAGACAAAGAAAAGCTGATTAAGCAACGACGTGGTAATGTGTATTCCGATGCAGGAAAACGCCACGCTGAAAATATTGATAGCATGGCGTCCGAGTACCATACGTACAGCAAGGACGAACTGGAAGGAGCAAAGAAAAAGCTCTCTGATATTCAAGAGAGTGTTCGATTCAGCACTGTCGGCACCGAAAATAAGATTCTCACTAATGCCACTCTTAATCTACAAAAGGCATTGGAGCAAGAGACACGTCAGCGTACAGGTTTGCTCGGTAAAATGGGTTCGTTCTTACAGAAGCAAAATATTGATGCAGTCAGTGTCATCTCTGGTTTGGCTGGTCACTCTCCGATTGTCGGTTTAGCTACCAAGTATATTCTCGAAAAAATGCGTGATCGTCGAGAAGCACGTCAGAAAACAAAAGCTAATCAATTCAAAGTCGGTGACATCAAAAAAGTATTACCACGCCCGGATGAACCGATGCTTGACGATGCTGATGTCAAACATGATCATGATACCGTAAAGGAACATCTTGGAAAAATCAAAGACGAAGATGTTCGCCACTCCGCTCTTGAAAATTTGCACGCTAAGGGTAAGATCAGCACAGAACAGCATCAGAATTTGCGTGCTGAATTGTTGCGCCCTGATTATCAACCTTTATGGGAACGTGCCGCTGGTTCTCAAGGACAGTCAACACCAGTATCTCAGTCACCACTTCAAACAATAGGATCAACGTCTCCGACCGCAGTAGCTCACGGACCATCTGTGTCCTCGGCTCCTCAGCAATTGGTTCGGGATCACTTGGGTAATGCAATTCCTGATTGGGCAGGTTATCAGAAGAGCACACCAAAGAAGCAGCAAGAGTTAGATGAACGTGATGCATGGTTAGAGTCCATCAGAAAGCATGGTAAAGGTCTATTACAAAAGAAGCATGAAGATAGTTTAAAAAAGCCTTCAGGCACACCAGATTGGCCGGAAATTTTTGGTGAAGAATCTCATCCGAAACCGACTGCTTTAGCCCATATGGAAAAGCAAGAAGCGGAGCGCATGAAAAATCCGTACAACAGTCCAGTCAAAGCAATGATGACTGCTGCTGTTCATGCGATGCCAAACGTAGAAAAATTTGAAGCACCACCACAATTGAAAAAGGCGGCGGCTCCAGAGCTTGTTCAAAACGGGCGTATGGATTTGGATGAACCGACATTACATCCTGAAAAACTGGCGAGCCAAAGTAATACCGCAGGTTTGCTCAAGCTCATGGAAGGTGTCCAAAAAGATCAAGACAAAAAATTGAGCATTCTTACCAGCGACAAAGAAGGTCCGCTTTCGAGAGTCGCAAAATTAGACGAAGAGCAGTTGATTGAACTAAAAGAAATCAACAAATTGCTTGCAAAGCAACTAGATCAATCCGAATTGGATGCGAACGCAAAGCGTCGGGAAACAACCGATGGCGATGCTGGTGGATTGCTTGCTGATGTCGCCAAAAAATCAGGTGGGAAAAAGGGCGGTTTGCTCGGCGGTCTCATGTCTGGCATTGAAGCCGGAATCGGACGGTTGTTTGGCGGCAAAATTGGAAAGTGGCTGGGTCTCGGCAACAAAACTGCTAAAGGTGGGGCTGAAGCTGAAGAAGGAGGCATGTTCAAGCGCTGGTTTGGACGAGGCAAGGGCGCTTCTGGGGCTGGAAGGGGTGTTGAGGGTGCGGCAAGCGGCATCGAAGCCGTAGAGGACGGCGCAAAGGGTCTGGGAGAGGTTGGAAAGGCAGTCGGGGAAGGTGCTGAAGCAGGTGCAAAGGGTGGTACTAAGCTCCTGGCCGAAGGCGGCGAGATGCTCAAGGGCGCAAAACTCTTGGGTGGCGCAGGTCGAATGGCTGAATTCCTAGATTTCATTCCAGTTGTCGGCGAAGTCATTATGGCAATCACTGCTATCTTCGATTTCATCCCGGCATTCATGCACGCAGAAAAGTATCTTGGAGACAAAAAGAAATTGACGATGATGGATCGGGTCGCTGGTGGTTTAGGCGGCGTGGTCGAAGGTCTGTTCGGAATTATTGATTTCGTGCTCGGATTGGCAGGTGTCAAAACAGAAATTGGAAAGACACTTGGAAAGACCAGCGCAAAATCGTTTGCCAGCATTTTCAAAGCAATTGGTTCCATTTTGAGTGCTCTCTATGTGGCATCCAAACCAATCTTCAAAGTTCTGGGACCGATCCTGGAGTTTGTCGCAAAACGTCTTGGCAAGATGATTGAGATCATCGGCGACTTTTTTGAAGGACTGTCAAAGTTCATCGATGGTCTGTCCGATTTGTCTGATCCTAAGACATTCGACAAAGGAATAGAAGAACTGAAAGATGGTGTACTGGGAATGTTCAGTGCGCTTGGCAAATGGTTCTTGACGATGTTCAATCTCGATACCATCAAAGATGCATTGGATAAGGTAATCGAGGCATTCACAAAATCATTTGAAAACTTTGGTCAAGAGATCATGAAGATCCCTGGTATGGAGACCATCACCAAAGCGTTTGCAAGTATCAGTACGGCCTTCTCCAGTGTTTTCGATTCGATCAAGAAGATGGTCGAAAACATTATTGGCCCACAAAACACCAAAATTTTGACAGATGCCTTGCAGTCAGTAACCGATGCTATCAAATCTGTCATTGATTGGATTTCTGATAAGATCAATTCAATTCTACATCCATTTGGCGGCGGTAAGAAGACAGCAGAAACAGCCAAGCCTGCACCAACTACTTCAGCACCGGCTCCTAGTGCTGCGCCTGCTCCGACCCAACAGACACAAAATACTGTAACGCCACGTAGAGGATTGAATCCGCCTCCTGCTACTCCAATTTCATCTACACCTGAATTGGCAAAGACTGCTCGTAGCTTTCACACTCCGACAACATCGCCAACACAGACGAAAACAGTTGCGCCGACATCTTCACCAACCTCACCGACACCTGCAACGCCACAGCCACAATCTTCTGGTGTCACGGCGGCTGGTGGTTCAGGTATCGGTATTCTTGGAACAGGTGGCGGAACACAGAACAAAAACATCAAGTACAAGCAGGGCGAAGTTCCACCAGAAATCGCACAGATGGCAATGGATGCAGAAAAAGCAACTGGTGTTCCGGCTCAAGTAACAATTGCACAATGGGCCGTAGAATCTGGTTGGGGTAAGCATTCGATTGGTAACAATGCATTTGGAGTCACCAAATCAAAAAGCGATACGATGAGTCAGACTAGAACGACCCAGGAAGACATGACTCCCGCTGAATTCGCTCAATTTCAAAAATCAAAACCGAAAGAAGCAGCTACAGCAACAGAGTTGGATGGCTCTCCTTTGAAGATGGGTTGGTCAGGCAAAAAAAGATTTTCAGTCAAGAGAGAGTTTGCCGATTACAAGACTATGGAAGAAGGTTTCATAGCTCACGCAAAACTCCTATCTAATCCAAAGGGTCCGTATGCCGCTGCCTTTGCCGAATATCAAAAGACTGGAGATGTAAACAAGTTCATTGAGAACATGGGAGCGAAGTATGCCACGGCTAGAGGTTACGGCGATACAATCAAGAACGTAGCTAATCAAAAGAATGTGGTGACAGCTTTATCACGTAGTCCAAAGCCTGTAGATCGACCAACAGCAACGTCAATGCCTGCAATGGTTGCCACAGCTACAAATACTGCTGCTCCTAGACTTGATACACCGAAATTGTCTCCTGAAAGCACTGGTGTTCAATTGGCACAAGTCTCAGCGGTAAATTCTGAATTGAACAGAACGTCAGGACAATCAGGAACCGGACATCAGATCATTGCACCACAGACCACAAAGATCACTAACAATAACAGTACTCATACTGGTGACCTACGTGCAAAGAACACTGATACATCTTATGAGCGCAATCAAAACGCTATGTTTATTCCGACCTAATCTTGATAAGCCCAGGTCAGTTGATAATTCTTTTTAAACAGCCGCTCGACTTCTTGTTTGATTGAAATTAGACTGGTCTTTGTCTGAGTGGGTGTTTGGTTGGGGCCGACAAATCCTTGGAATATTGGACGATCCCCGAAGCTGGTTTGTTCGATATAACCACACTGCGATTCCCACTTTGGATTATCGCCGGGTTCATCGGTTTTGCGCCATTGAATGAATGTGTCAGGATCGTTCAGCAAAATGTTATTCATGCGTACTATGATCGCATGAGTTCAAATCTTGTCAACTTAAACGGCGGCTCTTTGGTGGGTTTTTAAGATTGTCTGGATGCTTCGGATGGTTGGGTGGAAAGTTAATGCCCCAGTGTTCCGCAGGCCGATTCTTGACAGGATGAACAACATACCGCTTTCGTGTTCGCTTCTGCATCATTTTGATAGCGACCTTTGCAGCCTCTTCGGTTTCATAGGAATGGACCACGTTCTGTTTGCCGAAAGCATCGACTGAGCGTACTTGGTATACAATTGCTTCGTTCATGTTGCTATTTAGGCACGCAAAAACTAAATACTCCAGTGCTTACATTCACCCAGTTTCTAAAAGAGTTTGATGCTTCGGCGTTGCTGTCGCCACCGAAGAAGAAATCGATTTATAAGACACTAGGATTGACACCACCAAAACCGAAGAAGAAAAAGAAAAAGAAGAAAAAGAAGAAAAAGAAGAACCAGTTCAAAACCAAAAAAATTCCCAAGCTGACCACGATGGCACGCCGGGGAATCAAAAAACTTCTTGAACCAAAAGTACCTGTCTAAAACAAAAAAGCGAGGCCCGAAGACCCCGCTATCTTTTTCAAACTTACTGATTAGTCTTCGTTTGCTGACTGTGCGGCCAACTTCTCGAAGTAATCGTCATCTTGTGTTGCATCCGGTACTTCCGCAGTTGCTTTCGGCTTTGCGGTTCGACCAGCAGGCTTAGACGTTGCGGTCCTTGCTGCGGCTGGCTTTGCTACCGGCTCATCATCGGTCATTCCATCTTCAACCGATGGAGTAGAGACAGCACTGTCGCCGCCTGTAGATGTGGTGCTCGGGGCTGCTGCACCAGTTACAAATGTGAAGCGTTCGGCCAACTTTGCATATGGCTTGAAGTGCTTCGGATCGAGCAACGAATTCAGATCGATCAACTGTGCTTCGATTGATGCGATGTAGTCTTCGTCACCGACTGCCGAAGGAGCGTCGAAACTGGACTTGTCATAGTTCGGGAAGTTGTCTACCTTCACCTGACGGAGCTTGAAGTTTGCGCCTTCTTCCATGTCATATGGATCGATGGGCTGCATGTCTGCGAATTCGGCTGGAGGATCAATCATGTCCTTGATCTTCTCGAAGATTTTCTTGCCATACTTGAACAAGAACACCTTGCCTTCATTCTCAGGATGTTTTGGATCTTTCACAACCAAAATGTTGCTGATGTAAGATAGCTTGCGCTTGCGAGACGAAGCCAACTTCTTCAGCGGACTTTCCTTGTCCTTGTCTGCATTCCACAAACTGTTGTTGTCGGCGCAAACCGGGCAAACATCAGAGGGAAGGCCACCAAGTGAGGACGGGCAATTGTCAATGAACCACTTGCTGTTCTCGGGATTTTGGAAACCGTGGCTCCAAAGCTGGACGAACGGAAAAGCATTACCAGACTTCGGAGGAAGGAAACGAATAACTGCGCTTCCGGTGCCAGCTTTATCTACTTCTGGACGCCAGTAGCGATCATCATTCTGTCTTGTGTTGTTTGAGGAACCCTTGGGAGAGGACATCTCCTGGACTTTGCTGCGGAGAGAGGCCAAGTACTGTGTACGGGACTCTGTGTTTTTTGTAATCGACATATTTTCGTAGTATCTCTCGTATGTTTAACGTTGTATCCACTGCCTTTCTGCAAGCAACTCACTGCGTTGCTGCCTTCATAATCTCTCAACATATTTAGCATCTCACGGTTTTCAGGACTGTCAAGTTTTCGGCCTGACAGCCCCGTATTCATTAGGCTAAATCGTTATTTTCGACTGGAAACATTTCCTGATCGTCCATTGCCGCAGCCTCTTCTGCCGTGACAAAATTTGAGACAGGAACTTCAAGCCCAGCCTCTTGCAATCGAAATCGAAGATCGGAATTTTCTTGGAAAAGAATTGTCAGACAATTCCTTAAATCTTCTGCTTCTTGGTATAAAAATTCGCACTCTTCGGCAGCACGACAGTAGTTCCTAAGAACGACATCCATGAAGTAGTCCAATTGAGTATCTTTTGTAACAGGCATTAGCTTGTAACCCCCAATCCTCGGATCGACTCCAGCACTGCTTTTCGGAGCGCCGGGATGTCGATATTTAGCCGTTCGAGGAAAGGTCTGTACTTAATGGCTTTATGCTTGACAATGGTCCAATTTCGATCATCACTGAGCTTTACATCGATGTTGTCAATGAAACCAATGCAAAGGTCAAGGACTACAAAACTCTCTAAAGAGATGTCGCCCCGAAGATAGGCTTTCAAGATTTCAGGATGTTCATTGTCGGCTACTTTGAAAAGAGCATTGAAACTCTCCAGCCGGTCTACAAGCCGTCTAACTTCACTGGTGAGATTGTACTGAATCGCCTGAGTTCGACCTTGCCAGCGAATGTAAACGTTGTCTGCTTCACCACCAAACAGTGCGCCGACCCACAGCCTCTTCTTGGATTCGAGAAGATTGGCGACCATGAAATTTTCAAGGTCTTCGTCGGATTGAAATTTTCGGCCTAGTCGATCATATCTGTGCTTTTCGTCTTGGCGCTTGGCATCATAAGTATCAAACTTGAGAGGTACTCCACCTTTGTACTTAAAGAAATCATAATTCGGTTGGAAGAAGTGATTGTTCAACGCCATGAAACGGCGGCAGGCATCGTATCCGGTCATTCAGGCCACATCACAAAGAAACCAGGATACTGTTCACAGGCTTTACGATAACGTAGGATCACACTTTGAACATCTTTGGTCACTGAGGCTTGGTATGCTGCTATCGCTTCGTCCTGAGTCTTCCAGACATCACGATTAAGCACTGAATGGTTGTACGGCAGACGATGAACATTTTTGTCATCTTCGTCGGGCGTCACCGTTCCGTAAAGAGTGTCAAGATAGCCTTGAAATTCTATCACTCCATCATGGCCGAATGTGAAATACGTCTGCGTCATGTCAGAACGGTAATCGAGCAGACTTTGGGAGCATGTGTTTGTTCTCCCACTCTTGCTGCATTTTCTGTTTGATTTCTGGGTTGAGGTAGGCGGCTGCGAGGTCCGGTTCTATTTTCCGGCGTTCCGCTACAATGAGGACTGCATCTACGTATCCGAGTCGTGTCGTAGCTTTTCCGGCCTTGGCGACTCTTTCGTCTGCTTTCTTGTTGCTCTCGTTAATCAGCGCTTCAACGTCAGCGCAGAATTGAGTGCAAAGTTCAATGTGGTACTGATCTTGAGGTAAATTCTTTGCCATGCGTCTTGGATGCCTCGTTTCTATTTAGCGAGGGCAGAACCATTACAACATGGATGTGGAGTTTGTCAAGGAAGCAGATACGTCTATTGGTACGAGTTTCCCCGGTGCAATGAAATACGATCCTTGTCTGTCTTGCCCGGTGCAATGGCGTAGGCGAACCAGATCATGTAGCCGATGGAAAGATAAAATGCTTCTTGCTCCCGGATGTATTCACGACAGGCTTCTAGTGAATCGTGATACGTGACTCTACTGTCTCGGCTCGTAAGCGCCCCACGATGACATCCGTGCCCTACAAGCCATTTGCCTTTGTGTTCATCACGTTTTTGTACTTGCTCGGCGTGTTCTTCGATTTGTTCCGGTGTCATCCGATTGGTCCTCCAGAGGTCGGTGGGTACTTCCATTCCAAATTTGAAAGTTCGGCAGCGAGATCATCATGAACCTGAATTGCCGGATCGAGGCGACATTCCTTGATTACTCGTTTCTGAATCGACAACGTGGCGGCATCGTACTCAGCTTGAATCGCAGCGACAGCCTCATATGCAGCTTTGATCTTGGGTTTCAAAATCGCAGTCTCTTCGGCAATCTTTTGGTCTCGACGTTCGGCCAAAATTTTGCGAGCTTTGTCGATGATGTCGTACAGTTCGGCATCAGTCGAGCTTTTGAGAAGTGTGTCTGCGAGCGAAAATGGAGTCATTTCGTCAGCACCGTCAACTTTCGTAAATCGCCACCGCCGCCCCAGGAAACAAATCTTTTCTGTGCCACAGCGACTTCCATTGCGTCGGCCATCGTGCCAATGAAGACGCCCAACAGCGGAGTGAAGCAGCTTCCACCAGGATCGTCTGTCTCGCCGTAGATGCCCCATATGCCAGTTTCCTTTGGGGTGTACACTGCAAACAACGCTTTTCCATGTCGAGTTTCTTTGAACTGTTCAAGTGTCATATTGCTCCTCCTCCAAAACCGGGCGTCCAATGTGATTTGCCTCGTTGTGCTTCCCAATTAAAATCTTCACCGTCGTCGATGCGGCTGTTTCCATCGAACAACATTAAACCACCCTCGGCTTCCATGAAAATTTCGGCCTCTGGTGAAGTTTCACGAATCTTCTTCATGAGCTTCACTAAGTCTGCACACAGCTTGTCGAATTTCTTTACATCGTCCGGTAAAATCATCGTGCATCAACTCCGTGTCGTTTGAATTCGTCTTCCAGGATTTCGTAAGCGCCCCGGATCTCTTTGAACATGGCTTCGGCGGTGTCAGATCCAGGATTGTAGTCTGGGTGAAATTTGAAGGCCAGCTTACGAAAGGCCGACTTCAAGACATCCCAAGCAGCTTGAGTGTAAATGCGAACTTCATCAAGACCAAGAATGGCACGAGGCGATTTCTTGCCGACCGTCGCACGAGCAGCATCAAGGCCCATACGTTCGGAGAAGAGTCTGCGCCACAGTTCGGGACTTCCGTAGCCTTCTTCGTCGGGGTTGTACGTCAGACGAGTCTTGCCGCCCCAGGTCGCAGCTTTTCGCTCGGCTGCTCGGCGATCTCGTTCTTCAGGATCAAGTCGGCGTCCCATGTTAGTAAACGAATCCTTCCTGAGCTTTGCGATCTTCGACACCTTTGTAGTCATTCCGAAGGTTCTGAGAAACGTAGTAGAACACACGGCTCTCGTCACCTAACTTCTGCTGATTGGTTCCGGCATTCGTCAGTTCGATGTAGCCAAAACCACTGTAGTTGCCACTGGCGTGCAGCATCGATTCCAGCAAACTGGCGGTTCCCCGGCGCTCACCAACCTGCTCCGGTTTGGAATGCTTCATAAAATAGTTCGCTGTGAAAAGCATTTCCGCAACGTTGACTGTTTTCCGTGTCTTCATATTCAAAGGATACCGCATTCCCGACCAGATGTCAATAGATGTATCTAAATTTTTTGAGGGTTTCCTGGCACCGCTGATAGAGTGTTTTATCCAAGAAACCCTCGCTCTGCCCGAGTATCAGCCTCAAACAGAAAATTCAATCCAAAATTCGAGAAAGGCATCCACTTCATCGATGGCCTTATTGTATTCGACCTCCAAAGCTGCCTCTGCCTGTTTGAAATCAATGGCGTCTTGCGTGGCGGCGTCGATAAGGATCTCAGTCAAAACAATTTTCGCTAAAGTTAGAGTGATGATTTCCTGCCATCTCTTAAAGACCGAGATCATTATTTCAATTCTTTTGTGTTGATCCTGCGCTAGAGGAGTCTGTTTCAAATCCTCTAGAATTTTCAGATTCTTCGTGATTTTTTTGATGCCGCCAGACAATAATTTTTCTTTTTTTGGTTTTCGGCTGTCATCAGTTGCCTTTCAGTTGAACTTCGTAAGGACGTTCGTTAGCAGGCAGGCGAAGGGCTTCAAGATGCTTGCAGTGACGATGACGAATCCATCCACGGCAAGAGCAGCCCCAACCACGGCTTGTCTTGCGCTGGGCGATGACGTAAAGCGCATCGCTCGACTGGGAAGGAATGCCGACGCTATTAGTCCAGCCGGGTTTGTCTGCGACTTTGTGGCCGTTGACGGGGATGTAAAGAATTGGGAGATTGTCGTTCATAAGGTGGTGTCCTTTTGTCTACTCTTCAAGTCTACCGTAGATCAGTTCAGAAGTCAATAGATGTATCAACTTTTTAGGGGCGAAATGCCGGTGGATAATCGTCAAGATCGTCCCGGTCGATATCGTCATTGAATTCATCTTCAAATTCATCGTCGCTGTCGTATGGCGTCATCGGCTCTTCTGGATCGTAGTACTCTTGATCGCATTGATAATCCGTTTCCATCTCTTCAGCGGGAGTTTCGGCGACCGATTCGTATGCGCCAGGGAGGATGTTGATCGGCTCCAGACCGTTGGCGATGCGTTTGGGATTTGCACGTTCGACACAATTACGGCAAAACGGCACATCGTTCAAAGACGGGACAAGATGTGGATTGTACGAAAAAATTTGATGGCACTGTCCACAAGCGCTCATTGCTATGTAAGCCATGATTGGAAGATATCACATTCGTCGGATCTTGTCAAGTAGATGCATCTAAATAATACCATGTACGGAATACCTGAAATCCTTTTGAACGATCTCGAAGACTTGCTTCAGGACTTGATTATGTCTGAAGAAGCCCTCTTTCAATTTCTATGCCCATTTTGTCATCGTGCAACAGTTCATCGTTTGTTCCGAGAAAATGGCGATGGCAGCTATGATGAAGTCGGTCTGCGCTGTCGTAAATGCAAGCATACTCTCTAATGAGCTAAATGCTCTCTAGATGGCCCACGACATAGAGCAAAAAATCCGTAGTCTCGAAGCGCTTGCATTGAGACCCGGCACTCCCGAAGAAGGCGAAATTGCTCGTGCTCGGGCCATTGAACTTGCGACGAAATACAACTTTCCATCGATCTTTACCCAGGCCGATTATAAACCGCCGTCGCCACCTGTTTCAAAACCGACAACGGCACCACCAAAAAACAAATTACATCGAACTGTGGTCGCAATGGAAGATCGGTTGAAACAAGATGGCTGGATCTATCAGACCTTTTCAAGCAACGGTCGCATCTACAGAAATCCTACACGACCGAACGAAGAAATTTACATGACAGCACATTACTTCGGTGCGTTTTCATGTATGCATGTGTTCAAGCCGTCAAATAGCACTCGACCAGCCGGGAACGATGCCGAAGAACTTGATCATTTTTTCAATTCAATGACCTATCGGTTTGAACTGTGGCCAAGACCGCAAACCCGGCGACCAACTTTTACAGATTTTTACGATCCTCTTTTGGATGAATTCGATCCAATGTTCGGCCAGCCAGAGCCTCAGAACGTTCAGGAACAGGCCAAGGCCCCAGAACCACCACCGGCCCCAACAACCCCACCAGAGCCGCCAGAACCTCAGGAAGAGCCTGTTGACGTGATCGACGAGATGTTACGCCATTCGCTTCAGGAAGAGAAGGAAATCATGGCGTTACTTGCTCAGAGATTGATTTGAATGGAAATAGGTGTAGATGCATTTTTTATCCTATTCTAAAAATTTCCCCCATTCAGCAAAATGAGACAATTCACGAGCCAGCCATCGTACTTGATCCAAATCTAAATGAATCTGTCCGGTCACCACAAATGTAATCCCAGGGATGGCATCGTCTGGCAAAGTATCTCGGAGCAGGATGCATGGCTTGTCGTATCGATCTAAAAATTCGATACTACTCACGCCATCCGCCAACTTTGTTTTCTTAACCATCATATTTTAAGGGATACCTCTATTTACTTGAAACAAAAGGAGTTAAAAGCCATTTCTACCACGACTAAATATTCTGGTGACTTATCTCAAAACAAACTTTCCGGCTGTCGAGCGCTGTTTATCGACACTACAAGAACGAGAAAACAAATTGACAGAACTATTGGAGGATTACGAAAACGGACGATTAACAAAGACTCAACTTCGTGATCAATACAACGCCTTAGATTAGTGAAGAGGGCCAAAATGACCCTCTTCGGAAAAAGAGAGACCTAAGCTGCCGCCGAAGCCAGCACTTCTTCAAATTCAGCAAACTCAGAAGAATGTTCTTCCTTGTAGGTGACGACTTGTTTCTGAATCTTGCGAAGCAGCTTCTCGGCATCGCTGTCACCTTTGATGCGATCTTGGATGTATCCAAGATATGAATAGAACTGCTTGATGGTTCCAAGGGCGAGCGCTTCGTCGTCCTTGAATTCATTCGGATTTGGAAGACCATGAAATCCATGTCCCACTGCTTCCTTTTCGGCGTTCGCTTTTGCTCTGGCTTCACGATCAACTTTGACGGCTTTAATTGCAGCCACCATGAACTTTTCGGTCTTCATGCTGCCAGCGTCTTCGGCCAGCTTCTCGGCACGAATTTGAGCTTCACGAAGTAATTCCGTGGTTTCACTTTCGGCGGTGTAGATGTCCACCTGAAATACAATGGCTTTCTTCACCCGACTTATGTAGTTCTGGAAGGTGCCTAATGTCCAACCATGATCGGCCCCGCCGCCATGTTGTTTGTCAACGAGGATACGCTTCGCTTCTTTTGAAACATGATCCCACATCGCTTTCTTGTTCGGGATCGGTTCCTGTCGCCATGCACCGTGGATCGAGACGAGTGCTTTGAGCAAAACGCTCTGGAGAGAATCCAAAACAGAGTTGCCCTGGTCCCGAACTGCTGCCAATTCATTCTTGATCTCGTCCGATAAGGGACGCAATTTGTTCTTAAACGTAATGCTGTTCATGATGTTGTCCTTTGCGGCATTTGCCACATGATTTAATAACTCGAAATCTTAATCGGTAGGCTGTGACGTATGTGATACGCCCACATTGACACCGACATTGCCAGATCACATGTCCACCTTGGCGACGATCTGTTTTTTCCATCACATACAAATCATCGTAGACTTGGCCGGGTGCGACTGACTGAATCAGTTGCGGTTTAGGGAATTGTAGTACCTTCATGGTCCCATCTTCTTGACCCCTTTCAGGACACGTTTCAATTCTCGGGAAACATTGATTTTAGTAATTGCCTCTTGATAGAATTTTCTAATTTTAGTGATACGCTGTCCCTGTTGGGCTTGGATTTCTCGCCCACAATGAATGCAGTGCGGATGATGCTCGAACATTTGGAAGCCTTTCTGGGCAATGCGACCACATCGACAACGAAATCGTAAAGGATCATGAGCATTCAGATATTGATCGAACAAAGGGACACATCCAGCCTTCAAGAATGTGGCTAGAATTTCTTTAAACGACTTCTGTTTGCCTTGTCGTCTAGACGAACATTTTGAACATCGTGCGCCCCGACGCCAATTCCACAAAGTGGAAACACCAAACCCTCCACATGAACAAATGTAGTACATTCGCTTGCAATTTACATATTTTGTTATCTTACATCCGGCTGCTAAAAATTCTGCTTGAAGTTGTTCGAGTCTAGAAGCACGCTTTTGTCCAAGATGACCAGGAGCGGCTAATCCTATAGGTCTAATAAATTCTCGATTTTTTTGTGCCCCGGCTTTGTTTCCACACTCTCGACACTGGTAACGTTGGTAGTGAGTCGTTTTACAACGTTTACCACACCGACACACATAATGAAATTCCTTTTTAGGATTGTATTCAATTGAAAGAAGAGTTGCTCCTGCTTCTTTGAATAGTAAGGCATATGTAGAAAACGGTTTTATGTGTATTCTACCAGGAAAAGGATGTTCTCGTTTTACCTGAATTGAACACAAGCGACAATTTGATCCACGAATTTCTATGGCTCGTTTAACAGCAGGCCATGAAGCATCAATTTTGTGTCCTTTTGTACACTTGTAGATGATTCGGACGAGCGGCCACTTTCCGGTCATTCCTCTATAGTGACTAATGAAAGTGTAATCCACTGTTGATAGAACTTTCTTCATAGAAACCGATAATTTTTCATCTCGTGTTTGCAGGGAAACAGCCCACCGTTTTTTCATCTTTTCGGTATGTTGTTTGCGGCGCTGTGAGGACCACACACCAATTCCCGTCTTCCCTTTATTCCAAGGGGTTTGTCCTTTCCGTACCTCAGAACTTCGTTGACGCTCTTCTGTTGTCCATTTTCTCCCTTTAGGTCCACCAACTCCGGTCTTCTTACCTTTATTCCACGGAGTATGTTTAACACGAAAAGTCGTCGATGTTCTAGTTTGTTGCACTAAATTTTCCCTAAGCCTGAACTAAGAATACACTAAGGAAAAGAACCTGTCAAGCGAAGCTATAAAATTATTTTGGACCCTTTGCCCGGTAACGAGCCTTCCTACCGTGACCAATGTTCAGAGCCATGTAGGTCGGCGTTAGGCTATCGCAAGATGGGCAGATAAGCTCCAGGTTGCTTTCTAAATTATTCTCCGAGTGCCCATCGATGTGATTGACGACTAGAGGAATTCTTCCAGTTACCGAATTGACTCGGTTCCAGCCACACTTACAGCACTTCGATTCATACTTATCGAACAGATAGCGACGGATATGGTTGCTGATGGATAGTCCGTCGCAAGTTGAAGCCTTTGATGTGTCCCCGGCTCGCCACTCTTTAATGAATCTTTCGTATCGAAATTGATTGCTACAAACATGGCTGCAAAATTCTTTGTTGGAATTTGAGATGACAGCGCTACATCGCTTGCATAGCCGTTCCTTCCGTCCTCGTTGTGCATTGTTAAACGTTGCCGAACAACTTGACGTACAAAATTTCTTGTTTGCAATGGACTGGTATCTCTTACCCAGTGGAATTTTAATGATCGATCCGCACTGGAAACAATATTTTGGGTTTGCATAATATCGAGCAAACGACTCATCACGATTTCTTTGCCCTATAATTTGTCCACCTAACCTTCCGGCTTCGCTGCGTGTCATGTTCGGAATATCCTCTTATTGGATATTTAGACACATCGATTTTCCGAAACTATGTGGAGCCGCCTTTGGGAATCGAACCCAAATCCTATCTGTACCAGAGATAGAGTCTACCATTGAAATAAGGCGGCATTTGGAGCCGAATATGAGAGTTGCACTCATGACCTCCGCATTACGAGGGCGGCGCTCTGCTAACTGAGCTAATTCGGCTTAATTGAAATGGGAAGTGGACCGTTCTAGAGGAACTAGACGGTCGTGGTAGTGCTTGTCGTGATGGTGGAAAAACGTACCATGTTCGTATTTAGTACCGTAGAGCTTTGAAAGCGTCCAAAGTAATCTCTTTTAAGATAACAGAGAAATAGTCACTTGTCAAGGATGGAGTTGAGAATCGAATGTAGCGGCCCTCGCCCGGTTTGACATAATGTAGCGACCAGACTCCATGTCCAAGAATGCTTCCGGCCTTGTCTTTGAAATCGACGTTTACGTAGATCGAGTCAATGATGTACGGACAGGCGTTCTTCCAGGTAGCCCAATAATGCTCTGGATCTGCCTTGATGAGAGACTGGACTTTGAAGCATTTTTCGACAAGAGGCTTCTCTGCGGCCCAGGCGCTTGATGCGAAGAATAAGAGAATGAACAGAAGAAACTTCATTTTACAAGGTGTCGCCATGCAGCCCATATCAAACCAAAAAGTGCAATGGCTTCCGGCACGAACCACAGGATGATGAACACCTGTCCGTACTTAGACTTTAGTGCTCGTTTGCCGTGGTGATGGACCATTTTCAAATGTCGTCTCATAAACACAACCTTTCAAAAAGCAAAAGGCCGAGTTGCCCCGGCCTTCTGTTGGGAGTTCTTTAACAAAGTTCTCCGACTTCGTTCGAGCGCTGTTTAGGCAGCGGCAGCGAAAGCAAATGCAGGTGCATTAGCGTTTATGATTCCTTCTGGATAACGTGGACAAGGACCACGGTAGCCCTGCTTACGCAACATCTCATCCTGTCGAAACCGGGGCGGCCCCATAAGTTCTCTGATGCCTAAAATCAGAATTTTGGTGGAGCCGATGGGAATTGAACCCATGTCCAAGAAGCGTTCTTCGTTCACTTCGACTATCTGCTACGACTCTATTTATAGCACAAGACCCGTATCCTGTCAATACCTTATAAAATTTTCCTATGCCGGAAGAAATATTCTAGCAACTAAATACCGAAGGGAACATCCCAAGGAGACTAAAACATAATGCGTCCCAAAAATTGTTTTAGTGATTGTAGTATCATTAGAAGCTGATCGTATAGCCAATCGAAGTCGTTGTGTACCACGGCACCGTCACGACTTTGTTGTAGCTCTCTTGAATCCAAATGGACGTGTTGTGTGGAAGGTGGATGATCGCCCCAATAGCAAAACCGGCATACAGACGATTTTGTGTGGGAGGAAGAGGAACACCATCAACAACCACTTTTGTATCCAGTATTGTCGCTGGCTTTCCGGTAAAAATGGATGTAAGACCGAGTTGCGGCCAAGTGTAGACAGTAACTTTCTTCGTATGCGGAATGCTGATGTTTTTCATCAGACCAAGGCTTTCAGTGCTGGTGCTTGTAGGACCATGCCAGAAACCTTTCGGTCCACCGTTTTCGTAAGTGTACGCAACGGTAACTTCATCGCCGAAATAATGAACAGGAGAATTGGTCAAGAAGGAGAAAGTGTGACCCAGGCCGACATTGTAATTTGCACGAGGCAGCAAACCAGGACGGTCGAAATCGGAGCCAACCATGAAGAACAGATCATTTGATGTTGATCCGTCAGAAATCTTATCGGACTTAGGAGTGGTCGTGGTTTCGGAAGGAAGTTGCAATAGTCCGGGAACGATGCAATCTGGACCGTAGCCACCATTTGGGCACGGCTTTTCTTGCGATGTCTGCGCTGAAGCAGCAACACCAAATAAAACGAGGGCGGTTAGCAGAGTTTTCATGTTCTCATACTAACACACCCTCGTTGAAATTGTCTAGACGATTCTAGACGCTCTTAAAACTAGAAGCTCTTCGAGAGGCCGACGAACACACCACCATACATCGGTGTCTTGTCATCAACCTTCGTACCCTTGACGCCAAGATCGACGCCAAACAATGGGCACAGCTTGGTGAACCGAACGCCGCCAGCTACTTCGGTTGCAAAGCTGGTCTTACGAAGCAATGTTGCCTCACCGACTTGGACCGACAAGAATGGAACGATGCCCGGAAGAGTGCTCTTGAAGTTTTGCTTCACGCCACCCAAGAAAGACTGAACGCCGCCCTTCGGGGTAGCACGAGTGAAATCATAAGTGCCGATCACTTCAGTGCTGCCAAAGGTTTCGTTTGCCAGAGTCCGACCATAACCTGCGGTTGCGCTGACGGTGGTCGTGATTGCAGGCGTGCGAGGGAACGACAGACCTACGTTGCCAAAAACTTCATTCTGCGGTACTGCGGACTGTGCAAAGACAGTGCCCAATGCCAATACAAATAATGCAATTAAATTTTTCATGTTTGTTTTTTGTTTTCCTAGATATGAACAAGGTTGTCCTAGCTCATTGTTTGAAACTTCACAACACCACGATAGCACATCGACGGATTATGTCAAGTTTGTAGGCATCACTTTCGTAAGATCCTTGGATACTTGGACCGCTACGTCTGCGAATGTCTTACGGACCTTTTGAAGCTCATACAACATCAATTCTCGGGGATCGATGGTAAGTTTCTCTCTTTTCGTTGCTACAGCTTTATCGGCCATTGCTTACCCCTTATTTGGGTTGATGAAAGATTCGATCCTTCAAGTCTAAAATTTGCCGATCCAGACCTTGCTCAATCTTACCCATGTTGACTTCGATAAGTTCTTTCATGGATAGGAAACGATCTTGAATATTGGCTATAGCTTGTTGATGAATATCGATCCTTACATACTTCCCATTTACTGCATTTAGAATACGATCTGTAAGACCGGCCTGGAGATCGCCCAATTCACGTTCAAGGCGTTCTCGTTTTTCGTCGCCCTTATCCTGATTGGTTCCAAACTCTCGAAGTAAATCATTCCTAAGTTGAGATAGTCCAACTGTAGCTGCGTCCTTTGCAGCTTGAATGTCTTTTTCAAGTTTTTCGTTGTTCTCTAGAATGTCGTGTTTGATACGTAGGCTTAGAACGTAGGAGAATAAACCACCTACAAGTCCCAAGGCACTCAAACCCACCGAAATGTACTGTGTAATATCCATAGCAGTCTATTAGTTATATAGCTGCTATGGAAAGTTGTGATCTGTCAAATGGATGATCTAATCAGGTCCATCGTCAAGTTATGAATTGCTTCGGTGTCAGGCTTATCTGGAAGAGACGTGGTGACCAAGGCTTCTTTGGCTTGAGCGAACAGGTCGTCGGCCATCTTCTTGATGTCTTCTTGTGAGACAGCGCCGGTTCTGATTGAGTACAAGAAGTCAGCATCGATGTCTTTGCGGTACACCTTCAGACCTTCTTCAGGGTGCGTAAGAAATTCGACGCACATTCTCATCAGTCGAATCGTATGAAAAGCAAATTTAGTGTCGAAACCATATTGAGAACGAAGCTCTTTCCGCTTCGCTCCCATGCGCCCGGTGATTGGACCGTCTTTGATACGCTTGATCTCTTCCTTGGAATGAGTCTTCAAGGCAATAAGAGCGTTCAACCATCCTTCGTCGTAAATGTAAATGTCCGCAGGCTTGGCGTCTTCAGGGATCGGTGACTTTCCATCACGAATCATCCGAAGCAGCTTGATCATGTCTTCAGACCAGTCTTGAAATTTGATATGACCTTGCTTCAAGAGTTTGTTCGACTCTTCGGCATCATTGAACACGCCGCCCATTTTTTGAAGCTGACCATGAGCGTAACCAGAGAACGTATCGTATGCTTTTTTGGAATTAAAAATCTCTCGGGCCTGGACGAGCTTTCTACCAGCCGCCGACATGGTTTCGTAGTGCTCCGGTTGCAGCCACAAAAGCGGAACTGCATTTGGGTTCATTCCGGCGCACATACCAACGAACTTTTTCAATTCAAAATACCGATGTTCGACCAGACTCTTTTCGGGATCTTCGTAAACGTCGTCTTTGGTTCCAGCAGTTCCCCAATTGTCAAGACCCAGGTACACGTCAGACGATGCAATCACGACGGACATGTAGTCGTAATCTGAAGTCGGCGTGGCCGTTCCGTAGCTATGAGATCCAATGGTCCCGGTAAGGATCACTGAATCTTTTTTGTCTGGCTTTGACATTTCTCAATGATATCAAGCGGAACCTTGAATGTCAACCGGGGATGGTAATTTGGAAACTTGCGGCGATGCCATTCATGGATGTTCATTCCGCTGAATTTCCATGCTCGGTCGGCATCTTTTTGTTCATCAAAAGTCAAAGGGAGATGGAGTCCACAAAAACCACAAGAACTAAAAACGCCTTGTGACATCAGATTCCTCGAAGATCACATTCCTGTTTGAAAAATCGTTCAAGGCATTTTTGAAGTCTGTCTTCCAATTCTTGAATGCGTGCTGCCGCTTCAAATTGGATTGGAGGCATTTGGTCGAAAGTGCGCCAGCCAAATTCTGGTTTGTCGTTGGGTCCCATTTGCATTGCGTTTGGGCCTATTGCGTAGATGCCTCTCAGACGCATCACAAGACTTTTAGATGCTCCCGACCAATGCGGTTGAGGCTCTAGGCGTTTCACAATGGCTTCAAGTTCCTCGACTCTGCCATATAGCATATTCACCAATGTTTCTGGGGTTGGAGCGTCTTTTCCGGTTGGGTCTGGAGTGATTCTCTGCATAAATATTTCTGGGATGAAGTATACCACGAATTCAATGAAAAAACATTCTCAATTGGTTAAGGAAGTTTATCCATACATTTTAGATTTTGACCGTTACGTAATCGGCACCGACAAAGAATCACATAAAGTTCTAGCCGACGATCATGGCATTGACGATCACCGTTCTCTTCAGCATGGTGTGATCACAGTGGATCATGTCAATCGAACAACTCAAGCAACTTTTTATACATGGTCTAGTCCAACGGTTGATTCAGTTTTACAAGAGAAGGCTCATAATGCAATTCGGAAACGGTATGGGTATACGTCGTATCAAAAAATTTGAGTTTGACCACCTTCATTATCCCACGTAGAAGCATTCCAACAATGTGACTCGCTATCGGCTCCGCATCCGCATGGGCATCCAATTTCAAAAATTTCCCATCCCGGCCAGACATTGACAATTTCTTTGCCTGCCTTCTTTGCATAGCGCACGGTCGCAGCAGTTCCACCTTTTGGATGACCGTTCCATAGAGCCATCATTTTTTGACCCCGCTCGACCATCCATTTGTCCCGCTCATGATATTTGTGCGGAGCGTAACCACCTTCACAGACAACATGGACCTCGGCGCACTTGTCAAGAATTTCGTGATAACGTTTTTTGGCATGTTCCGGCCAAATGCTTTCTTGACCAATAAACGGAATGGCAGCGATCACTGGGACACCGTGATCGAGCAGAGCTAGAGCAAAGGCAGTGTCCCATCCAATTGCCATTCCTGAAATACCTTGAGTGATGTCGGCGTAAGATGGAAGAATGCTTTTCGCATACCTGACAGCTTTGTGGTGGATAACTTCTAGATCGATAGTTTCGTCGGCCCCACGCAACACTTCCAGTCGATGGCCGGTTCCTGAGTAAATCATCTTACCTCGGTATACCCCTTTTCAATTTTGGTGATCTCCCAGCATTGGGAACATCCATTACGACAACTATGTATTTGCCCACACTTTCGTACTGTGGTAGGAACCTTATAGACGATTGGCAATCCAAAAGGAATCAGTTCAAGTCCTTTTTCTTTGTACAGCCAGCGTTCTTTTCGGCTGTCTGGATATTGCAAAATAATTTGTGGATATGTACGATTCAACGAGATGTGATACTTTATGAAGAAATTTGCCGCTCGGTACTTTGCCAGCAAACGACACAATAAAGTACGAGTCAGTTCTTGAGACTCTTTTCTGTCCAAAACGTCTTCTAATTCCAATATCATTTTTGCGGTCATAGCTCGACCGATCCAATCAAATTCTCACCTTCGATGATTGTTGGATTGCCGATCTCAGAAGGATCATCATGCCAACGATAGGCAAGCGTCAACGTGTCTCGAACATCCATAAGTACATCACCCAACCAATTCGTTCCACGCCAATTTGAACGGTCAAGACGCAGCGGATCATGCTCCCCCAAACCGATTCCCCAGACAATATCGGTCGGCGAGGCTTCAACCAACGTGTAACCATAGGTCTCCATTAACTGTTGAAGCATGAGAGGATTTTGTGTGAACTTCGCCATGTTGCCACGATAGACACCCGGCTTGGCGACAGCATTCCAAACATTGATGTTAAAATTTGGAACTTTCCGGCCCAATAACTTTGCATCACGAGGATGATCGACAGCAAGAATTTCATCGGAGAGTGTACCACCGAAAAGTTGGTCTTTGTACCACATCATGTAATGCTCGGCGGTCTTGTAGTAAATGCCATTGACAGTGAACGGCGAGAAGGCCCATTGTGAGAACGGACCTCCATAGAAAAAATGGAATTGCTCTTGTGTTTGAGGTTTCATTATGGCTCGACGACGCAACTGATCGATGGTGAGTTGCTATCGTAATGAGGTTCAAGTACGTAACAATGTGTGTTCTTTGAAGGTTGAAATTCTGTGATTGTGTAATTTCGTACTGTGCCGGTCACCATAAAATGGTGACTGTTAGCAAGAGTCTCGGCACCCAAGAGAATTGCAAAAAAGAAAAGGAACGTACACAGAAATCTCATGCACTCATTGTAGCATCAGGCCGCTTTTTGTCCAGCGGCCTTTTCCAATGCTTTACGAATGAGCTTCAAGTGTTTGCGGTTTGCAGTGCGGCGCTTGGTCAACTTTTCAATTGGGTCCTTCATTTTCTCAGGAACGTCACGATAGTAGACATAGTGAACCGGGTAGCTTTCGCTCAGGCCCCACTTCTCATAGCCACGCCGAAGACCGCCTCCAGGTTGACGATAGTCTTCGAGCTTGTGAACCATGTAGATTTCATCCGGCTTGTGGTAGACGTATTCGACAACGTACCAAATTTCACGAGTGAGAGGTTCGTTACCGTGGATGCAGACGGCAGGCTCGTTTCGATACGGACGATACCAACGAGGTTTATCAGCATCCTCAGGATGAACCGGCTCCTTGAAGTGAACGCATCCACACTTTGCCTTGGTCTTAAAAGTGTGAAGCTGAAACCAGATATTATCGTACCAGTGCAGCGAAGTCACAGGCACTTCAGGACGTTGACGAGGATGGTATTCGGTCTTGCAAAGGATACCGTCATCATCGACGTACAAACCACCGCCGTAACGCCGCCAGCTTACTACACCATTGCCATGCGAGTCAACGTGGTGATCCATGCATTTGTAAATGGTGTGGCCGTTGGCTGTGCGAGGATCAATCTGACTGTGGATCTCGCTGTGTACGTCATTCCAAGGTCGGCCCACAGACTGATCCAGGAACCGATAGAGAGGACGCAAATTGTAATTGAGACTCTTGCAGTCCCAACCATATTCTTTACGACGAGCTATGGAAATCCGTTTCGGACCCCAATCAAAATCGTCGTCATAGTCAATGCGAGGATCGAGTTTCTTTCCAGTCTTGAGGGACTTTGAACGAGATCCTCCCCGCTCTTTTTCGTAAATGAGTTTTACGATGTCATCACGCATGTATTTAAAGCCTCCTAAGCTATAAATCTTGACATTGATGACCTCCTATGTGGGGTTGCCACGTTTTTATTTATAAGACCCCGGTGGGGAGAGCCTCGAACAGCAGAGGCTCCACGAATCACCAGGATTGGCCTTTACTGCGCCAGCATCGCTTCAAGTTGCCGTGCCCCATTCTCGGAGTACGGTTCTGAGGATTTGAGTACTTCGCCGGTCTCAGCGTCAATAATATCGACACGCTGATTCCAATGGGAGAGATTGATGGCGATAACCCATGCCTCATTGAAAGTCTTTGGTTCCGATTCGTGCAAGGAACCTATGTTGCGAAAACGAATACGGTACGTCATGAACAAACTCTATCACGATTCGGCGAGATTGTCAACAGATACATCTTGTTTGGCCCAAAGTGCTTCGATGGTTTCAGTGGATTCTGGGTTGATCGTCTCCAGATTCACCCAAAGACGGCCATGATTCTTGTACAGTGTTCCTTTGCATTTCGGACAAATAACAAGACGCTCCATTTCATCTTTGACGTTCGGAAAATGCTCCAGAATTCGATTCGAGAAAACTGTGTTGCTGATCCAAATTTTGCCACACACGACTTCATCGATTTTGCTGAAGCACTCGTACTTATTCATCATCAAATGCTGCGCCCGGTGTGACTGTGGAATCCAATCGAAGTTGGTTTGGTGACCGATATGCCAGCCGTCACAAAAGTTGCATTTGTACGTCTCAAAAAATTCGGTTGACTCCCGGCCCTCGGCAGCGTGGAGCTTCTTTTTCTTTTCGGTCATTGCGAGAGCATTACGGACAGCAGAGTCCTCACGAGGATACTTGAGTTTGCCTTCGCAACTCTTGCCTTCGCTACGCACCAATGCTCTGAGAAACAGGCTCATAATGACTTATAATAATTATACAGCACAAATCCGGTTGCGACAATACCGGCACATCCCGACACACTCTGAATCAAAAGGTTAGGAGTACAATCAATTACGATTGCAGAGGCCAACACAACCAAGAAACAAAGCAGCCATTTCGTGTCGTAGCTCATTTTAGAAATGACTTCCAATACCATTTTTACAACCTGGAGCATGAGCCATACAGTTGCCAATTTTAACACAACCAGATCCGACGCCACAAGCAGCTTCGCATTTGTCCATCGACTCTTTCATCATCCGGCCATATTCTTTGACTTGATCGGCAAATTCTTTAGGTAATCCAGCAGCGCTGTTCTCACACGCTTGACAAATTACAGAGTCGGCCTTAGCGTCGTTTTGACCGCAATTAACGCATTTTTTCATAAACCACCCTTAATGTCTTGGGTATATCCTTCTTTCAATTTCTCGTCGAGCACTTTGTTGTAGGCATGAAACGCTTCGGACCACACGACACTCCGTTTTTTGAAGCCATCTTTCAAAGTTCCGCCCCGTCTTCCGTACTGAAAAACAACGTCGTACAAAGTCGATGTTTTACTCTTAAGGATTTCGGCGATGTAAACCTTGTCACTGTTTTTGGCCGGGTTCGTATAGTACAGAACCGTTTTTCTTACAGTATTTGTGCTGACCTCAGTGATCGCTTGATCCGGCGCTTCACGAGCACAGACAGTCAGAACTCGCTCTCGGAATTCGTTGTATGACTCCGTTTTGACTTCAGACTTCTTTTTCTTCGCTGCCGCCATCTTCAGTCTTCCTTCTTCCAGTTTCATTCCAATCGCTGCTAGTGTGCGCCGATCCATGCATCAATTGTATCAGAATTTGTCCATGACACACATAGTCCTCTGGCGGCGAATCACCAAAGGTCCAAGGTTTTGATACACACCAACACCCTAACGTCTTTCCTTTAAGTTCACCCAATCTAGCCATCATGTCCGGGCGAGATAAAACATAGTCTCGATAACTCTCGATGGCTTCTTTCCTGGTCGCCACAAGATACTTAGCGGCACTCGCTCGAAGATGACTGAAAGGATTTCCCCAATAGCTACCTCGATCTATTCTAACATCACAGGTGTACCAAATGCTATCTTTTTTCTTTCGGATGTTGACTAGACGTGTAACCGGAGGCTCTTCTTCGTCAGACAAGGCGGCGAACAAATTCATCAGTTGCAAATTCCAGTGTCTCTCGTGCTTCGTTATAGGCTTCTTCTGCTCGCTTTACTTGTTCTTGTGCATTTTCGACATTGTACGGATTGGGTCGATGAAATCCCGGTCCCGGCTCGAAGTTGTCAGGATCACTGTTATACTCACGAACCCAAGCATCATACATTGCCTCCACGCCTGCCAATGTGATCTTGGCATCGATCATGGCTTGACGTGTTCGTGTTTCGCTGGTACGTGCAAGAAAGATTATTCTATTGGCTTTGTTTGCTGTCGTCATTGTAACTCATTAGGAAATCAAGATACCACCACATCCGTTTTACGTCGGGATTATCGCTTTTCAACGCAAGACGAAAGGCAGGATACTCTTTGCGGTACATGTTCAACAAATCGCTTTGAGTGGCGATGCAGTTGCGGACGTTTGCAATGCGGTCGGCCAATTTGAGAATGATTGCTTCGGGGTACTGTGCGATCTTTGGATACGTCTTAATGTTTCGTTCACGACGATTTTTCCCTGGTTCTGAAGTAACAGCACCAACGATCAATGCAACATAGCCAGGAAATTCGATGTCGATTTCGGCCTGGGAAACATTCGTGTCTTCGACAAGATCATGAAGCCACGCTGCCGCACGTAAGACTGAGGAAATGTGGTCAAATTCGATTAGAACGTTCTCTACGGCGTCAAGATGCACTGAATAGGGTTCGGTGTCATACTTTTGGTCACCGTGATTTTTAATGGCGAATGTGCGTGCTCGCTCGACAAGCTCCATGCCTTCACGGACTGCTTCACTATGAGGCGCTCGCTCTTTAATGCGTCGGTCAAGCTCTTCTTTGGTCATCACATTCGCCATTATATCACACCAATTACTGTTTGGCGAGACGCTTGCGACCGATCACGCCGAAGAACACCAGACCAGACCCCAACAAAAGCATCGAGGTAGGCTCAGGTGTCTGCGGCCCACCAATCGGCGTACCAGAGAGTCCCAAGAACTCCTGGTTGCTGGCAGAATCGCCCACCGGAGTGAAGATTTGAATCTGATTGTACGCATGAATGTTTGCGGCATTGCTTGCGCCCAGATTGTACTGAGTCTGCGCTGCACTCAATACTGCCGCCGATCCCGTAAAGGTCGGAGCAGACGGATCGAACAGGTCCCACAAAGCAAAGTTATAAGCTCCTGCGGCTGCACTCTGACCAGAACCAAGTCCGTTGAAAGTGTAGACGATGATTGCCGCCAATTCATAGTCCATTAGTTCCGGTGATTGCGTCCAACGAACGTTCGACAACGTAGGCAGCGTCGATACATCGTAAGTGAACGGGCCGCTTGGCATGTTGGTCGTATGCTCGAAATCGTCACAGATCAGATCGAAATTGGTGAAGGTCTGAGTCGGCGTGATGATCGTCGCCTGTGAGAAGCCGACGTACTCACCACCAGCGGTCTGACCGGGTAGCGCAGTGAAGTCGATGGTTACAGAGCTTGCAACGGCATTAGAAGCCAAGGCAAGAAAAATAGTTGCGAAAAACAGTTTGATAGTCTTCATTGAAAAGAGTGTCTCCACACTGGAAACCACTCTAGCATACCCCAAGAGATACATCAATTGGACTAAAGTACTAGGACTTGCAATTACAGAAACTATCTGCTTTCCAATCAACAAGTTGGAACAAATCTTCTAAGGTTCCGTCATTCAAAATTGTTTGATCGAACGTTGCACCCTCTAAGGCGACTTCGGTGTAATGATTCGGAATTCCGACCGGCGCAACACCAGGACGAGATACAAACCAAACTTCGCCACCAGCTTCACGAATTACACGCATTTCTTCGGGTGTACGAACATCAGATACAACTATCCATTCATTATTGTCAAGACGAGCAGCTAGTTTTTTGGTCCAGTAATCAGGATCTTGTGAACGACGATATTCTGTACCCCACCACTGTAACAGAACACGCATGGCTGAGTGTGTAGGTTTTTCCCAGACCATGCCTTTGAATGCTTTGATGACAGTGACGAATCCGGGAATGTGGGTAAACCACGATCCTAATGCATGATCAAAAAAGTCAGCTACTTCATTACGGATCGCATCGGCAACAGCAATTTTCTTGTAGCTGTAGCGGTCTCCTAAATAGTCGGCCACCACATCTTTTCCGCTTCCGCTTTTTCCGGCGAGACCGATTTTTCTTACCATTTTTTCAGAACCCATTCTATCAAAAATTTCCCTTATTTGTCAAGTTGTTAGACATTGTGCGTCCCGGCGTATTGATATTGAAAAGTGCGCCCATAATGCTCGTAGACCATTGCCAACATAATGGGTTTTCTGACGGTATTCATTGTGTGGATTCGGACACCTTCAGAGGGCCAGACATTGTTCTCTCGCATCCACAGGAGAACGTCATATCCGGTTCGTTCTTTGCAGTCGGATGTGTCTAGTTCTGTGCCATTTTCTTCAGCTTCAAAAAACTTGACGTAATGTTCGTCAGCCAGATCATGATCGAGCGAGGCAAATTCTACAGTGCCAGTCTGGAGAGCTAGTATGGCTTCATCGGCGGTACGCACCCATGTCCAGCTAATTCCACAGATGGGAAGTTTTCTTCTTGGATCATCGTCGAGCCAAAGATCGGTGATAGGCATTGTTTAATTCCCGTTTTTAATGATTTTGCTTTAAGGTCGTCCGTTGTCATTTGATTGAGCCTCAAATACTGACTTCAGCTTTGTTGGATCAAATGGTGGATACGTAATGATCGCCCGACTGATTTGCATTAAACCATTTCGATAATAACTTTTCCAAGTATCACTGGCTTCTTCACCTTGACCTTCCAGGCAAAATGTGACATCAGGAAATGACTTTGACATTTCGGCACAGTCTTCATCATGATCGTACCAAGTCATGGTGTCATCACTACTGAGTTGATCGCTGTCGGCTTCGTAATAAAACGGAGAACCTTGTCCATCCGTCACAATTTTACTGAGAAGATCATAAACCTTCCCGAAATCATCAATGAGACCTTGTTCGATAGTCAACCAAAATTTTGTGTAATATCCCATGAAAGTTTGGGACGCTCCGAAGAACGTCCCATTTCCTTTTTACTGAATTGTGTTGGTGATAGGAAGAATCGGAATGAAGAAGAAATTAGAATCAAAACGGAAAGCAATTCCAGTCATTGCCGAAAAACCAGCCGGGAAGGATGCTGTGATCGTGCCAGTCTTACCTTGAATAGCAGGAACGACTGCTGCGGTGAGTGTACGAGCGATCTGGCATCCGGCGCACAATGTCTCTGTAGTCTGTGCCAGTTGATTTCCGAACTGATCGTAGTAGGTCAATGTCAACGGTTCGGCATAGTTCAACGAATTGAGAAGAGCCAGACCAATTGCATTGCCGTTGGTTGTGTCATAAAAGAATGTCAAACTATCGGTATTGATAAGCTGTGCCGCAACACCAGCCGAATGCGGAACGTTTGTCGTATTGAAAATTTCAGTAACGCCAACTGGAAAACCAATCGTTGGAGTGACCAAAGCGGTTGCAATGATCGTCGAGGTTGCGGCTGAATCGGCGATAGTGATACTTGCATTTCCATGAGCATTGATGTCTTCGTAAATGGAAGATGCTTGGCGACCGTCAGCTAAGTGCAGCGCCAAAGGATTTCCAGATTGATCAGAGAAGTCAACACGAACCTGAGTGTTTGAAGAATTCTGATTTGTGAACTCTACGATTGTCTGCCAACCTACACCACTTGCAACGTGTGGGAGTGCCCGAACATTCGACGCTGGGTAGACGTAAGTGCGACCATCCACATTGGTGATGTAGAAAAAGATTGCTGATGTCAATCCCGACGAAGCATCCGTGACGTACATTGGAATACCAAGAGGTTGACCCGAGGTAGCCGGTAGAAGAGCAACGTTGACATTCAAATAGACTGATGTAGGGCCACCTGATCCAAGAACCAAACCTTGTGATCCGTTATAGGAACCATCAGCGTTGGTAATTGTAAAGCTGAACATCGCTGTATTGATGTTTCCGTTGACATCGACAGTCGGCGGCATGTTGACACTGACGACGTGATTGCCGACAACACCACTTGCCAGAGATACGACTACGGGCGTCGGAATTTGAACGATGCTAGGAGATGTGTACTTGTTCAGAGTAGCCGAAACACCACCATTTGGAGAGAGAGTGAATGGATACGTCTGTTGTGCGAATGCCGCTGCTGTAAACAGGGCGAGAATTGCTGTGAGTTTTGAGATGAGTTTCATAGTTGTTAATAGTTATACTGCTAGTAATGCGGCTCTACATATTGCTAAAGCCATCGTTTCTCCGACTGCCCACGCCTGCTTCCAGTTGTAGTTAGGATCTCCAAATCCTACATTTGAAAACGTGGCCCATTGATTGACGACCGTCGCATCTTTATCTGTGATGGTCTTGGTTGTCAAGGTTTTTCCAAATAGTACGTTTGCCAGTGCCATTGCTGCCGAAATGTCCGTGCTGAATTTTGATATGCTATCCGCAGAGCAGTAGCCCCCGTCATCCTCAGCGCACGCACGAGGATGCTCTTCAAACCAATGGACTCTGATCTCCTTTTGTTGTCCATTGCTCCAGCGTTCTGGATGTTGACCAAGGACGTATTCATTGATAAATGTATTCATGATGCGTCCCGCTGGAATGTTCATGATTTCTTTGTACGTAAGAGTGTGGTTGCTCATTGTTTGTGAAATAGTGCAATGGTCTCTTTCAGAGGTTCAATGAATTTCTCTCGATCTTCAACAAACACCTGACAAGAGAAGTCATCTTCCCCCGACATCAAAATTACAATTTGGTCGATCTTAATCCCGGTACGTTCTTCAAACATAAGAGAGTAGCCGGTCGCTTGCATAAAATAACCAGAGATCCAATCGACCTTCTTTGCCTTGGTCGATCCTTTAAAATCGATGATGGACAATTTCTTGATCCATTCAGCGATCACGTCACACCGGCCTGCAATACCAAGTTCATCAGAATACAATGGAACTTCTTGAGCTATGACGTTATCGACGTTGTTCAAGACACGTTTCATGCGATTGAACATGATCCGCACTTTGCTTTTGGGATCAGTCGGAAAAATCAATTCTTCATTATTGAGATACGACTCTAAAATTGCATGAAGCTCCGTTCCTCGATTGGAAGCGTGTTCTGAAATTTCTTTAGCCTGGATCTCGCCGACTTTTTCTTTCCACTTACCAATGTGTTCTTTGCTCAATACAGAAAGGACTGTGGTGATAGAAGGATAAACGTTTCCTGCCGGTGTAGTATAAAAACGTCCGTGGTCTGTAGTGTCTGCGGAAAGCTCAGGAAGAGGAGTTTGCAGTGGTAGATGAGTAAAAGTCTTATTCATCTTTCTGTATGGACATTTGTCCAAAACCCGGCAATTCCGCTTGGACGGCGGTAAAAAGAGCCTGAGTATTAAATCCATGTTTAGAATCAATAACTGAACGAATTTCGGTGTCAGTCAGAATGCCCAATTGATAGGCACGTAATACGGTTGCCATCTCCAGAACATTTTGGTTGCAACGCCTAAACAAAGCTCCGATGTCACTACAATAGATTCCTAATTCATCCAAATAGACAAGATACGCCGCCCCACCCAAAATAGAGTAGGGATCGATCATCGAAGCATATTTGAACAGATTGTCTAAAATTTCAACAATGCGAGGAACACCTTCAGAAAGTTTGGCAATACCGAGTAGTGGTGTATCTCGTGCTTCAAGTCTTCGTGTTGGCGGCATAATCCTAACATACCGCACAATCTCAAAACGTCAAGTTACGGTTTTACGACACGAACGTTTGACTTGATCTTGTTGACCAATGCAGCCATTCCACGAGCGCCAGACGGTTTTCCGTTTTGGAAGTCAAGAGCTTCTCCGACATTGAGATCGGCGGTTGCTGTGTTGACAAAACGGAAAAAGAAATACCATTGAGCGACACCAGTGATAGGATCGAATTCATGAGGAATCCGGCTATAACCTATCCAACGAGGAATGTAGATTCCAGAGGTTGTCATCTCGAAGGTTTCAGGCTTTATGCCGATATTAAACTCTCCAAGGGCATGTGCCAGCGAACGAGCTTGATTGTATGTTGCGATTGTTGTCATATGTTCCTCTATCTCTACAATTGATGTCTGAAATTATTTGTCACGAAAACGGGCCGCTCCTCTTCTTCAAGTGCGGCCTCTTTTTCGTCTCTAACGTCTAACCCACCAACCACTTTCATGCGTTGTCTCAACTTTTCAAATGTTACGTCAGACTGACCGTGAACACTTTCATAGTGTGATGCACAGTATGTGGTGTCGAACCAATCTCGACATGATGGGCAATAATATTCCATAATTTATGCTGGTTCCTCGGACGGGAGAAATTCTGATGTCTCACCGTGTTCAACCTTACGCTTTGCCATTATATATTCTTTGACAAAACCCGAACGAACGATGTCCTGCGGCATGAACTCGATAAACTCAAAAGACTCCATCAAATCAACGATCTTCATGAACTGAGGCAAACCAGTAGTATCGTACTTGTTACGGATCAAATCACACTGTTCTACGTCGCCGCACATGATCATACGGCAGTTTTGTCCCGGTCTGGTGACAAGGGTATCAAGCTCCTGGAAGGAATAATTTTGAACTTCGTCGGCGATCACAATACAATTTTCAAGCGTTGCGCCTCTCATGAAGGATGTCGAAAGCATTTCAAAAGCACCTTTTTGGACGGCAACTTGATAGGCATCACCCCGACCAAACAATGTGTTGACCATCGCAATGTAAGGAGCTTCGTAGACAGCCATCTTCTCTTGCTTGTTACCCGGCATGAAGCCCATGTCTCGGGAAGGCACAGACGACCTCACCATGTAAACCTTGCGATATGGCGAATTTGGATTCAGAACTTCTTTTAAAGCAAGATAGAGCGAGATGAATGTTTTTCCCGTTCCGGCGCAGCCGTACAAGAAAAGATTCAAATCCTCTGAATACGCATCGAATACGTCGGATTGCGTATCGGTCATCGGAGAAATCTTCTTCAATCTGAAACTCTGGTCTAGCGACTGGTTGTTGTGTTGGTCGCCGTTTGCCGTTCTTTTGCGCTTGGACATTCCTTGCGTTCTCCTAAAATTAATTTCTAACTGTGCTCATTACCTCCCTTGCGTCGGGGTAAATTTCTTATTCCCCCAGTTGCCTTTCGGGTGAGCACTCTTTACCTTCTTCAAGACATCATTCCATCCAGCATCGGGTTTTACTCGACCCATGCGAACGGGATCTCCGAAATTTGCCGCTGTGACCTCTTGTGTAATGCTCCCTAAGGAACCACATTCAGGACATGGATTGTGCAAAGGCTCTTCCATCTCACTCATCTTCAGAATCTTCTCGAATAGTGTCTCGCAATTGGAGCATCCGTATTCGTAAATTGGCATATAGTTTTATTGCTCTCCCTGAGTATCTAGGTAAGCAAGAAACGTCAGTCTGTTTGGATCTTGAGGATGGGCTAGAGGAACCGTGGCTTTGTCGGGTAACGTCCAATCAGAATAGATGCGCTGAAGAAGTTCGTCGTATGATGTTCCGGGCATCCAAAACAAACCTTCATCGGTTTGCATCGGAAAGGCACCCTGAAGACCTAACATTGCTGCTATGCCCTCAGCATCCGCTTTCTGCGAGAAGAGAAACGTTCCGGCGAAACTGAAACCTTCGGCCAGTTGATTGGTGGTTCTTGCCATCGCTACTATTTAGCGGTCTAGCGGTGTCTCTTACTCCTCAATGAAAACATACAACATTCCTTTATTATCCTTAACTTTCACCGACAACGACTTCAGGTCAAGTGCCGATTGATCCACATCATCAAGATACAATCTGATGAATTCACTTCTGCTTTTTGGAATTAGTACGTAACTTTCTTTAGGTACGAATCCAATTTGGTCAGGAAGTTTCCATTCATGAACCTTGCCGTCTTTCAAATTGATTTCTATGGTCGGAAAGCCGAATATGACATCACGCCCGGAATTGTTCTCCACCCAGACCTGAAAATCAAACCGTGTCCCGGCTCGCTTGGTGTTCTTGTAAAGTGGCCGACTCACCCGAAGATTTCTAATTTTGCCTTCGATGGTTCCTGATTCGTTAGATTTGTGGAACGCAGCATAAATCACCAAAACACCACCGACAAAAGCAGCAAACAATGGAAAGACCGTTATGAAGAACATGGACTCTCTCGCCACTCGGTCAGTATAATACCTGCCTCGTGCAACAAGATTTTTACTCGCTCAAAATCTGGTACATATTTTGGTGTGGTTTTTGCCCATTCGTCTTGTCGGTTGCCATCATAGATTACTTCGACGATTCCCACCTGAATAATGGCTCGGGCACAATCCATACATGGCAAACCAGTAAGGTACATTTTGCAACCTTGTAGTGGTGTTCCAACTCTGGCGGCGGCATAAATTGCGTTACGGTCTCCATGTTCAATCCAAAAGTACTTCTCGGGCCTCTCAAGACGTTCAGGAACATCGTCTTGAATGCCTCGTGGAAAGCTATTGAACCCCGTCGATCTAATGTTGTGATCTGATCCTGTGATTACACATCCGACCTGTGTATTAGGATCTTTACTACGACGAGAAATTGGTTCAAGCATCCCCATGAAGTAGCTGTCCCAATCTGGAATTGTACGACTCATGCCAACTATTTCAACACGAATTTGGGTTCTGTCAAGTTGTTCTAAATACAGACATGTCATACGCTAAAGAACTCGGTCAATTGCTTGCGGAAGAACTGCAAGAACTCGTCCTGTTGGATGAAATGAACCTGAACGAAATTCGGGATCTCAAAACTCTCAAAAGTCACATCAAGTCGGCTAGTTCAAAGTACGGCACGAAACATCCTAAGTATAAAGCATTGTTGAAGTTGCACGCCAAGAAGGAAGCCGCAGAGAGTCGTAAAGCAGAGCGTATGGCGCACATCAAAGAACGCCAGGAGCATCACGCCAGAAAGCACGAGTACAAACGTGTCAAAGGCTCGCCGAACACTTGGAAGCATGAATCCGGTCATACTCTAACTTTTGGTGATGATCGTAGCTGGAATCACGTAAAGGCAGGAAAGAAACGGGGTGTCGGCGGTAATGCAACTCCACTTCGTGATCTTCAACATCATCTCCGCAGTTTACACGAAGAAGTTGGACCGAACGGTGAAAGTCTTATGGAAATTCGTAGACTTTATAATTTGCGAAAGAACATCAACACCAGTTTGTTGAGTGCTGATCCAATTGTGAAGCAAAAGGCAGTTCGGGATTTGGCACTTGAACGTCGCAAAAAAAACATCGAATTTGGTAGACTTAGAAATGAGGACGAAGAAATGAACGAAGCCCATTCTACCTTAACCGATGCAAAAGATGTAAAGCCAGAAGAACGTCATCCGTGGCACGACGAAGCTACAAAAGCTGGTCTGGAACATAAGAGTACATGGAAGAAAGGCGCAACGACTGTCCATACATATCAACCAGATCATCATTGGAAATCAGGTGTCCAGTTAGTGACGACTACACACAAGGGCCGTCCTGATAAACACTCATGGCGTGGTGGTGCATTTCATGATGGCGGTACAGATTTGAAATCGATGCACTCGCACATTACCAAAGGCGTCCAACATCACGATTCACTCATGGCTCACCACAAAGCTGGCCCGTTCGCACCAGACGCAAAGCAATACTAATTTGTGCTATGCTTACCTTCGAGGCGTTTAATAAAATGGGGTACACAGCATACGAATTGACTGATGCGAGCCGACGTGAATTGTTGCATCACTATCAGCCAAAAAATCCTGAAGTGATTTGTCACCATGTCACGTATAAGTTCCCGGCCAGCAGCAGCGATCCCTTGCCGCCTGCTGTAAAGGAAGCTCATGTTGTCGGCTATGCATCCCAAGATGGCCTGGAAGCTCTCGTCGTCGAAATCAACGGGAGCACCAAGCGTCCAGATGGAAAGCTCTATCACATCACATTGTCTTTAGATCGTGGAAAGAAAATGAAGCCGGTTCACTCGAATGATCTGATCGGTAAAGGCTATACCCATGAGATCCCCTTCGCCATTCATCTGGAACCGAAGTTTCTGTCTTAAGGTTTGACTCCGAACAAAGCGAAACAATACCCAACTTGTCCAGAAAGATTGCAAGAAATGTAGGTATCTTTACGGAAAATGGCGGCAGCGAAGCGATGATTGCCATCTTCAATTTTACAATTTGAACTTGTGATCTTCAGTGAAATTGCATCCGACCATCCGAATTTCACAAGGTAAGCAATTCGACAGATGCGGTCGTCAAATTTTTCTCCGTAACAATTTGACGAAATGAAACGTTCACGACGGATTGCTTCACTTATAACCTGCATCGAGAGTCTTTGGTTAGAATCCAATTCGACATCATACCAAGGCGATGGTGACTCGAACGGATTGTAAAATTCAATCAACCGAGAGACCGGGATTTGCGTCATGTTTTCATTACGATTTCAATCCAGGCGTCTTTGAGATCCCGACGAATCTCATCATCCATCTCATCCCAGACATTACCCAGACCGCTGCGGCCCTGTAAGTCGTCGATGAGTTTATCCACGATCTTCTCTGCTTCTTTTTCAGAAATGTTCGTAGCGATCATGATGTTTCTCCCTAGTACGAATTCACGAATCGAATGATCTTGATGTCTTCCGGCAGCTTGCGAAGATCGATCTCAAAGCCGTCTTGCATGTCTACTTTATATTCCCGCACTGCTGGATGACCGTCTTGTAAGTCCACAATGACGCCCTTTTCATCAGGAACATCACCCCGAAAAAATTCATGGACAGCGGCAGGCGGATTAACGTTTGCATCAATACATGCCTTCCAAATTGTAAGCATCTGGTTGAACTTTTCGTCTGGAGGTTTGATTCCCTGGACGTAACTATGCATCGACATCGTTTTGTAGCTCTCTTTCTCGGGCATCACATTTGCAATGGATGCACTTGCCGGTTAACCCACAATAGCACCAAACTTCAAGGTTGTGCTCATAAAGCAATTTTTTATCCCCTTTGAACTCAGTCTCGTCGAATGGGATTTCAAATTTTGGTTCTTCGAGTTTTCGATGTGGAAGAAAAACATCAAATTTCTCGTCATCGACTGGATGTTTGATAGTCTCAGTGGAAAAGATTCCCCACTTCTCTCGCCAGTGATAGAATTGTTGTTTCTCGGCGTTCCAACGAGCCACAGACGCATTCCGGCAATGTCCGACGTAATAAGCACCGTCTTCAAGCTCTTCCTTCGTCAGAAAGCGTTTGCCAGTTTCTTCGTCGTGGGTCAGTCTGTTTATCATGATGCCGCTTTCATTACCTGCGGAACCTCAGTTGGAACAGCTTTTCTCTTCGGTCGAGCCTTGAGACGCTTTTGGATGTTCTGATTGACACGATCCAAAAGTTCAAAATCAGATGCTTCTTCAGTTATCACTTCTTTGACTACTTCCGTGACCACTTCTTTTTGAATGACCTTTTCAGTGACCAGGATCTTGGGGACGATGTTGAATGTGCCCTCACCAAGACGCTTTAGAAGCGCATGGTCGTTTGACTTGAAATCTTGTTTTGATCGGTCCACACGGAAACACAATGTGGATCGACGGTCGGCGCTATTAAACACTACTTTCGTGCGACCACCATAGGGATTGTATGTGATTCTACACGTCCAGCCTGCTTTTGCAAGATCTTCGGCTAGATAATGCAATCCACCAAAATTGAGTACGATCTGGCTATTGTGAACCATCTCATACAATGCTATTGAATTGTACCATCGTGTGTGTTGTTCTGCCTTGCTAGACATAGGTTCTGGGAATTCACTTTCGTCATTGTCGTTCAGTACGACTTTGTACGGAAATTTCACTGGTTTCACAAAATACATTCTGCGGCGGCTCACTTTTCCCTGGTATTCATAATCTTCTTTGGAGTATTCCGGCGTGGGAATCATTTCATAACCCCAATTGTCTTCGGGATCTTCAATGTGATGTTGCACGCCGGTTGAATGAAATTACTCAGGTGCTAGAACGTCGCTGTAGTCTTCGGAAAGCGCCTTGATCTCTGCGTTCTTTCCGTCGAGTACCTTCTGTGCGGCGTCACGAGCGACTACCAGTTCCTTGAGCTTGTTACGGAACTCTTTGATGCGAGCTTCGGCCATTTCACCGAGAAGCGCCTTTTCTATTGCAGAAGCAGTTTTTGCCGGTTTGCCCTGAATCTGGGGACCGCTGTTTTCGTCAGCCATAGGTTTGTTGAACCCTCCAAAGAAAGAATACCACTAGGCCGGAACTAAAGTCAAAGAAAATTCGTTACCGACTTGCATTCCTTCACCAAGCATGACTAACGTGATGAAGCCGCCGACTTCTTCTTCACCGCCTGTCGCTTCAAAACACAACTGACCAGCAACATTGATGGCTCGATACCAGCATCCACCATTTTGATCGTGATAATCCACTTTCAAATTGTCTTCTGGTCGAACACACGGCTTTACCAGGATGATCATGATGCCTTCTTTTTTGGGACGTACAAATCTTTGGTTCGGTCGGTAAAGAGAATGCCGTCCAGGTGATCTTTCTCGTGTTGGAAGACTCGGGCAATGAAACCGCTCAAGGCCATGCCTTTGCGGTGGCCGTAGGCGTCATAGAACACCACGCCAAGCTCTTTGTGTCGCTTCACCTTCCCTAAGAGGCCGGGAATGCTCAGACAGCCTTCTATCTCTTCCTCGGTGCCATTGGTTTCGATTAGGACGTGAGGATTGATGATAACCATCGATTCACGAGTGTCATGTTCGATTCCATGTTGGGTACGCATGACGAAGATGTTCAAGCCAACACCAACTTGTGGACCAGCCAAACCGACGCCTCTGGGATCTCCATTTTCATTTGGTGCCAGCATGGTTTCAATCATCTGGTCGGCAAGAGCTTGTATTGCTTCACCGAATGAAGTGACATCAGCAGCTTTCTTTTTCAGGAAAGTGAAGTCTGCTGGGTTTTGCGCTTTGAGAATGTCGAGGATCATGACGCTTTCTTTTTTGGTGGGCGTGCTTTTGCGTATTCATGAATGCCGATACAAACGTCTTCATAGGCATCGGGAGTAACGATCTGGTCAGGATCTTCATCCCAAGCCTTGATTATGTCGTCGGCAAGCGGAGCATACCCAGCATACGGATTTGGCTTCACTCGCTTCGATGTTGCATTGACAGGATCTTTGGTAGCCGGAAGAAACCCTCCGTCTTCGGAAATGGTCTCCAAAGCCGACATGACCAATATTTTGAGTGTCATTTTGGGTCCTCATCGACGGCGTTTAAAGTCAACACTGGAGCTTCGGTGAGACCAGACTGACGACGGTCGGCAGCGAAGGCTTCAATGGTGGCCTTGGCGTCGGTCACGACTTCTTCCATCGTTTCGACAAAGCACTCGGCCATGTACGGCATGTTTGCACCGATCTCCCGCACAGCTTTGTCAATTTCGCTTTGAAGAGTATTCAGGTCGGCCTTGGAAGCCTTGCCACCCGGTGCAATCATTACAGCGAGACGCTTCTGTGCATCTGCCAGAGTCTTGGCGACTTCCTTGGCCTTGGCTTCAAACTCGTTTCGGACGGTGCCAACTTCATCACGAAATGGTGGCGAAGGAATTTGTTGGCCGTTTTGCCGTTCAATAGTGCAAGGTGCGCCGCCGCCGCTGTTCAATGACGTAATGAATTCTGCGAACTGGTTTTCTGTCAGACGAACACGAATCAATTGCTTGCGATCATGGTAACGATCCGAATTAATCGAGCGATGCAGTTCCGATTCCGAGATTGTGATGATGATATAACGACCATGCTGAAGTTTGGAACCGTACATTGTTGCGCCGGGGTTTGAACTCACTCGGCTGGCACTGATCTGGGCGTAACTTGGATGTGTCTCGATGGTGTCTTCGTTCATAATTCCTCAAAAATATCCCTGCAAAATTGTGGTAAAGGAACGTCTTCAAATTCGTCGGCGTTCAGAAATAGTGTCACACCGTTATCGAATTCGATTTCATATCGACCGTATTCCATTGCTGGTGTCATCCGAATCCGGCCTAGCTCTTTTTCTCGGCGAACACGATCTCCTACTCTCAGCATTTTACGTCCTTTTTGCGAATGAACTCGGCGACCACATCAAAAATATGCGAATCAAATCTATGAGCGGCAGGACACAACGCAAATGATTCGGCTTCCCCAATGGCACCAATTTTATGGCGATAGATGGCCACTCGACCGACATACTCTTCAACGTCATCTCGGTGAATCTGCATCGAGTGGTAGTCGGCGGTTGTTCCGATGTAACGAAGGTCTTTGCAGAGATCGTTAGCGTACCGGGAGCCGTATTGACACTGCATTCCCAGGCGTTTTCGGCAGACATCGCCTAGCTCGACGTAATCTCCAGGCATTGAACCGTTCAAAAAGGAATCGCTCATGAACCCATTCTAGCAGGCTCATGAGCGATTGTCAACAGGTAGATGTACCTTTATTCGCTTTCGTAGGTTCCACCCGCCATTGCCGTTTCCAATGCCATGATGGTTTTTCTTGCTAAATCGAAGTCCATGCTCAGTTCCGGGCCACAGCCTCCTGAAATTGCAAGATACTTAAGACGAACCTTACCATTAAATGCCGGTTCCGCCCGAACACCCATGATCAGTTCATTCAAATTCATTGTGCCTTTTAGGGAATCGTTCATGGACCAAATACTAACAGATCCATGAACGATTGTAAAGAGGATTTTACTGGCCCCAGATTTGGGACTTTTTCAGACCGTGGAAACCGTGGTCCGACTCGCCGATTGCACTCAAACCCTTCATGATGTCTTCTGCATCCTTGTAGGTCTGCTTCGCCTTGTTGATTTGCATCTTTACTTGTGGCTGGACGATGACTGCTTCCAGTGCGGTCGTGATGTCGGCTGCGCCAATCGTCTTGTGCTTCGCCAGTGCTGCCTTCAGGAATGTGTAGTCGGTTTTCTTGGCTTCACGATCACGAAGTTTCTTGGACAAAGACTTTTCTAGAGTGGCGATGATTTTTTCGTCTCGGGTTACAAGCTCATGCATGAACTTGAAGTGAATTTCGTCGGTGACCTTTCCAATGACATCACCAGGAGCGTGATTCATCATATCGGCCCACTTCAGATAATCGGCTTCGGTGACGGATTCATCGACCGGGAGACCACGAGTCAGGAACATCTTGAACAACTTGACCCGCTCTTCCTGCGTCAACTGACCGACCACATCGACGTACTTGAACCGACGCAGAACAGCTTCAGGAATTTGCTTCGGAACGTTCGTCATGCCGACCAAGAACACACCTTCGTAGTCCACAACGCCGTCCATCATTTCCTGAAGAACACCAGTCATGCGACCGCCATCATAGGCAGCATGAACACCTTCGCCGTAATTGAAGAGACGATCAAACTCGTCCATCAAAATTGCAACCGGCTTGGTGTACCGAGAACCCTTGCGGAGATCCTTGGCACAATCATAGACACGCTTGACGTTCTTGACCGATTCGTGCATGTAAGCAGTCAACATGTCTGCAACAGCAACGTTGAAGCCGATGATACGTTTGTCACCACCGATAGCACGAGCTATTTCCGTCTTACCGCAACCATAAGGCCCAATGAACAGCAAATTGCTCTTCACATTTCCACGAGGAGCCGAAAGACGCATCAAGTGAGGATGAGAAGCAACCTTGATTACTTCATCGACGTGCTGCTTGGCCTTGATGAAGCTGGCACCAATCACATCGTCATACGTGATGCGAGGAGCAGGTTCACGCTCGGAACTAATCGAACCAAGATTGCCCGACTTGCCGACGTAGAATTCATTGTCGTCAGCAATATTGCGCTTGAGATGCTTCTGAGCTTCTGTACGCTGAATGTCATCCATCGCTTCTTTCAGTTCGATGGCCTTTCTTACACGGTCGATAGCGAAATCTTCCGTGGTCTGTTCGTGGTGATCCATCTGAGATAGAAGATCAATGGTCTCTTTCAACTGGACAAACAATTTGGTACGTGCTGCTGCCAAATCTGCATCCATTTTGGTGCGAGGAGCAATGTCTTCAGCAGACGGTCTGATCGACAGAAAGTTGATACGATTGTACTGCTTGGTCAACGCAGCCGGATCGTCGATGATGCGCCGCTTCTCTTCGTGTTCGAGATTGGCCTTCATGACCAGAGCGTGCAGAGCAGTTGCAATCTGTGTGTATTCAGTCTGGAATGCCTTTACAACACTGAGAATGGTCGTGGTCAGTTCGCCAGGATTATTGACGTACTTCCAGTAGATCGGATTGGAAATTGAAGTCAACGTACCGGCCCAGTCTTCAATTTCACCCTGGTCAAGAATTTTGGTCGTCTTGGTCTTACCGGACAACTTTCCACGCTTCAAAATCGGGGTGACCTTTTCGTAAAAACGAGGAAGATTCTCACCGATGTCAATGAGCAACTGAGTCAGAACACAGTTTTCATCGATCAGAGCAGTTGCAGGACCAGTCGTCTCACGTTGCGGCGGTTTGGTTCCAAAGAAGGACATGAGCAACTGATCTTCGACGTTATCGTTATCAGGGGCCGCACTTCCGCCCAAGAACTTACGACGGAGCTTCTTGTATTCACCACGAGTGCCGACGTAGATAGAAGCTAACAACTTCTCGAAACCAAGTACAGTCTGTTGAAATTCCGCAGAGCAGGTACGAATCAATTCAGATCCGCTGTCTTCTGCCAGAACGATGTCTGACAGTTCACTGGTCTTGTGTTGAAGCGCCGGAAGCAGAAGATCACTATACATCTGGATCATCTGCAATCTTGCACTGCTGTTCGACATGAAGTTGATCAGACTGCCGCCGACGTTATCAATGAACCGGAAAATCGAGAGGTCTTCGACGCCTGCTTTGCTGGTCGGATCAAACCTATCGTAAAACGGATCGAGTTGCTTCTTTGCGGTTCTGACTAACTTTGAAATTTTCTCTTCATGCTTATTGACAGCATTCTGAAGAGCTTCCAATTCCTTCCTAAGGCTTCCGTATTTCGCCAAGACAGTGGCACTGTGTGTATGAAGCAGCTTACTCGCTTCGCCGGTTAAGACGGTTTCGAGAGCGCTATTATGATTGGTTGATCCGTTCGTCATTAGTTTTGATGTTAACCTCTCTATGAGTTCTTGTCAAGTATTTTGAAAAAACGTTCCCACATTTCCATCGGCAAATATTCTTTAATAACTTTCTGCCAATCCTTCGGGCCGATGAGACCTTTGACGACACTGGAACTGATGTCGGCGAATTCACGATCTGCCATGAAAAATACTGTACGAATACGAGGATTAATTCCTTTGTTGATTTGAGCAATCGAAAGCTCGTACTCAAAATCGGCTGCATTACGGAGACCTCTGATTACATACCGGGCACCAATACTCTCGGCATAATCCATGAGGTACAAATTCTCGAAAGAGGAGACCTTCATTCTGTTGTGCTGATTTGCTACATCACGCAACATAGCGAGGCGATCTTCCAACGTGAACATCGTCTTCTTACCTGGGTTCACACCGATTGCAAGTGTGATCCGGTCGAAGAGTGGCTTCGCCTGCATCAGTACATGCTCATGACCTTTTGTAAATGGATCGAACGTCCCGGCGTAAACTGCGTGTTGAGAGTCCGTTCTATCTTCTATCATTTCTGTTCTTTTTTACGACCCAGCTTAGAACACCATAATACACGAATATGGTAGCAAAACACAAGAAAACTCCAACAATAATTCGTATCAAAATTTTGAATTATCAATCACAAATTTAAGACCTTTATTAGATACGATCCGCCGCAATTCAGCGAGTGTATCAGCACCCCAGGACATGTAGAAATACCGATGACTGTAGCGCATTCTCCACTCTGGGCGCTCTTTAGCACATACTTTCAGTACTTCTTCTTCACTTACCATGCGGTAGGCTTTCTTGGTAACCGTGGGCTGAAATTTCAATGAATTCGATTCCGTCCTGTAATTCATTTATTGTAGCAGCACCACCGTAAGAAAATCCACTACGAATTCCATCGAGTAAATTTTCGACGACACGATGAACACTACCTTTGTAGGGAACAAGAGCTTCCTCGCCTTCGACGTTTCGTGTCTTTTCTCCACGTAGAGCTTTATCACCGAACGACGCCGAACCACGATAGACCTTGAACATGATGTCTTTACTCTTTACGATTCTACCAGGGGCTTCATCGGTTCCGGCAAGAAGACTGCCAAGCATCACAGCACTTGCGCCTGCGGCCAGCGACTTTACGATGTCACCAGATTCTTTGATGCCGCCGTCACCAATGATGTTAATTTCAGGAAATACTTGGTGAATGTCCATGATTGACTGAAGTGTCGGCACACCAAATCCCGTTTTGATTCTAGTCGTACAAAGCGAGCCGCCGCCAATAGAAGTCTTGAACGCAATCGTCGGTAAATGTTTTGCTACATGATTCGACCGGAGAAGATCACGAACCGCAGCAGCCGTACTTACCTGTCCAATGATGATCGGATAGTCTTTGTAAATTCCAAAATATTTGTCGAGCAGTTCAATGACCCGCTGATGATGAGCATGTGCAATGTCTAAGCATACAATATCAGCATGATGTCGGCAAGCATCCATACGGTCACGCCAATCTTCACCAACGCCTATGGAAAACCCAACTCGTACAGCAGGTGGTTCAAGAGGACGTACAATTCCAGCACTTCCACGAACATGTCTGACCATTGCTGCTTGTTCATCTACAGAGCACATGCGATGAATAATTCCAAGACCACCGATTTGTGCCAAAGCAATAGCCATATCTGCTTCACACACGGAAGACATGTTGGCGGCGATGATTGGAATTTTTAACGGTACACTAGCGACAGTCGTAGAGAGATCGGCATCGCTCCTGGTGTTCATGTGACTAAGACGTGGCACGAGCATCACGTCGTCGAACGAAAATGCTTTTTTCAGACGCATTAAATAGATCCGAGTTTTTTGAATTCTGCAATGCCCAATGGAGTCAATGAATATGAAATTTGAACCAAACCTGCATCGATAAGAGTTTCAAGAATGGCGATTCGCTTCGGTTCATTGGGGCCTGGATCATATGATGTATGCTTCCCGACTTCATCGATCATTTGCATCTGAACGAAAGTGAGTTGCGTCACCGGCTGATGTTCTTCCAGAAATGACATTTCTACTGTGCGAGGAGTCGGGCCTTGTGTTGGGTCGGTCGCCTGCATTGCAACTTGGATGCCTTCTTCAAGCACCACGGTAAATGTGCCTTTGACTCGATCTACAGTGATCCATCCACAACGAATCAGACGATCAACAAGATCACGATGTCCTTCGCCGTGGAAGAAATTTTGGAGTGGTGCGAAGTACGGTAAAAATGCATCATCCATTGCTTCTCGGTCGGTGAATGTTACGCCTTTCAGAGGGAGGACTGCATTGAGAGTAATTTGCTTGTTCGATAATTTAGGGATTGACACGCCTACAATCATACCGCAAATTGCAGGCGTGTCAACTTCCCAATCATGCTTCTGCGCCTTCCGTAACTTCGTCAGCGCCACCTTCGGCTTCTGCCGTTTCCATGTCCAGTTCGCCCTTGTCCAACTGATCAGACTCGTGCTGGAGGAACAGGAACGACTTCAGTTTGAAGGCTTCGCATTCGTCGTAGCGTTCAACACGGACCACGACACCTTCTGCCGGAACTTCCATGTTGTTGTGTTGGCACATCTGGTCATAGACAAACGCCTTTTCAAGCGCCTTGACAAAACCTTCCTGCCATTCGTCGAGCGTCATGTTGCGATTACCGATTGAATAGCCTTCGTTGTCGAACGCTTCAACTCGATCCATCGGAAAGAATCCATCCGCACGGCCATAGTATAGTTCCTTGACCATTTCGAGACCGTACTTGCGGCAGAATTCCTTCATTTGCGGCCACGCCAGTTCTACGACCTTACCATCGTAGTTCGTTGACGTGACACGATACACCAAGAAGCGATGCGTACCCGGCTGGCAACCATAATGGTAAACACCAGTCTTACCCTTTTGGATCGCACCACCATCCGGCGTAAAGCCGACAATTTCGCCGTAAATCGTGAAGCCCTTCGGAATGAATTCCTGGACTTCCTTTGCGACCGTGCCCCAGATGTCGGTCGAGTAAAAATGAACGGCATCCTTCTTTGCTTCGCCATCCACACCCTTCACAACACGGCGAGACGCCCAGGTGAAACCGAATTCGTATTCCTGGATCTTCGTGCCCAGCCACTTCAGCGCACGCTCATACCACGCCAGATCACGCTTTACCAGGATGTTCGAGAAGATGGCCGACGTACCATGCCACTTCTCAGACACCGAGATTAACGTGTCCGGTTCGATACGATGAGCATTACGACGAAGCTGCGCCGTATCGATATGGAAACGGAACTGACCGTCTACCAGCTTGTCTTCGACACGAGCCTTACGGCCACGAGGCGCACAAGGATTCGACACCCGGTTACGGCGAGGAATGTACTTGTGGCAGATTTCGTGTTCGTTCACAAAATCGAATTCAGCACCAACTGGAAATTCCGACAGCGGCAGGCCCAGATACTTGAGTGAGTCCAGCGGAATCCAGAAGCCTTCCGACTTGTGACCACGGAACTTCACGACACGGACACGACCATGCTGCTCGAAAAATCCCTTCTTTTCGGGATCGGTGTTGCCAAACTCGGCCTTGCGATAGAGGTTGTTCTGACCCAGGAATTCTGCTGACAGCGCAGTCTCCGCAGGGAAATACAGACCTACCGAACCAGCTTCGACATCCTTGCTGACGATAACCTGCATACCAAAAATCAACGCAGCTTTCACGTTGTCGCACGCCTGACGGCCACCATCACCCTTTTCCAATGCAACAAACTTCGAGAGCGTTACGACAGTTGCCCCATAGTTTGTGTGCTTCAAAGTTTCAAAATTCATTTTTTAATCCTCCATCTTTTCTTCACGACAAGTGACGGTTAGTTCCGGCCAAGTCAATTCTTCGTTTTCTTTCCAATCTCTCAATAATTCCGTGTAAAACATCAGATCCCAACATCGGCGACAAGTTGAGGGCATACGGACGGACAAAACACAATCACACCGTTCCTCTCTCAACTGAACAATTTTTTCGACGACCTCTTGTTGGGTCATAGTAGATATTCAGCGACACTTTCCTCGAATTGAAGTTTCCCTCGATTGGAACTTGTCGGCTTGATCGCTCGACCCCAACCATCACAAACAAAACTCACCGAGTGAATAGCGATAACCTGCCGCCACATTTTCTTAGCCTTGAGTTCTTTCTTGGAGTTCTCTACAGCCTCGTCGTAGCTCATTGCCTGAACGATGATCTTACTATCCGAAGGACTGCAATCCTTGGTCATCGATGGCCAGTATGTAAACTTTACAATAAAGCTGACTGGCTCCGGTGGGCGCACTTCCTTCGGCCCTTCTCCACTCGATTTGAAACCACCATTCTGTTGAATCGTCATTGTTCTTAGCCTATCCCACCTTCTTCGGTTTGTCAATAGAAGATGTGTCTTTATTTTCCTTGATGATCATTCGATAACCACATCCCTGAGGACATGATGCCGATGCAAATCCCATCCGATCCAAAATATCAAAGGGAACCGGCGACTCTACGACAGCAACGTGGCCGCACGACAATATTACTGAAAGTTCGATCATGTTCCCATTCCTTTACTGGAAAAAGATTGCCACTTCTTCACACATCTCATCATCAACATACATCTGGTCCATCTTGGCAGGGCCGAGACCGTAAATGATGTAAATGGGAGTGTCACCAGGAAGATGACTATTCTCCTGCAAAAATTTCTCTAGATCAGCTTTAGTTATAGGTGATAACATTTACTTTCCTGCTTTCTTTGCTGCAATTGCTTCCTGCTTCGCTTCTTTCTTCTGAGCGATCAAGTTGCAAGCCGTCGCTACTGCGTTGATGAATGCCAGAATTGCTAAAGCACCCAAAGCCAAAGCGTGTTCATTACTGAACGTCAACGTACCTTCCAGCAGCAGCACAAAGCCGACGCTCTTGACCGGCGACGAAAACGCAGCAACACCCCACTTGAAAACTGTCAGCGCTGAGTAGACCAGACCGCCCAACACCAGAACCCATAGAGCCGGATGAACCTGAACACCATAATGCGCCGGCAAACCGCAACCGGAACGAAACTGCCGATGAGGACCCCCAAAACCGTAGCGAACATGTTGTGACGGGCAAACGCATTGGTGATCTGATCGACAACACCAAGCTGATTCACCGGAACAAACACACGAGGCTTGGAAACTTTCGGAGCAAAAGGCGAGCGAGCCGTCAGTGCATTCTTCTTGGCTGTTGTTACCGGCTTGGCCTTTTTGTCCCGGTTCATCACCAAGGTCGTTTTCGCCCTGGAAACCGTCTTCTTTACCGCAGTCTTTTTGGTCGTCTTGGTCGTTGTGCTCATGAATCAAGAATACCAAACAACTGGGTTGATGTCAATAGATGTATCTAATTTTTTTCAACTTTTTTTGAGGCTGGTTTGTGACCTTTTTCCGGCTTTCCACAATGAGCGCAGCCGGGTCCTCTATACGTGGGATGTAGAATAAATTCATGGTGCGAAGGATGGTACTTGTGCTCGGCGCAAATCTCGCAAAGTCCAAGCGTCGTGGGTTTGAAATCGTGCGGATCAAAAGTCATGACACATCGTACCACAGGTTTTCAATCTGTCATTCTTCGTTAGTCTTTTCGGACCCACCAACCAATAACAGTCAATGTAGCCAATACGAAAACGGTCGCCTCAAAAGGATGAATCGAGGCAAACGCCCAAAATTCATAAGATAGTGCGGCCCAAGTCGGGTAGTGTTCAGGATTCATTTCCACTCCAATGTGATTTTTTATTTTCCGGCCTGATTTCTTACGAAGTCAGCGGCATCGTACAAACCGTTGAAATTCGCAATCTTCACAATGGCCCGAAGATCATGTGGACCAAGATTGTCGAGATCATATTCCTGATCGGCGACGAGAACCTTCAGTTTTTCAAGTTGATCGGCGGTGCTGGCTTGCGACTGTGGCATTAGGATTCCTTTACGTAATGGACGAGTTCGTTTTCCGCCATGAGGATCAGCGTGTCGATCATTGGACGCACACCTTCATCCTGTAATGAGTGACCGGCCATCGCATTGTGCTTTTCGATTGGAGGATTAAAATTTCCACAAGCTGCCTCGAACCAAAGTTTGCGAGCCTCGATGAGTAACTCTTTTGCCTTGACCATCTTTTCGTATTGGTTCATTTCCATTCATCTACCGGCGTATTTCGTAAGAACTTGGCCGATTCCTTGATTTGGTTGGCGAGATCAATAAGTGCGTCAGCTTGATATTCCAAAGCAAACGCTGGCACATTGAAAGGCTCCTGACTTCCGGGCACGCCTTCATCCGACATACGCTGTTGCTCGACGACACGATTCTTGTGAGCCAGTTTCAACTTACGAACATGGATCGCAAAATCTCGTGTCATAAAATGAATCCGGGACACATCGTCCTGAATTTGCTTTATCGTCTTTGGAACCATGAACCAATCGTATCAGAGTTGGTCGTAAATGTCAATAGATGTATCTTCACTTTTTGGACGTATTCGTGAAGATTCGTTGATGATTCGTTTGACGTTGATTCTGATGGTCTTACGAACCTCTAGCCGGGAATAATTGAACTGTTTGTCGTTGATAACTGTGGTGCCGACAAACCAATATTTGTAGATTCCTCGGGCCAGAACGGGTTCGGCGAGTTCCCATCTGCCAAGAATCCATCCATTTGATTTTCCATTGCTGATCCGAAGTGCCCAGACAGGCCGGTCAATGTCGGTTGCTTCACAATACATCGTCTGAATTTCAAACGGTGTAGTCCGAAGCCGGGTGAGACCAAAACGTTCCTCCATACGACGGGCTGCATGTGCCGTAATAAAGAGGCAAGCATTTCCATCCCATTCCGGTTCCGCCAACGGTCTGCGTTCTCTTGGTTGTGGTTTTCCTGGTAGCGGTCTTTCGCTCATGGGCAGAATACTATCACAGACTCGGTAATATTTCCAAGAGAAAAGTTGACCTACTTGACATTCCTGAAAAATTCGCTACAATCTCCAGTGAAGCGAAAGAAATTCTCCAGAAACTTTAAGTTCTTCAGAATCTTTCTGCGGAAAATTTTATTCTGCGGAGACCAATGATCCGGCTTCACGAAGAACATTTTCATCGGTCACAGGAACCAATTCTTCTTTGTTTCCAATTTCTATGGGACTGGAAGTATTGAATCCCATGTTACCAGATTCTTCGGCAGATGGTTCAGGAATTTCATCTTCAGCCAGTTCGACCCATTCCCCAGTGTCATTCAATTTTTCGACATTGATCCATACATCTTCAGGTACTCGTTCGGTCGTGGCAAACCATTGAGAGGTTTTTGCGCCAACCTGAAGTGCAAAATCGTAGATGCCTTTCATGGCTTCTTTACTGATGCCGCAGGTGTCTTTCATGTCGTGCCAAGTAAGCGGAGCAAGCTCTCCAGGCACCAAAATACGAAATACACCGCCATCAAATTCTTTCAAAAGCTGCTGACTCATCATGATCAATTGGCCGTCAGGCAGTTTACCAACACGAAAACGAGTGCGCTCCCAAACAGGATTGCTCGAAAAAGTGACGGTCGGAACTTCATTTTCATTTTTTGGTTCGGTACGATCTGGTTCGATTGCACCTTGATGAAGGATCTTGCGGAAAATGTTGCCGGTGGTATAGTGGTAGAGAACTTCTGGTGTCTTCATGCATCCATTTAGACAGCGTTTTATGAGACAATTTCAATTAGGAAGGCGTGAAAATTTGCGTCGATGATTGTTCGTTCAAAAAATTTTGAGAGTCCGTCGATTAGATTTTCTTTGAGTGTCGGTTTGCCGTCCACGTAGAAAAGTGCCGTATAACAGGGCGAATCATCGTATACTTGGACTTGAATTCGAGGATGGGCGTAAAAGCTGAGAATAGCATCTGATGGCACCGAGAGTTCTTCGGTGAGGAAACGATCAAAGAGACAAACCATATTGCTATCTAGCACTTGATGTATCTGCTTGACAAAGTAGATGTAGATGTTTTATGATGGTTCAGGAAAGGTCTATCGAGACCGGAAGGAACAACTATGATTGAAAATTTAAACCTCGGTGAAAAAACCGATGAAGCCACAGTAATAGATTTGCTTCGCCGTTCAGGGGATCGTGTCGAAATATTGAAGACGCAGATTGCCACGTTGCAGATTGAGTATGCGGCGGAAGTAGAGACGATTACCAATCTCTACCGACAATATCAGGGCATCTTGGAGCCGATTACAATTCTGGCCGGATCTTTGATGGAAGCAAATCCTCAACCAAAGAAAAAAGACAAACGTAAGCAGAACAATCCCATCAAGAATCTTAACATCGGTGTTCGTCGCTCTTACGAGTGGAAAGAAAACGAAAACATCCCTCCTGAAAAAGCCAAGAAACTCGTCTACGCCAGTATCCTCAAAACAGCCATCAAAAAAGGTGTCCATGCAAAGTCCTGCGCCTGCGGTGGTGAGACTGAAGGATGCCCGGTAAAGGGAACCCCGGCAGTCGTCAAGGTTGCTGTGAAAGCCGACCTTCCGAAAAAGGTTGTGGCGAAAATCGAAAAAGTTCATCTCGAATACATTCAAGAATACGAAGCTCGCATTGCCATCGAAGCATTGTCGGCGACGGTCGTGCAGCCGGATCAGGTGATGATAGCGACGTAATGTATAAGCGTACTTCATTACAGACTGGTGGAAGTCGAGGCGTTCATCAAAAACATCGTCCGAAGCGTGTGAAAGAACACGGTGAGATTGTCATTCGGATGTTGGCGGGTGAACGTCTTGATCCTCCATTGCGTCTTCCTGGCGATTGGTCGTCACAGGCTGAGTGTGATTATTGTCATGAATTTTTTTGTCTTAAGGACAGCACCGTAGCCATTGTTTTGTTGGATGATTACGTAAAACAATTATTTGATCCTGTGCGCCGGTATCGATTATTTTGTTGTGAAAACCACGCCGATAATTGGGAGGTAGATGAAGAATGTCGAAGAAAAATCCGTCAGAAGTTAGACCAGGAGACGAACTGTACATAGACTCTAGTTGGTACATTGAACAGGGTGAACGTGATGTCTGCGGTGGTATTGCTATCGTAAAGAATGTGGAGCGCCATCAAGTTAGGATGAAAGTTAATCAGTGGTTTGTCACTCTCAAAGGTATCGAAGGACACATTTACAACTTGACTATTTTACTTGAACGACAGGCAGAGTTAGAAGAAGAGTTTGGTGACCGCATAGCACATAACTGTCCTGATGTGCCCGGAGCGAAGTGTCCTAATCCTATTCGTATTAGTCGTGAGTCAGTGTTAAAAGTGAGTGCCAAAGAAAAGAACACACAAAGGTGCATCTAGTTCTTGACAGGCAGGTATTGTCATGTTAGGTTTGATGTATGAATTAGGTCAAACACCTGAGTAAATGAAAGGAAAGAATGTCAAGATGAATGATCTAAACATTCCTCTCCATGAACAGCCGCTTGAGAAGTTGGTTGGTGATCATATGAACTTGAAAAGTCATTAGGTCCCGAACATTTTCTTGTGCAGCAATTGTGGGCAGAGATACGCAGACGGAATGACAAAGAAACCATCAAAACCGACGCCGGAACAGATAGCGTTCAGAGTGCAGTTGACACGAATGGACGAGTATCTGAAGCGAATAGTTAGTCTGTACGATGACTCCTCGTTGACGGCCAAGCAAAAGCAAGAACTCATTGCTGAGGAATTAGTGTCGATGCAAGAAACCGGCAAGTCAGCGTTGAGATTGGTGTTCAAGTTGTAAAACGTTAATGTACGAAATACTTGACGTTGTAGAAAATTTGTGAGTAGATTGAAAGGACCCGTATGAAATTTAACATTAGCTCTATTGGGTCGGCGCTTGGTGATGCATTATTTGATCATTCTGCTGCCGATGCCGAGAAAACCGAAACACCTGTTGCCGCTGCACCTTCGTCTTCGATTTCTCAGTCGATTCGTGGAAATGCACCGACAACTTCAACTCCGATTTTGAACGGAGCGGTCGATCCTGGCCGAGTCACTGACTTTGTGACCAAGTTCCGTGCGAAATTGGCATTGTCGCCAAATGCAGTTACAATTCAGTCGTTTCTGACGATTGCTGAGTCTCTTGAAGACGCCATCAAGGACGAAGGTGGTCGTTTTCGTGCGGCCCTGAAGACATTGGCGAAGACACAGAACATTACTCAGGCGCAATTGGCCGAAGCGTTCAATGCGATGCTCAATGTCATCGAATTAGAACACGGTAAGATCATTGGCGCAATCAAGGCCCAGACCGAAAAAGAAGTGACCACTCGTGAAAATTCGATCACTGGCATCAATAATCAGATCGAAGAACTTTCCAAGCAGCGTGATCAACTCTCTACGCAAGTGATCGAACAGCGTGCAGAGATCGGTGTCATGCAAACCAGTCTCGACACGGCAACTCAGCAAGTCACTGCCGAAATCAACGATTCGCTGAACAAGCTGAAGATTTACTCCCCGATGCCTTCCTCTGCATCGACGGCGAAGTAGTCAGCATCGAATCGAAAGGAACAACAACAAAGGAACAATATGGCAGGCGAACTTAACACACTTTCAACAGTAACTAAAGGAACTCGACCGGGAGATGGTTTAACCAAGGCTTTTAGCTACGGTATTCCAGTCGCAGCGGTCGCATTGATTCTTTACTTTTTCGGAAGCTCCATTGGCGATTACATGGTCAATGCAGTGGACAACATTTTCCATCTTTTTGTGGTTGGCATCGGTATTGCGCTGCTCGGCTGGCTTGTCGTCGATGGGCAACTGCGAAATATGGTCTTCTACTTGTATCGCTCGATGATGCGCTGGCTTACCAGTCAATTCATTAGCATCGACCCTATCGGTATCCTGAAGACTTACAAGGAACGCATGGAAGGCAAGCTGAATGAGATGAAGGAATCTCTCGATGCTCTGAAAGGGCAGCGTGTCAAGGTTCAACGTCGTCAGCAAGCCAATGATGCAGAACTGGAAAATACTTACGGTCTTTTGAATCAGGCCGTGAAAAACAACGATCAAAGCGGGATGAACATCAACAAGAAACAGGTCACCCGCCTGGAAGCGAAGAAGGCTCGCTACATCGAAGAAATGAAGCGCCTGACTTTGTTGATCACTATCATGGATCGCTACTATCATCTGTGCAGCGACACGATCATCGACATGGGCAACGAAATCAAGTTCCGTGAAGAAGAGCGTGAAGAAGCCAAGGCCGACCGTGGCGTGGTTCGTGGTGCAATGGCGATTCTCAAGGGTCTTCCTGAAAAAGACATGTGGGATGAAGCCACTGTCAAATTGGAACAAGACTATACCGCTGCGATGGGTGAAGTCGAAAACTTCCTCGACGTGACGAAAGACATTCTCAAGCAGTCCGATCTACAGGACGGCGTGGATACTGAGAAGGCTATGCAGATGTTGGACGCATGGCAGAATAAGAATGCCGGTGTACAGTTAGGCGGCAACGGCAATCAGGTAAGCAAGGCAAACATCATTTCCGACGCTACTCGTCAGATCGAAGCTACGCCTGCGGCTTTGACGATGAGCATGACGAGTGGCAAACCGATGTACGTGCCTGCACAGCAACAGACTTCCGGTGACGAATACGGCGATCTGTTTAAGAAAAAGTAAATTCGTCGAATCAATTTGAAAAGGAACAAACATATGAAAATGAAACCGCTACCGAAACTGATTTTGTTCTTGCTTGTGGTTGGTGGTCTGGTATTCGGCTATCGTCATGCCGTCTACACTGGACTCATCCCTCGCCCGAACGCACTGAAGGCTTACATCCCGGTCAAGGCCGAAGAGATCACTGCGAATGTGCTCGAAACCAACCCCGGCAACGTGAAGGCGGCTCCGCTTCCGACTTCGACGGCAGTTCAGCCATGCATGGACGGCAACATTCGTAATTGCATTGCAGGCCCCGTTCATGAGATCGAGCAATGGGCCTGGAATGCGAACGGCGGTCTGGACTATGCTGTTGGTAGCTCTGTTGGGCAGAGCGGTAAATCCAAGTTCATTCAGACCAGCAAAGGATCGTTGATGGAGAAGTATGGCGTCAACGTTCGTATCACTCGTCAGGATGACACCAATCAGATGCAAGCTGATCTGTTGGATACAGCGCAGCGTCTTGCAAGTGACCCGAATGCCAGCGGTGTGAAGTTCATTACGGACATGGGTGATGGCGATCCGGCTTTCTTTGCGACGATCAATCCGAAGTTGGCGAAGATCGCACCCGACATGATTGCAGAAGTTATCGCTACTATCGGTTACAGCCGTGGTGAGGATGGTTTCTGGGGACCGGCAGAGTGGAAGAACAACTGTGAAGCAATGCGTGGCGGTGTGACCGTTGGCGTGCTTCGTGACGGCGACTGGAATATCGCTCTGAAGAAGTTGGGTCAGTGCAACATTCCGAATAACCCGGACACTAACACCTACGACAAGACTGCGATGAACTGGATTGATTCCAAATCGTATACTGATGCGGCAGCGGACTTCGCAAACGGCGTGGCCTGTGCTGACTTCACTGTAAAGGGCATCGGTGGCGGCAAGATTCATAAATGTGCCGATGCCGTGGTTACCTGGACGCCCGGTGACGTGACTGTGGCGAAGAAGAAGGGTGGAGTCGTGCCGATCATGACCACTCAACAGTCTGCATTCCAGATGCCTTGTGTGCTTATCGGCCTTCGTCGCTGGGATCGTGCTCACAAAGAAGACATCGTAAAGATGTTGTCAGCAGCTTTCGAGGGTGCCGATCAGATGCGTGTGAATCCGGCAGCTTTGACCGAATACGGCAAGGTCGCTTACGCTCTTTATAACGAAGAGTCGGCGGATTATTGGGTTCGATACTACAAGGGTGTTACTGAACCGGATGCATTGGGTGTTCGTGTCCATCTCGGTGGTTCTTCTGTTGCCAATCTTGCCGATGCGATGCAGTCCTTCGGTTTGAACGGCGGCGTGAATCTTTTTGCTGCCACGTACAACACTTTCGGTAAGATCGATGTCCAGCAGTATCCTAACATCATGGCGACTTATCCTGCGGTTTCAGAAATTTTGGATACGCAATATGTGGCTGCGGTTGCTGCGAAGAATGTTCTGCCGACAAACAATGCCGAAGATGTCGTGGTCACGAAGTCCACGAAGTCCATGTCGAGCATTGAAGGCCGTAAGAACTACAGCATTCAGTTCTCGGTTGGCAGCGCTACGATTCTGCCGGTTTCTTACGGTGTGTTGAATCAACTCGCCGATGACATCGTATTGACCAAGTACGCCGTGGCTGCTCACGGCCATACCGACAATACCGGAAATGCCGATGCCAACGTTACGCTTTCTCAGGCTCGTGCAGATTCGGTTGCTCAATACCTGAAGAACAAGGGTGTGAAGAACATCGTTCGCACCTACGCTCATGGTCAGGAAGAGCCTCTTCATCCGAACGCAAATCAGAATTCACCTTCTGAGCGTGCATTGAACCGCCGTGTCGAAATCGTTCTCGGCACCATCGAGCAGTAAATGAATTGGGAGTCTTCCTTTGGGAGGCTCCCTTCATAGGAGAATCACATGACATACATTGGATTGAACAAGGTTCCTATTGCTGCCGGTTCACTCACCAAGATCAGTCGAGATATTTGTTTTGTTCTCACCGATCCTGGAAAGTGGGACACCAATGTGTTTCTTAAAATTTTGTGGGAGATGGCTGGCGGGATTATTGATACGATTACTCTTTATTCGACATACAAAAATCCTGAGACGGATGAACTATCTCACACATATGAAATTGTTTTTAATTGCGGCCCCTCGCACAGTAAAGTGGGATTTGCCTTTTCTTGTGATCGTGATACAGTGACAGAGTTAGTCGGCAAAATTGAAGATGAAATCGAGAGCAAAATGAACGTTAGAATTCGAGGACGCCACACTTTGTCGGACAAGAGAAATTAATGCTTTCAGTAAAGAAGGATGCCGTGAACACAACTGTCGTAGTCATGACGCCAAAGACGCCGGTCAAGCGTAAGCTGAAGGTGATGCATTGGATCTCCCCAAATAGCGTCAGAAATCAATCAACTGAAATTCTCTTGATCTGTGCTTGGATCGGCATGATGGTTTTTGCTTGGATTTCATTTGGAGCCAAGTATCTTCCTTCTCCAATGGAAGTGATTCAGGCGTTCCCGGTTTTGTGGTTCCAAGAAGGTATGGGGATTCGACTGTGGGACTCGATGCAACTGAATCTTACATCAATCGCTATCATGTTCTCGATTTCGTATCCACTTTCAATTTTGAGTGTGACGCCAGCCGGGGCAGCATTGGCGAAAATTGTAAGCCTGGGTCGTTTTAATGGATTTGTCGGACTGCCGATTGTGTTCATGTCTGTTTTTCATAGTCATGCCGACGTGAAAGTTGCGCTCTTAGTTTTTGGAATGGGTGTCTTCACAGTTTTGAGTCTGACTAAAATGATTGAAAATATTCCGAAAGATTTGTTTGATCACAGTCGGACACTTCGTATGAGTGAATGGCGAGTGGTCTGGGAAGTTGTTGTTTTGGGAACGATGGATCAAGTCATCGACATCATAGCAGTCAATGTGGCGATGGGATGGATGATGCTTCCGATGGTCGAAGGTCGTTTCCGTGATGAAGGTGGAATTGGTGCGATGATGGAGATTGAGAACAAGTACCTCAAGCTCGACCGGGTTTTCTGTGCTCTCTTTGTCATCATGCTCATTGGATTCTTTCAGGATGCGGTAATCAAGTACATCAAGAAACTAGCATGTCCTTACGCCAGCCTAGGAATGGAACGCTCATGACCATAATTTCTCCATCAGATCGTCTTTGGGATTTGGTCACAGAACTTCTTGGCTGTGGTATGAAGGTAGCAGATGTCGAAGAAGTGGTGGCTGAAGCGATACAATATCATGAAGCAGAAAAGGCGAAAAAGAAATGACCAAACGGGAACTTTCGCAATTGAAAGAGGGCCGACCTGGGAGTAAACTTCTTGTCAAAGGAACGGTACGGACTCTTGGACAAGAAGTTATCGAAGTTCAATTTGATAGCTATTCGATCTGGATTCCTTTGAAAGATATCATTGTGCCAGGAAAGAAAAAGAAATGAGAACCAAGGGCCGGTATCGGAAAGTTGTCCGGGCGGTTCCTGATTTTCCTGAAGTGCAGCGACCAGGGTATAGTGGATATTGTAACTGGACTTTGTATTTGGATTGTGGGCATACGGTAAAGCGCCGATCAACCGTCAATGCAACTTGGAAGGGTTCCGAATGCGGCGAGGAAATTTGTAGAGGGCAAAAGAAGACAGTGAGCCTACCAGATCCAAAAGTGCTATTTCGGAATACGCTTGATGCTCTGATATTGGAGTGTAAGCAAAATTTGGAAAAGGAATTTTGTTTTAATTTGGCTTATTGGGATTCTCGCCAGACTACTTTGATGGAGATTCGTCAGTTGTACACAGAAACTTTTGGAGGATGAAAATGAAACCAGAAACAAAGCTCGCAAAAATTGTCCGAGACTTGAATGAGCGTGCGGAGTCCGAAAATGCTCATAGTATCGGTGGCTTGATCGACGATGTAGCTCAGGCGGTTACAAAACACGCTGGTGTCGAAGCAGCTATCAAGGTTATGCAAGACATCCGCTGGGGAAACCACTTTTAATGGGTGCCGTCATGTCATATGCAAGAACAGAAACGCTTCTCTCCGTCGAGAATGTTTCGTTGTCGTATGGATCGAATTTAATTCTTCGAGACATCAACGTTAAAATCGACAACTTGATCCGGCCTGAGCTTGCCAATGACGTGACCGGGCAGATTATCGCTTTCCTCGGACCATCAGGCATCGGTAAAACCCAGTTTCTTCGCATTCTGGCGGGGCTTCAGAAGCCGACGACAGGCAATGTATACTTGGGGCATGGTCGTACTCCGGTCGCTCCTGGCCTCGTCGGAATGGTTTCTCAGCAGTATTATCTGTATCGTAACCGTACCGTCATGAGCAATCTGATGGTTTCGGTGAAGCAGACCGGATGCAACGAAAAGAATGGTTACGAAAAATGCATGGAGATGCTGAACCGTTTTGATTTGGTCAATAAGGCTGAATTATATCCGGCGCAACTTTCTGGTGGTCAGAGACAGCGAGTCGCCATTGCCCAGCAACTTTTGTGCTCAGAACATTTTTTGTTGATGGATGAGCCAACTGCCGGATTGGATGTAAAGAACAAGAATCGAGTGGCGAAGCTCGTTCAGGAAGTTGCGAACCAGGATGATTTAAATACGATCATTATGGTGACGCATGACATTCCTTCGGCTTTGGCGATTGCAGATACGGTATGGATTATGGATCGTGAACGTGACGTAGCCGGTAATGAGATTCCTGGCGCACGTATTGTCGATACATTGGACATGATCGAATTGGGTTTCATGTGGCACCCAGATGTGAAGAGAATGCCGGGATTCATTGATTTGGTCCGTGAAATTGAAGACAGATTCGAGAACCGATGATGAAGAGCATTTTTGATTACGGTCGAGAACAGCCGCCTCCCGAACGATTCTTTCGGACGCTTTTTCGGGTAATTGCTATATCAGAAGATGGAGTCTGGTGTGATTCCTGCATGGTCGAGCCGGTGTGCCATTTTGATTGAGAAGATTCCGCTTCCAGTGAAAGTCGGAGATCGCTTTCACGGCAAGGTTTTTCTTGCTGCCGATACACACGAAGAATTATGTCCGACCGATTTTGAATAGCTTATGATTACCAAGTATGAAGTTCGGTTCCGTCTGTATCATTACAATTCCGGTCGCATGGACAACGGCTGGGAAAACGAAATCCGAATATTCAATACGCCGGAAGAAGCCTTTCAGTTATTAGCAAAGATTGAGAAAGCAATGTCCACTGAAGGTGATCGTGGCGCACAAATCGTCGAAGACCTGGGTTATTACGGCGGATTCATCGAAGAAGTTCTTGGTGTTTTCAAGGTTGAAATTACGGAGACGAAACTGTGAATTGGTTCTTGTGGTTCTCATGTGGTGGTATGACTTTCGTGGTCATGTGGTTGATCGCTCGTCGTGAAGGCCGGAAATTTGCTTTTACAGATCTTGAGAGCATCTACAGTGTGCCATTTCAAATCGGTGCGAGCATTGTGGTTTTTCTTTTGGGTCCGATTGGTTTGGCGCTAACCTTGTTGGAATTGTTAGATGAGAGTTGACAGATCGGAAAATGTGTGAGACTATATAATACAGTATGACACGAACACAGACATCAGATTAACTGCCGGGAGAGAAATCGTCCCGGCACACTTACGGGGCGTTGTTCCAACGGCTACGATATCTGACTGTCTATCAGAAAATGGGAGTTCGATTCTCCTACGCCCCGCCAAATTTTCAAATGCCAGAAAATGATCCTTGGTTCGCATTATTGCTGGATTAGTTGTAGCAGTTTTGATTTTGTTCGTAAACGGGGTGTAGGTCGAGATGGTCTAAGACGCCAGCCTGTCACGTTGGAGATGGTGGGATCGTGCCCCACACACCCCGCCAATTTTTGAAGTGCTTTATGTGGGTAGGAAAAACAAAATTCGTTGAGCCAGTCGCTAATGATATTATTGAAGCGATGCGGAAGAAGCTCGTTTCGACCGGCGTAGGCGTAACCATTCAAGGTTCTCTTGTTACGCTTCGTTGGTATGAAAATGATCGGCTCGTTCAGGTTACGATGGCTGTCAGTGATGTCGATGATGGTACGGTAGAATTTGAGGACTAATACGCCGGGTTCGCTTAGTGGTAAAGCAGTTCACTTGTAATGATCAGCCCCGAGTTCGATTCTCGGCCCCGGCTCCACAATTTATGAATGCCTCACCTTCACTCGTTAAATACATCATCTGTCATTCTGATGATGTTGTGAAAGCCAAAGAAATTTGCCCTATCGTTTACGTTGATGACTCCTTGACACCAAACGAAGCACTGATCGTCTACCAACAAATAACTAATCAAGAGCCTGGATTTATTTTCATCCCTGTTGTATAATTACGATCATGGATGACCTCATATCAAGAATATCTCGATCTGATCAAAGAAGCAGGTCAAAATGGACTCACTGCTGTTCTCGTTTTCAAACCTGATGCACGAGATGACGATGGAAGTGGTTGTCAGATTCCCGATATGATTATCAGCACAACCAATGATCCGGCTGTGATCGAAGCTCTTCTGGGTCCACAAGCGGAGGAATAATGCCCTTTGCACTTTTGATGGCTGATTATCTGAATAAAATTGACCTGGGTGATCCTCGAACTGTGGCGATGCGTGATCGTTTCAGAAAATTTTTTCATTTCAAGGCACTTCCGACGCCGATGCCTGTAAAATGCATTCATGGCAATGAGCTTTGGCAGCGTCCTTCGTGCGGTTGCGTGAAGTGTCTACATGGTAATGGACATCTACATTGGAGAAAATGTGGATGCGTCAAAAAAGGAACATAATGGCAGACACCGAACGCATAATCAAGATCAACACAGATGGCAGCATCAAGCCGCTAAACAATCCAAAACCCAGATATAAAATCTTTTTTGGTTGGTGCTTGACATCCTGAAAAAGAAGTGGTATAAAAGATACAGGGTTGGCTGTAAGGCTTTTTGGAACACTAATTAACCCTGTGATCCTGGAAGGTTCTTTGACGACCAGGGTGCGATATGGATGGTGGAAGGCACGTATACCACCCATATGGCTGAGAGACCTTCCACCAAATTTGTTTGTCTGTATAAATAAAAACGTGAAGAACATGACACATCAACACCAACACGAGCAACAGCAAGAACGTGTGGGGACTGGTGTGCAGGTTCATCGACATCAGTAACCGCCGAAATCGTCCTGATTCTCGGTTCCCCTAAAATAAACGTTCGCAAGTAGTTGCATCTTTTTGTCTGCGTGTGGTATAATTTTCAGCATGGACACTTTACCAACACTTTATCGAAAGAGTTCGACTGGAGCTTTGCTTCAGTGGCGAATTTGGACCGAAGGCAATGAGATTGTAATCGAAGCTGGACAGGTCGGTGGCAAGCTGATCACCCATCGACGGGCATGTGAAGCCAAGAACGTGGGAAAAGCGAATGCAACTACCCCGGAAATTCAGGCTGAAAATGAAGCCGTCGCCGAATGGAAGCACAAGGTTGAGCACAAGTACGTGGTCGGCGTCGAAAACGTCGGCGTGACCCGGAAGATCGAAGTGATGTTGGCTCCGAACGAAAAGTTCATTGATAAAGAACGTGGGCCAGCAAAGAGCACGAATCGTTATGCGAAGTATCCGGCGTTCGTGCAGCCGAAGTTGGATGGTGCCCGGTGTCTAGCGTATTGGGACGGCGACCGGATCGTCTTAATGACTCGTGGCGGCAAGGAATGGCAGGCTCCGCACATCAAGGCGCAGTTGGAAAAGGTGATGCCTCGTGACGCCATGTTTGACGGCGAGATGTATTTTCACGGTGTAAAGCGGCAGACGATTCAGAAGTGGTTGTCGAACAATTATCCTGAGTCGAAGAAATTGGAATTTCACATTTATGACGTTCCAATGTGCGAAGGTGAAGAAGATCGCATTCAGGAACAGCGCATCGCCGATTTGGTTGCGTTGGTTCCGGGCGATTGGATGACGGCTGATCCTGGTACGCCGCATCTGGTGAAGGTTTTGACGTTGGAAGTGGAAAACGAAGAGCAAGTGCTGGCTTTTCAAGAGAAATGCATCGAGAGTAAATTTGAAGGTTCGATGTTGCGGAATAAGCATGGCAAGTATGAGTCCGGTGTGCGCTCGAAGAATTTGTTGAAGATCAAGCTCTTTGAAGATGCCGAGTTCGAGGTTGTTGGTTTCAAGCAGGCCGAAGGTGGTCATGCCGGTTGTGTGATTTGGCAGTGTGTGGTTCCTGGGTTCAGCCTGGAAGGTAAAGAAAAAACCGGCAACTTGATGAAGACGGCCTATCGTGATGATGTTCCGGGTGTGTTCTTTGTTGTGCCGAATGGAACGTTGGCCGACCGTGCTGAGTTGTTCTTGGAAGCCGATAAGTATCTCGGTCAGCAGTTGACGGTGAAGTATCAGGGCTTCAGCCACGATGGTTTGCCGCAAATCGCCAAGGGCATTGCGTTTCGATTGCCGGAAGATATGGCTCCGGTGAAGGTAAAGAAGACACTGAGAAAGTCGTCTGAAGAGATTGCGGCGGCTGCGATTGATGCGGCCAGCTATCAGGGTCAGGCACAGTAGTAAAGGGTTTGGTGGGCGGTAATTGGGCCGCTCACCTGAATTGTGGCGATATCGTCTAACGGTTAGGACATGAGATTTTCACTCTCAGAATCGGGGTTCGATTCCCCGTATCGCTACCAAATTTTTGCGAAAGGATTTGTATGATTCCTGTTCGTGCGGTCGTAGTAGAGATGGTTGCTGTCACGATGGATGGCAGCACGATTGAGCTTCGGTGTAAGGTGAATGAGGGTCCAGAGAATTTGTTGGATCGGAGAATCACTGTCCAGCTTAATCGAGCAACTTTGGACAAGATTATTGCAATTCGGAAAGGATGATCATGAACGGCGTACCGATAAAATACGTGCAGGAATTCGTTGCTGATTCGGCGACTGTGTTTGAAACTCTATGGAAAGAGTTGGCCTGGGTGCGACGTGATCAGACGCCTCGGTCGGAGTATTATTGCAACGATTCGGGCCTGCCGTATACGTATGGGCGTGGTGCTGGCGTGCGGACTTATGAGGCGCAGCCGTGGCATCCGGTCATTACGGCGATTCGAGAGGGTGCAGAGAAGATTGCAGGATGCCGTTTTGAAGTGTGTTTCCTCAACGGCTATCGTGATGGAAGCGACCAGTTAGGCTGGCACGCCGACGACTCTCCTGAAATGGATGACGAGCGTCCTATTGCGATTGTGTCGTTGGGTGCGAGACGAGAGATTTATTTTGCACCAGCGATTAAGACTACGGCGATGGGAGAGACGACATTGACTACGGTGAAACCAGATACTACCAATGTCACGAAGTTGTGGCTTGACTCTGGTAGTTTGTGTCTGATGGAAGCCGGGATGCAGGATACACATTTTCATCGAATTCCGAAGAGTTCGATTCAGAATTGTGGTCCTCGTGTGAGTTTGACGTTTCGAGGCTTATCGGTATGAAGGCAGAAAAGGTTGAGACAGTCGGGGATCTACGGAAATTGTTGGAGAAGTATGATTCCGGCGAAAAGATTTTTGTGAGTGTAGAAACCAGTCGGGATGAAGATGGTAATCCCTGGAGACAAAGCCAAGAGCTACTTGCAGTCGGCGGCTCGAATGGTTTGGTATGTCTCATGAGTGGGTTTATAAATCCCAAAGCAACGTTGAAAGAAACGTTCGGTTAGGTTTGTTGTGGCCTTGTCGTCTAGTGGGAGGACACCTGATTCTCAGTCAGAGAACGAGAGTTCGATTCTCTCCAGGGCTACCAAAAAAGTTTATACCGGGTTAGTTCAATGGTAGAACGTGGGTCTTTGAAACCCAAGACCGTGGATCGATACCACGCCCCGGTGCCAATTTTGAAAGAGGAAACATGTTTTTGAAACGTGAGCCGTACAGATTGTTTAACAGGTTGACGGAGAATTCTAGTGGAGCAGTTGTCAGTTGGAAGGCTCCGCTTTTGGCTTACTTCATCGGCAGTATGGGCGGCGGCGCTGGATACATTTTTCTGTATTTGTTGTTCGGTCCAATGAGTTGGTTGATGGCCATTTTTGTTTCGTCCCTCTCATCTGTATTGACCGTCTGGTTATTTTGGTATTTTGCTTGAAAACTAAAATGTGAGTGGCGGTCGAACCAAAGTAGTATGGATGATGTGGTGAAATCTTGATCCTACCTAAATAGGATTATGAAGCATCGTATTATTCAGTTGTTGAAAGAAGGACGTTCGTATCGAGAGATTGAAAAAGAATTGGGTTGTGCTCGATCTACGATTAGTTATCATGCACGCCGCCATGCTGAGAATCCGTCCATAGTCTTTATGGGTCGTGATGGCGCACAGCGATATGATTGGACTGCTGTACAAAAAGAGATTGATAGAGGAGCTTCTTTTCGGGAGTGTATTAACAAATTTGGGATGAATCCGGCATCATGGTATAAGTCGGTTGAGTGTGGTCGAATCGTACCGAATATTGAGGAACGATCAGTTTCATTGTTGAATGTTTTGGTAGAGGGATCGACATACAATCGAGGACACTTGAAAAATCGTTTGATCCGAGATGGTATACTGGCGAATGAGTGTAGTGATTGTGGCCAGCAGCCGGAATGGAACGGAAAAATGTTGGTGATGGTGCTTGACCATATCAATGGGGTGAAGGATGATAACAGACTGGACAATCTTCGGCTGTTATGTCCGAATTGCAACAGTCAAACAGAAACGTTTGCTGGTCGCAATGTGAAACGAGTTTAGTTATTCCCGGTTCGTCTAATGGCAGGACAGGGGCCTCTGAAGCCTCTAATCGGAGTTCGAGTCTCTGACCGGGAGCCAAAATTTATGAGACAATTCATGCTGTTCGGTGAGTTTGAAGGTGAGATTGTTCAAGAGGTTCAAGTTCTCGAGAAGTTAATGGTCGAGCTTGGATTATCACTTGAAGAAAAGTTCGTTGACGTTGATGACATGAAAGCCGCAATTGTTTTAGAGGCGGCAGGCTGGCCCAACAACAAAGTCGTTGATCGATGGTATGTTGAGTGTCAGAAATTGTTCAGACGTTGACCATTATGGTGCTTTTAGTGTAGCGGTAGCACAACAGGCTGTGAACCTGTTAGGGAGAGTTCGAGCCTCTCATAGCACCCCAAAATTTTGTTTGTTGATCCTGTTTCAGATGTGGTACGATTACCGTTATGAAGCAAATGTACAAGTACACCACGCCGAGTGATGTCTATAACGTGTGGTTGGAAAAACAAAAATATGCCAACGGTCGAGTGGCGTTAGTATTGATGGATGCGGAGGGGCAGGTTGCCAGCGCCACGGTAAACTTGCCCGAACATGACATTCAGGCTAATGAAGTTATTATAAAGACCTGGAGCGAAAACGCAACCATGTTGGATTTTTTGATTCGTAACAGGATTTGTGCCGACACCGGACGTGAGATTACAACCGGCTTCGTCAAGGCCCGAGTCTGTAAACTTTTGATCTGAAAAGAAAGGACAACAACAGTGCCATCGTACAAAGAAATCATGAATAAGATCCGGCAGTCCAAAAATCGGATTGCCAATCTTAAAGAAGACGTTGCATTCGAGGAAAAGAACCACGAAGGTTTGATTCTCGAATTGAGTGCTCATGTCTCAAAAGAAGCTGGTGTGAACATCGGAAAGAAGCCGACCAATCCTGATTACAATTTGGAAGCAGTGACCGAGCGAATGATGTCACTCCGTAAAGTGAATTCGTCGTTCAATACCATTGCACGAATTCTAAATCATGATGGATTCAAGACCCGGTTCAATCAAGAATTTACGGCGACCAACGTTCGACAGCTTTATACGACTGCCTGTGCGAAGCAGATCGACACCGCCCCGTTGATGATGAAGGCAACGGGATAGAAAGGTTATGAGAGGGTTCGTCTAAATGGACAGGACGCCTAGCCCGGTTTGATCACCGATGGAAATGTGGGTTCAACTCCCGCACCCGCTCACTTATAAATGACCAATTCTGAAATTTGGATGTTTCTCGCAGGATCGGCTGTCGTCGGCCTGTTAATTGGATGGTTTTTGCCAAATGAAGAACGACGCAAGTTCAACGCTCAGATGAAAGCATTCAAACAGGATCAAGCCATAAGAGATGCACGAATTTCGGAATATCTAAAGTCACTAAAATAATGCAACAGTTCCCTTCCATCGACGGCAGCGCTAAGGCACCATTGGGAAAGCCTTGCATTGCTTTTTACAAGTACGATGGAAGCAACTTGCGTTGGGAATGGTCGCCGAAACAAGGCTGGCATAAGTACGGCACCAAGCATCAGTTGTTCGATGAGTCTGATCCGTTGTATGCCAAAGCAATTCCAATTTTCAAAGACACATTGGGCGATGAGATCGTGCGTCGGGTGAAACATTTGGAGCGAGGCATCCAACGCATCACAGTTTTCACAGAATTTTTCGGCCCCAACAGTTTTGCCGGTCAACATGATCCTAACGATTTGATGGAACTTCGTCTGATCGATGCATTCTTGTTCAAACGTGGTTTCATGGCCCCTAGAACATTCCTGAAGACGTTCGGTGACATGCCCCAAGCTGCACAGGTAGTCTACGAAGGCAACCTCAACAAGCAGTTCATTGACGATGTGCGAAAAGGGGTGTATCCTGTATGGGAAGGCGTCGTGGCAAAGGGTGATGGTTTCCAGGTGAAGATCAAAACTGATGCCTACTTCAAGAAGCTAAATGAAGTTTACGGCACAGAGTATCGTAACTATTGGGAATGATGTTTCTAAAGAACTGGCCTTCGGTGAAAATTACTGAAGTGATCAGACCGGCGCTAAATGGTTATCCTAACGTGGTGCGAGGCGAGTGTGGACATACCATCCTGACCAATCGAACGACGACGGTAAGATGCCTGGAATGCTATACTAAACAAGAGGACAAATGACTGGACGAAACAAAGCAAGACCGTGTGTTATTGGCTGCGGTAAAGTAACCCGGCACATGGAAAACGGGCAATATTACTGCAAGAATCATCGGAAGGAACCAATTAAGGGAAGGAAAGCATGAGCGAGAACATTGTAGAATTGACTGACGCAAATTTTGAGGAAGAAGTACTGAAGTCTGAGTTACCCGTCCTGGTGGATTTTTGGGCACCCTGGTGTGGTCCGTGTGTGAAGCTGACGCCAGTTTTGGAAATCGTAGCGAACGATATTGCCGGTGCAGTGAAAGTTGGTAAATTGAACATTGACGAAAATCCAATCCAGACCGAGCAGTTCAAAATCCGGTCCATTCCCGCCTTGGCTCTGTTCAAAGGCGGGGTTGAAGTTTCACGATATGACGGTCCAAGAACACCGACCGATCTTTTGAAGTATTTGGCAACCCCAATAAATGGATAAACTGATTTTCGATACATTACGGACGTGGATGGTAGCAAAGAAAGCTGCCAGTGTGAATGCACGTCTGATTACTGAATCGAATTTCAAAGATAGTGTGATGAAAGAGTGTGCCGAGCGCATGAAGACGTTAGGACGTGCTGAACAGGACTTGTATGACCTAGAGGACCGAAAGGATCTTCCAGCGCCTCTGACGACGTTTCTACGCTCTCGGCATGATATGGGCTGTACTTTATGCATGTACAGTAGTTTCATGCCGAGTCATCTTGAATGTTCTCGCAAAATCGAACATTACTTTAGATCTCAAGAAGAGCTTCTTATCTACGCCTCAATGTTGACAGAATAGGAATATGTGGTGTGATAAATTCATGTCACACACATCCATTTTCCTTGGCGGTACTGTCGGATCTACCACATGGCGGTCCACTTTCATTGATGATCTTGTAGCTGCTGGTGTTCCGGCAGAATCCCTTTATAATCCTGTAGTTCCTGATTGGACACCGGAATGTCAAGTCGCAGAAGATCAGGCAAAACGTGAGGCGCAATATAACCTCTTTTACATCTGCTCTCCGAACCCCGGCGATGCGACACATGTTTCTGTCTACAGCATTGTCGAGGCTGTGATGGGCTTGTACGATAAGCCAAGTACTACTGTGATTGTGTTCGACAACAGAGAGTACAGCGGCCATCTCTTAAAAGCTCTGAAGAAGACTGAAAAGGATCTTCGTGAAAGGTTTCCGACTGCGAACATTTTCTCTTCGTATGAAGAAGCTGTAAGTTATTTTTCTGCACGCCTGGGTAAGCATGTTGCAGTTTTAGCTTAGTCTAAATCCAAGCATGAAAGTAATTTTCCGATTTCCAGCAGTCAACAAGAAACAGATCATTGATGCACTTGAAATTGGAGCCATGCAGTTTTTCAATTGGGGTCTTTGTACAATCTCATGGAGAGCCGTCGCACAGGCTAACGTTCTGGCGGCTATCATCACAGATACAACACTGGCCTCATTGACATTTTTTGTGATCAAGAAAATGATGAAAGGCAAAGATGAGGACACTTTTATTCAATGGATCGGTTATACTGCCGGTGGTGTTCTTGGTACGGTGACCGGCATCTATTCGTCTTTGTTCTTTCTCGGAAAATAATACTTGACACTGTGACTGGGTGTGGTATTCTAAATAAGTCAGAGTGAGCCGCCTGGGTTTCTGTTCTCTTTCTGCAAAAAAGGCGATGTGGTTCGATTCCATACCGCAGTCAGTAGTAATATTGATTGCGTCCGGGCGGTAGTTACAAGCGGAGACCTACATATTTGTTCGCTCTACACAATTTTTGCGTGTATAGATAGTAAAGCAGTGATGAGCCGAAGATGTTGGTTATCAGCGTTCTTTTAAGATGCCAGGAAAACCCGACATTGAAAAATTTGTTCATTGCGAAAGTTTTTGCGGTATAGTTCAGCCCGGTAGAACGCTTGCCTCATAAGCAAGAAGTCGATGGATCGAAGCCATCTGCCGCAACCAGAATGCCTCATAAGTGTAAGATCAAACAGAAAGAGAGTGCTCATCGGCATTATTTGAATAACAAAGCCAAGTTAAAAGCTAGGGCATTGATTCATAATCGTGCTACGAAAGAGCGTCTTCTGTTGTTGGTTAGAACTTTGAAAGAGGCGAGTGGATGCGTAGAATGTGGGATCAAGGATTTTAGAGTTCTTGATTTTCATCATTTGCGTGATAAAGTAGCAAACGTGGCCGATGCGGTTCGTAAATGTTGGAGCGAAGCTAGGGTACGTGCTGAGATTGCAAAATGTGAAGTTCTGTGTGCCAATTGCCACAGGATAGAAACATATGAGAATTTCCTGCCGGAAAAACGGCATTCCGTAGCGTTGCAGTTGTTCGTAGATGCGAACCGAGCTTTACGGTGACTGATGATCCTCAGTGCGGAATCTATGCATGGGTTTCGTACCATAATGACTGAAGGCGAGAGGACGTAGGCAGGAATACAAGTTTACCGTAGAGCGCAGTATGCTCCGGTTTCGATTTGCGGGTGAGTGGAACGGACAACCATTCAAGACTCATAACCTTGAGATACTAGGTTCGACTCCTAGATCCGCTACCAATTTTAGTCGGTTAGCTCAGTTGGTTAGAGCAACTCCTTTACACGGAGAAGGCCCTCGGTTCGAGTCCGAGACTGACTACCAGATTTTCTCCTGTAGTTTAAGCTAGAACGATGGCTAAAAAGTCGTGCGAACGGTAATATGGAGCCAGAAGTGAAGGAAGATCCTTTCGGGAGATAGAGTTTTGTTCGAGCCGTAGTTTAGGGTTATCATTCCAAACAGTAGGCCGCAGGTTCGAGTCCTGTCTTCCATCTAGGCGTGCGAACGTTAACGTTGGATGTAGCTCAGTTGGTAGAGCGACCGTCACAAATTTCCTTAGGCGATCATTTGTTCGGACAATAAATTTGAATGGCACTGTACGAATACGTTTGTGAAAAGTGCGGAGAAATATTTGAAGTTCGACAACGAATGGATGATGCACCGCTTGACAGACATGAGTGCGGTGGTAAGCTGGAGAAGTTGATGTCGCCTGTTGCGATTCACTTCAAAGGATCGGGGTTCTACGAGACCGATTATAAAAACAAGTAGAAGAGTTTAGTGTGAGCCGTTGATTGGTAGGTTATCTATTGGTTTGGAACGTCATTATCCGCAAGGGTAATGAAAGAGTGGGGTCGAATCCTCACCGCTCGTAAAGGTCTCGGCCTGGGCGAAGTTCAGCAAAACTTGAAAAGAGTGAGCATTCCCTACTGTCGCCATTTGTTCGCACCAAAATTTTCGTGAGCCGTTTGTTGTCCGTTATCGTCTATAAAACGAGCGATGTGGGTTCGAGTCCCGCTGCTGGGTAAAACTAGTATCGTCTAATGGTTAAGATGCTAAACCTCGGATGGCGCTTATTTGTTCACGATTCAAGTTTGATTCGAGCCGTTCGTGATGGGTTATCGCCTATTAAGCGGGTGGTTATGGGTTCGAGTCCCATCGTCCTCCCAAAATTATTATGGAGGACGTAGCTCAATGGTAGAGCACCTAACAACATCCATTGCTCCCATTTGTTCGGATCAAAAATTTCTCGACTCCTGAGTGTATGGAATCGGTTCGCCGACAACTCCATTTGAGGAGAATCCGGCTGGCAGACCTGGGTTAAAAAGTCTGTCACGAACGTCTCTCGAAAGAGTAATCTGTTAGAGTAATCGAAACAGGCTAAAACGTTCCCGCTTGTGGACGGGGCAGCAAAGTCATCGTAAGATGGTCGGATGCTTCCACTAAAATTTATTCTTTATCGAGTAGCTGACAGTCAGTTCCCCGGCCTTAATTGGTTCGGCAAGTATCGTGACATACTGTGAAAGAATAGCGTAGCCTGCACGAGACGTAGGCTGACCAACCGGGAAAGTTTAGCGGTTGACTTTGGCAGGATTGGAAACAGTAGAATCCTGCGGCCATCAAAAGGGGGTGTTTTCGCAGCACCCCTTTACAACTCAACAAAAATACAGTATCATCAAAGCATGTTGACACACCAAGTAACTCTTGACGAGCCAGAGATCAAATTAGCAATTAAACAATATCTAATCCGCAAAAATCTTAAGTGTGACATCAAAGATATTGATTTCTCTCTTCCAGAGGTAGAACATGGTGGCATCGTTTTTGTTCGTGCAATGGCAACGGTCGAACAATGCTCATACGAGCCAAACAACACTTGGGGATCGGGACGAGATTAAAAGGACATTATGAAACTTGCAGAAGCATTGCTCGAAAAGAAAGCCTTGGGCGCACGTATTACAGACCTGAACCGTCGTTTTTCAGAAGCAGCATTAGTTGAAGAACCAACGATTGGTCTCGGGCTACCCGGTCTTGTAGCCGATGACGATGAAAGAGAAGACGCTGCTGCACTGTTAATCTCTCTTCATAGTGCATTTCATCGTTGGGAAGCACTGACGGTTTCCATCAACACTTCCAACAATTCTACGATGGTCGGCGAACGAACCATGATGCAGGCGCTTGCTCATCGTGATGCCTTGAAATCGCAGATCCAACATTTTGCAAATATCAAAGAGCAAATTCGTGGGCGTAATCAGTCTCGCCGCATGTACGGTGAGAACGCTCCGAAAATGCTCGTGGCTCCTGGTGTCAGCTTGGCCTATTTTACCAAGCTCGTCGATGACCTGAGTCAAGAACTTCGTCTGCTCGATACGTCGATTCAAGCGGCAAACTGGGCATTCGATTTGGTGGAGTAATATCCATCGCTGTGGGCGTAGCCGGGTGACTAATAGCATCCGGCCACGTTATAAACTATGACTGCAAAAGAAGCTGCCGCCGCAACCAAAAAAGCCAATCAACTCGCCTGGGAAAAGAGTGAGGCCGACCGGATCAGGCGGGAAGAAGAAACCAAAAAATTTCAATTGGACTTGAAAGACAAGTATCCAAAAGAGATGGTCGAAAAGATTCACAAGAAAATTGAAGAAGCTGCCAGCAAAGGTCTTCAATCTTTAGAAGTCTCTCCTGATTGGTGGAAAGATGATAATGGACGGGTTGTCACTACTGCCGCTAGACAACTACTAGAAAACGAAGGGTATCATGTGGCCCTTATTTCCAAATACTATCCAGAATATAAGGACACTGCCGCCAGTTGTGGTGAAGGTGACTACTCTCATGCTGCCTACACCGAATGGACTTTATTAATCAAGTGGTAAAGGTCTAAATAATTACACTTAATGGCATATCAACCAAGAACCCCACGACCAAAAATCAAAGATAACGTAAACGAAGGTATCCGGTTTCCTGAAGTTCGGACAATCTTCCCAGATGGCTCCAACGTCATCCTTCCAACCAATCAAGCAATCCAACGAGCCAGAGCACTCAACCTTGATCTCATCTGCATTTCTCCAACTGCCAAGCCGCCCGTCGCCAAAGTTATGGACCACGGTAAGTATTTGTTTGAAGAGAAAAAGAAAAAACAAGAAGCAAAGCGTCACCAACACGTCACCGTCATCAAAGAACTGAAGTTCCGGCCAAACACTGACGATCACGATTACGATTTCAAAAAGAAACATGCAATTGAATTCCTGAAAGACGGCAACAAAGTCCGAGCCGTCGTTCAGTTCCGTGGCCGAGAGATCGCTCATACCAACATTGGATACGATCTTCTCAAACGTCTCATTGCCGACCTGGAGCCATTTGGAAAGCCTGAATCGATTCCACGTCAAGATGGCAAACTCGCTGTCGCTCTGATTGCGCCTGTCAAACAATCGTGATAGAATGATTTCATGATTGAAGAATTCATGAAGAGGAATTCGGTTCCTTGGTGGTCTATTCCAGTAGCTTTCGGCGTGGGTGGTTTGTTAACATTGACCATAGCAGTATTACTGGTTTATGCAGGTGGTTGTCAATGACTTACAAATCTCTCGCCAAGCAGATTCGTACCAAAGAAATTCTCAAGCAAAAACTTACTAGGGAATTGAACGCCGAGATCGAAGCTCTTAAGGCTGAGTGTACGCACAAAGTTGTTGTTACTCTACACTCCTACTACGGTGGTTCGTATTCCTGGGACAACGACGACTGGCATCCTGAAACTCGTATGTGTCTGGTCTGTGGTAAAATTGAATCGGTCAATAAGAAACCAGTCGAAGGCGATTTCAAGATCCTTCACAATCCGATCAAGCGAATGGAAATCAGCAAAGGGTTTTACGAAACGCCTCTTGGACATCCTCTGTTGGTTACGCCACTCAAAGATACATTGGACTTTATTGCCAAAAATGGATACTAAATCAACTTTCAATCAGACCTTTCTTTCGGCCTGTCCCGTCTGTCAGTGCGAATCTACAAATTTCCCGGCGACCTGTCCCTATTGCAATATCGACATGATTGAAAAATCTCAGGACCCACTATGATCTGGCTCGTACAAAATGCAATGTTTGGTGACGAATTTGGGATCGACCAATTCACAGCCGCTATCGATGCAACTGGCGACCGCCGTATCCAACTCGACTATGTGTTCTGGGAATCCACGATTGATCTCAAGCTCACCGACACTGTACCAAGCGAACTGATTCCTTTTGGTACACGATCCTTCGTCGCCTATGCAATGAAACAAGGATGGAAAGTGTTCTGGGACAAAAGTTACGAATACTCCAGCCTGCTTGCTCTTGGCGAAGAATTCATCAACTACGACATGACGGTTGGTCCGCTCGACAAGTTGGTGGTTCCAGACCAAGGCAAAATTTATATTCGTGAAGCTGCCGGATTTAACATCATCAAAGGCAAAGTTATCAACGCCTATGCATGGCCGGATTGGGTTCGTGGTTTTACAGAAGATCGAGAAAACGATTCTAATCCACATCATCACGACTGGCATCCGATCAATGGCGATTCTCTGTTCGTCACTGCGCCGGTCAAAACGATCACTGATGAATGGCGAGTCTGGGTCATTAACGGTGAAGTAGTCTCAGCTTCCCAATACGTCCGCAATGGTGACATTCAGTATTCCAATGCCGACGAGAATTGGTACGTCACCAGCTACGCCCAACGCATGGTAGAAAAGTTCCCCTTCGCTACTGACAGCTACGTCATTGACATTTTTAAGACTGACAAAGGACTCAAAGTCGGCGAAATCAACTGTCTGCATTGTTCCGGTTGGTATCACGTCAATCCTCAGAAAGTAGTACACGCTCTTTCTAAATAGGCGTGTGGCACTCAAACAAAAAGACAAAGTAGTCAACGAAGGCAATCTAGCAGAAGGTGTGCTTGGTGCCGCCATCGTAGCCAAACTCATTCTCCGTAAGCCAAACGGTCAAATCGGCAAAGTCACGTCTTCAGATGTCATGAAAGCTCTGAAGGTCATGCAGAAGGCTCCTCTCACACCAAAAGGCAGCACCAAGTCTCAAGTTAAAATGGACATGGGCGGTACAGCTAAAGACAAAATCGTCTTCCTGCTGAATCTTGGTAAACGCATGATGGCCGACTTAAGAGCATTGGACCTGAAACTCCTGGCTCGTGTCGGTGATGCTGCTGCTTCTTATGTCAACTCTCCTCGTATTGAAGCTCTGGCCGAAGCGATGTATCAGAACAACATCGACAACAAACTTGAGATTGATGTTGATGGAATTTCAAACAACACTGGAACCAAAGCCGATATTACCGTAAAAACTGACAAGTACATCTTCGAGAAAATTTCATTGAAAGCCGGTGCCAAGAAATCAGGAAAGACACTGGGACAAGTTGGCGGTAATTCTTGGTCTTCGGTTTTACGCCTGTTCAATGAAGGATACAACGAACGAACTAAGTCGAAGGATGTCGGCCTGATGCTTCCCCTGGCGACCAAGACCAATGAAGATCGGTACATGAAATTGATCACCGAAAGTCCGACACATGGAACCGTAGCGAAAGCCGTTGGATGGGCGTATCAGACAGCGGAAAAATTGTTCAATTCGTCGCCAGCCGGGAAGTTGTCACAGTCGGTGTATAAATTCTTGCAGACTCATTCGACAAAGGGTGATTCAGACATCAAGATCGTCATGTTGCACTTGGGGCAGCATCGGACTTTGGACCCTTTGAAATTGGAAGATGCATTGAAAAAAGTGAAAATGCGTGCCGTCGTTCGTACCGATACGCAATGGCCGGTCTTCATTGTGTTCGATGCTTTTTACAATTTGAATGTGAAGGCTGAAACTGGAATTTCGATGCCATCTTCTATACCGTTGGTGCCGACGACAGTTTATCATCCGGCAGTGCTGTTTGCGATTCGACCAAAAAAGATCGGTCCCGAAGACGCTGGATACGTGGCTCATTTAGTGGAGGGCGGTCCTAGGTTCGACAGTTTGCTTGAAGAAAAAAATGAAAGAATACAAACCGTGTAAACAATACAGACCGAAAAAACCACTAGAAACGTTTGATGGACATGCGTGTGTGAAGTGTGGTGCCACAACTCGATATGTAAGCACAAAAAAGTGTGTGGCGTGCCGACGAGCAACGAAACAAACGCCTAGACATAAAAGTTACCTTGCACATTGGCGTAAGGTAAACGGTCCAAAATCTAGACGAATGCATAAGTATGGAATTACACCAGAAACTTTCGATTTGATATTTGCAGAACAAGGTGGCTGCTGTGCAATTTGTAAGGTGGTATTGGATCGAGTCACTAGGAAAACGATTCCTAATGTGGATCATTCTCACGTAACTAACAAGGTCAGAGGGATTTTGTGTCTAACATGTAATGTATTGTTGGGGAATGTTCAAGATGATCCCAAGATTTTAAAAGAAGCAATATTGTATTTGGAGAAACAACAATCATGAGCCAAAATAGACACTGGAGAAATGGAGTGCATCGCCGCCGCTGGACGTGCCCGAAGCACAAAGAAGGAATTCGTAAGACCGTCGTCGGAAAACCATGCCCGACTTGTGGAGCGACATCGGAATCCATTGCCGCTGAACGGGACGCTAGACAGAACGAAAAAGGTGTGCTAGAGTAGTTTCGTGGAGGTCGGGCTTAAAGGCGAACGATCCGTCGAAGTGATGCTACGACGTAAACCAAGCGTGACAAATTACATACTCGAACATATGACCGTATTGCGTATTGTGTAACGTGTATTGTGTATCCCCGCAAGGGTCGTATGGCGTAAAACGTAATACCCGATCATTGATTTCTGGTCGGCCTTCACGAAAGTACTTGACAAAGTTTTTGAAATTATGTAAAGATGTTGGTGACCGAACTTCAAAAACAAAAGGAACACAATGCTAGAATTTTTCCGACTCGAAAATTTGATTCTGCCTGCAAATCAGATCAAGTCCGTCACCACACCGCCCGATCCGAAGAATCCAAATGAATCCATCGTCCGTGTCGCCATTCTCGCTCTGACCGACACTTTCGATTTTGACGGCCAAGCTGCTGCTCGTGTCTATGAGGAGCTTCAGGGCTTCGTTCCAGCACCCAAGCCGAACGCTCCCAGCAAGATCGTCGTGACCGTGAATGGCGCTTCCGTGAATCCCGTATCCCTCCTGCTTCCCGGCGAAGAGGTCTCCAGCATCGTTACCATCGACGGCCAAGCCATTCCGACCGACTCCATCGAATGGGCCGATCTCGCAACCAACTTCGACGAAGGCATCGGCGTGGAATTGCGGTTGAGCACCGATCCGCAAGGCGAAACCCGCAAGTACATCCTCGAAAAGGCCAGTCAAGCATATGACGCTTTGGATGCCCTGGCTCCGCAGCAGCAAGTGGCGACGGCCTAACGGCTTCGTCATTCCGAAATCTCCGATCAAGGAAAACACATGACCTCCACAAACAAATTCGCTATCGCAACACTCATGGCGCTTGTGTTTCTGAGCACCGCCTGCACGACTTACGTTCAACAGCCGGTCGCACAAGGACAAGGTGCTCCGGTCTACGATCCCGGTTACAATCCCGACAACGTGATCGCCGATGCAATTTTGACGGCGGCGATTCTGAATGGCGTCAACGGTTACTACGGTCCCGGCCACGTCTTCTATCCCTCGGTGATGTACGGTGGCGTTCCTGGTTACTATGTCGGCGGCGTGTTCCACACTTCGACCACATATCGCACAACCATCGTTAACAATTACCAGCATGATCGCATCGTTCCGCCTGCACAGCGCACGGTGGTCGTTGCGAATGCGCCTTCCAAGCCTCTGTACACTGCGCCTGTGAAAGACGGCAAACCCCAATTCGGACAGCAAGCCGGTGGAATGACTCGTGGTCCTGCGACAGTCGTGAATAACACCACGGTGAACAACACGACCACAAAGCCTCAGTTCGGTTCTCAAGCCGGTGGAATGACTCGTGGTCCTGCGTCATCGCAGCCGACTGGCAAGCCGCAGCTTGGCTCTCAAAGTGGCGGTATGACACGCAGCCCATCGACACCATCACCGTCGAGATCGCCTGCCTCATCCAGTTCGTCTCGCAGCAGCCGAAAGTAGTTTTATGTGGGAAGCACTTCGTCATTGGGAACATGTAAAGGTTGATTGGCAATTCGATCATCCGTTCTTCTCGACGGTGCTTCCCATTTTTGTATGACGGTCTATGCGTATTTTTATTCAGGAAGAGATAATGCCACAATTAAATCGTCAGTATGTTACCATTAGCCCTCGTCGTGGACCGTCTCTCAAAAAGAGATTGGAACAATGGCTTTGGACTCTTGGTACATTGGTACTTGCATTAGTTCCTACTTGGATCTGGTTGATCGTCTATAAAATTCTTGATCCATCCAACTTCATCGAAAAGTTTTTGGTCTTCGGTGCTGGCGTCTGGATCGGTGGTGGCATTCAAGTTTTTGCGTTGATTGCCTGGGCGGTCTTTTTGGTTTCTATGGTGTGGGACTGATGGCTGGATCGCCTTTCACAGAACAAGACATAAGAAACGTTCGCATCATTGGATGGTCCGGTCTGGTAATTTGTTGTGTCGTTGTTCTGGTTTTTGCTTTGGTGAATCTTCTCAGTAATCATCCTTCTACCAGCAAGCATGACATCGAGGCCGACCTGTACCGGCAGCATTTTGAAGAAGAGATCAAGACGTGTACAGCAAAAGGTGGCGTGCCTATTCGTGACCTGTTTGGTGTTAAGCTCAAAGATTGTAAATTTCCTCCAGGAGTCGCAACAAAATGACCGAAGAGAAGACCAGTTTTGATTTTACGACCAACTGCGCCGAATTGGAACAAGCCGCCGAATACCAAGGTGATTTGACCGTCGAAGAGATGGAGCGTGCGATGCGAAACTTTTGCTCCCAATGCGGCCAGAAGTACACCGACTGGGCGTGTGGGTTCGGGCACGGCTCTATGAGAATGGTGCGCCAGCGAATTCTCAATGCTATGAAAAAGAATTCTGAAAAGACCTCTTGACAGGATTCCAAAAGACTGCTAGTATAAATAGTGTCAGATCATTAAAGATCGACTGGGAAACAAGAAAATGAAAAACGTACTCTTATCAACGCCAAGCTCATCGCCACTTACTGTGGTAGGTTTGCCGTTGTCCCCGTCGAGCCTACCTAGTTTGCTGTCGTAACTCTCCCTGAGTTGCTTCGAGACAGCTAAATCAAAACAGTAAAAATATCGTTTCGTGTGTGTCTGTAGTGACAGCGTACACCATGAACAAATTCCAGTGTGTGGTGAAATCTGGTATCACTTGCCGTTTGGGGCGGTAAATTCTCAGTTCAAATCTGAGCACGCTGACCAAGTTTCAGTCTATGGGGAAAGAGTATCCTTCCTGATTTGGATTCAGGGGTTCTTCGTGCGAATCGAAGTAGGCTGACATCAAGCGTCGAGCGAAGTGTGCTCCGCTTATCGAAGCTAGAGGGATTGTAGGTATGACCTGTATTGTGGACTGGGCAACCTTCATTTTAGCCGAGTGGCGGAATGGCATACGCAGCCGTCTCAGAAGCGGTTCCCGCAAGGGTTGAGGGTTCGAGTCCCTCCTTGGCTACACAGTTTGATGTAGGCCGTCTAATAAGCGGCGTGAGGCATTTCATCAGGATAACTCTGATGGGATCGAAGAGAGGCGAAGACTGCATTTATGTCGTCATTACCCGAAGCCAATGAGTTTGAGTACGAGCCGTAGGTAGTTGGTTATCAGGCACCGCCGTCCCTCTGGGGCGTCCTGGTTCAAGTCCAGGGCACTCGACATGCGAAAGCAGAATTTTCGAGTGTTGGCGGAATGGTAGACGCAGCGGTATTAATCCGACTATTCGATTATTTGTTCGTACTCATTTAAATTTGTTCTTACGGCGGCTCAGAGTAACGACCGTAAGCAGGGTAGCTGTACTGATGTGTCAGAATAGTCGAGTGGAGTGAAAAGCTCCCACAAGTTTATTGCCGGGTGGCGGAATTTGGCAGACGCACAACGTTGAGATCGTCGGCCCGTAAGGGAGAGTCCCATCCTGGCAACCAAAGTTTGAAAGGAAGTTGTATGACTGATAACAATTATTATTGTACGCATCCGAGTGGGTGTGGTCATGAGGGTACAGTCGAGTTACATCCCTGCCCATTTGACGAAGAAATTCATCCCAACTCTGTGACGATGTGTAATTGTTGTCCTGATTGTGAACGCAGTTGTGCATACGACATTTAACGAGTTTAGAGGGTACGGGCGCTTGGTGTGCCAACGGTCTTGAAAACCGTCGCTCCGGTGATGAGCCGGATGGGATTTCGATTATTCTACCCTCTGCCATTTTTATGTTGGTTATGAAATCAGTAAGGGACCGTCGTTGGGATAGATTTCTACCCGAACGGTCTACCAACATTCCGAGTTAAATCCTGATGTAGGCATAAAGGAATGCCGCCAGCAAACACGGTGCTGGAGAATCATGGTGGGTCTTAGGACAGCACCGCCCATGCTCAGGTCCATTTTCAGGAAGAAGGGGAGTCTGGTTGCCCCACTCCATTCGGATTGGAGAAATTCGTGAGTTCAAATCTCACCTTCCTGACATTAGCGGTTGAGCCATTGCTCCCGCACATTTTTCGCCGAGTGGTGAAACGGCAGACACGCTAGGTTGAGGGCCTAGTGTCCGCAAGGACGTGACGGTTCAAATCCGTCCTCGGCGACCATATTTGACATCTGAAATTAGGTGTCTAAATGCTGATATGAATACATGTCAGCATTGTGGGAGGATCATATCAACAGGAAAAGCGAAAACGTGTCAACCATGTTACCACACACGTAATCGTAAATATTCTTTTGATGAATTGAGTAGAGCAATTTCTGGCAATCAAACGTGGCGTGAAGTTTGCTTAGTTTTGGGAGTGCAGGTGTGTGGTTCTCGGTATACCTATCTTCGAGGGCGTGCTAAATTTTTTGGGATTTCTTTTGAACATCTAGATGCGGCGCTTATTAAGTCACTGGGTGCGAAGAGAAAATATACAAAGGAATATTTGGTTCCATTGGTAGCTGCATCACAGACATGGTTAGAATTGTGTACGTTGGTTAAGATCCAGCCAGGAAATAACAATTTTAACAAATTGCGTCGTAGAGTTATAGAACTGGGGGTAGAACATTCTCATTTTATTGAGAAACCGCCGTATAAACGAAAAGCAATTACAGAATATTTGTGTATTGGTTCCACAATAAGTTCAGCGGCTTTGCGAGAACGTTTGATACAAGAAGGTATCAAGCAAAGAAAATGTGAGGATTGTGGAATTAGTGACTGGAGAGGATATCCGGCTCCGCTTGAGTTGGATCATATTGATAGTAATCCTATGAATAATGAACTTGAGAATCTTAGGATTCGCTGTTCAAATTGTCATGGAGTAAAAACTCGTTGGCTCCGGTCTGAAGCGGCATTGGAGAGAAAGTTGGGTGAAGTACACGAAAAGCTATTTGACGATTCGGAGGCAGACGAATATGACGATACAGACGTATGTGAAGAAGAACTATGGCAAGTTGCCGAAGAGCACCTTTATTGATCATGGTTCTGAAAAAGAGTTGGTCATCGTAGAAGAGATCAACAATTGGGACGAGGGTTACGGCCACCATTGCTATGAAGGCATTGGTGTAGATGCTGAAGGAATGGTTTTTTCGTGCCACTCAGGTGGATGCTCATGTAATTGTGATGTGAGCTTCGGTGAATCTATGACGGATTTGTCGAATTTGAAGTGGCAGGATATCGAGTTCGAGAGGCTTCGAGTAGATTTTTCGAGCTACGATTAATGATTTTGGCCCTGTGGGGGAACAGCAGACCCGCTGGTCTTAGAAACCAGTGTCGAAAGACGTGAGAGTGCGAATCTCTCCGGGGCCACCAAAATTTTGAAGAGGAAGTATGCAAGCAATAGTATTTGACAGGACGAAGGAAATACATCTAAACGATTATCCCGGCAATGGATTTTCTTGTTGCTTTGGATGTAGTTGTGAGCGTCATGATTTTCGAGGGAAGCCGGTTTCGTTGAATGAAATTCTTGACGTGTTGAATGGAAAATTTGGTCCTGGGTACTTTAGCATACGGAAAGGATAATGCCTGAGTGGGAAACGGTTGAAGAATATTGGGCGCTGTTGTGCGTTCGGTGTGGACATCGGAATGACGAGCATCGAATGTGTTGTATGTGTGGCTCGTGCGATCTTCCCTGCTTGATTGATGGCTGTGGATGTGTTAGATTTGATCCAGGAGATGATGTATGAAAACTTTGGGTGAAATCGCATATGACGCATTTGCAGCAGGCGTGGGATTGACCTGTCCGTGGTTAAGACTGTCGGATCAAAACAAAGCCGCCTGGGAAAGCGTAGCAGTGAAAGTTGTAGCTGCTGTGCGTACCGACGAGCACTAAAAAGTTTGGGCGAGTGGCGGAATGGCAGACGCAGTGGCCTCAAAAGCCACCGTCCGTAAGGACATGTGGGTTCGACTCCCACCTTGCCCACCAAATTTTATGAAAGTCACAGTTGATTTTGAAGAGCGTGAAGCTGGCGTGTTGATGGGTCTGGCGGTTGATAAAGAATTGTCGCCGCAACGTGTGATCATCAGTGCGCTTCGTGTGTATCAGTTGGTCGAAATGAAAATGGCTGCTGATCCCGAATGGATGCAAAAGAATTTGATGGGTCCACGAATGGATAAATTGTCACCATTCGAGATCATCAAATAACATGGCCGAGTGGGGGAACTGGCAGACCCGGCGCACTTAAAATGCGTTGTCGAAAGACGTGACGGTTCGAGTCCGTCCTTGGCTACCAAAATTTATGAGAGAAGATGATGCAATTTTGTTGTTTTTCTGGACGATACTTTTGGTGTTGATCATCATTGCGCCGAAGCCGTGGAGAAGGTGAGATGAATCTTTTTCAGATGGGAAGTTTTCGGCTGACAAGTGGCATGGAAGCGTCGTACAAAATTGAATGTGATGCGCTAACTGACGATGATTGGACGTGTATTGCGTACCTGTTGTTTCAGAAGCTAGATCCATTTGGTTACTGTGAAGGTGTCCCGAGGGGTGGGTTGAAGTTGGCCGAGAAAATGCAAAAATATTGGACGCCGGGAAGTAGTACTGTACTGATTGTCGATGATGTCTGGACAACGGGCGGATCGATGAGACAATATGGTAGAGAAGTTCAAGAAAAATCACAGACGAATATTAGAGTGATCGGTGCAGTAGTTTTTGCTAGGTATCAGGTTGAACGTTGGGTGACTCCGTTGTTCCAGATGTAAAAGGAAAACAATTGAGAAAGTATTGTATCGACGCAAAGGGACAGGTAAATTGCCCGACCTGGGATCAATGTCATCATCGTGGAATTTGTTTGGCGACTCCGATGAACACCGAAGTGGAAATAAAGGAGGCTAGAATGAAAGCCTGTGATTGTCTACTTCTTGATTATGACGATCAGTCATCTTTCCCTAGCTTAGACACTAGATTGTGTGCGACATGCGGCAGGAAAGCTGGAGAGCACGCAGAATTCGTTGAGATGCTGGAGAATTTGAAACGAGAAGAAATTTTCCGTGTGGTGGCGATAGAGCTTGAAGATCCCGACGAAATCATCCAAATTACTCCGACCATGAGAATGAAGCGGAGCGAATTTGAATCGTTACGGAAGATCGCCATTGAAATTGGGAACCGGAAGCCGAGTCCACCGATGAGTAAGTCGGAGCTTCAGCAGAGCGAGTTTGAAACATTTAAGAGGATCGCTTTGGAGATTGAGACACGAAAGCAGGCAGAGAAAGAAATAAAGGAACAGATCGCCAGAGATTTTGACGAGGCGTTGCGAGCGAAAGAACAAGAAGTTTATACGGACATCTACCTGAATGGTGGTGGCATTATGTGGGAGTGAATATGACATTGAAAGAGAGAGTCCAACAGAACGTGACATTCCAGTATTTCCGAGAGGGAGAACTGTGGTACAAGACGGCAGACGGATTTGAATTCCCGGTCGCCGCTTCTGATACCGGCACAGGAATTTTTCGTGCTGAAGACAAGGGCATCTTTTTCATGCGTTGGATTCGGAAGCATATGGCGCTTGTGGACTCCTGGAAGAAACAGTTGAGTGAGCAGCGTATGGCCGAAGAATTGCTTAAGGAAGGTTGGTTCTTTGATGAACATTGTAACAAGTGGATTTGTCCTCCTGGCTGGGCGACTGAAGTAGGAAGTGGTTGGCCGATTGAAGGAACCGAAAAGGCTCATCAGCACATGACGTATCACAAGAATTTAAAGGTTCTAAATGAGGCTTGAAGAAGTTTACACAGATTGGGATGGTACAATCGTAGACAGTAAAGAAGTGTTTCTAGAGCCGGGACAAGTTTTTCGTAACAATGCTGAACCTTTGTTACCCGGTTATGCTCCTATCTACGAGGCACGATTAAATGGCATTCGGGGTTGGGTGCTGGAAAGTTTGGTGAAAGTGTGATGGCACAGCAACAATTTTTTAGACAATGTACGATGACCAAGGGGACGATCTCACAGATTGCGTGGATTCCCGAGCAGTTCGCTGTTCTCGATAAATACTTGCGTCTCAAGGATGAAGATGGCTGGCAAGTAAAGTCGGTCTTTGCAAATCGTATCGACGGTGCTTATTTGAAAGAGCACGAGCGGAACTATTTGACTCAACGAAAGGCATCAGACATTTGATGTACGCACTTGCATTTTTGGCGGCGGTCTTGTTTACGAGCATCGGAAGGGCCTGGGCGTTCCTTTCGTCGTTCAAATTTGCATTGTCTAGGCATGAAGATATTTTTCTTCGTGTGTACAGGTGGTGTATTCTGCATGGATGGGCGGTAGAAGTTGAACCGAACGACATGGGTATTCTGGGATCACAATGGATGTACCTGTTGAAGAAAGGTAGTAGACATGCTCAATGGGTCGATGAATCAAAGTTGTCGATCAAGATGAATTGGGCCGATTTTTTAGAGTTCATGTATTCTGTGAACAAAGAATTTGATTGAAAATACGGAAGGTTGACAGAGTGGCAATGTGCCGGTTTGCTAAACCGAGGCCAGCCCCAAAAAGGATGCGGAGGTTCGATCCCTCCACCTTCCGCCAAAATTTATGAAGAACGTCAAGCATCAAGTTTACGTCGTCTGGAACCATAGTATGAATCGTTGGCTTCATTGTAGTAGCTATCGTATGGTGCCGCTAGAAGACGCCAAAATCTTTTCCAAGAAGAATACGGCGTCGGCATGTGCAAATCGTTGGAAGAAGTGCAAAGTGGTTCCATGCACGTTGACAGTAAACCATGAAGATGTATAATACAGAGGGATGACAGAGTGGTAATGTGCCCCGTTGGAAGCGGGAGGCCATCTCCAAAAGGGATGCGTGGGTTCAATTCCGACTCCCTCTGCCAAAATAAAGGAAATTATGCGAATCGAGCGTTTGCCGAAGATGACTGCAAAGCAACGCAGTAAAATATTGAAGCAACTTGAAGCTATCGAAAAAATGAAGGTCAAGTTGACAGATGATTGTGACAAGCTCCGGGCGCTGGTTTCCGATTTGGAAGACATTCTAAATTCGATGGACGATGCGGTCGAGCATATTGATGATGGTATGCGCCTCATTGCTGACGGCGTGGACATAATGAGTCAATACCTATGATGTCATCTGAAGCCCTCAAGATGTTCGAGAAAGACGGCTGGGAGATTGACTGCGAAAGTCCGCTGGAAATCAGTTGTGGTTCGTCGAAAGCATCTGGTTGGGCAGCAGAGATTGTGATGGAATACTATGAAAACCGATGTAAAGGTAAGCACGCTCGACTGCGCTCTTTGCAAAAATCGCATAGTGGATTTCGCATGAAGATCGACTCCAAAGGCGTAAAGTATGTGCTTTGTGGCAGCGGCTCGAATGCGAAGCGAGTCAACATCGTTTTCATTGATCCGAAATCAAAGAATTCGTATCAGCCGGGGAAGTGGGTGGTAGATGGCAACAAGTCCTGAAAGCGTTCCGAAGTACAACAAAAAATTGGTCGATGATTTGGAACATTTCATCGATGCTTATTTATTGGATTATTCTGGTGGCAGTGGTAGCATTTCTATTCTTCTCAATAAGCAAGTTGGTGACGGTCTCAAAACAAACGACAAGGCCGAGCTTGCCAATCGGTATATGAAGGTCGGATGGAGTGATGCTCATTACAGCTACGCCCCTGAGCCTCGTCGGTCATATCTTCACGGTTGGTGTAACCATTATTGGATTCTCAAACACTAAATAGGTACATGAGAAGCTGGCTATTGAATGTCTGGAGAAATCTTGTTGTTAGTATCGATGATCTGATTGGGCGTTATCTTTATGTAATCCCGGCAGTAATGGCATCGGTTCTGATTTTCATTGTTGTTTTTCTTGTTATTTCGCTGTTCGTGGCTGCGGATGACATGGATCGAAGTATTAAATCGATTCCGAAAGTTGTCCAGGTAGAGATGGAAAAAACTCGTGAAACTTTGATCAAGGAAGGAAATACAAATCGTGATGTGATCATTGGTCAGCACGAGGCGACACGAGATGAGCTACAAAAGCGCATGGACGATGCTGAGTTAAAATTTCAAGAGACCAAAGCGGCTCTTGATCGACTTCAAAAAGGGCAGGCCGAAGCAAAGAAGAAATTGGAAAATCCGTCCCAAGCACCAGCAAAGCGCCAGAAGGTTTTAGGAATTTTTTAAATGGAAGGGCACACCGATGGGTGACGGGGACTCTCTCGAAAAGAGTCGTTCCGAAAGGGCTTGAGGGTTCGACTCCCTCTCCTTCCGCCAAATTTTATGGACAAGGATTACACTTATGCCGAATTGACATACGAGGAACATCGGAACACGTTTGCACAGGACGCTCCGGGTTGGTCGAACCTCTCACAATACCATCGGGACAAGTGGTATCAAATAACACTCCCGGCGTACAGTAAAGTTTTGAATATGTTTGTAGACGATCATAAGTAAAGAGGTCAAATGCAACAATACATTTCAGTCCCTCAGTTGATTCAGTTGAGTGAAGCATACGACCAAAAGAACGATACACACAGCGCCGACGATTTTGTACGATACGTTTTTGATTGGTTGTCGCCTTCACTAGATGATGATCAGCCGCACGGAAACTGCTAATGCAACAGAATCTTCATGACGAAGCCAAGCTCCATTTCAACGAACCAATTTTGATGGGTTTTGATTTGGGTCGCTGCATTGGATATGGCGAGACAGACGAAGATTGTTATCTCATCATCAAAGATCCGAGGCGAGGCGTCTATTGGCACACGTTCGTTGGTGGCTACACGTATCTGGATTGTCTAAAGCAACAGGGTATTACGATTCCGCTTCACCCGTCATATCCTGGTGAGATTTGGACGGACTTTTCTCGTCTGGACACTCTTTTGGAATTGAACGGTGCTCCGAAAGAACAAGAGTTTCTGGTGGATACGAGTCGGTGCAAATTGCTTGATCCACCCCTAATAACATTAGAAAATCTATAGGTTTTTCTAAAATCATTACCGGCGCTCCGTCTTCTTGGAATACACAAAGGTGTCCGTTGTCGCAATATTCGGTATGCATAACTAAATAGTCTCATCGACCGGAGTTTAAAAACAATTAGGAAATGACCGTAGCTCAACTTAGAAAAGAGTTACAGGTACTCCCGAAGGATGCGATTATAGTACTTGCGGTACAGATCCAAAGTACCACAGAGGATGACGATCACTATACCGTCGAAGAACCTGCCATGCACGTTTCGCTGCGTCCCGATCTCAAAGTGCAGATCGGTGATGTTCATAATTAGTTGCATCTAATAATCTAGATGTATCATTAGAATCTTGCATTTAGCGAAAAATTTCAGTTGACATTTTTTTGGATGAAGAGCTATAGTTGGGGAGCAGCCGATTTTCAAGCTGTTCAAAAGGAAAGCAACTATGGCAGAAGACTATAAGCAAGGTCGTGATACTGAGTTAGTGCTTCCTCCAGGCGTGTTTGCGTATGTCCAAGACAATACCAAGGGCAACATTAACACGTACTGTGGGCCGTACAAGTCGTCACTCAGCAACACCGATCAACTCGTAACGTACAATGCGGATTCAAAGAAATTCGTTCCCGCACGAGACCAAGCAACCGCAATCCAAACCGACATTCTGGTCCCGAAGGGCAGTTATGTGGTTCTGGAAAACCCTGCATCCACTGGTAAGCAGCCAGAAGCAGGCAAGACCGAAACAATGACCGTTGGCTCGCTCAAGATGGGCCAAATTGAAAACCTTCCTGGGCCGAAGTCGTTCGCACTGTGGCCGGGTCAAGTCGCAACTGTCATCAAAGGCCACCATCTTCGCAGTAATCAGTATTTGATGGTTAGGGTCTATGACGACGAAGCTGCAAAAGCAAATTGGGACAAGTCTGTCGTCAAGGGCGCAACCACTGACGATACGACTACAAACGTCGAAACCACCAATGTCTTGGGCATCAACAAAGACACTCTGGTAACCGGGCAACTCTTGGTTATCAAGGGAACTGCCGTTGCCTTTTATATCCCTCCTACCGGCGTCGAAGTTCTAACCGACGAAAACAGCAAGTACATTCGTGATGCTGTGACGCTCGAACGCCTTGAATACGCTATCTTGTTGGGTGAAAGCGGGAACAAGGAATACAAGATCGGTCCCGATGTAGTTTTCCCGACTCCCACTCAGCAATTCTATACCAAAGACGGCGCTCGCAAATTTCGTGCGGAAGAATTGCAGCCGACCACTGGTATGCACATCAAAGTCATTGCCGATTATGTCGAAGGCGGCGTGACCAATGAAGACGGCACCGTGACAGGCGGAACGAAGTACACCGCTGGTCAAGAACTTTTCATTACGGGCGAAGATCAACCGATTTATTATCCTCGTGAAGAGCATTCGACGATTATGTACGGCGGTTTCGCAAAGTCATTCGCCGTTGCAATTCCTGCCGGTGAAGGTCGTTATGTTCTGAATCGTGAGACCGGCGAAGTAAACCTTGTCGAAGGGCCGAGAATGTTCTTGCCCGACCCTCGTAAGGAAGTTGTAGTTCGTCGTGCGTTAAGCGACAGCGAATGTGAACTGTACTATCCTGGCAATGCAGAAGTTCTGGACATCAATCGTGAACTTCGTGACGCTAATCCTGGTAATTTCTACGGCAATGCTGGCGGCGCTGCTCCTGCGGCGGCTAGTTATCGTGGCCTGGAATCGGCCTTGGAAGACACACGTATGTCTACTCGGTCGTTCATGGCAGCTTCGTATTCCGATCCGGTTCGTGAAGCTGTTGGTAAGGGTCTCGCTGGCGATGTGATGAATCGTGGTACGAAGTACACGCCACCACGCACCATTACGCTCAACACCAAGTACGACGGTGCAGTTCGTATTTCACCGTGGTCTGGTTTTGCAGTTCAAGTCGTAAACAGCAAAGGTGACCGGCGCACTGTCGTTGGTCCACAGACTGTTCTTCTGCAATACGACGAAGGTCTGGAACGTCTGTCTTTGTCGAAGGGCAAGCCGAAGAACAATGACACTCGTATGCCTACGGCGTATCTGCGTTACATCTCGAATCCGGTGTCCGACATTATCAGCCTGAAGACTCAGGATTTGGTGAATGTCGATATCCAGGTTAAGTATCTTGTGCGGTTCGACGAAGCCGACAAGAACAAGTGGTTCTCTGTTGACAATTATGTCCAGTACATGGTTGATCATCTTCGCTCTCTGATTGGCAATGCTGTTCGCAACATCGGCGTCCAGGAATTTTACAGCAACGCAGCGAACATTCTGCGGGATACTGTCCTGGGCACGAAGGCAACCACCAGCGAACGGCCTCTCAAGCACTTCTCCGAAAACGGCATGACTGTCTACGATTTGGAATTGATCACGATTACGGTCAGAGACAATGAAGTGGCGAACATGCTTTCCAAGTCTCGCCAAGACATTCTTTCGGAAGCCATCGAACTTGAACGTACTCAAAACAAACTCACGCTCGTCAAGGGCAAAGAGAATGTTCAACGCCAGATTGAAACGGAATATTCAATCACAGCAGAGATGAAAGATAAGATCGCTGCTGATGCTGTTGCTCGTTCTGCTACTAACAATCGGGCACAAATCGAAGCTGAAAATGCTGCTTCTGTTCTCCGCAAGAAGGGCGAGCAAGATGCAGCCGAAATCGCCAAAATAACACAGGCGTTGTATCTGGAAACGACCAAAGCTGCTGACGAACACAAGCAGGCGGTCGCTCAACAAGAACTGGATCGTAAGATCAGTCTCTTGGTCGAAGAAGCCAAGGCAAGCGATGTACGCATGAAGTCTGTGCAACCGGCGCTGGTCGAAGCTCTGGTCGGAATGGCACAAGAAGGCATGTTCGAGAAGATTGCAGAGCATCTGGCTCCGTTGTCCATCGTTCGTGGCGAAAGCCTCTCCGGTACGCTCACTCAGATGTTCGCTGGAACCCCTCTCGAAGGCATGGTTTCCAACATTGCGAACCTCAGCAAAGTCAAAGCAGTATCGAAGTAGTTCCTTTCTTCGTTCTGGTTTGATCGAACGGGATGGTGTCGGAACCATCCCGTTTTGTATTTTGTGGTACAATAAATTGATGACCCAAGATCAAATTGACCACTTTTTCACCAAGCTCAAAAAGGTCGATGAAGAGACCGAATACAAGCAGATTCAAGAAGCATACGAGAAGATTATCCGATGGTTTGTGGACGATGATGTCCATGAAGCTAACGTCAAAGAAATCTCTCGTAAGTTTATGGGTGTCGATCCATTCACGCTGTCGTTTGCTCTCCAGGCGGTTATTAAAGACTTGGGATGGGAACAGGATTACATCGTGATTACCGACGACGGTGAGATCCTGGGTCGGTACAAAGAAGTCGCTGACATTCCGAAGATGAATGATCCAAAGTCAATGGCAGCAGATATTAACGTCATTGTAGTGCGGAAAAGAGTATGAAACTCGACCATCGGAAAGTCCACAAAATTTTAGAGATTACAGCCAAGGAAGTAGACGAAATCAAGCCGGAAAAGGAGGCACCGGATGTTTTCGATAAGATCGGGCAGAAGGTTGAGATTGGTTCAATCATCGTCTATGGACACGCTCTAGGACGGTGTGCCGCTCTCCAGTTAGGCAAGGTGCTGGCACTTAAGGTCATACCAAAAACCTCACGGCGATGGAAAGGGCGTGATCCTGTCACTCAAGAAAACGTTTACGAAGACTATGATACTGCCGACTATCGAATCTCAGTACAGGGCGTAGAAATGAACGATAATTGGTCACCAGATGACGAACCGTCACTCCTGCGAAAGGGGACTCTTCAGTTTCCTAGCCGGATGATAGTATTGGACCCGAAACTTGTGCCAGAAAAAATCCGAGAGTTGCTTGACAACGCCGGAAAATAAGAGAGAATAGAACACATGTGGTCACAAAATGGTTTTTTGAAAAGAGCGAAGAGCTAGAGAGATTGCCGGTAGGCGTCTACACTCTGGAATACGGTCCTTTTGGATCAATGTATCTCGATAGGATGAAGGAAGAATTTGTCTTTCCGTACAAGCTCTACGGTAGTGATGGGTTTCCTGATCGAGTCATCAAATCGTTCAAAGCCAAGACGGGAAATCTTGGTGTGATGTTGTGCGGCCTCAAGGGAACTGGCAAGACCGTCCAAGCCGAACAGATTTGCAACTACTCCAAGCTACCTGTAATCTTGGTGGCGCAGGACTACAACAAAGGTGCGGATCTGATCAACTTCCTCAGTTACATCGATCAGGAAGTCGTTGTGATGATCGATGAGTACGAGAAAATTTTTGGAAAGTCTGATGCATTGCTGGCAATCATGGATGGAGCACTGAATGCACCTTCCAGGCGTCTGTTCGTTCTCACAGCCAACACGATGAATGTCTCCGAGGCACTGATCGACCGGCCAAGCCGCATCCATTATTTGAAGAAATTTGCAAATCTTGGAATCCCAGTGATCGGTGAAGTGGTCGATGACATGTTAGAGAACCAGGATTTTCGCACCGAAGTGGTCGAATACTTGGCGGCTCTTGACATCATTACTATTGATATTGTGAAGACGGTGGTGAAAGAAGTCAATCTGTTTAACGAACCGCCGCAAAAGTTCAAGGACATTTTAAACGTCACGATGTACAATCATGTTCGTTGGGACGTGTTTGATGCAGAAGGCAATGAACTATTGAAGTATGTTATCGCTGATTACTTGGACCCGTTCCGTGTTCAGTACGAATTGCGCTTCAAGGAATTCGGCAGCACGTATCACGACTACGGCTACATCAAGACGGCCAACAAGAAGACCGGAAAAATTGTTACCGAGCAGGGTACATACATCGTGAAGAAAGCCGCTTCGTTCAATTCCATCACGGCGCAAAAATGCTTGACAATCGGTGAGTAGTAAGGTATTCTTGGACTGGAGATTATTATGCTTCAGATCGGCTTCGGCCTACTACTTTATCATATTTTGTATTGGGTCTTCGCATTTCTTGGGGTCATGCTCGTTCTCCCTTTTTTGACGAACTTGATCATGGGGACTCATGCAAAGGGATACGCTCACTACTCGAAAGTCATGTGGGTTGGCCTGGGACATTTTCTCACATTGGGTTTGCGAAAGCGAGAGCCATGAAATTTTTGATTGAAGTTTCTGGACGTGATCAGCCAGATTTGATCCATTCGCTGGACGAAGCTCGAAAGACGTTGATCGCTGGCGGATGTTTTCTGAACGTCTGCGGATGCACAAACGTTGTCATGAAGCCAGCGACGGATGCAGATGAAGCTGAGTGGCGCAGACAATATCGGGATTCCCATCCAAAGCCAGCCGCTCGATGGATCAAGTAGGCTCTTGACATAGACCCTTTGTTTTGGTACTATGGTCCTCATGAACAGCTTGACGCTCTTCGTGATTCTCCAGGTGGCAGACATCGCTTCCACTCTGCTTTTTCTTGCAATTGGCGTCCAAGAAGGTAACCCGGCTGTTCGTATGCTTTTGCATTTGTTCTCGCCGGTCGTCAGTTTGGCTCTCGTAAAAGTGTTTGGGATCGTCTTCGGAACCGTCTGGTATCTTCGAGGAAACAAGCTGACCAAGATCAACATTGCATTTCTAGTGTTGGTCGCCTGGAATATCCTTGCGATCTGGCGGCAAATCTCTTTGATGCCGGTCGTTTTGTCCAGTGCTAAATAGATTTTATTGCGGGGTTGGTATAGCGGCTGTGCCCTTGCCTTCCAAGTAAGAGTAGACGAGTTCGACTCTCGTACCCCGCTCCAATTTTGCCGTGTCTTAAACGGTGCTACGCACGCCCTGTACAAGAGCAGCGGATGTCTATTGTAGCTACCGCTGTCAGCAGAGATTTCAATTCACAGAGTACATCGCAAGGTGGAAACGGGGAGAGGAATCTGGCTCGATGGTGAGTGAACAAATTAGTGCTCATGTGCGGCGCTACTTGTTCGAGAAGTATGACTCAAAATGTTGTAAGTGTGGGTGGGCAGAAGTGAATCCTACGACTGGGAAGATCCCTCTCGTTGTGAATCATATCGATGGCAATTCGGAAGATTCATCAGAGTCAAATTTGGAATTGCTTTGTCCTTGTTGTGATAGTTTGACGCCGACTTATGGTAGCCTGAATAGAGGCAAAGGTCGAAAGCGTAGGTATGCGAGGATGGTATAGCGGCTGTGCCCTTGGTTGCCAATCAAGTGTAGGTGGGTTCGACTCCCACTCTTCGCTCCAAAATTTCTAATTCAAAATCGGTTCGTCAAATGGAAGCGGGTATCCCCATTTTTCCAAGATCGAACTGCCATAAAAATTCTTGACTGTCCAGGCCCGTTCTCTTACTCGACGATCCGAGCATTCAGAAACCCTTGCGGTTGGTCCTAGAATTTTCTCCAGCCATACTCTGAGTTGCATTGTTTGGTGATGATGGTTTTTCATGGCAGTATATAGCCTTGACACCTTAACCCACTCTATGCGAAGATGAAAGCCTGATGTGGTGCAAAGATCGAGCTTGACTCGGCACGGACTGTGGGATAATACATGAATCCACAGGGCGTAAGAAACGATCCACAAATTAGCACGTCCGCAGCTTAATGTCACTCCGTCAAGAGTTGGCCAGTAGGGGTAAAATCTCTCAGCGGGAAATGCAAGGTGGAGAATCGGGAATCCTTGCCATCAGAAAAGGAACGAACTAAATGTCTTTGATGAAAGTCATACTTCGAGCAACAGGACTCACAGCGACCATTCTTTCGCTTACACTGAGCGCACAACAGACAAAACAAAAAAGCAATATTACAGCGCCCTTTCCCTTAGTGGTCGCTGCGTCTGAAGAACCGCCGCCGCCAATCGCACCGCCAGCACCGGCCAAGGTTCAAAAACCAAATTGGTTCATGCGAATGTTTGAGAACAAAGTGTCTCGGGCAGTTGTTGGTGGTGCTGCTCCTACTCCAGTTGGTGTTCAAGTGCTCATGAGTGATGGCACTGTTCAGACCTTTCCACTAGGTGTCTGGATTGAATTTGCATCAGGTGCATCATGTTCGCCTGCATGTTCTGGGGGTCAGCTTCGTGGGATTTTTCCGACACAGTATGTGAATCAAATTGCTGTTGTCAATAACGGTCCATTTGGGACAGGTGCCGTTTTCCAGGGAGTTGTTTTTAATCCGCCTGGAACAACAACACTCACGTCATTGTCGTTCACAAGTGTCAGCGGTGGAAGTGGCTACGTTTTACCGATGGTCTCGATCACTGGCGGCACCGGCACTCCTGGGAATGTCACTGCTACTGTCGTTGGAGGGGTCATCACAGCGATTAATGCACCCAATGCCACTGGCTACACGATTGGCGACGTTCTGACAGTAACGATCACGGACATTCCACAGACATGGAAGTATCCGAAGCCGGGGCGCAACGTCCAGGTCTGGCGGAATGGCCTTCTACAGCGTCTCGGTCCCGACTATACGCTCAATACGACGACTGGCTACATTATCCCAGTTCTCTATCAAGATGCTTCTGGGGCGCTTGTAGCGTGGAATTTGGACGATTACATCACAGTTGCTTATCTCTATTAGGAAAGACGACATGAAAACACTTAGAGTTGTATGGTTGATTCTTTTTCTTGCATTAATCGTTCTCATCATTCAGCAAAGCAATGCACAAACGTTGGCTGACGGACAATCACAAGTCAAAAATTTGATGGTTTCGCCAATCGCTTCTGTCCAACGGTGGCAGTGTGTTGGAAGTGGCGTTACAAAGCCTGCTGCTGGCACTGGGGCGAGCGCTACGGCGTCGGTGGTGTCTGCTTCAGTGTTGACCCTGGTTGTCGGTTCGGGCGGCTCCAGCTACGTCAATCCACAAATAACGATTACGGGCGGGACTGGTACAGCAGGAAGCATCACAGTTTATTTCACGAATGGGGTCATAACTGGGTTGGCTGCGCCGTTTGCATCTGGGTATACTGTCGGCGATGTTTTGACGGTTACGATTGTGGATGGCCCTCTGGGATGGAATTGCGCCGGTCTTCAGATGATCCAGCTTGTGCTTGCCGATGGAACGAAGTTGGGACCTTATGTGAACATTCCGGCTACGCCTCTGATGATTACAAATGCGAATGGTAGCTGGCAGACAATGCCTCTTGCTGCGTCCGATCCGCCTTTAACGATCAAGAAATTCGATTAGAACGTATCCTGCGGCGACACCGATCAATACGTACACAGGTAGGCCGAGGTCTTGTGTCAACAAATACGTTCGACCAACGCACCTTCTTGAAGTTTTTGGAACAGGTCATACGAACTTCCCGTTCTTCACCAAGAGTTTCAAATCGGAAGAGTACACGGTATTCGGCTGGCTCGCTTTCATCGCCATTCCCAGCGCATCTCTGACTGGATCGGTCTCACGCATTTTTTGTTGAAACGCCTCAATCCCGTCTATGTCTTCTAGTTTGTTGATCGTCACCAGCGTCGAAGCATAACCAATGTCCATGATCATCGAGACCGGCAAGAAGTCTGGATTTTTCGTCACAAACGACCGCAGGACTTCAAAAGGGTTTCCACTGTCACATCGAATTGCTTTCATACTGTTTCCTTCCAATACCACTGTTCACGCCGACCGGGGACGATCTTCTTGTCTACGGCAGCATTCCACGTTTCAACAACGAAATCACGAGGAAGCGATTTTGCAGCTTCGTGGATCGCCGCCAGAGAAGCATTGCCAGCTTTCCAGCATCGAAAGTCGTCTGAGTAGTCGAAGGTCAAATCGTGCTTGGAGACCATTTCGACAAAGGCTGTTTCTTGTTCCGTCATTGTGCCCACTCCGGGTCGCCGCCATGAAGTAAATGATACCGGCGATCCATTTCCTGTTCGTACTCTACTTCTTCGTTGAATCCGTCGTCATCCGGCTCCGCAGTGTAGATGCTGATGATGCGAAGAGCTTCGGCCAGCCATTCGACACGAGAATCGGCCTCGCCGTCCCAGAATTCGTTATCGATGGCATTTTGTACCTCATCGACCACTTTCAGCTTCAGGCGGCGCACAGCTTCACGAACCTTGCGAAGCGTTTCGGCGAGAAGTTCATTATCAAATGCTGAGGCACCGTGATACTGTTCTCGTAGCGTTCCGACATTCGCTTCCATCCGAATCATCCAATCTCGTTGTGCGCTGTTCATGAGTTAAGAATACCAGTTTCAGGTCTTTAAGTCAATAGATGTATCTAAATTATTCGCCTCGATAATCCTTATTCGTCCAGGAGATGAGCATGATGACGCCGTGTTGAATTTTGGGCATCACAGTCGAGCCATTTGTACGATTGGTTGCCCGTCGAGAATGAACTTCCAGCCCTTCCATATCGGGCATTTTTTCGCCTTCCCATACCGTAATCGTGGTGGCGTTTCGGCGCTGATCGTAAGATGCCGTCGAAAGACCAGTGCCAAAGCAGGCCCCGCATTCATGGTTGCCGTTGCGCTTTGTTCCTTTGCAGATGTTGCAGGGAATCGTGGTGTCAGGCTTGTGTTTGGTTGGCATTTACTTGCCTCCCAGGTGACGTTCAATCATGTAGCGCTCGATGCGAATGTCTTCTGCGGCATTGAACATTTCGGCCTTTTCGAGTTCGGTTGGCTCTGCGCCGTAGACTTCTTCAGGACTCAACCGGATCAGATCGTCTAGTTCGTTGCTCATGAATCCATAGTAGCAGGATCGAGTGCGAATGTCAATAGATGTATCTAAATTAGTCGTTTCCAGTAAATCGAACCCGGCCTTTATCGGCCAAATCATCTTGGGGTGACCGTGATTCAAAATCCATGAACGCCCAGGCCCGGATCACATCGCCATATTCGTTCGATCCTTTGATACCAAGAATCGGAGCATCGGTAAAGGCGTCGATCTCTTCCGGTGTAATCCAGGAATATTCAGTATTTGTAATGAACCAACCGAAGATGTCAAATTGAGTAACGCTGGTGGCGAACGCAATTGGATCGATACCTTTGATCACCTGAAGCATCATTTGTGTTTTGGAATCGACCGACAACAAAAGGTCTCCGTTTGGTGCTTCATGAAATTCAATTTGAAAGTCCATGAACTGACCCTAGCACAAAGATGCATCTTTCGTCAAGTTCTTCAAAATTGTATGGTCTAAATGAAAGTGAGATGATATCCTACGTGACCAATTCGCAGTAGTATCCTTTGTGGGATTTCTGTTGCTGGCCGTGAGCAATTTTGACGAGTGTTGACTGATTCAATTGTCGAGAACGACAAAATTCTCGAAGATTTGTAATAGTCTCCACTACGCCATCTGGTGAAGTGATGCGCCAATCTTTTGCTTTGCGTTCTGCCATTACTTTCTTAGTCGCCGTCGAATGTTTTTTTCCTAGATGTGCTGTAGGATTTCCTGGTGGACGAGCATCAAGGCAGATGTTAGTTAGCACACCATTCTGATCAATTCGTTTCCGACCCCAGGTACGGATGAGTTTTTCTTCAAGGTCGTATGCAGCGTCTTCAGTAAGATCAGTTTTCAATATTCTTACTTCAGGTTCGTGGCCGTGTTTTCTGATAGAATTGATTTTGTTCCATTTCCGAATGTTTTTGGTAGTAGTTTTTAATTCGCTCAAATGAGAGTGCGCTCGTGCGCCGTGACCTTTGCCGATGTAGAACGGCAAATTGGTAATAGGATCGTAGTAAGCGTAAACGTAGTAAAGCATCACCACTATATATGTGCATGAAGATAGAGCCGAATTTTATGGGCAAAGACTCCTTCTACTGGTGGATGGGAGTTGTCGAAGATCGTAATGATCCAGTTATGTTGGGTCGGCTACGTGTTCGCATTTTGGGAGCACATACAGAAAACAAGCAGTTGATTCCGACGTGCGAATTGCAATGGGCTTACGTCTATCAGCCAATTACTTGGAATCAGGCAATGAATGGCCTTGGTCACTCTCCGACAGGACCAGCAGAAGGAACATGGGTCTGGGGATTTTTCAAAGATAATGAAAGTGCTCAAGATCCAGTCGTGCTTGGAACCATTGCTGGCATTCCCGAAGAGCAGCCACAACCTTGCATTGGGTTCTACGATCCGTCCACACCATTCCACGATCTTCAAAATGCACCAAGGAAGACTCGTATTCGTTATTATCCGAATGACGGAACCGGCGCACAGAACACAAACGAGTCACAGGCATCGTTGTATCCCCGCCAAACTCATCCTTGGGGTTGCATCATTGGCGAATCGGATGTGAACCGTCTCGCCCGAGCAGAAAATATTAGCGATACGATCATTGGCGTTCGACAGAGACAGCGTGCAGTTGGTGTTCCTATTGCATTTGCTCATACGACTCCTGGCCGACAATTCAACGAACCATTGCCGGGGTACGACTCTGCTTATCCGTACAATCACGTCTATGAATCGGAGTCTGGTCATATTTTGGAAGTTGACGATACACCGAATGCCGAACGAATTCACATCTATCATCGTTCTGGTACGTACATCGAAATTGGAACTGGACAAGAAGACAATCCTGGTCTGAGTGGCGATTTTGGAATGAAGATCGTCGGGAAGACTTTTGAAATTCACATGGAGAATTCATACATCCAGCACCAAAATACGCTGAACGTCACAGTACGTGGTGAAGTGAATTTTTATTGCCAAGATACCATCAATGTTCAAGCCGATGGTGATATGAATGTCCATGTCCAGGGCGACTATACTGAGAAGATCGGTGGTGATTATTTTACTGATATCGGTGGAAAGCGTATCGTCCGAATTGCTGAATCGGAAGAATTGGACGTGGGCGAAGGACGGACCACAAATATCGGCAACGGGGAGACCGTGAATATTGGTGATGGTCGAACTACAAAAATTGGTAACGGAGAGACGTTGCACATTGGCGATTCCAGAACGACGAACATTGGTGATTCTGATTCGTTGAGTGCTGGCGGCAGTTACGATGTGAAAATCGGTGGTTCCTATTCTGAAAGCGCCGCTACGATTGAAATGAATGCCGATGGTGAAATTGAATCTTCGGCGGGAGGTCAGTTTGGTGTGACCGCTTCGGCTATTGTTGGTGGTGCTGGTGGATGGACGTGGTTAGCAAATGCAATTGTGACTCCATCTGGTAGTCCGCATCCAGGTTCGCCACACAGTCCGAGCAGTCCATCTTCTCCTGGATCGCCTTCAGCGCCGGTCATTCCTCCCTTCCCGGACCCGACTGGCATCATCGAAACCAGAAACGAAACTGGTCCAGAGCCGGTGAAGGAAACGCAGCCTGATGTGAATCCGACGACCTGTCCAAACCAAAGCGATTGTTGATCTGATATAATTGTTAACATGCTGCTTACGATATCTGTCATCATTGCTGTTATCATTGGATTGGTCATTCTTTTCAACCTCAAATTTGTTTTTGAGCTTGCTGCGATCTTGTTGATTGGTCTTTGGTGGTGTGGTAGCCATATGATGGAAGTGCTCTGGTTTCTCGTGACACTTCCGTTTCGGATCATTTGGTGGATTGTCTGCATACCATTTCGAGTATTTCGATTTGTGTTCTATCAAGCGACTGGTTTGTACTTACGTGTGTCGGACATCGGATTTTTCTACCGGGATGGCGACGTGAGCGTTCGGATCGCAAAAGTTTTGACGACAGCAGCGGTGATTGGGTTCATCGTTGCCCTGGTACATCATGTTACCCACCGATGAGTACGACGAGAAGCTGAGAGCAGCGATCAAAGAGCTTACTACAGTTCAGTTTGCGGTCGAGATTGAAGTGGTTGCCGGAACTAGAAATTTTATTCTGGCCGCACGTAATTCCCCACCGTACAAATTGCTAATGGAATGTCTAAAGTTCGATCAGGATCTTTATTCTGGTAAGATCGGCATATACTTTCGACGGTTGATGGCAACTCCGTTTGAAGAAAAGTACGCAAATCCAAACGACGTTCCTGTAAGTGTGCTCGCCGTGGCCCTTCTTGATGTTGGTATTGAAAAAATGGCGCTATTGGATGTAGGTAATCACAACACCACCGACAAAGTGAACAAATGGCTACCACTCCGGGACAGACACAACATGTTCTGGCTTCCTAACATTTTGGAACAGTACAAGCCTTAATATCCTCGCAAGTCAGTGGCACTAAATAGTCTTGTGCCGCAGACTATCACCAATCGTTACTCTGATCTAAACCTTTCCTTTATCGCCAATCCAGTGCGAAAAGATATCGGTATTCTGTACGATGCCGATGCTGTGAAGCAAGCCGTGGTGAATCTAGTTTTGACAAAAAACTATGAGCGCCCGTTTCATCCAGAGATCGGCTGCAATGCGACAGCACTTTTGTTTGAAAACATCAGTCCGATCACGGCATTGGGCATTAAAACTTCAATACAAAATGTGATCACAAATTTTGAGAAGCGAGTCCAACTGCAAACGGTTGCGGTAGTTGCGGACCCGGACAACAACGGATACAACGCAACGATTACATTTTATGTGTTGAATGTTCGAGACTTACAGACCGTAGATTTTTTCCTTGAGAGATTGAGATAACATGCCTAATGCACCTGCGACTTCCTCAAAGCTGAATATTGGATACCTTGATTTTGACACGATCAAGATGTCGCTGCGAGATTACCTTCGTAGTCAGGCAGTCTTCAAAGATTATGATTTTGAAGGATCTGGCCTTGCCGTACTTCTTGACATCCTGACGTACAATACACATTACTTTGGCTTTTACATGAACATGATTGGTAATGAAATGTTCTTGGATTCGGCCAATTTGCGCTCTTCGGTTGTCTCATTGGCGAAGATGTTGAACTATACACCACGTTCGGTCACCAGCGCCCAGGCGAACATCAGTGTAACAATCACTTCAAATAATTCGGCTCCGGTCGCAGTGATCGAGCAAAACACACCATTTTCTGCAAACGTGGACGGAACGACTTACAATTTTGTGGCGGCGGCGACCTATGGAGCGACACTTTCCAGCGGCAAGTATTATTTTCCAAATATTACGTTGATCGAAGGATTGGCTTATACGTTCAGAATCACGGTAGACAATTCGATTCCAAACCAAAGATTTATTCTACCGAACCCGAGTATCGATACTTCTACGCTTTCGGTTCGTGTTCAAAATTCTACGACGGACACGACGCTTACGACCTTTGTTCTGGCGACTGACTTAATCACGCTGACCAGCACAACAACGGCTTACTTTTTACAAGAAGTTGAGAATCAGCAGTTTGAACTTGTCTTTGGCGATGGTGTCATTGGTCAAGCTCTAGTTGACGGCAACATTATCATCATCGATTACATTTTGTCAGATGGTTCTGTTGCAAATAGTGCTACGACGTTCTATCCGACCGCACCATTGGCAGGTTACCCACAAAATCTCACGACAGTTACGACGCTTATTCCTGCGGCTGGCGGATTAGATCCCGAGACAACCGATGAAATTCGATTTACGGCTCCCAAGAACTATCAGGCGCAGGGTCGAGCAGTTACGGTGTCTGACTATATTCTGACGATCACTCAACAATATACAAATACTGACTCATGCACGGTGTGGGGCGGCGAGGATGCAGTTCCGCCACAATATGGAAAAGTTTTCATTTCGATCAAACCAGTAGATGGTTTTGTCATCACTGAAGCAGCAAAGACTTTGGTCGTCAATAATATCATCAGACAATACAACATAGTTTCCGTAATTCCTGAGTTTGTTGACCCTGACTATACGTTCATTATCGTAAATTGTTCGGTCAAGTATAACCCAGCGAACACTTTTAAGACCGATGGTGACATTCAGACCGGGGCGTACAATGCAATCGTAAACTATGCAACCTCTGATCTGGATAAGTTCAATTTGGAATTTCGTTACTCGAAGCTCCTGGCGGCAATCGACAACAGCGATCCGAGCATTACCAATAACCAGACTTCGATTCAAATGTACAAACAGTTTCAGCCAGTATTGAACGTTGCGACGAACTATACGTTCCAAACTTACAATGCAATTCTGCCGGGATCGGTGACTTCAAGTACATTCGTTGTCGTTCAAGATCCATTGCTTTTGGTTCCGTATCAAAATGGAAACACATACTATATCAATGACGACAGAAATGGTAATTTACTTTTGTTTCAGCAAGGAATTGGTATTGCGACGACTTCGGTCAGAAAAGTGGGGACTGTCGATTATACGAATGGAGTTCTAAATTTGACTTCGTTCATGCCGTATCAGGCGAACGCAAATGGAAACATTAATTTGATCATGACTCCACAACTGAATGATGTGTCACCAAGCCTCAACAATATTCTCTTCATTCAGCCGACAGATGTTGCGGTCGTAGCTGTTCCGGTCCCGACGACCACTGTTTTGTAAGGTAAGCAATGCCAACAATTCCTTCGCTCCCACTGAGTCTTCCTAATCCGCAAAGAACGATCTCACAAATCATCGAGACACAGCTTCCTGACTTTGTTCGTGATGCTGATCCTACGTTCATTGCGTTTTTGAAAGCATATTATGAATGGTTGGAAAAGAATGGTGAAGAAGCATACGCCTGCAAAATTATTGATGCCACGCTTACGTCTGTAACTTTGAATCCTATTCCGCTAGAGGTTTCATCAAATATCGCTTTGAATGCACCTTCTACGAAAATCGACGCTTATGTAGGAATGCATGTAGTCTGTACCAACGGCCCGACGAAAGGTTACACCAGAAAAATTACTGCATACGATCCTGTCACTATGATTGCGACGGTCGATGCCTGGGACTCTTCGTTTATTCCGTTGCCGAACACCAGGATTTCGATTCGTGATGCTCTCTATCCTCGAACTTTGCTTCAGTACCGAGACATTGACACCACAATTGATCGGTTTATCGACTACTTCCGTGATGATTTCATGTACGAGATTCCAGGTAACATCCTGGCTGACAAACGAAACATCCTGAAACACATTAAAGATTTTTATCAAGCACGAGGCACTGAAAATTCTTTCCGTTTCTTGTTCCGTATTCTTTTCAACCAGGAGATGGAGTTTTACTATCCAAAGGTTGACTTGTTCCGGGCTTCTGATGGAGTTTGGTACGTTCAGACCATCATGAAGACCACGACAACGACGGATACATTCGGATACGTAAATCGTCAATTGGTTGGTGTCTATTCGGGCGCAACTGCAAGTGTCGAATCTGCAACACAACAATATGTCGCTGGGGGAACGATTACTGAATTGACCCTTTCGAGCGTCAATGGCACATTTCAGATCGATCCAAATACAAATCTTCCAGAACAAGTCAAGATTTCCTATCCTGTCGCACCACCCCCGCAAAGCGATTTAGGCGACGTACAAGACCTTGAAGAGCCATCGACGGACGTTCAGTGGGAGCAGGCTTATCAATTGCTCCAGCAGCTTCTAATTAACACGCCAGGGGAAAACTATCAGGTAGGCGAAACTATCACGATCAGTGGTGGTGGAGAACTGGCCCCGGCGACGGCTGTCATTACGTCAATTTTTCAGACGATCTATGTCGGTGGTTGCCAGCCTCCTCCGACGACATTTTATTTGGAACCATATTTTGGTCCAGATGATACTGTGAACACAAATCCCGATCCACAGACGGATGGTGTTTGTATCCCTGGTCTTTATTATTTTTCGGATGTACACTCAGATTTTTCCAGTGGTGATCTTTTAAACGCAACACAAATTTTGTTGTCGGCCAATTCACCTACTCAAGACAATTTTTTTGCAGGCGATGAAATCGATTTGATTGGCGGCACAGGTCAAGGCCAACGCAATACAATCGTCTCGTACAATGGCACAACTAAGGTAGCTACGGTCGCTACGGCCTGGACGGTAATCCCGGATGGCACTACTGAATATTCGATCACTCACGTAAAGGGCGGAATTCAATCGATTGCAATTACAAATTTTGGTTTGGGTTTCTTGACCAATCCAACGGTGACCATTCATACAGCAGAAGGTTCCGGCGCAGTCTTACCTCCGATGTTGGGAATTACTGCTAATACCGCAGGAATGTGGCTTCCGGGCAAAGCAGGTGGAATTGGAGATGCACCGACCACAACGGACAGCTTTGCAAGCTCAAATAAGATCATTCAAGATTCGTTTTACTGGCAAGATTTTTCATATGACTTGCGAGTTGGTGAGACTATCGACAAGTACCGTGACATCGTAAAAACGTTGTTGCATCCGGCTGGGCTTAAAATGTTCGGAACCGTTGTTTCGTTCAATGAGCCAGAAACCAATTTTTTGGAGCTTGTTCGTGTCTTTACTCTTCTTATTGGAGTTAAATTTTTTGATCTATCCCTTGAAGTAGACAATACGTTCACGCTGCAATTCAACACTCTGACTCCTTGTGTGGTAGGTGCTCGAAACAAAGATTTGGATGCAATGAAGTTCTATGCATTCCCACCAAACTATACGTTCAATCGGATTTATCCATTTCCGAACCAAAACTACTGGAGCACTAATGGTCCTGGTAATACGCAAATCAGTAATTTTCAGAACGTAGTCATTGGCTCGATCATCAATTTCCCAGAACGCCGCACGAAGATCAATGCAGACGCCTACGTGGTGATCACAAATGGTAACTCACTCACTGAAGTTGGTGTTCTTGGTCCGAATCTTGGTACGCTTTCTCAATTTCGTTTCATAGGATTCCCTCCTTACGAAGGATTCAACGAGACTTACCCATCGCCAAATCAAAATTACTGGGCCGGAAGTCTTGGTGGTTATGGTAATACACAGTTAAGTATGTTCGCAAATCTTGTGATTGGCGACGTGCTCACTGACCCACGTAGCATTCGCTCGAACATTTGTATAGACAGTTCGTTGTTGATCACTAATAACCAACAATCCATTCCAGCCGTTGGAAATCAAGTCATCTATTCGTTTTTGGAAGGTATCAATCCGCAAATCGTCTATAATGTTAGCCCAAATTATTCCGGTACTGAGCCGTATGATGGCACTTTAGGTACAAGTATTCTGTCTGAGTCTAACGATGGAACCTTTGTAAGTCAGGGTGTCCATCTTAATGCGACCAACAGCGAAATTGTAAATGCAACTGGTGTTCCTGTCAATTTGAAAGAATGCACTGTCGTAGTCATTGCCAGTGCTAATGATGTCAGCCAAAACACCACTTTGGTTGGCATGATTCCAGATTCCGGTAATAACGGATTTGCAATCGATCTAAGAACAGGCGGCGCAGTCTCTTTCCGAGCACGATATGACGGCGTAGAAGAAACCGTTAATTTCCCACCAGCATCCATCGGAAGTGGAAACTTCTTCATGGCGGCTTTGCGCTTCAATGACGGGATTATCACTGGTAACGTCGAAACGGTTCAGACTCTTCAGACGACAGATAGTATTTCGGCGACATTTTCTACCTATCCGATCAATCCAACTACAAATTCAGATGGATGGTATTTTGGTCAGCCTTCGGTAGAATTTGTTCCGGTGGCTCAGAATGCTGCATTGTTTAAAAATTCGACTTTTGGTTCAAGTAAATTTGGTCAGACCGAAGTATCTGCAAGTCCGACGACAATGGGCTATTTTGATGGATATTTGGCCTATGCGCTCTTTTATGATCGTGCCTTGTTTGATTATGAACTAGACACCATTTATAACCAGCTTAGTGTTGAATTGTTCAATGAGCGTGGCGTTAACCTCAATGCTGGAACAGTTTCCCAGACACAACAGGGTTCCGCTGCAATCAGAAGAACAACACAACAGACTCAGCTTGGTGGCGCTTACCTCAAACTTACTCGTCTCAAGACTCAGAATGGTGTAGCTCGTATTCAACGTGGTGCTGAATTACACACTATTACTGGTTTGACTCGTCTTCAAGTTACAACAGTTCAAACTCAGATTGGTGCAGCAAACATTCAACATGGAGCAACACAGACCCTTACTGGTTTGTCTCGTCTTCAGATCACAACGCCTCATGTCATTACCGGATTGGCAAACCTTCGCAATACGACAGATAGAACACAAATCGGAAATACAGCAATCCGCAATACGACGCTCAAAACTCAAAGCGGCGTAACAAGAATCACAGTTTCCAATAACGCTCATAATATCATGGGCAGCGCCGACATCTACAAGACAGAGTTCTTGACACAGTTGGGTAAGGCTCGTATTCAGATTGCTGGTAATGAGAGAACTATGATTGGTCTCTCGTTGATCACTGCGGCAACAACTCAGACACAAAGTGGTACAGCAAGAATCACAATCTTAACCGCCAAGACACAAAGCGGTGTTGCTCGTCTTCAGGTGACAACTGGACCGAAGACCATTGCAGGTAGTGCAGATATCCGAACGACGGATTTGCAGATCCAACTCGGAGTTTCAAGAATTCAGATCACGACGCCTCGGACAATTTTAGGCGTATCACACATTTCCTAGCTTACTAAATAGGAACGGAGAATAAAAATGGCTGCTATAGTCACAACCAATTGCCGAATTTACGCCGCTTCACAGTTTGAAGACAGCTTTGCCACGTCAGGTGAGTACATGTACCTTTTTATCGCTGGCACATTGCCGTGGGTTGATGATAACTCGCCGCCGTCACCGATTGATTGTGAGTTAAACCTTTCGACAGCATATAGAAATATGTTGTCTCTTAAAAACATCACAGCAAACAATGTGAGTTTGGCTATTCCAAGAAATACCTGGGTGGTCAACACGACTTATTCACAATACGACAATACCATCGATTTGTTCGATCCAGCTTCTCCAAATCCGCCATTTTATGTAACCAACACCAATTTGCAGGTTTATAAGTGTCTGAACAACAATAATGGAGTGCCTTCGACGGTCCAACCATCAGGAACTTCGACAAGTGTGGTTACGAGCGCAGATGGCTATCAGTGGAAGTACATGTACACGGTCAACTCAGCCGATGTAGTAAGTTTCGTCACGACCAATTGGATTCCGGTTTCAACTTTGGCATCAAATGATGGATCGTCTCAATGGCAAGTCCAGACGGCAGCAGTTCCCGGAACAGTTGATCGAATCAATATCGTAACAGCAGGCACATCGTACACTCAGGTGCCGACGATCACGATTACTGGAGATGGAACTGGTGCAACGGCCACAGCAACAATTGCAGGCGGCAACGTGACAGGCATCAATATGACGGCAACAGGTTCCGGTTACACCTATGCAAACGTAGCGATTACGAATGGTGGTGTGTCTTCCAACGGTGCGACGGCGACGGCAACAATCAGTCCTTTTGGTGGTCATGGATCAGATCCGGTCACTGAGCTTGGTGGTTTCAATGTGTTAGTTGACGTTCAGTTGATCTATGACGAAAACGGAAACTTTACGGTATCGAACGACTATCGTGTACTTGGTTTGTTGTCAAATCCAATTTTGAATGATGGCAGCGGCGATCCAGCAACAGCTACCGATTATGATCAGGCTGTTCGACTCAATTTTAGTTCAGTCAGTGGAACCATTTTCAATCCTGACGAAATTGTGACTGGCAGCACTAGTGGAGCGACTGGTGTGGTTCTTGATTGGACCCCAACTACTGTTGTACCTGATGGGCCTGCGGCAAAAACTCTTCGTCTGGTTCAGTGTCTTGGAACCTTTATACCGGGCGAAACGGTTATTGGAGCAGATGCAACAGGTGTTCTTTCGACTTATGCAGCAACAGCGTCGAGTGGCACAGGAACAACCATTGTGTTTCCGGCTGGCGCATCGAGTGTCAATAGTTTTTATAACGGACAGACCATTAAGATTACAGCAGGAACAGGTAGTGGTCAAACGAGACTTATTTCAGCTTATGTGGGCATCAGTCGTACAGCAACGGTAAGCACGACTTGGACTACACCGCCAGATAATACTAGTGTCTTTACGATTGCAAGTATCATCAAGCCGGATATTTTACCGTATTCTGGTAAAATTCTTTATCTTGAAAATCGTCGTCCAGTAGAGCGTGCAAGTGATCAGATTGAGGATTCCAAAATTTTGATCCAGTTCTGATTGACAGGCGTTTTCAAGCAGCCTAAATACCGACTGAGTACCCATGTTAAATTTCAATATTTCGCCGTACAATGATGACTTCAGCGATACGAAGCATTTCTACCGAGTGCTGTTCAAGCCTGCGGTAGCTGTCCAGGCTCGTGAACTTACGACCGAACAAAGTATCCTCCAGCAACAAATCAAAAATCTTGGCGATTCCATCTATCAAAATGGATCAATGGTTCTCCCTGGTCAGATTGCAACTGATCCAATGACTGCTTATGTCATTTTGAATCCGACTTATGGAATGCTTGGGCCAAACCCGATTCCAGTCAATCTTGCACTTTTTACAGGTCAAATCGTCGTCGGACAAACCACAGGTCTTCAGGCACAAGTTGTATATTCTACCCCGGCTGTCAACTCAGACAATCCGACGCTATTTGTAAAGTATTTGAATACTGGAATAGCAGGCGCAGAAGTGTTTGCTGGCGGCGAAGTTTTGACATTGCAAGGATCGACCACTGGATTGGCAACAGTTCAGGCATCGAACGGAACAGGTCTTTGTATTTCGGCTCAAATTGACGAAGGTGTCTACTACATTTGGGGCTATTTTGTTCGTGTAGAAGCACAGTATATTCTTTTGAACAAGTACAGCAATCTTGTTTCTTGTGCAGTAGGTTTGCAGATTGTCGAAAGTATTGTGACATCGGCATCAGATTCTTCTCTTTTGGACAATGCAGCCGGTAGCCCAAATTATGCGGCTCCTGGTGCGGATCGTTACAAAATTGATTTGATTTTGACCAGCGTTCCGGTTTCTGCTTCGGTGACATTAAATCCACCGACAAATCCAAATTTCATCGAGCTTGTTCGTCTTTTGAACAGCATTACTCAGACTCAGGTAAAGACTGATACTTACAGTGTTATTGCTCAAGAGCTTGCCGGATATGTTGCCGACAGCGCAGGTGACTTTGCAGTTCGTAATTTCCAAATCAATGTGCGTGAACACTTAGACACATCCTTTGTAACTGAAGGACAGGTGGCCGGTGCAACGCAAGCTGTAGGATCTAATCCTGGACCGGCAGCACCAGCATCTATCATGTTGGCGACATCAGCCTCAGCCGTCGATGGTGCTTATGTCAATAATCAAATCTACCTTTCCAATGGCACAGGTGCAGGACAAAATTTCACCATCACTGGATACACTGGAGCAACGAAGATAGCAGTTATTGACAATCCTTTTGCAGCAAACAAAGTTCCTGACACGACTACAACGTACATTGTGTCTGATCCGACGATGGTTAACAACGGAGTTTATCCTCCACCACCGTTTGGAATCGGAGACATTACGAAGTTGGCTGTCGGAATGGAGTCTGGTCGTGCATATGTAGATGGTTATCGTATCGACACTTTGTCCACCCAATTTGTGACAGTTGCTAAGGCAAGAACGACAGCCCAGGCAGTAAGTGCTCAGGTTGCAGCGCCCATTGGAAATTATCTTCTGGTCAAGAACATTTCAAATTTCCCATTGCCGGATTCTAGCGTTCCGAAAAACTTTTTGACAATCAATTTTTCAAATCGGAAGAGCAATGGTTCTTTTGATCTTGCTACGAACGGATTAGGAACAGCCAGAATTCATGCAATGGAATACTACAGTGGACTTAATGCTGGTGATCCAAGTGCTCTGTTTAAGCTGTTCATTTTTGACATCAATTTGAACCCTGGTGTGAACATCGATAACGTTCGTTCGTTCTACTTAGTAAACGATTCCTCACACAACAATAACAATGGTCTAGCGTGCTGGGGTGACGTTTGCACCATGTTCGATGCAACAAACATCAACGGTACAGGTCTAGTTCCAGGTGCAACGATTACCGGCCCAAGTGGAATCGGAACTGAAATTCTGGATGAGTACGATGCAATTAACAATATCATCATCACTGAACCAAACAATACAAACGCACTTCAAATTTTGTCGAGCGGTCAGTTCACGGCACCAAGTTCTACAACAGGAACTTTAGCTAATCGTCGTCAAATTTTCAATTCGTCATTAGCTCTGTTGGTCTATCAAATGCCGATCCAATTGGTTTCGACCATTCGTGCATCTGACACTACTTGCCGAACCAATTACTATGTTCGTCAGACCTTCATTGCAACCAGCAACAGTTCTGGACAGTACATCTTCAACACTTCACCAACAGCAACATTTGCACCATATAACAACATTGATTATATGGCTGTCATCGTAGCATGTTCCAACTCGGGACAGATTGGTAAGATCATTGATCTTGACCAGTACATCAACTCGGGGAATTTCGGCGGAAGTCCAGCAGGCACTCAGCTTACGTTTACAATTTTCAATGCTGGAATCTTGGGTGGTATTACCGGAACGACTGTAAAGTTGATGGCTACACTTTACAAGACGGGAGCACAAGAGAAACTCAAGGCTCTAACCACAGCAACAATTGCATTTCCAAATCCAACTCCGATCATGTCACTTTCAAAAGGTGATGTGTATTCGCTTTTAAATGTTTATGACTCAGGAGATCCTGGTGTTGATGCAACTACAAGCGACATGGACATTAGCGGTCGTTATGTCTTGGATGGTGGTCAACGTGACTATTACTATGACATCGGTCGAATAATCCTTTCACCGGGAGCACCGAATCCAGGTGGCCGTGTTTTGATTTCGTTCAAATACTTTGCCCACTCGGGATCTGGTGACTACTTCTCGGTCGATAGCTACACTAACCAAGTTTCTTATAACAATATCCCTGTTTATCCGGCCTCTAATGGAAGTTTTATGGTCCTTCGTGACTGTATGGATTTCCGTCCTCGCCTCGAAGATGATGGACTGGGATTCTCTGGAACGGGCGGAAGCTATTCGGCTCCTCTCCAGACATCGAATAATATCATTGCTGATTTCCAATACTATCTCGGACGTATCGATAAAATTTACGTCGATAGATACGGCAATTTTGATGACATCACAGGAACCCCGGCGTTGGCTCCTCTACCGCCAGCAGATCCTCTCGATGGTATGATGTTGTACACGATTACTCTTAATCCGTACACACTTTCTACAACAGACCTTTCTTGGATTACGACCAATAACCCTTCATACACTATGCAGGACATTGGTAAGCTCGAACAGCGTATTGCTAACCTTGAATACTATGTCAGTTTAAACCAACTTGAGACAAGCGCAGCCAATTATACCGTAACAAACACGGCAACTGGATTGGATCGTTTCCAAAATGGATTCGTCGTAGACAATTTCCAAGGCATGGGTGTCGGAGATGTTTTTGATCCTGACTTTGCATGTTCTGTAGATCCTGGTTCGGGAACTTTACGTCCAACCTTTATTCAAAATTCTAACAACCTTGATTTTTATGCAACAGGTTCGTCGGGATATGTGGTTCGAGACAACATCTGCGTTTTGCCGTACACTCAAATCCCGGCAATTACGCAAGGCTTTGCTACCGACACAATCAATATCAATCCATTCGCCGTTTTCACGTATTATGGCAGTGTTTCGTTAGTTCCGCCGACTGATACATGGTATTCTACGGTCCAACGTCCAGTTATTAATTTGACAGATAACTCGGCAATGGATGGTTATCAGTACGTCAATCAATGGAGCGGAGTAACTTGGGGTGACTGGCAGACTAATTGGGTCGGTACGCCTGTAAGCACCACATCATCTACGGTATCGACCTCTTCAACACCATCATCAACTGCTGGTAGTGGTAGCACGAATCCTCAGGATGTCATTGCAAATCTTATCGCAACTCCTGGTAGCTGGACCTATACGAACAACACAGCAAACGCCGGTTCGAGCGAAGGAGACGAGTATTCACACACCGTCATTTACATCAATGGTTCTCCATATTCGACGAGTCCTGAATGGAATGGTCAAAACTCTGTCCAGGTTCCTTATACTGTTCAGGGTCCAGGCGCTTCTACATCGTCTACGACAACAACGAACACAACGGTCAGCACGTCACAGCAAATCAGCCAAACTCGTACTGGTATTCAGACGATGGTCACGGCTAATATTACTCAGACAGTCAACAATTCTGTCGTTAATGTCAGCCTGACTCCTTACATTAGAAGTCGCCGTATCAAAGTTATTGGTACGCACTTTAAGCCAAGTACAACTTTGTATCCATTCTTTGATGGAACATTGGTGTCGGCTTTCTGTCGTCCTTATCTTGATCCTCAAATCACACCAAATGCACCGTCAACAGCAGATTGGGAAACGATAACGATTACATGGGGTGGAGATTATAGCCCTCAAGACAACATTGACGAAGGTGTATCTGAAGATCCTACCGATACTGATCAGACAGCTACACTTTTGGTTGGTGCTTTGAATGATCCTTTGGTCACCGATGCAACCGGAAGCATAACTTTATTCTTTGAAATTCCGTGCAATACTGCAAATGAATTTCGTGTCGGTGCTCGTGTGTTCCGTTTAACCTCAAGTTTGACGAATGCTGCAACTGCTTCGACATACGGTGATGCTACTTACAATGCGTCTGGTATTGTTGATCAGAACCAAGAAACCATTACGTCGATTGCCACACCACAAATTCAGACACAACAGGTCAGCCAGTCACAGATTGTCACTCAGAATCTCGGTTCGACGACGACAACATCACAACAGACTGCGGTTGCACAAACAAGTGGTAGTCCTGAAGTAGTTGACTTGACATTGTGGGTTGATCCGCTTGCTCAGTCGTTCTTGGTTAAGTCGGCTGGCGGTCTATTCTTGACTGCGGTCGATGTTTACTTCCAGTCGGCTGATCCGTCAGTTCCCGTCACGATGCAAATTCGTAGTATGGTCAATGGTTATCCATCACAGGATGTTGTTCCATATTCTCAGAAAACACTCTATCCAAATAATCCGATTTTGAGTGCAATCAATTCTTCTGGTGTGCTTGACTATCCGTCGCCATACACTAACGCTGTAATTAACACTTCGCAAGATGCTTCGGTGCCGACACAATTCGTCTTCGATACTCCGATCTATTTGAATGATGGTACAGAGTATGCTATTGTCTTGATTGCAAATTCGATTCAGTATAATGTCTACACCGCAGTTTTAGGTGACACAATCATCGGCTCGACCAATATTGTAAGCACGCCTCCGTATCTTGGAAGCATTTTTAAATCGCAGAACGCTTCGACATGGGTTGCTGATCCGACACAGAATATGAAGTTCACTTGCTATCAGGCACAGTTCGATCCAACTGTGGACGGTGAAGTGTACTTTACTAATTCATCTGTACAACCAGACACATTGGGATCGTTGCCGCTTCAGACTGCAACGGGACAAAACATTGTTCGTGTGCTTCATCCAAATCATGGAATGCCAAAGGGCGAAAATGTCAATAGTGTCGTAACTCTCTCGAACATTCCTCCGGGAACTTATAATGGTTTGACTGATGTTCAATTAAATGGAACATTTTCGATTGACAACGTAACTTTGGATGACTACACAATTACAGTAGCAGGAACGGCAGCAAGCGGGACAGGTCGTGTTGGACCGGAAGGAATTGTTGCAACCAAGAACATTCAGTATGACGCCTTGGACATCATTGCAAATACGTTGACAGTAAGCGGAACTGATATTGCTTGGGCCTTTGAAGGTATTTCTGGTAAGTCACCAGATAACAATTCTTATACGTCACAGGAACCATACTTGCAAGATCCTTCTTGGGTGCCGGTTCCGATCAATACTACCAATGAGTTTTTGACTCCTCGAATGGTAGCCAGCGATATCAATGAGGCTACCAGCATTGTCGGTGCATCAGTCTATGATCGTCGTTCTTTCAAATTGCAAGCAACCATGTCTACGACGACAGAAAATTTGACGCCACAGATTGACCTTGGTCGTACATCGATCATTTTGGTAAACACTCGTCTTGATGATCCAACATTTGCAAATAGAACGATTAAGGCATTAGATGCTGGTGCGACATTGACATCGACCTCTGGAGATTATTTTGTCTTCAATAGTCAAGTCATTGTTCAGGTTATCGCTGTCACAGGTGGTCCGTTCGTTTTGAATGATACAGTCACCGGCCAGACGAGCGGCGCACAAGGAACTGTTGTTGCATGGGACTCGGTAAACCTAACCTTGTCAAATGTAACTGGAAACTTTATTGTATCGGAAGCAATTTCAGGAGCAGATTCGACGCCTCCTGGACCTGCAATCGGTACGGTCAACAATTTCCAATATGTGAACACAATCACCAATCCGTCTTCTGTTCTTGACTTTAGCGGATTTAAACCTGGATATGTAATGGAGATCGACGGTGCAACATCAAATCCTTATCCATTCAGCAATCCCGTTTTGGTCTTAGCTGTAGGACCGAATTCTTTGACTTGCAACACTGGGGTCTCTCAGCCATTCGTTCCGGCAACCAATCAAGCAAACGTGACGCTTATTCAGTACAATCGTTACGTTGCAGAAAGTGGTCCAGATGGTTGTACGACAGCATCTCGTTACATCACAAGACAGTTTAATCTTGCAAATCCGGCAAACAGTTTGCACATTCTATTTGCAATCAATCGTCCACCGGGATCTTTCGTCGATTGTTACTATCGAGTATTACCGACGAACAGTACACAGCAATTCGATTCGATTTTGTGGACAGCCATTGCAGTTGACGATACCGTTGACCAAGGCTTCTCGTCAAACCCGGATGAATACAAAGACTATAGCTTCTCGGCGAATGACATTGGTTCGTTCACAGCATTTTCGGTAAAGTTGGTAATGCGTGGTGGAAACTCTTCGCAGCCGCCGACCATGCAAGACTTCCAGGGAATTGCCCTAAATTCATGAGTAAAAGACCAATACCTAAGTCATCTATTCCAAAGTACTTGAACATCAATGGTAACAATTCTTTGGTGCGTGACACGTTCAGTATGGGCGTGATTAATACGAATGTCGGTGCTCTGAGAAAATCACAGAGAGCACATGACAATGCGATGAAGAAGCTCGCAGACCAGCGTGCAAAGGATAGAGAACTAAATAGTTTGCGAACAGACGTAGCGGAATTAAAGAAGCTAGTTTATAAATTGCTGGAGGAGAAGAATGCCGATACCACAGATTCTAATAACTGACACCTTCGATCAATGGGTCCAAAAAGACAACGATATGATCGACGTGGTAAACACGTTAGGATCGGCTGGAACCTTGCTTTCATCTTCCAGTCCGTCACCAGGACAAATTTTGGTGTTCAACGGTACAAACTATGCCAATGTCACTGCTTCTGGCGACATCACGATCAATGAATCTGGTGTTGTGACGGTTACTGGTGGTGGGCTTGGAACGACAAAGGGTCGTATGCGATTTGCAGGCTCGATGACTATTTTGTATTAAGAGGAAAATATGGCTACAGGAATTCTCGGAACACTCGACATCCCAAATGCATCAACAAACGAGCAGCTTTATGCCTGCCCATCGGGAATGGTTGCATCATTCTCAGTCTCAATGGTCAACCGCACTTCAAGTCCGGTCCAGGTGAACATCGCTCTGACCACATCGACATCAGTTTCAAACGGTCAATACATCGCTTACAATTATACGATCTATCCGTATGAGACTTACGAACGCTCTGGATTGGTGCTTAATGAAGGACAGTTCATTTATGTGTTCAGCACTGCGACGGGCGTCAATGCAATAGCTTACGGTTACGAAGAATCGTAAATCAGGATATTATGTTTGACAAAATTTTAGATTGGTTTGGTTGGAAGAAGAAAGAAGCGTCGGTGGTCTTTGAAGGCACAACCGCAGATTTATTGAACGCAGCCAAAGAACTCAAGACCGAAGAAGAAGTGAAGCCAGCACCGCCTACATTCACCATTCCTAATCCAGCTATTTTATATCCACGTTGTTGCGATGAAGAATCTGCTTACACTGGGCCTATTGACCGTGCTGTCGAAGAAATGTTTGCCAATGTACCGGACAAACCACAGGTCGAACCTCTAGCCGACCCGCCGCCTTCCATTGATATTTTTTTGAACAAACCGGAAGTGAAGCCAGAAGAAGTCGAAACTACCGATCCTCTGTTGCTTGCTACTGTGAAGGAATTGTCCAAAGAGAGCGAACATGAGAAATTAAGCTCAAAAATTTCAGCACCAAGGAAAAAAGATCCGCTTGTTGTCGCAGTAGCGAAAAATCTATCCAAAAAACCAACTACCAAGAAGAACTTGGAAAAACCGGCAAAGAAGAAACCCGCTAAGAAGAAAGTAGTTAAGAAGACAAAAAGCAAGACCAAGAAGTAGGGCTATATACTTCTGACGTGAGGGCAGTCCTTCACAAAAGAGGAAAAACAAATGAAGTCCATTTTAGCAGTTTTTATGGCGTGTGTGATGGGTCTGGCATCGGTTGGATGCGGAACACCAGCGTCGAATTTGGTAGTAGCACTTAACGCTGTGTCGGATGCAGCTTCGGTTGCAGTCGTGGTTACTCAGGCTCTCGTAGCAACAGGTAAGCTCGATCAGGCAACAGCAAATCTTGTCTCCACCTATGCAACAAGCGTAGCAACGGCAGTCAATACATCCACCACTGAACTAGATTCCAAGGATACCAATGCTGAAAAGATCGCTGTCATTACGTCAGCTTTCGCTCAGGTTGCGGCACCTGCATTTGGATCAAATGCACCGACAGTCCTTGCAGCAATCCAGGCAGTTACAGCAGCAATCAATATCTTTATCTCTCAACTCAATTCGTCTTCGGTTACGTCGTTAGCAAAATTGGCTCCGCACGTATCTCCTAAGATGGCTATGGGCAGGGCTGACAAAGCGATGTTGAAGAAAATCAAGACGAAGACTGCTCAGACACTCGCCGCCGCCGTCGCTTTGAAGAAGTAAATTAACTCACAATTGAGGCAACATGGCTCTATCACTAGACTTGTATATTGATCAAGGTTCCGATTTTGTAGCCGTGTTGCCTCCTGTGACTAACCCCGATGGGTCGGTTTTGAATCTCACTGGATACACTGCCACCTGTTTGATTCGTCTGTCATATGGTTCAAACTATGCAGTAGCAGTTACAGCGACAGTCACCAATGCAACTGCTGGTGTCATAACCCTTACGTTGTCACATGCCCAGACAATGGGATTGAATTCTACACGATGGGTCTATGATTTGATCGTTACCAACACTGGAAGTGGAATGATCACCAAAATTTTTGAAGGAATTGTCACTGTCAACCCTGCCGTAACGTCTAGACCCGATACCACACTCATCACACCATACGTTCCTGACGACTTTGGTGGTATCTAAATATCTTAGCAATACAATGCAATTCAAAATCTCTCTTTAACTGAGAGTAAGGAAAACTACATTGGCAGCAACATTCAATTGGTGCGAAGATAACGGAGCAGCAACAGGCTCTCCAGCACACGGAACTACTCGTTCACAGTTATCGACTCCTCCGACCGACGTATCATGGAAAAATACTGATGACGCAAAGACTAGCTCAGGTGGAACGCTTTATTCGGCATCTCCTATCGTCGCAGGCAACAACTCGTTCACGAAGTATCAATACGGTCAGTTCTCTGGTTCGTACAATGAAATTTTGAACGGAAAGTGGTCGGCACACACTGCTCCTTCGGGATCTTTGGCAACTGGTTTGACCTTGATGGGTGTAGTCACCAGCACATACGCAACGCCGTCCACAACAACGAACGCATCTTTGACGGTCAACTTTACGACCGCAGTTGCAATTGGTTCAGGTCAGACGGTTCAGTTTGCAGCAGATCCTTCAAACGCATCGCCGGGAGCAACATTGGCATCTGGTGGTGGTTTCACTCAATATCTCGCAACGCAGCTTCAGACGACTTCTTCAGCGTCCGCAGGCGACATGGCAAGCATCACCGTAACATTACAATACGACGAGAACTAACAAAAAGGTATCAGAGGAGCGCTTGGATTTCGGTCCCGGCGCTCTTTTGCGTTGTAATTTAGGCACTCACTGCGATTTGTGAGTTGAGCTTTTCCCGGAGTGCTTTTTTGGTCTTACTGCTGGAATAAACGATCTGAATATTGGTCGCAGGCGTTTGCGGCATGTTGGTGATTTCGACAGTCTCTTCTGCTGCCAATTTAGTCTGCCCAACAACCTTCCCCTCGCAGAATTGATTCCACGCCTTCAGCGTAAGTAATGCAGTTTCACGAGGCTTCGGCGGATTATCCTTCAGGCGGTTGCGAAGAACTAAAACCGGAGAACCCTTTTCTAGTTTTTCGCCGGTCGCCAGTGATTCTAAGAATGCGAGTGCTTTGGTTTGATCTGTGGTGCGAGCAAGTAACACATACACCATTCCAGCAATACGGGGAGCTAACGGTACTTTTGAGGCTTCTTCATCTTTGCGGTCGCCCCGGCCACGGTTAGCATACTTTGCGGCAGGAATCAATTCGTTGAGATGTTCACGAATGTAGTTAAGTTCCTGATCTTTCGTAACGCCTGCTGAACCTTTACCAGCAATCGCTGCTTCAATACCGATCCGAGTGGCGGTGTTCGAGTCATTGGTCATTAATGTATCGAACAACATCATACACCGACCAGTAGCCGTGATTACTCGATGGTCATCGATGATGATTCCACGTTTTGCTAATTCCATCGCCAATACATCGGCGGTGTTTCGAGGGACGCCTTGATCGAGGGTTTCGATCTCGTCTTCTGTGGCACCCGAAATCACGTCAACTTCAATGAAGGGTTCGGATTCGCCACCGTCTGCCATAGAGAGCGCTAAAAGACGATGTTGTCCGTTACGCAGATGGCCTTCATTATCGAAGTGGATCGCTTGTCCGGGTAAGTATCGGAAGGTTCCTTGTTCAATAGCTGTTTTTAATTCGAGACAGCTATTGATACGGAAGTCCCGTTGTTTGGGCATTGTGCGAAGGATGTTTTCGGTTGATCCTTTATGTACGGTGATTTTACTGTGCGTTGCCCGTTGAGCGAGATCAATATCAGTAATAAGCGTCATTTTGTCCTTTGTGTGTCAGAATGTGTCCGACAATCACGAGTGTCTCACATTCCTAAAATACTGTCAAGTGTTCTGTTTAAAATTTCTCTTCGTGCAATGTTCGGTCGCTGCATCTTGATGATTACAAATTAGTTTTGAAGACTTTTTGATGCGTGCAGAGTTGATTGGGTTTGACTCTAAATACTGCAAATGCCTCTATGGACTCTGGACACCCCACCGACGTTCTATCCTGAAGCCGAACTGACGAAACAAGGTTGGTTGGATTCGACGAACGGAGAACTGTTGGTCGCCATGCAAGGAGAAGAGGACCGTGTTGGGCCTGGAACGGGGCTACAACGCTGTCAGACCGGCAAGGCACGTATTCAGACTACCAATCCAAAGCAACAGGCTGGCGGGGCTGCAATTCAAAATACAACAGCCCAAACACAGCCGGGTATTTCCAGATTTCAAGTAACTTTTGATGCTTCACAAGTTGGTGGAGCAGATATTCAAAATACGACGGTCAGACCGCAAATCGGAAACACGTCGGTTCGCAATACGACGATACAGACCCAATTAGCCAATAGCACTGTTCAAGTGACGACACAACAGACACAACTAGGTTCTGCTGTCATTGCCTATACCATTAATCTTCCAAATTTGCTGGTCGAATACGGATTTTATGAAGGTTCTAACCCAACTACGATCAAAGATTTGTCGGGCAATGGAATCGATGGTACGTTGTCGGCTCCAGGCGTGTACACGAATTTAGGATTACGATTGGATGGATCACAATACATCACATCGTCGAACATACCTTTGATTGCAGGTCACATGGCAAGTACTTCGACGTATACGGTCTTTGCAATTGTTCAACCAGAGACATTGGATACTTCTGACGATGTGATTGCTGTCTGGGGTGAAGGTGGTACAGATGGTTACTACAAACTACGTTACAACACTGATATCGGCTTCGCAGTTGACCTTCAAGTAGAAGCATGGACCGGAAAATTTTTTCCAACCGTGAATGTTCCCTTTGTCGTAGTTCAACGTTACAACCCAACCGACCAGCAGCTAGACACTCGTCTTTCGGTTAATTCTAATGTTGCAACAAAAGTCGGCATTTATGATTTGTCTGAAGAAGCTCTACCAAAGTTCATTGGTGACAGTGGTCTGATAGGAAACATTCGTGGAACGATGATTTACTTTGCATTGCTCCAAGGAGACATTACTAACGGGCAGATGGGCCATTTGTTTAAGTTTGCTCACAATCTTCTCTTGGTTCGAGGTCCAAATCCGCTCGTATAGATATGAGCAATGGAATTAGGATACCTTTTTGAATGCCACTTCAGTGATGGCACGATGCTTCAACAGACGGCAGAGGATGTTTCACAGATCGCATCTTCGGAAGAACACAAATCTGCATTCTATGATGTGATGCAGCGAATCGATGATGTGATTGTCTTTGGCATCGTAGACCCCAATCACACTTACTCGGTGGATCTTCGAGATGGACATTTTGAGATTGATGGATTGGCTTTTACGATTCATGACAAAGAAGACTTGCCCCCTGACGCCAAATATCGACTAGTCTATTTTCGTCGGCGCACAGAAGCCGTGACTTTGGGATACGTCCAGGCTCAAACTAGTTCAGTAGCTTATCATATTGGATGGCAGACTACGGTTGACGGAAAGAACTACCAAAAGACAATTGCAGTGAGATAAATACAGGTTATGATGACATTTACCTCTGGTACAGCTATATCCAGTTCGTTGTTTTTGACAGGGAACACCATTATTGGATTTCAATTCATTACAGGATGGACATCGGCAACCTTGGCGTTCCAATCATCGACCGATGGTATAAATTTTGGCCCTGTTTATGATGACACTGGAGATGAGCTTAACATCACGATTCCGTCGTATACACAGTACATGGTTTCTATGTTGCCGCCGAATATGATTGCCACGGTAGGCAAGCTGAGATGGTTGAAGTTGGTATCGGGACTTTCTGGTTCTCCGGTTGATCAAGGTTCTTTGACACAAGTCATTCCGATTTACGGATCACTGTAATCATGTTTATACCGTTGTATGCTGTCAAGGCTGTGTTCTCAGGACAGGCCACCGTAAATACGACGTATAATTTTTACGTCGATCCTTACAATGGGAACGACTCAAATCCGGGAACAGCTTATAACAATGCATGGAAAACCGTAACACCTGCTGACACAGTAAGTTTGTCAGGATCGCAATCGGTTGGATATTTTTACAACGGTACATGGTATCTGTATCGGTCACTAAATATGACGGCAGACGAAGCACAATTGGCTGCAAACATAGTAGCAGCGACGGCGGATCAATTCTAATGAAAAAACTCTTACTCTTAGCTTTTTGTGTGGCTACCCTTTCAGCACAAACACCACTTCCAAATAACATTGCAATCAAGAATATTCCTTCGGCTGTCAACAGCAACATCACTGCGGCTTTCAATGCTATTGCCCTAAAACAGAATCTCCTAGGATACACTCCGTTGAACCCTGCGAACAATTTGTCTGACGTAGCAAGTGTCTCTACAACTCTGGCTAATTTGGGAATCGGGACAGCAGCGATTCATCCAGCTTCTTATTTCTTGGTAGCAGGTAATAATCTTTCGGATTTGGGATCAGCATCGACGGCAAGAACAAATTTAGGTTTGGGATCGGCAGCAGTTCAGAACACCAGTGCCTTCCTCGGTGCTACAGCGAGTGCAGGCGGATCGTTGGCGGGTAACTACCCTAATCCCACGATTGCCAACAGTGGTGTCACCAATGGCACGTATGGCGATTCTACACATATTCCACAGATCACGATTGGTCTAGACGGTCGAGTTACAGCGGCTACTCAGGTGGGTGCAGCCGGGGGTGGTGGTGGTGCAAATTGGGGTTCGATTGGTGGAACAATTGGTTCACAGACTGATCTTCAAACTGCTCTTGGTCTTCGTCTTTTGGCAAGCAACAATCTTTCGGATTTGGGATCAGCATCGACGGCAAGAACTAATCTGGGACTTGGTTCCATTGCAACTCATCCTACAACCGATTTTGCAGCCGCAGCAAACAATCTTTCGGATTTGGCAAATGCTGCAACAGCGAGAACGAATCTAGGTTTAGGAGCAGCAGCAACTCAAGGTGTCGGCGCTACAGGTAGCAATCTTTGTCCGCTGAATGACAACTGTCAGTTTAGTGGGACTGTTTCTGGACCAAATCCTTCGGACTCCGATGACTCGACAAATTTTGCAACGACTCACTATGTTCAAGATGTAATCGCTGGCTTAGGGGCTGGCGGCGGTGGAGTAACTTGTACAAGCAGTGCGCCGATTACACTTTCTGCTTCAGGTTTGACTCAGATTATTGCGGTGTCAACAGGTAACCCAGTTACGATTTGTGGTATTATGATCAATTTTGCCAGTGCAGTTTCTTTCCAACTTGTATATGGAACCGGGTCTAATTGTGGTACTGGCACTACATCCATCACAGGTGTAATGCCTCCCCTCGGCGGTATCACCATTGATAGCACATTTCAATTACAACCGACACCAGTTAGTCAAGCTGTGTGTGTAAACTTGGGAAGTGCAGTAGTAGGAGGCGGCATTGTCACGTACTCTTATTAAATGGATCGTTTTTCTTCTTATTTTTTCCAACTCAAATAGTTTGCCTCTCGGGGCACAATCAAATGTCTTTAGTCCGGTGGCTGTACCTCAAGCCCCCATATCAATGCTTACAGGGCATTGGGACACCAATAGAAGAAGTTGGAATAATCTAGAATTTGTGTTAACTCCAGCGAATGTCACTGGAGGACATTTTGGGCTACTCACTACATTACCAATAATTGGAGATGCATGGACTCAGCCTTTGTTTGTCCCTGGTGTCGTTACATCTTCTGGTCAACAAGATTTGATCATCGTGGCTACCGCTGAAAATCGGGTCTATGCTTATGATGCCAATCGTTTCACATCTGTTTGGACCAATGTGATAGGAAACTCTATTGCCTCATATCCAGGTTCGTCTGGATCTGAAGGTTATTATCAAGGACATTTAGGTTGTATTGCGACCCCGGCAGTAGATGTTGTAGCTCAAAAACTTTACTTGTTATGTGGAGACGCTACTTCACCTTCGTGGCAAATCAGAATTTTAAGTTTGACCACTGGAACACTCTTAAATACAATCGTGGTGTCAGGAACGGTAGTAGGCGGTGGTAATCCCGGAGGCGGGGATGATCTAAGCGGATCTAATGTAGTGTTAAACAGCTTTCTTGCAAACGGTAGATCATCCATTACTTTGGCTAACGGAAATGTTTATGTAGCATTTGCTGGGATGCCAGAAGACAATGGTGTTTATCACGGATGGGTAGTGGGTTATTCGACTACCAGTTTATCGCAAATTGGTATTTGGTGCTCTACACCTAATGGCTATGGCGGCGGGGTTTGGATGGCTGGCGGTGGTCCTGCTGTAGATGCCTCAGGGAATTTGTACGTAGCAACTGGCAACGGAACCTATGATGGTACTACCAATTATGGTGAGTCGGTGGTCAAGTTGAGTCCGACACTTGCTGTTGTGGATTGGTTTACTCCAGCTAACTATGCAGCTTTAAATGGCTCGGATGCAGACCTTAGTTCAGGGCGAGTTATGCTGTTACCTGGAGGTCAATTAGAGATCGCTGGTAAAGATTTTAGTGTGTATAATGTCAGTACTTCGTGTATGGGACATTTGCAAGGTTCTTCGGGGTGTCCGCTACAGAATTTTACGACTACAGGTAATAATATTTACGGAGGTTCTTCCGGCTCTTATGGCGGCGCTTTTGGTTTGAATACTTTGTACCTTCCAATCACTGGTGGTCCAATCTACGCTTTTACGTATAGTGGAACAACATTTAACACCACACCTACAATTTCAGGAACGAATTTTTCTTTCCCTGGTGCGAGTGCTATGACGATTTCTTCAATGGGTGCCTTCAATGGAATATTGTGGTTTGTAGCCACGACCGCTGGAGGAGCATTCGGTTCAATACGGTCGGGAGTATTATACGCTTATAATCCCGTAACGTTGTCGGAATATTGGAACAGCACTAATGTAGTTGGTGATGCGTTAGGAAGCATGGCTAAATATGTATCACCTTTAGTGGCCGATGGTAAAATATTCGTAACCACCAACAGCGGATATGTTGCAGTGTACGGAATGGGAGCACATTAAATATGAAAAATCGGTTCAACATCAAACATACAATCGCATTCATCGTTAGCATTATGGTATTGATTGCGGCAGTCAATCTTGAAGTCAAAGGAAGTGGGATCACACAGGCTGCATATTATATCATCAAGAATGCAGGTAGCATGTTAACACCAAGACCTGTGTTGAACTGTAGCACTGGCACGACTTGCACCGACGATTCTGTAAACAATCAGACCATTATCACTGCTACGCCTCCTGGTTCTTTGCCGATTCAGAGTAATGGTTCCGCTGTGGGTACGGCTACGACTTTTAATTTAGTTCCTGGTTCTGGTATTTCCCTTACACCATCTTTTAGCGGTGGTCTAGCGAGCATTACGATCAATGCTTCCGGTGGTGGTGGAGGAGGCTCCAGTGCTACTAGAGGAACATTTTCTGCTCGTCCTACATGTGCTTCCGCAGGTGCTCTGTATTATTCAACTGATATACCAGATGTAAGTGAATGCGATGGTTTTACTTGGGCAGATTGGGTGTTGGGTTTTCCGGTAACTCTTCCTAGCAACCTTTCGTGGACTCCTTTGAATTTGGCAGGTAATTGTGGTGGTGCTGGAACTTTGGTGACGAATGGAGTTATGACTCTGACTGGAACAGCATCATCTTGTAACATGATTGTAGGTGCTACAATTCCTTTGCCGTCTACACCATATACAAGAACAGCCGGTTTCATGTTAGCTCAATCGAACGGAGCCTGGTCTAATTTAGGTATTATGGTCTCAGATTCAACGGGAGCATTTTTCAGCATGGGATTGGTGAATCAAGGAACCACCAATTATATGTTAGCAACAGAACATTGGAGTGGTCCAAATAGTTGGGGTGGTTTAGATGCAACTGCTCCGAACGGTAACTATGTAGGGCCAATAATGTGGTTCAGAGTTTCCGACGATGGTGTAAACATCACATACACCTATTCAATGGATGGCTTGGTTTTTCTACCTTTCAGAACACTGGCTAGGACCACATACACTGGAATGCCTGCAACGTTAGGATTTTTTGTTGGCCCTGATACTGGAACTGGTTTGTCTACTTCTGTTACCTTAGTAAGCTGGCAATAAATAGTGATATGGCGTTACCAACAAACCGACAAGAACTGATCGACTATTGCTTACGTAGACTTGGTGCTCCTGTAATCGAAATTAACCTCGATCCAGGGCAAATTGAAGACCGTGTAGATGATGCCTTTCTCTACTTTCAAGACTATCACTTCGACGGCGTAGAAAGAGTGTATCTTGCCCATCAAATGACGGCTCAGGATATTACAAATGAGTACATTCCGATTCCGGCCCCGATCATCTCTGTTACTCGTGTTTTGCCGACTGCAAATTCAAATGCCAGCAACATCGGGTTGTTCGACGTTCAATATCAGATGCGCTTGAATGACTTGTATACTTTTACGAGTACATCGATCATTCACTACGACATCATGCAGAAGCATCTTGCACTCTTGGAATTTGAGTTCAATGCGGACCCTGGTATCTTGTTTGTTCGTCACCAGATGCAACTTCGCATTCTGTTGGATTGGTCGTCGGTCTCTGTCGGCGATTACTACATTATTGAATGTTATAGAATTTTGGACCCGGATGTTTACCCAGATGTCTATCGAGATCGTTGGCTGATGGCCTATACGACTGAATTGCTACGGCGTCAGTGGGGTGAGAACCTGATTAAATATCAAGGAGTTGCCCTGCTCGGTGGTGTAACTTTAAACGGTGCCGACATTTACCAAAAAGCACTCGACAATATCGAAAAGTTAGAACAGCAAGTTCACGACGAATTCCAATTGCCTATAGATTTTATCATGGGGTAGTCAATTCTTCATTGAGCCTATATAAGAGTGATGATTATTTACACTCTTACAAACACAATCAATGGAAAGCAGTACGTTGGCAAAACGATGGTTACTGCAATGAAGCGATTTCAGCAACATAAATCAGAAGTACGAAAAGGCTCTCAAACTACCATTCATCGTGCGATCCGAAAATATGGTTCTGAAGTCTTTCTGATCGAAACAATAGATGTCGCTACTGATAAAGAATCACTCAATCAGAAAGAACGAGATTGGATCGTTAAACTCAACACAATAGAAACAGGCTATAACATGAAGCCGGGTGGTGAAGGTTACGGTCACAAACATTCTGAAGCGACTAAACAAAAACTTCGAGAGTGCAGGGTGGTTTACTTTCAAAAACATCCTGAGGCCAGACTCCAGGCCGCTGAATGGGCAAAGCAAGCAAAGCTCACTGAAGAAGGTCGGGCACGAAAACGGGAACAGATGAGAGGAAATCAGTACGCAGTTGGAATGACCTATTCGCACTCAGATGAAGCCAAAGCAGCTATCGGTCGTGCTCATAAAGGGAAAATTTTGTCAGAAACTACAAAAGAAAAAATGTTTAATAGCAGACATTGTAGGTTGTCAAAACTCTAAATACGACTAGCACCTACGTGGGAGACCTATACAATGAGCTTTTTTAGAAACATGAACGATGTCGAGACCAATGACATTGCAAAATATCCGGCTTACGCTTCTTTGCCTGAAGATGTTCGTAAGGAAGTCAACGACATCTATGAATCGGTGTACAATAACAATCAGCAACGTATGGGCATTCGTATTGCACAGGGCATTGCGTTTGAAACGGCAAAACAGTTAGTAGAAGTCTTCGTAGCTGAGAAGCATATTGGTTTCAAGAAGCTCGTAGGTAAGCTCGAAGCTGGTGGAAAGAGTGCTGCTTACGCAGGTGCCATCGCTCACAAGGTCGGTGTAGAAAAGTACGGCGCAAAGGCTATGAAGAGCGCAGCCAAGAATCATCATTCTCTTGGTGAAGATGAAGAGTCTTCCTCTCCTGACATGATGGGTGAGACCGACATTGAATTCAAAGACCCGGAAGCCGATTATGCAAAAAATCCAAAGGGCGCAACTTATGAAGGCGAAATTTTGAATAAGATGAAGGGCGTCGTAAACAAAGTTGCAAACAAAGTTGTCCCGAAGCGTCGTAGAGCACAAGCACAAATAAAGCGTGTTATGGGCGAAGGTGAGATTGGATTCAACAATCCTCAAGCTGATTATGCAAATAACCCAGAAGGCGCAACCTACGAGGGTGAAGCTGCAAATTTTCAAGATGCCAATGATGCAATGGTCGGTATGACTGAAGATGAGAAAGCAAAAAATACTTGTACCACAAAAAATTGTCCATGCAGCTATTGCCCGACATGTGGTGGCTCCAGTGGTAATATGCCGAAATCTTGCAATGGCTCGATGTGCATGTGCCCAACATCAAAGAATGAAGCTGATGATTTCGGTGTGACACAACAGGCTCACATTCCTACTGCTTATCCACAGACTCCTGGTGGCGATGCGGACGTGATCTCACATGCATCAGCAATTATGTACAATCCGGCGAATGCATTTTCAAACATGCAGGCCGACCCGGAAGACAAGGGACCAAAGGCAATTCAAAAAGCCAATAATCGCATGAAGGGAATGAACGATACTGCTTCTCAGAATGAAGAAGTCGATCCGATCATTGCTGCGGCTGCTGGTTACATCAAACACCGTGCTGAAGTGGCCGGTCTTATGGAATCTGTAGATCCTAAAAAAAAAGTTAGTGCAATCGTAGAAGACGTTTCTGACGACAAAGCAGCACTTATGCGGTCGTCTCGTTCTCAAGGACTTGCTGTTGGAAAATTCAAACCAACCAAAGATTGCGTAAGCTCTTGCCATGATAATGAGAAGCACAGCCCAATGTGTCAGCATTACAGTGGACCAGACTCGCACAATGATATGGCCGAAGAAGAAATCGTCGAAGCCTTTAATGAAATTGGTCACGGTGACACAGTTCACATCAAAACTCCTCAAGGTCAAACACAAAGAGGCAAAGCTGTCATGCGTTCTAGTCATGGCGGGTGGGTTCTCAATATGGGCGGCAAACATGGCACTCCTGGTTTGGTTGACGAGAAGAATTACGTAAAGCATACCGCAGCAAAAAAGAAAACTGGCTTTCCGGGCGACAAACCGGGTGGAGTCAAAACTGAGTCGGTAACTATTTCACAAGAGTACGCCAAGTTGATGGCGGAAGGTTTGACAGCCGATCAAAAGAAGAAGCTCAAAGATCCAATTTGCAACAATTGTGGAAAGGTTGCTGCTGAACATCCGAATGAAAAATGCAAACAACACGTTAAGTGGAACGTGGGCATGGTGGGCAAGAAGAAGTAAATGAACTATACTTCAAAGCGCAAGAATCAAGCGGACACCCAAATGACCAGTATGGCTCATCGCTTCAAAAACGATACAGCCTACGCTACTGGTGACTATGGCGATGTGACTCATGTGCATGAAAAAGAGAATACGCCAAAGAAGCCGTGGAGAGTTATTGACATGACCAGCAACAGACACGTAGATACCGTTCATGCTGCGACCGAAAAGGCAGCAAAGACAGCTATGAAAAAAGCCGGTCATGACACTCGCTTTCACACTGTTAGAGAAGAGACCGAAGTTCTGTTAAAAAATGTTTTGTCAGAAGCTACCGCATGGGTGAAAGATGCCAGCAAGCACACCAATTCATGGACGGCTGCACCTGGATACACTCCTTGTCCGACGTGTCATGGTGTTGGTTCACTCAGAGGCAAGAATGACGCTACGGATTGTCATACTTGTCATGGTGGTGGTCGAGTCAAAAAGGTTGAAGAAGCAGATCAGAGCACTCACTGTGCAGTCTGCGGCGACCGTCATCCTACTACTGATCATCCTCAGTCGATTCACACTGCTCGTGCGCTCGGCCCAGAGAACAATGTTAATGAAAGTGGCGGATTTAGCAATGGCTCTATTGAGATTGGATCAGATGCAAATCCTGGACATTCTCTTTTAGCAGCTAAAGCAACTCGACTGGCGTACAAAACTAACAAGCCAGAAGATCATCGTTCGGCAATGAATGCTCATTTGAAAGCGAGAGGTAGTGAATTTGCTCCGCAACCACCTAAAGGCTCCAATTTCCAACCTAACGTAAATCGTTGGAATCATCACGACAAGCAAGCAAAAATGCATAAGGCAGAATTGAAGGAGTCAACAAGTAATGACAAGGCTGTTCTTGGTAAAATGAAAGTTACTCACGTTCCGACTGGAAAGAGCCGTACTGCTGACATTACCAACGATCACTTGCACAGCATTGCTCACCAAGATCGTTTCCATGAACTCCCAAAAAAATTTGGTGGAAACGTACAGCACAAGTATCCGAAGCCACAAGATTATGTCGATCATTTGAATCGTCAAGCCGCTGCACAAAAGGGAAATGGTGGGCATGAATGGCATCATGAGCTTGTCACTGAAGGTTACCCGGATGTCAAGACGCAAGAGCGCACACGGCATCTCAAAACTGGTTATCCGCCGTATGATTCTTATCGTAAGAGCACACCAGAAATGTGGTCCGACGATGATGTTGAAAAAGCTAACGAACGTAGACAGGAAGCACGAAAAAAAGCGAAGACTGGTTGGGAAAAATTAAAAGAAGCTGACTCGAAGGACATCCAAAGAGCAAACAAGCTAGAGAAGTGTGAAGCCTGTGGAAGAATGCACGCTGTTGATATGCCGTGCCCGGATAAGAAGCTCCTCGCCGACAACGACAAAGCCAAGATGAAAGACTCTGCTGCTTGGGGGTCGATCAAAAAAGTCGATGAGACCAGATACTATGATCATAGTGTCGATAAGCCGATTTTGCATCCATTAATCAGAAAGGATTCGGACGATAAGCATTACATGTACATGGGATCGAACGAAAATAAGACACCAGAATATCGTCATCATGATGGATCGAAGCTCCACGTCAAGCACGGATCTTTCGGAACAGCAATTCATCCAACCGATGCAGATGATCAAGAGAAGTACGAAAAGAAAGTTGGTACACATCATCCTGGTTTCTGGAAAGGTGACGTGTCTGAAGGCAAGAATAAGTTCGCCAAGTTCAAAAGCAATACGATGACGATCAAAGATACGCCGGAAGACATGAAGCGTAGATCAAAAGCTGCGGTCGGAATGCCACCTGCAAAGAAAGTCATCCGGTCGAAAAAGGATAAACCAGCGAAGTACAAAGAACGGTTTGACGAATCGGAAATGGAACACCATGCGATGTACAATGCTCAACATCATGAGGTTTTGAAGAAGCATGGTTACAGTCACGTCAGTAGCGATCCAGAACACTATTCGACATATCGTCATAAGGACACATCGTCAGTTCATCTTTCACCAGAAGGAAGCTGGAAACATCGTGGTCCGAATAAGAGCTTGACGCCGAACGAAGGAAGCTCGGCTAAGTCTCTTGATCAACACTTAAACAAAATTGCATCTCGTAAAAAGAGTGCCGGAAATGCAAAAGCAAGACATAATGCGCTGACGAGCCTTGGATTGAAGCGAGTCAGAGGCGCACAGGGCGGAACATACTACGAAGAAGTGAACATGAATCTGCTCAAAGCTGTCTTGGCTGAAGCCGGTCGGGACTCGACAGCAATGAAAGTTCGACTCAACAAAGAAAAGAATCCACATTTGTATTGCGGCGACAAGAAATGTCTTTACAGAACGGGTGGCGGCAACTGTCCAAAGCATGGTGGGGCAGCAAAGAAGCCATTTGTGAAGGATCAGGGCGACAACATGAAGCTCTCAGACTTCACCAAGTAGCCTTTTCTTCGCTCAGAAACGCTCTATAAACGATTTTGGCCCACCGGATGACACCGATGGGCCTTTTCTATGTCGAAATGTCCTGGGAGCGTTTTATGTGCCGTATGCTTTCCGGGTGTTTGTACGCCATTTGTCGAAGTAATACGGGCGTCCATCGATCACCAGAATTTTCCAAGCGTTCACAATTCGCATAGCATCGGCTACAGTTGGCATCTTCCAGACTCGTCCGATAAGCCAAGAATTGCATCTAGGATAGTTGTCGAATATGGCGAACCAGCAAATTTCGCCTTTGTGCATTTTTTGGACGAGTTTCATGAGAATGCCATTGGCCCCGGTTTCTCAGAGTAACTAGTAATTCCATCTGAAGCACCATATTGACTTTCATGAAGCACACGCTCTGGATCATTCTTGACCAAAGCAACTGCGTCTTTATGTGTCTCTGCTTCGACTTCGACCACTCCGGTCCACATAACAAAAAATTTGGTCATTCGATTACCTCCACGGTGATGCGAACTTTCTTTCCGGCCAGCGCATCCATCGTCGGGTGCATTTGCTTGTCGGTGCTATCAAAATTGTCGTTATAACTTTGCAGGCGCACGAAAAATTCAGGACTGCCGGTCGATTCTTCGTCGTCCAGATCGGCAATCTTCGCAGCGCCACTATCTTCGGTGCTGATGTCTCCTACAGTGCCAGTGATGATGATTGGTTCCATTTTATTCCTCGATCAACCACGGTCGTGCTGGAAGGACCGGGAAGCTCCAGCCACGAGCGACGTTTTCGTTCCATCCTACCAGTTTGCCGTTGTCGAGCACTACCCAGGTGACAACGTTCTTGTGCGGTCCCGGCCAGCGCTTATAGTGCTCACCATCCTTGACCATGCAGTGAACAGACTTCACCGGGCAGTCTTTCAGCAAGTACGCAGGTGTATCGTTGTATTCACCACGAATGAATTCGTAGGGCATTATTTCGGCGAGGGTCATTTGGTCTTCCGTTCTCGAACCCAGGTGAACATGCGCTCCGCAAGTTTCTGAATCATGGTGATGCGCTCGGCAAAGGTCGGCGGCATGAAGTCCATGTGAGCGAAAATTGCGACGGCAGTGCGACCGAAGAAAGCGGCACATTCTTTGTTGCAGAATTGACTCTCGCCGTACAGACCAAGTTTTTCGTCGGCGATTTCAGTTTGGCGTGTGGCAACTTGTTCGTCGTAAAATTTGCGGCTTGATTCCGCCAGTGTTTCTCTGTTCCATCGAGGCACACTTGTCGGCGGCGTCAGCTTGCGATCACAGGTCAGACACTTTTTCATTAAAAATCTCCCAGTGGTAAGTCGGTGCTGTCTACGTCCACTCCAGCCTTGTTGTAGATTTTTTGGCCTAGTTGTTGGACGGCGGCTCGGGTCTTAGCATCCATGAAGGTTGTCTGGCTGGCTTGATGCGTGATCATGATGAGCGCAGCAACTTCGTCGCCGGAAAGAGAAAGATGGAGAAATTGTTTCATGTTAGTATGCCGGGAGTTCGTTCGTATTCAGTTTGGGAGCGTAGCCCAGTTCCGTCAAAACGTCACTGACTTGTTCTGGTGTGAGACCGCTGAAAACCGCTTCTTCGATGGCGGTCATCACGGATTGTTTTAGACCATTCTTCAAAATTGAAACGTGTTGGAGCTTAGTCATTTTCTGCCGCCTTTCGTGCCGCACGGATTTCACGTTTGTGCTTTAGGACCGGATCGACCCAGGCTTTGAGTCGGTCTCCCAGTTCACCAGCATTGAGTCCTGCGGATGCTTGCCGGAACGCAGTGCCATAGCCCATGCCAGTGTCCGTCAATTCCTTTGTTCTTTGTGCGAGGACAGCGAGACGGCATTTGATCTTCCGTTCGCTCTTGACATAATCTCTGTTGTTTCCAAGTCCCATGAGTAAAGTGTACCAATTTCTCTGTTTGGTGTCAATGGGTAGATGTATCTTTTATGCCGTCAACTGATCTTCAAGCAGCGTCCCATACATATCTTCGTTGCCCAAATCGAGAAGAACTTGGTTCAGATCGTCGTACACTGCGCCGCCCGGAGGGAAGCCTGAGGATTTCAGGGCTTCCAAAGCGTTTTTAAGAGATTCACGAATGGTTGGTTGCATGGTTTTTCCTTTATCGTACACAGTCTTGCAAATCGACGGTGACCTTGACCGGCATTAATCGAGTTACGGCGTATTCACCACGGATTTCGCCCTTCTTGATCGCTTCGACGATGGCTTCCTGGGACTCGAATTCTTGCGGAATCCATCCTTCAAAATCACCAATCGACCAAACAATGAAGGGTTTGGTGAAGTTGTTCATGTTAGTTGGTGTCCTTGGCAGCGGCTTTCCCGTTGCGGCGGTCGGCACGGATAGCATAGTTTTTGCTCCAGCCCTTGCGAGTGTAACCGATCTTTTTGATTTGGTGTCCGTTGCGTTTCATTAAACCTATGATAGCAACTTCAGACCGAGATGTCAATAGATGTATCAATCTTTTTTTCGTAGTATCGGACTTTGGTGCGCCACTTTTTGACGATGGTCTCGGCACGTTTCATTTTGGTCGTGTTCTTTTGGAGCATGGCTTGGCAATGTTCGAGCTTCGCAGCCAATACCTCATTCTTGCGCTTCTGAGACGCTACAGCCGTTCGTTTGAAGAGGCAGGCTCGGCACCTTCCCAGCAGCGACAAGCTCTCTCCACGCTTCCAGGCGGCGCATTCCGAAGGCTTCAGTTTCGAGTTCGGTGCATCGAGCTTTCACACGGAATTGCTGAATGTGAAAAAGTTCATGAGCAACCAACATGACCATGCATTCCATCCAATCGGCGAGCAAAGGCGTCGGCCAGCGACCATTTTCAATTTTGCGTCCGGGGTATCCTTTGCATTGATAGGGGAATAATTTTGGCCCACCGACACGACAGACGATCAGGTATCGAGCCTTCGGAGTTCCCCGCCAAGGTGATTCAGAAGGAATGTACGGAAATGCTCGACCAGCGTACCGATGAGTAGAATTCTTGACGTTGATTGCAACGTTGCTTATATCGATAGTGCTGGCGGCGTGCTTGACGATGAACCGTACTATCTGATCACTGTACTGGGATGTATTTTTTAGCAGCATATTGCTCCTTTCTGAGATGCGCCACTAGATACATCTTACCACACTTTGCTGCTAAAGTCAAGTGGCACTATCAGATAGGAGCTATTGAACGGTCTGTTTTTCAACCTTTGGAGCGTATCTTTTGCGGAAAATGCCATCGAATGGATAGAGTGTGCGTTTTCCTTCTCGCATTTGTTGGGACATCGTAAACGACGGGATTTTGTTGTCGTGTTTGTCGTCGGTCGGCTCATCTCCAAACCGGGTCACCAAACGTTTGAATGCACCTACATGTTCGATGTTCCAATGTTGGCCGCAGGAATCGCATGAATAAAAATCTGTCCCACCACCGCCACCAGACCTAATAGCTATGACCTTACAAAATTCACAGATGTATTCATGGTCTCGGGCGTAAGTGCGATATGTCTTGTAGCCTGTTGTCAAAAAGAATTTTGTCACTTCGACCATACGTTCCACTGTCATGTGTTCCATGAGACAACCGCTGGAATCACCACCGTACCAGACTTCACAATGAGGAATATTGTGAAAGCACCACATCAGCGTGAAGTAGATCATCGGCCAATCCCCACGAGCATAGTCTTCACCGTAGTATCGAGAGAATAGATGCACTTCAAGAAATTGTTCGTTCGGTTTGGCGATCAAATATGGTTCTTCATTGGAATCTTGTCCGTAGACCGCAGGACCAGTCGGATCGAAAGGTTTGCCGGGTTCCTGTTCATAGTCGGCGGGATACTTTTTGTTCTCGTCGATTACAAATGAAATTGCATGACGATCTTCATCTGTATCGATGAAGAAGTGGTCGTAGCCGATGGCCTCAGTAAGCCTAGCTGAGATGTTCCTAAGTTGTGCTGCATCGAGCCATGCGGCAGAATCGGTGATTTTAAGGAGAATACGTGCGTCTACGCCCATTTAGCGAGCTTATCAGGGATTCAACAAATTTGCAAGTGTGCTGACTACGGCTTCTTCGTATCCATGTTCAATTACATTGTGAAGAATTTCATGAAGAACGCTGTTTCGTTGATCAGACCAGATACTTACATGTCGCTGACGCAAACTCTTTTTCATTTCGTTAGTGTATTCTGATCGTTGGAGAATGAACATTACACCGCTTTCGTCATAGATGTTCCAGTTGCTTCCGGCAAAACATTCAGACGGACAAAATTCTTTAAGGAAGGAAAGCGGGACCGGCGTCACTTCTGTATTCCAATCTTCCATATGAAAGATTACAGCCCACTTTTTGTAGACCTGTTCTAATTCATGTTTTTCTTTCAGAAATTCTGGTGTGATGTGTTCTGGTACGTACTTTGGATACGCACGATGATACATCATCATAATGACTTGTGGTGAGGCAGCTTCGGAATCAGCAACAGATAGGGATGATGATACGAGAAGGAGGGGTAAAAGCAAGAATGGTAATACGGCTCTCAGTTTCATGCCCTATTTATCCGTGGATTTTTTGTACCGCAAACCAGACGGCTTCCCCGCTCGCTAGTCCCCAGCCGATCCAACCGTACAATTTGGAAGGTCCAAGCTCTTCTTTACGATCATAGAAGGGCACGAGGATCAAAAAGCCAACAAACAAATGCGCCAGTGATTCGTAAGTTCCCGTCACCGTGGGAATGTTCGTCAGGCGAGGCGTAATGAATATGCGCCCCAATGCGAAAAGGATCGCTGCCCAAAGGATTAGAGACTTGGATTTCATGATGCTATTTAGTGTATGAAATATGCCGGATGAGTTCGCCAAGATGGATCGTCATAAAAATGCAAAAGGAAACATCCTCGCCATTGATTGAATCAGGACGTTTAATGTGCTCGGCCTCAAAGTCTTGACCGTTGCCCTTGGCCCTCTGTGTGACTCGTAATTCAGAATTGTAACCAGCTTTGCGGAATTTTATCTGGCGTCCAATTTTGGTGTCGATGCAGTCGTGGATTCCCCAACCAAGTTTGGCTAGAGCTTTGATCCATTGGTAGAAGATCACATCGTCAGAAACAGGGGTCTCCTGTGTCGAACTTTGCGGCGGCGCACTCGCTGTGGGTCGAGTACTGGTATGATTTGTACCGCTTGCAGTAAATTCACACGCTATCCCATATTTCAGAGACAGTCGAATAGCAGCAAGTCGAGCGGCTTCGCCCTCATGAGGGTTACCGGGTCGCTTCGCCAGACGAACTAGATTAGCGAGTTTTTGACGTATGCGATCATCCACCAATGCGTATTTAGTGTCGCATTGATTGGATTTTTGTCAATCAAGTATGGAGTTGCAAATCGCTCGGTATGCATTAAGCGCTGCCTTTTCTTCCGAAGAGCCATATCCAACGACAATATAGCTCTTCCAGGCAATGATGGCTTCAATCAGACCGTCTTTTCTCTTCTGAAAGATCATCCCAATTCTTCGGGTAGTTGTTCCAGTTTATCAGCCGGATCTTCGTCGCTGTTAAGAGAGAGTTCATCCGGTTGTTCGATTTCGATTTGTTCCGGTTGTTCCATGTCTTCTTGTTCGAGGTCTTCTTCAAACGCAGCTTTCCATTCAGAGTACGCCTGTGCTGCGTCACCGTCTTGCCATTTTTCAGACTTGCCCGACATGTATTCGTCGATGTCTGAAACAATCTGGCCCATCCACTCATTGGCGGCGTCTATCGATTCGTTGTGCGCCGTCTGTGCTGTTTCGACCTTTTCCCAGGCTTCGACCATGCGTTCATTGTAGGCAGTGATGGCAGTCTGAAGAACCTCAAATGCCTCTTGCTCTTCTGTATTGTATTCACCGACCGCCTCAGTGAACGTCTGTAAGGTTTCACGCAATGCTGCCGTAACGATGTCTCGATTGTTCAGATGGACTTTGGATAATTTTTTCATGTCATTCCTTGCTGTTTGATGTCACGACGTAAACTTTGAATTCCCACTTCTCTGCTTGGTCGCTCTGGGCAAAATGCAGCCCGGTGACATCGACAATGTTACCATCTTTGTCCACCATCGACAAGTAATTTTGACGAGCCTGCCGTGGAATTGATCTCAGGAGGTCAAGCATTTCCTGAATCGTCATGGCTGGGCCGTAGGCGTCGTGTGTGCCTTGTAATTCGGAATGAAGTAGCATTTTACCAGCTTCCTGTCGTGTATGCACTGACGAACGTTCTCATAGCCTTTGCAAGTTCCCGTAAAGGTAGATGAGACGCTCCGTGTGCAGCCGGATCGATGTTGACGACGGCCATCAGGTAGCCGACTTTCATGTCGAGAGAAAGCGCCGGATGATCGAGAATGGTCAGATAATCGGTCTTAAGGTATTCGGTAAGTGCTGGTGTCATAGTTAAAGCATTTCCTCTGTGACTTGAAGAACCGGCACGTTGCGCTGGATGGTTTCGTCCATCGGAGTCCAGCGATCATAAAGTTCTTCAAAATTTTTCCCAGGTGTCCCATCAGCTTTCAGAATACGAACGATGTAGCTGCCGATGGCTGGTTTACGCCACGACCGGCATCCCATTGTCATAGGCAAAACTGTATCACGAGTCACGCCTTCGACGACGCCGTAGATCGTAGTTTCGTCGCCACGATAACGACCATGACGACGAACTAGTTTCGTGCATTTCATTTTGGTGCCGATTGGGTACGGTGCATTTTCCCCGGCCTGTGCTTTGCGTTCCTTCTCTTCAATCATGAGTTTTCCCGCTTTGACATGGGCCTCACGTAGATCGGCGACAGTTTTCGTGATGTCAAGAGTAGCCATGAAGCGATTGATGTTTCGTTCAACCTCTTGACGGAGACCAAGTTGAGTTTTGGTGTATTCCATCTCGGCGATACGAAGTTGATCTTGAATGGCAAAGAATGCTTTTTCGAGGTCCATATTAGTCCATCCGACTTTGGGCGTAAGCCTTGATTCCAGCTTTGTTCAACACGTCGGCGAAGGCATAAGCAAATGCCTCTTTGCGCTGCATGGACTGGCCGAAATCTTTCACCCACACATTGACGCCACCGTCATACGCTGCGCCCGGTCGAACATGGCCGTTTTTCTTCAGCCAATTTGCAAAGGGAGAATTTGCCGGTTTGATTTTGATCCAGGCGAAACCGCAGACGCCGCCCTCGACGAACCATGACTGTGTAACTGGTGATGCATCATTTGCGGGGTTGGCGTGCTGCTCGACAACCATTGGCACGACACCGCAAGTACGACCGGCCTCTAGGCCAGCGATTCGAGCCTCATTGTAGATGACTTGAAACTCTCGGTCTCGTTTGGTCATTTTTGTTTTGGGGAGGAGATGAGCCGGGATCGATTTCGGAGGAGCGGGGAAATGTGTCGTTTGCATAATCCAATCTTACCAAACCCAGTCACCAATGTCAATAGATACATCTAAAAAAGCGGCCTTTTTTAGGGGCCGCTTCTTTTCAAAACAGGAGAGAGAAAAAACTACGCCGACGCTGTAGTGGTGGTGGCAGGCGTGGCTTTCTTCGCCTTCGCCATGTTCACGGAAGCCGTCAACGAATCCAGCAAAGAACTGCCGACGTTGGTAGTCGAAGTCTTGTGAGGGGTATCGGGAACCGTCTCGCCATTCGCTTCGGCTTTCTTGCGAGCGACGAGAGAAGCAACAGCGTTGTCCGTCTGAGAAAACACCGACGTGGCATCGAAGTTGGAAAAATTCAGGGAAATTAGTTCGACACCCTGGTCAACTAGCATTTCATCCACAATGACGGTGGGAGAAGGAACATCAATCACACGCACTTCATTGCTGGTGTAGATCGTATGGAGCATCAACCGTTTGCCATCGGTGCTTGGACGAACGATGATGTTGTACTCACGATCACGGTCGTACATCTTGGCGACACCGACACGCCCAGACTTGAGCAGGGCACGCAGCAGAATGTGATACAGATTCGCCGCCTGAGGATTGCCTTTGCCCTTTGTGTCCAAATTCGGCAGAATTACGTAACCATTGAGGAAAAACACCGGATCAACCTGCGCCAACGGTACGAAGCTCGTCAGTTCGATCAAAGATTTCTTGGCGTGATCCACATCTTCTTCGTCGATTTTTTTCGTGCTGGAGATTTCCTCAGCAGTCAGAGGAATTAGAGATTCCCCCATTTCAATTGCACGACCAAGTTGGCCGATGGGAAAATATTCCTTGTTGTCTGCGGTGTAAAACTGGCTGACCGGAAGCGCCTTGCCGTCCTTTACTACGCAGAGTCGGAAGGGAGACTTTTCTTCGCTCGTCGCAGAAATCAGTTTGGCCGGGAAAGTGGTGATACCGTTCAGGCTAAGGGTTACAGTTTTGAACGCTCGGTAAGAAGCAGCGTTCGTATCGGGAGTGGATGGTTTAGTATGCGTTGCCATGAACCCATCCTAGCAAGATTGATGTATCAAGTCAACACTTTTTGTAAAAATTTTTTCGGGGAAGGCTCTAAGTTGTTGGAACTGAAATGAATTCAGGATCGACAAAATCTGTGAGCCATACCCCGTTTGCCGTAATGAAGAACTTGATGCCTCGTTTCACCATATCTTTGGTGTTGATTTCAAGTACAACGGCTTTTCCTCGCCGACTTCCCACTTTTCCCGCTGTTTCAGGATCGGCAGACAAATGAACGTGGTGGCGCTTCATTTTTTTCAATCCCTGTTTTAGGATCGTATCGACCGCTTCCACATAGGTGCCGTGGAACAATTTGACAGGAGGAATCGCAGCTTTTAATTCCAGATCGACTTCTACAGAGTGCCCCTGGTTTGCTCGAATCCGTTTTCCGTCCTCGCTGATGGCGTAGCGCTGTTTGTTGTCTTCAGCCACGATATCGTAAAGTAACAGGCGGTCCAAGGCTTTGCCATCTGCAATACTTTTTTCAATCAATTCATCAATATCGATCCATCCGGCTTTGTCCAGGACGATGCCGATGGAATCTGGTTTATGCCGTAACACATACGACAAAAATTTGCTCATTTGAATTTTGTTCATATCTCTAAATAGCAGATATGGCGAGAAATGTCAACCACTACTTCAATACGCTCGGCGGCAAGGGCGAACAACGTCTAGTCGAAGATTTGATTGTCGAAGCGATCCGAATCAACGGAATGAAGGTCTATTACATTCCTCGCACTCCAGGGAAACTTGATCCAGTGTTCGGTGAAGATCCTCTCGTCACGTTCAAAACTTCTTTCCCAATCGAGATGTACTTTGACAATCCGTCTGAAGGTTTTGGCGGCGACCGTTACATGATCAGTAAGTTTGGTCTTGAAATGCGTGAGACAGCAAATTTCATCGTGTCGAGACGTAGATTTAATCAAGCGACGAAATCAGACGGCTTCAACAACGTCCCGATCACGAATTACACTTTACCAGAACAGAGACCGATGGAAGGCAGCTTGATTTATTTGCCACTGACTAACGATCTCTTCCAAATCAATTTTACGGAACATGAAAGCGTGTTCTATCAGGTTGGCTATCGTTACATTTGGCGTGTCGATGTCCAGAAGTTTGACTACTCTAGCGAAAAGTTTTCGACGGGCGTGCCTGCAATCGATGCCGTCCAGTCAGTCTTTGAAAATATTGATAGTGTGGCGAACGATCCGCTGGCCGACAATAACACACTCAAGACTAGAGCGACGACAAACCTTACTGACAAATCGACGGTAAATCTTAATCCTCCGTCAGGTTCCACACCGCAGACCAGTACGACTGAGAAGAATATTTTTGGAGACCCGATCTAATGCTACAGAATGCACCATTTTATTGGGGAAGTATCCGAAAGATTGTCGAGTCTTTCGGTGTGGTCTTTTCTGATCTTCATATTGCCAGAATGAATGCTGATGGAACGGTCTACCAGACTATTGAGGTTCCGTGTGAATACGGGCCGAAGGAAAAATGGTTCATTCGTAATACGCAGAACCCAATGCCTGGAGTAAATGACCAGCCTGAAATGATTTTGCCACGCATGAGTTATGAAATCACAAGCTATCAGTACGATCCCTCCCGCAAAATCACGAGTACTGGTCGAACCGTTCAGGCCATCATGGGGAATCGTGGTGTCTTGAACGCTCAGTACAACCCAGTTCCGTACAACATCGGAATTGATCTCCATATCATGACAAAGACGTTTGAAGATGGTCTTCAGATTGTCGAGCAGATCGTTCCATTTTTCACACCAGACTATACGATCCATGTGAACGATATGCCAGCGTTAAATCTAGAAAAAGACATCGTTCTTCTTTTTGGCGGCAACATTGTTCAGGAAGACAACTATGAAGGGCAGTTTGATCGTCGAATGATTACATGGACTCTAAATTTTACGGCGAAGGCGTATCTCTACCCTCCAGTCAAGATGACAATGGTAAACCTTGAGACTCAGATTCGTTTCAATGTGGATGGTGGTACAGCAACTCAAGGTGCATCGCTTCCTTCACAGACAATTATCGCTTACCCACCAAATTCAGATGCAATAGCTGTTATAGATGGAACGACATCGATCACAGAAACTACTGTTCTTGTTTTGGTCACACCTTCGACAGTTACTTTGTCGGGCGGTCAGTCGCAGGTTTTTCAGATCACTATCGTCAATGCAACGAATATCGCTTTTACGGCAGATGTTCCAACAACGACCCAATCTGGCAACGATACATACTCCATAGATTCGGTTCATAACACGTTCAGGTACACCGCTGGAACGGGTATTAGAGCCACCCAGGAGACTATTACGATCACGTTTGTTTCGGTTCAAGATCCACGACAAAATAATTCAGTTACTCTCGTGCTCAATCCCTAAATAGGAAAGGAAAAATATGTCCAATCAAGTTGTAAGAAAAAGAAGGTTCACGACAACCCAACTCTCAACGCTCGTACTCGAACTAGGAGAACTTGTTGTTGACACTGTAGCAACCACAGCGGTAATTGGTGATGGCGTAACGGCTGGTGGCGTACCGTTGGCTCTAAAAGTTCATACGCACCCCAATGCAACCACGATGACTCCGGGATTCATGTCTACTAGCGACAAAACTAAACTTAATGCTTTGTCTGAGTCTGGTGGAATTCAGACGATTGAATCAAATACTGTTCCCCTTCCGGCTGAAAACACTATTAACTTCAGCACAGATTTTACTTTGACTGACAACCCAGGAGCATCAAGAACAGAATTTGCGATCTCATCGACATTCATCAATGAGATGCTAAGTGATACTGTCGCTTTAATCACGGCACTATCGTAAAAAGAAAGAGGACTCAAAACACATGCCAAATACCTTTGTAAATGCAGGCCAAATCTGCAATGTTTCACTTACCGATGTCTATACATGCCCGTCTACAAACACAGCCGGTAACGTAACAGCTTCGGTTGTCATGACGATTCAAGTCGCAAACGTAACCAGCCGTGCAGACGTAATCACAGTTTTATGGACAGATTCTAGTAATGGAAACGCAGTGACGAGGCTTGCCTATCAAGTTCCTGTCCCGGCGCAAAGTTCCATCGGCGTCTTAACTGGAAAAATTGTTCTTTCTCCAGGTGACAAAATCAGAGCACAGTGCGGAACGTATCAAGCTCTTGAACTCGTTCTGGCAACTCTGGAGACAAGCTAAGATTTCATGCCTACGACAACACAAACTATTTCGAGAATTCCGGGCAATACGCAGAGGTTTGATTATGTTCTGCGCCAAAATCCGCCTGCGCCTGTAAGTTTCACGGCCACAGCCACTACACAGTCGTATACGATTTTTGGACTTCCTGCTCAATCTGTTGTCGTCGGTGTGATGGTTAAACTTGTCACTGAATTTGCAGGGTCCGGTCTAAGTTCTGCTAACGTGACTATCGGAGCGACCGACAATATCGCTTCTACGTCAGTTGCAAACTATTATGCACCAGCTTTTGGTCTCGTTCAGACGGTGAGTCCTAAAACTTTCATGTATTGGACGCCATTTTCTTCTTATACAGAAAATCCACATGATGTCACAGCGACCGTAAATACCTTTGGTGCTCAGTTAGCGTCATTGACAGCCGGTGAGATATTGATCACCGTTCTATGGAGATCAGTATGAACTTACCTGTACTAGGTCACTCGACAGTCTATACGCACAAAGTTGTTCTTTCACAGGGAACAAACTTTACATCGACAAATTTGTTTCAGGATTTTTTGTTGTTTGGTATCCCAGCAAATCATATTGTCTTAGGCGTAAAAATTGTAACTTTGGAAAATTTCGATGCAGGCACAACCAATAATGTGACGATTTATGTGGGAGAGTCGAATAACCTTCCGCTTTCAGGATCACCTTATGTAACCAATGTCAATAATTTGTATGGCAGCGGTCTGCTTACGGTTCCTAGTGGTTCAGGCGATAGCTATGAATATGGGTCTTTTCGTTGGTTTAGTCTCGCTACTCCGGGATCGAATACTACCATCAATAGTGCATTGTGCCTTCCACAAAGATTGGATGCACACGACGTAATTGCAAGAGTCATGGTAGCAGGTGGCCCAAATATTTCTCAAGTCTCTGGTGGGGTGGTCGAGATTACGACTCAATATACAGCATTATGATAACTCTTCCTACAGTACCTCCTAACGAGATCATCGAATACAAGACGAATATTCCGTACACAGCCCTTTCGACGCCTCAAAATACTTTTTCATTTCTGATCGTTGGTCTACCCATTAACTACGTGGTCTGTGGAACAAATATGCGCCTGCTTACCTCGTTCGCTGCCGCTGGACTTTCTAGTCTAACGGTCACTTTGGCAGCATTCGTTCCTAACACGATTCTTTCAAATTTGAATTATTATGGCTTGTCGATGGAACTAACTCAGTTTGTCACACCGACAGCATTTTCACAATCCGGCCCTCCCGCAAATAATTTGAGTCTGGGAGAAAGTGAATCATTCGCCCCGGTGACAGGATTATATTTTAACGGAGCACATGATTTGGCTGCATACTTCACGAGCACAGGAGCTTTGTTAAGCACGCTCTCAGCAGGAGTTTTAGAAGTTACGGTCCAGATCAGACCAATGTAATTATGAAACCAACAGTGAATGAAAAACTTGATGCCACTTTTAATTTGGAACCTTCGCCAGCCTCACAAGAGATTGTAACCGTCCAACCTGCTGAAGTTGTCTCTACCGGCAATGACGACAAGGACATGGAATACGATTTTGATGTCGCTCGTCGCACACTTCACAATCTAGTAGAAAAGGGAAATGAATTGGTAGATAATGCCAATTTTTTTGCCAAAGAAAAACAGGACTCTAGGTCTGTCGAAGCAGCAGCAATGGCACAAAAAGAAGCCCGAGATACTGCTTTGGCTCTGATTGGTCTACGGAAAACCAAGAAAGAGATTGAACGTGAATCTGGGAAGTCGGGTGGAGATACTATTACGCAGAATAATGCTGTATTTATCGGTTCGACCGGAGAATTATTGAAGCAGATGAAAGAACTGAATGCTAACGGAGCTTTGAAAGATGCTCTTCGGGTCATTGACGTTACTTCAGAGACCCTAAATACGGATGAAGAATAAAAATGCCAAATCCACAAAATCCAATTTTCCCTGCTGGTGTTGCCGCTGATATTAACTTGACTGTCGCAGCTAATCGTGCGCTTAGTTATCTGACGTTCTCGATTGATGGCTCCCAGACACAGTTTACTGTTGTCGATGGCACGAAGTACAATGCTCCATGTCTTGTCCAGATTGACACCGAAATTATTCTTGTAGGATCTATTTCTGGCAACGTCATGATGAGTTGCACTCGTGGTTATAATCTTACTTCTCCCACAAGCCACGGTCAAAACGCTCCGGTAAAGGGCTACGTGTTGGCCTATCATCACAATCAAATCGCCGCAGAAATCAAAGCGATTGAAGCTGGTCTTGGTGCGAACTTTGGAAACGTTGTCATGCAGAACGATCAGGCAGGTGGATCGACCATCGGCGGATTGTTTTCCAATTTGTATCTGAAGCCGAACGGAGTCACAGCCGGAACCTATGGTGGATTCAATCGATTCGATACAATCACCGTAGATGCCACTGGTCGAATCACTAGCATTGAGCCTGCGACTGGCAACATTAACTATCCGGTCTTTTACAAGGGTGCAATCTTTCAGGGGTCCAATGCAGTTCTAGGTTTCTCTTTTGGTCTGACAAATGCCCCGAACGCTGTTCCTTATACAGGCACGAACGGTGAAATTTATGCGGTCGCTGCTTTCACGGCTGGAAACAACTATTGGGTTCAAGATCACTTTTATTGGCCGGATGACTGGGTAGGAGATACAGTATCACTCGACATTTATTGGCGCACAGCAGCAACGACAGGAACAGTCACATGGCAATGCCAGACTGGATATATTTCGCCGGGAAGCACTGACGATTTTACATTTGGTAGCATCGCCTCAATTACGACTACGGTCCCTGGTGTAGCAGACACAATTGTAAAGAGTCGTATCACTCCGTTGTTCTTGGGTAGTTTGCAGCCGGGTGATGAATTTTTCTTCAAATTTGCAAGAAGTGCAGGCGATACTGCTGCCGCCGATGCAGAGATGATTTCGATCAAATTTAACATTCATCGTGACTTTGCATTAGGGAGCTAACATGTCTCTTCTATTCATGACAGGATTCGATTACTATAATCAATCACAAGTCCAGCGTGTCTGGCCTTATTACCAAAATGGTCTTAGCATTGTGCCTGGACGTTTTGGTGGAATGGGATATGGTTGGAACAATCAACCTGGGTATCTTGCCACACCAATCGCTAATTCATCGACTGTGGTTTTGGGTGTAGCTTTTTCGTTGGCATATGGTGATCCGACGAATCCTATTATCGTTTTTGGTGATGGAACAGGCAGTCCAAGTAGTCCGATTACGCAAGTAGATGTTCGAGTGACTAGTGATGCCGGTTTTCAGGTCACAAGAAACGGTACAACCATTGCGACGAGCCTTCCTGGTCTATTTACGTTTGGTTTCTGGAACTATATGGAAATCAAAGTGTTCATTAATAATTCCAGTGGCTACGTTCAGATTCGCCTCAATGGTTCAACTTATTTAAACGCCACAGGTCTCAACACAAAATACACTGGCAACAATTATGTCAATTCGATTCGCCTTCAACCGTTCGGTAGTAGTGGCGCTTTTGAATTCATGATCGATGATCTGTACGTTCTAAATGACACAGGATCGTTCAATACAGATTTCTTGGGTGAATGTCGAATCCAGACGCAGTATCCTACAGCAAACGGTAATGAGAATGATTTTACTGCCTTTGGAGCAGGGAGCAACTATCAAGCTGTCGATGATAGTCCAGTAGCCGATGACGATGCAACTTATATCCGTTCGGCAGTAGTTGGTAACATCGACAACTATACGATGGGAACCCTGGCACTAACAGGAACAATTTATGGTGTCCAGGTAAACTGTACACAAAGAAAGGATGACGTAGGTTCTCGTGTCATCGCTCCGCTTATTAATACAGGTAGCACGACATATTTGGGTAGCTCAGTGACCTGTTTAAGTCAATATAGCGTTGCACAAACATTATGGCAGCAAAATCCCAACACAGCGGGAACATGGACCAACACTGAGTTGAACGCCAGCTTCGCCGGAATTAAGATCGTGGGGTGATCAATGTCAATTATCTTTTTTGATGGTTTCGATTTTTACAATAGTGCTGGTTTTGGTCCTGGTGGCCGCAAGTGGGATCAAGGTTCGGGCGGTCTTGTCACAGGTGGGCGTTTTGGAGGTCAAGGCTTGTTGCCTAGTGGTGGTGTAACTGGCGGTTATTCTCCGACAACCAAAACTTTTACTAGCTCAAGTGAAGTGATTGTTGGTTTCGCAATGAATGTAGCAAATTTCAGTGGAATTAACAAGCCATTTCTTGCTTTCTTTGATGGTACAACTCCACAGTGTTCGCTTTGGGTTGATCCCACAACGAACACAATCACAGTACGTCAGGAGTTAGGACAAAATCTCGGTGATTCGACACTTGGTGATTCAGGTTTCGTTCCGCCTCTTACTCTATGGTTTTATATCGAAGTAAAGATGCAAATTGGAAATCCCGGCAGCTTTCAAATTAACGTAGCTGGAACGCCACAGATTACGGTGACCGGCGTACAAACCCAAAAAAGCACCAATGCCTCTACAAACAAGATTGCCCTCAGTTCGCTTCAATCCTTTAGCACTAATATTTCGATTGACGATCTTTACATCATCGATACAACAGACGCAACGAATAATGTAGATTTTTTGGGAGAAGTCAGAGTACAGACGCAATACCCAGATGCCGATGGTTTTGAAAATGATTTCTTTCCTTCGGTTGGCACTAACAATTCGGCCAATGTCAACACAACTCCGACTGATTATGCAGAGCACGGTGTCTACAACTATAGCGGCACGGTTGGCGCAGTTGATCTCTATTCAATTGGAAATTTTACGATTTCAGGAACCATTTTTGCGGTTCAAGAGAATTTGTCATTCCGAAAAGACGACGTAGGTAATCGACAAATTGCTCCGTTGCTCAGAACTGCCTCGACCAACTACCAAGGTACATCGGTGCCATGTTATTCGACTTATACTTGGGCGGGAAAAATTTGGGAGAACAATCCAAATGGCAACGTACCGTGGGACTTGGTGGATTTGAACATAGCACAATTTGGAATTGATATCACCAGTTAAGTATGAGCATAATTTTCTTTGATGGGTTCGATTTCACACAAAACGTCTATGGTCCTGGTGGTCGTCTATGGGATCAAGCGACGAATGCCATAAACGGTGGTGTGGGAAGATGGGGCGGTGGTTGTGTGTCTCTTGGTTCAAGCACTGGTACGACCGAAGGTATCCAGAATGGACTTCATAAACAATTTACGTCAAGCCGTGCCGGTGTGATCGTAGGATTTGCGGTTTTGATTAATTCTTTTCAGGGTTTCAATAGCGGCATCACTGAGCCATTTATGTTTTTGGGTGACTTTCAGTCATCAGTAGAAACAATTCAGTGTTCGGTGTGGGTTAACCCTACAACTTATGTGATCGAAGTTAGGACCGGCTATGGCGATCAAATTACAGATACGATTCTAGCAACAACCACATTTGTCCCTCCTTTGACATTGTGGTTTTATATCGAAATTGCAATTACAGTCGGTAGTCCTGGCAGCGTAGAAATTCGTGTCGATGGAGCAACTTTATGCAATGTCGGCGGCATCACAACACAACAGAGTAGCAATCCAACTTGGAATATTTTTCACTTGTCTCAAATGGGTGGACTTGGACCATCCGTGATTGTCGATGATTTTTACATGATCGACCCTAACGATGGTCTAAGACACACGACTTTCTTAGGAGAGGTCAGAGTCCAGACGAACTATCCTGATGCAGATGGATACGAAAATGATTTCTTACGTTCTACTGGCTCTGTCAATGCTTTGAACGTCGATGGTGTGACGAACTACGTAGAGACTGGACTATATAATTACAATGGAAACGTGGGTGCAATCGATCTTTATTCGATCACTCCTTTTGCTATCACTGGCAATATTTTTGCAGTTCAAGAACACATGTCAGTGAGACGGGACAATACGGGAAGCCGAAGCGTCTGTCCCTTGCTAAGATTAGGATCTACCAATTATCAAGGTCCAGATTTTGTTTGTTACTCTTCATACACGTACATGGGAGACATCTGGGAGTACAATCCTGCGACATCGGCTCCGTGGGCATTGGTGGATTTGAACGACGCAGAATTTGGAATAGAGATTACAAGCTAACATGGCAATTCAATACGCAGGCGGCACACTCGTCAACACACTTACTACCGTTGTGGATAAGGCATCATTATTCGCAGCGATTGATTCGGCAATTACAGGAGCCGGTTGGAGCATCACGACGACCAACAGTTCCGTAGACAAAATCTATCAAAGTGCTCTTACGCCTCAGAGCAATCAGATCAAGGTACGAGTTTTTGATCCAGGTGGCAGTACACAGAGTATTTGCCTTCGTATGATGAATACAACACAAACACTCAGCCAATCGGTTGGTTGTTTTTTGTATCCATCATCGAGTGCGAATTATCGTATCATCGCAGACAAGTATCAATTTGTGATTTTTGTTCCGGGATCGGTTTCAAGTCGAAATTTTTGTATGGCGAGCGCCGTCTATCTTCCGCCAAACTTGGTGACCTTTGGAGTGACAACCGCTGCATTCATTATGGGCGATGGTCAGTCTGATACGGATACAAGTAACACGGTAGGAAGTTTTAGAACATCATTAAATGCACGAGGTTTGGTTGGGTATGCACCTTCACAAGGATGGTCGATCATCAATAGCACAGCGGTAGAGTATAATGCAATCGCAGCAGACAGTTCAACTCACCCCGGTCTTCCATCATTGGTTTGTTTTCAATCGACGGCTACTCATGTGATTACAGGATACCGTTGGGTTGACGATTCAGCGTTGATAGTCGAACCGCTAATTGCATGGGGTGCTCCGACTATCGATAATGAAGGAAAACTCACTGGACAACTTTGGGATTCGTTCATTGCAACTGAATCGTATCCAGCAGACACAACTTCTTTGGTCGATTCGCATACTTACTATAGTTTAACAAATAACAATAACGGAAACGTTACTCTCCCAGCATCAATGAGAGGAACGCTTTTCCATGTGAGCGCATAATGGCAGCACTTGGAACGACCACAGCGAACAAGGTCATTGGCGCATTGTTGACCGATGCTTCGTTTACATTACCTACAAGTTGGTTTCTCGCTCTTTATTTGACCAATCCTACGGCTTCAGATACCGGAACAGAAATCAGTGGTGTCAGTTATGTACGCCAGCCAATCATATTTGGTACGCCCTCAGGCGGCAGCGTCTCAAACACTACGGATATTGCCTTCCCTTACGCTGGGAGTGTCTGGGGCAACGTGGTTTATGCAGCAATTCTAGATGCATCGACAGGCGGTAATTTGTTGTTCTTTGGACCTTTGGTTTCGCCTCAATACGTGGGTGCTGGTGACGTATTGAAATTTTTGACCGGAAACGTCACGGCTACAGTTTCGTAGCTATATACCATAAGATGGCATCAGGTAAAGGACAGACACTCGCAGACGACATTTTGGATCATGTACTCGGTGGTCCAAGTTATACTCGGCTCACAACCGTCTACGTGGCACTGTACACCGCAGCACCAACTTGGACAGGCGGTGGAACAGAGGTAAGCACGTCAGGAACCGGGTATACTCGTCAAGCAATTTCCAACGACTTGGGAACACCTTATACACAAAATTGGACTGTCACAACAGCCGGGGTCAAATCAAATCAGAATCTCATTGATTTTGGAACGGCAACGGGAAATTGGGGAACGGTAGTAGCAGGAGCCATCATGTCAGCTTCGACCGGAGGATACATTTTGTATTTCGGCACACTTACGGTAGCAAAGACTATTAATACAGGTGATGGATTCCGAATCCCAAATGCTGGTTTAGTGCTGACAGAGAGTTAAATGGGAGCATTCAGCACTTACTTACAGAACGCCCTGTTGAATGGGACGCTCAACAATTCAGCGTACACTCCACCGACAACAGTCTACGCTGGACTTCATGCGACGAATCCAACTGCGTCTACGTCTACGGCTCTTGCAAACGAGATCAGTGGTAACGCATACGCTCGGCAAGCCATCTCATGGGCTTCTGTCTCTGGTGGTTCGATCAGCACAAATGCTTTAATTGTTTGGGGTGGAGCAACACCAGCAGGTTGGGGAACTGTTGCCTATATAAGCATATGGGATGCTTTGACCACTGGCAATCTTCTGTATTATGGAGCGCTGAATTCAAGCATCACAGTTAACGCTACAGAAGAAGTTAAAATTTTGTCTGGTAATCTCACAGTTCAATTGACATAAGCAAATGGCACTTTCAGAACAATATTGCAACGATTTCAATATCAGTAATTACCTTGCCTCGGCGATTACCTCAACATCGTCCACGAGTATCAGTGTAAACACATCGACTGGCTATCCTACAACAGGAAATTTCCGAATCAAAATCGATAACGAGATCATGTTAGTAACGGCAGTTTCAGGAACAACTTGGACGGTCACTCGTGGTTACGAATCTACCACCGCAGCAACTCATACTAGTGGTACAGCCGTAGGTGCTGTTTTGACGGCTGGTGCCATTACAACAATTCGTGCGAATCAGAACCAGACAGGCACCTACGCCAACCTGCCTTCTACGACGGTTGCGTACACAGGTGACCGCTACAAAGCGACCGATGCCAGCCCCTACGAGTACTATTTCAACGGTACGTCTTGGGACGCTTACGCATTCGGTCACCTGTGTACGCCTGTTAATGGTTCGACTTACACGCTGTACAAGACAAGCGGTAGTGACTTCCATGTGTACACAAGTCTAGGCGGTGTGACCCGTCTTGGCAACGGCGGAACTAATAACGGCGATGCCTTCTTCCACCCGCCATCAAGCAATCTTCCAGGCAGCGGCGACTTCAGAGCAAGATTGTACCTTCGTCGGTCGTCTCACTCAGCGGCGGGCACCTCTAGATTTGGTATCTACCTCTATGACGCCGCATCGGGCAAGGCGGTCTGCTGGAACACCGACACAAACGGCACCGTGAATTACTACTACTGGAACGATATCACCACACAAAATCTCAGCACTACGAAGTATTCGACGGGTCGAGGTGCTAGTATCCAAGGGTTCAACAACGGCGTACCTCATTATCTTGCGCTTGGGTATCACAATAGCGACATTTACCTTGCAATCTCAGGCGATGGTTCCATGTGGCCAGCCGATAACGCTTACTCACAGACGGACTTTCTCCCGAATCGCCCTACTCACATGGGAGTCTATTTGGGTGAATGGAGCAGCTTAACGATGTTCGCCGAACTTCTTTCGCTTGAAGTCGAAACCGGAACCACACCGACCAACTATTGGGAACCGTTTTCCTAAATAGCCGCAGAGAGTGTATTTTACATAGGAGTTTACAAAAACATGCCAGCAACATTTGATTGGGAATCCGACCACGGCGTAGCGACCGGATCGCCTGCACAAGGAACCACAAGAGCCACAGGCCGCACTGAAACAAATTGGAAGAACGCCGACGACGCAACGACAGCTAATACCGCTGCACCAATTTCGGCTGGAAACAACAGTTACACGATCTACATGTTCGGTAAGTTCTCGGGCACCTACACTCAAATCCAAAATGGACTATGGGCACATACTTCAGGAACATTTGGAACAGGCATCACTTTGGATGGTGTTGTAACGAGCACGTATGCGACTCCTTCAACCACAACAAATGCCAGTCTCACAGTGAACATGACTTCGACGATTTCAATTGGTTCAGGTCAGACGGTATTGTTTAGTTCAGTGGGTCCACAAGGTGCAAGTCCTTCTTCATCGACAACGGCAAATCCAGCATATACTCAATATTTGGCGTCCCAGCTTCAGACGACAGGTAGCGTGGCCGCAGGCTTGACGGCAACAGCGACGATGAGCCTTCAATACTTGGAGAATTAAAATGAAGTACCTTTTTACAGCCACTTTTTCAGATGGTCATGTGGTTGCACAGACACATGAAGACACGTCAACATTGATTCCTCCTGATGAACAAGGCAATGGTCCAAGTGCATTCTATGATGTCTTGAATCGTTCTGATCTGGAGACCTTTGTTTTGGCTTCACCAACCGAAGCAAACAAGGTTATTGTAAATTTGAAGACCGGAGATATTGTCGTAGATGGCGTACTTCAACCGATCAATCAAATCGTTCCACCAGATACCAAAAAAGAAATCGTCTATTGGCGTATGATGTCGATGAGTAATCAAAGTACAGTTCCACAATGCTCTGGATTTATTGCTGGATGGAAAGCGATCATTGATGATAAGGAATTTCAGCATGTCGCAATGGTGAGTTAATGTCAATTCAATTTATGGACCTCAATGCCGATGCAGTAGGCACGGTGAACGACACATATAATATCTCGTCGTCAAATGATCAATTGTCGGTGACCATTGATGGTGGTTCAGCCCAGGTCTTTACTCTTACACATGGTTCTACGGTTTCTGCTGCTACGGTTGTGTCAAACCTTTCCGCTTTGACTGGAGCAACAGCATCAGTAGCAACAGTCAACGGTGCAAATTACGTCCGTATTCGTGATACTTCGGCACTTGGATCAAGTTCGACAATTTTGATAAATGCTCCATCTAGCAATGCTAATTCAACTTTAGGATTCGTGGCGACCACATATACTGGTGGTGCGAATGTCAGTTCTACATTTTCGACTTCGACCAAGCAGACTGTAGCCTCTGGTATTGAGGATGCTCTTAACAGTGCCGGATGGATTACAATTTCGGGACATCATTCGATACCTACCGTTCTGCAATCGTCCATGACGCCCTATCCTTCAAATTTGAGAATGAGGGTCAGCTTATACGCAAGTACGAATTGTCTTGGTGTGACAATCTCCAATGTGACGGGAACAAAAGCAGGCACACAGGGCACAAGCAATGGTGGATTTTTGCTGCCATCAAATGGTTCATATCAGGTAATCGCTGACAAGTATCAGGCGTTTGCTTTTGTTCCTGGTTCTAGTACGGCACGAGGTTATGTTGGTTTCGGTGTACCTTGTCTTCCTTCATTTTTGCAAACGGTCATTTACGAAGCAATCTGGCTTAATGGGAATGCGGCATCAGATTCAGATACATCGGTACGAGGTTCATTTAGGACTGCTTTAGGTTGGGGCGGTAGTCCGGGAATTGGAAATTGTACCTTCATCACGAATAACAATCTTTGGGAAATTGCAAATAATCCTACAGGCGGCGGCGCAGGTATGATGTGTCTGTTGAACCAGTTTGGAAATATTTTTCCCGGCACAACAGCTAGTTGGTACAGATGGCACGATGCAAGTGCAATGTTAGGAGACCCCATCATTATGTACGGTTTGACAGCCGCTACCGACGAAGCAATGGGTCGTGGACAGCTTTGGGATGCTTTCGTCTCAAATGAATCATATACTATCGATTCTACTTTGACTTCGATTGATGGAGCCAATTGGCAAAATCTCACATCTAGTAATACTGGCACATCAACTACAGGTCGGGGATCTTTCTTCGTTGTCACCTAAATAAAATTATGTCTATTCAATTTGCTGATTCTGTCGCTGATGCTGTAAATACGCTCCCAGAGCCTTACAACATAACTTCGTCTAACAATCAATTCTCCGTAAGTATTGATGGTGGATCGGCTCAAGTCTTTACGCTTACGAACGGTTCTGCTCGAACTGCCGCACAAATCGTTACTGATCTTTCTGGTTTGGCTGGAGCCACAGCATCAGTTTGTACGATCAACGGAATCAACTACGTTCGCATTCGTGATGGATCGTCTCTCGGACTGTCTTCAACCATTTTGTTCAATTCTCCATCTAACAATTCCAATACAATTTTGGGGTTCGTTTCGGGTGGAAATTCTTATCAAACCTATACAGGTGGTTCGGTTGTAGCCAATTCTTTCATCGGCGATACAAAACAGGATTTGGCATCCGGTATTGAGGATAATTTAGTTGCTTCTGGGTGGATTACAGTATCGGGCCATCATTCAAGTTCGATTGTCTGTATGTCTTCATGCTCACCAGCTTCACAAAATTTACGGATGCAGGTGACAATCACCACAACAAACTCAAATACAGTTGGCATCAGCCTTCAAAATGTTTCAGGTTCAAAGGTGGGAGCCAATGGAAATAGCAACGGAACAATGCTTCTCCCTGCCGCAGGAAAAGGTTTCAAAATGTATGGCAACAAATACCAAGCATTTATTGTTGTTCCTGGATCTGTTCAGTCTCGGGATTATGCTGCCTTTGGTGTGCCATTTATTCCAACTTCACTTCAAGGTGCAATTTGGGAAGCCATGTGGCTGCAAGGAAATGCTGCTTCAGATTCAGACGTTCCATCGCAGCCTAGGATTTCATTTCGGACACGATTAGCTTGTTCGATTTGGAATGGAACAGAACCAAGTCCAAGTTTTCAACATCTTTGTAATGGAAACTTAGTAGACCAAACAAGTGATAATAGCGACGGCCCAGGCTATCAATCTCTAGCATCAACTCAGACTGCAACATATATGATGGCAGCAGAAAGTCCCGGTAGTTCTCTATGGCATGACATGAGTGCTGTTATGAGTGATCCATTAATTGGCTGGGGACTCACTGGGGTAGGTGATACAAGTTATTTCCGTGGACAGTTGTGGAATGCCTTTGTCTCCAATGACGGATACCCTTGTGAAACAACGATCAATTCTTTGGACAGTCACAACTGGGTTGCAATCACACACAACAATTTTGGTGCTGGCGGCAATAACAGTTTAGGAGCTAGAGGAACGCTTTTTGTCACTATCACCTAACCGTTTTGAGAAAGTTTGCAGGTAACCCAGTGCAGGATAAATATTCAACGTGTCCTACATTGCCTCAATTCGGTCTTTGATGTAACGGGGCTAAAAATATGCCCCAACAATCGCAATTAGGAAATTTACAGTTAGGTGGTGCTCAACTAGGAAGTACGAGCGGCGGAAGCACACTCACTTCTAAGAGCATCAATGGCCAGTCGTATCTTCTTGGCACATTTACATCGACGATTACGGGTCAGTCCGATATCGCTGCAAATACTGTCCAGACACTTTCTGGTGCTGGTTCAATCCTTCACGGAACTCTCAATCCAACTTTTTTAGATGACACTTGGCCTCCTGTCAGTTCATCTGTCATCTTTACCATTTCTTCAGCAGAATCGAGAGGAGGATATGGTCACTTTGCTGATCTTTTTCGTCATCCGATTCAATATGACGTAACCGAAACTGCTCCTCTTCCTCGCAAAGAAGTCGTTAATCTCAATACCGACACGTACAGTAAAGTAACGATAGCAAGTGAGACTCAATATAGCGGACAAACTCCGACTCCGAATAGTCCAGTTCTAACTGATACCTGGACCCCCGTTGATGCATCAGTTGTTTTTACCATTTCCTCGGCAACTTCAAGAGGAGGGTATGGTCACTTTGCTGATCTTTTTCGTCATACCATCATCGGCAACGCCAGTGATGGTCTGGTTCTTAAGAAAACATTATTCTTTTATCAGCCTTCGACGGGCGGTATAACCACAACTCAGACTATTACTGGTCAGTCGGACATTCAACTTTCGACAACCAAAACCATTCTTGGTCAATCAAGCATCGGAAGCCTCACAACCAAGACAATTACTGGACAAGGTGACATTCAGTCCACTCGCACCCAGACTATCACTGGTCAGGGTAGCATTCAGATCACGACGACTAAGACGCTCACTGGTCAAACAAGCATTGGAAGTCTCACAACCAAGACACTTACTGGTCAGAGCGTCATTGCCGTAACGACGACTAAGACGCTTACTGGTCAGTCGGATATTCAAAAGACGACCACGCAAACCATTCAAGGTTATTCGGACATCGGTGGCATCTTTGTATCGACCATTCAAGGTACATCGGATATCAAAGCCAATACTCTACAGACTATTCTGGGTGCTGGCGACATCATAACCACAACGACACATACGATCACTGGTCAGGCAAACGTAGGTAATCTCACCACACAAACGATCAATGGTGAGTCGTGTGTTGCAAAAAATACGATACAGACCATTCCTGGTGCGGCTGATCTTGAAAATAATACGACCAAGACGATCACTGGTCAATCTGACATCGGTACACTTACAGTCCAGACGATCACCGGCCAATCTGATCTTCAAAATGATACGACTAAGACGATCACTGGTGCTGGTGATATTCAAAATTCTACCATACAAACCATTTCCGGTCAGACAAGTGTTGGACTGCTTACTATCCAAACCATCTTGGGAATTGGTGTCATTCAAAATTCGACGACCCAATCGATCAATGGTCAGTCAAGCATTACAGGTGTTCACTTCGTTACAGCAAATTTGATCGGCGTCAGCACTCTTACAGGCAAAGTGAATCTCAATCAAAGTGGATTCATCACTTGCAATGGAGAAACCACAGTTGCTATCACGCCGTTTCGACAAGTCAATGCTACGTTTACTTGCAATGGCAACACGTCCGTCTTTATTTCGACCTCGACAGATCAATTTGGAACTGTAATTTTCTTACCAGATTCGGAATTAAATTGTGTTGGCTCGTTTATCTTTGCAGATGGCGTTACTTTCCCGGCTGCATCTGACGTATCTCTTGCCAACACAAATTTCTTGCTCGGTCCAGATTATTTGTTCGGTATCATTGCTAATCAGACACTCTTTGGATCTCCTGATTTTGCTTCGATCTTCAGTGGCAGTTTTACAATGTCTGGTACAACATCTAGCAGTGCAGGTGGTCCAAATTATCTTGGTTGTATCGATGTCGAATATGTCTTCGGATTTAATCGAAGTATGGAAACGGCTCTCAACCAACCACTCGAAGACAATACAAGAGCAGAATGGGATTTGCTACCATTGTTCGTTGGAGAAGCGCTTAACAACACTCAGATCAGCAATAGTGTTGGGTTTACTAACAGTGGAATTGCGGCTATCGGTGGAGATGGTGTTCTCGGAGAAGAGATCAACGATTATGTCACTTTCTCGATCCTTACACACGCTTTGTTGACACAAGAAGTGATGGAAGTGTTGGCGACCGGAAATCCAAATGTCAGAGTTACGGCAATCAACTATGAAATGTTGTGGATTCCCACTTCACACTGTCGAAACACTCAAGTTGTAGAAGAAGTATTATATCTGGCAAATCTGGCTGCAATTCAACAGGCCGCAATCGAAGGTCTAGGTGGTGGCGATGGAGGAGAGGCTTTGCTTGATCAAGTTGCTATTGAAGCAATTTATTCGATCAAAGCGTTCGTCTTAATGACTCAGGCAACCTTGGAAATGTTACAAGGTCCAGGCGATCCGAGTGGTCTGACAACCCAAATCACAATGGAAGTTTTGACTCTGAACCAATTAGTCGAATTTTCTTCTGCATATATTCAACAAGTTGCTATCGCTTCAGTTTGTTCTGGACATCCGAACGCAGTGGTTGCCCAGGTAGCAATCGAAGAATTGTACACGAACGGCGGAAACTCAAGATTAGAATCAGTCGCCATTGAAGGTCTAGGAAATGGTAATTCTGACGCTGCAATTCAAGAAGTTGCTCTTGCGACACTGAATAATGCCGCTATCACCCCGGCTGGTGTCAACCAAATTGCGATAGAAATGCTAGTGAAACCTGGATTTGACGGAACAGTTGGAAGCATGATTAACAACCCGCATTACTTCCTGTAGAGTGTACTAAATACAAACGCATATGTCTAATCCAAATACTCCTGCATTCCCTTACGTGGTCCCGAATGACACCATTCTGAGCGTTGCCAGCGACAATGCCGAAACAACGCTTACTGCAAATATCGGAACAGGTGACACGACCATTGGTGTAACATCGGTGGCTAGTTTCAACACACCTTGTCTTATTGTGATCGACAGTGAAATCATTCTGGCACAAAGCACGTCCAGCAATAACTTCACTAGTTGTGTCCGTGGATTCGCTGGATCGACCGCAGCGTCTCATACTAGCGCAACCAATGTCTTCGGCTATATTCTTTCATATCAACACAACCAAGTATCGGCGGAAATTGAAAGTGTCGGCTCATTTTTGACACAGGCGAATTTCACTGGATTTGCGACGAATGAAAATTTGTTGGAATGGAGCGAGGATTTCACTCAAAGCTATTGGAGTAAGGCAAGCGGTGTTACTGTACCGACTACTTCTGGTTCTCTTCCGAATGGGTCTCCAGGAACAAAGATGCTTGAAGGAACTTCGAGCGGAATCAACATGGTTTCTGCTACACCTGATAATTTGGTCATCGGCAACACCTATACGTTCTCAGTCTATGCCAAGTACAATTCTGTCCAATATATGTTGATCGGGCAGAATCTTGCAGGTTCAGAACATCGTTGGGCGTGGTTTGATATTGAAAATGGTTTGCTTGGCACAATAGGTGCTTTGGCAAATGCTTCTATCGTTCCGGTGAGTGGCGGTTGGTATCGTCTTTTGGTAACTACAGCGTGTACTTCTGCGACGGACAAAAATTTTGATATTGCCTTGGCGACCATAAATGGCAGCAATACGTACCTCGGAACAGCAACCAATTACAACTATATCAGTGGGGCATCGGTTCGCTCGGGCGGTTTTGATGGTTTCTTGTCTTACCTCGTGACAAATGGAACATCATTCAGCTTTACAGGAAGCGCTGATTTGATCCTTGATTATGGAGATTTAAGCTAATGGGAATCGGAATACAATTTCGTAGAGGAACTACTTCTCAACACACATCCTTCACAGGAAAAGTCGGTGAAGTCACAGTTGATACGACAGCCCAAGTAGTTCGGGTCCATGACGGAACGACTGCCGGTGGTTGGGCAATGTCTCGTTTTGATCATACTCACCCAAATGCAACTGACAGTACCGCAGGTTTTTTGTCGGCAGCAGATAAGACAAAATTGGACGGAATCACTGGTGGAACGGTAGAGTATCAAACGGTTCAGGCTAACGGCACCCCACAGACTCAACGTGGAATTTTGAACGTCTCAGCAAATTTCTCTGTCACTGATGATGGTGCAGGAAACAGAACTTCTATTGACTTGTCTCCTTCTGGTGTAACAGGCGGCACGTACACCAAACTTACAGTAAATTCGGTCGGGCGTGTCACATCGGCAACTTTGTTGAGTGCTGGCGATATTCCAAACATCACAACATCCCAGGTAACAGGATTTGCTGCTGCGGTTCAGTCAACTCGATTGGATCAACTTACAGCACCAAGTGCAGACGTAAGTTTGAATGGGCACAAAATCATTAATTTGGCTGATCCAGTTTCAGCAACAGATGCAGCAACAAAAGAGTATGTCGATGCTACAGCAACCGGCTTGACGTTTAAAGATGCTTGTCGAGTAGCAACGACAGCCAATGTTAATTTGACGGCTCCTGGTACGACAATCGATTCGGTCAGTCTAAACAATGGCGACCGAGTACTTGTCAAAAATCAGACAGATCAGACAACGAACGGAATTTACATTTTCAACGGAGCGTCCACCCCAATGACTCGTTCGTTGGATGCAAACAGTTCCGCTGAAGTTTCGCCAGGATTATTTGTCCTAGTTACTTCAGGTACAGTTAATGCGGATGTCGGTTTTGTCTTGGCAACAACAGGAACAATCACTCTCGGAACAACGAATTTGAGCTTCGTCGCATTTTCTAGTGGCGGCGGATCGGTTACCGCTGGAAATGGTATTACTGTCTCTGGCAGCACAGTAAGCGTCCAGACGGTAAGTTCTAGCCGCATCGCTGTAGGCAGCAGTGGCGTTGATTTAGCGACCATCGGTGGTTTGACCCCAGGAACGTATGGAAACTTCACTGTGGACGCTTATGGACGCATTACGGCCACTACAAATACGGTCTACCAAGTTTCAAATCCTAATTTGTCGTCCATTGCGTCTATCGTGACAAATGGCTTTGCAGTTCGTACCGGATCAGGATCGTACATTTCCAGAGTTCTCAATCCCGGCACAGGCATCTCAATCACAAACGGAGATGGTGTTGCAGGAAACGTTACCATTGGAATGACGCCAGATTCGACCTATGAACAAGTAAACATTTTGAACGCTGGCTCGGCAGTCGGCACTCGCTCATATTTGAATTTCATCGCTGGAAGCGGAATCACACAAACTATCACTGATAATTCTGGAGCAAATCGAGTAGACATCACTCTGTCGGCATCTGGTGGAGGCGGTGGCGCACCTACAACAGCACAGTATGTGACTTTGGCAACGAATGGTTCTTTGACCGGCGAACGTGTTCTTGCAGTTGGGTCTGGACTTACGTTGACAGATGGCGGCGCAGGGAATAACGTCACTCTTGCATTCGTCACGGATTTGGGCACTGTTCCTTAAAACGAATGGCCTATATATTTGACGAAGAGGAACAATGTCATCAACAGTACTCCAATTTCGGCGTGGAACAACCACCCAACTTTCTACATACGCAGGACAAAACGGCGAATTATTAATTGATACGACGCAGTATACGATTTCTGTCCAAGATGGTTCTACAAATGGTGGTCATTATCTTTCCAAAGTTGGTCATACTCACGTAGAAACCGATGTCTCTGGTCTTGGGTATCAGAGTTTAGAAATCGCTGGTACACTGCAAACCGTCCAGCCAATCCTTAACCTTTCAAATTTATTTACGGCATCCAACGACACACCGAACAACAGAACTACGGTCTCATTGGCAAATAACAATACCTCGGGCGCAGGCACAGTAGGTTCAGCAACTCAATCCGCTGTAATTGCTGTCAATGCTCAAGGATTGATCACTTCGATTTCGCCGGTTACTATTGCTGGTGTTGTTCCGGCTGGTGCAGCATCAGGCGATCTTGGATCAAACTATCCTAGTCCGTCAGTTGTCACAGTAGGTGGACAGACGGCATCGAACATTGCCAATGCGACTTCGTTGACAAACAATGCGACAAACTCAGCAACCGCCAGCACCATTGTCAAACGTGATTCTTCGGGTAACTTCTCGGCGAACGTCATTACAGCATCGTTCATCGGAAACGTAACTGGAAATTGCAATGGATCAGCAGCAACCATCACTGGAAATTTGACTGGTGATGTCACTTCGTCTGGTATGGTCACTACTCTTTCAGCATCAGGTGTGACCGCAAATACTTACGGTGACGCCACTCATGTAGCTCATATTACAGTAGATGCAAAGGGTCGAATTACAGCAGCATCGGCAGTCGCAATTTCTGGTGTTTCTCCTAGCGGTGGAGCAGGTGGCGATTTAGGTTCTAATTATCCTAATCCTATAATTGTTTCAGTGGGTGGCCTTGGAGCCTCCGTTGTTGCTGATGGTGTCACACTTGCAAATAATGCAACTCCCTCAGCAGTTGCATCAGAAATTGTTCTTCGTGATGGCGCAGGCAACGCAGGAATCGGCGCAGTATTCCATAACATCAACGTAGTTTCTTCGAGCGCTACGCCAACTTTCAATTTGACTCTCGGATCGATTCAGCAGATGACCATTACATCGGCAACGACTATTGCATTATCGGGTCTCGGTACAGGACAAATGGTCGTGTTCGATTTCATCCATGATGGCACGACAACCAACTATGCACTGACGTGGCCGGGAAATGTTTTCGGCGGCGGAACGAACGTCGGCGTGGCTGCATCAAAACATAATATTCAAGCCTTTTATTGTGACGGCACGAACCTTTATCGCCTCACGCAAATTCAGACTGACATCTAAATATTAAGGCAATTTAGGAGGAAACATGGATATTACAATTACTGGTCTTCAAGGAAATGCAGTAGCACCAACTGCTCCGGTCAATAAACAGTCTTTGGTATGGAATTCTACCACTTCACAATGGACACCAGCTTCATCATTTCCCGGTCAAGCCACACTCACGACGCCTGTAACTGTTACCAATTCGGAGATTTCAGTTCTCTCAACAACAGTTCCGGCCAATACGTTTCAAGTAGGCACAACCTATCGCATCACAGCACATGGTGAAGCTATTACCATCGTCAACACTGATAGCTTTCAATTCAAACTTAGAATCGGACCTACCACGCTGACCGGATCTGTGATTGTTGACTCAGGAATTTTGCCGTTGAATAGTTTTACTGGGGGAGCGCCGTTCAAAATTGAATCTGTAGTCACAGTAACATCGATTGGCAGTTCAGCTAATGGCATTGGAAGTTTCCAAACTTTGTCATCCGGCCCGGTTTCCACAGGATTTTGCAGTAGTGATTTTGTGTTTAACAACAGATGTAACACGAGTGCGTTCAATTCGACTGTAAGTAATCTTGTTGAGTTGACGGCACTCACAACGGCGGCGACCTCATCTTTTAAAGTTCAGATCGCTCTCATCGAACTTGTAAAACCGTAGTTCCCGCATATCAAAACGGTCAAAATATAGACGGCAAAATTCTCCACTTCCTAAATAATCAACAGTTTACGAAGTGGAGAAAACATGCCTAGAAGTACCTCAACGTCTTACCTTGGAAATCCGAAGCTCAAGGCAGAAGGCGTCAGTCAGCAGTTTACATTACAGCAGCTAACAGAATATCAGAAGTGTTCGGAAGATCCAATTTACTTCATCAAACATTACGTCAAGATCGTGAACGTAGATCGAGGCGAGATTCCTTTCGAGTTGTACGACTTTCAAGAGAAGATGGTTCTTAAGTTTGTCCATAACCGATTCAACATCGTCAAGTGTCCTCGTCAGGTAGGAAAGTCAATTACTACTTGTGCGTTCTTACTCTGGACCATCTTATTCAAAGAGCAGCAGAACATAGCAATCCTGGCAAACAAATACAAGACAGCCCAGAAGCTCCTCAGCGATCTCAAGAAATCGTACATGGGAATTCCGAAGTGGATGCAGCAGGGCGTCATTGAATGGAACAAAGGAAACATCGAACTTGAGAACGGATGCAAGATCATGGCATCGTCCACAGCATCCGATGCAATACGTGGTAACGCTTTCAACCTGATCTTCCTTGATGAGTTCGCATTCGTTCCGGCGCACATTGCCGATGACTTCTTCAAATCGGTCTATCCGACAATTTCGTCTGGTGAAACCACAAAGGTCATCATCGTCTCGACACCAAATGGTATGAACATGTTTCACGCCATGTGGACGCAGGCAAATAATCCTCGAAACTCACCCGATCCACAAATCAAATGGAATGGTTATGAACCGTTCGCCATTCATTGGAGTATGGTTCCCAAACCTGACGGCACTGGACTGCGTGACCAAAAATGGAAACAGAAAACAATTTCTTTGACCAGCGATTCTCAATTCCGCCAAGAGTTTGAATGCGAATTTATTGGTTCAAGCAACACTCTCATCGATCATAACAAATTGGAATTGATGATGAAGACATGGAAGTCACCATTAGGCACCATTCAACTTCGTTATTCGCAGTTTATAGATGGTTCAGAAGCAAAGCTGGATGTTCACACTCCACCAGCCAATGGACATCAGTACGTTCTGACAGCGGACGTGGCAGGCGGAAAGGAATTGGACGCTTCGGCTTTCATCATTTTTGACATCACAACTATGCCTTATCAGGTTGTGGCGAAGTATCAGTCCGACAAGATTACCCCCATGTTGTTCCCGGATGTAATAGCTCAGGCAGCGACTAAATACAATAGCGCATACGTGATGGTTGAGACAAACGACAATGACGTTGCGAAGTCACTCCAGATGGAACAGGAGTACGAGAATATTATTACGACGACGACGAAGGGAAAAGGTACTCAGGTCGGCGGCGGCTTCACTAAGAATGTAGAGTTTGGTCTTCGCTCGAACAAGGGAACCAAACGAATTGGCTGCGGCAACTTGAAGACGTTGATCGAAGCGGACAAGCTGCTCGTTTATGATTACCAGATCATTCAAGAGTTGACATCGTTTATTTCGGTGCGGAATTCATACGCTGCTGAAGAAGGTAAGCATGATGACTTGGCAATGTGTCTAGTGAATTTTGGATGGTTGGTCAATCAGAAGTACTTTAAAGAGTTGACTGATACCGATGTGTATAGCCAATTAAAACGTGATTATAATGCTGCACTCGAAGAAGACATTGTTCCTTTTGGCTTCATCTCTTCGGCATTTGACGAGCCAGATACTAACTGGGGTCCAAGGTTATGATACGCAAATGTAAACCCTATAAAGGAAAATCTGAATATTCTACCGGAGTAAAGCTGCGGAAGGGTTTACCAGTGACAGAAGTTGAAATGGAAGCCTTCCGTTTGTCAAAAAGAAGTCAACCTTCATATAAAAAATTGAAAAGAGTAAATTTGACATCTTTGGACCGAAGGGCAAAACGATTATTGTATAACGCAGAAAGTCGAGCTAAGAAAATTGGAGTTCCATTTGATCTTACATTCGAGTGGCTTCTACCCAAACTTCAAGCTGGTAAGTGTGACGTGACTGGCATAGCTTTTGATTTTGAGTCAGCGGCGACAGCAAAGAATAAATATGCTCCATCGCTTGATCGTGAAGATCCGGCAAAAGGATATACAAAAACAAACGTCAGACTTGTGGTTTGGATTTATAACTCAGCAAAAGGAGAGAACACTCACAACGAATTGTTGGAGTTCGCTCAAATTTTGGTTTCCACCAATATAGCTGTCACCGCAAATGCTTCAAACCTCTAAATAGGTTGAGAAGCCTTTTGGATAAAGAACCAATCGAAGGAGAACAAATTACATGGGATTTCAACTCAGTCCAGGCGTAAGCGTAACCGAAATCGACCTGACCACTATTGTACCCGCTGTTGCGACGACAATCGGTGCAATCGCTGGAAAATTTCAATGGGGACCCGCTAACAAGCCTCAGTTAATCGATAGCGCAATTACGCTCATTTCCGAATTCGGTAATCCAGACAATGAGACGGCAAACACTTGGTTCACTTGTTACAACTTCTTGGCTTATGCAAATGCACTCCAAACGGTTCGTGTAATTCGTGCAACAGGTGAGGGCGCACATAAAAATGCGACCGCCGATGGCACTGGTTTGCTGATCGACAACGAAGACACTTATCTTGCAACCTATAGCATGGGTCAAGGTGACGTAGGACAGTTCGCAGCAAAGTACGCCGGTACACCTGGAAACAGCGTCACCGTTTCGATGGCCGACGTTAACAGCTTTGCAAATTGGCAATATGCAACGTCCTTCGATGGACCACCAAACACTTCGACAGTCATTGCAAATGGCGGCGGATCGAACGACGAAATTCACGTCGTAACGGTAGACAGCCTCGGATATTGGACCGGCACTCCTGGTCAGGTTCTTGAGCGCTTTCCATTCTTGTCAAAATCGGCAGTTGCAACATATGAAGATGGCAGCACGATTTACTATGCTGAAGTTTTGAATCGTCAATCCAATTACATCTGGTGGATGGATTTCCCGTCTGAAGATGATTTGGGAATCTCGACCGCAGTAAATTGGGGCGGCGATGCAACCGTAGATTATGACACGATGTCCACCAAGTTGACCTTGACCGGCATCACAGGAACATTCACAGTTGGCGAAACAGTTCGTGACGCCGCAGCAGTTACCGTCACACCTTCTGGCACTGGCGCAACCGCAACTGGTACAGCTTTGGTCGGCGGCGGAACGGGAGTTATTTCCTTAACCGTCACTGCTCCTGGTACTGGTTATCTTGCTGCTCCAACCGTCACCGTTGTAGGTGGAAACGGAACTTATTCGAGCGCAGTCGCAACTGTTTCTGGTGGTGGAGTAACAGCCATCAACGTAACGGTCACCGGCGCATACACTGTAACCGCACCGACAATCACAATTACATCTCCTGGCACTGGTGCAACAGCATCGATCACAGTAAATGGCAGTGGAGCAGTTATCGCAGTCACACCTACGGCTGCTGGTACAGGATACACGGCTGCACCTGTTGTTCATGTCACTGGACCGGGTTCTGGCGCAACAATCACAGCAGTTCTTGGAACTGGTGGAACGGCAACTGAGGTTGTCTCTTACACTATCGTTGCCGCTGGTACAGGTTATTCGACAATCTCTGGTAAGGTCATCTCTTGGGCTTCTCCTGAATTGGAAATTGCTCCGGTCTCTGGATCTTTCGTAGCAACTGACTCTGTAACCGGCGTATCTTCAAGTGCTGCTGGTACTGTCAGTGTTGTGGCAGGTGGCGCTCTGACTATCCCGCTCTCTGGTGGTGTAGATGGTAACGCAGCAATTCTTGATGGCGACATCATTAACGGTTACACCTACTTCCAGTCCGCAGAAGACATCGACATTACGCTTCTTCTTGCCGCAGACAATGATTCAACGGTCACGACATTCTTGATCAATGACATTGCTGAATCCCGTCTCGACTGTGTGACTTTCATGTCGCCGCCGCTTGAGACTGTTTTGAACAATGCTGGCAACGAAGCAACTGACATTATTGCTTACGCCAATACGCTTCCTGATTCGTCGTACGCATTCATGGACAGCGGTTGGAAGTATCAGTACGATCAGTACAATGACATTTACCGTTGGGTTCCGCTCAATGGTGACATCGCTGGTCTTTGTGCTCGTACAGACAAGACGAATGCTCCTTGGTGGTCCCCGGCTGGCTATAACCGTGGAAATATTCAGAACGTTGTTCGCCTTGCTTGGAATCCTCGTCAAGCCTACCGTGACTTGTTGTATCAGTCGTCGGTCAACCCGGTTATCACTAGCCCAGGTCTTGGCACTGTTCTTTTCGGCGACAAAACATTCTTGGCGAAACCAAGCGCATTCGACCGTATCAACGTTCGTCGCTTGTTCATTACGCTAGAAAAGGCAATTGCAACTGCTGCGAAATTCACGTTGTTTGAGTTCAACGATCAGTTTACTCAGGCATCATTCGTCAGCATGGTCGAGCCGTACCTTCGTCAGGTTGAAGGCCAGCGTGGTATCTACGACTTCCGTGTGGTCTGTGACTCTACAAACAACACGCCGACAGTTATTGATGCAAACCAATTCGTTGGTGACATCTATATCAAGCCTGCTCGTTCGATCAACTTCATTCAGCTTAATTTCGTAGCTGTCAGAACGGGAGTTGACTTCTCAGAGGTAGTTGGAACATTCGATTAATAAGGGGTTCCAACTCCCTTCTAAATAAGTACAAGAGGAAAACAACAACATGGCATTTAATATCTCAACATTCCGCTCCGCTCTAGTTGGCGATGGCGCACGTCAAAATCTTTTTGAAGTTGACTTGGTATTCCCGGCAGCGGCGGCTGGTGCAGCAGGTACAGCCCAGCAGAATCTTACCTTTTTCTGTAAGGCGGCTTCGTTGCCACCGGAAGAAGTCGGTGTTGTTCCTGTTCCTTACTTTGGTCGTCAAATCAAAGTTCCTGGAAATCGCACATTCCCAGAGTGGAGCATCACGGTTATCAACGATGAAACATTCGATGTCCGTGGCGCTTTCGAGGCATGGTCGAATGGCATCAACGCTCACTTGCAAAACATTCGTGCAATCAACTCTGTAACCAGCGTAGGTTATGCAGCCGATGCAACTGTCATTCAGTGGAGCAAAACGGGTGCGTCACAAATCGCAACTTACGTTTTGAAAAATTCTTGGCCGTCTGCTGTTTCTCCTCAGGATCTCGCATGGGACGCAAACGATCAGATCGAAGAATTCCAGGTCACAATGCAGTACGACTACTGGACTAACGCCAACACTCTTTAATGAGACATAGTTTTCATCGTCCGAAGACCATTACTCCGTTACGGTCTACAAAAGCATCTGTAGCTATTAGACAGAAGACACCTTCTAAGCCAACAGGTCCAGTGACGATCACCACAGCAAACGGAGATCAGTCAACTACAACAAACCCATTCGCCAAGAAAAAGCGTAATGGGTTTGTTCCACGTATACGGCCTATTGAAGGGCCGGTTAGCGACGAAAAAGCAGCATCACTCTTCCGTCCTGATTTCTTTGTCGATCCTACCATGATTCGCACAATGGTCAAAGCTGTCGTCGATCAGGAAATAACTGTCGCTGAACTTGGTCCGGTCTACCATCTTGCATTTTTGATTTCAAAAGTTCAGGGCAGAAAACACGTCACCAACACCGATCTAGAAGGCGCAATTGAAGTTAGAACACAAGAACGTCTGAAAGCAATTGGTGACGGAACTGTGAAAATGGGCGAGCTAAGATCCATCCTACCTGCACCAAGAAATGTCCATGAAATTCGCTGGAGAAAGATCGCTTCTACCATTATTGAGTACCAGCAAACTCCCGAATACATAAAAAGTCAAGAAGCCAAAGCTGCAAAGAAGTAGGCTGGATTCTTCCTGCATATCTACTTTGCTAAATACAAGTAATTATGGCCTATAATCTCTTTGGTTTCCTGTTCAAAGACAAGAAACAAGATAAAGATCCACTATCTTTTGCCCCGCCACAGAATGATGACGGAGCAGTGGTTGTCGAACAAGGCGGCGCATTTACAACTGTTGTAGACCTCGATGGAATCGTCAAAAACGAAATCGAGCTTATCACCAAGTATCGTGAAATGGCTACCAGACCTGAAGTCGAAGGTGCTGTTAGTGAGATTATCAATGAATCAATTGTCACCGAAGAACAGAAACCACCAATCGCCCTTGTAACCGATAAACTAAGTTACTCCGACGACATCATTCAAAAAATTCAAGAAGAGTTCGACAACATATTGAACCTTCTCGATTTTAACAATGAAGGTCAAGACATCTATCGTCAATGGTATGTCGATGGCCGTCTTTACTATCACATTATCATTGACACGCAGAATCCTCGTGATGGTATTCAAGAGCTTCGTCCTATCGATCCACGCCGCATCAAGCCGGTCATCGAAACTGAATCTTATGTTTCGCAAGAAGGCGTGCCGATGCAAATTGAAAAGCAGCGCTACTACGTCTATAACCAATTTGGATCGGATGCGACGACGACTACGACAGGGGTAAAGATCGCTTGGGATTCAATTTGTTATGTTCACTCTGGCATTCGTGAGACCAACAATACGATGATCCTGGGTTACCTACACAAGGCACTTAAGGCTTCTAACATGTTGTCGATGGTCGAGGACGCAACAGTCATCTATCGTCTTTCTCGTGCGCCTGAGCGTCGTGTGTTTTACATTGACGTAGGAAACCTGCCGAAGCAGAAAGCAGAACAGTATTTGAAAGACATCATGTCCAAGTATCGGAACAAGATGGTCTATGATGCATCGACCGGCGAAATTCGTGAAGACAAAAAGTTTCTTTCGTTCATGGAAGACTACTGGCTCCCTCGTCGTGAAGGTGGTCGAGGTACAGAAATCACTACGCTTCCGGGCGGTGAAAATCTTGGCGAAATGGCCGACGTAGAATACTTCAAAGAGAAACTCTATCAGGCATTGAATGTGCCGGTCAGTCGTCTTAAATCAGAATCGACCATGAGCTTTGGAGATGGAGCTTCAATCACTCGTGAAGAAGTGAAATTTGGAAAGTTCATCCATCGTATTCGCAATCGTTTCACCCAATTGTTCGATGATTTACTATCGACTCAATTGATGCTCAAAGGCATTATCACCAAGGAAGATTGGACGACGATCAGACAGAAGATTTACTACAGCTTCCTAAAAGATACATATTATTCGGAACAGAAAAATCTCGAAATCATCCAGAATCGTCTTGCTGTCGTAGATCACATGGTTCAATATGCTGGCAAGTTGTTCTCTTGGGAATCGATTCGTCGTGGCGTTCTAATGCAGACCGACCAAGAGATGAAAGCAGAAGATGCTCGGATGCTTCGTGAAAAGAGTGATCCTCGCTATCAGGCGCTTGAAGCAATGACAAGCGGTGGAATGATGGGTATGCCGGGTGGAATGGACCCTTCGATGGGACAAGATCCAAACGCAATGGGCGGTGGCGATCCAAATGATCCTAATGCCATGATGGGCGGTCCTGGTGGAGGAATGGGTGGTCCAGGTGGTGGAATGCCTCCGGGACAACAGCAATCAGATGATGAAGAGGAAGGCGGTGGAGAAGAGGACGATGACGAACAGCAACAAGGCCCACCACAGCCAGCCGGTCTACAGCCCCAGCCGGGAGCCGCAGGCGTGTCTGATGATGAAGACGAAGATGAAGACGCTCACGTAGACGTTGATGATCTACCGACAGAGCGTGCAACACGTAACGTAGAAGCACTCTGGAGAAGATAATATGTACAAAGCAAAGATTGGAACACCACTACACAAACCAAAAGTAAAGCCTGCTCCAAAGGCCACTACAGATAAACCTGTCTCCAAACGATACGGCGCAAATGTTGGTTGTCCGTATATCGAAAAGAAAAAGCCGGTCCAAGTCATTGAAGAACCAAAAATTGTAATGCCGGAACCTGTGTTTGACATCGATCAACCAAAGGTTCAACAGCAAGAAGAAGTCATCATTGAACAGCCAAAAGTTGAAGGTGCTTGGAAGGCAAAACAGAATAAGAAAAAAGCAAGTTCTGAGTTTCAAGGCGATCAACAGTCAACCTCTGAAGAAACATCAGAATAGGTCTTTCAATACATCGCTAAATATCTTGCGATGATGAAAAAGAGTCCCGAAGCAAAAAAGGCCAAAGTCAACGCTCGTATGAAAGAGTACATGAAGGAATATCAACGTACTAATAAGCGTTATAAAGAGAGCCACAAAAAATCCCTACAAAAATACAGAAAAACTGTTAAGGGACAAGCCAGTAAACTAATCAGTGGTGCTAAATTTCGAGCCAAAGGAAGTGGGTTGGAGGTCACTATCGACCGTCAGTGGTGTATTGACAGATTAGAAAAAGGTCATTGTGAAAGAACCGGAATGCTGTTTGATCGAGAGACCACGGAATCGAAATGTGCCCCTAGTATTGATCGAATTGACAGAACCAAAGGCTATACCCCGGATAATTGTCAATTGGTAGTTTGGATCTACAATACTTGCAAAAATAAGTACGCTGATTCCGATGTACTTGAATTTGCCAGATGTTTGGTGGCATATGTCAGCACGAACACCGCAACTCATTGATTGTCATAAATATCTATCTTTAGGGGAGCTATATTCATGAACAAATCTATCATCGAGCTAATCACGAGCGAACAATCTGCTAAAGCTGTCTCAGTAGTAGAGAAAACGCTTGGAAGAAAGCTCCTAAAGGCGATCTCCGAACAAGCAACATCGGTTGCACGGAAGACTTACGGCACCGTCCAGGAAAGTTTTGGTGCCGATGAGCAGCCCGAGTTCGTGAATCCTAGCGATAACACATATGCGGTATTCTTCGCAAATGCTCTAAAAAAGTTTGGTGTCAATGGTCCTGAAGATTTCAGAGACGAAGCAACCAAAAAGCAATTTTTTCAATACGTAGACAATAACTGGAAGGCACAAGACTCTGTTCAAGGAATGGCGTCTCAGGCAACTCCTGGCGCAACAATGGACCAGGGCACCGGCACACAATTACCGCCGACTGCCACGTTCAACCAAGCGCCTCAGATGCCAATGCAGCCGGGTTCTGACACTACCTCACCGATGCAAACTGGTGGCGGTGGTCAGCCTTCTCTTGGCGACATGTCTGCATCGGGTGGTCCTGACGCAGCAGTTACCAGTCCTCAAGGTAGCGATCCGACCCTTAATGCAATGGGCCAGTCTCAGCAAATGGGCGGTGGCACTTGTCAGTCATGCGGTCAAGCAATGCCAGAGCCAAAGACTTGTCAGGCGTGCGGCCAGACTGTTCTCGCAGGCAATCAAGGCGGTCTCCCAGGTCAGCCTGCTCCTGGTCAGCAAGTCCAGCCGGGTGCAGACATGGGCGATGACAATTCTGATCCTGATCTCGAAATTGGAGATACCGATCAAGTCGATGACAACGGTGATTTCGGCCAGAATCCAGATGACGAACAAAACAGTGGATTCGGTGACGCAGACAATGGCGACGAAACTGGCATTGCTGGCGACGAGAATGGTGATCAAGGCGATTTCGGCGGCGATGGTGATGTTCCTGATGGTGAACAGACCGTAGACACCGGAGACGATCTTGAAGACGGCAATGATGACCAGGGCGATCCACAAGGCATTGGCGACGATGATGATTCTGAAGACGGCGATGAAGACGAAGACCAAGATGGCGACGACGAAGACGATGAAGATGACGACGATCCGTTAAGCGATCCGTACAGTGTATCACCAGACGACTTCAATTCAGATAACGATTCCGACGATGAAGATGATGATGATGATGATGACGACCAGGACGATGACGACGAGGATTCTGACGGAGATTTCTCAACAGATGATGACTCTGATGACGATGACTCTGATGACGATGACTCTGATGACGATGACTCTGATGACGAAGATGGTGATGACGATGGTGATGACGACGAAGAAGTAGTCGATGATGATTCGGATGATGATGACGATCCTTACGACGACGAAGACGATGATGGTGACGAAGAAGTAGTTGTTCCTCCACCGGCTAAAAAGAAATCGTTCGTCCGTAATGAAGATTTTGGTTTCAAAGCTGAAGTAGAAGCCAACCAAAAGTTCATTACCGAAGTATTAAACCCATTGATTAAGCAAACAGCGAAGACCGATCCTGTAAAAAATAAGAAGTACCAGATGGCAAAACAACATCTCGGTCAATTCAAAGTTCATGGCCGTCGTAACCTTTCAGCTTTCAAGAAACAGGCTGCAATGATCAACAAAGATCCGTCTCTTTCGCCTGAACAGAAGATGGCAACCAAGCAACATATTTCTGCTACCGCAAAGGCAGATATGAAGCACCACATTAAGATGGCGAGAAGAACCAAAGCTGCCTACACCGGAAAAGTTGGTGGTCACAGTCACAAAAAGCATAAGGAACAATTCTAAGAGGATCATATGAAGACATTATTGGAAGACATTCAAAACAAGAATGCTACGAGCGCAACCAATGCTCTTACAAAGGCATTGAGACAGAAAACTGTGGCTGCGATTAACGAAGCACGCAAACAAGTCGCCGTTGAAATTTTCGGTGATCTTACAGAAGCACCACACCAGGAACATCGCAGGGCAGGTGACAAAGCTCCGGTATCTGCAAAGGCAAAGAGCCAGAAGCGTAAGGACTGGGAAAACGACGTTCGTATGCCGTGGCCGAAAGATTATGTGAAGCATGGTAATGGTGAATCTTCATCGAGAATGGGCAATGCCGCTCGTGCTGCTGCATCTCATGGCGAAATGGATGAAGCAGAATCCCATTTTGGACAACATGAAAATTGCTGGCAGTGTGGAAAATCCTCACCAGAAGCTATCAAAAAGTATCACGATGCTCAACTGGCACACAACAAAAGAGAGGCACTTGCTGCAAAGAAAAAAGTAGTAAAAAAGAAGGGCAAATAACATGTCATCAGTCGAAGAATTGATTCGTACAAAATTGAAAGAGAAGCTCGCCGAAGAGAAGCGTCGAATTGCGGCAGAACTAATCGTCGAGGCCAGCACTCCCGGCATGGCAAAGCAGAGCAAATCCAAACAAATTTCGGTCATGCAACAGAAAATTCAAGCAGCACAGTCAAAGGGCAATAAGTCACCTGAAATGACCAAATCACTAGCGGTCATGAAAGACAAGTTAACCTTGATGAAAGCTGAATTGGGACAGATGAACTAACAATGCCTTGGACCGTTGCCGATGTAGATAAACACCACAAAGGACTATCAGACCACCAAAAGAAAGTATGGGTGGCGGTAGCTAATAGTGTGCTGTCTAAAACCGGCGACGATGCCTCTGCAATTAGACAGGCCAATGGTGCAGCAAATCGTGTAGATGAAGGATTGGAGGCTGTGCTCTATGCCAAAGCAGCCGACATGATCGAATCCATTCGTCTACAAGAATCAGCAAATTTTTGGGGAGACCTTCAAATTTTGGCTGAGTCCGATCCCAAGCCAAGAGTCGAAAAAGACATCAATGGTAAACCTGTAGTTCCTTCCAGAGCACAGTTCCAACAATACTTTGACGGAATGGCTGCATCTCACATCGAAACCATGCTGAAGAGCACTCGGGAACGGTGGAGCAAAGCAGCAAGCGACAAAAAGACGCCTGAGTTGAAAGCCATCTCAAACGAATTGGCCGCAGGCACCGCAGTATTGAAATCGAAACGTGGCGCAGAAAATACCGCCAAGAAAAAGATCGACAAGAAGCAGAGAGCACGGTACAAAGCAATCCATACGTCGATTAAGAAGTTTGCAGGAAAGAATCCATTCATGCACATGATCGCAAAGCATGTCGTAGATAATTTCATTGGACACCCACCAGCAGCTAAGAAGAGAGGATAATATGAAGCTAATTTGTGAGCAGAACGAAAACATCATTGTCGAAGCAGTCACCGAAGGCAACGGACCTAATAAGTCATATCACATCCAAGGTGTCTTCCTTCAAGCCAATCTTCAAAATCGTAATGGTCGTGTTTATCCAATCGATATTTTAGAGCGTGAAGTTTCCCGTTATCATCAAGCCTACGTATCTCAGAATCGTGCTCTCGGAGAATTGGGACATCCTGACGGGCCGACTTTAAATCTCGATAAGGTCAGCCACTTGATTACCGAACTTTATCGTGACGGCAACAACTTCATCGGCAAGGCAAAAATTCTCAATACACCAAATGGCAAAATCGTCCAGAACTTAATGGATGCTGGCGTCAAATTAGGTGTCTCTAGCCGTGGCATGGGGAGCCTGAAACAAAACGATTCTGGCATCCAAGAAGTCCAGGACGATTTCTATCTTGCGACCGCTGCTGACATTGTAGCTGATCCTAGTGCGCCCTCAGCATTTGTCCAAGGAATCATGGAAGGCAAAGAGTGGGTCTGGAGCGGCGGCATTTTGACCGAAGCAAAGATCCAGAAGAACACCAAAGTCGAAGCTCAGGTTGCAACCATTCAGAAGCAGTTCAAAAAGAAAGCTCCATCCGAAAGAGAGATGATGGAGTCGTTTGATGCTTTCATGAAGAACCTTTCGATTTCCATTCTGTAAACGAAGGAATGCCTCGCTCTTCCAACTCTTTCTTGGTCTGGTAGGCAGCTACTTCTTGACATAACGCAATAAAGGTTTCGTCTGGTAGGATGTTATTCAATCTTTTATCGATCCATCGGACATTACCTTCGACATAGCCTTTAGATAGGTCTATGCAGTCTAGTGATGCTGTGCTTACTGTTAATTCCCTACCAGTGAAAACACATTTTCTGTTTTGTATGAGAAACAGTTCCCAGGCATATTCGATAGTAATTTCAAATGGTTGAATAGAATTACGTCGAATTCCTGACCATTGCTTTCCACTGATTTCACCGTAACCTGTCCATTTTGGATTGCTGGAACCTTTGAAATTTTGTTTTCTACACTTAGGACATCCACTACCCTTGCTTACTCGATTACTTTTTGTAGCTTGCCACTCATGACCGCATTTAGAGCAGCGCCATAGAGCTTTGATGTGACTGGTTCTTCCATAGGCAGAGAATGCTTTTTCGTTTCCTTCATGCCATTCCGATTCAAGTGTTTCGAGTGTCATCATTCGTACCACTATATAGACGATATCCATCACTTCGATCTACACCACCAAAATCAATTTGCTTCTAAATACCTCTAGAAATATCTGGTTTACCAGGAGACACACAAAAATGGGAAGAATTGAAGACAAAATTTTGGACATCCTCAACAAGTCTGACTTGAATGAGGAAGTGGCCTATGAAATCGTGGGCGGTCCTTCACCCAGCGCTACGCTGAAAGGCCCTCTGGACTACGCAAAGAATGTACAGAAAGCACACGTACCGCAGGCATGGCCGGTTCCAGGCGTCGGCGAAATCGGTGTCGATGATGCAGCAAAAGATGAGCCGATCACCAAGGGTTTCGGTCTTGATGGCATGAGCGAAGACGAAGAAGACGGCGATGGCAAGGACAAGGAAGACGACAAGGACGAGAAGGATGACCTTGACGAAACCTTTGCATCTCTTCTTGCAAAGTTAGCTGAAGGTGAAGACGAAGACGCAGCCGGGGAAGAGGAAGGCGACAACGGTCCTGATTCTCACAAAGACGGTCTTGGTGAAGAGGAAGAAGGCGAAACAAGTTTGAAGGACAAGGATGATGACTTCGGTACTCCCGATGAAACTCTTCCTGATGTCGATTCAAAGTTGGAGTCCCCGGACAAGCTCGTCAGCAAGGCACCTGGAATTAAGGTCGCTGAGGAAGAAGAAGGCGAGACCAGCTTGAAGGATTCGGACGATGATTTCGGTACGCCGGATGAGACTCTTCCTGATGTTGACTCGATGCTTGACACCCCTGACAAGTTGACCCGACCAGCAGTTGGCGCAAAGACACCGAACCAGAAATTTTCGGCTGACTCTTCGGTTGGTACTGCTGATCAGAACGACGACAAGAAATCGGTCGCCGAAGACATTAACGCAATTTTCGCAGGCACCAAGTTGTCCGAAGCTGCAAAGACCAAGGCAACCACGATCTACAAGGCTGCTGTAACTCGCCGTGTGAACGAAGAGAAGCAGCGTGTCCAGAAGGTCGCAACGAAGAAGTTGAAGGAAGCATTTGCTGTATTGAAGGCACGTTCTGAAAAGAAGCTGGCAATCACAGAGCAGAAGTTGACTGGACAGGTTGACAACTACCTCAATTACGTCGTCGAGAACTGGATGAAGGAAAATCGTTTGGCTGTCGAGCGTGGCATTCGTGCCGAACTTGCAGAAGACTTTATCAAGGGCTTGAAGAACCTCTTTGTCGAACACTACATCGAAGTTCCTGAGTCCAAAGTTGATGTTCTTGCAACCCTCGGAAAGAAGGTCAGCACTCTTGAAGCAAAGCTCAATGAGTCGGTCGAATCGAACGTAAAGATGCGTGCAAGTTTGAATGCATACCGCAAGGAAGAAGTTGTCCGTGCAGTATCCAGCGGCTTGGCAGATACGCAGCGTGAGAAGTTGAAGAAGTTGGCAGAAGGCGTCGAGTACACCACTCGCAAGGAATTTGCCGAGAAGCTCAACACTCTCAAAGAAAGCTATTTCCCAAAGAAGGGCGCTCCTAAGAAAGAAGAAGAGCAACCTTTGATGGAATCAGCAAAGACCAATGCACCAGTATCCGGTGAGATGGATGTGTATACAAAGACCATCTCAAAAATGGGTAAGAAGGACTAACAAGTACAAGATAGCCGCCGTGTGAAAATACGGCGGCTTCTAAATAGATACAGCAAGTTTCAAAGAGAAACTGGAGAGAGACGGTATATGAATATTTCCGAAAACCTAAGACAGAAATGGTCAGTAGTTATCGACCATGAAGCTCTTCCCAAGATTGCTGACAGTCACCGTCGTGATGTGACTATCCAGATTCTTGAGAACCAGCAGAGAGCAATCAAAGAAGAAAAGCAGCAATTGATGGAAGCGGCACCGACCAACAACATCAGTTCTGGCAACGTTGGCGCATGGGACCCGATTTTGATCAGTCTCGTTCGTCGTGCAATGCCTAACTTGATTGCATATGACGTTTGTGGCGTACAGCCGATGACTGGTCCTACGGGATTGATCTTCGCAATGCGCTCGAAGTACAGCACGATGAGTTCTTCTTCGATCACAAACGGCGTAGCAAACAACGAAGCATTCTTCAACGAAGCTGACACAGACTTTGCAGGTCGTCAGTCCGGTATGTCTGGATACGTTCAGGCGCAGGGCAGCGATCCGTTCTTGTCTCCATACACCACAGGTATTGCAATGACCACAGGTCAGGCAGAAGCCTTGGGTGATGGCGTCGGTTTCGCATTCAATGAAATGGCATTGAGCATTGACAAAGTTACGGTCACTGCCAACAGCCGTGCATTGAAAGCAGAATACACGATGGAATTGGCACAAGACTTGAAGGCAATTCATGGCTTGGATGCTGAAACAGAGTTGGCAAACATCCTCTCGACTGAAATCCTTGCAGAAATCAATCGTGAGATCATCCGTACTCTGTATTACATCGCAAAGCCGGGTGCTCAGAAGTCGGTAACGACCCCTGGCACGTTTGATCTTGACACAGATTCCAATGGCCGTTGGTTGGAAGAAAAGTTCAAGGGTATGTTGTTCCAAGTCGAGCGTGATGCTAACCAGATCGCTCGTGAGACTCGTAGAGGCAAGGGTAACTTCATTATCTGCTCCAGCGACGTAGCTTCGGCACTCGCAATGACAGGTATTTTGAGCTATGCACCTGCTCTCGCAACGAACCTCAATGTCGATGACACAGGAAACACTTTCGCTGGCGTTCTCAAGAACAACACAAAGGTCTTCATCGATCCGTACTTCAACAACACTGGCGACTTGAATACCGAACTTATGATGGTCGGTTACAAGGGTAGCTCGCCGTATGACGCAGGTTTCTTCTACTGCCCATACATTCCGTTGCAGATGGTCCGTGCAGTTGGTGAGAATTCGTTCCAGCCGAAGATTGGTTTCAAAACCCGTTATGGCTTGGTAGCAAATCCTTACTACACAAACAGCACTGGTGCAATCACCGCAACCAGCAACCCGTACTACCGCCTCGTCAAGATTGCAAACCTCCAGTAACCTGGAATTGCTTTTCGAGATCAGCATTAAGGCCCACTGAGAGAAATCTTGGTGGGCTTTTTCATTTGGTGCTAACTCTAAATACCTCTATGCCTAAACTTATCGAACAAATGACCGCTGACCAATTGTTGATGGCATGTGAGAGTTCAAAAATTGGTACGTTCGCATTTGATATCGACAAGAATGAAACTCGTTGGAACAGTGTCTTACGGCATTTAATGGGCTACAACGACGTAGAAGAAATCACATTGGATCGTTATCTTGATCAAGTTGACTCAGGTGATGTAGTAATTATTCGCAAGCGTATCGACAAAATTTTAACCGGAGAAGTCACCGAGTATGTCGCCGAATATCGAGTCACACCGATTGGTTCAGACAAGGTGATGTGGGTCCGGGCGACTGGTCGAGTGTATCCTGGAACCCACATCATGTACGGGATCATCATCGACATCAGTGAAGGTAAAGCACAGATAAAATATTTGCTAGATTTGCTTAGAAATACTGAGTCGAGCAAAGAGCAAATTCAAAGTTTTATTGAACAAATTCGAGTTTTATAATGCTAAAATTCCAACAATGGCTGGCTGAATCTCCTGTGATCGAAGGTGACTATAGCCTAGAGCACAAATTCGACACGTACAATCGTCTGTTGTTCGATGGTCGCATCCCAAGATGTCCAATTACCTGGGGCGAACTAAAATCTGCTGGCGGAACGACATATTATAGCACAAATGGTCGAACAATACTTCCTGGCTCTTTGCGAATCGTAATGAATACCAAGTTTAAACGTACTGAACAAGGACTAGACGCACTTGTCATCCACGAATTGGTTCATGCATTTCTTGCTGTGACCACTGGCGACGGAGATGGAAGACATGGTTGGAGATTTCAGTCTCAGGCGCATCGTTGTTCGAGTATTGTCGGATTCCAAATTCCACTTGGTGACACCATTAACGATCTCGAATTGACTAACGATGAAAAGAAGATGACCACTGTCGTCATGTACAATCACAAAGGTCAATCTGGCTTCACTGGTCGAGATGGATGGTATGCGAACTATTACTCGGGAACCGCATTCGACACACCCAAAAAGATGGACGAACTAGTAGCATTTTGGGGTTCTGAAGATCGTCTAAAGCCCGGTCAAGAAATGCTAGTAATCAAAATTGAAACCAACCTAGCGATCAAATACGGTCTATCAAAAACAGTTCGACAGGTTACTTGGCATCCCCTGTCACCATCAGAAGAAGAAGACATCATGCGCCGGGGACAAGTTATTAGAAAGATCCTACCAAATAGTGTCTCTGACGAAGAAGCTATGAATAAGCTCCCGACCAAGCAGGCTCTTGTCGTACTTCAGACGAATCTTCAGCGCAATACAATCTATGCCGTGTTTCTGGTGCCTACCATCGCCAGAGATATGACCAAGATGGTGAAGCTCAGAGATAAATGGAGACCTTATTATGAGCCGGGAGTCCGTAATATTGAAATTTTCTTGAGCACTTCGACGCTGTTCAGTCGTGGATACAAAATGAAAAAAGATGAAACCAGTGGCTCAACTTACATTTTGAAACCGGATCAAATAGCCGAATTACGCCGAAATGCAATTTATATCGAGCGTTGGGTATAAAACATTTCAGCGATTCTTCGTTCTATGGCCTTGACAGCCTTAATCGAGTATGTTAGAACTTGAGTCATGAAACAAGAACAGCAGTCACCTGCCGAGTACTCTAAGGATGCCCGAAGGATTCAAGCCGTCGCAACCACGCTTGAGACATCTCTGGAGGCGAATCCAAAACAGCAGTCCAGTACTAACATCAAGATCGAGACTGTGAAGGAGAAGCTGCATCACAACAGCACGTTCAATCTTTCGCAGTTCATTCACGATCTGAGTCAGTACGTCGAGTGGTGTGAAGCCAATCAGCCGTTGGTCGAAGCGGCGATTCAATCCACCCCAGGCACCCACACGTCGTCGCACACAGGTTCATAGAAGAAGTTTTCGGTAGCCCTGGTCACTTGGAGGCTGCACACAAATGATCTGCCGTGTGTGGCCTCCGTTTTCATTTGTTCTTACGTTTGTTCTTTTCTCGAATTTTATTCTGACGTTCGATCTCGTCCTTTTGAAGTTTGATCTCCTCTAAAATCGCCAATGAGTATCGGACGGCGCTTGATATTTGCATGTTCGGATTCATCGCAAATATTTGAGAGGCCATGATGCCGATGAGCTTGTCGTCTTCGATCTTCAGTCCGGTAAATGCTATGGGGTCTATCATTTCAATCCCTTCCTAACAGTTGAAAAGCATGTGCTGGTGTGTCGTTGGGCTGTGATCGCACGGACACGGATTGGTCTCACCTGTTGCGAAGGTCGGATCGTCACTGAACACCCACTTGCTGTTAATGCCGGTCGGATGTTCGATGTTAAGTTGGCGAGTTGCTTCTTCAATCGACATCGAGGTACAGACACTCGCAGAGATCAAGCCAACAGCATAAGCATCAAATTCTTTCATTTTGGCCCTACCCATCCGCTTGCAATTTTCAATTTCTTTCCGCAGATTTCACAGATGTAACGATAGGGTGGCTCCGAAATTCGTTTCAATTTGTGATAGCAAGGCTCAGGCTTTGGTTTGGGGTCTTTCATCTATCTCTCCGGTTCTCTTACAAAATTCACAAGGAATCCTATGAGGACTGTTCCAGTAATCATCACGTAAGGCCCAACACGCAGGATTAGGAAACGTGAAACCAAACCCCTCACATTTCGGACACAGCTTTTTCATCAGACACCTAGTTCTTTTTGTAAGCGTTGAATTTCCGCTAGTTTTCGTTGTTTCTCCGCTTCAGCTTCGGCTGCTTTTTTCTCAATGACGTATTTGTGTGCAGCCGCAATTGGATCATCAGCAGTGAAGATGGACATCGGAAACTCGTAGTCATCGTCCCAACGACATCCTCGACAACTTCCTGTTCTGTTTACAAAGAGAATTTCATCGTGCTGGTAAACAGAATCAATGCCGCCTCCGGTTGCTCCTAGAATCGTAAGGATAGGCTCTAAAAACTGGTCTCGCTTCCGTTCGGCTTCTTCTAATTCTTCTTTGGCAACAGAAACACCATTCAACACCTTGGACAGATAGTGTGGATTTCTAGACATTGCCGCCGCCTATGTAGTTGCCGCCTCGTGCAGCGTCCAGCCAATCCTTACCGTCAGGCATGGTATAGATGTACCCAGCATCGGTCTCACGTTTGGTCTGCTTCTGGAGATCGGTTTGAGTGTATCCATGCGTGGTCATGACGTGTTCCTGCATGGGCACGAGGTACTTACTGGTATGTGGCTTGGTGCCTTCGCAGAGCAAGCAGGTTAGTTGAAAAGACATTAGTGTTGTTCCTCTTTGTGCTGTGGTGCTTCGATTGGAGAATGAGTCAGTCGCCAAATGACAGCCATGATTAATACCGTACCAAGGGCAACTCCTAGAATATAGCACCGACGTTGAATAAAAATCCAGTCGGTATGTTCGACGTTCACAAAATCTTTGAGTATCCGAATGATCATGATGCCTCCGACAGACGATGCCATCTTCACTTTCAAAATTCCCGAATCGACGTGATCAAGCCACTGAGGACGGGCTGTGGTGTCGGTGATGACAAAGCGTTGAATGAAAATTTGGTGCGAACCCATGTAAATCATGTCCACCAGATTCGCCACCATAAGCATATCGACAAGGCCCAGTACACCCAACATCACGCCCTCCGTCTCCATCCCCAGACCATGATGAAGGAGCGTCCACAGGTCCATCATGAACTTGGTTCCATACAAAATCCCGGCGACGGCCAGACCAACATTCATCGGATACAAAATCCATCGAGAAGAAAAAATCAAATTTCCTAGAATGTTGTCGAGATTTTTGAGATTGAATTTCATGCTGATGCGGCCTCTTCAAGTAATTTTATGACTTCAGGGAGAAGCTCGAACGGAATGGATTGTGCGGTCATCAAACCACAAGCCACCCAGTCAGATTTGATGCTTGTCTTGACGTTCAAAGAAACAAAGAACCCGGCAGGACGGCTGGCTTTAGGTGTTGGTGTCCAGATAGCGATACTGTACAACGGCCACTCGTTATTTGCTGGATGAAACATGCGCTCATGCTTGATGTCGGAAGGAATCGGTTCATCAATGTCGCCACTGAAAGCGTGTTTTGGTCCTATCTCTCTGTATTTCATTTCATGACCAGTCTACAGGGGTCTAAGGCTACTGTCAATAGTGAGAAGGGTAGTAGCGGCACCCGAAGACATCCATTCGATCCCAACGAGGTTCCTTCAGCTTCTTTTGAACTGCCTTTGGGAGTTCATTAAAGTGTTGTCGGATGAAAGGATACCGGATCGATTCAGTTTGGTCGGAGTGTCGTCCCATGCCACCTAAGACACTTGCAATCGTGCCCAAATTCGACACGTAGTCTCCAGCATTGCCATTGTTGACCACTTCAATGCCCTTATTGGTCGGGCGCTTGCGACTGGTCCATTTCCATCCGCTCCGGTCCAGGTTTTGAAGGGCTATCAGAAAATCGGTCGCCGAAAGTACCGGAATATCGGCCACCATTTTGACGAATTGAGCAGCGGCTTTAGGTCCGTGCAGCTTCAGAATGTTGGCGTGAATGTCTTCAAGATGTTGTGAATTCAAGTCTGAAGTCGTTGCGCCACGTCCGCTGTAAAATTCCGGGCGTGCGCTCATGGAATCGGGAATATAGGCATGAAAAGTTGTGGTCATTTTGGTTCCTTTTGATTGTAGACGCTCAGACGTTCGGCAAGTTCCGCCAGTGTTTTGTTGCAGAATGCAGCTTGTAACCACATGAAAACTTCGGCGGCTTCCTGAGCATTTCGATTTTCGTAGTTATATCCGACAGTTTGCGCCTCGAATGTCGGCTGAATGATGAGTACGTTCGGTTGTAGTCCATTGCCGACAAATGTATTCGAGTTGACGACGGTCGCTGAGATAATCATTTCTTCCCTTTCACTAAACGTCGAGTGGTTCGGCTGACTTCTTCCGATAAGATCATAAGCAATTCGAGGTCTGTAATTCCGGCTTGATCTTGCATGTCGTAAATGTTCAACATGATCTTGGCACTGATGTGCATCAAAGCAATGCCTCGCTGTTCTTTAGTGAGGCGCTTCGGAACCTTTTGGATGTCTCGATACGCCAGATTCTCGGTCAACACAAGTTTCTTAGCTGGCATGTTGTTCCTTTACGGAGTAGTCAAAAACTTCGGAAGATTCGTGGGATGCGCCGATACGAATTTCACGATAAATCTCTCCAGTGATCGCAGCAGCATGATTTCCGTCGTACAACTTCTGGGTGAGTTTGGCGATCTCTTTTGCCGCCTGTCGTTTTGTGTTTCTCGGCTCGTAAGTAGACTTGTGTGAGTTGCATGGACTGCACATGGTCTGTGTGTTCTCCAGTGTGTCCAGACCACCAGCAGAGCGAGCTAGGATATGGTCATGCGTAAAGAGCACGTCCATTCCTTTGTCGTTCACGCCGTACAGGTTCAGGTGATAACGAGTAGTCTGTCCACCCCGGCGCTCGACCGCAAAGAACGACGCCGGGAGCTTGCACGTCACACACGTAGTGCCATGTTTGACAAACGTCGGCAGGCGCACACCACCAGATTTGATGCTACATACTACGCCGTCAATTTCTGCCGTAGCTTCGAGGGAATTGATGAAATCGAATCCTTCTTCGAGAGTGATTTTCGTCTTGCGTTCGTAGTAGTCGGCGTCTGACTTTCCCACCCACTCCAGACCCATCTTGGTATGACGCTTTTTGCAGCAATCCCACTCTTTCTTGATTGTCTTACAGCCGTGTTTGTGGACTCGGCCTTGGCAGACTTCACACAGCTTCCATTCTCCGGTCACTGCATCTCGGCAGGCGTGATTGACCTGGACCGGCTTTGGTTTTTGTTGTTTCTTTTTTTGTCCGACCGATCCAAGAGAACTTTTCAGATCGTTTTCTAGCTTCTTCAATTCTAGCTGCAAAGTGGTGTCACCAGCTTCGATTGCAGTCTTTAGGTGAGTGATCTTTTTGATCAATTTGATTTGGTGTGCTGTTTTAGCTGGCATATGCAATGATCTCGTAATTTCCTGACGGCATCTTGTACCATGTTACGACAATAAAAGCATTGTTGCTGATGTCCGACATGATCCGGCCTTGCTCACCCATACAACTAAATTTGCCGCTAGTCGTATCGTCTTGAAACTCTCGATGATCAAACCCGGCGCTGATGATATGGTTCTCGACACAAGCAAAAGCATGACCCTTGCCGTTGAAATAAGGAGGAAGATTACGAAGCGTAGAATTCAGACGACGCAGACGAGCGGCTCTTTCTTGTGCCTTGTAGACTGCGGTGAAAGGTTTCTCGTAATCATCGAAGTTGCTGGTGGCGTAGCAGACAATTTCAAATGTACCAGTCTCAAAGCGATACCAGGACATGACAAAGAAGATGTCGGCGGCGACCGGCACGACCATACGCCCATTGTCTGGTCCGAGTTGATGAACAATCTGACTTGCGTCGAGATTGTACGCATTGATCAGTTCGACGATCCGGGCGAGAGGAATCAAGGGAAAAATTCCGTTGACGAATTCCAATGCCACGTTCAATTCGGTGGTAAGGATCTTGGTGGTTTCTGGTGTGAAAGTTTTCATTTTTGTACCGACGTATACCAAGCTGTGAAGAAGATAGCAACAACTGCAAATGCAGCAATGGTGAACATGGGCCAGAGTGCTTTAAGTTCGGGAATCAAAGTCTTTCGAGTGGTTTTGGGCCAACGTTTTGACATATGGTTAGACCGAAAGCGAATTGTACTGTGCCTGCGTCTCGACACGATCATGGACGCTGATCGGATACTGAGAAACCCAGGTACGGAAACGGCTGTCACAGGAGTAGACGAAATTGCCACCAGCCATGTAGCCGATCAGATTTTTGCCTACGGGTGTCACTGGCTCTGCGTGCAGGTATGAAAGACCACCAAAATAACGACAAACCACCTTGAGCACCGGCAGCTTGGAATCGGTCGGAACATCTGCGCCGATGGGGACCAGGATAACCCGTTCAGACTTGGCCGTCACGCCACCGTTGGTGCAGTCAGAAACGACGCCACCGTAAGTCGTATAGAGAACCTGGACGGTGAGTGCTTCTGGCTTGGGTGCATCTAACAGAGTGTTGCGGTATGTTTTGCTCATGGAATTATGCCGTCACTTTCTTTGTGTAGTTGGAAAACGAAGCCATGTCTTTCAATGCAGCTTTGAGAGATTTGTATTCACCCACCAGATACGATTGACCACCTTCGTGGCAAATCAAGTACCGTAAAGTGCGTTCGGTTTTGGTACTCTTGTAGCGCTCTAGGTTCATCTTCCAAGTAGCGCCCCATGATTGTTTCTCTTCCCAAACGCCAAGCAATTCTGCGGTCTGTCCGTTTGCCATCTTCCAAGTGTTGATCGCTTTCATACTTAAAGTCTACCGCAGATCGGCCCCAAAGTCAATAGATGCATCTAAAAATATGCACACCAAACGTCACTTTTTTCTTCGACCAGCTTGTCCACCAGCGCTTCCAAAATGCCTTCCCGGTGGGCATCGAACCAGACGAAGATTTCATTTTCCTGTGCGAGATCGATCAGTTTCGCCATTGACATCCGGCGCAGTTCGGATCTACTCATCCCAGTGCCATGCCTTGAAGAAAGTCACTTTGCACTCGACGACGTTGCGACCAGGAGCGTAGGACTCGTCTACAGACTGCCCCAGAAGGCGCAGAAACGCTTCCAGTTGCGTCCGTTTGTCAGTTCCGATGAAAGCACGCACGTCACGTCCATACGCCTCGTAGCTTACGCTCTTTCCGAATCCGTTCTGCTCCAGGACTGCTTCCAGGCGTTTCTTCGAGAACTTCTTTTTCTCGACCACTCCAGCTTTCAATTTGAATTCGTCGGTGGCCGTCAGGATGCGTCCAGTGATCCGTTTGACACTGGCGTGTTTTAGAGCCTCAGCCAGGGTCTCGAAAGCGGCGCATTCCCCGGAAAAGTAATCTTCGACCATCGGCTTCAATTGTACCAGGATCGGCGTGACCGAAAGTTGAAGATTCTCGTCACCAGAGCAGGCAAACGTGTCACCAACGACTAAGTACTTGCCGTCCGTTTCGGTGATCGAACGGATGATGCTCGTAGTCGAATTGCCCATGCCATATTGATAACGGCCAGATTTCATCTGTTCCATCAGGTCAGCTACGTTGTACGTTTCCATAACTCAATACTACCAGATGCCGACCTGAATGTCAATAGATGTATCTAAATTAATTGACGAACATCGCCCGGTAAAATACGGCGGGGCAATTGGCGTCGATCCAGGTCAGGGCGTGTCCGTTCATGGTGAGCATAAGTCCCGTCAACAGTTCCGGTGGGTATCCAGTGACAGGTTGATCCCAATGCGCTTTCATATGATCGTTTTTGGGGTCGGCCATGACGGTTTCCATGACTTGTGTGGCGTCGGAGGGCATCATGCAGTTGTTGACCAAGTACGCAGTCAAGGCTGATTTGAAGGTCATTGTTGGTGCTGCCTCAACCGGCAGGCCAATTCGTTTGTACGGTCGCTCGAAATTTTTGAACATTTCGAGATCACCATACTGCTTACTGTAGTCTTTCAAATTCATGGGATCGGTAGGCATAAAAGTTCCTTTCAGATGTTTTGGTTGATGTCGGGCACCAGAATCAGGCGCTCAGGAGAAGGCCATTTTGACGGAGGCCGATCAGGATTGAACTTTTGTGCGTACCCATTCGAGTTGAGGTAGTACCAATTGTCACTGGTCAGGCTGGAGTACGGATTCTCCCAAACCTGAAGAGGCACAGCGTATCCGTGGACATTGAAACGATAGAGTTTTTCGTCGCCGGTATTAAGTTGTGCCGTAATCATTGCCATTAAAACATCACCATTCCAGGGAGATTGGGTTTTTCAAAACAGATGTCGCAGCACGGCACTTCGTTGAACGGTTCGATAATCACCGAGATCCAGCTAAAGCCTCGTGGTGCAACTTCCAGTCCACTCATGCACCGGCTCATTGCATTGTTGTCAACGTGCAGCTTGCCTTTGCAGAAATGACATTCAACGATGAACGGATCATGCTTTTCCATATCGTCGAAAAAATCGAGTTCTTCGTCCGAAAATAGCTGTTCGATTTTCATTATTTTCCTCGTGCCAGGATCGATGCATCCACACCAACGACCGCACCGACCACGACATCCTTTTTTGTCGGTGGCGCATCCATTTCCGTGATGCGAACCTTAGCCTTTGTGCGGTTGATTTTTGTGACCTGTCCCTTATAGTTCACACCATTGTACGGAAAGGACACCATGTCGCCGACACCGAGTTTACCGAGAACCTGAGCAGCTTGAGTGGCTCTGGCCTGCTTGTTAAAATTGTAACGGTTCAAGTGATCTGTATTGTAACCATTAGTCGGCGGAACGTAGGACATGTTCAGAGCGCCTCGAATGCAGCCCTTGTCAACTTCGTCTGCGGTCTTGATGAATGCAATAACGTCTGCGAGAGTGATCATTTGGGTTCCTTTTTAATATCCATAGTTGATCGCTTCGAGACGGTCCATTTCCGCACGTTCTGTTGCCGTAGGAAAACAAGGACCGTCAGCCATTCGCTCCAGAAGTGCAGACATGATGCGAGTGGCAGGACCTTGGAGCGGCTGACAAGCAATCAGTTCCGGTCGGTCCAGGTTTTCGACGTATCTGCCGTTCTGTAGTCTCCAGCGATTCATACTTAAAGATTACCAGATCCGATGCTCGAAGTCAATAGATGCATCTAATTATTTTGGATCATCCCAGGTCCAGCCGCAGGAATCACACGACATGCCGGAAACTATTTTGCCAGCTTCCTCACCCGAAAATTCATGCAATTCTTCCCCGCATTCTTCGCAATAGGTTGGGCGATCAGAACTTGGCACAATGTTGATTTTGCGTTTCTTTTTTGTAGGCTTTTTGGAAAGTTCGTGTTCTTTGAGTAGGACGAAATCATTGTCGTTATGGCTACGATATTCGATCAGGAATGTGCCATCGTTCAGGTTGACAATTTCAAATGCGTCGGCTTGAATTACCAACAAAGGGAAGGCCACGAACAGTTCATCTTTTGAGACGGTAGTTTGGTTGCGCCCAGGTGTTGTGAAATCGAAAGCCGTTCTCATGAATCACACTGTAGCAGATTCGAGAGTGAATGTCAATTGATACGTCTATTTCAGATCCAGAATTTTTCCGTGATCGAGGATGGTAAAATCGGCGTCTTGAATGACGTAAAGAGCATCTTCGCCGACTTGGTGTTCAATGCCGTGTCCTCTAGCAAATTTTCGTAGCTGCTCGACCGTTCCGAAAGGATATTCCGAAACTTGTGCTTTGTGTCTGGCCTTTAAAATTGAAAGTGTCATTCGCCCCAATCCTGCCCTGCATCGATGAGATCCTGTTCTGTGAAAGATTCACCTTTGATATTTACATCGACCACTGGCGAATAGACTGGAATGACTGTGGCACCGTCCGGGATCTGGTAAAGAAGAGAAAGCTCCCGCACTGTGACATCAGCAACTACCCGATAATTTGGGTCTTTTTCGTTACGGCGTTTGATATTTCGGATGCACGCTTCTGGATTGTTCTCAAAGAAGATCCAGGTGATTTTGGTTGCGCCCCAGGAAATGAGAGCGTCAAGTATTTCGGTGCGCTTTGCTGTGGTTATGCCGTAGACATCGGTCACTACAGCATTCTCGCCGTCTTCAATCCATTCTTCGAGTGCGTCAAGTCCTTTGCGACAAGTACCTGGATCATCGAAAAGAATTTTTGCGAAATTGATTTCTTGAATCAACTTTCTAGCATAGGTGGTCTTCCCGGAACCCGGCAGACCTACAATCATGATTACTTCGCTCATTCTGAGTCATCCACCATTTCTCGTTCGATGAGTCCGTCGTCGTTCAAAAATCTAAACAAGTTTTCGACAAAAACGTATCGATATGAATAGTTCGTTTCATTACCGTAGTAGTCGTTTCGGCTCCATGAATCTGACTTGGTGATGGTCATCAGCTTCTTATATTTCAAAAAAGTAATGCTTGGACAGAAGTGCTCCAAAACTTTCGTCAGGTCGGCCCATTCTGGTTCTGGCTCGCCGGTAACATAGCTGTGAAGATCCTCATCGCCCCAATATCCGGCTCCTGATGATCCACCAACGTGCCACGAATTGACGAACGCAGGCTTATTGTTGATCAGCGTCAATCCGCCGTACTCGACTCTGTTATAGCCACTGGCTTTTTTCTCAGGAGTCGGAACATCGAGATCGATTCTTTTCAACTCTGCTTTGAATTCGTCGTAGTTCCAGCAACTCATGGAAACAGTTTAGCAGAGTGAAGTCTGATGGTCAAATGCGGTGATTAAGAGTGCTATTCGCCGCAGAAGTTGCGGAGATTGGTAGGCCCACCAGGACTCGAACCTGGACTTCAAGTTTAGGAAACAAGTGCCCTATCCCGTTAGACGATGGACCCACAAGTAGTATATCACATACCTAGCCAAAAAGAGTATTGACACTTTTTTAGAAGTTTTGTAAGATTTTGTGTAGAAGCTAAATCAAAACTATCAAAAAGTGTTTTATGAAAACTGAATGTGTTCGCTGCCACAAATCTGAAACATGTCTGTACGTAAATGGGGTGCCGATCTGTCTTAAGTGCGATAAAGAAATAGAGGACGGGACTAGACAAAATGCTTTTACCAGTCCCCATTCAAGTACTTCTTCAGGGACCATTTTTGCCCAGTCACATGATCATTGACTTGACCATCTTTCACTCGAATCGTGCGGCGTTTGTCTCCACGCTGACCCGAACCAATTTGATCTTTGCGTTGTTTTGACTCGCTGGCGTGCTCTGCGTTTTCTTTTTGCGCCAGAAGACGTGATCGCAGCACTCGCAATGCGGTCTGCTTGTTTCGCAACTGTGATCGCTCATTTTGACAACGAACGGTTTCACCAGATGGCTTGTGTTTTAGGATGACACAAGAGTAAGTTGTGTTGACCGACTGTCCACCTTTACCTTGACTGATGGTTGTGCTCCATTCAAGATCCTTTTCGTCAATCTTGAATTCTTCGGCTTGGGGTTCAGGCAAGACAGCAACCGTGATTGTGCTTGTCTGAATTCTTCCTTTGCGTTCGGTTGGCGGGACTCTTTGCCAGCGATGACCGCCTGCTTCATTTGCAAACGTTGCTTCGGCTTTGTCACCACTCACAACAAATGCGACGAATCCTTCAGTCTTTTCAGTTATCTCAACCTCAAAGACCCCTCCGCTCTGCCAGCTTTAGATAGATCGTGAATTGATCATCTACTAACAGCTTTGCGTCGAGACCACCTTCGGCGGCTCTTATTTCTACGATGGGCATTGCTTTTTGTCCTCTACAAAATTTGGTGGACCGGGTGGGACTCGAACCCACAACTTACTGGTTAAGAGCCAGTTACTCTACCATTGAGTTACCAGTCCAAACTTGTCTCTATTTCAGAATCATACAGGACGCTCACCGTAGTTGTCAATACCAACGGCCTCACCAGAGGTTCACGAGCAGTCTCTCTGCATTCTTCTTGCAGGCATACATTAATGTATCCTGGGTGTTTACTTCCGGGCGAAAATTCTTCGCCACATACTCTACAAATCACTTTCTTTACTTCTTCCTATTACTTAAAATTTGATAGCCACACTCAGAGTTGAACTGAGAACCCTCTGCATGTAAGGCAGACGCTCTACCGGGTTGAGCTATGCGGCTAAATGGTATCCCTGCTAGGAATCGAACCTAGATCCCGAGCTTAGAAGGCAAGTGCTCTATCCGTTGAGCTACAGGGACGCAAACCCTTAACATTGCGCTAATCCTAAATAGTCATATGACCTTTAGGTGTACGCACTGCGGTATAGACTTCAACCGCAAAAAAACTAAATCTATCGAACCAACAAATCCATTCTGTTCTCGAAATTGTTTCACAGAATATCGGACAAAATGGCGATGTCAAATTTGCAATAGTCCGGTCAGTAGCAAACGATCATATTGCGCTAAACATGTTCCTCGTCGGCCTCGAACTATAACGTCTTATCAATCAGTCAAAAAACGTCGGCAAAATATCAAAGCAAAAGCCGTAGAATATTTGGGCGGCTCCTGTGCTCGCTGTGGTTACAATCGATGTCTTCGGTCTCTGGATTTTCATCATACAGATCCGTCACAAAAAGATTTCACTATCTCAAACAACAGCGGTAAATCATGGTCAGACATCAAAATCGAATTAAACAAATGCATACTTGTCTGTTCCAACTGTCATGGTGAAATTCATGACGAAATGGTAGGCGATAAGAGAATCGAACTCTTGTCTCCCGGTAATCAGCCAGGGGTTCTACCTTTGAACTAATCGCCAGCAAAAATTGTGGTAGTCTCGGCAGGACTCGAACCTGCAACCCCTTCGTTCGTAGCGAAGTACTCTAATCCATTGAGCTACGAGACCACATGGGTAAAACTGAAAAATTTGGTGGATCTGGTGGGGTACGATCCCACAGCCTTCCGTTTAAAAGACGGTTACTCTGTCCGTTTGAGTTACAGATCCATGTTGGAAACTGTAAAGGCGGCAGCGACGAAACACCAATGCACTAGAGCGTTAGCTTGTCGCTACCGCTTTCGTTTAACCTCTCGGCGTGTAATGGTAATTCGTCTCATGACTGTGTTCTCGTTTCTATTTATACAGCAGCGAAGTGCTCTATCTACGCAGGGTCATGGATGAACCAAGATCCCTTCAACAGAGCACTTCGCCTCTGATGTTCTAAGAATACCACATTGGATCAGGATGTCAAGGTATTATTTTCGCATTCCAACCAAATAGATCATCTTGGGCCGGTGCTGTTGGTTCCTTCAGCCAGAGCACGTTTCAATTTGCTACGAAGTGCCGAGATGGTAGTATCAACATCGTCTCTGCTCTGTTTTTGTACAGTGTTATTGCATCGAACAAAATTTTCTTTTCCATTTCAGTCAGCTTCATTGGAGTACCCTTTGTATTTTACAGAAGGTCTGCTATTTGTCAAGTCGAGTGTATGGAATGCAATCATAAAAGGTCCCCAGGCGAATCCGAAAATACGAATGCGCCTGCCCTTTGCGGTAAGGCTGTGGCAAAATTTATCTGTGGTGCCTCGATAGAATTTTGGCCGATGGGTAAAGAGTGCCTTGATGTACTTCCACACGTCACAAAATCCTCATTGCTCGTCTTGTCGCTGCCATCTTCTGTTTGGTTTCTTCTGAATGTTTTCGGCCCGTATTTATTTTGCTTAGGTGTTGCTTTTCTTCTTCTGTGCGAGGATAACGATTACCGATTTTCTTGCGTGTCTCTTCAGAAACGAAATGACCCAGATGGACTGCTGCCATTTTTTGTTTAGTTTCATCGGAATGTTTATGGCCTTTGTTACCTGCTCCATTAACATTGCCTTTCTTAGCAGCACTCATTTTACATCGAGATTCTTCAGAAACAATACGACCTTTTTTAGAGCCACCTCGATTGCCTACCGGGATGTGTTCGCCGCCCCGAGTTACATTGTAGCCATTTTGTTCAATGCGACTTTGATATTGTTCAATCAATGCAGGCTCGACGTGTTCCAACATCATACGCTTGTCTTTACCACAACAGAGCACTTCAAATTCAAATGCGTCCCATCCATACTTTCGGATTGCGGCGGCGAGGGCAAATCCTCGACCTGTTTCAGCGTCTCTTCTATGATTTCGCCAGCGAGTTTTGGGATCACTGGCGAACCCAATGTAAACCTTTCCATTTATGATGTTGGTTGTTTTGTAACAGTAATACACTTGGCACGGTTTTTGTTCCATGCAAATATGTATACAAGCGTCGGTTTATTAATCGTTCATCTTAAAGATCATTTCGCCGATCAAAAAGATCAAAAACGAAAGTTGTTTGATGGTGTTTGGAGTCTGTGGTTCCTTCTGCAACAGATCCTTGTATTGTAGTAATTGGTCACGAAGGTCACGGACAGCATTGATCTTTGCAACACTCTCGACTTCTGTTTTTTCGTGAACGGTCGCCGCATCACTGGTCTTGAATTCTTCGACATGATCCAGCGTAAAACGAACTGCCCTGCGGATGAATTCCGAGCGGTTTAACTCTGGGATTTGCTCTCTAATAACTTGATCAACTGCCGATGTCAGAGTGGACGGCAGACGCAACAAAATTTTGTCGTCTTGTACTTTTTCTTTGCTCATATTCCTCTAGGTCGAAGATTAGATTCGACTTCTACAGGTATATAGCAGAGCTATCTTTTTAGTTGTATCTGCCGTATGAAACTGTCGAAGACGACTCTCGTCAAAGCCGGAAAGGGATTTTCCATCATACGAAATGGTCTTCGTTTTAGTGCCCGTTCAAATGCTCTTAAAGCTACATCTCCGTCGAGTTTATAGTGTTCAAATTGCGGTTTCTTGGCTAACTGAACAATTACCTGGACGATAATGTCTGTAATATAGGGCGGGAATGGTTTCTCAGTATCATCAAACCATTCCTTGAGAGCGACTTCAAAATTGGAACCTGAGATTTTTTGGAAATCGGCTTCCTGACCTACTACGTCAAATATGGCTTGTCGTTCTTTTTGGGTCATTCTGTTAGATCAAAAAGCATGTCGGCAATATCATCTTCCGCTGTCCTGATACGCTTTGGGAGATCGCCTTTCTTTAATCCGGGCATGTAGCTAGAAGATTTTTCACGACGTTTATAATATTCTTCACGAGTGATTACAGGATTGGCAGAGCCAGTGACGCTAATTGGTTTGTCATTCAGATTCATGTCAATATCTAGATGGTAGTCCCGAGTGGATTTGAACCACTATTTCAACCTTCGGAGGGTAGCGTCCTATCCAGTTGGACGACGGGACCTCTTGAATTGTCGGCATTCACATTTGTAACAATGTTCGTCTGGATGACACTCATGTTCAAACTGCTTGTGACCACAGATGCACTTGACCTGAAGTCTCGAATTAGAGTCACGATTGCTAGAGGCTCTTTTCTGAGGTTTTTTCAGGCCAAGACTTTTCCAGTCGATCAATGGAATGTCTCACCGTTCGCTTCAGCGACAACGAAACGAGCCTTGATTTTTTCTGAGAGAATCTTTCCATCCACTCGTTTGCCAGCCAATCTCTTTTTGACATCGGCCATGACCATACCAATTGCCTTGGGACCCGTCGAAAGCAGTCCCGGTAATGCTAGTTCAATTGCAGCGTCGATCTCTACGCCGGTCGCATCCTTTGGCATGTAGCTTTTGATGAGCGCAAGTTCGGCTCTTTCAATTGCAACCAAATCCAAACGCTTGCCTTTCTCGAACAGTTCAATTGAGTCAAGGCGCTGCTTGACGAGGTTCTCCAGGATCTTCTGTTCGTTAGCCTCGGTCACTTCGACTCGATTGATGCGTTCTTTCATGAAGGCGTCAATCTTCACCTTGATTGCACGGAGTGTCGTCAGACGTGGACCATCCTTTGCCTTCATTGCTTCGGTAATGTGAGTGTTGATTGTGTCGAGTAACATTTTATCCTTTCGATGGACCAAATTTTGCACTGAATGAATCTGCGTAATGCACGATGTAGGCTTCAATGAGCGCCATATCTATCGGACTTCCTGCTGCAATCGAACCATGATGTGCCAGGATTGCGTGCTCGATGCGGAACACCTTTTCTTCCGGCACTCGTTTTCCTTCGATGGCGATCATGAATGCAGCGTGACTTCCGGCAACGTGACGAATGAATTTTCGATAGTTGGTATGGCGTACCGATCCACCATCACCAAATTGTGCTGCTGGTGCGTATTCCTTGATCTTCGTGTAGTCGTGAAAAATTGCCGCCGTCGCAACCACGTCAGTATCGGCCATCGGAAGCATCTCGGCCATCTTCAAGGCAAACTGAGTCACTTCGAGAGTATGCATCGCCAAGCCACCAGGATAGCTGTGGTGCTTTCCAGACGAGCCGTATTGCGTCACGAAGGTTGGATCGTACAGAACGACCTTGCAGGCATCTGTCAGCGCAGGCACCGTCAGTTTCTCTGCGATGCCAATGAGAAGGTTCTTTGCTTGTCCTGCTTTTTCAAGAGATGTCATAAAATTTTGGTAGTGGCGCTGAGAATTGAACTCAGTCCGGGCACTCATCTAGTGCGACCCTGCTTATAAGGCAGGCTGTGCAACCATACACCACGCCACCACAAGTAGAAACTACTCGCCGATGGTCAAACGTATGAGTTGATTTCGCCGTTCCATTTTCTGTTCTTCACGTAGTATAGCACGATGATGACGAATACGGAAGTTGCCAATGGTTGCGATGAGATTAAAAATGAGGAAGACGCCGTTCCACGCAATCCCTGTAGCGTTTCCATTGTAGACACAGATACAGAACGTGATTAAATTGATCACGGTGAGCGCTGCACTGAACAGATAGATGCGAGGGTGCTGGAGAAGCATGTTGCTATTTAGGACTCAGTAAGGACACCGATACTGCCGGTCTCTCCACATGTACGACACCATGTGACATTCGGCATACAGTTTGTATCCTTCTTGTAGTCCTCAATGTCAACTTCGGCATATCCTACTTGTGCTTTGATGTTCATGCAGTTTTCACAAAATTCGACTCGCCGAGGAACCAACCAAGTATCATATTCGGTCAACAAAATTGGTAAGGTTTCTTGTTCTGTCATCAAAACTCTGATGTCAGAAACCAACTCTTCTACTTTGGTTAGCTTTTTTTCGATTGCGTTTTTAGTCTTGTCTTTCATTTTGTAATTCTTCTCGAACCTGCATAAGCAGAGCACCAAGCATATTGGATTTTTTCTTGGTAATGCAGTTCTCACACGTACAGTGGCCCCAGTCGTTGTCGTGCCATGTGTTGCCTTCAATGAGAATTGCATCGCCGGTCGCCAGGAGTAATTCTTTGAGATCGGGATTCTGACTAAACTTGGCTCTCAAAATTTCCAACATGATGCCAGGACGAATCAAATCCCAGTCTTCACGTTTTGTTACTGTCTTACCTACACGCTTCGCTTGGCCGGGAGAAGTCGAGATAACACGATATCCCTGGACATGCGGAAGCTGCTTGAAGAGTACGAACTTCTTTTCAAGCTCGTCATCTGTCTTGGCCCATTGATAGGCATGTTCGGACGAAGGAAAGTTAATTCCCCAAAGAGAGACAGGTGCAACATAAAAATTGCTGAGGAAACGATAGTCGTCACGAAATGAATCGATGACCGGCGTTCCGAACATGTCAGTCTTTGGGGACATGACCTATCCTACCACAAGGATGGATAGCGTCAATTACTCGCCGCCGTCGCCTCCACCATCCCCACCGCCATCTCCCCCGCCGTCGCCGCCATCGCCGCCAGAATCGCTTGAATCGGCATCTGCGCCGTCGTCAGTGTCCCCTTCCGGTTCGCCTGTGACGCTCTCTTCGACAGACACTTCAATCTCTTCTTCGATTTCTTCCGGCTTGGGAGGATTTGACGCACGAACCCATGAACCGCCCGAAGGCATACGCACCGATCCACTCGCTGACTTACCAAACTCGGCTCCGGTGAAATTAAAGTCGAAATCAAAATCGGTTTGACTCCCAGCCTTTGCAACTTTTTTGGCGTAAAACCACCAGTTGCCTTTCTTGTCCTTGTAGGCATACTGGCCATTCTTCAGTTTTTCTATTTTGACTTTGTGGTGTCGAGGATGTGGAGGAGGCAACAGCGAAATCAAATATCCGATCCCTACAACAAGAAGCATCGCTAACAATACGTTTCTTAGAATGTTCATGCCAATATCATAGCATGAGATTTTGGAATTACCAGCCGTAGTCGGACTGATGGTGAACCGTCCGATAAAACTCGTCCATCTTACGATGCCAGAGCCAATTACTCAGCCGTTGGATTTTCAGATAGTACGACCACTTCAGGAGTAGCCGCAGTATGCGTAGCTTCATAATTCTCACTTGACATTCGAGTGATCGTGTCCGGGTCATAATGTTGGAGATTGATGAAGCTGCGGCCCTCAGACGGAAGCATCGTGCATTCTTCCGGCAATGCAGACTTTAACTCTTGGACCCGAAGAAGCCACATGACAGCAGCCCCGAGCGAAATGAGAAGGTTAGTCATTTGGGTTCACCTTGATATAGAATAACAGACGCAAACCGTAAAACATAGCCTGAATTTTGAGGACGGCAAGGAGGACGATCATTTCATTCCCTCGACCGTTCCAGTGAAGATGATCGCCGACCGTGTTCCGTGGTCCAGATGATCCCACTTGATGTCGGAAGGAATGTCGGAAGTCATAGTGAATTGATCGAGGACGGCCCTTCTTTGTTCGTCGGTCATGTTTTGCCAAATCATTTCGTTTGTCATGATTAAAGTGTACCTCGTTTCGGGATCAATGTCAATAGATGTATCTACTAGAAACCACCAAAACCTTTCTCAGCGCATTCCGGTCCTAGACCAGTCTCGATGCTCTCAGGCACCGTCAGCTTACGTCCGCAACGGCCACAGCGACCAGCGTGCCAGATTTCAATTTGATCGTCGATCTTTTCGGACTGGAGATTGCGGAGCAGCCAGGAGAATACGCTGAAGGAACGAGTCTCGACGGTGAAGCCGTTCTCCCGAGCCGCATCAGTCAAAGAGAAGATGCCGTTTTTGATCTTGCCGAGCTTTCTGTAGTCGTTTTCATTGTCCGGGCCGGTCAGAACTTTGACGATGTACATGTTACGTTCTTCCCAAAATCCAACCTTGAACGTCAGCCTGGAGCCGGTGCGCTTCGAGACCACAGTGAAGGTAGAGTTGCCGCCAAGAACAAATTGGGCGATGACTTTCGATCCGTCTAATTTCGCTTCAGTGTATTCGCTCATGAATACATGCTATCAAATTCCAAATTGGAAGTCAATAGATGTATCTAATTTTCTTGAGGCGTTTTTAGAGCATCCAAAATGGCTCTGCAAGCCGTTTGAAAGTCACTTGTTAGCTTTGAAGTAGGAAGGTACATCAGGCCCATGACCGGCTCCAGAGGCAGGCCGAGCTTTTTGGCTTCGTCCAGGAGTGAATTGAAGGCTACTTCGGTCGCAAATTGGACCTTTTGGTAGTCGGACATTGGCGATGGCGAGGGTACATTGATGATAGGCATGTACCTATCTATCTTAACAGTTTATCACCTTTGTTTTCACCAGTTTGGATAGATTCCGTGGCGCTTGCCAGTTTCGGCGAAATATTTGGCCTCAGCTTCGTCCATTTTTCGCAGGTCTTCGGCCCGTAGCGCTTCCTCCAGGGCGATTTGACCGGCGTAGGCGTGGATACCCTCCCCGACCGTTTCGAGGGCGTAGGCGTCGTCTAATGCGAAATAAAGGGGTGTCTGAAGGAAGTAGATGGCCGGGGTCCAGCAGGTTCCGCCGCCGTCCGCTGCCACTTCTTTCCAGCCGTGGCCCATCAGAAACGCTGCTTTGGCCTCATTAAGCATGTTCTGGATATAGCTCTTCAAGTTTCTTTCCGGCATTTTTTAACTCCTGCATCGAACTGATCCCTTGTTCTTTGGCTTTCTTTGCGAGAGCGTTGTACAAATCTTCATGGTCACCAGTGCCGTAGCCGGTCAGCCGCACTAATTCTTTGTGTTGTTCGAGAAACGGATTGGAGTCCCACGGAATGCACATGGTGTGGTGTTTCGCCGCCATGCGAAGTGCAGCCATCCAGACGCCGACTTCTTTGACCGTGAGATTAAACGTCAGATTGTGATTCGTTATGTTCATACTTTTTCTTCAGTCTCTCGTAAGTCTTCAGGTCGTTGTCTTCTTTCTTTTCGATTGCGGCCTTCTCTTCACGTCTCTTCTTTTCGGCGGCTGCACGCTCTGCCTTTC